CCGACCTTCGTGGTCTGAGGCTCGGTGGCGGGGGCGGGTGGCGGAGCCGGGGTCTGGTACTCGACCTCGGTGGGGGGCTCCTCACTCACCGTCATCGTGGCCTTCTCCGGCACCGGAGTGGAGGTGGCCTCTTCACCCGGAGCATAGGGCGCATCCTCGATGGGAGCGTCCACCGGGAGGGGGGGAGCGGTCTTGGTCGTGGCCTGGGCCGGGTCGGGACGGGGCGGCGTGATGGCGGCAGCCTCTCGGGCCTCATCCTGGTGATTCTTGAACTTGTCCACCGAACCGACGATCTGCTCCTCCTCGGAAGCCTCCTCCATCTGCATCGGCTCGCCCCGCTCGTTCCCCGCAGACTGGGCCGGACGCACCCGGACTCCGGCGGGCTGCGGGCGATACGTCGAGGTCTGATCCTCGGCGGGCACGAGCCACCCAGCCCGGATACCTGCCTGCAACTGGGGAACCGTGTAGGTCTGGCCACCCCAGCGCATCACGGAGCCGTCGAACTCCACGACGGTGCCCTCGGGGACATCCTGCTGAACCGCCCCCAGATGAACCTTGCTGGTGAAGCGGTAGGGCTTGAAAGTACCAGTCTCGAAATCCGACATGACTCGCCTCCACGGTCAAATCCACTACATACTACCCCGGAAGTTCGGGGGGAGTTTCAGCTCAAGGTGGTTTAGTTTACCCCGACACCCGAAGGTTGTCACGAATCCCAGCCTTAGATATCACGCAAAACCGGGCACGAAAGCCGGATGTCTCAATGATTTCAGGAACTTGCAAGAGGGGAGGTTCTCGGGATGGTGTCGGGGATGCCCCGGTCAACCTCCAGGAGGTGCCATTTTTCCACCCCCAGGACTTCGATCAGGACGTTATGGGCAGCCATCGGGTCGCATTCTTCCCCGTGAGTGAAGAAGTCACAGGCGACGTAGCCCTTCTCGGGCCAGGTGTGGATTGCGAAGTGAGACTCCTCGACCACGATGACCCCGGTGACGCCCTTGTGGTCGAACGTGTGAAAGACAGAATCGACGGCCTTGGCGTGAGCCACCCCGGCAGCCACGAGGAGGGCGTTCCGAAGCTGCTCTACATCACTGAGGAGGCTGGGATGGATACCCCAGTACTCTGCGAGGATGTGGGTGCTCTTGGTGTCCACCTGCTCACCTCATACAAGACGGCAGGTATAGGAGAGCTAGCGGGCGTGGGCGACCCCTGCACTGGCCCACATCCGGGCCTCCTCGACCTTCTCGATGGCCAGCGTCAGTTCCCGGCTGGGGTTCGGACAGTGGATCATCAACTGGGTGGCGAACTCCATCGCCGCGTCCTGAATCGCCTTGTGATCTTCGACCTCCTCCTTGGAGGGGACCTTGTAGTACATCCGGTTCTTCAGGTCGGCATCGGTGATGGCTCTGTCACGAACGAACTTCCCGGCCATCACATCACCTCCCAGAGCTTCATCGGATTGTCGATGGTGTCATCCAGGCTCAGATCCTTGGGATACTTGCCGCTCCAGCGAGCGGCGAAGGGGTCAACCCCAATGCCGTCTGCGTCCATGTTGTCCGGGTGCAGCACACCACTCCCGACCAGCTTCAGATGCTCCACGTCCTCGGAAGTGAGGGTGAGAGTCGAGTAGGGATCACACTTCACCCCCCAAGTCCACTCCTCACCGTCATCGCTGTAGGGAACCGGCACGGGATCCTCGGTGGCGATGCAGACCTCGTTCTCGGTTCCCTGATCTGCGATGGTGCCGTCAGGCTCGACCACCCGGAAGATGTCACCCGTGCGAAGGGCGCTGAACCGTGTTCGATGCCAGCAGACGACGCCCTCGGCGTCCATGTAGGCGATGTCGGCACCCCGGATCTTGAGGGACGACCCTGACCAGCCCGGATTCGGGGTGACCTTGATGTTGATCTTCTTGGGCGGCGACTCCTTGGCGTCCAGCTTGACCGGAAGGAGTCCGGCTCCGCCCAGCACCATCAGGCTGCCCAGAAATCCTCGACGGGTCATGTCAGGCATCGGTCACCTCCTCCCTGATTATACCTACCCGAAAACGATGCGGGCCATGATCATCTGCCAGCCCCGATTGCTACTCCGATAGACGTGGAACACCTCGTCGGGAAAGCTCTTGAGACCACATAGCTTTCCCAACGCCTCCCTGAAAGATTCCCGGCATTGCTGGATGGTTCTGCCATGCGAGGACCGGAAAACCATGTTCAGGACCAGGAGGAATCGGCCCGTCTTGACCACCTGATCCTGGGCGAAGTGGACGAATGGGGCGCACCGCTGCAAGAGATGATGGTCACCCGTGGAGTAGTAGGAGTCCGCGATCAGGACACCAGTTCGTTCCAGCTCGGGCGTGAACAGGTAGTCCTCCAGCATCCCATAGAGCCACTGGGCTGTCCCCTCCTTGGTCTCCTTGGAGAAGAAGTCGGCGTTGTCACGGAGGATACCCTTCTTGACCGGATCGCGGACATGGACGTAGGTAGGGTCCGAATTCGCGGGGAAAGCAATGGTCAGCGGCTCCGTCCAACTGTCCTTGATCTGATTCTGGGGGACGACCACCAACACACCGTCGATCTCGCCCGACCGAATGAGGTCTTCAGCCACCGTCCGGCAGATGATCGACTTCCCAGAGCCCATCTGGCTGCACAGGATGGCGTCTTTCTGATCGGGGTCCGACAGGTCAGCCCGCAGAAACTCTACCGCGTCTTCCTGGTATCCCCGAAGTGTGATGGAGGCCCCGAAGAGAAGATCTTCCAGCATCTCGAAGGCGTCGCGCATGATGACCCCGCAGAATTCCTCTGCGAGATACTACCCTTTCCCTGAGAAAAGAAACCGCCCCCCGGCCCGCGAGCCGGGGGGCGGCGAAAGCACTAGAAGCTCAGGTGCCGGTCAGCTACCGGGTGATCGTGAGCCGGGTCAGACCACGGGGGTTGTAGGCCCCGATGCCCAGGTTCTCGAACACGCTGAAGCCGATGGTCCGCGCCTTCGGGTCGTCGGCGGAGAGCACGGTCAGCTCGGTGCGGACCGGAATCCGACCGAACATCTCGGGCTCGCAGCAGACGTAAACCGTCCCGACCGGAACCAGGCGGCTCGTCACGATCTGGGCTCCCCAGAGGGTCGCCATCAGGCCGGTCTTGAGCAGGGTCGCCTGGGTCTCGATGTCGAGGATGTCACGCCCGAACTTGCGGAGGTCGGCGTAGTCCCTCGCGTTCATGTACACGCGCGCGACCCGGAGGTCGTGGCGCTCGATGAGCGCGAAGGCGTCGGCCAGCACGGCACCGGACAGGGGAGCCACGACCGGGATGTCGGGGTTCATCTGCGCCGGGAGGCTGTCGAAGCCCGCCGTGGCGATGCTGTCGAGGATGGCGAAGACGCGCTCGTCCTCGGCGGCCTGGATCTGGGCGCGAGCCAGATCCTGCGCCCGCTCGATGAGGTCGAAGCGACGCTCCTTGATCTGCGTCAGCGGGATCTCGGGGTTGCTGGCGACCTCGAACAGGGGGAAGATCACGCGCCGGGGCTTGGTCACGGCGAGGATGTTCTCGCCCTCCTCGCCCACGATGTACGCGGTCACGTCCGGGTCCTTGTCGTAGATCGGCAGGGCACCGTCCGGGAGCTGCTCCACCAGGAACGTCTTGCGTCCCACGGCGGCGTAGTCCCGACGAGTGCGGAGGGGCTGCGTCATCGACGCGGCGAGCTTCGCCCGACCCTGCGGGGTCTTGACGTACTCACCGATGATGCGCTGCTTGACTGCGTTGCTCACGTTTGCCATCGGTTACTCCCTCCCTCAGATGCGCTGGTCGTAGACCAGTTCGGTCTGGACCGCATCCGGCGGCATCTTGAGGATGCCGATGACGGTGGACTGGTTGTCCGCCCCAGCCACGAAGGACTGCGCCGCGACGGCCTGCGAGTCGGTCGAGCTGATGGCGGGGCCTGCGATGACCTGCTCGGCGGGCATCAGGAAGCCGTTCCGGGACGAGATGAGCCGCATCCCCGTGGTGTACACGAGCGCGGTTCCCGCGACCGGAGCGCCGCCGACGCCGTTGCCGATCATGGCCGTCTCGTAGAGCGCGTTGCCGTAGGTGCCCTGGGAGGACATGTACGGCCCCTTGCCCGACGCAACGCTCGGAAGGTTCTCGTAGGCGTGGCCATTGGCATCGTTGATGAAGCATCCGAGGACATCATACCCGATGGCCTGCGTCAGGTCCGCCGCGATGGCGGTCTGCACGGCATTCGAGCCCGGTCCTCCGATGAAGTTGCTCCCCGCGTCGGGCCGCGTGAACGCCACCGAGCCGGAGAGGACACCCGTCAGAGAGGTGTCAACCCGAGTCGAGACGTTGGTGGCGACCGCCGGGGGGTTGGTCTGGGTGAACGCATCGTCCGTCAGGACACCCACGGTGTTCCGCACGCCAGCGTGCAGAAGCCGGAGCATCGAGGAACTCTCCGTCCAACCACCCGAAGCCTGTCCAAGCAGTGGCATGTTTCCTCCTCGCCGTCTGCTCCCTGTTTACAGGGCCTGGTGGTGGGGCCGTTTCTTACGACCCCGGTTTTCCAACCCACGGCGGTTTCGCGGAACCTCCGTGGAACTGCGTGGGACTCTCATCCCTTCTACATCTATGCCCATTTAATAGAGCGACTATTGAGAAAAGTCGCTCTACCGAGGGGTCAGGGCCGAGAAAGTTGTGGCCCTGACCCCCGGAGAGAACCTGCTACTCGGCGGAGCCCTTGACGCCGAAGACGCTGCTCACGTCCGGCTCGGAGTCCCAGAGCTGCGACAGCTCGTTGACCTCGTTGCCCCCGGCGGGGGCGGGCTGGACGTGCCCGACCTTGGCGACGCCCTTGGACGCCTTCTTGGGCTGCGGGCGCTGGGTGGCCTTCTTCTTGCCGCCCTCCTTCTCGTCCTTGTCCTTGGCCTCTTCCTCGTCCTCTTCCTGGATGGTCTCGGCGGCCTCTTCCTCGGCCTCCTCCTCATCCTCCTTCTTCTCTTCCTCGTCCTCGGACTTCTTGGACGCGACGCGCTCGATGTCGCCGCCGAAGATGTCCATCAGGAGCGAGTCGTCCTCGGTGATGACCGAGTCCTCGGTGGCCAGGCCCATCGGGTCGCCCTGCATCGAGAACATGTCGGCCTCGACGCTGGACTCCTTGTCGGAGTCCTCATCGGCCTCCTCGTCCTGGTCGTCGTCGCCGTTGTCGTCGCCGTTGTCGTCGTCCTCGTCATCCTCGGACTTCTTCTTGGCGGCCTCCTTGTCGGAGCTGTCGTCGTCCTCGTCATCCTCGGACTTCTTGGCGGACATGATCTCCATGCCCTCCTCGATCATCTCCTCCATGCCCTCGACGCCATCGTCCTCGTCCATCATCTCGGCCAGCATGGCGGCCTCGTCCGGATCGAGGTCGGTGTAGAGGTCATCGACCATCACGTCCTGGGCGTAGAAGGAAGCGACCACCTCATCGCGGGCGATGATGCCGTCACCGTCGGTGTCGAGGCTGGCGAACACGGCCTTGCTTCCGCGCCACTCGTCCTGGCTGACGAAGCCATCGTTGTCCGTGTCGAACTGGTCGAACATCACGGCGATGGGGTTGTCCGGGCTGGCGGTGTGCTCGTCCTTCGCGGTCGCGGCACCCTCGGCACGCTCCTGCTCCTCGGTCTGGGGCTTGGGAGCGAGGGTGTCACCCTTGGGGTCGTTCTGGTCGGCGTTCTTGAGACCCTTCACCTCGGCGGTGAGGGCTTCGAGCTTCGCCATCACGGACTCGGCGGAGTACTTGGGGCCGCAGGCCATCTCGACGTCCTCCTCGACCTCGACCTCCTCGTCGTCCTCGGCCAGAAGCGCATCGACCATCTCGTCCTCGACCATGACCTCATCGTCCAGCATCAGGTCATCCTGGGCGAGGAAGCCGCCACCGAGGCGCTCCAGGGTCTTGTTGAGCTGCTCGTCGGGCATGTCCATGTAGTCGAGGGCCTGGTCCTCGACCATCTCGGTCGAAGCCTCCTTGCCCAGCGTGTGGCGGGCGAGGCGGATGCACTTGTCGGCCTTCTTGACGACCTGGGCGCGGAGGCTCTTGGCCGACTTCGGCAGGCGCGGCTGACGCTTGTGCGCCGGGTGATCCTGATCCTCGACATCGTAGCCAGGGTCTGCCGGAGGGTTGCCGTCCGGATAGGGCGGCGGATGGACATCCTCGGCCCACGAGGACGTGTCACCGTTCTCGTACTGGCTGGCCTCGGGGTCCTCCTGGGTGTGCGCCGGGTGGCCCTGATCCTCTGTCCCGTAGCCAGGGGTTGCGGGCGGAGCAGACGCCTTGCGATCTGTCGCCTGCCGCCTCGTCATGCGGTTACGCTTGCTCATGGTCTCCTCCTTGAGCTTCCCTTGACCCTCCCGAGGCCCTTCCCCTGGAGAGCAACTTGCTTAGACGAAGAATAGTCTTGGATTCAGAAAGCGACGGCTCACGACCCATCGCGGTCGCACAGGCGCTCCTGAAATCCTCGACGGTGCGGTACTTGGTGTGGCGGCCAACTTCGAGGGCCACCCTGTAGATCGGAACGGGCACCTGGATGCCCGCACGAGCGTTGAACGAAGCCACGGCCTCCAGAAGCTCCACATCAGACCTCGCGGTCTTGGCCAGAGCATCCAGGCCAGCCAGGTAAGCCCGGCGGATTCTGGTGTTGGCCTCCTTGACCACGTTGTCATTGGGGGCCATCGAGGAATCTTCCAGGGCTTCGTCCACCGTGTCCTGGCGGAGCTTGTCCTTGATACGGGTCTTCACCCGGTCGAGAACGAACTGCTCCAGCTCCTGCTCGACATCTTCGAGCGGGGCCTTCGGTTCCTCCGCCTCGTCACCACCCTCATCTTCACCACCCTCGTCCTCGTCCATCCAGCCCGAGAGGAAGCCGTTGGCCTGGATCGGGTCGGTGATGGTGAACTTCTGACGGGCGGGGGTCTCGAACGTGGTTGAGATGATATCGGCACCCTTGGATGCCTGGCTGGCAAGCTGGGCGTCGCTCTGGGCCACTCGATCAGGAATGACAGCATCCGAGAATCGAGTGGGGACGACGCCTTCGGCCAGGTTGGCAGCCTTGAGCTGAGCGTCCGGCGACCACTCGGGCGGCGGACTGGCCAGAACCTTGGCTGCCCGGCTGGTGATCTCCGGCGTCGGCTCCAAGATGTTTCGCATGACCGCGCCCGTGAAGGCCGGGACACCGACCCAGGAACCCTCCACGAACATCACGCCGCCCGTGGGGTCGAGATCCTGGTGCCCACACAGCTCCGCGATGAGGTGGCGTCCGCCCTGCTCATCGAAGAAGGTGTTGCCCTTCATATACTTGATATGAGGGCACATCTCGGTTTCGTCGGCTGCCCAGTGACCACACTTGGTGCAGATGGTGCCATCGACGGTGCAGCCCATTGACAGGGTGCCCATCTTGCCGTTCTCGATGGCCTTGATCAGCTCGGTGTGCTTGCGGTCGGTGGCGATGAGGATATCCACGTAGATCGAGTCCCCGATGTCGCGTGCGACGGCATCGATGATGCGACCCTTGGACAGCTCCTCGACCTGGACGTGCTCCACGAAGTTGTGGGCACCCACGAACGTCGGGTACGCCTTGGCCAGAACATCACGGTTCCAGGCGTCCTTGTTGTTGTTGATGTACTTCTGGGTGCCCGGCGTGATGCGGAAATCCGGGTAGCGCAGATCCACCTTGAACCCATCCACGACCTGGGAGCCCCTCTTGGTTCCCGGCGGAGTCACCGAGTCCACGGAGGCGATGATGGTGGCGTGGGTCAGGAGGAAGTCCTTGGGGCTGAAGGGCTTGGAGAAGAACTCGGAAGCCCGCTCGATGAGGTTGTCCTTCAACCCCTCTGCGGCGATCTTGGTGCCCTTCCCGGCGACCCGGATGTTCGCCCACTGGGTCTTGCTCACCGAAGGGTGAACCAGATGGGCGTCAGCGGTCTTGGGCATCGCCATCAGAGCGCCTCCAGCAGATCGGGGTCGGGCTGGAACTCCACGTAGGACGGATCTCCCAGAATGTCCTCCCGCTTGATGAGGAACAGGCAGTTCCCGCATCCCAGCAGGGGGACACTCTGTCCGCTGCGCCGCTTGTAGATGGCCTTCCTCAGTGCCTCCTGCTTGCACTTGGGGCACAGGTAGCTGCCGGAGTCCAACTCCCCCTGCGTCGCCTTGTACTGCCGGTCGGCAGAAGCCCAGTAGATGGCCTTCTTGACGAAGGCTCGGGCCACCCGCTCACGGGTGTTGTGGTCAGACGAAGTGTGGGGGAGCTTGTCGGGGCCACCAGGGACATCCACCGTACCTGCTCCACCGGGGATGTTGTCGTCCCCGACCTCGGGGGGCTGGTAGTCCTTGGACTCATACCGCTGGAGATCCTCGACAGCCATACGGGCGGAACCTGTGGAGAACTCCACATCCACCATGCCGATTGCAGGCCAGACGGCCTGCACTCTCCCGCTCTGGGCCGCGTGCTCCAGGATGGGATACACGATGTCCCCGACCTGGAACTCCTTGGCCCGGCGCTGGTAATCGACGTATGCCTGCTTGGTCTTCGGCACGAGTATCTCCGAAGGCTGCTACGCGGTCAGGACGTAGCCGTGGGAGGCCTTCTTCTCCTTGGCCTCCTCTTCCTTCTCTTCCTGCATGGACTTGGCGGCCTCCTCCTCGGAGTCGTCGGCGGCCTTCTTCTTGCCGCCTTCCTTCTCGTCGCCGTCGTCCTTGTCCTTGGCCTCTTCCTTCTTCTTCTCGATGTTCTTCAGGAACTCGGGAGGAAGATCCTTCTTGGCCTGGCGAACGACGGTCGCGGCGAGGTTGAGCGCCTTCTCGACCTGGGCTGCGGCCTCCTTGGGGAGGTCACCCTCACCGATGGCGGCAGCGAGGCCACCGAGGGCAGCCTGGACGCCGGGGCGCGGGGCCTGGGGATCGGTCGTGATGCGGTCGGGGCCGATCTCGCCGCCCTGCTGCTTCTCGCGCAGCTCGCGGTTCTCCTGCTGCGAGAACTCGCCCTTCATGTAGGCCTCATCCGGCTCGTCCTCCAAGGGACCGGCCTTCTCACGCCCGATGTCGTCGGGGTCGAAGCCCTGCTCCTTGACGACATCATCGCCGGTCAGTGCGACCTTCTCCAGATGATCGGAGAGCATGTCACACCGCAGCGAGAAATCGTGAGCGATCCGCTTCTCGACCCCGAGGGTCTGGAAGTCCACCTCGAACAGGTTGGCGAGCCGATCCAGGTCCGCTGTCACGGCCTGTGCGCCCTTCTTGGTCAGCTTCTGGGTCATCGTCTGGTTCCTCCTCCGAGTTCCATCCGTGGAAGCTCTGCTTGGGCACACACTTGCCCTTCGCTTATAAGGTTCCACGTATAGAAAGAAGATTGAAAAACTTTGGGCGAAGATGCGAAACTTTGAGCCTCTTTGCCCTGCGACTTGTACTTCTTGTCGAGATTCCCGATGTCCTGTTCCTCGACCGTATCTCGAATTTGTGCCCCCGTCAGAGAGTCCGGAGCAGGTTCACCTATGATCTCACGGGCAATATCCTGGGCAATCTCGACCTGCTGGACACGAGCCTTGTTCGAGACTTCGTTGCACTTATTGATCTTTTCCGGGTCACCCTCGGCATCTGCCAGGCACTTCATCAGCTCCTTCTGGATCTGGGCGAACCGCTTATCGTTCCGCAGCGCCCCCTGGGCCGACTTGACCTTTTCGTCAACCTCATCCTGGTCGTCGGTGCCATTCTCCCCCTTCCGGGCCGTCTCGGTCAGGAAAGCGTGGATCGTGGTCATCCCGTCCAAGTGGAGGTCTTTCAGCATATCGGTCAGAACCTTGGCGGACTGCTTGTCCTCGTCCTCATCCGAGGAAGCCTTCTCCTTGATCACCTTGATCATGTCCTTGTAGGGGCCGTTTTCACCCCCTACCAAGGAGTACAGCTCATCGTCGGACACCTCTGACATCACCCCCTGTACAAGTTCCCGGCCAGCCGGGCTGTGGAACTCATCCGTGGACATCCCGACGAGCTTCATCGCCTCGCCCTTCTTGTGAAGGGCCTTGACCAGGGCCTTCATCTCATCGGCGGGTTCCTCCCGGAGGGGGGATATCTTCTCGTCGTTGACCAGGGCGGCCATCGCCAGGCCATTGGCGATGTTCTGTAGCTCCGCGAACTTGTTCTCATCATCCGTATCTTCGAGCAGCTTCTCCATCTGGGCGATGGCAGCCCCTCGAAGTTCGGGGGTCATCTTGGAGTACTCCTGGAACGCCTGCTCGGTACGCTGGCGGAGAGCATCCGCGTCCTTGGGCTGGTCGTTGACCTTGGTGCCTCCAACCAGGGTGGGGTTGGAAACAACCTTCCTGGCCAGCGTCTTGGCAGCGAGGGCCTTGGCGCTGTCCCGGAGGTTCATCCCCTGGCCGAAAGTGTCCTTCTTCAGCGCCTTGGTGGCCTCTGCGATGGTCTTGTCGGAGAGAGCGTCCCCAGAGAACACGCCCGTCTTGAGCTTCTCAAGCTCATCGGCGTAGGCCATGAGGATGGCCCGCTTGTCCTCGTCGCTCTCGACACCCTTGAGTTCCGCCGCGAAGTTGGTATCCCCGACCTGGCGGGCCACGTTGTCGATCTTGTCGATGTCCGCCTGGAGCTTCTTCTTCTCGGCCTCGGCCTTCCGCTGCTCAGCCTCTTCCTCAAGGCGCTGCGCCTTCTGGGCGAGGGTTTCTTCCTCAACCTCGGTCTTCTCATCGGGTGTCAGAGGCTCTCCCTTGGCCTTCTCGGCATCAGAGAGAGCCTTGGACTTCTCAGCCAGGCTGAGACTGACTTCCTCATCCCCCTTGCCCTTTTCGGCATTCCTCTCATCTGCATCGTCAGGATCGAGCTTGCCCGCAGCCATCGCAGCGGCATTCGCCTCATTCTTGGCGTGGCTATACTCGCCATCGGGGAGTCGGAGCCCCCACTCGCCGTTCTCCTTCTGCCAGTAGTCGCCGGGCTTCTTATCCTTGCTGTCCTCGGGAACCTTCCCGGCCAGCCGGTCGAGCCAGCGCATGGCAACCCGCTTGTAGTTGAGGGAGAGATCCTCGTCTGTGTCCGCCGTGCCGCCCTCGGTGTCCTCATCCCCCATGTCCACCCGCTTCTTCTTCAGATCCTTGCGGGGTGGCTTGAACTTCGGAGCGGGCTTGACGAGATCCTCGACAGCCTCATCTTCCTTCTCGGCGTGGGTCTTGGTGGCGCGGCGCGTCATGTAGGTGTGGCCCGGACCCTTGCCCGTCTCCACGAAGCCTCGCTGCTTGAGCATCCTCACGGCATGGGGATTCACGGCATCGAGGCAGAACTTGATGTCTGGGAACGGATCGGTCAGGTCATCGTAGTTGCTGATGGCGATGTCCATCAGCTTGCTGCCCAACGCCTTGCGCTGCCAGGCGGGGTCCACCACGATGTCGAACTCGTAGCACTCCCGGTCACCAGAATCCGACGAGTCGAACAGAGCTGCCACAAGCTGTCCGTCAACCTCGTATCCGGCTACCCAGTCCTGGTGAGACAGGACACGGATGCCTACCCGCTGTGCGAGATCCCACGGGTCGGAGCCACGAGGGATGCGCCAGACGAGCTTCGGGGATCCTGCGGTGAGGATGTCCTCGAACTCCTGGCGGTAGCGGTCGATGATCTCGATGACCTCTGCGAAGCCACCCCCTGCAGCCTGCTTGTCCAGCTTGGTCTTGACCTGGCCCGTCGCCAGGAAGGTGTCTTCGAGGCCCGGAACGAGATACTGGCTCTTGAGGGTCGAAGGCTCGTGGCCGACCTCCTTGGCGGTCTCTTCCAGAGCCTTCTTGAACTCCTCCTTGAACTTCTTCTCGCGTTCCTTCTTGTCGTCCGGGGCTGGGTTGCCCTTGTTCCGGATGGCCTTGAGCTTGTTCTGCATCACCCGGTTGGCGTGCAGCCCCCGGATGTCCTTGGCCGTGATATCCATCGGCTTGAGGTAGTCGTTGACCGTGGTGGAATCGACCTTCACGTCGTCCACCTCGAACACCGGATCGGTGCCGGACTTGTCCTTGACGGCCTCCCGCAAGACCCGGACGATATCCGGGTCACGGGTCTCCTTCTTCTGGCTCACCCCGGACTTGCCGACGTACTTGATCGTGGCCTTGTCCTTACCCACCGTGACGTGCTTGGCCTGCCAGCCGGTGACACCGAAGTGACCTTCCTTGGCCGAGTCGGGGTTGCCCACGCGCTCGTAGGTGTCATTGATGAGACCCACAGCCAACGCCGTGAGACGGGTCTTGAGGTCGTCAGAGGACAGATCCTTCTTGACCTTCTTCTGGAGGTCACCGAGCTTCCCACGGAGCTTCTCGACCCGCTTGGCCTTCTCCCGGTTCCGATGCTGAACCTGGCCTTCCGAATACTCGTAGACTGTGGTGGTGCCCTTGCCGTCCGCCTTGGGCACTTCCTTCTTCTTCTGGTACTTGGCGGCTACTCGCTCCGCCGGAGTCGCGTTCGGGTGAAGCTCCCGCCACCGCTCGTAGGGAGTCACATTGTCGCAGTCCGTGGACTCCTCACCGTAGGGGGACTCGATCTCGATGTCCCCGACGCACTCATCGGTCGTCTCCAGAACCTCGGCCCAGACGTACTCGGGCTCGCCGGTCATCGGCCCGAACACGGCACGCTCACCTTCCTCGAAGGCTTCGCCGTCAGCGGCCATGCGGGAGGCGAAGCGGTCAGCCACGTTCTCGACCAGCGGGGCGTCGCTGATGAGGAGAGGCACCGAATCCTCGGGGATGACCCAAGAGCCGATCTCCTTGCCATCCTCATCATCGAGTTTCAACTCGGTGTACTTGACGTTAGCTGCAGCCCGCTTCTTGCGAGGTCTCTTACGGGGTTTCTTGCGGGGCTTCGGCTTGGGCTTGTCCTCGTCGCCTCCGCTTCCCCAGATGCGCTCGAAGTCCTCCAGATGCTCTTCGGGCAGCTTCTTCATCACGGCCAGCGCAGAGGCATCGCAGAAGTGCTCCTGGGGATGGGTCGATGAGTAGGGCGTCGGGTAGTTCTTGTTCGCCCGTGCTGACCGGAGCAGCACCTTGCGGATCTCATGAATGGGGATGGGGAGCACCCTGTCCTGGTTCGGAACCTGGAACCAGTAGTTTTGGTCGTCCATCTTCTCCACGAAGAACGGCCCCTTGATGCGGCGCATCCTGATGGGAAGCTCATCACCCACACCCGGCATCTCGATCTCGGGGGTCTTCTGACCCACCCGGATGTGGTGCATCTCCCACTCACGCTGGGCCTTCTTGTCCCCGAACTTCTGCCACCACCGATGCGACAATTCGTGGATGATGTTGTGAACCACATCCATGTTGAACCGGGCGAAAGGCCGGATATACATGTCGTCCCGCTTGCCGTTGTACCAGGCCATTGTCTTGGCTTGCTGTAGCTGCGGGACGATGAACACGTCGCCGTAGAGGGTCTTCTTCAGAGTCGCCGGAACCTTGGCTGCCCGGATGAGCTTCGCGGCCTTGTTGATCGTCTTCTTGACGTTCTCCAGCTTCTTGCCCGTCAACCCCATCGTGTTGTGAACCATGAACGGGCCGAGCTTGAACTTCTCCTCCGTCCCCTCCACCTTGTCGCGCCAGTGCTGGGTCGCGTTGAGGAAGTCGATGTGCCGCTGGGTCTTCTCCATCCACGGCCCGAACTTGATCGGCATCCGGCGGGCGGACATGAAGTGCCGGGCCGCCAATTCCAGACCCTTGTGCTTCTTCGCTGGGACGTGCTTCAGGTCGAGCACGCCTTGGGCCACATTCCGGCCATGAACGACGAGCCAACCCCAGGGATTCTTGAGTTGCCTCTTGATATGGCGATTCTGGAGGGCCTCGGGAGGCACCTGGCGAAGAACGTCTTTCAGGGCCTTCCAGAGTCCCATCAACTCCTGATAGGAATTGGCCAGGTCTGCGGGGGTTGTGAGCGTCGCCTGCTTCTGGTATCGGAGGGCTACCCGCTCGGCAGATGCCTGCTTCTCCTCGGGCCACGGCTCGGGAGCCGGGCGGATCTTGAACAGCTTGAGTTCCTTGTTCTGCTTCCGGCCCTTGGGGTAGGGCTCGACCGTGACCACCACATCGCCTTTCGAGTCGGTCTTGAAGCCCTTGATCTTGCCCTTCTTGTTCTTGTACTTGCCGTAGAGAACCGAGTCTCCGATGTTCAGCTTGAATGTGGCTGCGATCTTCCCACCCTGCACCTCCGAGGGCACCTGGTAGTAGACGATATCGTCCTCATCGCGCACGTTCAGCCGGTGCGGGGTCTTCTTGAGCATCGAGACCCCCTTCTCGAAGGGAATCATCTTGGCGTTCTTCAGCACCACATCCCTGTTCCAGACCACCTCCTCGGGATACCCATACTTGGGCACCGTGGGAGTCTGGAACGTGATGGCAACGAGCTTCTCGCCCATCTCGGGCTTGATGTGCGTGGTCTGCACTCTGGGAACGAAGTGCCCCCAGCGGGACGACACGGCGGTCACGTTGTCCGTCCCGAACTTCTTGTATGGGGGCCTCATCTTGAGCTTGCCGTCAGCCAGAATCAGGCGTGCCCGGCGGTTGGTCGTGAAGTGGACGAACGCATCGTCCTTCACGTCCATCAGGTAGTGGGTGTGCTGGTCTTGAATCGGCGTTCCCAGCCACACCATCCACTCGGGATGAGCCTCGGGAGCCCCTCGGAGGGCCATCTTCGTTCGCCCCCACTCACTGGCATCATCGAACATCACAATGAACTCAGGCTGACCGCGAAGTGCCCCCGTGCGCCCCCCGCCCAGCGCCTGACGCACCTTCTTCTCCAGACGACGTGGATTGGCAGCCAGCACAGGGTCAATCAGGAGAGCCTGGCGGGCGGCCTCGGTGATCTTCTGGAACTCCTTGCCCGTCAGTCCGAACTCCGAAGCGAGTGCCCTCATGTCCATGACCTTGCCCGGCTGGGCCAGGACAGCAACGAAGGCATCGGACTCATCGGCGCTCATCTGGACGGTGATCTCGCGGACACGCTGCCGCTGCCGGGCATCGAGGAACCCCAAACGCTTCCCGGTGGGCATACCCAAGTCCATCAGGTCGAACAAGGTCGCCAGGTCAGCCTTCTTCTCGGCCCAGTTGCCCAGTGCCGAGGCGAAGCCCTTGTCCTTGCGGGCGATGTCCTTGACCACATCGAGGAGACCCAGGCGCTTCATCTCCAGCAGGGCCTTCTTGCCCACTCCGCCCTCATAGAACGTGTCGATGATCATGTTCGACAGGTGGGACGGCGGGACGTTCTGGAGCTTCTGCCTGTTCCGCTTGATGGAGGCTTCCACGTCCGGGGCGATCTTCAGGCCATACTTGAGCAAGAACTTGATGGCCCTCACCATCCGGCTCGGGTCGTCCGCGAACACCTTGTCAGGGTTCTGGGGGCACCGGGCAACGCCCTCCTGCAAGTCCCGCAGGCCACACCCCGTCAGGTCGATGATCTCGGCCTTGTCCGGCCCCTTGGCCAGGTCGAGCAGCCTCCACATCAGCGTGTTGAACGTGAACTCCCGACGAATCACGTCCTCCTCGATGGTCGAGGGCTCGACCATGTGGGGCTTGTAGCCCTTCCCGGCCTGACCGCCGTAGCTCTCCTTGCGGGCGTTGGCGATCTCGATGACCTCACCGTCGAGGTTGGCCCCTCCGACCTCCCAGTCGCCCTTGATGGTCAGGATGGCCACGCCGTAGTTGTTCGTGGTCAGATTGGTCGGGACAGGAATCGCCCTCTGGAGCTTCTTGGCGAACCACTCCGAATCACGACCAGCCGCGATGGAGTCAATCACCACGTCGATGTCCTTGATAGGCTGGTTGATCACGAAGTTGCGGACGGCTCCACCCACGACGTAGGTGTCCTTGGCGACCCCGAGCTTCCGGGCCACGTCCGAGAGGAACTTCATCAGCGCCCGGCTGGCCTGGTCGGTCATCTCGGACAGGTGTGTCGAAGCCACTCGATTGGCAGTGGCACTGCCAAAAGGAATGGTCTGGAGCTTCGGGAGCCCCCAGACCTCGATGTTATCGAACTCCCAGTCGCCTTGGGGCACATCGCCCTTGTAGACCGCCGTGAGGCCGTCCAGGTAGGCCAGAGTGACGTGGGGGCGGTAGATGAGCGGGAACTTGTCGTCCACCCGAAGGCCTGCGTCAATGAGCTTGTCGCGGAGCTTCCAGCGAATCCCGGCCATGTCGTGACTGTAGCGGATGCCCATCAGGGCGACCCTGCGGCCCTTGTCGGGATGGACGAAGTATTCGGGGCCTTGGAGATGGGCTCGAACGGGCTCCCGGATCTCCGCGAAAGCCTCCCGCGAAGCGTTGAGGAACGCTTCTTCCTGGTCTGCCGGGACGTTCCCGACGTAGAGGAATGTGGCGTGGGGCTTGGACTTGTCCTCGTCGCCCAGCGGGGGGAACTGGCCTGCAAGCTCCTTCGGGACAGGGATGAAGAATCCGACCCCGGTGCGGTCGCCGGTCTTCTTGCCGTCCTGGGAGTCGGCCTTCTTCTTCGGCTTTGCCGGATCCTCGCCGTACTTCTTGCCGACCTGGCCGCCCTCGACCTCGCGGTGCTTGACGATATCGCCCTCGTGCTCCTTGCTCCAGGACTTCCAGTGCTTGTCGCAGAACCAGGCCCGGCCCCGGCCCTCGGCCCAGACACACTCATGGGTCGGGGGCTTGCTGCATTCCATGCACTTCGACATGGAATGGCGGCCAGCCATCCTAGCTCCAGGAAACGACTTCAAGGGGCATCCCTTCCCAGACTCGACCCTCATAGAGCCTCATCAGCTTGTCCAGGAACCACTCGTGGGATGCCGGATCCCACGGGGCATTCCCATCCGCACCGGGCCAATCCGGATTCTGGACAGCGAACTGACCCTCCCGTGCCCCGCCTCGCCCCAGCGTTCGGGGGAGCATGTAGATGCTGTACCCCTCGTCCTGGGCGATATCCTTCAGATATCGGTATAGATACGGAGCTTCCGGGCTGTCCCTGAAAGCTCCCTCGATGACGATAGGGACTCCGGGAGGCACGTCATCCTGCACGTTGATGGTGATGGAACCCTCTGGAACACGGGCCTTGATATACTTGGAGGCCACACGCCTCGATGTCCGCATCTGGAGGATCTTCCCCGCGTCCTCCTGGGCAAAGTGCCACATGGACTGGACGGTGGAGGCAAACGCCGAGTATAGCTCCTCGGCTGACCTCTCCTGCCCATGACAGGTGACATCCGGGTCGTCACAGTGCCGGGCGTTCCGGTAGTCCAGATACATCTGGGCCAGCTCGTCCCGCTTCGCTTTCGGAAGGGCCATGAGGGACTTCATCGGGACGCCCAGGATCTTGACCGCCTCATCCACCCACTCGTTCTTGGGCCAGCACACGGGGTTCTTGTCCTCGACACACCTGAAAACGAACTCGAAGACCGCCCGAAGCTCCTCGGGTTGAGCGGGCCGACCCCAGACGTAGCGGTAGGACTGATCGATGTCCGCCAGGACATCTCCCATCATGTCGGCAGGGCCATCCCCGTTGTATAGCTCGGTGCCGTCGTATCTGCCGGGCGGCTCGACATGAGCACCAGGTTCGCCCGGCTGGATAGTCCACCAGCCCGCTGTCCGCTCCAAGTGCGCGAGAACCTTACGCATCTGGCTTCGGGCTGCGACTTTCTGGGACAGGATCTGGCGCACGCGGGCCTCCATACGGAGCTAACCTTCTGTATGGAGGGAGAATATAGGACTAGAAACGACCGCCCTCTTCCTCCGGCTTCTCGTACTTGAGCCCGAGGTTCTCGGCAATCTTCTCCGCAGCGTCCGAATTCTCGGCCAGAGCGTCGCCCGTCCGGCTGTAGATGCCACGGAGAGCCTCGTTGAACGTCGCGTCCTTGAGGGTGAACAGGTCGCGCTTGAGCTTCTCGTCCACCGTGTCCGGGTCGAGGTTGAGCAGGTCGAGGATGGTGTCGATGTCCAGCGACCCCTTCTGGTAGAGGTTGAACAGGGCATCGAACGTATCGCTGTTGTCCCGCAGAGCCAGGCGAGTGAACGAGAGCCGGGGGACGATGACTTCCAGATTCCCGTCCTCGTCCTCCTCCACGAAGCCCATTCGGCGGCACATCGGCTTGAAGAAGCCGTCCTCCACCAGGTCTTGGAACAGCTCCCGCATGAGCATGTAGCGGGTGTTGATGACTTCCAGGTGAATCCGGTCGCCCGAGTAGGACGACTCGCCCGACAGAAGGCTCTCGGTCACGCCCAGGCCCGCATACATCTGCCGGTCGGTGAAGTCCCAGACCCACGACCAGTCGGGAAGCCGCTGGTCTGCTCCCATCTCTTCCCAGTTGACCTGGAAGTTGGTGATGATGGAGTAATCCGGGTCTTGCAGAGCGAGATCGACCTGCTCCCGAAGCTCCTCGGTCTGTTCCTCGTTCATGTCCTCGGCGTAGACGAGCCGGTAGGGCGTCATGTGCCGGGAAGCGATGGACGTGAGGCTCTGACGCACCTTGTCACGGAATACCAGCGTCCTCATGCACCGCTGGAGGATGCTCTGACCCCGATCCTCGTAGTCCGCCCGCTTCCGCTGGAGGCAGTAGAGGTAGGAGCCCGCGTCAGGGTCCATGTTCAGCGGGATGTTCTCCCCCGCCTTGATGGACGCCACAACGCCCTCGGGCATCGAGTTGACGATACGGATGGCCTGAGCATCACCCTGCTCGGCCTTCTCGATGATGTTCTTCGTCTTGCTGTCGGGGATGAGTTCGACCAGCTTCTCATCGGTGAACGGGAAGCTCTCCATGTGGATCTGCTCGGGAGGGAGCACACGGATGGCCGTCCAGCCCTTGTAGTTCTTCTTCAGCCAGGCAACCTCGCGCTCATCGGCATCCTCGTAGACCTGCCACTTCTCGACGGTCTCGCCCTCGGCGGTGATCTCTCGGATGCACTCCTCACGGATCTCGCGGGGCATCTCCGGCGACGTGTCCTCGCAGAAGATGTTGGCCTCGCCCAGCAGGTTGTAGTCGTGGCTGATGCTGATGAGCCGGTGCAGCAACTTGATGTTCTTCGCCCACCGCTCACAGAACCGCAGGGCCTTCTTCCCTAGCTCCTTGTCCTTGCACTTGGGCGGGGCCAGCCGGAGCTTCGACAGCGGCAACTCAGTGTGAAGATCGACCGCCTGACCGACGAAGGGCTCGTACTTGTAGAAGAATCGGTAGAAGTTCCGCTGCTCATCGATGCTCTGGGGAAGCTCAAGGAAGTCCGTGGACAGCTCGGGCGAATACCAGTTGCCGCCCATTCCCAAGACGGTCTGGCCACCGGCACCCCAGACCGAAGCGTTCTTCATCTTCATGGCGGAGGTGACAATCTTGCTGGGCTTGCCAACCGTGACGTTGCCCCTGACGGGCTTCATCTCTGCCACCTTGATGGTGTGCTCTGGGTCGTTCTTCGTCATTCGCTACCCTGCACTGTCTGGGCTGCCTGCTCGTCCCTCGCTTCCCGCTCGGCCCGTGCGATCTCGGCAAGCTGCTCCTCGGAGAGCATATCCCGCTCGTCATGGTCGATTCTGGGGGTCAGGTAGCCGATGTTACTGACGAGCGACAGGGCTCTCTGAATGGTGTCCTGGGCGAGCTTGGCCCGACGAGCTTCCGTGCCTCGCCTCCGATTGGTGTTGATGACCTTCCCGCAAGAGTGGGCGGCCTTCCCCAGACACCTCTTGGCTTCTGCCAGGTGCGTCTGAAGTTCCCGGTCAGCTTCGCTGGCTGCCAGTCTGGCCCGAAGCCTAGTCACTTCGGCCCCCACTTGTGCTTCTTGGTCATCTGGCCCTTCTCGTAGGCGGCCTTGAGCACCTTCTTGAGCTTCCGGATATCGGTGGGGGAGCCCTTGAAAACCCGCTCCCACGACCCTCCGGCTCGCACAAACACGTCGGAGATCAAGCTGAACTCCTCCGGCACGTATTCTACCTTACCCTCCAAGGTCGAAACTGTCAGCTTCTTGATGAACCGATGGTCGGCCCGAACAGGGCTACGGGGGTCAATGTCCATCAGCGCCTCCCCCGAATCCGACCATGTGCGATGGGGGACCTCTGCCGATCTGGACTCGTGCCCAGCTTACGGGCGTTCAGCCGGGCCTTTCTCATGGCCGACTGCATCTGCTTCTGTCCTCGGATAGCCCCGGAGCGACCTCCCGTGTGGACACCCGTGATGTAGCGAGTGTTGCCGAGATTCTTGCTGGCGAGCCAAACCATACGGACGATTGCGTCCGAACGGTCATCATGCTTTCCATCCACGTTGGGCGCAGCCACGGTGGTCACGTACTTGGAGTGATACTGGGCCTGCAGCTCCAGCATCTCCTGGATATAGTCGCAATGTTGCTTCCCGGCATCCTGTGGGATGGGCCAGTCATACAAGACCAGCCGCTTGTCCCACATCATGTCCTTGAAGTTGCGGAAGATCTCGCTGGTCAGGTTCTTCGTGAAGTGCTCAGACCGAAGCTGCTTGAGGCCCTTCTTTGCCAGTGCCTGCTCGAACGCGATGCCGGACCACTGATCGAACAACCCCTCGGTCATGTAGAAGCGCCGGGAGTAGTTGAACACCCACTGGGCGACCTCATCGAAGTCCAGCCGGTCCACGTTCTCGTAGTCGCCCTCCCCGGCCTTGATCTGCTCCACCAGGTCGAGGACAATCTTGGCCTCCCCGTCAATCATCTCGATGTGGCCGATGGCGATGGCCGATGCGTCACCCACCAGGCCCAGGTCGATGCCGACGAAGTGGGGTCGCTTGGCCGGAGCCTGGGTCATCGGACGGTGGCTCGGGTCCACACACTCGATGAGGTCTGACTCTCGCTCGATCCAGCCCTTCGTCCGGTCGGAGAACTCGCCCCCGAACTCGGTGAAGAACACCACCGGGTCTTTGACGTACTTGCTCTCAAAGTAGCTGCGGGGGATGGTCGGGTTGACCTCCCAAGACGGTGCTTGGATTGCCAGCATGTCCTGTGAAGCCCGGCCCCCGGCCATCGCCATCTGGTAGAGCTTGTAGAACTGCCCCTGACGGCCCAGCGGGGACGAGATGGAGAGGATACGACCCTCGACGCCTCCGATGGGGACGGTCGAGTCGTTGGGGTCTTTCTGGGAGAAGGTCGCGGTCGAGGGCGTAATGGCGTCGTACACCGCCTGGGCCGACGACTGCTGGGTGCCGTCCGTGAAGTGGGCAAGCTCATCCAAGATGATGATCATGTTGCCCGGACCACGAAGTCCCTTGGCGATGCAAGAGCGGAAGCTCACCCGAAGAGAAGCCCGTGCTCCAGGGTTGTCGCAGTAGCGACCCGAGTGGTCGATGTCCGCCGGGGTCTGGAACCGGGCGTAGGTCTGGGTGTTGTTCGCCGTGTAGGGGGAGAAGAAACCGCACTCGCTGAAGTAGGCCGACACGTCCCGATACAGGATGCCCGCCTGATCCTTGTCGGTAGCAACGGAGATGATGCCGATCTCCTTGCCAGGCGGGATTCCGTAGTAGCCCTGTGGGTCACCCTTCAGAAGGAGCTTGTAGGTCTCATAGGCACCCACGGCAGCGGCCAGGTAGGTCTTGCCGGAACGGCGACCGATGACAAGGACAAGCTCGGGACGGTCGTGATCGACCTCCTTGATGTTGCTCCGGCCCTCGTTGAACAGGTACTCCAGATACTCGCGCTCGGTGAAGTGCCAGTAGCCCGAAAGCTGCCAGTCCTTCGCCACCTTGAACCGCTTCCTGTCATCCAGTTCGATGCCGTAGTGGGCCTTGAGGATCACGCGCTGGACGGGGAACAGGTGGAGATTGACACCCCACCGAGACTCGCAGAACTCGATGATATTGGCGATCTGGGAAGTCGCACCCTTGACCGTCTGGCCGACGTTCAGGGCGATGTCAGAAAGCCCGCTCCCCATGAGGCACCTACACGATGCTCTTCATGCGCCGCTTGGCTTCGGCCTCCCAGCCCTCATCGTTGAGGCTGCTGGCGAGCTTGGCGAACACGGTCTCGACCATCTCACCCGCCAGTCCGGAGTCCTCCAGGGCTCCTCGGAACGTGTTCATGATGAACTCGAACAGCACCTTGAAGGCCGGGGATTCCATGTCCACGCCTCGGGCCGAGATCTGCTCCTTGCGCTTGAGCCAGGTATCACCAATGGCCTTGAGGGCGGCGATGCGCCGGTTGGAGATGAGGCTGGTCTCCTGGCCCTGACGCTCAGCTTCCTGACGCTCAAAGCCGATGCTGGCAGCTTCCTCGCCCAACGCGAGAAGGATCTGCTGCAGCACGTCGGGGGACTCGGGGTTATCACGGGCGACTTCGAGGATGGAATCGGTGTCGATGATCTCGTTCTTGCGCCGGATCTTCTCCGCCACCTCGGGCGTGGCGGGGTCGAGGGTCACGTCCTTCTTCCGACCAGGCTTGGTCAGCATGACGATGGGAGTGCCGTCCTTCTTGGTCTGGATCTCGTCCTTGTCGGCCAGGTCTGCGATCTCCTTGTACTTGATCTGGCCCATCTCGGTCTTGACCTGGACACGGGTAGCCCCGTCCGGCACCTTGGCCAAGAGCTTGTCTCTCCTCCGCTTGTCTACCGTGCGTTTCGGCACGACTTCCTCCCTACGTCAGCACTGGCGGCTCGATGTTCGGGCTCCCCGTGAACATCTCACCCGTGGGCGGGATGAATGGCGTGAAGTTGACCACCGTACCGTAGTGCTCAGCCCTGAAGTCAATCTCGTCCGCCGACCCGGAATAGTAGCCTACCACGACGTTGATACCGGCTGCCAAAGCGTCGAAGCCGGGCAGTCGGTCAATCGCCGCCGCAATCGCCAGGGCCGTCGCTGCAGCCCCCCCGCCGGGGATGAAGTCGATGTTGCTGATGAGCCGGTAGTTCCCAAGAACGAGAATTGCCCGACCCGTCGTGAAGTTGTTGTCCGCGACAGTGAACTGACCCACTGCGGGATAGGGGGTGAAAGGAGCCACCGGGTTGGTGTTGATCAGACCGTTCTGGATCTGGGCGTAGCCATCCTTGTGGATGGGGCCGTAGAGCACCGCCGTCCTGGTGTGGGCAGGCTGAAGCGGTGGGGAACGGTCAGGCTCGGTGTGGTGTGGGTAGGTCCCGACCAGAACCCGGAACGGCGTCGGTGCATGGACTCGTCTGTGCATGACCTACTCCTACAGCTCGGTGCCCCCGAACAGGATGTCGCTCAGCACCTCCGCAGAGGCATCTTCTTCCAACTCCACTTCGCCGTCGAGCTGACTCTGGAGAGCGAATTCGCTCGGGTCGAACAGAGATGCCGTGACCTCATGGTCTGGGGCCTCGGACAGCTTGATGGAACGCTCCTGATACGCCTTCACGTCCGCCACGGGCGGGGCGTCCACCAGCTTCTTGTTGTACTTCGCGCAGTAGCCGTCCGCGTTCTTCTGGGTACAGGAAGCGCAACGGTCCATCGCCATGACGAACTTGAGACCGTTCGCCCGGTGCTTCAACGCACCCTTCTTGCACCCCTTCACCCCAGACGGGGAGGCATACGCCTCGGCGTCCACGTAGAGGAACCCGGCCAGACCCTCGTGAATCTCGCGGGCCTCCTTGATGACGGGAGCGGCAGCTTTGAGCAACGGCCCAGAGAACCGGGCCTTGAGCATCTGGTCAAGCTCCACGCCAGCGGTGCCTTCGCTCATCAGGCGACGCGACCAGTTCAGGAGACCCTGGATCTCGGCCACCTTCTGTCCGGACTTCTTCGCCAGAGCGGCGATGCGGTCAGTCCGGTCGTCCAAGACCTTCGGAGCAGGACGGCTCTGACCGGCTGCCTCGAAGTGCTGACCCTCGTAGTCACCCTTCTGGGCAAGCTGCCGGTCGTGCATGAGCTGTTCGGCAGCCGCATACATCTGCTCCGGAGTCTCACACGCCTTGCGGATCTTCTCGGCCTCGATCTTCTGGATCTTGCCCGCCTTGACGAGCTTGTTCAGATGCCCCAGCGCCGCATCCCGAAGCTCCTTGGCCCGGTTATCCACGATGTTGCCTCGGGCGTTGCGGTCGAGGTTGCCCTCTGGCTTCGCCACGGCACCGGCACCGTCGTATTCGCCAGCCTCCTCGGTGGCGAGCTTCTCCTGGCGGCGCTGCTCCCCGATCTTCACCGCTGCTCCGGCCAGGCGCATCAGTTCTGCCGGAGGCTTGTTGATCGCCAGAATTCGACCCACCTCTTCGCTGGTGAGCAGACCGGCGTTGATGGCCCGATTGAGGTACTTCTGGAGCTTGCCTGCCTCGCGCTTGGTGACCTCGGCCTCCCGCTCATCGAGCGAAGCCCCTGCCGATTCACGCTCCGCCTGGGCCTGGGCGACACCCTCACCCGTCCCGGCGTAGGATGCCTGCTTGTTCTGCCGGGCCTGCATGAGCCGGGCAGCCGCCTTGAGCATCACCGCAGGAGTGCCCCCAGACTGACGGATCTCCTGGGCCTCCGCCTGTGTGAGCAGATCCTCCTTGACCCACTTGGCCAGCTTGACCAAAGCAGCCTTGCGCCGCTTGTCAATGGCCTTGTCCTCGGAGCCCTGAACGGTCGTCGGAGGTGTCGCTGCCTGCCCCAGAGCCTCGGTGGCCTCCTTCTCGGTAGCCACGACGGGCTTGACGACCGGCTTCGGAGTCGGGTCGTGCTGCTTCTCTTCGGGGCCACGGAGGAAGGCTTCCCGCAGGATGGTCTTGGGGTCACCCTCACTGGCGACCTTGTAGCCAGCCAGACCCAGCCACTCACGGTAGTAGCTCAGAGCACTGTCCCACGGAACCTCGGAGACAGCGGCCATCCCCAGCTTCTTGCCCACCGTATCATCGTCGGTGATGACGTAGTGGGCTGTCCGTGCGATCTTCTTCAGCTCCTTCGACCACTTGCCGTTCTTGAGCCCAGGGAAGGCATTGGCCCGGACGAATACCTTGCCCGCCAGACCATGCTCCCGTTCGATGATCTCCACCGCCTTGACAGTGCGACGGGCATCGTGACCAAGCTGCCTGACCAGGCCCCGCTTGATGTCCAGCATGTCAGCACCGTAGTGCGACTGACGCATGGCCCACAGAATCGCGTCCTTGACCTCTTCGGCGGTCTTGGACGCAGGCTGCGGGAGACCAGACTCCGGCCCCTCCTTGATGGACTCGTTGTACTGGGCGACTTCGCGGTCAGTGACGTTCGGGATGATGTTGATGCCGTCCGTGCGACGGTCAACGCCCCACGCATCCTCAAGCTCGGGCGAACTGTCCAGCGGAGGCCGGTCGGGGAGAAGCTCCTTCGGGAGCCGGTCGGGATCTTGCTTCTGGGTCGGGTCGAGCCACTGAAGGTCGGCCAGAGAAGCCGCCTGCTTCTCCTGGGGGGTCATGGGGAGGGCACCCTCATCTTCGGAGAGCATCGAACCCAGGAGCGTCCCATCATGGTCGGTCGGCGTGGGCATCGCTCCATCCTCGAACACGCCGTCGAGGTAGAGGCCCTCTCCACCTTCGGAGGAGGACTCCATGAAGAAGCTGTCGTCGTCCTCGCTGCCCCCTTCCACGATGCCGTCAGGCAGCCCCGCGAGGCCCTTGGCCTCGGGCAGTCGAGCGCCCTGCTCGACCCCCTCGTTGGGCGGGGTGTAGAAGTCGTAGCCGTCGAGTCCGAAGTTCGAGCCATCGGTGAAGGTGAACTCGTCGGCAGGGAGCCCGGACTCGCCCAGGTGGTCAGTCCAATCGCTATTCTTCTTGGTCACGATGCGCTCCTCTGGAGATACCGATGTGCCACCCGTCTTGCTAGAATACCCCGGACGCCAGAAGCCATCTTGCTCCGAGCCACCTTGCCTGGAGCCTCGTCCATCTCCGCTTCTTCTTCCTCGGCCCATTCCTCGGGATTCTCCCGAATCTCGTCCACATCCTCCATGATCTCAACGACTTCCTCGCGCTCACGAGGGCTCTGCTCCTCGACAGCGGGGTTCCAGTGCGGGGCGTTGATCTCGTCGTAGAGGGTGTCGGTGAAGGCGGACAATGCCTCGGAAACATTCATCATCTGGCGGCGCATGTCCGAGATCTTCTGAATGTATCCCTTGCCGCCGAGACTTCCATCGGGGCTGACACGGGCGGACTTGATCTTGGTGAACTGGGTATAGGCCGACTGGGCGTGTCCCAGTGCCGAGAGAGCAGCGCGAAGAGTCTTCGCAAGAGGCTTGAGGTTTTTGGGCTGGAACTCGAAATCCCCAACGATTTCGCGCTCCGTTGGGCCAGGAGAGCCCCAGCCCCACTCGTTCTTGTCCCCACCACGATCCTTGATGAAGCGGACTTCACCAGCCGTTTTGACGCGCCGCGCCGTGTGTCGGGCTGCTACTTTCTGCGCTGGGGTGGCCATTCGTGCCTCCACACTTCTCCTACAGACTCCGACCTATAGAGTGAATATCAGAAACCTACCCGAGCACCGGAATGACCTCATCTGGCTGATCTACTCCCATTTTCTGCCAGTGGACAACGATATTGCCTCGTGCCCAGGTGACGAACTTCTTCACCGCCAGGTAGATGATCCTGCCGATAAAGGTGACTGGGAGGGCTCCATAACCCAGCCCCGCCATTGCAGCCAGGAGCCCGATACCGGACTCGGGGAGGGTGGAGAGTAGCTCCCCGAAACCCATCCCTCCGGTGAATCCCTGGATGAGCCCTTCCATGTCCCAGGACAGCTCGGCCACGTTGAACCAGATCCAGATGAAGATGGCTGCCACGATGGGCCGTCGCATGGTCTTCAGGACGCGAGACTTCTCCACGAAGTCGTCCAGGGGCTTGACGAAGCTCTTGGCTCCGGCGAGCGCCTTGGCCACCCACGGCGCGTTGCCGGTGATGCGATTCATGAGGTCGGTGAGGCCCGGCATCTTGTTCTTCGGCACGAAGTAGAGCGAGAGTGGGAACGTCTCGGCCATCTTACGGAAGACCTTGATGATGGCCTGCTTGCCCTTCTTCGCCCACTCCTTGATCTTCTTCGGGATGTCCGCCAGACCCTTGATGCCGAGGAACTGCTTGATGCGCTCCCACACCTTCGGCACCTTCTTGAACAGCTCGACCAGCTTCTTCAGCTTGCGGACGAGGCCCCCGAAGGCCACGCGATTCTGGTGGGTCGGCAGGTAGAAGGCTTCCCCGAAGGCTTCCAGCACCTCGGGGGTCAGGTCATGGAGGGCGGCTGTCCGGCGCTTGAATGTCTTGGAGGCGCAGACCTCGCGGACAGCGAGACGCACCTGGTAGCGGTCAGCGATCTGCTGGGCGAGAGCGGCCATCCTACCGGGTCGAGTCCGACGCTTCCCTGACTGTCGGCCCCCACTGGGCGGACAGGTCAGAGGCGAACATCATGCTCGGGAGCTTCATGCCCAGGCTGTTGGCAGCCTTGAAGATGTTGTTCCGCAGGAGAGCCACATCCCAGTTGGCTCCTCTGGAGGAGATGTCCTGTAGCCGAGACAGGGCCTCCTGTGCGCCACGGGACATATCAAGCTCATCTGTGATCCTGTCCCACACGTCCCGCATGAGGTCAGCCGACTGGGCATCCTCCTTACGGAGACGGCTATGGAGTTTCACGAACCCCCTGTAGTCCACAAGGCTCCGAAGAATATCGGTCCCGCTCATAGACATCTCTGACTCCTCAGACCTTCAGGGGCTTGCCCGTGTCATCGAACAGCCGCTCGATGATGAACTGTTCACCGTCCTGCTTGAACGCCCACAGGTCTTGCGTGCTCTTGTGAACCAGTTCGTCCTCGCGCCCCGCCGACTGGAAGAAGCCCGAGAGATCCCCGAGGTCAGAGACGACCATCCTGACGTTCGCGGCCTGCTTCTTCGATGCCTTGGCCAGACGGAGATGCTCCGCCAGGATGGGCCGGAACTTGCCGTCATCCCACTGGACGAACACCCGCTCATCGAGCGAGGTGGAGTGTCCGGCTCCGGTCTTGACGGTGACGACCGTTCCCTCCATCCCATCGTCGGGGATGTCGCTGTAGGACAGCACCGACCCCAGGTTGGCGATGAAACGCACCCGAACTCCGGCATCCACCGGGAGCCGGAGGGCGTTGGCGGCTCTGGACTTGTCGGTCAGATCCCGCATCGAGCGGGACGATGAGCCGTCCTCCTCATTGGCCTGAAGGTGCTGATCGAGTGCCGACTCGACCGAGAATACACCGCTCATCCCGTCCCAGAAATCCTGATCACCCATCTTGCGCTCCCGTTAGTTCGTCGCTCCGCCCATGACGCGGTGGACAGTCCACTCCACACCCAGCGTCTGGGGAGCCGTGAACACGATGTTGAAGCCAGTCGTGCTCTTGCCCGTGATGGCCCAGGAAGTCGTCGGCCCCGCGTCAGCCTCGATGCTCACCGTGTAGTTGGCGTCTGGCTGCGGGGTGACGAAAGCCACCGACTTCGACAGGTCTGCCGCAAAGGCCACGGTGCCCCGCTGAACCGGCTCCTCCAGAGAGGCTGTCCCGCCCGAGGTCACGGTGCCCTTCTTCGATCCCGCGATGGACACGGCAATCGAATTGAGCATGTTGATGTTGCCGACCTCGGAACCCCGGATGACCACCGACCGATCTCCCGCTAGGCGAAGGTCCGGTCCTCCCGAGCAGCCCACGATGGAGAGCTTGCCCTGGGTGTTCAGCGTTGAGTTCACGGGCGGTGACAGGCTGCCACGTCCCAGGTTCGGGCAACCGACAAGCTGGTAGTCCGAAGTCGTGATGGAGGGCACATCCCCGCCGTTGTAGTCCAGTTGGAGGTTCGGCACACTGTCCACGGTGGACAGTACGAAGCTGGCGCACATCTCGGCCATGACCAGAGAAGTGGCGCTGCTCTCGGCCATGCTGCCGCCCTGGATGAGCACGTTGTTGACCGACGTGGCCCGCACCGGGCGTCCCGCACCCGAGTTGATGATGTCACAACCCCGGAAGGCGATGACATTCTCGCCCACCTCGGAACCCGCGCCACCATCGATCCTGACGGCAGCGTAGGCGTCATGGGCGTTGGTGATGCGGAAGCCGGAGAGGGTGACGTACTTGGGGATGGTGCCCAGCGCCGCCTGGATGACCAGCGTATGATAGGCCCCAGGGCCGTTCGGATTGTCCTCGGCCAGTGACGCCAGCGTGGCCCCGAAGCCGATGAGATGAACGCCGTCACGGACCAGGTTGAGGGTCTCCTTGTAGCGACCCGGCCCGACCAGGACGAAGTAGGGGTTCAGGACGCTCGACGTGGCCGGGATGGCGTCCAGAGCGGACTGGACGGTCGAGTACTCGGCTCCGGCACCGCTCTGGCCGACCACGAGGAGGTTGCCGATGGAGCGGAGGCCAGCAAGCTGGGCCACGGTGATGCCCCCGGTGACCACGGCGTCCACGAACTCGATGGAACCGTCCGCAGCGGCCCGGATGAGCCGGTCTCCGCCCGCAGTTGCGCCCGGCTCGATCTCGATCTGGTCAACCAGAAGTGGGTCTTGTGCCATCGACTACCTCTACATCACCTTCTTGACGGCCTCTTCGAGCTTGAACAGAGCCTTGCTCACCGCAACGCTCTCCCGATGAATGGCCCGAGGGTCGGAGACACGCCGCTTGATCTGGGCGAGCAGATCCGACATGCCATAGGTCATATCGAGAACGGTGTCCCCAGGGTAGGAGAACGTCCCCGCCTCCTTGATCGTCGGCCCCCACTGCTCTTTCAAGCCCATCTTGCCCTCCTACACGAACACGTCGAACCCGACTTCGGCGGTGGCCCCTGTCTCCAGGGTATATCCAAGCTCCACCGTGAAGCCGGTCTTGGTCTTGTTGATGACACGAGCCAGGTAGAAGTCATCCGCTGTCAGAATCACCCGGTAGTCATCCGTGGTGAACGGCGTCGAGAACGTCACCGCCTTCTGGCCCATGTCGAAGTCCTGGAACGTCAGGAAGCCGCTTGTGGTGCTCGCCTGCTGGGTGGCTACCAGGACGACGTACTCGACGTTCTTCGGCTCTGTGGGCGAGCCATACATGCAGGGGGCCACGATCTTGAAGCTCGTGAGGGTCTTGTCCTCGGTCTTGAGCACCACGTTGTCGGGCACCGAGTAGGCCACCCGGTAGTTGGTGTTGTTCAAGACCCCCGCCGGGATGCTGACCGTCTGTTCAGTCTGTCCAGTGAAGACCACGATGCCGTTGGCCACGGCGGTCTCGGCCACCTGTTGCTGGACGATGTACTTGGCTCGCTCGATGTCGTTGAGGACGTACTCGGGGATGCTGGTGGCGCAGTCCACGGCTCCGTAGGCGGCTCGGATGTTCCGCACCGATACGAGCCCCTGGGCGTCCACCACGATGTCGAAGTAGTACGCCGTTCCGCCCGATGACGACTCGTAGGTGAAGACTGACTGTTGCCTGATGAGCGTCATCGTCAGACTGCCTTCACCGCCGCCTTGAGCGCCTTGTCCAGCTTGCCCTTGAGATCACGCAGATCCTTGAACACGAAGGTCGTCTCGAAGGGTGTGACCATCTGATTGGGCAGGTAACGACCATCTGGATCGATGGCCGAGAACACGTACATGTTGTTCATGCCACGCTTCTTCACCCACGGACTCGTGCTGTCCGGGTCATAGAAGAAAGCCCCGATGCGGACCCCAAAGCCCTCATCGACATAGAGTTCCCGCATGGCCTCATCGAACTCCTCGGCCAGAGAGTAGTCGATCTCCTCAAGGTCGTGATAGCTGATGTCATTGGGCGCGAGACCCAGTTCCGGGTGCCTCTTCGCAAACCACTTCGCGGTCTCATCGTGGATCTTGTCGTCGGCACCTGACCGCATGGACTCAGCCTTGGAGTTGCTGAAGCCATACCCCGTGCTGATAGTGTATTCTAGTGGAACCCAGCACTCAGCACCCCAACCCCCATCAGAGCCAGAACCGAACTTGGAGTTCCGCTGACCCTTGACGACAGGGAGCAAGGTCGCGTCAGACTCCCAACGGGAGCAGAGATCGTCAGCGGCATCTTCCACAGCCCGGCGGACGATCTTGTCCATCTCGGGGTCATCGAGGGCCTGGCGGGCAGCGAACTTCCGCAGCAGCGGCACCAGATGCCGTCGAAGTTCGGGCTTCTCATGGGCCAGCTTGACCAGTTCTCCACGAAGACCCATCACCAGACTCCCGTTGTCTCGAAGCCCCGCTTCTCGAACCAGGCTGCCAGCTTCACCAGCGCCTCCCGATTCCGAGACCAGACCTCGACAGAATCGAAGGTATCCTTGACCCCCAGGTCAGGGATTGAGTCCACCTCGGCCATCGCCACCTTGCCGTCGCGGAACGAGCGCAGCAGGTTGGGGAGATTCTTGATCTCTCGGATGCCGTAGAGGACTTGGAAGCGATACTCGGGCGTGGAGAACTTCCCGACCCAGCGCCGGGCCACCCGCTTCGCCATCACGACCCGCTTCTTGGACTCTTGTTCTGCCATAGCCCTCTCCAAAGCTCTACTCCTATGTACGCATAGGGCGATTATCGACTGAGGAGGGGTCTACGCGATGCGGTGAGCCACGACGTTGCAGCCGGAGGGACGCTGGACTTCACGGAGGATGTTGAGGTTGCTGGCGACATACTGGAACAATTCCACGTATTTGCCGAACTTGACGTTGGCCCCCATGCGCTTCAGGGACCGGAGGAAGCGGTGTCGGACAAGCCCTTGGCTGACTCCAAGCTGCTTGGCTACCTCGGACTGGCAGGTCGTCTGCCACATCAGGAGCATGATCTGGACATCCAAGGGGTCGGAGAGGAAACCCGTCAGGTCTTTCTCCATCTTCTTCTTCGGGATATCGGGGAGGTTGAGGAGGAAGCGGATTCTGTCAGCGGCCCGCATCAGGCGATAACAGACCGTGGGCTGACTCACCCCGAAGATCAGGGCGATGTCTGTCTGCCGGAGCCGTTTGAAGTAGTAGAGGTCTACGAAGTCGGCCTCTCGGTCGGGTAGCAGGTTGAGGATATCCTGAATCTGCTCGATCTGCTTGAGGTCATCTTCGGAGGGTTCGGTGAAGATGGAGTCCATATACGCCATCGAATCCTCGTTGGCGAACCGGGATTCCATCTCCGTAGGGTCGATTGTGTGATGACCTGACCATGAAGTCATTTCTCACGCCTCCTGGAGAAGGACCAGTTACAGCGCGAGAAGCTCAGGGTGCCCCCATTATACCGTTCGACGGTGATTTGTCACCCCTCATTCTCGATTGCCTCAAGAAATACGAGAGGGATGGTGGCAATGACCCGTAGGGAGCGGAGCTTGATCTTCACGAAAGCGTCCTCTCCATCCTTCCCCAGCACGACACCTTCGAGCATCCGGTAGGTGCCCTCGATGACTCGAACCTCGTCGTGGATCTCGATATCGGAGCTGACCAGCTCCTTGAATTGCTGTTTTAGCTCATCGATTTTCTTGTTCGGGATGGTGCTCAGGACGCGAATGGAGTGAGGGCCGGAGTTGGAGGACATGACCTGGTTGATATAGGGCTTCCGTTCCAGGTCGAAGTAGGCCGTCTCTGGAAGCCCTGTGGCCAGAAAGACGTATCCCTCCATCAACTGGACGGTGAACTTGCGCTTGCCCTTGCTGTAGGTGACGGCGGGGATGAAGATGGGGAAGTCTGGGCCGATATTGAGGTCTGATCGGAGGGTATCTTCTAGAACGCCATCCTCGACCTTCGTTTCTCCCATCCGGGAGAGTTCAACGGCTATCCAAGTGGTTTCGTCCCGGCGGTCCAATCGAATCCCCGTCCAATTCTGCCACTCGTAGCGCAAGAAGCGTGCAAAACTGGTCGGGGCCGAATACGTCCTGGGAAACTTTCTGCCCTTGATCCCCCTGATGAGCAGAACTTCCAGGCTTCGCCACCGCCCTTGGGTCTACTTCGACCTCTCCTTTGAGCATTGGAGGGGCCGAACCCCTAGATAGTTTACCAGAGTCAGGTGAAAGTTTTGCAGAAGTTTTCTCATCCTCGGAGGATGCCTTGTCGCCCGCCGATTTCTCGGGGGGAGTTCCAGTCTGGACGACAACCATCTCGGGCTGACTTCCAACGACGGAACCTCCAACATGGTGAAGATGGCCCAGGTCACAGACCAACATGGCCTCGGTCGGGCGTCCGGGGCGGCTCGACAGCCGGGCGGCGAACCCCAGCAGATTGGCCTGGTGCTGATCATAGATGCTCTGGAGTCGGTCGGCGTCCCAGTAGGCGTCGGGGGTGGTGGCCTTGATGCCGACCTCGTAGATGGTCACGGCGGTCTTGGCCAAAGCCGTGTAGCAGGTCAGCGGGGACGTGCGCTTCATCAGGTCGCGGGCCGACTTGATCACCACGGACAGATCTCGACCCAGATTCTCCAAGATGTCGAGGTAGACCTCGTTGTGGTCGAGGTGCAGGTAGGAGGTGACGTTCTCCTTGTTGATCACACCCAGCATCGAGACACCCTCGATAGCCTTGAGGGCATCTCGGATGTGGCATTCGGTGATCTCTGCGATGAGCTGAAGCATCCCGTCCTCGTACTTGATGCCCTCCTGGTCGCAGATGTAGGTCAGTCGCTTGGCGATATCTTCTGGCTCGACGGCCTGAATCACGAACGCGGGGGCGCAGCGAGACAGAATCGTAGTCCGCATCTTCTCGGGCTCGGTGGTGCAGAAGATACAGACCAGCTTCTTGTCGTCGGAGTCCGGGTTGTTCTCTTCCAGGGGCTTGAGCAGGGCATCCAAGGCATCCCTGCTCAACTGGTGGGACTCATCGAACAGGTAGATCTGCTTGCGCCCTGTGAACGTGTGATACTGGATCTCGTCCACGACCTGTCGGATGGCGTCCTTGCCCGAGTTCGTGGCGGCGTCAACCTCGATGAAGTCCACCGAGGTTCCCAGGCTCAGCAGCGACTTGCAGGACTCGCACTGATCGCAGGGGTCGCCCTCGTCGGTCGGGCTCTCACACAGCAGGGCTCGGGCCAGAATCCGGCCCAAGGTGGTCTTGCCAGAGCCGAAGGGGCCAGCGAAGAGGTAGGACTGTCGCCTGCCGGTGCCCTTGGCGATGAAGTTCCGCAGAACGCGAATGGTGGCGTCCTGGCCGAGCACGTCATCGAAGCGGGTGGGCCGGTACTTGGTATCGAGGCTCATCGTGCCCCCTGGTGCTTTCTTCTACTACCCGAACAGGGGGCTAGATAGACCTCCTAGTCGTCCCCGAACAGCTCCTGGATGTGGTTCGGCTCGGGAGCCGCTCCGCTCGTCCGCCAGTAGCCGTGGCGCTCGACTTCCTCCTTGTAGAAGGACACGTCGGGGAGCCGGACGTAGAACTTGAGGTCGCCGTCCTTCTCGTTCTCCTCGGCCCCACAGGCGCAGAGGTGGTGGTCGAGCAGGGCGACCTTCTGCTTGTCGGTCATCTCCTGCCACTCATCCTGGGCCAGGGTGATGACGAACTTCCAGTCGGTCTCGCCCAGGATGCCCAGGAGCGGAGGTGCCTTGGCGGTCTTGCCCGCGATCACGGCGTCCCCGACCTGGGTGGCCTTCTCCTTGAACACCACGGCGATCTCGTCCGCTACCGACGCCAGCCGGGGGTGGAACTTGGAGATCAGATCCTTGACGGTCTTGTGGATGTCCTCGCCTGCCTTGAACTGTGCTCCCATAACTCGCCTCCTACAGCAAGAAAGAAGACCGGAGGGCTGTCTCGCCCCCTCGGTCCCAAATCTCTCCGGGGTCTGAACCCCCCGAGTAAGTCACTTCACGACACTCTAACCCTACCCTCTTGAGCGAGGCCAGTGCCCCCCATCGGCGTTTTCCAGTCGAATCAGTGTATCCGTGGACACCTTTCCGGCCCGCCTCGTCTCGGTCATAGACCATGTGTACCCACCCCTTGCAGAAGCGCCGGAGGAACTCGACGTGCCACCAGGACAGCTTCGCCCGAACCGAGGCCAATACGGCATCCCCTTCGGGCACAACCCACTGCATCGGGCTCAAGTCGAACAACCCCTCGGTGACCCACACGTCACCACCGGCCCAGATGAGGGGCATGGCCGTCCGAAGCCCCAGCCAGAAGGGGTTCCAGGCAGCCTCATCCAGCCTGTAGTCGGTGATCTTCTTGATCCCCGTGTGTCGGCCCTCGAAACCAATGACGCGGCCTCTGGGCGAGTACACGGGGCAGATGAGCCAGCCGTCCAGGGCATCCCCGTAGTCCCCGTATCGCTTCCGAAAGGTCTTGTCGGGGACGGGATTCGAGGTTGGCGTCCAGATGGTGATACCTTCGGACTCGATGAACTCGGGCCGGACACCCCGACCCAGGAGGTAGCCCTCGCCTTCTTCGGTCAGCTCGCATCCTGCGAGAGCGTCATCCAGCCAACTCACTGGCACCATTCCAGGCCACGGCGATGCTCCGACTCGGGTTGTGAGCGACGGCAGCGACCTTCTTGGGGGTGATGTGGTTCAGAAGACCCACGAAGTCCCTGTCCTTGGGGACTACCACGGCACAGTCGTCGGGGATCCACGAGGACGGACGGACAGGGAAGCCCAGGGTGTCCGGCTGGAGCCAGTCAGGCCGTTGATACGGGCCAAGCTCGTTATCTTCCTCCCGCACTCGGGGGGCCAGGATTTCCAGATCGCCCAGGTCGTAGTCTTCGAGGTGCATCGTCGCGGCGATCACGCCGCCCTTGGAAAAGGGCTGGACGTTCCCCCACTCGTCACGTAGGCCCCGGTGGACGACCGAGAGAGTCATGGCCCAGAACAGGTCTCCGGGGGTCGTGATCTCCCGGATTGCGGCTTTCACGATGTCGCCAGGGTGGGGCTCCTCAATCCACATGAGCCCTTCCGATGAGGTGACCAGGTAGGGGACAGTCTCCGGCGATACGTGGAACTCCATGATAAGGGGGACGTTCCCCTTCTTGGCTGCCGCCTTGGAGTGAACTCGGACGACTTGCAGAAGATTGCTCACTGCCACAGCTCCTCATCAGGAATCTGATCGATGGCGTTGTCCACCTCGTTGCAGTCCTCGGTCACATCCGGGCTGTCGAGCACCCAGAGCAATGCCGCTATGTCAGGATACTCCGAAGCCACTGGCCCTCGGGCCTTCGAGTTGACAAGATCGTAGAAGGCCCCCTTGATACGGGCCTTCTCTTGTCGGGCCTCCCAGAGAGGGCATTCACGGGCATTCTCCGGACACCCCTCTACCCGCATGTCGCAGATGGGACGCCCCTTGACATCAGGATGGTTGCAGAATCCGACCTGTCGGCTCGGGTCACCCCCCACGGGCACCATCTTGTTGAACTTGCAGGTGTGGGGCTGCTTGCGGAAGTTGTCCTTCAGGAGCTTCTTCAGGTGCCGGTAGCAGACCTGCTTGAACTTCTGCCGGATGGTGGACTCATCACGCACGCATCAACTCCTGCCAACTCCACTTACTCCCCAGAGCGTCCTGGATGTCAACCGGAAGCTGCTCCCAGCCGATGACCTTGTTGTCGTAGAGATAGACATGGGAAGGCACCTTCAGCAGTCGCTTGACGAACTTGATACCCTTCTCGGTCGGCTTCCACAGCCCCGAATCCTTCTTGTCCTGGGATCGGGTCGCGGGAGCCGTGATGGCGAGCCCCCATTTGGTGATGTAGGAATAGTCCCGCCCCTCACCCTCCGAACGGATGTCGGTGTACTTCACCCAGTCCTGGGTCTCCCCGAAGCGACGAACTAGCCGGATGAGGAAGCGAGCCATGTTGGCGTTGAGCTTCCGGCGATAGACCTTGATGTTCTGGCCACAGCACGGACACTCACCCCCATCACCTTCCAGGCACATCGTCACCTGACGAACGGCATCCTCGTGGGTCAGATCCGACCGAGGGGCGGGGAGGACACCATCCAGGTCACTGTGCGGGTACTCGCTCCGGGGAAAGAGCGCCCCTTCATCCTCATCTTCGTCGTCGTTGAGGCCCAGAAGGTCATCGATGTCCAGGGGCTCTCGGCCTGCGAAGGGGTCTCTGGTGCTCATCGGACAGCCTCGAACCGAGCGGCACCGTTCTTCTTGACGATGCGGTATGCCTGGTCGGCAGCCTCGACCAGCGCCGGGTTGTGGGTCACCAGCAGGATGTCCAGCCCCAGCCGCTCGCACAGGACGGACATGAAACGGCCCATGTTGGCGACGTAGTTGCCGTCGAAAGCCGGAAGAGACTCATCCAGCAGCAGGACAGGTCGGAGTCCACGACGGAGGATGATGATGACCCGGAGCAGGATGGACTGAACAGTCGCCACAGCCCCGCCAAAGGCGTCGTTGCTCATGCCTTCGACTTCGGCCCCGCCGGGATGTGTCTGTGAGGTCACCAGATCCACCGTGACCTTGCCCCGCTGGACATCCACGTTGGCCTTGACCCGAAGATCCTGGTCATCGAACACGGTCTGTAGCCCCTCGGTCTGGAGCTTCTCGACTGCCTCAACCCCGACCGTGACCTCCTGGTCGATGAGTTGCCGGAGCAGCCCGGCCACGAGGTCGAGCAGTGCCTCTTCGTTCTCCAGGGTGCGGATGTCACTCTCGACGGTATTCAGCCGCGAGGCGACTCCATCTCGGAGACCGATGGCCCGGTCGAGCTTCGACCGCAGCTCGGTCGCTGTAGGGAGGGAAGGCATCCCGTCACCGGAGCCACGCCGCAACGGTCAGGTACTCGTCGCCGCCCTTGCCTTCCTCGTCCGCGAACAGGACATCCACGAACCGCAGGTAGCCACCCTTCTTGCGACGGCTGACGCCGAACTTGATGGTGTCCGACTTCACGAAGTCGAGGATCTTGGTCAGGTTCGGGTAGGCCAGGGTGAAACCCTCATCCGGGAGAGGGTCAGCGTCGGGCTCGGAGCCCGACTCCACACAGGTCACCTTCTGCTCCGCCGTCCCACCCGTGGCGGTCTGCATCGAGAGGATGACAGGCCGCTCCGTGTCGTCCGGGTCGCCGGGTCGGGTGAAGCGGAGGCGGTCATCCTCTCGCTGGGCACCCGACTCCAGGAAGGGGATGGCGTTCCGAAGCTCCTCGGTGTCGAGCACCCACCAGTGCGGATCCTTGTCCGGAGGGCGGTTGAAGACCGGGAAGTTGGCATCGAACCGGCTCTCCTCGAACACGGCCCCGTCCGACCGGCGGAGGAACAGGCACTTGTCGTGCTCCAGCACTTCCACGTCGTCCTTGATCGTGGCCAGGAAGCTCAGGATGGCCCCCGCATCCTTGGAGTGGACGCGCATCGAGGAGTCCTTGAGAGCCGCCACCGACACCAGGGTCGCCGTCCGCTTGTTCGTGCTGGCGAGCACCCCCTCCTTGACCTCGCAGACGCACAGCTCCGGCTGACGGCTCTCGTCCGCCGACGCGAAGTTGCGGGAGTAGTCGATGGCCCGGTGCAGCCGCTCGGCGGGCATCAGGGCGATGATCTTGGCATCCCCCAGCGCCTTGTCCCAGAACGGGAACTTGCTCGGGTCGAGCGACTGGAACTTCTGCGTGCCCTTGCCAGGGCAGACCGCCTCGACCACGGCCCCGTCGAACTCGAAGGTCAGGGCAGCGTCCGGCAGCTTGCTGAGCCACTTCTTGAGCCGCCAGCCCTCGATGGTGAAGGCGTCGAAGTCCGACTCATCCACTGTCGCTGTCACCGGGCACAGGGCCGAGATGCGGGTCGAGTAGGTCATCACCTGGATCTTCTCGCGGTCGGCGGGATCACGCCGGAACAGGAAGTGAACCGACAGATCGCTGCCCGTCCCTGCCAGGCATGAGGCCACCACGTCCAGCGCGTTCTCCAAATCCTGCTTCGCCACCTGAATCTTCATGCTTCCTCCAGAAACGGGCGCACCTCACCCTCAGCGGTCTCGATGCGCTGCGTCAAATCCTTCACTTCCTGGTCGAACCTATCTTCGAGCTTCTCGATGGCCCCGTCGAGCTTCTCGGGGGCCACCTTGCGCTTCTTGCATTCGGCCTCGATGCTCTCCACGTCCTCGCGGGCAGCCGTCAGACGCCCCTTGACGTTGCTCACGCTTTCCTTGGCGTCATCCCGGCGTCCCAGCAGGGCATCGAGCATCGCACGCTTCTCATCGGCCATTTCAACCTCCGCAGCTAGTCCTACTACCCCTTGTCTCCGGAAGTTGACCCCCCATCGAAACTGAGAAGCTGGAATCCCTCCACACCGTCGAGCATCTCATCGGTGTTCCGGGGCTTGCGGCGATTCTTGGACTTCTGGGCCTGGCGGTCGGGGCAGACGCTCTCGTAGTCACAGAACCGGCAGGTCTTCCAGTGGGGCTTGGCGTCGAACTTCTCCTTGTCCATCGCCTTGCGGACATCCACGGCCCGCTGGGCGAGCCCCTTGACATCCTCCTTGGAACACTCGACCCACTCGATCCCCTCCTCCTTGACCTCGTTGCCCTCGTCGTCCAGCACGGGCTTTCCATCTACATCGAGGACCGTCGCGCCGTAGGGGTAACGGTAGTAGCAGAAGCCCAGACGGTCAGGCATCTGCTTGTAGCACAGGTAGAAACAGAGGGCGTACCAGCGCAACTGGTCGGGGTCGGTGTAGGTCATCAACCCACCCTTGCCGTCCTTGTAACGCCGGGAGTTCTTGCCGTCGATGATGGTGACCCCGGTGTCCTCGCGCTTGACGATGAGGTCAGCACGACCACCGATGGGCGTGTACTTGTTGGCGTAGGCCACCATGTCCTGCTCGGCCTTCGAGTAGGGGCCGATGAGCCGATGGGCCTTCATGGTCTTCATGTAGCCCAACACCCCGGCCTTGATGACCTCCAGCATCTCTTCCCTGGGAGGGGCCTGTCGCCAGTCGATGTAGTTCCGGGCCGCTTCGAGCTTGAAGTTCTGCTCGCACATCTCCAGCAGCCGCTCGATGAGCTGATCCTTGGACAGGAGCTTCCACAGCTCGTCGTTGTAGAACCGCTCGATGACCCACTGGATGACGACGCCCATCAGGGCGTGATGCCAGGACTTCTGGAAGGGCTTGGGCTTCTTCCTGCCCGGCCCACCACCGACATCGATGGCTCCCCACCCCTTCGACCAGAGGAAATTCTGCGGGCAATCTTCATACTTGGCGAGGCTTGACCAGTAGAGCGTGAATTCCCGTGCCATACCACTCCTACCCTTTCTCCGAGGTATCTTATCCTACCCCGAAGCGGGCGGAGTCAAACAGGATTTTCCACGGCCCAGATGAGGTTCTGACACAGCTCGTCCAGCTTGGCGAAGTCAGGTGTCCGGGGAAGAGAGGACTTCCGCCACACCTCGATGAGATCCTTGTCCTGCTCCTCGGCCCAGGAGTCGAGGTAGTCGAAGGCCCACTCGCCGTTGAGCACGCCCCTCAGCTTGGGCGCGTCGTGTACCCTCTTGACGATGACGTCACCCGTGGTGCCTATCTCCCGGCACATAGTCATGAGCCGGACAAGGTGCATCCCGTGCTTGGTGTCGTACCCGAACTTCTTCTCCAAGGCGGCACGGGCCGGGTTCCGGTGCTTCTTCCAGTTCTGGTAGTGCTCCCAGTCCAGCACGGCCTGCCGCCACTGCTTCTCCCTGGTGAGCATCTCCAGGAAGTTCTCCTCGTAGCCCAGGAGGCGTCCGGCGGCGGCGAACTGCTCGTCGTCCGCGATCTCCAACTCGGTCAGACGACGGTACATCTGCTCCTTGACGTAGATCTTCTCGGCGTCGTCCATCTGGCCGAAGTCGATCTCCCAGGAGTCGATCTGCTTCTGGATGCGGCTCATCGCAGCGTTGAGCTGATCCTTGGAGATGGCCACCATGTCCGAGAGGCCGAACTCCGACCGCAGCGGCCTGTGGGTCGGCGGGTCAAGCAGCCAGCGGCGGTGCCGCTTGATGCGCTTGATCTGCGACATCGCATAGCCCCGGAAGCTGGCGCTGGCCTTCTTCGAGAGGAAGTCCTGCCGGGCGTTCCGAAGGATCTGGCCGACGTGGTTGCAAACCACGAGGTCATCGCCGTGGGCGAACAGCACATCGAGGATGTTCGGGTTGCAGGCTGCCGCCATCTGAACGAACTTGATCACGTTGAAGATGGTGCAATCGATGGGCTGCTTGACCTCCAGTTGGTCGAACTTGTGCAGGAAGCCCATCCGATACTGATGGGGCGGCACGCAGACGCCCTTGTAGTCGTAGTCCGAGTCGGGCCGATTCGTCCCGTAGGCCCGGCTGCCCGTGACCGCGACCAGAATCAGGCGGTCCTTCTCGCCCATCCACCTCATGTGGGAGCGGGACTTGTCGCTCAAGAGAGACGCAATGTTGAACAGGGTGTGGAGGTTGCCCTCGGCCTCCGGCCCCTTGACGATTCCATCCATCAGATCACCTCGTAATCCTCCAGGGCCATCGGCCCTTCGAGCTTGAACGTGCCCTTCTGCTTCCCGTTGGGATCCCACCCCTGCGTCAGGGCGGAGAGAATGAGCTTCTTCGCGTCCTTGGGCGTCACCGCCGCCTTCAGATCCTCGTCGGGCATCTCCGGCCCACGGTCATGCACCATGAGCTTAGCCTGCAAGGTCGCCCCGTGATCCTTGATGTCCTCGTGGGCCAGGAACCAGACCACATCGGGAGCCGCTCCTGGAAGGGTCTTGTGGTGGTTCCCCAGCGCCCAGCGGAAAGCTCTGTCCTCGATCTCGATGCGCCTCGACTTCTTTCTCGGTAGTGTCATGCGTCACCTCTTGCCTAGACTACTCTCTCGAAAGGTCTGATGAGCTACTGTTTCCCCAGGTACTCCGGCGGAACATGATCGGTGAGCCAGACCCCATTGTCGCTCACGAAGAACTCGAAACCATCCCTGAACATCCGCCCAGCCTGAACCTTGAACATGATGGGGCGGCCCCCGCGTCGCAGACCCACCGTATGGGCGGTCTGTGGGTCCGGGGAGAGATGGACGTGGTGGCGCTCCATCTTCTTCAATCCCTCCCGCTCAATGGCCTCCCTCACCTTCGGGTAGCTCCCGTGGTAGAGATACTCGGGCGGCTCGGAGGGCTGGTATCCCAGGTTGACCTTGACGGAGTGGCCCTGGCTGGCCCGGATACGCTTGCCATCCTCGGACATGGCGAACCGCTTCTTGTTGTTCTCGGCCACCGCTTGCAGGATGAGTTGCCGGGTCATCCAGTTCGGAGACTTCTCGACCAGCGTGTTGAAGTCCGTCCAGCCCTGGTCATCGAGGGTGATGCCGATCTTCTCGGGCTTGTGTCGGAGCACCAGGCTCATGAACTTGCTGGCCCTGACGACCGGGTTCTGGCTTCTCTTGCCAGCCATCTTTCTATCTCCCGTGGGTGGCTGCCAGCACATCAGGATTCGTGGAACTCGTGGCACTTCCCGCAGTACTTGTGGCGAACATCGTTGGGGTTGTAGGAAGTCATCCCGCACTTGAGGCACTTGATGGCCATATCCCCATGAGCACCCTCGACCGGGATGATCTTGTAGGTCTTGCGGGTCTTCTCCGCCGGGGGCTCGGCCTTGGGAGGAGGAGCCGCCCTCCGCGTCGGCAGCGGCGCTCTCCGGCCACTCCTGCTACGTCTGCCGCCTCTGCAACAACCCATCAGTGCCACGTCACATTCTCGGGAATCTCATCGTCATCGTCACCGAAGATGCGATCCCAGCCGTCCCGATACGCCCTGGACGCTACGCGGGCAGGCCCCTTGTGACCTGTCCCCTCCTGGACCACCTCGACATCGTAGAGCGGACTGCCCTCACGCCTCTTGACGTTGATGATCTCCTTGCCGTCCATCTCTTCCTCGGTCATCGAGTCGGTGTTCTTGACCCTTCCGACCTCGATAGACCGCTGACCTTCCTCGTTCTGGCGAAGGCGCATGATCTGGGCTTCATCCTTGTCCTCACCGAGGATGATGGCCTGGTCGATCTTCTTGGCCTTCTTCTCGCTCACGACCTCGCCTCCGTGGAGGATTCTACCACACCTATAGCCCCATGACCTTGGATACGAACTTCTTCACGACCTCCACCACCTCGACAGCCGACCGATCTCCCCGGTCATAGGCATCGAAAGCCTCCCTGGAATAGGGGTCAGCCGCTCGGGCGTAGTCGAGGTAGTCCCGTTTCTTCTCCGCAGAGAGGTTCCCGCCCCAGGCTCGGACGAATGGCCCGAGATACCACTCACGGTGAGGACGGTCACCTGGCCTGCACTCTCCCTCTGCCATGTCAGGCTCCGAAGAACTCGTGCGCCCAGGCGAACTGGAATCCACACCGCTCCGCGAAGGTCTTGTCCTTGGTCATGTCGCCCACGAAAATGGTCTGGCTCGGGTCGAGCTTGTATTTCTCGATGAACCACACGCCCATGCCGGGGCACGGCTTCGGCCAGTACGACTGCGGGACGCCGCCCCGCTCGGTCGAGTAGATGTAGTCGATGTCCACGCCCAGGAGCCGGTTGGTCTCATCGAACGCCTCGATGGCCCCCTGCTCGGGCACGTACTTCTTGTCACCCGGCTTCTTGGCGATGCCAGACTGGTTGCTGGCCCCACACAGGATGAAGCCCTCGCGCTGCTTGGCCTGGAGCAGATCCCGGCGACCATCCATGATCTGCACCTCGACGGCGCAGGTCGGAGAGGGGTTGTCCGGGTTACTCGACGTGCGGAGGGTGCCGTCGTAGTCGAGGATGATGGCCCGGTTGGTGTAATCGTCTGGCAGGGTGATCTCGACCGGGACAGTCTCGATGGCCGTGAACCCCTCGGACTGCTCGGGCATCACCAGTCGCTTGAACCAGGCGAACTGGGCCACGGGCGGGAACATGTTGGGGTCATCCTTGTGAGCCTTGTAGTCCTCCTTGCGGAACAGCTTGCCGTAGCGCCGGATCTGACGCAGAGCGGCGAGGAACTGGCACTGTTCCTTGGTGGCGTCCAGCCACACGAGCCGGACGGGGAGCCCCAGCTCCTGACCCACAGCCAGGAGCGTCTCTCGGGCCTCCACGGTGCCGTAGGTGTTGTCCAGGACGAACAACCGCTTGCCCTGTGCGTGCAGCTCGCGGACTCGCTGGTAGACCTGGCCTCCATCCTTGAGGGAGCCTCCCAGCTCGTCCCGGTTCACCCGGATGTAGCCCACCTTCTCGAAGCGTGCGGTCTCCCGTGTCTTGCCCGAAGCCATCGGGCCACCCACGGCCACAATTTCACCGCTCATGCGATACCTCCTACCTAGACTACTCTCTCGGAGAGCGAGATAAGCCTAGTCCAGCAAGTCCATGATGTCGGTAGGTTCAAAATCATGGAGGGGTCTGTCCCCAGCAGCTTCCAGACGTTTCCGAGCCACATCGCAGTAGCCAGGCTCCTTCTCAATCAGGACATATCCCCGTCCCATCTGCTGGGCCACGACCCCCACAGTGCCGCTTCCGGCGAAGGGGTCGAGAACCACATCCTCGGGGTCTGTGTACACTTCAAGAACCCGCTGGACAAGAGACTCGGGGAAGGCTGCGGGGTGTTCCACCGCCATGTGCTTCTCACCGACCGTGCTCCACACGGCCCGCTGGCTCAACTGGCGGTTCCTGATCTTCTGCTCCTTGGGCGCACCCTCGATCTTGCGGAAGGTGTAGAGGTGCTCGAACTCGGGGACAGGGCGAGGGGCAGAGATGGCGTGCTTGCCCCCGGTGATCTTGGAGAAGTCCTTGTGCCAGACCCGCTGGGCCTGGAGGACAAGTCCGTTGGCGAGGCCCTGCGACCAGTAGATCCAGCCCATCGGCATCTCGCACGGGGCCTCTGTCCCCAGAATCTCTCGGGCCGGGATGATGTCTCCGAAGTTGAACACGGCGTAGCCACCACGCTTGAGGACGCGCCGACACTCCCTGAAGGTCTCGTTGAGCAGTTGCAGCAGGACGCCGATTCGGATGTCCGGCTCGTAGTCCTTTCCAACCGCATAGGGCGGTGACGTGAACACGAGAGCCACTGATTCGGAGGGGATCTTGGGCAGCACGTCTTCACTACGACCACAGATCAGAGTGTTCTTCACGGGATCGGAACTCCTACGGACAAGAGCCAGGACAGGTCGAGAGTCCACTCATGGACGCTGCGCTCGTTCCAGATCCGGGCCGCATCGCGGACATGCTCCCGCGCCTGGCGCTCCGTCCAGCCGTTGACCTCCATCATGTGAGCGATGGCCTCGTCCGCGAACCCCTGGGTCTGGGTGAACCCGAAGTGCTTGACCCCGTGGCAGGCCGGACAGAGCGCGATGAGCCGGACGAGTTTCTGGACGTGAGTCTTCTCATCGTAGTCCCAGATCTCGTGACACTCGACTGGATGCTTCGGCCCCTTCCCACCACAGATCTCGCAGTGGTATCCGGCTGCCGCGTAGGTCATCTTGCGGAGCTTGTCCCAGTCCTTCCTCGGGAGGTCAGAGCGCAGGTTCTTCCCCCACGCCGTCGAGGGAACCAGTTCGACAGTCAGAGTCTCGGTCGGAGACGTGTCGTTGAGGTCGAACTCCTGAAAGCCGTCAGCCATCTCCAAACCTCTCCCGAAGGCGCTTCCGGACGGCGGGGGGCACCATCCGATCCACCACCTCGCGCCAGCCGTTCGGGCCGATGAGTCCCTTGACCAGACTGGACGACACCTCGCAGTATTCACGGGGCGGAATGAGATACACGCTCTCGACTTCGGGGTCGATGTCCTCGTTGACGTGCCTCATCATCTTCTCGAAGGCCAGATCCTCGGCTGACCGGACACCCCGAACCAGATGCGTAGCCCCTACCTTGGATGCGTAGCGGACGAGGTAGTCGCCTCCGAATCCGGCAACCTCGACCTTCTTGCCCTCGGGCCAGATGATGACCTTCTCCAGCAGCATGTCCACAGTCTCTTGGAGCATGTCCATGCGCTCCTCCAGACTGAACATCGGTGTCTTGTCCGGGTTGACCCCGACCGCGATCACCAGATCATCGAAGAGGGTGATCGCCTGTTGCATGACCCAGACGTGGCCCACGGTGGGAGGGTCGAAACTGCCTGCGTAGATGGCTTTCATGAGACCTCCGCCCTAGACTACTCTGCCGAGATCGGGGATAAGCCTATGCCCCCGCCTTCTCCAGGTAGAGGATAGCCCGCTCTCGCACCTCGTCCTCGATCCCGTCCATCCCCTCAATGGTCTCCCGAAGTGACACGTCATCCTGTCGGGTGAGCACATCTCGGAGCCCCTCCACGAAGGTCTCGATGTTCATCTGTCGAGCCTCAGCCCGGACGCGACCCTCGATGTCGAATACCTCCTTGGCAGGCTGCACCCGCAAGGGCTTCTCCTCGATGCTGAAGACCTCCTTGCCTGGGCCGAAACGGAGGATCGCACAGGATGGCGTCCGTTTCAGGTCATCCTCGACCAGCGCCCCGCGAGCCAGGCTGCCGATGTTGACCACCCACTTACCGTGGGCGATCTCGGTGACCCCCTGGTTCTTGTGCCAGTGTCCGAAGCACCACACGTCCGGGTCGAGGTTGGCCAGGTCAGAGTAATTCAGCACATCCTCGGCCCCGAAGAATTCGCCCCCCTCCTCGCTGGCCAGACAGTGAGCCACCACGACCAGATGATCCTCGTCGCCCTTGGTGATAGCGTTGAAGCGGTTCACGTCATACTGGGTGCCGTGATAGGGAATGCCCACCACCCGGACGCGGAGCTTGGGCTTGGTCGTCCCGTCCACCTTCACCGCGTCCGGCCAGATCGTGAAACGGGCCTCGTGCTCATCGAACAAAGGCACGAACGTCCGGGTCTTGAACAGCACCCCCAGAGGGCTCTCTTCCAGGTATTCCAGGCTCCCGTACTTCACGTCATGGTTGCCCACGGTAGCATGGACTGTCACGCTCTGGTGGACTTCTGCGACCCGCTGGATGAGCTTGTGGCTGTTCCTGACCGGGCTCTTGATGTGAAAGAGGTCGCCGCCGTCGAGAATGGCCTCGGCATTCTCGTCCAGGGCGATCTCCACCGTCTGGGACAGCTTGTCCAGAATCGTAGCGGCCCAGTCGTCTGTCCGCGACTGGGGTGGTTGGTCAGCCAGGTGGGCATCGGAGCGCCAGATCAGGGTGATGGTGTCGTCAGTGCTCATGGTCATCCCCCAGCACCGAACCGCAGACCGGGCATTCCCCAAGCTCCTCCAGAAGCTCGGCCACAGCCTTCTCGGCACTATCCAGACTTGCCTGTTCCGCAACCAGCTTCTCTTCCAGGGTGGCAACCCTCTTGGTGGCCGCAGCGTGCCGGGCCTTGAGGTCTTGCAGCACACCCAGGGCGTCGAGGAACCGGGTTGCCGGGGTGAAGTCGATGTCCACCTCGATGTTCTCGACCCCAGCGAGGGACTCGACCCGCTCCACCGCGTCTGTGTAGCGGGTCTGCAACTCCCGCAGGTCGTCGGATTCATCGAGGATGGCCTGGAGAGAGTCGAAGTCCTGGTCACCCGGCACTTCGACATCCTCGATGCCTTCCAGGGCTTCCACCGCCGCTGTGGCGGAGTTCTTCCTGTCCCGCAGGTCAGAGAGCCCGAGAATGGCCTTTTCGACCACAGCGGCCTTCTGAAGCCCCTGCTCGATGCTCTGGACTTCACCCTCCAGGTCGTCCAGGCCGTCGAACCGCCCAAGCTCCTCTTGGAGCGTCTGCCTGTCAGACATCCGCACCTTGAGTGTCGAACCAGCCGAACGCCGGTCAGACTCGGACAGCTTGAGCGCCTGATTGAGCTGAGTCACCCGCTCCACGTCGGCCACAGCCTCGGCCAGCACACTTCCGGGCTGGTCGAGCAGGAAGATCTGGCCGGTGAACTGGGGGGCGAACTGGGGCCAGATCTCCCGACCCCCGGCCTGGATGGGTCGGATGCCCAGGTCACGCACCTCGTCGGGAACATGCTGACCCGGATGGATGGGCGACCCATCGTTGATCACGTAGGTCGGCTTGGCCTTCTTCGCCTTGCCCTTCGACCATTCCAGCTTGCCGTCCGGGAACTGGACTTCGACGGTGGCCTTGGGCTTCTTGTGCCGGACGAACCCGGTGCCACGGGTGTTCTGGAAGGCTCCCCGAATGGCCCGCATCAGGGCGGACTTGCCCGAGTTGTTCGGGCCGGTGATGACTGTGAAGCCATTCACCTCGATGGACGCATCTGCGATGCTTTGGAAGTTCTGGACGCGGACCTTGAACATCGGTCACCCGCCTTTCAGAGCTACTACTCCTCGACGGTCTCTTCCGAGTCCCCCTTGGAGGACTGGTTGCCCGTGAGGATGGCGTCGATGTCCGCGAAGTCGTCCTCCTCCGGCTGCGGGATGTTCTCGACCTTCCCGGAGGACATCGCCACCATGACGGCCTTGTACAGCTCAGGCCACGCCCCCTCAACCTGGGCGATCTCCTCCTTGAACTTGGACATGCCCTGACCACGGATCTCGGTGCCGTCCTTGCGCTCCCAGGTGAGCCACGCGCCGCCCTTCTTCACGACCCCGTGGGACGAGGCCGTCTCGATGACGGAGCGGATGTCGTCAATCCCCTCCCCGAACCGGATGTAGAGATCATCTTCGAGGCCCTGGCTGCCCGCGACCTTGCACTTGTCGATCTTGAGCCGAACCACCGCGCCAGAAGCGGCATCGACCTTCTGGTGCTTGCGGGGATCGTAGGCCTTCTCCTTCAAGGACTTGACCCGCTTGAGCCGCAGACGCAGGGCGGAGTAGAACTTCCAGGCGTTGCCGCCCGCTGTGGTGGTCTTGTCCCCGTAGCCCGACATGTTGATCTTGTCCCGAAGCTGGCTGACACCGATCACGCAGGAGCCAGTCCGGGTGATCACGGTCTGAAGCTGCGGGAGGAACTGCGACCAGATCCGGGCGACGTTGCCCAATCCACCACCGCCACCGCCCGTGTCGCCCTTGTCGTCAAGCTCCTGGGACATCACGGCCTCGGGAATACCGGCGCTCACCGAGTCCACGATGATGAGGGTGACCCCGGCCTTGGCCATCGCCCACAGAACCTTGATGCCCTTCTCCAGGCTGTCGGGCTGGACGAGCATGAACTTCTTGGGATCCTGCACCGGGACACCGATGGTCGTCGCGTAGGCCAGGTCGATGGCGTGCTCCCAGTCGATGAAGCACACGGTGCCGCCCTTGGCGATGGTCGTGGCGGAGGCGGTCAGGGCCAGGGTGGTCTTGCCTGCCGACTCCATGCCGTAGAGATTGACGATGCGACCACGGGGGAGGCCGGGACACGGCATCACACCGAAGCGATTGGTGCGACCCCCGATGAGGAAGTCGGCCACGATAGACCCCGTGGGGAGGTGAGGGATGGACTTCTTGAGCCGCCCCTCGTTGACCTCCACGAAGGAGTCATCCTTGAGCACACTCGACACGATCTTCTTGCCCGCCAGCAGCGGGTTCGGAGACCCCTGCTTCTCATCCTTGTCCTTCTTGGTGGACTTCTTCGCCTTCGCCTTCGCCATCGTCTTCCTCCTGCGACCATAGGAAAAATCGTTCATCCTCCCGGTAGAGGATACCTTTCAAAGCTGTCTCGCCAGCCCGCTTGCCCCGAGAGTACTTGTGGATCTCGGTGAACTGCTTCTTCTCCAAGGGTGTCAGGTCACTGACCCCTATTACCCCATCATGGAGCAACCAGAACCTAGCTGCCGACCTGGCGACCCAGTAGGCGTCTGCCTCGTTGTGGTTCCAGCGGCCCTTGCCGCCCGTGTCGGCCTTGGCAGCCTCCACCATGTCGGGCTTGTTCATCTTCCAGCCCTTCGGTCGCTCAAGGAACCGATGGGCGTGGGCCTTGATCTGGCCGGGCGAGAAGAACACCACGTCCACCTTCTCCATCCGGAGAGCCTCACAGGTGAACAGGAAGAGACCATACATGCCCTCTGACCAGAGATCGTTGAACACGGGATACTCGACCCCGAGCTTCTTCACGTCGAGTGACTGGACGAGGGCTTGGACGTGAGATCGCATCTCGACGTAGCGGTCAACGAAGAGGGTCTTGGCCGAAGTCTGGAATCGACCGCGCTCAAGACAACGGCCAGGCCCTGCACCATCGGTATCGTGCAGAGCCCAGCCGAAGTTCGTCAATGAGGGGTCAAATCCGAGGACGCGCATCGGCCCCCTCCGGGCCGAAGGCTAGTCGAGAAGGTCGTCCACCAGGTCATCGATCTCGCCCGTGGTGGCCGTGGACGGGGCCGTCGCACCGCCGCCACCCGCCGTCGCTCCGGTGCCGCCCGCGAGCTTGTCCTTGACCTGCTCGATGGTCATCTCGCGGCCCACCTCGCCCTGGATGCTGCTGACGACCTGCTTGGCGGCGTCGATCATCTTGGTGACCAGCTCCTTGGCCTTGTCGCTCTCCATCAGCTTCCGCAGGAGGTTCTCCTTGCACGGGGAGAAGGTGAGCTTCTGGAACTTCGCCTCGGTGCAGGTGATCGTGATGTCGTGCATCCCGAAGTTGAACTCCTTGTGGATCTGCTGGAGCGACTTGTACTTGTCCGCCGAGAAGACCCAGGGCATCACCTCGGCCTCACCGCCCATGAGCCGGGACTTGTCCACGTCGCCCATCTTGTCGGTGGGCCACATGATGACCGCCGTGGCCACGCGGGTCTTGGGCGGGCTGCCCGCGAGCTTGGTGTACTCCGGCCCCTTGTTGACGACGTACCCGACGCCCTGGATGTAGTGGATGGGAGCACCGACGAACTTGGGAGCCACGGGGTTGTCCGCGTCACCCATCTCGGGCTTGTCCGCGTCGAGGCCCTCCCACCAGACGAAGGACACCCGGTAGGTCTTGCCCTCCTCGAACTTGGCACGCTTGCCCTTGTTGCCGATGTTCTCGTCGTTCTGACCGAAACTGAACTCCTGGAAACCGCTCATGGCTCTCGCCTCCTTTTGGGACGGAACTAGGTCATCTTGGACAGGTTCCGTCAGTCTGTATCTACTACACCCAGCCTCAGAAAATGAACCCCCCAATCAGTCCATTTTCTCGAATGAGGACAGTATTTCATCCACCGCCGACTCGTCCAGGTCAGGTTTGTCGCCTTCGGGAACGATGTCATCTTCGAGGAAACTGTCGATTTCCTCGGTGGTTGCGGTGGAAGGAAGCTCCTTGTCCAGGTCTGCGGACTCGGGCTCCTCGGGGGTCTCTTCTTCCTCGGCTTCCTCGGGCTGCTCCATCGGCTCGGGGTCTTCCCAATCTCCCGACTGCTGGGCCACATGGATCTCGCCGTCCACTCCTTGGAGGATGTCGTCCACGTCCTTCAACTCGGCAGCCGCACCCGTGGGCTTGATGTCCGGGGCGTCCGGGGCTCTCGACCCCCAGCGGTTCCCCAGCCCGATCTCTTCCTGGCAGAGCTTGAGCTGATCGCGGAGGCGTCCCTGGGTGTCCTTGAGGTCGGTGCGCTTGGCCTTGACCACTGTGAGGGCCGATTCCAGAGACATCTGCACCTGCTCCAGCCGGTTCGCCTCCTGCACCTCGTTCTTCAGCTTGCCGCTGGCAATGGCCTCGCGGTCGGACACACTACGCCCCGCCCTCGTCTCCGGGTCGCTGGCGAAGAGATCCTTCTTCGCCAGATCGAGTTCGGTGTTGGCCACGAGCAGGCGACGCCGGACAGCGTGAAGCCGCTGGGACACGTCGAGGAAGATACGCTCACAGCGGTCGAGCATCTTCCTGGCTTCGGCCACCTTGTTGTTGAGCCGCTTGGGGCCATAGACGAGAGGGTCGGAGTCCAATTCGACGGACAGATCCCGAAGCTCCTCGTAGATGGCGTCCGCCTCGGCCTGCGAAAAGGTCAGGACTGGTGTGGTCATCAGCTCTCCCCGTTACCGTTCCCGTTGCGGAGCACCTCGACCATGAGCTTGGTGTAGTTGCCCTTGATGGCCCGCCGGGCGTTGTCGAGCTGGTCGGAGGACAGGTTCGCACCCGCCGTCGCGTGCTCGTGCGCCGCCAGGTCAGCCTGCATCCCGACCACCAGAGCCGCGATGCGCCCCTCCTTGAGCGTCATGCCACCCTTCTGGGCCAGGGCCACATCACCATCCTGGGCCGAGTTCAGGTCAGCCCCGCCGCCCGCGTCGTCCTGAATCGTGTCCCAGGCGGCGCTGAATCCGACGTAGTGATCGCCACCACGGCCCTTGACCGACCGGGTGCAGACGACCTTGGTGATGCGGACACCCTTCTTCACCTTGTCCAAGGTCTCCGTCAGGGCCTTCTTCTCATCGTCCGTCAGCTTGCTCATCTTTCCAGCCTCCAATCAGGCGGTAGTTCACCACTTACTACCCCTCCCGATTGGAGATGACCCCCCTATTTTTAGGCGGCATCGGGAACAATACGCTCCTTGAACAGCGTGTTTCTCTGGTCTTCCCGGTCGTTGGCGACGGCACGGGCCAGCGCAGAGTGAGTTCCGACCAGGATGACCTTCTGCTTGGCCCGAGTCACCGCCGTGTAGAGCAGGTTGCGCTGAAGCTGGTGGCTGAAGCTGTCCACGATGGGCATCACGATCACGTCGTATTCAAGCCCCTGCGCCTTGTGAACCGTACAGGTGTAGGCCAACCTCACCAGCCGGGGCACATCCTTGAACGGAACCCGGACGAACAGCGGAGGATCACCGAAGATCTTCAGTTCAACCTCCTTGGCCTTCCGGTCAATTCGGGACACCTTGCCCACATCACCGTTGTACACGCCCAGCCGGTAGTTGTTCTTGACGACCATGATACGGTCATCCTCCCGCATCATGTCCTGGCCGATACGGGCCTCGGCCAGCCCACTGCGCTGCGGGTTGAGCAACTCCCGAAGGGCCACGTTGAGGCTCGTCACACCCACCGTCCCCGCATGGCGAGGGGACAAGATCTGGAAATTCCTTCGCTTGTCGTAGAGCTTCTCGGCCAACTGCATGATGACCTGTTGAACCTTCTCTTCAGACCCCACCTGGACAAGCGAGAAGTCCGAGGGCGGCTGGCACTCGGGAACCTTGCCGTGGTAGATGTCGTGGGCCGCGAACACGATGTCGCTGGTGTCCTTCTGCCGGAAGATCTCGGTGAGGTTGACCACCGGGAAGTTGCCCGAGTTGATGAGATCCCGCAGCACGTTCCCCGGCCCGACCGAAGGAAGCTGGGCCGCATCCCCGACGATGACCATCCGACACTGGGGCGAAGTGCAGGTCAACAGCCTGAAGATGAGATGCTGGTCGAGCATCGAAGCCTCATCGACCACCACGACCTGGGCCGGATGCGGGTTGTCCGGGTCATAGCCCCACAGACTATCGGCCTCGCCCCCCTTGAGGTCACGTTCCGAGTCACCCACAATGCCCGCGTAGGTGGACTCCCGCTTCTCATCGCTCTTGCCCTTGGCCGAGAACGCCCGGTGGATGGTGTAGGCGTGGGCTCCCGTGAGCTTGGCCAGGTTCTTGGCTGCGATGCCCGTGGGGGCACAGAGAAGGAACGTGACCCCGGCCTCCTGAAGGATGTTCACCACGGCCCGCAAGCTGGTGGTCTTCCCCGTTCCAGGCAGGCCCGTCAAAACGCTGACGGGCTGCGTGAGAGCGTTCAAGACGCCCTCTTTCTGGGTGTCCGACAGCTTGAGGTGCTGGGCTTCACCCCACTCCTGAATGGCTGTCTCGACCACCTTGTCGAGCCGGGGACGCTTGAGCTTGGACTTCTTCTCGGTCTTGGGGCCAACCGACCCGAGCTGGCTGATATAGGGCTTCTTGTCGAGACCCCCACGCCGGAACCCCGCCGCCTTCTGCCGGTCGAGAAGAAGAGAAGCCGCCTCCTGCTCCATCTTCCAGTAGGAAGGCTCATAGATGGCGAGGGTGCCCTGCTTGGTGTCCCGGTCGAGGATGATATCCTCCGTCTTGTGCAACTCGGTCAGAGCCGTGGCGACATCCTTCTTGTCCACATCCGGAATGAGTGACTGAATCTCACCGAACATCTGTCCAGTAGTCATGTAGAGATGTCCGAAGTTCCGCTGGTTCTTGCACGAGTAGAGGACAGCCCCACGGATACGGTCGGGCACGTTCACGTCCAGCCCGAGCTTCATCGCCACCGCGTCGGCCTGGTGAAAGGAGATCCCGTCCACCCGTACCAGCGCCCACGGGTTGCTGCTCAAGACGTGTTCGGCATCATCCCCGAACACCGTCCAGACCTCGCGGACCTTTCCGGTCGGGAGGCCCAGGTCGTTGAGGAAGTCCAGGGTCTTGAAGTACGCCTGGACGGTCTCCCACCGCTGGACGATGTACATGGCGGTGAAGGAGTTGACTCCGGGCACTTCTTCGAGCTTCGCCTTGTCGGCCAACACCTTGAGGAACTCGTCATCCCCGAAGTGACCCCGGATCTGAAGCAAGACCCGTGAGCCGACCCCGTGAGAGACCAGCACCTTCTCGGCGTTGTCAGGATCCCACCCTCCCTTGAACACCGGAGCCTTGGTGATGGCAAGCTGCTTGCCATACTTGGAGTGGTTCTTCCACTCGGCCTCGAACCCGAACCAGGTGCCGACCTTGATGACCAGACCCTGAACATGCCCCCGCACGGTAACCTGCTGCTTCTGGAACACCAAGGCTTCCGCCTCGTCCGAGTCGAGAAGCACCTTCAAGATGTAGAAGCCCTGTGCAGGCTCCTCAAAAAGGACAGCATTCACTCGTCCAGAGAAGTACATCAATCGCCCTTCATATCCCGCAGAAAGTCCCGCAATCCTGTGATCATCTCTCTCATCTGCGAGGCCCGGCCCCCCAGGGTTTCCAAGTCGTCGGTGTTGAGCATCCCCCGCAAAGCATCTCGGTCGAACTTCGTCACGGCAGCCAGTCGAGACCGATGCCCCAACAGCATCGCCAGGTCAACATTCTGACCCTCAACCTCCCATCCCTGATCCGTCTGCTTGAGGGTTCCCTCGGCAGAGAAGTTGAACAGGAACGCCTGATCTTCGTGATGACCCGCCGGACACTTCCCGGCGGACTCCCACATGCAACAACCACCGCCCCAGCGAGTCTCATCAACGGGTTCGGTGGGATGATGGTGGATGGCCAGAATGACCTGCTCATCGAGGAATGGGGCCAGAGCTTCCCGAACGGACACAGGCGTCGGATGCTGATCGGTCTGGACTAGGATCTCCGTATCACCCTCATGGGTGTAGAAGATACCCTCCAGCAACAGTGTCCGAAGCTCGCCCATGCACTCCTCCGCCTACTTCTACACCCCTACGCGAAGAATGAACCCCCCTATAGTGGTTCAGACGGAGGATTACCACTACATCTAGGGGCGGCGAAGCTCGCACTTGTCCCCGGAGCAGAACTTGTCATCGACCTCGTGCTGGGAGCCGGTCATGTCGATGGGGGAGATGCGGGCAGCCATCTCCTTGTACTCGTCCTCGGAGATAGCCTGGTAGGGCGGGTGCTTGTATCCGTGGTCAGCATCTTCCAGGGGAAGCATCGAGACACCCTTGAGCCGATCCTCGAAGGATTCCAGGCACGACTGGATGTCCCGGACTTCCTCCTTGTTGAAGGTCACGGTCACGCTGACGGCATTGTTCGCCCAGTGGCGCTGCATGTCGGCGGCGTTGACGAACTGCTCCCAGATGGTCGCCTCGCACTTGCCCTTGACGAAGTGTTTCTCCGCCACCGGGAAGGCCACGACCGAGGTGTCATCCGCGTAGTCGTCCGGCTCGACCGTGTACCCGGCCTTCCGGGCAGCCTCGACCAGCGGGCTCGTGTTCGCCACCCGGATGTGCCGGACGTAGAACGGCGCGTGCGGGTAGTGGATGCCCGGCGTCGCCCCGCAGAGAAGAGACGTGGTGCCGGACGGCTTGACCGTGGTGGTCTTGATGGACAGCGGGACACCCAGCCAGTCCGAGTAGATGCGGTCGAGCCGGTGGATGTAGTCGTATCCCTTGTCACACCACTGGAGGAAGCCCCGACGCCCGAGCTTCACCATCGCCTGAATGATACCGGACATCGAGCAACCGATTCTGCGGTTCCGGGTCATCACCGCGTTGGCCCGAGGAACGTGCGTCGGGACCAGCGTCACCGTCTTGGCGTAGAGGTAGGCCATCTTCAGGGTGCGCTCGTAGTCGTCGTAGTCGTCATGGTGGGCAGGGAAGGTCTCGACCAGGTTGCACAGTTCGTGGGACTCCAGAAGCTGCTCACCGCAGGGGTTGGACCCCATCACGCGCCAGTCCTTGTTGTCCGGCACCCCATCCATCCGCGAGAAGGCCCGAGCGTTCTCCAGCCAAAGGACTCCAGGCTCGCCGTTGTCCGCGATGCGGGCGGCGACGGTGCTGTAGTCCATGCCCTGGTAGGCATAGACGCTGTTGTTGCTGGCCCAGCGGCGGTCTTCCAGAGCCTTCTGGTCGCTCTTGAGGTTGATGAACTCATCATCATCGGGCTCACCGAACATGATCTCCGCCGTCCGGCGAATACCTCCGGCGACCACGCCCTTCCCGATGTAGTTGAAGATGTCCACGATGATGGCCGAGGTGATGCGGTAGGGCTCGCCCGACCCGCTGAACTTCACCTTGGTCACGTCGATCTTTCCGGTGTCCTGATGATAGGGCACATTGAACTTGACCTTGACGCCCTTCGGGAGCAACAGGCGGGTGAGGTTCTCCACCATGTCCTGCAAGGGCTTGGGGCCAGAGGCCGTCCCGCCGAAGGTCTTGAGCGGAACACCACGGCCACGGATCTGCGTGTAGTCGATGTTCAGCGGGTAGTGACCCTTGCCGACGAAGGTGTTGAGGATGACCCTGATCAACTCGACCCAACCCTCACGGCTGTCCTCGACCACGTAGGGTTCCTCGGTCGTCCGGGGCATCTGGAGCTTGACCTTGCCAGCCCCCTTGGTGTCCGCCCCGGTGCCGACGCCGAGCATCGACATATCCATGAGGAAGCAGAAGGGGTCAGCGAAGTCCTCGGAGATGCCCTCGCTCGACACGAAAGCGCAGTTCTGAAGAGAGGCAGCGCCCCGCTCGTACACCACGTCCGTGCCCATCATCCAGAGGCCACGGCCAGGCGGGAGGAATTTGAAGGCCCACATGCGCTCGAACATGTCCTGGGCGGACTTCTGCGCTTTCTGCTCGTTCCAGGGCAATCCCATCTGACGGCAGTGGATCTTCTGGATGTTGTAGCATCCCTCCACGACCCGGCGACAGGTCTCCCAGAACTCCTCCGTGCGGTCTTCACCCTCGACCTGCCGGGCGTAGGTGTTGTGGCTGGCAAACCCACCCGTAAAATGAGTCTGGATATCTGTGCTAAGAACAGCGATTTCCTTCTTTCCAGCGGGAAATACACGAACCACCCTAACAATATCATCAGGATCACAGCGGAATGCCCCACCACCCTTCGCTTGGAGATTCCTTTTGAACACCTCCAACAGACGCTGTGGCTGGAAGATCCCAAGTAGGCGGAACAAGGTTCGTCTTCGATGGGTTCTAAGGTTGTAGACCTGCTGACGACCCTCTACTTTCTTTCTCATCCCCTTGGTGTAAGGGATGCCCCACTCATCCAACAGGGATTCAACCTTCCGCAACATGGGATTGTCCACCTGAATGAACTGAACGCTGTTCATTCGGTCGAAACACCCTTCCCCATCATACGCTGCTGAAAGGTATCCCCCAGAGAAGCTGGTATCAGTGTCCCATACTGGCCCGAAAGGACGAAGGAGATGAACAGCCCCTCCCTTATGAGTCCCCCCTAACTCTTGTGTCTCCTTCCAATAAAGGCGATTGTCAGTTTCGGACAATTTCACGAGCCAGGGGTGATCAGGGGTCGCATAAAGGACAGTCCCGTCCTCCAACTCCACCCCAAGAACTTCAGCATCTTCCGTCTCGTTGTGCATCACGATGCCGTGTCTCAGATGTCTGAGAGCCCGACCTTTGCGCTCAGGGTCAAATCCAATGATGCCCTGACCCACCTGAAGCTCTCCCGCAGGCCTCCATACAAGGTCATCACAAAGGACGGGTGTGTCCACCGTGACACACCTCTTGTAGGTGAAGTAGCCCACCGGCCCCCACTCGGGCTGCTTGTCCTTGTACTGATCGAGGAAGTCGGTGGAGAGGGAGAATACGCGAACCTTGCGGTCTGCCGCAACCTGCTCAAAAATCATGTACTACTCGCTCCCGTTGAAAGAACACCCTGGTTCCCATCTGCGAAGATTTGGATTCCCCGTCCCCGCAGATGTACGTCCATAGAACAGATCCTATCAATGGACTATCGAACCAGGATCACCCTACCCGCAGATCGCAAGAAGGCGCGCGGTCAAACCTGTCCACGGTGCAACATGACCCGACAACACCGCCCGCTGAGATTCTCCAATGACCTTCAACAATCTGACGACTTCTTCTCTCTTCCAACCCCGCACCTGGGGCAACAATTTGTTCTTGTAAAACCAAGGGTTCTCTCGAAGCATGTCGGCTGCTTCGTCTGGACTCCTATCCCGGACTTCGATGGCCCCCAGCCAGCGCACCGCTGTCCGCCCCAGCCAGCCGCACACGGCCATTGTCGGGTCGCCCTTGTGCGTGTTCTTCACCCTGGTCAATGCCCTCGATACACCCACAGCTTTCTTGGTTGAGAGTGCCTCGGTGATCGGGGACAGCGAAGCCTCCATCATGGGAGCCATCATGGGCTTGATCTGCGCCCCGGTCAGCTCATCCACCCCATCGAGGTCGGCCAGCAAGCACATCTTCATCAGCTCGAACGAGAGCACCCCGAAGTCTGACCCACACCTGGTCACGAGGGCTCGGGCCAGACGCTCGGAGAGCTTCTTCTTGTATCGCTTGACCTCCGTGACACAGAACTCCACCGCCTGGGCTTCGGCTTCCCAGGGCTTACTCGCCGGGGCGGCGGGGTAGTTCCGATGGAGATTGGCCGGGAGCTTCTTGAGCCACTTGCCGAACTTGGTGTTGCCCTTGGGGTCATCCGCGTAGTCGAGCAAGAGGACGATGCCCTCATCGCCGTCATCAAGATGCTCCTGAAGCAAGGTCAAGTCGGCCTTCTCGGGCTTGCTGACCACGACTAGAATCTGGGTCTCATCATCGAACAGCAATCCAGCCTGGGACAGCGCCGCCCGTAGGTCGGACTTACTCGACCCATCCACGTAGTCGATTCTCCAGCCCGCCTTCTTCTGAACCTTGATGGCCTCGGCCACAGCCCGTCGCTGCAGGAGTCCTTGCGACCCAGAGATAGCGGTGATGGTGACGGGCTTCTTCTCGGCCATCAGACGACCGACCGCAGCCCTTCCTTGAGCGCACGGACTCGGGCCGAAGGAGGCCGCTCGGGCACCGGGATACTCCAGTAGGAGTCGGGATACACGGGCCGGAGGATGGACTCCATGAAAGGAATCTCACTGAATCCAGCAAAGGCCACCGATACCGGGATCTCATGGTGGGTGTCGTCGTCCAGATCCCAGAACCCGAACAGGGCCTCCTTGGGTGAGTCCGACCACCCAAGTTCGTGTCCGTTCTCCCGACGCAGCTCGAACTCGTCTATCCAGGCTCGCAGGCTGTCATACTTGATGCTCATCAGGTTCCCTCCACCAGAGCGGCAGCAATCTCTATCTGCGTCGGGTTCCGCCACCGAGTCACGGGACGAAGGCGCTCCCACAAGGCCAACTTTGCCGGATCATCGAGGTCAGCACTCAAGACGCCCGCGATGGCGTTGAGCAACTCGACCTCCTTGCCCTTGACCCGGAAGAGAGCGGAACCGACTCGGTAGGTCTCGTTGAGGGTCACGGCCTCGACTAGCTCCCAGGCTGCCGTGACGACATCCTCATCTTCCTCGACATCTTCCAGGGTCGGAGCCCAGCGTTCCAGACAGCGAGAACGGATGGTCGGGGATACTCCGCCGAGATCGTTGGCCCACAGGATAGGGGTCACCACCTCGGGGTTGAACTCCTCGATGCGCTTGAGCAGCACGTCGCTGGCCTTGGGCCAAGCCAGATCCATCGGCCCGACCACGAGGACACCGGCTTCCATGCCCACGGGAGGGGAGAGAAGAGAGGCTACGACCTCGCGGGCTTCGGCGGCTTTGAGCCCGTCGTCACCGAAGGGGGGAGCCACCAGACGCCCCAACGTAGGGGCTTCTGCGAGGGCAGCTTCTCTTGCTCCGGGGCCGTGGAACAGAATGCAGGATGCCACCAGGTCACCTCTCTAGACCTTCTACCCCACGCGAGGGGTGAATGACTCTAGGTGGTGACGTGAAAAGGCTGTCCGCAGGTGAGGCACTTGTAGCGGATGGTACGACCCCCGGCTGCGGGGTTGAATGCTCCTCGGTGAGAGGGTGCGCCATGACCTCGCATGAACACGATCTCGGCCTGCTGACCCTCACAGTCGTTCTTCGCCCGACAGGCGACCCACACCTTGTCTCCGACCTTGGGCTTGTCCGCCATCAGTCCTCCACGATGGGGTAGTTCAAATCCCCGGCCTCGTCATCCACGATAGGGAAACCAGAGTCACCGATAGACCCTACCCGGACAATGGGGTCTCCATCACCTTCCAGGTCAGAATCTTCGGTCACCATGCTCTCGGGGTCGGGAGGGATGAAGCCCAGCTCTTGAAGCCTGCGACGAAGGGTACCTGCCAGGTAGTCGATGTAGGTGTTGTAGTCCCCTCGACCGACCAGGTTCAGGTTGTTCTGGTTCCGGGTGCCATCCGAGTGGAATACCTGGTTGGCGGGATCTTTCAGCATGGGGACGACCCCGAACTGCCAGACATCCCACCTGACACTGAAGGGGAAGAAGGCAGTATCCCCTGAACGGAGTACCTCTGGCCCTCCCCAGTTGACCACGACTTCCTCGGAGGGTCGAGAACGAAAGCTACCAGGGAAGTTGATCTGGGCTCTCCGCATGAGGATATAGAAGCATCCCACAGCAATCTGGTAGATCTCACTATCCGACAGGGCAAGAGCCATCTTTTGGCCTCCCTATCTACTCTGCCCTATAGACAGACTCTCGGACACTTCCTTCAAACCTTGAACCCCGTATCTCGAAACTTTCTATCCACTAGGGACAGATATATTGAAACTTTGCGATGAAAGTCTGTTCTTTTTAGAGAATTGACGAAACTTTCGGAATTTTGATAGACCCCGACCAAGGAAGCAAGGGCTTCCGGGGTGCTTCTTCCTGTCATCCGGTCTTTCTGCTCCGTGTAGGATTGGAAAGAGAAGATGAAGAGGAAGTAGCTTTGATGCTGCTTCTGTTTCTACGGTCGTCCTTCGGACTTCCTCTCTCCTCTCTCTTAGTAGAGGTCGGTCAGAGGTCGGAGGATAGGTTCTCCGAGGACAGGAGAGCTACTCAACCAGAAGGCGTCCTTCTTCCTTCTGGTGGCTCTCTCCCAGACCCTCTCACCCATGACATTCTGGATGAGTAGGGTACGCCGCTTGGCTGCCTCCCTCTCTGAGGTCTTGAAGGACAAGATGCAAGAGAGGGTTGGTGGAAGGCTGACTTGTCAGAGAGCCAGGAACCGATTCAAGGGGCGCTCACATCTAGCTCAATGGCTTCCCCTCCGGTTACCCAGATACCAGTCATCGGAGAGATCCAGACCGACCTGGAAGCTCACCTAGCCCCCTGAACTGTATCCCGTAGTGGGAAATTGAGCCGAGGCGCTACTGGTACGCTTGCCTGTAAAGAACAAGAGAATCGGTTCTTCCGAATGATCAAGATGCCAGAGCGTCACAGACCTGTCAAGAACGTAGTGTGGAAAGCCTGTCAGGGGGCGGAGTTGGCCCACTCCTCGTAGGATGAAGGTTGGCCGAACCAGCGGGTGATCTCCTGGTCGGTCTTGCCTTCCATCCAGCGGGTCGTGATCCGCTCGATCATCACGTCGGAGGCCCGACGCTTCCGCTTCTGCTTCTTGATCACGTCGGCCCAGTCGGGCTTCTTCTGGAACCAGGGGATGCGGTTGGACTCGAACTTCTGCTGAATCTCACCCAGGATGGAACTGTTGCTCCACAGGGCATCGAAGAACAGCTTCCAGCCCTTGGGCCAGTACTTCTGGCTCAAGTCTGTCGGCTGAACGCCGACCACTTGGGCCACTTCCTTCTTGGCGGGGATGCGGCTCTGGTTGACCACGATGTCCAGCCAGGCGGACATCACATCTTCAGTCTTGCCCTTCCCCTGCCAGGAACGCCGCATCACGTCACGGATCTTCTTCCCGAGGGGATCCTTGCTCCAGAGGACGAGATCCATCAGGTAGGAGCCAGCCTCCCGCTTCTCAGCCTCGGTGTCCGCGATCTCCAGTTCCTCGCCCTCGACGCCCACGGGAACCTGCTGGTGATACTTCTGGATGGTCTTGGCCTCGTTGACCACCTTCCGGCCCAGGTAGGCCTTGAGCTTGCCCCCGGCGACGGACTTGGGGGTCTCCGCGCCCTTCTTGATCTTGTCGCCTAGATTCTTCCCGGCCTCGTAGGGGGGACGCTTGAGGCCGGACTCGGAACCATCGAAGCTGAGGCCCATCAGCGCGGAGTTGAGGATGTCGAAGGGCTCGATGGGCACGCTGTAGGTTCTGGCGGTCGCCTTGATCGCCATCTCCAGGATGCCATACATCCCCGAGTACTTCTTGTCGAACCACTCCGGCTGGACAGAGAAGCCGTTGTCCGCGAACCAGGCCCGTGCCTGGTCGAGTCCACGCTGGCCCTTGTCGAACCAGGTGCCCACCTTGACTCCGGCAGCCCCTTCGAGCACCTGGGCGCGGAGCATCTTGTCGTAATCGTCCGCCATCGAGGCCAGAATCCAGCGTGCGGCGACTCGGAAACGGGCATCCTTGATGCTGGCTGCCCTGAGCAGCTTGAGCACGGTTCTCGCGGTCTTGATGTTCATTTCACACCTATCCGATCTTGATGCCTTACGTCGGCGGAACTTCTTGGAAAAGAGTATCTCGGGGTCAGGCCTCTGTTGGAACCAGGGGAGCCCTTCCATCTCGTATCGCTTCTGGAGCTGTGCCTGGAGACTCTGATTGGCCCAAAGGGCGTCGAACACCCTTCGCCAAGCCCTTGGCCAGTACTTCTGGCTCAAGTCCTGTGGGAGGACTCCGGCTCGTTGAGCGACTTCCTTCTTCGGGGGGATACGCTTCTCGGTCTCCACGATGTCGAGCCAGGTGTTCATCACCTCTTCGGTGCGGCCCGTGCCCGCCCAGGTTTTCCTCATGAAGTCGCGGATCTTCCTGCCCAGTGAATCTTGAGGTTGTCTGAAGATGATCTCCAAGAGGAAATCTCCGGCTTCCTCATCGCTGGCTGGCACAGGGGCGTCGTAGTCTTCAGGCAGGGATTCAAACTTCTTCTGTCGATTGGCCTCGGTGTATATCCCTCTTACCATGTAGCCCTGAAGGTCACGGTTGGCGGCCACGTTTGGACTCATCCTTCCAGAGAGGATAGCCTCAGCCTGATTCTTCCCGGCCTCGAAGACGGGACGCGACTTCTTCAGCTTCTCCGGGTCGATGATGCTCAGACCCATGAGGTAGTCGTGGATGACCTCGTAGGGGTCGAGCGACAAGTTGAGCCTCTTGAGTGCCCGCTGGATCTCCTTCATCACGATGTTGTAGACCACGGTGGAATCCATGTCGAACCAGCGAGGGTCGAGTTCGTATCCTCGGTCGAGGAAGTACTTCTCGGCCTGCTGGAGACCCTTCTTTCCACGCTTCCACCAGGTATCGGGACGGACTCCAGCGACCCCTTCAAGCATCTGCGTCCGCATGAAACGGTCGTATTCGGTGGACATCGAGGCCAGAATCACCCGAACACGGGGGTCTGATCTCCCGAGGAGCTTGATGATCGCTGCCGCTACACGAATATCCATCATCCACCCACACCAGGTTCCTGTCTTTACAGGGATATAGGCGGGCAACCGAAAAAGTTGTCGCCTCCCCCCGATTTCTTGGTGTCAGAGGTTGACTTGTCAGGGGGGTCTGGTATTGTGGTCTGCAAGCTACGACCCGGACCCGCTGGTCATTAAGCTCAGTCCTGTCGTGGCCCGATACATAACCGTGGCTCAGGCCAATGGCCCCAGCCCAGGAGGAAGCGATGCCCCAGTCCAGAGATCCCAGTCTCCCCCCTGTTCTGACCATCTTCATCGAGCCGTTGCTCAAGGTGCTCGGTCGAAAGGTCAACTTCAAACCCGGCGTGTTCGTCAATCGCAAAGAGGTCATCCACGACGCCATCCGTGAAGCCGGTTTCGACCCCGACAATCTGGCCCAGTACGGCGACCCCGACAAGGGCTGGAAGTTCAGTGGGCAGAAGCCGATGGGGTTCCAGCGCCGTGTCTGGTTGGCCCACCGCAAGTGCTATGACCAGGGCAAGGGCTGGCTCCCCAAGGGTCAGGTTCCCCTCACCCTCAAGGGGAAGAAGCGGGGCTACCTGGCGCTCACCGAGGCGGGAGCCGAGAAGGCCAAGGCCCTCTGCGGAACCACCGAGGACGACACGGGTGGGAGCGGAGGGAACCTCACCGCTGACTTCCTCAACAAGCGGCTGACCGATACCGGGGGCCTCGACGGCACGCTCTACTCCTTGATGAAGGCGGCGGTCCGGGTCAAGCTCCCCCTGTCCGCGACCATCGGCATCGTGGACGACCACATCCAGACCTGCTTCATGAAGCTCATCCAGCGGGACGCCCTCCGCGAGCGCATCCTGCGGGGCAAGAACATCACCGACAGTCACCTCGCCACCTACGCCGTCCGTAGCGGCTTCACCGACATCCGGCGCGACGGCACGGAGCCCGTGTGCCGGGAGATGTACGGTGCCCAGACGGAGCGGGAGCGGGCCAAGCTGCGGGAAGAAAGGGCGAGGCGGCAAGAGGAGAACAAGGATCTCTATGAGGCCCGCCCCTCCACCTCCATCGCCTCTGGGCGTCGTGTCACCTGGGACAAGGACGACAAGGACTGGAAGACCATCGCGGACGTGGAAGATACCCAGGCCGTGGACGGCGACGAAGCGATGGCGAAGCGGGCCTTCGATGACCTGTGGGAGCGCATCGAGGTCGTCGTCCGCTACAAGAAGCCCAACGCCTGGAAGCGGTACATGACCATCCTCCGCATGGTCTCGAACGGCTGGTCTGTCAAGGAGATCGCCCATGCGGAAGGCGTGTCCCGCAACCGGGCGGCTACGCTGGTGGCTCAGGCCCGGAAGTGTGTCCGTGAGGGTCGGAACTCGGATATGCTGGCGGCTGTCCTCTAGGGAAGATCCAAGAACTCGTCCTCTTCATCTTCGGGCTCTGGCGGAGGATTGGCCGCGAGCATCTCCGCATCCTCCTCGCTCATCACCTGCATCTCCCGGCACACCGGGTCAGCGAGAGCCATTCCGGGCATGTCATAGAGCCCGCTGGTGGGGATCTTCTGCCCTGTGGCGACGAACTGCCGGACGAAGAACAGGATGATCTGGGCCACGTCGTCGGTGGTGAACCCGTGCGTGGCCATGCTCTGGGTGAATCCGACCGTGTTGGCGTTGATGCCCTTGGATCGCAGCGGCTGCCCCGCGAGCTGCTGGATGTAGGCTTCCCACTCTTCCAACGTCTGCAAGACCATCAGGCTTCTCCGGACTTGCCCACGAAGGGCGACATCATCAGCTCCGCCACCTTGTCATCCAGGTCAGCCAGGGACGCATCCCGCTGAACCATCTCGGCCCACTTGCCCCCAAGCTCGGTCTTCATGGACTCGATCATGATGTCGTCAAAGACCTTCTTCCCGACCGCCTGCTGCGCCGCCTTGATCTGGTCGAGCGTCAGGTCGTGCTCATCACGGGGCTTCCCATCATCGTCGTCCGCCGAGTAGGTCGCGTCCAGGGTGAACTCATCAACCGGGTTCTTCTGACCCTGCCGCCAGGCTCGGGCCGTCCTCTGCTTCATCGTCTCTGACTGGGCGCTGTCCCGGTCGAGGTGAATCACCGTGTCGAACATCTGGAGGTTCAACCCGTAGGCGTACTCGGAACCCAACAAGACTACGGCCTTGATACCCTGGTCAGGGCCGATGACCTGCTCGAAGGCGAACGACTGCCACATGTCCGGCCTGTAGTACTTGTTGTCCGTCATGTTCCGCCTGACCAGCGGGTGAGGCTTGTACTTCTTCTTCCGCAGCGGGAGGGGGATGACGGACACTTTGCCGCCCTTGTCGAAGTCAGCCTTGGTGACCGACTTGACGAGCCTGTCCCTCATGGACGGGGTGCGCTCGAACACAACCTCCTTGAGAGGCGTCGTGCCCTGGTAGATATAGATCTTGTCCTTCAGGGCCACGGCAACCTTGCCGCCCATCTTCTGTCCGAGGAACTTCACCGCGTCCATGCAGAACTCAGGGTCGTCCGCGAACAGCAACGCCCGGCTCGGGTTCGGCCCTCGCTGTGTCTGGGCGAGCTTCTGGGTGACGATCCTCTCGGCCTCTTGGAGCTTCGGGTTCTCCATCTGACGGGCGACCTCTCGAAGCTCTGCCTCGGTGGCCATCTTCCGCCACTTGGTCACGACTCGGGACAGAATCCGAGGGATGGGCTCGCCATCCGGCATCCGGTTCGTCCCGACCATCGTGGCGATGGTCTCCAGGGCCTTCTCGGGCCGGTTGGACAGATCTCGCATGAGCTTGACCACGGGCCGGAACTCCAGGCGGGCGAACCGCTTGACATCCTCTCCGCCCGTCCCGGCTCCGCCACCTTCCGTCCACTTCTTCGCCAGGCCGAACATGGTCTTGGAGAACTGCCTGGTGAGCGTCTGGTAGGCGTTCTGCACCGTAGGATCCATCTCGATGGCGACAGGGGTTCGGGTCGGCTTGTCCAGAACCTTCCCCTCGGGGTCAACCACATCGGACTTCTCGGCGTAGAACACGTTGCGCTTGACCCACTGATCAAGCTCACGCTTCAAGGAGGGATCCTCCTTGACCCCGACCACATCGCCGCCCACGGTCTCGCAGTACCGCTTCTTGAAACGGCGCTTCACGGCCTGGGCTTCGCGGACAGCCTGGGTCTGGGCCGCGTTGTCACCTGGGAGGCTGAACGTCCGGATGTTGTTGGACACGGCAGCCAGGATGTAGGCTTCCATCGGCTCCTTGTCCATCGGGCTGGCCGTGAAACAGACCTTGCGGGGGTGCCAGAGCTTGAGAGCAGCCTTGGACGCCTGGTTGGTGCCCTTGAGCTGATGGGCCTCATCGAAGTAGATGGAGATGTAGAACTTGGCGTCGAACCTGTAGCCTCTGTCCTTCCAGAACTGCTGCTTCCGCAGACGGGAGTTCTTCGGGATCCTTCCGTGCTTCTGGGCTCTCCCGAACTCCTTGTAGTCCATGATGTCCACCCGCTCACGCAGGGCTGCGGGGTCTGACATGAACTTCACGGCCTGCGAGGGCAGGTTGCCCTTGAGATGCCTCGGGCAGACGTAGAGGAAGCGCCCGTTGGTCTCGATCTCCTCACCATCCGGGGTCGTGTAGGAGGCACCCTCCTCGGCCATCCCGTCCCGGAGCAGCTTCTGCATCGCCGCGATGGCGGTCAGAGTCTTGCCGATTCCGGTGTCGAGCGCACAGACGCCCGAGCCACCGTTGGCATCGAGCCACGCCAACGCCTGCTTCTGCTTGTCGATGAGCTTGGTACGTGGACGGAATCCACCAATAGCCTCCGCCGTGTAGTGCGGGAGGTTCTCCTCGGTGGTGGCCCTATCGGAGTAGGCCTGCTCCTGGGTGTACTTCTGCATCATCTCCATCGCGGACTGGGAGAGCGACATGCCCGCGAGGTTGTCCATGATGGTGGCGTAGTCCTTGGGGTCGAAGTAGAACTCTGCCGCCCGGCTACCGGGAACCTTGTGGTAGGAGATGCTCTGGATGCAGTTACCCTTGGGGCTCGGCACGTTGCAGGCCAAGGCCTTGATCGCATCCCGGATTTCCTTGTCCGTGTTCCTCCCCGAGATACGCATGAACAGCTTCTTCGTCTTCTTCTTGACCCGCTTGCCCTTGATCACCATCGTCTCGGTCATGTCCGCGACCGTGGTGTAGGGCTCACGCTGGGCCGGGTCGATGCGCTTGGGAGCCTTCCCCTTGCGGCCCGAGATCGGGCTGTAGGTGTAGGCCGTACCCTCGATCATCCGACCGAGGCCATTCACCATGTCATCGAGGAAGATGCCCTTGTAGCGACCACCGACGATGACCTTGACCCCCTCATAGCGGAGAACGTCCCCTTCCTCATCCAGAATGGGCACCTGGGTCACCTTCGTCGGGAACACGCGGGTCAGCTTGCCCTGCTTGGCCAGGTCATCCGTCAGGGCGTCCCACTGCACATCACCGTCGAGGGCGTCCACTTCGCCCTCGGTGAGCATCCGCATCTTCTTGAGCGGAACCTCTGTTCTGGTCGAGATCAGTGCGAGCCTGGTGCGAGCCTTGTCCTTGCCCCGCATGTGCTGGCTGTACTGCTGCTCCGCTGTGCCGTCCCAGTTCCACTTTTCCTTGCCGGTCTCGGGGTTGATGACCCGGACAGGGGGTGGGCCTCGGAACTCGGTTCCGTCACGGGCCAGGATGACGTGTTCCTTGGTCTTGGGGTCGATGCCGACGAGGATGGGCTTTCCAGCGAGGGGCTTGCGCTCGATCACGAGGCCCTGGGCCTTCATGTGAGCTTCGATGTTCTCATCGATCTCTGCGAGGGTCTTCTTGCGCTTCACCGTCAGGGCGTAGGACTCGGGATCGGTGTCCCGCATCTTCTCCCGGCGCTGCTGCTTGGGGGACAGAGGGAAGAAGATGGCCCACCGCTCCATCCCCTTCTGCCGGGGCTTGAGGTAGATCTCCTTGTCACGGGCGACCTGGATGAGAAGCGGGACAAACAGTTCGTTGAGTTGCCGCCAGTGAGTGGGGCTGAGCATCCCCTGCCGGACGAGCCGGGCGAAGTGAATGTTGAGATCAGACCTCAGCTCTGCGATCTGATTCGTGATGGCCGGGGAGACGTTCTTCCCATCCACGGGACTCGTGATCTGGTTGAGCCGGTTCGTCGCCCTCCTGAACTGCATCCGAAGATCGTCAGGGATGGGGTATCCCCGATTGATGGACTTCAACAAACCGTAGAAGTTGAAGAACTCCAGACCCTTCGGGGTAAACGCCTTGCGGAGACGCTGCATGATGGGTCGAGAGAATCCCGGCAGGAGCTTGGGCTCGTCCTCATCCCCCTCGGGGGCTCCCAGACGGAGGATGGGCCTATCATGCGGGTAGATCACAGCAGCCTCCAGCTAATCCACCGTCACACCGAGAGTCTTGGAGATGTCCTTCGGAGGCGGGGCATACGTCCGGGCGAACTGGAGGAAGACCGTGAGAGTCCAGTTGTATGACCCATACTCTCCGGCCTTCCAGGCTTCCATCTGTACTGACGCTTGCCCCGAATGGCCGCGTGCTTGATCGTCGGCCCCCACTGCTTCGACAGGGTGCTCATGCTCGCCTCCCGTCTTCCCATCCCATTGCGGCCATGTTCAGGAAGAAGATGAGATCCCCCATGTTGGTCTTCCGGTCCACCTTCAACCGAATGGCGTTCAGCCGTTGGGCATCGCCCACGGCCAGGTTCCAGAAGCCATCCGAGTCCTGGAGGCGGTTGAAGTCCATCGCCTTGGGCGGGTACTTCGCCTCCTTGATGGTCGGTCCCCACTGCTTCCCCAGGGTACTCATCTCTCTAGTCCTCCCAGGCCAGCCACTCGTTCACGCTGGCGGGCTTCACACTGGCGACCTTCATCTCGGCGTCCGGGTAGCTCCGAACCAGCATCCGGGAGTAGAGGCAGCGGCCCCGCTTGCTTCGGTTCCGGAGGAACTCGGTGATGCGGGCGTGCTTCTCGGCCCGACGACCGTGGAGATCCGAGGCGATGCGCCCGGCTTCCCGGCGGATGGCGTTGCAGGACTTGAGGCCCAGGTCAGCCGTCTTGGCCTTGAAGCCGTAGAGGCCGTACTTGGCGTTGCCCGCCGTCTTGCCCTCGACCTTCTCGGGCTTCTCGGCAGCCTCGACCCCACGCTCGGCGCGAAGCTCCGCGAGCCGGGCCTGCTTCTTGATCTCGGCGGCGACCTTGGGGCCGATCTCCTGCATCGCCTTGACCAGAATCTGAGCCGAGAGGCTGCCCGACCGCTCCGCGTGCGTAGCCAGGAAGCGGGCGACCCGCTCGTCCTTGCGGTAGGCGGCCTTGGCCGTGGTGATGGCGGCCTTGGCGAGCTTGCGGGAAGCGGACTCGCAGTCGGCCTGGATCTTCTTGGGGAAGCCGTAGAGGCCACCCGGCTCACGGGCAGCCGTGCGCTGCAAGGCCAGCTTCTTGATGCTACGTCCATCAGGGCTGACCTTGATGAGACCCCGGCGGGCGAGCTTCTTGATCTCGGCCTGGAGTTGTTCCTTGGACTGGAAATGGCGGGTCATGTCATTGACCCGAATCCAACCGCCGGTCTCATACCCCATGTGGGGCAGTTCCAGCAACTCCATCACGGGACTCTGGGACTTGGCCTCGCGCTGGGTCATGCGGTCACGGGCCGCGTGCTTGCCGCCCTTCTCGCCCCACTCGGGGTGCTTCTTGAAGGTCTGGGCCAGGTTGTACTGCGGGCTGCCTTCGGGGCAGTCGTAGTTCGGGCTGCCCGGAGTGCAGCGGCCCTTCTCCAGATCCTTGGGAATCCAGTTCTTCTTCTCACCTTCGCGCTTCGACGCCGTGCGGGGAGGAGACCAGCGGATGCCGTTCTTCTTCGCCGCCTCGGAGAGCGGCATGGGCCGGAAACTCGTGTCCCGCTCGATCTGCTGGAGACCCGGCATCTTCTCCAGGCTTTCCAGTTCCGAGAGGCTCACGTAGCCCAGCTCCGGGAAGCCCAGGTCGGCCAGGCCGAACATCGTGTCCCGACCATCGAACTCGGTGATGAGCCAGGTGCCCCGCCCGTAGGCGTTGAAGAACTTGACCCAGGCGATGGGGTCAGGGTTGTCCTCCTGCGAGTAGAGCTTCGGGATCTTGCTGCGGATGTTCTTGGGCAGGAGCATCTGCTTGCGGGCCGTCATCCGCTTGCGGGCCGGAACCTCGTCCATCGAGCCACGCTTCTGGAAGGTGTCCTTGAGCCACTTCTTCAGCTTCTTCTCGCCGCCCTTGGACAGCATGGAGTTCATCTTGGCCTTGTCGAGGTCAGTGAAGTCGTCCAGCACGTCCTCGGCCCGGCCCTTGTTGCTGATGGCCCGACCCAGACCGTCGATGGCCTTCTCCCAGGGCAGCGAGTCGAACTTCTTGCCGACCTCGGAGAACCAGTTGAAGGCCCGCTCGGACACGTCTGCGATCTCGGCAGCCTGCTTGTCGAAAGCCACCTTGGCTGAAGACGGGATACGGTCGCCATCCTTCCAGTTCCGGGGCAGCCCGAGCAGCTTCCGTGCCTGGGCCATGACCCGCTCACGATCCCCTCGGGCGTCCCAGTCCCTGTCATAGATGAACCGGCCCATCGAGGAGACCGCGATCTCCCCTCGTCCCCGATCCTCATAGAGGATGTAGTTGAAGGGGCCGTCCTCGACACGGTTCACCTCAGCGACGGCCTGCTTGTCGGAGGCCCAGATCTTCACGGGCCGACCGTCATCCGTGCTGACATCGATCTTCTTCGGGGCCGTCTTCTTGGCCCACCACAGGACGGAGGCCACGGCCATGTCGTAGGGCTTCCGCTCCGTCTTGCAGAATCCACCACCCTTCTTGTTCTCGAAGAAGAAGTCCTCGTGGGCCAAGTCCGTGGAGTAGGGGAAGGTGCGTCCGCCCACGCTCTCGATCTCGACGTCGATCCGGGCTGACCCATCACCGTTGAACGCGATGAACTCGTCGGTGATCTCGGGACGGCCCGAGCCATTCTGTCCCTTGAGGACGACGCCATTCTCAGCCACGTAGCCCGCGAAGGCCTTGTCCCACACGGGACTCTTGGGCGGGATCTTCTTCATCCGGCGACCCTGGTCCCAGGCCTTGGCGGCAGCCAGCTTGATGACATTCCACTCGTCGGGGGTGAACGGCTCCTTGATCTTCCAGTAGTTCGTGTAGCCCGCCGTCTTGCCCATCGAGGCCGACTTGTCCTTGTCGAACTTGTCCTTGTACTTCTCGGTGTTGTTCCGCCACTCCTCGCATTCCTCGTCCGTCATGTTCTCACACGGGTCAGCGGGCTTGCCCTCCTCGAAGCGGCCCAGCATCTCGTCGCCGGGAAGCTCACTTCCGTCAGGATCCTCCAGCCCAGCCATCTGGCAGTCGGGGGTGCCGCTATGAGGCCCCGTCCCATCCGGGACGCCCGGCCCCAGGACGGAACCGGCGAGGCGCTCCAAAGCACCCATCGAGGCCATCACCATCGACCCGGCCCGCATGTCGTCAAGCTCCTGCTCCCAACCACGAGGGCGCTTGCCGAAGATGCCCAGGTAGTGAACCTGGCCCTTGGAGGGGTTGAACGACCGGACAGCATACCCGGCCTCGGACGGCCCCTTCTGCGGATCCACCTGGCGGCGCTGCTGCGGGAAAAGCTGGAAGTAGACGGTGCCATCCTTGGCGTAGCGGGCGCTGAAGGCGTGGCCCGTGTAGTAGTTGGCGCTCTTCGCCACAGACCGGCCCCGACCCATGTACTGCTGGACAGCGACCTGCTGATCCTTGGTCGGCTTCCCGCCCGCGAAGTAGATGATCTCGATCTTCTTCGACCCCTGCATCACGAAGGCGGGGGTGTACTTGTAGAGGCCGATGCCCCGAGGCTTCATGCCGTCCGGGAACTGCACCGGCTGTCCCGACTTGAACTGGACGAAGACGGCCATGCCCTCGACGCCGACCACGACGCCGACCTTGCCGTCGTTCTCCTTGTAGATCTCGTAGGTGTCGGCACTGCTCGGGTGCTTGTCCGCCCGGACGTACACATCGTCACCGACCGCGAAGCGGGGCTTGCCCTTCTCGCGCTTGATGGGCGGCAGGATCTCCTTGAGGCCCGCCCGCTTGAGCGCCCGGATGACCTCGTTCTGGCTCATCACGGGCTGGTTGACGGCCCACTCGATGAAGTCCTTGGTCACCTGGTTGATGGCCTGCTTCTCGGTGCTGGCCATGCGCTCCAGGTCAGCCATCGCCCCCTTGTCGAACTTGTCCTTGTACTTCTCGGTGTTGGCGTTCCATTCGTCGCACTCGGCCTCGGACATGTTCTCGCACGGGTCGGCAGGCTTGCCTTCCTCGAAGCGACCCATGATCTCGTCACCGTCGATGGCGACGACTTCGGCCTCGTTCATGTCATCGTCCGGCACCAGGTAGGCGAAGACGAACGACCCGCGACGTTCTTCGAGGCCAGGGATGAGACTGCCTTCGCCCTCGGGAAGATCGGCGTCCTCGTCAACGTGTCCGGTCTCCCAGGTCGCCAGCTTCTTCAGTTCGTCCATCGCACTCATGGTCTTGGCCTCCCTATCCGGTGCGTTCGGGGCATCCGGCTGACTCTTGAACTTGTCCTTGTGCTGCTCGTGCATCACCGTCCACCTGTCGGCAGCTTCGGGATTCCCGTGCTCCTTCAGGTAGGTCGGGACATCCACGGGCTCTCCCTCGGGGAACCGGGCCAGAACCCACGACCCCCGGCGGAAGTTGGTCTTGAAGCCCCGGAGATGATCCTGAATCCACTTCTTCGTGATGACGTGCTCCGAGTGGGGGTCAACCTTCTCCAACGTCGCTCCGACGTACTCGAAGGTCTTCCCCCGCTGCTTCGACTCACCCCAGTCGAGACCCTGGGGAGCCAGTCGAAGCTCACCACGGGCGGCACGGAGAAGCTGCTCAACCGCGTGGCTGAGCTTCTTCTTGGCCTTCTCCATGCTCCACTGATCCTTGATGCCCACGAGGCCCAACGTCACGTCCAGAAAGCTGTCGCGGACGTTGATTGCCCCGAGTCCGGGGTCAATCATCTGACGTTGGAGGGCTTCCTTCTCGCTCATGGCTTCCTCGCCTTGCGTCCCAGATACCGAGCAGCGATTCTATCCGCTGCCGTCTTCGGCGGACGGAACAGATCAGCTTCCGAACGCATCCGGGCCTGATACAGATTCCGGCGGATAGTGGAGAGCTGCTTCTCCGTCAACTTCCGCTTCTTTTGAATGAGATCCCGCATGGCGGACATGAACTTGTTGTTCGGCCTCTGCGCCAGATACGTGTCCAGCACTTGCAGATGATCCTTGCCGAAACTCATCTCGACACGGGGCTTGGGAGTCTTCTTCGGCTTCTTCAGCGGCTCCGGGGGCTTGTCCCGCAGACCCATCTCATAATCGGCCCAGTCGAGATTATACTGGTCTTGCTCTGTCCAACGCCGACCCCGAGGTCTGCCGTATCCCTCATCATCGATGACAGTCCGATGTCTCTTGCCTCGCCAGTCCCGGTAGGATCCGGCTGCCGTCTTGGAAGCGACCATCTGCCGACCCTCGGGGCTGATCTCAGGCTCGATGGCCATCGCCGGACGCCGGACGAGATAGTTCGGCCACTTCTCGAACCACTTCTTGTAGAAGTCACCCTTGGGAACGACCCGGACGGTCTCATCCGGGTCGGGGATGTTCGGGTCAGCTACATGGACGTTGAGGTCGTCATCCACATCGAACACGACCGAAGCGTGCGACCAGTCCCGGCCCTCGGGGTTCCAGGCGATCATCAACGGGATGCCCCGGTCGGTGAACTCCTTGAGTTGCCGGACGGTGGCGGGGCAGATGAGATGAACACGCGCGCCGTAGTGCTGCGCGCACGCGATAGCGTCCTCCCAGGAAGCACCCTGCATGGGCTTCGCGCCCATCACCCGGTTGACCTCATCCTCGTTGGTGTCGATGTCCAGCGCCCGGAGGCACATCATCATGGACGTGGACATGCACGAGTACTGCGTCCGTTGGCGGACCGGGTTGACGTTCGCGGCAGCCTGCTTCTTCATCATCTACCCGTTGATATAGTCGTGCCAGGGGCCGTATTCGTCGTCGTAGCCAAACCTATCCTCGGGATCAGGGAAGTCTCTGGCGGATTCCGCATCGACCTCGAAGTCACTGGGCTTGAGTTCGATCTTGGCCAGCACATCGAACCAGATCTGACGACCCTGGGGCTTCGCCACCACCTTGGGCGTACCGACCACCTTCGCGTTGAGATGATTCGGGAACACGTACTCATAGAAAGCCCCGATCCCCCCATCCATCCAGAATCGCCAGCTCTGCCGGAGGCTGTCCTCGAAGATGTGGGAGCCGCTGAGGATGTTCTTCATCCCGTCAACCAGCAGCTTGAAGAACATCTTGGCCGACCGGCCCTCGAAGAGACCGAGAAGCTCTGCCCGAAACCCCTTCTCGTCCGCCACAAACCGCTTCAGGGCGAGTCGAAGCTCGGTGACGAATACCCGGATGTTGACCGGGATCTGGTAGGATGCCTGGATAGCAGTGGGGTATTCGTAGCGTTCGTAGCCCAGTTCTTCCAGCGTGACAGAGGACTCCTGAAGTGCCTTGAATCTGCCTACATCGACTTCGTAATCGCCGTTGCCGTAGTCCATCGGCTCCGAGAGGTCTTCCCAGATGCAGGTCTCCAGGGCCTCTATCATTGCTGGCCCGAAAGCCTTGAGAAGCTGTGAGTAGTTGGTCGTGTAGGGCCGCAGAGGTTCGAGCATCGGGCCGAGAACCCGGCGGATGTCGGCGGCCTCCTTGATGGTCCGCCCCCACTGGGTAGCGAGCTTGACTGGGGTCTTCTCCGCGAAACGCCGGACATCGTGGTAGAGGTTCTCCAACCACGCACCCGAAGTCAGCGGGTTGTCAGAACCCCCGCCCCAAGTGGGTTTCCCGCCCATCATCTTGAGCTTGGCCTCGTAGTTCCGCTGCATCTTCTTGAAGAGGGGGATGACCGTCCTCTCGGTGTCAAGGAACGCTTCGACCTGGCCCGCAGCCATCATCTCCAGGGCTGACACGATGACCAGGGCGTCCCGGTGCAGGGACTTGAGAGCCCGGTTCTGGGTGATGTGCTCCTGGAAGGCGTGAATGAGCTTGGTCGCCCAGCGGGTGTAGTGCTTGATGTTCAGCGAGGCATAGTCACTGCGGCTCGGGAAGGCGTAGGAGAAGGACTCCGTGTACGTGCCCTTCTGCGCCCGCTCCCACCCACGCTTGGGATCCTTCATCACGGCGTCGTATTCACGCTTGCCGAGACCGATGATGTGGTTGATGAGGTCGGAGAACCCGTCATCTCCGACCCCGAAGGACATGTCCTCTGCGTCCCCCCAACGGTCGAGCCGGTCGTAGAGGTCATCGAACAGTTGGCTCCGGATGTTGCCCAGCGCCGCAGCTTCCTGCGGGCTGTACTTGAGCATGATGGCCTTCTCGATGGCGTCGGTGTCGGTGGTCTTGGTACCCCAACCGATCTTGTCCACGAGCTTCCAGAAGTCCGACAGAGAGACCCTTGCTGCTGATATCCAGTGAGAAGCAACGCGGACAGCCGATGTCTTGCCTTGACTCATCGCAGTGACAGCCTGCTTCCGATTCATCCGGTTCACCTCAAGAAGTACTGGCACATCTCTTGGACATGCTTCCGTGCTTCTGCGAGAACCTCCTGGGGGTTCTCCCAGATCATCCGATCCTTCGTCTTCATCCGTGTACGGGTTCCGATTCCCCCCTGGAACGTCCCGAACCACGGTTCGGACTTCCTGAGAACTCTAGGCGCACCACGCACAAGAACATCGCGCCTGACCTCATGCAGACTGACGACATTCTCCGTGGTTTCGCCAGTCTTGGGATCAGTTACGAGTGCTGGGGTTTTCAAGGTCACAGATCCACCGGCTACCCGAGAATCCGCCCAGCGAGAAGCAACACGGACAGCCGATGTCTTGCCTCGGTTCATCCAGGCATCGTTGACGATCTTGAAGAAGCCCCGGCGCTTCAACTCCTGCACGGTGTCGTCCAGGCCCGCCTTCTCCAAGGCTCCCTTGAGTGCTGCCAGCACCTCGGGGGCGTTGAACTTGTTGAGCGCCTCACGTCTCATCGGATCACCCTCATCCGCTTGAGAGCCCGCATGTCGTGCTTCTGCCACGCCTTGTCGATGGCCTGGGACTCCTTGCGGTGATCCCACGCAATCTGGCGGAGCGACTCGATGGCCTCCTTGATAGTCCGACCGATCTCACCCATGTAGCGGTCGTCGGAGTCCTCGGAGGCCATCACCTTCTGGATGTACTGTATCTCACGTCGGGAGAGAACCTGATGGCTGGCCAGCGTCCGCAGATCCCACTTCTTCCAGGCTTTCTCGATCTCGTCGGCCATCTCGTCGTTCTCGACAGCCTCGCTGTTGTGGAACTGGATGGCCTGCTGAATCTTCTCCGCCTCGTAGGACGGAATGGGCTCGACCCGAAGGGCCATTCTGCCAGAGGCCAGCCTGACCACGGCGACCTGGGTGTTCCGCTTGAACCGGATGTTGACCGCCGAGAACCCGGCCCGCATGGCGTCCGCCTTGTTGATGGGCTTGCCGTCCCACCGGGAGGTGATGTCCTGAAGGATGAAGTCCTTGCCCGCCTCCCAGTCCGCGATGGCCTTGGCCTTGGAGGTGTAGTCCCGTCCGTAGGCCGGAGTCACGACGATGTGCTTGGCCTGAAGGTAACGGGCAGCAACCCGCGTGGCATGGCCGTGGACTCTCTTCCCGCCCTTGGCATTCTGACCCTTGGTGGTGATCTTCATGGCTCCATTCCGCATGATCTTGATGAGACCCATCTTGGCCAGTTCGATGAGGAGGGGGTTCTTCGGGCTGTACTCGCCCAGGCGGTGGCTCCTGAAGTACTCCTTACGGTAGCCGCTCTTGATTCCACTGATGATGGCCAGGGCCGTCTTCTGATCCTCGGTGATGTCGTCCTCATCTCCGGCCCCCAGGAGCTTCGTCAGGTTGTCCGGATGAGCCTTGATGGTCGCGTAGGTGGGCTGACCCCCTCCCACGACACCACTGATGACCACGTTGTTCGGTGGAATGGGTCGGGGCTTCGTGTCCAGGTCAACGGGGTTGTCGGGGTTGAACATGTTGGCCCCACCCCAAGACCCCCACTCGACCTGGTATCGGCCCGTCCCCAGGTTCACAGCGATGGTGAATCCTTGCCGACCTGCCCCCGAGAGGGAGGACATCTGGTAGGTGCGGGACTCTACGACCATGATGTTCTTGCGACCGTATTTGACCTCCCGGAGTGCCTTCTGGATGGGGGCCGGAAGCTCGCGTACATCCACGTAGACTTCCTTGCGGGCCTTCTTCAGATGACGGACAGCGACCCGAGCAGCAGCCTTCCGCTTCTCGTGACGCCAGGCGGTGCCCTCCACCTTGTCGCAGAGAGAGGCGCAGAAAGCTCCGGGATCGACCCCCTTGCCTTCCATCTCCTTGATGCACTTGGTCACCTTGTGCTTCACGTCCCCGGTCATCGAGTCCCAGAACTTCTTGACCGACTCGTCTGTCCAGCCCTTCGGGAGCTTCCCCTCCCACTTGGCCGCTTCCTTGTAGCTCTGGGTCAGGAAATTCCGCACTTCGGGCTCCTGCCGGGCCAGCTTCAGGAAGGCCATGTCGGTCGCAGAGCGAAGGTTGAAGAACCCAACTGGGGGGAGAATCCATCTAGCCATTGGATTTTCCTTGTCTTTTCTCCCTGACACGCGCCCTCCCGTGCGGGTGGCGTTCATTGAATCTTCTATGAGGGGTCTATAATAGGGAAATCACCGGGTAGAGTGGAGCCATGAGCTGCATCACCCAGAAGCGGAGTGACGACAATGACCTATGAGAAGCTGGTGACTCAACTGTCGGAGATGACGGGTCAGCCCGAGGAGGCTGTCCGGAATATCCTCTTTGCGCTGCCTGATGCCCTCATCAAGATGGATGAGAAGGACGTGGTTCGGACTCCGATGGGGGTGTTCCGTATGACCAAGCGGGCCTCGCGGAAGATCAAGCCGCCCAAGGGCGATCAGGTGGTCACGGTGCCGGAGGAGATGGTCGTGAAGTTGCGGGCCGGAAAGCGGCTGCGGAAGCCGGTGGAGGGCTAGTTCAAGCTGTCGTTGGGGTCAGACACTCCGGCGACGATATCGACTCCAACATCCATCCCCAGATCGACTCCATCTGCGAGCCCCTCGCCGTAGCCCGTCTGAAGACCCAGACGATAGCCCAACGCCAATGCCTCCTCCGGAGAATCCGGGGTCTCGACATCCTCGGGAGGCCGAAGATGAAGAAGGCTGAGGAACCGCCCCCACAGGGTCGGTTTCTTGGCAGCGAGCACGCGATCACCAGAGATCATACTACGGGCCTCCTCCACCCCCATGATACACCATCTTGCGGTCGGGTAAACCCCCCACCGCAAGGGCTGGGCAGAGTCAGACCTGCTGGGCGAGCATCTGGAGGATCTCCTTGGCAATGGAATCCCCCATTTTTAGGGCGGAGTTGGACAGAACCGTCTGGATGGCCAGACTCAGGTCAGACTCCATCTTGGCCTTCCCCTTGTCGTCTGACTCCTTGTATTTCTTGAGGAAACCCTTGTCCTTGGACATCTCGACCAGGGTGCCTGTGTAGGCTTCCCGGCGGAGGGCCTCGGTCAGGAAGGCGTAGGCCAACTGGCGGGCTCCCCCTCCGGGCCAGTGAAAAGTCTTCTGTTCGTCCGCCGGACTTCGGAACTGATGCACCGACCAGACCTGGCCATTCTCATCTTGATGGACACGGATTTCGAGTGCCGCCGTGTTCGGGCCGTCCTTCCAAAGTTCTTCAGGGGCTTCCATCAGACCTCCGAGCGACAGAAGCCTCGACCGTCAGGAGGGTCGAGGCCACCGACACCGCCGTCTCGATGACCGTCACCACCACATCCGCAGGGTCAATCACGGGCGGCTCATCACTCATGTTGCGGAACTTCAGGGCCTTGGCATCCCAGCCCTCCCAGCTTTCAAGCTCGCCATCTTCCAGAACCTTGCGGACGATGTAGGCCCCGTTCTCCCCGGCGTTCTCCGCCAGATACTCCAGGGGCTTCGTGAGAGCCTCGACCACGATGTTGGAACCCGCCTCCATCTCGTCCACGCAGTAGGCCATCTTCTCCCTGTCGGCCAAGACCGCCAACCCAGCACGGAGGTAGGCGATACCCCCGCCGGGCACCACACCACCGTTCAGAGCCGCCTGGACGGAGCCCAACGCATCCTCGACCCGAGCCCGGCGCTCCTTGAGAGCAGCCTCGGTAGTCCCACCGACACGGAGAATGGCGATGCCTCCCGCCAGCTTGGAGATGCGCTCCTTGAGCCTGTCGGCATCGTAGTCCGAAGCACAGGACGCCTGCTCCGCCTTGAGCCACTCCATGCGCTCCTTGATACCCTCCTGAGCCTCGGGATACGCCTCGAAGAGGGTCGTCCGGGCCTTGATCGTCGCCTTCCGCACCGACCCGAACCACTCCTGCTGCCACTTGGTATGGTCGAGCCCGATCTCCTTGGACACGTAGGTTGCCCCCGAGAGGGCAGCGATGTCCTTGAGTTGCTCTGACTTGTGAGGCCCGAAGCCCGGAGCCTTGATGGCGCAGCACTGGACTACGCCCTGGTTGTGGTTGATCGCCATGACGGAAAGGGCCGGGCCTTCGACCTCCTGGGCTATCACGAGAAGCTCGTTCTTCTCGAAGCCCCCGGCGATCTCCATCATCTCCTTGATGTCGTCCAGGCTCACGAGCTTGGCGTCGATCACCGCGACCAGCGCCCCCTCGATGACCCGCTCCAGCTTCTCACCCGAGGCGAACACCGGACTGACGTAGCCTTGGTCGATCTCCATCCCCTCCTTGAACTCCAGGATGGTCTCGACACCGTGGCTGTCCTCGATGGACAGCGTGCCGTCCTTCCCCACTGCCATGCAGCCCTCGGCCATGTTCTCGGCAATCTCTTCGTCGCCGTTGCTGGCGATGAGGGCGACCTGGTGGAGATCCTCCTTGGTCTCGACCGGGACGGAGAAGTCCCTGATGAAGCTGGTGGCGATATCACGGACATCCCGCATCCCCTTGACCAGGTTCACGGGCGACATCCCTGCCGTGATGCGCTTGTGCCCCTCTCGGAGAAGCTCCGCCGTGAGGATGGCGGCGGAGGTCGTCCCGTCACCCACCTCATCATTGACCCGGACACAGGCTCCCTTCAAGAGCTGACAGCCCTGGTTCTCCAGGGGGTCTTCCAGGTCAAGCTCTCGGGCGACGGTCACGCCATCCTTGGTCGCCAGGAGGCCCATCGCCCTGTCCAGGATCGCGGTTCGTCCCGCAGGGCCATAGGTTCCAGAAACGGTCTTGGCGAGCTTCAGAGCACCGTCGAGGATCTTCTCTCGGGCGGCCAGGCCAATTTCGATCTCACGTCCGTCCATCGGTCACTCCCATGCGCGAGGTGTACTCGGCTATCATACCCGCACGGGAGTCTACTTGATCTTCCTCTTCCCTGTATATCCCAGCGCCTTGCGGAACTCCTTGACGGCCTTGACCCACTTGGCCCGCGTGGTGGGGATGCGCTTCAACTCGTAGAAGAAGCGAGTGTTGTCCATGATGCCCCGGTAGAGGGTCTTGTCCTTGTCGGACTTCGCGGCAACTCCTGTAAAGAAATCAATGGCTTTGTTCTTCTGGGCCTTGGTCTTCAGCTCCGAGATCTGCCCCTTGAACTCATCGACGGCATCATCGAGTCGGGTGTAGAACTCGATGTCATCCATCGCGTGGAAGTCGAAGTCCTTGGGATTCTGCTTCACCACCCGGCCATGCCCGAAGTCCCGGTCACCGAACCCCTGCTCCCTCAGCTCCCTGAGTGCGTGCTGCAATTTGGGGTCATCCTCACGGAAGCCCTGGCTCCTGGGATTCATCCATTGCTGATACTGGGGTGTCCGCAGCTTCTTCGGAGGCAGACCCGCCTTGCCACCCACTGCATCGGAGAGGAAGCTCTGGGCGAAATGCTGGCTCTCATGCCGGACGATTCTCCGAAGCTGGTTGCGGCTCCAGTCGTAGATGCTGTTGGGCAGCGTGATCTTCATCGTCCTGATGATGTCCGCCCAGGTCGCCAAGGCCCCGGGGATCTCATCAGTGGTCAGGATGACTCTGACCTTCTGGAAGGGGGTGATTGGCTTGCCCGCCTTGAGGGCCTTGACCTCGGCCCGGAGATCCTTGAGTTCTTGGATCTCGATCTTCCTGAGCTTGGCCAGGCCAGGATCTAGCTTCTCACCCCGAGCCTTGAGGGCCTTGATCTTCTTCTCGTCGTCCTTGTTCCACTGCTCCCGCATCTTCAGCCGCTTCTCTGCTCCGGCCAGATACTTCTTGATGCGGCCCTGGTCGGCCAGGATGCCCTCGTACTTCCAGCCCTTCAGGAGCGGGGCCACCTCAAACTCCCGCTCCACGTTGCCGGGGGTGGCCTTCTTGTACTCGGACACCTGGAACTTCTTGAGGTGGGCCTTCTCCTTCTCCAGACGCTCGTTCTCCCCAGCCCCCCACATCTGCTGGGCGTTGACCCGTTCCTCGATGCCCTTGAACATGCGATCCATCGTGGCGGCGAGCTTGCCCTCACGGTAGAGCTTGTAGAAGTCCCGCGACTTGATGCCGGGTCGCCCGGGGACACCCACGGCTGTCCAGGCGAACTGGCTGGTCACCAGATGCACGATGCTGTTCTTGCCCTTCTGGCCCGCGTACATCTCCCAGAGGGCCTTGGGCTTGGTCTTCGCTCGGAGGGCCTTGCGGAACGCGGTGAAGGCCTTCTTGATCTTCTGGCCTTCCTTCTTCTTCTCGATGTCCAACTGGCGGTTGTATTCCATGCTCTTGTCGATGTCCGCCATGATCTTCGTGGCAGCTACCGACAAGGCCCACTTGGAGATCTCTTCGACCATCAAGGGCGGGGCTTCCAGGCGACCCGACGTGCGCTGGCTTGTCGCTCCAATCCACCTGGCGGCGACCCGGACAGCCACATCCTCATCTTCCAGGTCATCGAGGATGTCCTGCAACGAAGCCGTCTTGCCCAGCGCCTTCTGCACGAAGGTCTGGGGGTCGAATAGCAGCTTGGTCTTGCCGCCCAGGATGGCCTTCTCCAACGTGTCGGCCACTCCGCCTTGGCTCAGGAAGCGCAAGATGATCTCGGGGTTCACGTAGGAGCGGATGGTCGTCGCCACATCCTCGTGGCTCAACGCCTCCTGGGCCTTGTGGTAGGCCGCGTCGAGCGTCGCTGCGATCTCCTGGGCGACCCGTTCGGCCAGGTCGTCACCCTGCTTCTTGGAGAAGCCCTTGATTCTGGCGTAGAGTTCGGCCTGAGCTTCGCGCAGGTTGTCGAGGACGGTCTCGGTCGCCTTGAGCTTGCGGAAGTCGGTCGGGGAGAAGTCCCCGAGCTGCTCCCGAAAGTACCGCTGCAGGTCGGTGTAGGTGAACTGCTGACCCTTGGAGGTCGTGAAGATGAACTTCGACCCGCCCTTCTTCGCCTTCTCCACGTAGTCCTTGAGGATCTTGACGATGGAGGCGTCCGAGAGGTTGGCGACGTTGGTGCCGCCCTTCTTTCCGAGGAACTCCATCGTGACGAAGTTGTTTCGGACGAACTTGACGTGCTTGGGGCCGAGGGTGATGGCCCCGAAGGTCTCGATCTCGACCTCCTTGCCGTCCTGAATCTTGACGACCTTGTTGCCCTCCTTGCCGGGCCGGATGCCAGTCTCCATGATGATGGCGGTGATGAGGGCAGCCATCTGGGTCAGTTCATCGCTGCTCTTGAGGTCTTTCTTCACCTGGCGGGCGATCTTGTTGTAGTGCTTGATGAGCTTGTGCATTTTCTGGATCTTCTTCGCCAGCGTCAGATGCTCGTTCTCGAAGCGGTCGGTGACCTTGGAGATCACCCCGCTCTCGTCCACCTCAACCACGATGTTCTTCGGCAGGAACGCCCGGATGTCCTCGGGCACGACCTCCCGCAAGGGGGCCTGACTCTCCGCGATGGCGATGGCCTCAAAGCCCTTGTCGGCCTGCTTGCCGACCTCGACCAGCACCTTCTTGAGCGGGAACTTGTTGGGGTAGCAGAGCCGGTTCCTCGCCTGATACAAGACCTGGGAGCGCCACGACTTCGCCTTGGGATTCTGTGCCTCTGACCCTATCCAGGTGTTCAGGTAGTTCTCGACCTGGGGGAGCACCTTGATCATCTTGATGAAGACCCGTCCCCTGCGGGAGAGGCTCACCTTGTCCTTGCCGGGCTGGGCGGCGTTGGCCTGGTCAGCGTAGGGCTGCAGCTCCTTCAGGAGCGCCTTGAAGGCATTGAGAGCGCCCTTGATGTGCTTCTCACGGGCCTTGATGTCCGCCTGCCAGGCCCGGCTCTCGGGCGTAGGACGCCGAGCACAGACCCAACGGGCAGCTACTCGGGAGGCCGTGGTCATCCCAGCCTGCGGAGCCAGCGGGCAGCGACCCTCGTTGCCACGACCTTGCGCCACTTCGACCAGCCCTCGTCAGCCAACCCTTGCACATCTTCTTCGGTGCAGACCACCTCATGGGGGGTCGCCCGGACAGGATGGGCCACGAAAGACTTGTCGAGGCCCTCCACGAAGCGAGCGATCTTCTTGATGTTGTGGAGGTTGTCCTCCCAGACATGGACGGTATCGATCTGGGGATGCTTGGCCAGGATACCAGATACCACGGCCACCTTGTAGCCGCCCGTCGAGTCCCCGGGGTTCAGATAGACCTCATCGAAGTTGAGTCCCGCCTGCTTGAGCAGTTCACCGACACGCAGGCGGTGGGCGCTCTGAAGAGGGCGACCTGTGCAGAGGATGGCCCAGGTGTCCCGGTCGCTGATGCTCTGCTTGGCTGCCTGGACGGTCTTGCCGATCCACCAGTCGCGGCCCGGCTTGAGGGGAACGCAGGGAGGCCCCAGTGACTCGGGGGCCATGATCCAAGAGTCCTTGCCCCACCAGTCGGGGCGCTGTGGCGACCGGAAGAGAGTGCCGTCGAAGTCGTAGAGGTGGAGTTCGGCCATCAGATCTTCATCCGCTTGAGCTTGGCGATCTGCGGCCCCAGAATCTTGCCGACCTGGCGCATGACGCTGGCGGACTCTGCCACGTCGGGATGTCCATCGGCCAGGCCCGGAGTGCGGCCCTTGGGTGCCCAGTGGATGAGGACTTCCTCGATGTCATCGAGGGCCTTGTCGAGCTTCTTGACGCCCCAGTCGAGTTCCTTCTGGGCTTCGGTTGCCCCCTGGCGCTGAAGATGGCGGGCGGCGACTTTCTTGGCGAGGGCATCCATCGGGAACCTCCGTGGCTCTACACGGGAGCGAATCATAGGGAATCTACCGACATCATCTTATCTCTCGGGCCTCCGAAGTAGTCTGGGCGAAAAAAGTGCTTGACAACTTTGCCCAGAGGTGTATCCTGGGAAGCCACGAAAGGGAACGACCCGAGATGAACCGCTTGTTTACCACCACCTCAACGACCACACTGAGCCTTACCTGGCTCAGCCGGTCGTACCTGTCCGAGCGCAGGCCGGAGGTGGTGAGCGGGTAGTTCCTACGCCAAGTGAGAACACCCGAAACCCCCTCCGGCGACTGGCCGGAGGGGGTTTCGTGCTTAGAGGGCCTGAGAGTGGGCCGCGACCTTTGACAAGTGAATAGGATTTCCCGTGCTGACGGAATGCCACTGCCGTCAGCACATGCTGGGATGGCGGAATTGGTAGACGCGCCGGTTCGAGAGGCCGGTGGACTTAGTGCCGTGGGGGTTCGACTCCCCCTCCCAGCACCAATGGAGAGGCAAGCCGATGGGTGACGGCAGCCGCTTGGAAAGCGGTCGAGGTCTGTTGAAGGCCCTTGAGGGTTCGACTCCCTCTCTCTCCGCCAAAGAAACGCAGTGCTGGGGTGGCGGAATGGTAGACGCGCCAGGCTCAGAACCTGGTGGGACGCAAGTGCCCGTGGGAGTTCGACTCTCCCCCTCAGCACCAACGGAAGGTCAAGCAGATTGGCGACTGCAGCGGCTTGCTAAGCCGTCGAGGTGTAAAAGCCCTTGGGGGTTCGACTCCCCCACCTTCCGCCAACTTCGCTACAGGGGGCGCTCTGGGTAAGCGGGCTGGTCTCCAAAACCGGCTGATCTGGGGAGTTCGATTCTCCCGCCCCCTGCCAGATGATGCAAAGCGCGTGCGGTGGTGGTGGAATGGTAGACACGCCAGCTTGAGGGGCTGGTCCTGGAAACAGGGTGGAGGTTCGACTCCTCTTCACCGCACCAATCTTCGTGCTGGGGTAGCTCATTGGTAGAGCACCTGAGTGAAGCCCAGGGTGTAGGTGGTTCGATTCCACTCCCCAGCACCACAAACTTCGTTGGTTGGGTAGCTCAGCCCGGTAGAGCAGCGGACTGAAAATCCGCGTGTCGGCGGTTCAAATCCGCCCCTGACCACCAAGACCCGTTCGGAGAGTTGAGCAGTGTGGTGAGCTTAGCGGGCTGTAACCCCGTGGCCGATTGGCTTTGGAGGTTCGATTCCTCTCTCTCCGACCAAGAACGCATGGCGCGGGAAGCGTGTGGCTGGGACCGCCGGTTGACTGTAAATCAACTGCCTGATGGCTGAGGGGTTCGATTCCTCACCGCGCCACCAACTTCGGGGGTATCATGCCCTCATGAGCGTCTGGTTCCACGGAACGACCCAGGAGAACGCCGAGAAGATCCTACAAGAGGGCTTCCAGCCCGGCACCTACTTCGGTGAGCACCTGGAGGATGCTGTCCACTTCGGCGGTGGGTTCGTCTTTGAGGTGTACTTCAAGGAGGCACCCTCCAAGAACTGGCAGTGGCGCTGCTCCGAGGTCATCCCCGTGAGCGCGATCCTCAACCTCATCAGGTATCAACCCGAGGTCGTTCACTGGAGTCCAGAAGCAGCCCGCCGGATGAAGGCGGATCACTTCGAGGAGGAAGGCTACACCATCTGTGACACCTGCGATGGCAGAGGTCAGATGGAAGCCTACCCGCCCCTCACCCACTGGCGCGACCGGGAGAAATGCACCCTCTGCCCCGACTGTAGGGGGTATGGCTCCCCAGACAAACGCGACGCCTGGGATGAAATGTCCAGGAAGATGGAAGAGGCAAAGGGTTAAGGCCCTGTGGCGGAATTGGGAGACGCGCCCGCCTTAAAACTGGGTGTCCTAGCGGCGTCCGGGTTCGAGTCCCGGCGGGGCCACCACCTGCGAGGGGCGGAGCCAGTCATTGCCGTAGGCTGGCGGGTAGGCAAAACGGGCCAGGGTTCGAGTCCCTCAGCCCCTCATCAAGACGCTTTGCGTGTGCGAGGGTGGCGGAATTGGTAGACGCGCCGGTCTTAGGAGCCGGTGTCCTCCGTGGCGTAGGGGTTCAAGTCCCCTCTCTCGCACCATCTTCGTTGCCAGAGTGGCGGAATGGTAGACGCGGCTGGCTCAAACCCAGTTGTCCGAAAGGGCGTGAAGGTTCGACTCCTTTCTCTGGCACCAACTTCGATCAATGCCAACGTGGCTCAAAGGTAGAGCAGTCGCCTCGTAAGCGACAGGTTGTCGGTTCAAGTCCGACCGTTGGCTCCAGATTCGTGCCAGTGTAGCTCAGTTGGTAGAGCGCCTCCCTTGTAAGGAGGATGTCGCGGGTTCGATCCCTGTCACTGGCTCCACGGTATAATCCCCAGGCCCCCTCGGTGAGTGGGAATGGGCAAGGCGGCGGTCAAGGTCCCCCACCGGCCTTGGCGTGAAGTGTCGCGGCTCACCTTGGGGGCTTCATCAACAACGCCAACGTGGCCAAGTGGTAAGGCACCGCCTTGGTAAGGCGGCGATCCCCGGTTCAAGTCCGGGCGTTGGCTCCAAAGTTGTGAGGGGGAGTGGCGAAATTGGTAAACGCGCTGACTCAAACTGGCGTTTCCACCCTACCCTCCCGGCGAGGAGGAACTGCGAAGCGGCTTCAGAGTATCTGGGCTTGAAACCCAGTGCCTTTCGAGGCTTGTAGGTTCGATTCCTACCTCCCCCTCCATTCGGCCCCTTCTTCTAGTGGTTAGGATACCAGACTCTCAATCTGGCGACACGGGTTCAACTCCCGTAGGGGTCACCACAGTTCTCATGGCCCGGTGGTCTAGTGGGCAGGACGCTGGACTCTCAATCCAGAGGTCGCGGGTTCAAACCCCGTCCGGGTCACCATCTATTCCCTTGCCGCCCCCTGTTTCCGTCGTCAGATGGATGCGGGCGCGGTAGGTTTCCCGCCTGGGCATTCCAACCGTCCGGGGTCAAGGGTCCGGAGGCCCTGATGGGGGTGACCTCATCGGGAGGCCCGAGAGAAGGTATCCGGTATGGGAACCAGCAGGGGGCGGCTTACCTCTTCGCCCGTGAGAGTAGTATAGGTGTGGAGGTGTCCCGTGATCACCGCGATTCGCATCAGCAACCCCGAGACCGCCTGTGTCCCCTGGTGGTCAGAGGTGGAGCAACTCAAGGGCCTCAAGAGCATCAAGTTCGACCCTGGACTCAATGTCCTGGTTGGCCCCAATGGCTCGGGCAAGAGCACCATCCTGATGGCCCTGGCCCGGATGCTTCACTGCGCCCAAGGGGATGTCCAAGTTGTCACGCAGACCTCCGTGATTGACATCTGTGGGCCTGGTCTTGGCTCGAAGATCATGAAGGGCGTGATGCCCGTCCATGATGGCCTCCCGGTGATGCACTTCGACCCGTCCAAGACGGTCGGTCTCTTCGGCGGCTCTTTCGACTGGGACTTCGGGATGGAGGGCATCCAGAACACGATGGCCAAAGGGTCAGCGGGGCAGACCACCCTCATCAGATTCGACCGAGTGGGAGCGGTACTCCTGGGTCACAAGGAACCAGAGGGTGTCGAGTGGAAGCACACCCCCTACAAGGACACGACCAAGAATCAGATCGAGAAGATCCTCGCGGGCAAGCCGATCAAGGGGAAGAAAAGCCGACCGACCCTCCTGCTGGATGAACCGACTCGCAGCCTCGACATGAGGTACCAGATGGGGGTCTGGGTCAACATCGCAAGAGCGGCCCAGAAGCGTCTCCAGATCATCGTGGCGGCGCACTCTCCCCTGGCGCTCCTCATCCCAGGGGCGAACATCATCGAGATGGAGAAGGGCTACGCGGAAGCGGTCAAGCTCAACCTGGACGCGCTCATCAACACGGAGCGGATGATCGAACTCATCAACCAGGAACCGCAGAAGCCCAAGAAGAAGGCTGTCAAGAAGCCCAAGAAGAAGGCTGCCAAGAAGAAGTGAGTTCTCCGGGTTCGGGGCCAGGGCCGGAAGGCAGCAACCTCGAACCCAACTTCAATACCCTCGTAGCTCAGGGGATAGAGCACTGGCCTCCGAAGCCAGGTTAGCACAGGTTCAATTCCTGTCGAGGGTACCACGGAGGGGCAAGCAGATTGGCGACTGCACCCGCCTCGAAAGCGGACGAGCTGTGAAAGGCCTTGGGGGTTCGACTCCCCCTCCCTCCGCCAAAAAGAAAACCACGGAGGCGATCTGGCTGGATGAAGGCCTCGCCTTGAAAGCGAGTGGTCCGAAAGGGCTTGGGGGTTCGAGTCCCTCCGCCTCCGCCAACGACTCGTGCGCGGGAAATCCTGTTCACTTGACCCCTCCCTCATGGTATAGTCCTCCCAGGTTTCGCGTCGGGGACGGCCTGACGCTTCACGCCAACGACCAGGGAGGTCACCATGTTCTTCGTCAGGGACTCTTGGCTCCAGTACGAACCCTTCAACCACTACCGGCTGCCCGAGATCATCCCCCAGCCCGGAAGCTATGGGGAGCACAAGACCCCCCAGGCCACCGCCTTGTTCAACGACAAGGACACGGGCAAGCTCCGGTTCAAGCGGCCCATGTACCGACTTCGGTGGCCCGGAGAGCGCGACCGTCAGCACGATGACGGCATCCCCACCTCCATCATCCAGCACTGGCCCAACCCGATGGCTCGGGCGGTCAAGGAGCGCATCGAGTGTGCCGACAAGGGTGCCCATGTGGCGATGCCCCTGGATCAGATTCTCATCGCTCGAATGCTCCCCCCGGACGACCAGATCCCCGAGGCCATCGCCTACCACCTGGCCATGAACTACAAGCTCTACGAAGAGATCAAGGACGCGGGCGTCCAGTTCCCGGTCGCGGGTCTTCCGGCCCGGCGAGTTCAGCAGATTCTGGATGCCACCTTCGCCCTCGATGACAAGCACCTGGCTGCCCTCAAGTACCTCAAGTGGATGGCCGAGGGTCACCACGAGCACCCTTTGCTCCACGACTTCGGCTCCGCCGTCCGGGGGACTCTCGGGATTCTGGGCCAGACGGCGGCGGAGTTGTTCTTCTATCTTCTCTTCGACTGCCAGTATGACGTGAAGACCCAGTGGTGGGCGCGGAACGAAGGCGGGCTGGCCTACCAGATCCCGCTCTATCTGCACTGGGTCGGGCGGACCGGGATGGGCATGTACTCGCACATGGCGACCATCCCCCCTCCGGCCCGGCACTGCTCCGACCCGCCCTGGGATGAGCGGTATCCCGATGTCCTCGACCAGCTCAAGCGGTGGGACATGGACAAGATGCGCCGTTTCATGCACGAGGACGGGAAGGTGCCCGAAGCCAAGGGGGATCATCCCCGTGTCCAGTTCCCGGAGTCAACGCGGTAGGCAGCAGAGGGTCTCCCGAGGGATGATGCTCACGTAGAAGTCGGTGTCTGTCCAGGCGAACCCTACGACCTGGACGTTGCCCTCGATGGGGCGCACGTTGGTGATCTTGCCCCGCTCTCCGAGGTAGTAGATGTGGCCCGGCGTGAGGCCCTTGCCGAAGTCCGGGACACGCCCCCTCGTCACGATGAAGCAGGTCGTGGAGTTCTTGATGTGGACAACGAAGCCGATGGCGTTGTGCCCCTGGGAGTGGTAGGCCCGATTCACCTCGCCCGGCCCCGAGAGGTAGACCGCATCGTACAAGGCCACGCCATTCTTCGGGTTTCTGCACTCCTCCATGTTGTCGGCGTCCGGCACCTTGACCATCTTGCCGTGTCGTGGAGTGAGTTTTTCGCCCTTCATGGCCTTTGTCTCCTATCTTCGGAGGACTATAGGCCAAATAGGGGGCTTACTTTTTGGCTCTGATGGAGTAGTATAGGGGAGGTTCTCTGAAAACATGGGGGCGAAATGGCTTCGACTGGGGTGTTGAAGCTCAGGGCGCGTTCCGTGATTGTCGCAGGTCACGTTAAACGGCGGCACACTACAACTGCCAACGACGAGGCGGTTCTCCAGGCGGCTTAGGCCACCTCGTCCGACCGGGAACCCGTATCCCCGAGGGGTCCTGGGAGGGCGTAAGCAAAATCGAGGATAGGGTCTGCTGCTAGCTGCCCGGCTCGGCAACCTGAAACGTGCTAGGGATGCTGGTCACGAGAGTCTGCCACTGGACGCTCGGGGTCAAAAGACAAACCAGGGGCTATGAACGTAGGGCCTTGAAGTGGATTGCTTCAGGACAGGGGTTCGACTCCCCTCGCCTCCACCATTCAATCCTTGACACCTCCACACCACGCTGATACAGTGGGTGTCGGAGGTCAGGTGGGCCGGAAGAAGATTGAAGTTGTCTGCATGAATCCTGCTTGTGGAAAGCCCCACATGAAGGCCCTCAGCGAGGTCAACAGGTCAAAGAAGCTGGGCCGGGGTTTCTACTGCTGTCGTTCCTGCTCGGTCACACACGCCAACGAGTTCCTGGGCCGGAAGGCCAAGGAGGAGACCCGGACGTGCGAGGTCTGCGGAACCACCTTCCAGGTGCTCGGCAAGGCCAAGTCCAGAATCACCTGCTCCAACGAGTGTGCCGACACCCTCCGCTACAAGAAGATGAACCCAGACTCCAAGGAGCGACAGCGGGAAGCCGGTCGGCAGACAGGCAACCTGAGTGTGTCCGCCTCCCTCAAGAGTCGGGAGATGCCGAAGTATGCGAAGCTCGTCCCGTATCTGAAAAGCAAGGGCGTGAACTTCGAGTTCGAGGCAGAGATTGGCCCCTACGTGGTTGATCTCTGCCTGCCTGACCACGGTATTGTAGTGGAGTTCGATGGCCCCTACCACTCTTGGCATGAGGTGGTGGCCAGCGATGCCCAGAGAGATAACTACCTCACCAGGGCAACCTGGCGGGTGTTCCGAATCGGAGTCGAGGCCGGAGCAGTGATTTCACCCTCCGCCCTGGCTCCACTTGGTCTTTGAAAGTGGGAGGTGGACTCCCGCCGCCTCCACCAGACTTGTCCCTCTGCTGGCACTACCGCGTTGCCGTGGCTGGTTGTTTGACCGGACATGGGATTGGGCCGGACAGGGGTGTTCGCAACTACGCTTCAATGAGCGGGGTCGCAACGCCTTCGGGAGGATGTAGAATCCCGTCGCCCGCTTTTTGGTTACAAGGACACTGATGCCCGACAAGAACGACATCTACCAAGCTGCCCTACAAATCCTCCGAGAGAAGCTGGACGGCTGTGCAGTCATCGATCACTTCAAGGTCGAGGTAGAGCATGACCAGGTAGACATCGTGCCCCAGAGAGGCGCTCAGCTCTCTCTGGCCCGGACTGAACCCACCTCATTCAAGGTCACTATCACGGCCCTGAGTCCTTGGGGGCAGCAGATGCTCCGCCAGGCCAACCTCACTGGCAATCTCTCGATCACAACCTACTAAACTGCGTGGGCGAGGTCACGCCCTGAAGGCCACCACAGCACCTGATGGTTCCCGTTCCCACTTGACCCACTTCTGACCATCGAAGGTCTCGGCGTGGCCTGTGAGTGCTTCGCAGAGCGCCCTCTCCACGTACACAGAGTCACCCCGCCTGGGCCGGTCGGGCTTATCTTCGAGCCAGTGCAGCTTGACCTTCTTGAGGATATCCAGGTCGTCTTCCTCGACGCTGGGGCAGCCCTGTCGGTGCCACTCGTTGAGGTCGAACAGGATCATGTTCGTGGCCGTGTCGAAGGTGACGAGCCCCAGCTTGTAGCACTCCCAGGTGCCGGGCCAAATGCCGTCCCATACGACCTCGCAAGGATTCTGGTCGCACTCGTCGCACGGGGCCTGGAGCGCCTGGATCTTGTGGAGAGGGCACTGGGCCACATCGCAGTAGTAGCCGTGGTTCTCTCCGGGTTTGGCCCCGCAGTCGTGACAGGGCTTGCCTTGGAGCTTCCTGTCTCGCTCCCACAGCCAGTCGAGGAGTCCCTGGTCGGCGTTCTTGATGGGATGGAAGGCCATGTCAGTCCCAGTCTTCCGTGAGGTCGGCGCAGTGGTTGGCGACCATCCTCCGGATGTCACGGATCTCGGCCTCGGACAGCTCGACCGATTCTCGGGTGTCCACTCGGGTCACCGATAGCGGGATGAGGAATCTCGCATCGGGCTTCGTGAAGTCGTCCGAGAACTCCACCTCGAACGTCGCTTCGAGAATCGGGGCATCGGCGTCGGGGACGTTACGTTCCCATCGGGCCGTGACGATGAGGCGACCCTCGGTGGAGCGGTCGTGTGTGATCTGGACTTGCATGGTGTCACTCCGCCTTGGTCGCCACCCCCGTCACCGACAGCTTCGCGCCCTTGGCCTTGGCGGACTTCTTCACGGGGGTGCGGGGCAGGGTGGCGATGACCTTCTCCTTGACCAGCTTCTCGGCCTCCGCGACCCCGGCCTCCTGCATCAGCGCCTTGGCGGCGTCCTTGTCGAGGGCGAGGGCCTCCTCCATCGCGCCCTTGATGGCGTCGAGGGCGGCGTCGCGGGTGACGCCCATGCGCTTCACGAGCAGCGCGAGCGTCGGGAGCAGGGGGATGCTCGCCGTGGGGGCCTTGTCGGAGTCGTGCCCGATGGTCAGGGTGTCGATCTCCAGGGTCATGTTGATGACCAGCCCGTTGAGGGTCTGGTCGGGCTCGGCCCGCTCGCGGGCGTCCCCGGCGGTCTTGGCCACCTTCTTCAGGGCGTCCTTGACTCCGGCCTCGATGGCGAGGTGCAGTGCGGGCGTGTCGGCAATCGCGGTATCCATCCTTAGTCCCTCCTCCCCCACCGTGGGGGATGTTCTATGCAGACTACTCTCGGATGGGGAGGGATAAGCCCCCTAGACCGTGATATTTTCCCGGCGCTTCGTTTCCAGTTCGATAGCCTGCATCGCCCGATTGAAGTCTTCCTGGTGCATGAGGCAGCACTCGGAGAAGATAGGATAGCCGTTGACACTCCGGGGGAACGTGTGGTGCTTAGCCGTATCGGCCCAGACACACCCGAAGTCCTTGAGGTATTGCTCCCCGACACCTCGGGTGACGGCATCCCATCGGGCCTTGGCCTCGACCCAGGCGGCGTGCTTGGGCGGGAAGTCCGAGTTGACGGTCTCCCAGGTGATCATCGCGGCCTTGTGCTTGGCCTCGATGAGATCGATCTTCTCCTGCACCTGGGCGCACTCGGCCTGCCACGCTTTGACCTGGGCCTCGTAGTCGGCTTGTAGCTCGGCGTTCTGTTCTTCGATCTTGGCCTTGTAGGAGGCGATGTCCTGGCTGTCCTTGTCCTGCCAGTCGATGCCCATCTTGATCTCCTTGAGCACCTCGGGGTCAGGCTTGATGGGCTCGGGCTTCTCGGGCTTCTCGGGCTTCTCCGGTAGCTCGTCCATCTTGGGCTTGTCGGGACACTCGGGCTCGGGGCCGGGGTCGTCCATCAGGTTCTTGAAGATCCGCTTCTGCACCTTCTCCGGAATCGACATGCACCCGAAGGCAACGGGCATGAACACCATCCCGATGTCGGTTCCCCTGATGTGGCGGCTTGTCCAGATGGTGTTGTTGCTGAAGCTGATCACGAACTCCCGGAGATCCTTGTCATCCATCCGGGGGAGCCGCATCTCATGGCCACGGGCGGCGTTACGACCCTCCATCTCCAGGCGGAACTCCTCCGAGAGCCGTAGCACGGGCTTGTAGGAGATGCCCAGGATCTCCTCATAGAGGCCGAAGTTGTCGAGGGCCTCGTCCACGGTCAGGGTTGGGTCAACCTCGACACCGATGCCTTTCTGGTTGTTCACGAACAGCCGCAGCGGAGGTAGATCCCAGATCCAGTAGCGATGAACACCCGTCCAGCAGAAGCTCTGCCGACCCAGACGGGTTCGGTGGAAGTCCACGGCGGGGAAGTTCCGCAGGATATCGGCCACGCGAAGCTGACGCCTCGTGTAGAACTCCATCGCCCCCGGCTCCGTCTGGAGGATGTTGGCGATAGGGGTCGAGGGCTTCTCTTCGAGGATACGGCTCTTGCTCATGGCCTCCATCCGATGCCCAGGAAGTTCTTGTCCTTCAGCCGGATCGCCTCCCGGATGGCAGCTTCGGCCTTGTGGAAGTCCGGGTTCTCCCGCTCTACCCCCATGCACTCCATGCAGATGACCTGGCTGCTGAACCGGCTCGGGGTTGATGCCTTGGCTCGCTTCCCGCAGCGCTGGCAGTAGCCGTTCCACTGCGAGGTTCCCCCGAAAAGAACCTGCACATCCTCGAAGGACACATTCCTGGCGAGCACCTTCCACCCGAAGCTACGCCAGCGACCCTCCGTGGGAGCCCTCCACTTCCCTACGGGCTGGCGGGTAGCCAGCACCACCGTCCGCTTCGGCTGGAGGGGATCCTCGGGGTCGCCCAGGCCCGTGATGGCCCAGGAGCGGTCGTAGCGCAGCATGTCAGCCGGGAAGTGGCCCCGGCCCTCGACCATGTAGTAGCGCGTCTTGGCCCGCTTCACACCTTCCGGAGTGACGGGCATGTAGGGATCGAACTCCCGGCCTTGCTCGTCCTTCCAGATGGGAGGATCTTCCAGCATTGGCAGTCCCATGTCAACCTCTCACCTTGCTCGGCTTCATTCTACCGCCCCGGATGTCGGCAAGCTCGTTGAGCTTGGCCACCAGGAGCTTGGGGATCTCCGAGAGCTTGTCCGACCAGATGTGGTCGGGGAACAAGGTCTGCACGTAGTCGGCCCCGTGGCCCAGGCCCACACCGACGATGTGAATCCCGGCCTCCTTCGCCAGCCGGAGCTGACGGTTGATGACCGGCATGTGCTCGTGGTTCGGGCACCCGTCCGTGACCACGAAGATGAACCGATGCGCCTGCGGAGCCATCGCAGCGAGGTCGAGCGCGAACTGGATGCCGTCCGACATCGGGGTGCTCCCCTGCGCCCGCGTGTTGGCGAAGCGCCAGCGGATGTTCTTGAACTTCTCGTGCGGAGCCTTGAAGATGTCGTAGCGAATCCCGTGGGTTCGGTGGTAGTCGTCCCGCTTCTCCCCGTCGCTCACGTTCGGGTTGGAGTACCAGCGATGGCCCCGACCATCGCGGAAGCCGATGGCCAGGGTCGGGCAGTTGAGCGCGTCGAACGGCTCGGTCAGGGCCACCAGCATCCGGCTGGCGTCTTGAAGCTGTCCGCACATCGAGCCGGACTCATCGAGAACCACCCCACACCACATGGTCATGTCGATCTTGATGCCCTGGCGGAAGTAGGCCTTCTCGGGCTGGTCACCGGCCCGCAGCGAAGCCTTGGTGTCCACCAGGAACTTGCTCGACAGGCCCTTGCCCTTCGGCACCCCGTGGACGGTGCTGGTCATCTCCAGCGCCCGGACGATGGTGCGGAGTCGCGCCCGCAGGTAGGAGGTCTCGGCCTTGACCGACTTGATCAGGTGGTCGGCCTGCTGTGTGTCGTGGTTCTTGCCCTGGTGCGAGGGCTTGACGTACTCGGCCTTGTCGAGGCCCTGGTCGTAGGGTCGCCACGCGGCCTCGTCGCCCTTGACCGTGCGCTCCTCCCGCTCCTGCTCGGCGTCGAAGGCCTCTTCCAGGGCTTCGTTGCCATCCTTCAGCCCGGTATCCTCACCGGACTCGATGCCGTCGCAGGCATCGTTGGCGATGTCGCTCCAGTCGTTGCCCTGGTGATCCTCGCCCGCGTCCTGGTGCCCGCCCGCGCCGTCGCCACCCTCCGCGTCGTCACCCTCGCTGGCCTCGCCCTCACCGCCCTGGTCACCGTCGCCGTCCTGGTCACCCTGCTCGGAGCTACCGCCGCCCTGGCCGTCCTGGTCATCGTCGGCGTCATCCCCGGAACCGGAGCCATCGGCGGTGTCGTCGTCATCCTGGTCGTCGCCCGAACCACCGGCCCCGTCCTGGTCGTCGCCGGAACCGCCACCACCCTGACCATCTTGCTCGTCTCCGTCGTCCCCGTCGCTGCCGCCCCCGCCGCCGGATGACCCGTCCTGGTCGGCGTCATCGTCCTGGTCGTCGCCAGAGCCCCCCTGGCCGTCCTGCTCCTCGCCATCCTGCTTGTCACCGCTGTCCTGGCCATCCTGCGGGTCGGCATCCTCGGGGTCGAACCCCTCCATGTCCGGGCCGTCCTGCTTCTTGCCGCCCTTGCCGTCCTGTGGCTTCAACTCGATGTCGATCTCGTCCTGCCAGCCGCAGGCGGTGCAGGTGATGGTTCCCTTGCCCTTGACCTTGCCGCCCTTGCCGTCCGAGAGCGGGCGGATCTTGAGCTTGTTCGCGGGAGCGCCGCAGTTGGGGCACGGCTGCGGCTTGTCACCGTCGCCGTCCTTTGGCTGGTGATCTTCCTTGTCGCGCCCGGCCAGCTCGCCCAGGATGGCGATCACGTCCATTGCCACACGGATGCAGCCGATGTCGTCGTCGTTGGGGAGGTCGATGGCCTCGCGGAGCATCGGGGCGAGCGGGCCGTCGAGCACCATCTTGACCGCATCGGCGTTGTCGTTGCGGTACTGCATCATCACGATGCCCTGGCGCTCGGTGTTGTAGCCCAGGCCCACGTCACGGAACACACCCTCGATGATGGAGAACGCGCCCGGCTTGCCACCGTGCGCCCGGAGGTTGTCCTTGCCCTTGGCCTCCATCGAGAGGATGAAGTCCTGCAAGTCGCAGAGCTTGACGTGGACGCCATCGAACTTCTCGCGGCCCCGGCGCTCGATGCGGATATCCTCGATGATGTTCGACCAGCGCTGGATCGCCTCGTGGTACTTGCTCCAGTCCTTGAGCCGCGCCCACCGAGGCAGCACGACATCCGCGACCTCTCGGGCGACCAGCGGGCGGCGGCAGGAGTAGAGCGAGTGGAACGCCTCGTGATACGCTCCCCCCGTGAGGGCCAGCGCCACCCGCAGCGGCAGCTTGTCCGGAGTGTTGGCGATCACGATCTCGCGGTTGGGCACCGTCTCCGCGTTCGCCGCCTTGACCCACCCCCGCACGTCATCGAGCGTCGGGGTGCAGTCCGGGTTCTCCTTGGCCCACTTGCACATGTGGGTGACAACCGCTCGCACCGTCCAGCGGTCGCGGTTGTAGAACATGCTCCCCTTGGAGAACACGTCCGGGGCATCGGAACCCAGGATGCCCACGACCGACGCCTTGTGCGTCCGGCGGTATTGGTCGCCCCGCAGCATCGGGGCGGGGTCAGCCTTGACCTTCTTCGGATCCATCCTGCCTCCTCCCCCAGACTACTCGGCCAAACGGCGAGATAAGACCTGGGGGCCTTTCACCTAGACTACTCTCTCGGCGCAAGAAATAAGACCCCTACGCGCATACGATCATCATATAATTTTTTCGGCAGGGGGTCTTATTTCGGGTCTGGACAGAGTAGTCTGGGTGAGGCAACAGGCTTCAGGTCGAATCGGCAGGGAGGCTTACTTCGACCTGGAACAGAGTAGTCTGGGTGAGGAGGCAGGATGCCCAAGACGAACAAGGCTGGAATCGAGTGCCGCGAGTGCGGTCACGTCGAGCAGGACTTCCTGGGGGATCACCTCTTGGAGGCCCACGGACTCACGGTTCAGGAGTACCTGGACAAGCACCCCGACGCACCGACCGCCAGCAAGCGACTGCTCGACCGCTTCGGGAAGAAGCACAAGAACCCGCGCCGGGCGGCACCCCCGGCCCCGGACGCCTTGGAGGTCAACTTCTCCAACGTCCGGTTCCCGCTCCACTCGGACGTGCCCGAGAACGCCTGCCTGCCGATGCCCCCGCACTACCGGCTCCCGGAGCACGGGAAGCTGAGCCAGGACATCCAGCACGCGGTCGTGGCCCTGTCCCACGGTCGAAGCGTGTACATCTGGGGCCTGCCCGGCAGCGGCAAGGACGCGCTGCTCCACGCTTGGAGCGCCTCCACCCGCCGCCCCGCGCTGATGCGCCAGGTCACGCCGGGCTCCGACATCGAGAGCTGGTTCTTCACCCGAGCGTTCAACGAGCAGGGGACGTACTGGGAAGAGGGCGAGGTTCTCACGGCCCTGCGCGACGGGTACGAGACCCCGAGCGGACAGCGGCTCCCCTACCTGTTCCTGGTCACGGACTTCGACCGGGCGACGCGGGAACAGGCCGAGCACCTCCGCCTGATCACCGACTCCATCCAGGGTCGGATCTCCGGGCCGACCGGCAAGACCTACACGGTCTTCCCCGGCACGGTCATCGCGGTCACGGCCAACACCAGCGGGTCGGGCGACGACCGGGGGCGCATGATCAGCGCCAACCCCATCGACGCCAGCATCCTCGACCGCTTCCAGCGGACGTTCCAGTTCCGCTGGATGGACTGGAAGGATGAGGAGATCATCTGCCGGGCCAAGTTCCCGGTGCTGGCGCAGCGGTGCCCCAGCGTGTTCGCCAAGCTGGGGGCGGCGACGGTCGCACTCCGCGAGGCCATCCTGAACGGCGACCTCTACGCGGAGTTCTCGCACCGGGGCGTCTGCAAGATCCTCGGGCACGCCCAGGACATGCTGGAGTGCCAAAAGGGGCGCAAGGTTCCCGCGAACCTGCTCAAGATGGCCTCGCGGGCATGGCTCGACGGTCTGCCCGATGAGGAGAGCCGGGACTTCGCCAAGAAGACGATGGATCCGCACTTCAAGATGCTCGATGAGGGCGACACGTCGCACGTCGGCTCCGGTGGAGTCGCGGACGGCTGGAAGTAGGAGGAAGAGATGGCCAAGCAGGAGATGAGCGCCAAGGACTTCCGCGAGGATCTCCTTCGGGTTCTCGCGGACAAGACGGGGCTCAAGGCCAACAAGCCGGTCAAGCACGGTGACGTGTATGACTCGGTGGCGACCCTCAAGGGCGTCACCCGCGACCAGTACGGTCAGCAGGCCAACACCAACATCCTGTGGGTGGATCGCTGGATTCAGTGGGCCTTCAAGTCCCTGGTCGATGAGGGACTCGGCAAGCGGGCCGGGCGTGGCCAGTGGGCGCTGACCCCCCAGGGCGTCAAGGAAGCATCCGGGCTCGTCGCCGGGACGGCGGACGCGACCGCCAACACCGACACGGACGCCGACGAACAGGACACCCCCGCTCCGACCAAGCCGGTCGAGGCGGTCAGCCTCTCGGTCGGGCCGGGCCAGGACGAGAACTCCTACCACACCGACCCCTACATCCGGGCGCTGGCGGCGCAGGACACCTCCTGCTTCGAGGCCTACTCGGACAAGAGCACGACCTGCTCCGCCTGCCCCCTCGCGGGCGCGTGCATGAACGCGATGGCTGCCGAGCTGTCCACGCTGGCCCGCGAGCTTGCCGAGGAGGACAGGGAGGCCGAGGCCCGCGCGAAGATGGGCATCTCCGACCCGAAGCCGAAGAAGGACAAGGATCAGGGGGCCAAGTCCAGCGGGGGCGGCTCGAAGACCAAGGTGTCGCAGAGCAACGCCAACCTGATCGTCGTCCAGCAGCAGGCCATCTGCCGGGGCTGTGGCAAGACCATCCCGAAGGGCGATGAGGGCTGGTGGGTGCGCTCGACCAACACGAGCGAGGGTGGTCTCTACCACGCGGACTGCCTGGAGGTCGAGTGAGCAACCGGATTGATGATCTGCGGAAGCTGGTGCAGGCCACCGAACTGGTGGCCCGCGCCGTGTCCACCGAGCTTCGAGCCGGAACGCTGGACACCGACGACCAGGTGGCCGTAGGACAACTTCTCGACACCATCTCCAAGCGGGCGAACAAGGCGCTCGACCCTATCAAGGTGGCGCTCCGCGAGAATGCCGTGCAGCAAGGCGGCAAGCCGGGGCCGGTCTACCACAACTCGACCCACGGGCCGAGCTGTACGGTGGTCATCCCCAAGCCCGCCTTGAAGATCCTCAAGGATGCGGACATGGACGGTCTGCGGGCACTCCTGGGGGATCGGTTCGATGGGTTCTTCGAGACCATCACCAAGTACAAGCCACGCCAGGAGTTCGAGAACCGAACCGCCACCTGCAAGGACGCCGCCGAGCGTCAAGCCGTGCTGGACGTGGTGGAGCTTGATGAGGGGACGCCCCGCGTCTCCTTCAAGGGGTGAAGCATGAAGCCGAACCAGGCCGAGATCATCGAGGTCATGCGCGTGGTCTCGCAGATCGAACGCGAGATCAAGGAGCGTGACGAGGCCGAGGGTACCAGACGACCGGATGGCCCGAGCGAAGGGCGGCTCTACGAGCGCCTGGGTATCTTCCTGGTGGCCATGTGCCGCTCCGGGGTTCACCCTGGCCGGGCGCTCGACCTGATAGGCAAGATGGCCAACATGCCCGAGGTGAGCAAGGACTACTTGATCCTCCTGGGCTCGATTCAGATGGAGGGCGATGGGGCCTTCCTGGTGCCGCCCAACATGCAAGGGCTGATGGAGTGCTGATATGTCGTTCAAGTACCAGGTCATCCGGGACGGGGACAACCGCTTCGTGCTCCCGCAAGTCGGGGAGATGAACTGCGAGGTCGTGGCCTTCCTGACCGACGAACTCTTCGACGGAACCGACGAGAAGCTCTGGTCGCAAGCGGCGAACAGCGCCTCGTATCCGGGTGTCACCCACGTCTACCTGATGCCGGACACCCACCTGGGCTACGGGGTGCCCATCGGCGGCGTCGTGATCACGGACGGCACGCTCATCCAGGCCGGGAGCGGCTACGACATCTCCTGCGGTGTCCTCTACATGAAGGCCCACATGGGAGCCATCGAGGTCACCGACCCGGAGAAGCGGCTCGCCTGGATCCGGGAGATCGAGAAGCGCGTCGCCACGGGTGTCGGCTCGCACCAGCCGGAGTTGATGAAGTCGGCAGACCACAACGTCATTCAGTCCGCCTTCCTCAACGGGGCGGCTCCGCTCAACGTCTCCGCGACGCAGTGCGAGCGCCTGTGCATCCCGGTGGACGAGCAGTACTTCGACCCGAACCGTATCGAGCGAGCCATCACCAAGGCGGCTCCGCAGATGGGCAGCCTGGGCGGCGGGAACCACTTCATCGAGATGCAGGTTGACCCGAGGGACTCGTCCGTCTGGCTCATGGTTCACTGCGGCTCGCGTGGGTTCGGCTGGCAGACGGCCAACCACTACTACTACGCCGGGGCCGAGGCCCGTGGACTCGTGCCGAAGAAGCGGGAACAGTCCTGGCTCTACATGGACGAGCCGCTGGGCCGGGAGTACTGGGCGCACCACAACGCGGCGGCGAACTACGCCATCGTCAACCGGCACGTCATCGCGGAGCGTCTGCGCGAGGCCACCCAGGAGGTGTTCAACGCCGACGCCAGCGTGTACTACGAGATCAGTCACAACCTCATCCAAGAGGAGACCATCTTCCTGCCGGACGGATCCGTGGCCACGGGTTTCGTCCACCGCAAGGGCGCGACTCGCGCTCTGCCCCCGAAGCATCCGGAGCTGACGGGCACCGCCTGGATCGAGTCGGGGCACCCCTGCCTCATCCCCGGCTCGATGCAGGCGGGTGCGGCCATCCTGTTCGCCAAGGACTCCGCGAAGTCGGGCCAGTCGGTCAACCACGGCTCCGGGCGTCTCCTGGGTCGCGGCCAGGCCAAGCGGGAGTTCTCCGAGATGCAGGGCATGATCGATGAGGAGATGAGCGAGGCCAAGGTCACCTGCGACGATGGCACCGAGGTCGAGGGCATCGTCCTCAACACGGACAAGACGCCGCTGGACGAGTGCGGCCACGCCTACAAGGATCTCGACACCGTTCTGGGTGTCCTCGAAGCCGAGGGCATCGCGGAGGTCAAGCACCGGATGTTCCCCGTAGCGAACATCAAGGGTCTGGACTGATGAAGGACCACCCCGGCGGATCAACCAACCTGCAAGCCTTCCCCGAGGAGAAGGGGCCTCCCCTGGAGTACCAGCGGAACTCGCACAACTCCAACCAGAGGCAGATCGCCAAGAAGGCCCAGCGGAAGAAGCGCCGGGGATGGGACAAGGAGAAGATCCAAGAAGGGCTGAAGGAAGACAATGGCTGACAAGGGCCTGAGCCTTGATGACTTCGTGGCCGAGCTTCGCCGGGACGTGGACGCCTTCGAGAAGTGGTGGCGGGAGCAGAACGCCAAGAACCCCGAACACTTCGAGATGGCATTCCCCGAGGACAACTCCGGCCTCTGGTTCGAGCAGTTCCTCTACTTCATGACGGAGGGCGGCAGTGAGCGAGAAGAAGATCCGGGTGCTGGGGCCGCTCCCACATCCTGACGAGCTTCCCCGACTCAACATCGAGCGCATCCCCCGCAAGGAAATCTGCGAGATGTGCCAGAATCTCTTCGGCAGCCTGCTGGAGTTCGGTCGGGAGTGTGAGGAGAATGGCATCGAGTTCCGCCGCTTCGACATGTTCGAGGATCAGACTGTGGCCGACGCCCAGCGCCAGGCCGAGGAGGACGAGAAGTTCTTCAAGGCGCTCGATTCTGTCACGGATGGGGTAGAAGTATCCGAGGAGGACGACGGATGAGCACCTGGGTCTGGCCAGTTCCCGGAGTCGTGCCGTGGGAGATCCCCAACAGGGAGACTACCCCAGGTTCGTTCGCAGCCCGAAGGAAGCACGACATCCACACGGGCATCGACATCTACGTGCCCGAAGGCCAGCCCGTCCACGCCGTCGAGGCTGGGACGGTCATCACCGTGGACGACTTCACCGGCCCCAAGGCGGACTCCCCCTGGTGGGAATCCACCCGAGCCGTGTTCATCCAGGGCGCATCGGGCGTCGTCGGTTACGGGGAGATCCTGGAGGTCGAGGGCATCGAGCCGGGAGCACAGGTCGAGCAGAGCCAGCTCATCGGCCACGTCAAGCGGGTGATCAAGCAGAACAAGAAGCACCCGAACCCCAAGGCCATGCTCCACATCGAGCTGTACGAGGAGGGCTACAACGGAGAGGGTGAGTGGTGGAAGCTCGATGAGGAGAAGCCCCACCTCCTGCTCGACCCGACCCAGAATCTCCGGGGAGCCTGGGCGCGCGTGACCGAGCGTGACCACCGCGACCTCCCGCCCCTGCCGACCGACCTGGTGGAGCGCAAGGAACTCGTCGGGTTCGCCATCGACCACCGCCTGTTCACCTACCCGTTCCCCCTCGGGGATGAGACCGAGGAACAGGCGATGGCCAAGGACTACTGGGCTGGGGGCAGCTTCGATGAGTGCGTCAGCGTCGAACTCCAGTACGTCGATCCCACGACCGAATCCCTGCGTGGAGAAAGGGCCTCCTGGGATGACCCCCGCAACACGACGCCCCGCGTCTGGATCGAGGGTGGCGGCTGGAGCGACGAGTCCAAGGGTGATAGTGGGCACCCCGAGCCGCCCGAGGGATGGAACCAGTACAACAAGTGGCAGAGCGTCCACGACTACCGGCTCAACACCGGGGGCTACACTCTGGAGGAAGCCTACCTGAACTTCGCCCGGCTGGTGAAGTTCTTCTACAACGACGACGGGACAGACCGTGAGGACGCCCCAGAGCAGTGTGAGGGCGATTTCACGCTCCCGAACGAGCGCGGATACAAGTCGGGATGCAAAGACGCCGGAGACGGCTTCTGCGAGGTCTGCGGCTTCCTCATCAAGCCCCACGAGGACGAGGAGGAGGACGAATGAGAACCAAGACGTTCGAGGTCGTCCACTGGAATCGTCGGGAACCGCCCCTTGTCGGGCTGAAGCCCAATGCCGAGGGCAAATACATCGTGGAGTTGAGCGGGGATGAGATTCTGGATCTCCTCGATACCCACAATATCAAGTTCCAGCGGACAGCCGCAGGACAGATACGTCTCTGGGTGGCTCCGCCGACCGAGAACTTCTCGCAGAGGTGACAGAGATGGGTGACCCACACCGCAAGGAACGCTACGGCGAGACCTGGCCCCAGCACCGCATCGACGGCTACCTCGAAGAGATGGAGTATCTCCGTGACCTGGTGACCATCTCCGGCGGCTGGGCCTGGCACTTCATGTGCCCGCTGGGGCACACTGAACTGAAGCACGGACACGACCACAAGGATCTGGACATCTACGTTGACCCGAATCGGCTCTGGGAGGTCATCGAGCGTCTCATCCAGCGAGACTTCGAGCGCAAGAGCACCAAGTACGACAGCAACGAGTTCATGCGCTACCAGAAGACCCTCAAGCTCAAGGGCGAGAAGCCCTTCAAGATGGTCATTGACCTGTTCGTAGGCGAGGTGTCCAAGCGCCAGGTCGGAGACGGCTGGTTCGTGGTCGAGCCGGTCACGTTGCTGTCCTTCTACACCAAGGGGCATCACGGGTCGAGCGAGAGCTTCGCCGTCCAGGCGGCGAGGGAACTCGTCGCTCACGGGGTTGACCCCGTAGATCGGCAGGAGTTGATCGCCATCCCCACGGAGGAGTGATGACAGTCCGAGTAGGAAGCTCTGAACTGGTTCCCGTCGAGGGTGGGAGAGAACTCACCTTCCGGGTGGACAGGCTCATCCTGAAGAGTGAGGTGTTCCAGATCGTCAAGAGCCATGCCCCCTCGAAGGCGCTTGCCGAGCACCTCAAGGAGATGGGCCTCCCCGAGAAGTTCACCCACGCCTCGTTCGCGACTTGGGAGCGGGCTTCCTCTTCCGAGGGCCTGACGGTCGTGGAAGGGATCACCCTCCAGCTACGGGAGGGCTGATGCAGAATCTCGCCACCGCTGGAGGACTGCTGTTCCTCCTGACCTTCTTCCACTTCATCTTCGACTGGGTGCCCCAGAACCACGAGGAGGCCACCACCAAGTCGAAGGACTCGTGGGTTCGGGCTCTTCACGTCAGCCTCTACACGTCCTTGATGTTGATCCCGATGGCCGCGATGTTCTGGCACTTCCCTCCCCAGAAGATGACCTGGTACTGCATCTCCAGCTACGCGGTGACCTGGGTGACCCACTTCATCGGGGACAGCTACCTCATCGTGTTCGCGTGGGCCAAGTATGTCCGGAAGATCCCTCCTGAGCTTCAGACGCCCAAGGAGCCACTGACCCTGATTCTGGCAATCGTGATCGACCAGCTATGGCACATCGCTTGGCTCGGAGTGCCGGTCGCGTTGGCCGTGTGGGGGTGACTCGTGCCTGACGAGAACAAGTTCGCTATGCTCGGAGAGGTCTGCTACACCGTGCGGGCCTGCTGCGAGATCTGCACCCACGGGACGTTCATCTCGACCTCCATGTGGGGCACCTGCGCCAAGCACACCTATGAGCACAAGAAGCACACCGGGAAGCCCCGGCAGATGAGCATCAACCGTGTCGGTGTCTGCAAGACCTTCGACGCCGACGAGTCCAAGCTCGACCGGCTCCAGAGCTTCCGGAACTTCTTCGTGGGGGAATGATGGCCAAACCCACCGTCAGGGACATCCATGAGATAGTGGCCCGTCTCGACCGGGATGCTTCTGCCTTCAAGGAAGTGGCGAACGCCACACCTCTCGAAGATTCTATCCAGCCCGCTGTTCCGTTGACCATCGTGAGCGTGCTCGAACACGCGACCTTCCTCGAAGGTCTGTCGGCCACACTGAAGAAGCTGATTCCCGAGGACGAAGTCAGCGTAGAGACTGATATCGCTCCAGAAAAGTAGCCCTCGCCACCTCGGAAGAGTCGAAGCGCACCTCGATGTGCTCTATCTCCTGCGGGATAGGTGGCAATCCCCAGTTCATGTTGCGGATGGACGGACACTGGGACTTCTCCAGACACAGTGCCAGCAAGTCCGCCGCCTTGACCTCGGATCTGGCGTAGAACCGCTTGTTCAGCCCCAGCGCCTTGGCGACAACCCCGTTGATCTTCCGCTCCAGGTCACCCCAGGTGATCTGCTCTCCGTTGGGCATGTCCACCTTGATGAACTGTCGGACAGGGGCCTGGATGTCGTGTGTGTAGGCTTCACAGGCATCGTGCATCAGTCCCGAGAGCATCTGCTTCGACTCGGGCCACAGAATCTCGATGATGAGCGACACCAGGACGCTGTGCTCGGCTACCGTGATAGGCTCGACCTGACCCCCGTACCGATACGTGTAGGAGAGCCCGTAGGCGATGTCCTCCAGTCGGACATCCTCGGGCTTGGGGTCGATGAGGAAGAAGCCGTTGCCAGTGTGGGTCGGAATCCATCCTTCCCAGCGGGGCGGACGGCGGAGCTGTCTGGTGATTGTTGAGGGCTTGACCATCCTTGCCTCAGAGATTGAGTCGTGCCCACATCACGGACACGAGCGGGTCGTCACATGTCGAGGGGTCGTTCGACCAGGCAGTGCTGGCCTCATCTTCGAGCCGGGAGCCATCACCCGTTGCCTCGCCAGGCTCCACGCCCGTCACGTCCACGGCGAAGAGATGGAACACGGTGTCAGTGGACTTGGTGCCTCTGCAGGTGTTGAGGGAGGTGAGGGACTCGATGGGAACGTCGTAGCCAGCCTCTTCCCGGAGTTCCCGCTGGGCGACCTCGACAGGTTCCTCGTCTTCGTGGTCACAGCCGCCCGTGATGGCGCAAAGGGAAGAGGAAAGGCCCCACGGCGGGACAACTTCGTCCCGCAGCAGGGCTTCCCAAGCATCACGGCCAACCCTCCGATAGGGCAGAATCGCTACGATGTTGCCATTGCAGCGACCCTCGTGGCTGAAGACGTATCCGTCGATTCCCAGGTGGGGGGCCTTGAGGTTGCGGAGGGCCAGCCACTCGTTGTCGGCCAGAGTCTCGACGGTTGCGTCGTGGAAATCTAACTCCAGCGGGTCTATGGGCATGGGCTCCTCCTCTCAGAGCGACCCCTCCATAATACCCGCTGGGGATAGAAAAGCTACCAGCTACCCGGACTCCAAGGCTCCGTCCCAGTACTGCACGGTGCCGAGGTAATCCTGCCACGTCGGCGGCATCCCCTCCGTCCACGAGAGAACGGGGAAGCTGACACCGGGCAGCGACTTCGGCTTGACCGGCTTCGAGCGGAGCTTCATCCTGGCCTGCTCCGGCGTCCTGTCCTTCTTGCGCTGGTTGCACTCCATGCAGGACACGACGATGTTCTCCCAGCGAGTCCGGCCCCCTGCAGCCTGCGGGATGACGTGATCGAAGGTGAACTCCGCCATCGACACCTTGGTGCCGCAGTACTGGCAGGTGCCCTTGTCACGCAGCCAGACGTTCTTCCGGTTGAACTTGACGCCCTTGCGGAAGATGCCGGTGACCTTGTGGACGAAGCGCACGATGGACGGCATCGGGAACACCTGTGACGGCGACCGAATTGTCCGATCCTCATACTCCTCCACCACCGCTGCGCGTCCCGAGATGACCCAGGTGATCGCCTTCTGCCAGCTTACGCGGCTGATCGGCATGTAGGTGTTGGTGAGTACTAGCGTGTCCATCTCCGCATCCGTCCCTTCTGAAGCCTAGTCCTTTCCCTATCCTACTCTCGACGTGAAGCCAATAAGCCTCTGACGAAGTGAATAGCAACGCGATTCTGTGATGGTGGTCAGGGTGACTGGAATCGAACCAGCGACTTCCTGCGTCCAAGGCAGGTACTCTACCAGACTGAGCTACACCCTGATGGTGACCCCGGCGGGAGTTGAACCCGCGCCTCCGGCTTGAAAGGCCAGCGTCCTAACCGTTAGACTGTACGGGGCCGCGAATGGTACTCCGGAGAGGACTTGAACCTCCAACAGTCCCAGGTTCGTAGCCTGGCGCTCTATCCAGTTGAGCTACCGGAGCATCGTATGAAGTTGGTACCCCCAGCAGGACTCGAACCTGCGACCTCGTGGTCCGCAACCACGCGCTCTTTCCTCTGAGCTATGGGGGTACTGGAACGACGGGTGAGAGTCGAACTCACATCCTCCTGGGGCACAACCAGGCGCTGCTTCCTACTGAGCTTCCGTCGCATTGGTCCTGGCGAGAAGAGTCGAACTTCTGTTTCCTGATCCACAGTCAGGCGTCCTACCACTAGACGACGCCAGGGATGTCAGTGGCGGCGCTTCCGCCTTCGGCGCTCGCGGGGCAGCTTCGCCTTGATGCGCTTCCCCGGTCTGATCTTGCGGATGAAGACCAGCGCCTTCTGGATCTGCGGGTGGGCCTGTAGTCCTTCGATGGTGTCAAGGCCCAGTGTCTCGTCCCGCAGCTCCTTGTTCGAGAACAAGGTGTGGATGGTCTTGTGGCACGCTGCACAGAGCAGGGCCGTGTCGAACCTGTCCTTGCCCCTCGTTTTCAGGTGGTGGTCCGACATCCGGTGCTGGGGGACATCTTGCTCGCACAGCGCACAGATCATCTCACGATTCCTCCCGTCGTGCCTATTCTACTCCAACAGGGGCCACTCCGGGCCTCCTGCTTTCATTCTTGGTCGGGGTGACTGGATTTGAACCAGCGGCCTCCGCGTCCCGAACGCGGCGCTCCACCAGGCTGAGCTACACCCCGATCTGTGGTATAGTGGCGGTCATGACAAAGCCCATCACGAAGAAGGAGATCCGGGAAGTCGTCCAAGGCGTCCACGGAGAGGACATCCAGATCGAGCACGCCCCACAGGAGGAGGTGGTCGATCTGTCCGAAGAAATCACCACCATCCTGAAGGCCATCGGCTTCCCGACCGCCTGGGTGTCCGACGAGTCAACCCTCTGGGACTTCTGGTTCTCCCGCGACCCCGACGAGGTGCAGAAGGAAGAAGCCGCGCTCACCGAGACAGTCGGCTTCGAGGTGTCCATCAAGGACTACCTGGTGGACATCGCCCGGCGCATGAAGGGCCTCCCGCCTCGTCCCGAAGTCTGGAAGTTCCCCAAGGAGGTTGAGATCCTCTTGGCCATCGTGGACCGCGATGATGCGGTGGTCACAGACCAGACCACCTTCCGGGACTTCATGGACCCCGGAGACCCCGAGGGCCTGGCCAGGATCTCCCGTCGCTGCAAGACGCTGGAGAAGCGGTATGAGTTCCTGGTCGATCACGACGACACCTTCCTCGATGTCGCCCGCAAGATGCGGAAGTTCCGCAACGAGCACCGGGCCAAGAGTGGTAGGCGGTAGGGGACTTGAACCCCTGACCTCCGCCTTGTAAGGGCGGCATTCTCCCAACTGAACTAACCGCCTATCGAAGTTGGTGGGCCTGACTGGACTCGAACCAGCGACTTCTACCGTGTGAAGGTAGCACTCTCCCACTGAGTTACAGGCCCGAAGATTGGTCGGGGTGACTGGACTCGAACCAGCGACCTTCGGTCCCCCAGACCGACGCGCTACCAGGCTGCGCCACACCCCGATATCTACTCCCCGAACAGGTCGAGGATGTCTCCAATGTCATCGTGTTTCGTGAAGTTCCGGCAGAAGGTCGCCCGGTGCAGAGGCGTCAACCCGTGTTCCCGGATGGCCTCGATGTGGCCCTTCGACCCGTAGCCCTTGTTGCCCTCCCAGCCGTACTGGGGATACTGCTTGGCCATCTGCACCATGTAGGCATCTCGCTCGACCTTGGCCACGATGCTCGCAGCCCCGATGATCCAGTCCTTCGCGTCACCCTTGACGATGAACTCGGTCGGGATGGGCCGGAAGTCCACCCCGATGGGCTTGCCGTCGATGCGGACAGCTTCGACCGGGAGATCGAGAGCTAGCAGACCCTCGATGGCCTCCCAGAAGCACTCCAAGAGGGCGGGGTTGATGCCCACCTCGTCCACCCTGGCAGCCGTTCGGATGCTGACCCGATGGTGGAGGCCCGGATGTTCAGTTATCGCCTTGTGGAGCCTCTCACGCTTCCTGGGGGTCAGCTTCTTGCTGTCCGTCACGCCCTCGATGGGGGCCATATCGGCGGGGGCCATCACAGCACAGACGTAGCACCCACCGGCCAGGGGGCCTCGCCCAACCTCGTCTGCACCGATGATGTAAGTGCTCATGCCCTATACTACCCTATCTCGGATGGGATGGTAGCCCCGGAGGGAGTCGAACCCTCGGTGGAGCCCCTACGTCTCCGGCACGGTTTATAAGACCGCCGCTGTGACCGTTCAGCTTACGGGGCCAGCCCGTCCGCGAGGGCGAAGGTCTTGTCGGCCAGGTCGGGGTCGAGTCCCTTCATGGCCTCGGGGATGTCCTTCTGCTTGTAGCGGTCGGAGAAATGGGTCAAGACCAGCGCCTCGACCTGGGCCAACAGATGCTCCCGCACCCCGATCTGGAGCAGGTGCGTGTGGCCCCGGCTCTCCGCGAACTCCCCGGTGTGCTCGTTGGTCAGGAAGGTCGCCTCGGTGATAAGGATGCGGGCCTTCCGGATGCCGGAGATCCGGTCAAGGGTGCTGATACGGGTGTCCCCCGTGTACACGACCTCCAGGGTCTTGACCTCATCCGTGACCTCGACGCCCTCCTCCTGCCGGAGCCGTCCGATCTCCTTGCCAGGCAGGTCTGCGAACTCGGGCTTGAGCTTTCTCTTCGCCCGGAAGATGGCGTAGCCCTGCGACGGAACCGTGTGGTCAGTCGGGAACGCCGCCACCGACAGCCCCTTACCGAGCTTCATCTCTTCGTCGCCCGGAGCCAGGGGGAGCACGTCGCACTTGAAGCCGCCGTGCTGGAGAGGTTCCCACAGGGCGAACATCTGGTGGATGGGCTTGACCAGGTGAGGCGGCACGATGAAGCGGGAGGGCTTCATCCCCATCATGTTTCGGGTGAAGGCGTGCCGGACGATGCCCGCCATGTGGTCAACGTGTCCGTGCGTGATGAGCACCGTTCGGATGCGCTGGGCCTCGCGGGGGCATACCCCCATGTCGAAGACCAGCTTGAAGTCGGGCATCCAGATGCAGGTTCCCAGGCCGCTGACGGACTCTCCTCGGATCTCGGTGTTCAGGATTCGCATGGCTCTTTTTCCTCCCGAGGCTCCATGCCTCACCTGTTCTTAGCAACCTCGCGCAACCTGGCGGGCTGCGGCGTCAGTGGAAGAACAGGTGTCCACCGAGACTACTCTATGAGAAGGAAAAGTAAGCGACCCCCTGCCCCGTTCCCGGTGCTCCGCTGGCGAGTCCTGGGTGGCGAGGCTTGTCCCCAGCGTGGTGGCCCTACCTCACTAAAGCCGTTCGCAGGGGGTCACGAAGTTGGAGACAGCGGTCGGATTTGAACCGACGATCAGGGGGTTGCAGCCCCTAGCCTTACCGCTTGGCTACGCTGTCATGTTCCTTGGTCGCTATGGAGGGACTCGAACCCCCGACACAGTGGATATGAGCCACTTGCTCTGCCTCTGAGCTACATAGCGATTGGCTGAGGCATGAGGACTCGAACCTCAACTTCCGGGGCCAGAACCCGGCGTCCTGCCATTAGACGATGCCTCAGTAGAAATCAGGAGAGGGCAGGAGCTACACGCCACCCAGTTCCTTCTGGGCCTCGTGGATCCCCTTCATGATGTGACGCGGGAACTGGATCTTCCGGCTCTTGAACAAGCCCCTCCCCTTGTCAACCAGTTCGGAGTCACCCCGGCTCGACCCTGGGCGGCGGGAGTTCTCATCCCACATGAAGACCGTCCAGGTGCCGTCGTTGACCAGGCCGACCTTGACCAACACCCCGGCATCCTTGTCGCGGATCTCGATGGTATCGAACATCTTCGCGGTCTTCTTGAGCAGGGGCACCAGATGCTTCCTGGTCTCGGGCACTTCCCCTGCCAGCTTGATGAGGGCCTCGCGGAGTTGAGACATCAGACACCTCCTTGTCTCTACTCCAGGGTGACCATAGACGAAAAATTGGCTGGGGCAGAGGGATTTGAACCCCCGATCACAGGGTCAGAGCCTGCTGCCTTACCAGACTTGGCTATGCCCCAGCGGATGGTGCGGGTGGTGGGAGTCGAACCCACAAGACCAGAACGTCTCTTATCGGGACTCACGCTTCCCTGTGGGGGGATGAGGTTCCCCAACCCCTGCCATTACTGACAGCGGCCCCAACCCGGTGCTTCTGAAGCCTAGAGACCGTGCCCCGTCCGGGAACGCCACAACGCAGCTTTTTACCTTCCGGTAGCACCCTGGCCCCTCAATCACGAGGTTTCCGGTTTCACCTTGGTTTTCCGGTTCCGTTGCCTGTTAGGTCACACCCGCATTCGTGTCCACGCTCTGACGAGCCTCGATGCCTTCCTGCTCCAGCTTCAGGTGCTTCCTGATGTAGCGCATGAACAGAAGAGCCTTGTCCTCGGCCAGAAAGGTCGCGGTCCCCACGTCATCGATGGGAACCGGGAACTCGAACCCGCATTCGGTGCGGTACCAGAGGTTGCTGTCGCAGTAGAACGCGAAGCGAACCTTCTTCCCTGACTTCACCATCTCTGTGAGTCGCTGTGCCATTTCTGGCCTCCTCCCGAAGTTGGCAGGGGCGGAGGGAATTGAACCCATCATCTCAGGAATCAAAGGCCTGTGTCCTACCGTTGAACGACACCCCCACTGGGCAGGTCGTCAACTTTGACGACCGCCAGATTTGACGACTGGTGGAGCTGAGGGGAATCGAACCCCTGACCTCGGCATTGCGAACGCCGCGCTCTCCCAACTGAGCTACAGCCCCATCTATGTGTCCGTGGTGGAGCTAGCCGGGATCGAACCGGCGACCCCCTGCTTGCAAAGCAGGCGCTCTCCCAACTGAGCTATAGCCCCACGGATTGATTGTTGGAGCGGACGACCAGGATCGAACTGGCGACCTCCTGCTTGGCAAGCAGGTGCTCTACCGGCTGAGCTACGTCCGCATCTTGTCCCACCCCTCGGCTGCGGACGGGCTAACCGCCACGCACCTTTTCAGGTGAGCCACTTCCTCGGATGACCACACATAACAGGTGTCCGCGTAGAGGTCATACCCGACGATGAAGTCGAAGTCTGCCTTCTGGTATCGAACCGCCTTGTTGTGGCCTTGGACACACTTGAGAGACACAGAGGGAAGACCCTTCCCCGAGGCATGTGCCCACTTGACCTGCACCTTCAAGATTCGACCTGTCTCTGGAATCTCCACTACCCAGTCGGCCTTGTCTCCATCGAAAGGCGACCCAAAGACATTGAACCCACAGACGGTCATCCTAAACAAGACGGCTGCCTCAGCGATCTTCGCCTTCTGAAGGCGCGAGGCATTGGGGTTCATCATCCGATAAAGAGGGGACTCTGCCCCGCGTGACTTTTTGGGGTGCCCCCCTCGTTGATTTTCCTTACGCTTGGCTGCCTGCTCACTCTTTGTCAAAGGATGGGGCTTGAGCCATCCACTCAGAGAACCTTTCGAGGCCCCTGTCCGTTGGTGGATTTCTCGCAGAGACAAGCCTTCCTCAACTCGGAGCCGAATGCACTCCGCCTTCAATTTAGGATTAGACTTTCCGCGCAAAATGAACCTCCAATCTCCACAAGGAGTATAGCACTTGAAGGTTCACAGGTAAAGCTGGTGTGGATGACGGGGTATGATCCCGCAACCCCTGCCCTGGCAAGGCAGTACTCTTCCAGTTGAGCTACATCCACAGATGGTGGGGAGAGACGGTGTTGCCGACTGTCAGTAGGGCTACGGGAATCGAACCCGCATCTCCGGGCCTCACCCGGCGTGTTGTCCATTACACCAAGTCCTTGTCGGCGGCGTCCCGTGCCCACCGAGAACAAGATGGAGAGGGCCGTTCCAGAACTGCACCCCCAGAACCCAGGAAGGCCCGCGCCCGCCAGGGTAGGAGGACACAGCCCGACAGGCCCGTGTCCATCTGATTTACTTGGAGCGAGTGACCGGGATCGAACCGGCGACCTTCTGGATGGGAACCAGATGCTCTGCCAACTGAGCTACACTCGCAACGGGTCGAGGCAAGGTGTGTGTCGCGTACAGGTGAAGAAAACGGGTCTCGAACCCGCAACCTTCGGCTTGATAAGGCCGACGCTCAACCATTTGAGCTATCTCTTCTGAAACGACACCGCAGTCCTCGACCGCGAACTGGTGGAGCTGAGGGGACTCGAACCCCTGACCCTCTGGATGCCATCCAGATGCTCTCCCAACTGAGCTACAGCCCCACATGTGCTGGAGGCGGAGGCGGGAATCGAACCCGCGTGGCCCGGCTCATGAGGCCGGGGCGGCAAGACCAACAGCCTCTCCGCACAGATGATGGTAGCGGGGGCGGGATTTGAACCCGCGATCTCCAGGTTATGAGCCTAGCGGGATGACCAGACTTCCCTACCCCGCAACAAGTGGTCTCGGGGGGATGGCTGCGAACCATCCAACTCCTGCCGATGAGAGGGCCTCACCAGCCCCTGCAAGAGTCGCCTTGCTTGGCCCCGATAGTGAATGTGGTTGTCCCGAGGGGACTCGAACCCCCAACCTCCCGGATATCAGCCGGACGCTCCACCAGTTGAGCTTCGGGACAATAGATGACTTGGTACTCCCGAGTGGAATTGAACCACCGACCCCGCGCTTATCAGGCGCGTGCTCTAAACCGCTGAGCTACGGGAGCGAAGAACTAGGGACAGGCTGTGGCATCCTCACAGGACGGGCAGGAAGCCGCGTCACAGCCTGTGGGACAGAACTCGACCTTGTAGCCCACCGCCTTGTTGAACGTGTCCTGACAGCCGCCCTGGGGGCTTCTGCCATCCTTGCAGCCACCCTGCGTGGGGTTGGCGTAGGCGTCCGGGCACTTCTCATCGCCGCACCAGAGCGGGCGGCAGTCGTGATTCGCATGGTCAACCGCACACGTCAGGTCCGGTGCGAACTTGACCGGGACCGAGAAGCCCAGCTCCAGGTCGAGGTTGTAGGAGTCGAACTTGCCGTAGGTGTCACCCTCGTTGCCCGCGCTGAACTCGATGCGGGTGCCCTCGGTGCAGTTCGGGGCGTCCTTGTGCGCCATGACCTCGAAGCCTTCGGTCAGGCAATCTGGCTTCCAGGGGGTGCAGGAACCGGGCGCGTAGTTGGCGTTGACGATGTGCCAGAAGGTGCTCTTGCCAGCGGCCAGGAGGGGCAGCTTCGTGCAGTCACACTGCGGAGCGCCCTTCGTCCCGTCGCCATTGCAGCCGACCTGGTAGGCCACGCCCACGTCGTAGGTGCAGGAGTTGTGGAACTCGATGCACCGCTCACCTGCGGGACAGGCTTTGACCCAGTACTTCGTGTAGTCGGTGCAGGCGTTGGTGCAGACCGGCGCAGCCGCAGCTTCCTTCTCGGGAGCAGCAGGCGGGTCGTCAGTGCATCCGACCAAGAGAAGTGCGAGAACCAAGGCCCAGGATTTCATGGGTCACCTCCGTTACAGAGCCGGAGGTATAGGCTCTCTAGGGCTGGTTGAAAATCTCCGCGCGCCCTTCGGGGGTCCGAATAAGACGCAGGAGGTCTTTCCAAGTGAATCCGACACTTGGCCAATCCAGTTTCTTGTTCTCCTTGTCGGACAACGCCTTCACGCGCATAAGCCCGGTGGTGAAGAACTCACGGGTCTCCACATCGAAAAACCCGAAGCGGAATCCCACATGATTGTCAACCGCCTCAGTGGGGTGACCTGCTGCTTGCCGTTCTCGGAGAATTTGAAGTAGCTCATAAAGAGTGGGCACAAACTCCTCTACCCTGGTTCCATTCTCATCGTGTCCTATCACTCGCGTCAGAGCCATCCAGATTACCTCCTAGAGGTCGTGCGCCCGCTTGACGATCTCGCTCGTGGAGGCAAGCTCATCGATGTCCGGGATGATGACGACCTCGACGGCCTTCTTCCCACTGCGGGGGAGCTTGCCCGTGGCCACCTCGTCCTCACGTCCGGCGAACTCGTCGTTGCGAAACACCTTACCGCCCCGGACACCGAGAAGCTCCGTGGCGACGTTGGTGAAGTCCCAGAGGCCGTCTTGGATGTAGGCGAAGGTGACGAGCTTGTTCGCGTTCAGCAGCATCACCCGCTGGAACTCGCTCGTGAGGGGTCTGGTCGGCCCCTTGACCTTCCTGACGGCCTTGTCGCTGTCCACACCGACGATGAGGATGTCGCACTCCCGGCGACATCGGAGCAGGTAGCGCAGGTGGAAGTCGTGGAACAGGTCGAAGGTTCCCGAGGTCAGCCCGACCGTCTTGTCCTTGGGCTGATGCTCAATCCAGAGCTTCGCCGCTTCCAGCGACGTGGACTCGTAGGGGTTGATGATCACCCTTGCACCTCCACCTAGACTACTCTCTCGGTGGGGTGGATAAGCCTAGTGGAGCGGGCGACGAGAATCGAACTCGCAACCCTCGGCTTGGAAGGCCGATGCTCTAGCCGTTGAGCTACGCCCGCTTGGAAGCTATCCCTTGAACTCGTAATCAGAGGCCCATCGAATGTTCTTCTTCTGACCCTGCCGGGCTGCCTCCAGGCGCAGCCGCGCACATTTGACGCCAACTTCATCCACAGGAACGAGATAGACCTTATCGAGTCCTGGGGCATAGACTGCGAAGATGTCAGCCTCGCCCCGGTAAGTCCGGGTTTTCTTCGTATTCCAGTTGTTTGAACAGGTGGGAAACTGGATGTATCCAGGAAAGACCTGAGCAGTCTTGCACTGGACTCGGGTGAACTTCCCTCCCTCGTCCAACACCATGTCGTATCTCTGGTTGTCCCCGAAGGGGGTGAGGACAACCTTCCCAGCCCGGAGAAAGGCGGCAAGAATCTGCCCCTCTGACCTTTCCCCAACTGCTTTGGGATTCATGTCCATGTGAACCTCCAAAGAGAAGGTATCACATTCCCAAGGTTATATCTAGGTGGTGAGCCGGGCGGGACTCGAACCCGCGACCGCCTGATTAAAAGTCAGATGCTCTAATCCAACTGAGCTACCGGCCCGTGGTGGGCCTGACAGGAATCGAACCTGCGTCTCTCCGCTTAAAAGGCGGCAGCAACCCAACTTTTGCTACAGACCCACGGAGAAGTCACCGCGAGCCCTGCGTTTCAGCCGAGTCATGATTGACCTCCTTGGGTCTGTGGAGTGTATCTGGTGCCCCCAGCAGGAGTCGAACCTGCGGCCATCCGCTTAGGAGGCGGGTGCTCTATCCTCTGAGCTATGGAGGCAGGGAGTCTAGGGCGGAGGATTTGGGTCAGAGAATACGGTGAAATATCCAAGACCAGCTAGCACGAGTTCACCCTTGGTGATGTATGCCTTGATGAGCGCGTTGGACGTCGAATCTATGTTCAAGGAAAGCGCCCCACCGAGGGTCAACGTCCCAGGGAGGGCTGGTGGCTCCCGGCCCACGAATGACGATGCGGTCATGAAACGGGAAGACCCATCCTCGTTGATGGTGACATCCCCGCCCAGCGACGACGTAATTATCTGTGCCATCTCTCCGATGGAAATGAAGTCCTTTGCGTAGATGATAGCGTTGTTCAAAACCACCCCACCAGCGGCGGGGGCGTCGATGCTGTTGATCAACATCCGGGAGTCAAAGACCGACAGTGTTGACCAACCCGGCAGATTCCGGTTTGCCTCGTAGGGGGCGGCACAGATGATGTCGGATGTGTAGTTGGAAAGGAACCCGCCCGTGGCGATGTAGATCTCATACGGGGTGTCAACGTGAGGGAGAAGGATATCCCCCTGGAGTCCCGCATTCACAAGGTTCAGGATGACCTTTCCCAACGGGGCAGTGTCCCCGACGATGCTCCCGAAAACCACGGACTCTGCCAAGGTGAGCTTGCGCCCGTAGTCGGCCCCAGGAGCCGGAGGCCACGCGGGTTCTCCCGTGAATGTGATATTCCCGGCAATGAACATGCCGCTGAATGAGGTTCCTCCAAGGTGCGGCCCCGGAGTGCCGTAGCTCCTGATGTTCAAGGTGGACTGGTTGATAGGCGGAGCCGAGCCGTTGGGCACGTTGAACGTGATATCCCCTCCAGGCCCCCCGATGCTGCTTGGGTCTCCGAGAAACACCGTACCCAGCGTGTAGATGTTGAATACACCCGCTGTCGAAATGGTGATGGACTCGTCGTAGATCCCCGGATAGACCCAGAGAGTCTGAATCCAGGTCGTAGGATCACCCGCGTCATACACGGGGAGCGCAGCTATGGCCTCCGTGATGGTTCGGAATGGGGCGACCCAGGAGCCATTCGCTTCGGGCGTCCCTGCGGGAGCCGGGCCAGGGGCCACGACCTTCATCTGCTCGTTGGGCGCTCCCGTGATGAGGTCTGCAAGCTCTGCCGGGATGTTGTAGGACATCGTGACCCCCTACGGGATGACCGCGTCGTTGAGGAGATTCGTCCCTGCGGGGAACGCCGACCCCGCGAGCTTCGTCATCGAGTTCGTGGCCAAGTCCACGTAGAAGTTACCAGGAACCGTGAACGTGACCACCCCTGTCACCCGGCAGTCCAGGAAGTATGCCTCTGCGGAGGTGGCGTCCAGCGTATCGTTGAACCTGCATCCGTGGACAAGCCCCACACTCCCGAAGTCCACACCACCACTGAACAGGCAACCCTTGACATCGGGGTTCCCGGAGTCGTTCTCGAAGTTGGCCTGGAAGATACAGTCCTCGATCAAGGTGATGTCATGCACATCGACGTTCCCGTTGAACTCGCAACGGCGCATCTTGTCGGCATCGTCCGCCACGGTAACCGAGAACCCGAACACGCTGTCGGTGAAGTGGGCGTCCTGGAGAGTCACACTGCCCCCCAAGAGAGAATCCTGATAGACTCCCTCACGGGCGGTCACGGCACCCTCGAATCTGCTCTGCTCTATGGCGATCATGTCGGACGCCTCTGGTGCCCAAACGGAAGCCGTCTGCATGGGAAGGCCATTCGGGGTGAATGTCCCCTGCCTCACGTCCGTTCGCTCGAAGTTGAGTTGACGCTCACCCCCGACCTCCGACCCGCCGACAAAGACCCCATCACCAATTTCGCTATTCTCGAAGTACCATTTGTAGGTTACCTCGCGTCCGAACTGGATGGCATCACATCGACTCTGCACAAGAGCCATGCCGAGCTGCCCAGCCCACTCGGTCGGCTGGCCTGCGTCCTTGCCCACGATGTTTCCGCCGATGTTGGTATTCCGGAACCAGCAGAAGCGGTCAACGGGGTCTCCATCGATGATTACATCCCCAGAGATATCGAAGAGCGTGATCTCTGTGTTCCCTACCTGTGGCATCGGGAGAACAATGAGGGAGGCCGGAACGTAATTCCCAGGAGGAGCCCCCGTGATCTGGGTGGGGGCGTCCTTGTCCCAGGTGACCGACTTGGGATCACCCTGCTCCCCGATACGGGCAGCACCCACCGTGTAGAAGAGCATGATCTTCGACTTGGTGATTGTGACATCCTCGTTGTAGATGCCCGACATGATCCAGATCTGCTCAAACCAGGTGTTCTGGTCAGCCCCATCCACGGGAGCCATTGCATCTACGGCAGCCTGGATTGTCCGATAGGGATTGGCCCATGTCCCGTCAGCAGGCTCCCCGGCCCCAGCGCCTCCGGCGGGGTCGTTGCTCACGACCTTGATGGCAGAGGGGAGCGCCCCGCTCTGGAGCATATCGAGAAGTGACTGCGGGATGTTGTAGGACATGGACGCCTCCTTGGCCCTACACTGTACCCCGGATAGGCAGATTATGGCACCCCCGGAGGGACTCGAACCCCCACCGTCCTGATTAGAAGTCAGGCATCCTCTCCAATTAGACCACGGAGGCACAGGGGCCATCCAGGGTCGCGGGTGAACGCGCCTCGCTGGACGGCAGGACGGAACTTGGTGGGCCTGACTGGGCTTGAACCAGCGAACCTCCGCCGTGTCGAGGCGGCGCTCTCCCAACTGAGCTACAGGCCCATGATTTTTAGGAATTGATGACTTCTCCGACCGCCCTGACGACTTTGTTCAGGTCACAGGCGTAGAGGCCAGCACAGGACAGACACCCAACTTCGAGGACTCTCCACTCACCGCTCTCGGTCTGGCAGGTGTCCAAGACCCACATCGGGTCAGGACTGAAATCCGTCTTGTCCAAGAACTCACGGGCAATGTGGAACGCCTCATTGCCCGGCTCCACGACCTCGTGCTTGAGGGTGCTCTTGACCTTGTAGAGACTCCCTGTGACGACCTCCCGGCCCTTCACGATGAACCGGAACTCACGGGCGATGTTCGTGGCCGGGGCCACGACAATCAGCGTGTCCGGTGGGATGTCGCTGTATCGCTCGATGAACTCGATGTCCTGCCCCAGCGTCTTGCGGCACATCACGATGCCCGTGAAGGTCTTGAGCCCACTGCTGGGCCGGACGAAGAAACACTCATGTTCCCCGCGCCCAAACCTCTCGAAGAGATGGGCTGCGTCATCCCGGAGTTGCCGGTAGGGAATCATGGTGCATTCGTCGTTGAGCAGCAGTCCCTTGAAGGCCGGGTAGTAGGACGAGCACTCGTAGGCTTCTACCGTGTGAAACACATTGCAGGTGGGCGAGTCCTTCATGACCCGCAGCGAGAACTCCAGGCTACCAAAGAGGAAGTCCTGGGGTCCGAAGCGGCTGAAGTCTCCTCCACCGAAGGGGATGTAGTCCACGATCTCGTAGGTCATCCCCGCCCTGGTGATAGCGGCTTCGAGCCCCTGTTGGTTCTCCTCGAAGGTGTGGTTTTCCAAGATCCAGTTCAACATGGGAGGCCCATTTCTTGTAGAATCTTGACCCGAAGGTCGCCTCGCTCGATAGCCGACTTCCGCCGATGGCATTTTGCACAGCGGACCTCGCATTTCGCAAGCTCCGCTTCGACTCGGTGCCACGCAGGTAGCCGATGGTAGATGGTTGACAGACCCATGACCTTCTTACCTCGCACATGGTCGAAATCAAGGACGAGGGGGTCTGTCTCTCCACAGTCCACACACGGATGAGCGAGAAGATACGCCACGATGCGGCGCGTGTACAACTCCCTTCGGGCAGCGTTGTTCTTTCCGACGTTCTTCCGATGGGATGTCTTGTTCTTCTTGTACCAGGACTTGCGGTACTCCGCCTGGCACCGTTTGCACATGGACTGGTAGCCGTCCTTCTTGCTCTTGTTGGTGTTGAACTCCTTGAGAGGAAGGGAACGCCCACATTTTCCACAAGTCTTCATACGGGGAGTGTACCAAGGGCGGCTCCTAAAAGCAATCACCCTTTCAAATTCATGGTGGGCCGAGAAGGATTTGAACCTTCAACCTTCAGGGTAAGAGCCTGCTGCACTATCCGTTGTGCTACCGACCCATGAATGAAAATGTGGTAGGCCCGGAGGGAGTCGAACCCTCAACTTCCCGGTTAAGAGCCGGGTACTCTGCCAGTTGAGCTACGGACCCACATGCTCGTGAAGGACGCCGTTTTAGACAGGATTCGGGAGAGAGGCCCGGTCATCGGTGGGGGTCGAACCCACGACCTCCGGGTTGAAAAAGCCGTCAAGCCGTCCCGACGCTCTGCCGACTGAGCTACGACTACGTGGACTTCATCCCGTCCCCTGAATGACTACTGACCTGAACCGTTCCAAGGTTCCCCACTGGCACCCTCGCGGGGGCGGAAAGGTAGGCTTGACGGCCCCACCCCCAGGCACCAGGCTTCGCCAGGGTTCAGTCCAGGCGTTCATCCGGCGATAGAACTTGGTCGGGAAGACAGGATTTGAACCTGCGACCGCTCGGCCCCCAGCCGAGTGCTCTACCAGACTGAGCTACTTCCCGAATGTCTCTTGGCGGGAATGACGGGAGTTGAACCCGCTTCCTCTGGCGTGACAGGCCAGCGCCTCCTCCACTTCGGCCTCATCCCCTTGCGTTCTTGGTCGGGGCGACTGGATTTGAACCAGCGACCTCTCGGATCCGAACCGAGTACTCTTCCAGACTGAGCTACACCCCGAAAATGACTGTGGCAGGGACGACGGGACTCGAACCCGCGACCTCCTGGGCGACAACCAGGTGTCCTAAACCAACTAGACCACGCCCCTGCGGCGTGTTGGCAGGAGTGACGGGAATCGAACCCGCCTCACTCGGGAGACAGCCGAGCTGCATCACCAGATGCACACACCCCTATCGAATGGACGGATGGGAAGGGTGTGACCCCTCCATCCCCGTGTCGCGTGGCTGGCCGTGTCACAGCCCTTTGGACTCGCGCCACAGGGACCCACATCTACGGGCACCCCATCGTCGGTTACCCCGTCAGGAGTCTCACCTGCTCCTCCTCTCCCGTCCTTCCTCTGTCCGAGGCGACTTGGGTCTGGTGTGCATCTACACCACGGGGTCATTGATCTTGGCTCCTCGGGAGGGAATCGAACCCCCGACACACTGGTTAACAGCCAGCCGTTCTACCGCTGAACTACCGAGGAACATTTGACTTTTGGCTTACCGGACGGGACTCGAACCCGCGCGCTTTACGTTAACAACGTAGTGCTCTGCCGCTGAGCTACCGGCAAGACAGACGATTCGTGTCCCTTGAGCTACCGGGAGGAGGGCCTTGGCCGCAACCCCAGAGGACTCTGCGTGGATGGCCTGCGGGGACTTCGCAGATTTCCGGGCGGGTGGACTCACCGCTCTGGGGGTCGCACGCTGCCGAACCACAACCGCGCACCGAAGGCGTCCCTCTGGTCGGGGACGCCGAGTTCATGAAGCCGGGGGCCGGTTGGGAGCCGACCCCCGGCGATTTTTGCAATCGCGTTGCTATTCACTTGTCAGAGACCGTGGCCCACTCTCAGGCCCTAAAAACGAATGGGTCACTTTTCAAGGTACGCCTTGGCTTTTCCCAGTAGCTCCTTGTCGTCCTTGAAACTCCCCAGCCCCAAATTACAAGGCTGGCACAGCAACCCTCTTATCTTTCCCGACTCATGGCAATGATCTACGGAGAGCCTCTGATTCTCAGGAATCTCTCCACAGATAGCACACCTCCCACCCTGGGCCTTTTCTAGAGCCTCGTACTCATCCCAGGTGATATTGATGCCGAGTTTCCTCCATTTGGCCCGTGCTTTCTTCCGATACCATGTCTCCGGGTTCCTCAGTGCAGGGGATGAGCGACAAGTTCGACAAGCATACACCCGAAGATTCTTGTTCCTCGCCTGTCGGGGGAACTTCTCCAGGGGCTTCTCTTTCCCACACTTCTTACAAACCCGCGTTTCCATCCGCACCCCAAAAAAAAAGCCAGGCTCCTCTCGGTGCCCGGCTTTCGCTCTCTTGACCTTTGCCCTTGAGCTTTAGCCAGGCACCTCCCGCTTGGGATCGCAACCATTGGCGGCGACCGGGGTCTGGTGCTGGCGAATTCGTCCGGTCATCCCAAACACCACTCCCGTCGCCCTGGCTGCTACCGCCATGCGTTCGGTTTTCGGTGCTGGGAATCTGGACAACATCGAACTCAAGCTCCTTCGGCCTCGGGTTGTTTCACTTTCGAGGCGTCCACCATGATACACGTCTTGGCTTCTTTGTCAAGCTCCTTCTTTGTCTCCCGCTCCCTTGAGCGCGGATGAGACACTACCTAAACACCTGATCTCTTGGGACTTCTACCGCCCCGAGTTGGTGCTCATAGCCAGACTACTCTGCCCGAGGGCTGAGTAAGACCCTACTTGGCCTGGTTCCTGATCAGGAAGGAGATGGCGACCCGGAAGCCTTCCTGCGTGACGATGCCCTTGGCGTTGACCCACTTCTTCGCCAAGGCGAACTTGGCCTGCGGGGTCTCCATGTTCGGCACCGGCTTCTGCGCCAGGGTCAGTAGGCACCAGCGCGTGAGTGCCTCGACCGCCTGGCGCTGCATGGGAACTGCCGGAGCCTTCGGCTTCACCGGGGCCTTCTTCGCCGGAACGGCCTTCTTCACCGGGGCCTTGACGGGACGACGAGCAGGGCTTGCGGGCTTGCGGGCTGCCATCTCATACCTCCAGAGGGAGTGTTCTTTGGCTACTAGGTGGGGGGTATAGAGGCTCTAGTGAGATGTCCCGTAGAGCTTGTGCTCCAGAATGTAGTCCATCACCTTGGGCGGAACCATCTTCCGAGCATGACCCAGACCACCTGGGCCGCTCGCCAGGCTCATCCTGATGTCCGTGCTGCTGATGTCAGGGAGGACGAAGGGCATCTGGGACTCCGCACCATCGGGCCGGGGCATCACGAAGAATTCGACCAACCCGGCCAAGTCCTGCCAACGATGCCAGGAGTGCATCACGCCCTCATTGTCCGAGCCGATGATCAGGAACAGGTCGAAGTCCTCCTTCGGGTACTCGACCCGCATCTTCTCCATGAGATCCACCGTGTAGCGGATACGCAGGAGTCGCTCCATCGAGGACACATGGACGTCCGGCATACCACTGAACGCCCGTCCACACATGAAAAGCCGATGGTCGAAGTCGATGAGGTGGGAGTCCTTGTCGAAGGCGTGGTGCCAGCAGGGGTGGACGTAGATGCGGTCAAACTGGCCCATCACCTGGGCGTAGGCCAGGCCCATGACATGAGCGATGTGGGGTGGGTTGAACCCGCCGCCGAAGAACGCGATACGCTGCTTCATGGTAACACCAACCCCCAGAAGCCAGGAGTGACCCGAGCTACGTCAGGGCAGAGGTAGGCCCGGCAGACGGTGGGTCTCTCCTCACGAGGGAGGGTACATCCCGTGTCGCTCCAGTGGCGACAGTAGCCGTCCTTGCGGTAGGGCTTGGCGAAGCCGTAGCCAGGCTGGTAGCAGCACTCGCCGCATCCCGTGGGGCATTCCCAGTCCTGACCTTCCATCGGGGCCTCCAGTCACCTAGACTACTCTCGCGTGTGCCCGTGTAAGCCCCTGGATGGTCGCCATCACCCTGCCGGGGATATTCTGCTCGTAGGGGCGATAGTCCCAGGCGAGCATCTTGGTGAGCCTCTCCTGGTCGAAGGTGTCCTCGGAGCCTTCCGGATTCCACTCCTGGTCGAAGATGACCAGCATGGTCTTGATGAACTTCCGCAGGTAGTGGTGAACCGAAGGATCTCCGGAGATCTTCCTGAACACGTCCATGTACTCTACGGGAATGGCGTGGAAGCCCCGCCAGGTGAACGGGAGGAACGCTTGACTACCATCGGGGAGGGTCTTCTGAATCAGATGGTGCATCCTCGATGCCCTTTCACATCAACTTCAAGTGTCCCGTGATCTCATCGATGGCCTTGGGGTGTGCCGGACCGATGGCCACACAGGTCTTGGTAGGTACCCCGTGGAACTCCGTCGCCCCCGAATCAGTGATGACTGCCGTGGGGAATCCGAGTTTCTGGGACTCCTCCGCCAGGGCGAGAAGCTCCTCCTCGTCCTTGCAGCCCACGACGACCTTGGTGAACAGCCCCTTGATCCAGCCCTCCAACCCCGCCGTGTCCAGCATGACGATGAGACAGGCCATCTCCTTGGTCGTCCTGCCGGGATTCTGAGGGTCGGCATCGACCTCGACCATCCCGAACTCTCCCCGGTCAAGCAGCACCTTCATCGAGGCATGGGCCACCTGGGCGGCAATCTTGCCCTTCCGCATCTTGAGATCCTTGCGGACGACGATCACCTGCTTCATCTCATCGGCCATGCTACACCTCGAAGAAGATGCCGTCCTTCTGGAGTCGGCGGTACGTGGGGCAGTCGAAGCGGTAGAGCTTCGGAGGACGCCGCCCGATGCTCTTGGTCTCCCCGGTCTCGACCAGGACACCCAGGCGGAGCACCCGGCGGCGGAAGTTCCGCTTGTCGAGCTTGCGGTCGAGGATGATCTCGTACACTCGCTGCAACTCGGTCAGGGTGAACTCCTCGGGCAACAGGTCGATGCCCAGCGGCTGCCAGCGGACCTTGGAACGAAGCCGCTCCAGGCCCACCGCCAGAATCTCGGCATGGTCGAAGGCCAGCGCACCCTGGATCTTGTCGGCGGGTGCCCAGGTGACGCCCTGGGCGTCGCTGCCAGGTTGAAGCTGCATCCCTGTCCTGACCAGCGCCAGGTAGGCGGTCGAGATGTAGTGCCCTCGGGGATCCCGCTTGGGCTTGCCGAACGTGTAGAGCTGTTCCAGGTAGGAGAGCTTGAGCCCTGTCTCCTCCTGAAGTTCCCGCTTGACCGCTGCATCGAGGTCTTCATCCGGCTCCACATGGCCCCCAGGGAGCGCCAGGAGGCCCTTGAACGGCTCCTCTCCCCTTTGGATGAGCAAGACCTGGAGTTCCTCGAAGTCGGCGCTCACACCGAAGACCACGGCGTCCACGGTGTTGACGGCTCGCGGGTACTCGTAGGTGTAGCTCACGATGCCCCCCGGACAGGCACCTTGCGAATGGCACCCTCCTCGTTGCGCTCGACGGCCACGTAGACGACCTCGGTGGCGACCACGGCGACGGGAGCCGCTTCACCATCGCGGGAGAACTCCACTTCGACCTTGATGGTCAGGGAGGTGTTGCCGATCTTCACCAGCGTCGTGTAGAGCGTCACCACGTCACCGATAGACACGGGATGGTTGAACTCGATGCCGTTCATGAAGCGGGTGGCAACATCATGCTTCGTGTGCTTGCGGGCCTCCACGGCTCCTGCCAGATCGATCTCCGCGAGGATAGCTCCGCCGAATACCTCGCCCCGGTGGTTGGTGTCCTTGGGCAGCAGGATGCGCCGGATGGCCAGATTCCGCCGAGGGGGCTCCTCCTTGAGCTTCTGTGGCTCATCGTGCATCTGGCACTCGGAGACGTGGGTGAGCATGTGCCGGTATCCCTCCCGTTCGGGGTCAGGTTCGGTGAGGGTGGTGGCCCAGCACCGACAGTCCGGGTCGCCACAGTCGAGGTCGCAGTAGTCGAAGGCATCCTCGTCCTCGGGCTGGATCTCGACCCGCAGGCGGTTGGAGTTCTTGATGTAGCCGCTGCCCGGAGAGGGCCACACCCAGTCGCCCGGCTTTCGGCGCTTACTCATCTTCGACCTCCAGTTCCTCAATGTACCCCTCGGGGCCACCCTAGTCGTCCCGGAAGGTGGCGACGAACTCGCCCTCCATCGTGACCTCGTAGCCATGCTCGTCGTGGATGGTGTCGGGGAAGATCAGCCCTGCGAACTCACCGTGGAGAACCTCGACCGCGACCTGGCGGTGACGGCTGGCCTTGATCACGTCCGAGGGTGTGTCCGGCTCGTGTCGGTATCTGGCGACGTAGATCTTCATTCGGGAAGCTCCTTCTCCGACCAGATGATGAACGGCCCCTGTCCTGACCCCAAGATCATGTAGCCGTGCTCGGGATGCTTGGCCAACCCAGTCGGCCCACTGGGGCCGTCCATCTCCATCCGGAGAATCGCGCGGCCCTCTTCGGGCATCTTGGGGAGATGCTGTCTCCACTGAGACAGCGGGATGAGGTGCTTCTCGGCCTCGAAGGCGATCTTGCTCAGGTGGTGACTCACTTGCTCCCCTTCATCTTGGCCCAGTAGAGCTTGTCGCCCTGGGCGATGACGAGCTTCGACCCGCTCTTGTAGAGCCGCATGTCGCCCGAGAGCGCCGGGTCATCGATCTCCTTGACCGACGCCGAATCCTTCCGGGAGGAGCACAGCTCCAGCTTGGAATCCTCGTTGAGACAGACACACACGCCCGAAGCGAGCACCACGAAGTTGAGACCCCCGTGCTGGATGTCCTCGACCAGGCGCACGTCGTAGCTGTAGTCACGGGGGTCGAAGCGGAACACCAGCCGGTCATACTGGCCCTTCTTCTCCCCGATGACCATCAGCACTCCACCGCTGTCCTCATCGGTGCTGTCGAACTTGGCGTCGAGGACGCGGTAGTCGTCCAACTCCTTCATCCGCACCTGGTAGGACTGATCCCCCCGCAGGATGGAGACGTGAACGGCCCCGAGGAGTTTCTGGACGACCACACCGGGGTAGAGCCGGGCCGCGTGCTCCAACGTCTGGGCGACCTTGTTGGAGGAGGCGATGATATCTGGCCCGGCCTCGTTGAGCACGATGCGATACACGGCGTCCCGAGTCCGCATGTAGAGGTTGCCCCCACCCGACGACACCTCCAGGGCTTCCAGGTTGAATCCGAGGTACTTGCGATCCTTCACGCTATAGAGCTTGAGCGTCCCGCCCGAGTGGTCAGCCAGCACGGGCCATGCACACCAGGTAAAGCCCAGGCCAGAGAGCTTTTTCGGGGCGTCTCCACACCGCTTGCCCGGATGGCCCAGGTTGTACCAGATGCCCTGGTCGGTGACAGCGACCAGGGCAGAGGTCGAGTGCTGGAAGCTGTCCATGCTCCAGAAGCCTCGGACGGTGCCCTTGTGTCCCAGGTCGTCCAGTTCGACCATCTCGATGATGTCCGACCCGGCCACGGCCTTGACCTTCGGGACGATGACGGCCACGACTCCGAACTCGCCCGGAGGAGGCAGGCGCTTGCCCTGCTTGAACAGCGCCTCGTACCACTGCCGGTAGGCGGAGGGGATGACGCTGAAGTCGTAGGCCACCGCAGGCACCTTGACGTTCGGGTCGAACACCGAGATGCCCCGCTGCATCCGGGTCTCCAATCCCTTCGCCGTGGGGTGCTTGCCCTTGTAGGGGTGGATGCCGGTGAACATCTGGAAGCTGACGATGGCGAAGCTGAACCAGTCGGACAGTTCCGAGAAGTCTGCGGGCTCGACCGACCAGTCCCGGATCGAGGGCATGATCGCAGAGGCGGGGAAGCTCCGCGTCTGGTAGCTGGCGGCGTCGATGCCGTAGACATCATCGAACTTCTTGCCGACGAGGAAGTTCATCTCATTGCCGTCCACCAGGAGCACGTCGGCCTTGTGGACATTGGATACCAGGTCTTGTAGCTTGCGAACAAGCTCCCGCATCCTGTCGTGGGTCAGGCCCTCTCGCTCTCGGAAGACACGGGGGAACAACTGGCACAACGCCCAGGCGTCCCTGATGAAGCGCATGGTGTAGCCGATGGGCTTCTTCTTGGTGTCGGTCAGGAGTCCCAACGGGCGAATCACCCGGTCATCCTTGATGGCTGACAGTTCGTGGATCTTGCCCAGCGGGGGCATCGTCTTGGGGTCGTGGTAGACCTTGAATGACCGCTGGCCACGGGCGTACACGACGCCTTCGCCGCCCTCTCCGACGTAGTTCGCCTGCGTCAGCGTGACCGGCTTGGACTCGCCCTTGACGTAGACCTTCATTTCACCACCCACAGCCAGCCGACGATGCGGCTTTTCTGGTCACCCCTCATGGAATGGAACAGCACGAAGGGATCACCTTTCCATCCTTTGCATTTGGGAGGAAGGTCACGTTCGTAGTGGTATCTTTCCACCACGAACCCACAACAGGACTGCGGCTCGGACTCCACCACGAGGATGCACTGGTTGGGCTGTCCCTCTGGAAGCTCCTCGATGGGGTGAAGGAGAGCCTTGAAGTCGGGATGGAGGGTCTTCATCCTGGTGCTCCCGGTGCGAACATCCCCATGCCGTAGGTGCCGAAGAACATCTGGGCAAGCTCGCTCTCACGCTTCTCGTCCCGCTTGCCGTCGTTGAGGGCCTCCACGATGAGGCGGATGGCGAGGAGGAACCGAGGCTGGACCGGCATCTCGTCCGGGATGGCGCTCATGCAGTCCTTGACGGCAGCCACGGCCCAGACGAACTTGCCCGTCCACACCATGTCCTCATCCATCGAGCCGTCATCCCAGGCGGAGTCCCAGACGATGCGGAAGCCACCGATGCGCTCGCCTCGCAGTTTGACCTCGATGATGCGTGTGTCAGCCATCTAGCTCCCCCAGTACTCGGCACGGAGCATCTTCTCCGTGAGTGCGTATCCCTTGTTGCACCTCGTCCCGACCAGGTACACCCCATCTTCCAGGGTCCAGCCGGGCGCACCGAAGTTCGGATGCCGCTGGGCGTGTTCGTGGCCGGAGCAGACGATGATCTTGCCCGATTCGTGGACGAGCAGGCAGTAGTCCTTGAGAAGCAGGTAGGCCAGGTGCTCCTGATCTTCCAGGGCTGCCTCTGCGATCTCGTCGGCCAGCGTACTCACGCATCCCCCAGGTAGATCGCACCGACGCCCAGGTCATCGTAGTGCTGCCAGTGGTTCTTCACGCAGAAGCGGGTCAGGAAGCTCTTGCACCTCCGGGCCATAAACTCCCCCGTAAAGCTCTTGATGTCCGTCAAATGACCCAGAACCCAGGCCATCGGGATGCGCTCCATCGTCTCGGCGTCCTGGAAGCTCTGAACGCCATCGGAGAACACCGCCACCAGGTCGTACAGCTTGGGGTCGAAGGTCATGACGAAGGGGAAGTTGTCGTAGGTGACCGTCTGACCCGGTTCACCCTCGATAATCACGGGCCAGTCCCAGTGGTTGTCCGGCTCGGCCCCCTCCCGCAGCTTCTCCAGGGAATCCCACCGACGCAAGATGCGACCCTCATGCGTCCCACTCGCCTCCATCGTCGCCTCGATGGCCTCCTTGTAGACCAGGAGCCGGTCCGGGTTGAGCAGGTAGGACAGATAGCTCGGGGCGTTCTGGCAGTCGATCTCGACCACCTCGACCTGTCCCGTCTCCCGCTGCCGGGCAGCTATCACCCCATCCCCGCAGGTGATGACCTGCACGGAGCCGTCATCCTGCTGGTAGGCCGTCAAGAGGGTGGCGTCAAGACTTTGACGCTTGAGGCTCTGGGGCAGCTTGTCCAGGGCGTGCCAGATGAGCCAGTCCACCTTCTCGGGCAGCCGGTCACCCAGAATCTCGATCCCCGTGACAGCGGCCATCGTCAGGAGCCGGGAGCCGAAGTCCGTGTCCGGCGAGCCGGAGCAGCCGTCCGAGACGATGGCGAAGGTGCGGGCACCCTCGTCCACCCCGAACCGGGCCGGGGTCCGACCAGAGCGGGCGTAGTCCTGGCAGACCGCGTGAGCCTTGCCCCGAGTGAAGAAGGCATCCGAGTGCATCGTAGGCCCCCGTCAGAAGGTCAACGACTGCGACGGCCCGCCCGTGCCGAGCGCCTGGCTCTGAGACGAGAAGGACTTGGAGATGAAACCGCCCAGCTTGGCCAGCTCCTTCTCGGTCGCGTTGGCGATGGCCACGTACTGCTGGAACCCCGCCTCGTCCCGGAAGTCCTCCAGGTAGGAGTTGAGGCCCGTGCTGGCGTCCGTGTTCACGCCGATGAGGACCGGCATGATGGACTCCAGGGCCTCCTTGCGGCGGGCCTCGGCCAGGGCGTCCTTGACCATCTTGCGGCTGCACTTGCCCTTGTTGTGCTCCCCGTCCGTGATGACGAACACGCAGGCGTTGCAGTCGAAGTCGTTGTCCACGAGGGTCTGGCCGTACTGCATGGCCGAGTGGACGGCCTGGTAGGTCGCGTCGTGCAGCGCCGTCAGCCCACCCTCGGGCAGGCAGTCGTCGTAGTCGGCCTCGTTGCAGTCCGCCAGCGGCTTGAAGCCGTGGAACTCCTGCACCTTGTCATCGAAGAAGGTCACGCGGAGCATCATGTTGTCCGCACGGGGAGACCGGCGGCAGGCCTTGACGACCTCCTTGAGCGCGGCCTCGATCTCCTTGCGGAAACCCCAGACCGAGCCGGACACGTCCACGACGATCTCGCCCAGCGTGTACTCGGTCGCGCCGAGTTCCTCGATGCGGGTGCCGGAGAACTTGAAGTTGGTGCCACCGATCTGGTGGGTCTCCATGTCAGCGAGCTTGGGCATCTTGCCCTCCCTTCAGGCCAGGAAGTTGACGGTGGTGTCGGTCTTCATCCCCTTGGCGGTCATCTCCTTCACGAAGTCGTCGCCCAGGGACTCGAAGCCGCCGACGCTGCTGCTGGCGTCCGTGAGCAGGCACAGCTTCTCGACGTACTTGGGGTCGGAGAAGCAGTCCGCGATGTCCCGCGCCGTGTTGGCCATGCAGTGCGAGAGCGCCTCGCCCGTCATGCCGATGATGTCGGCCTCCTCCAGCGTCTGGATGAGCTTGGTGTTGACCTGCGACTCGGGGTCGTTCGGGTCGGGCACCTCGGCCTTGACGCCGGAGAAGTGCTCCGTCCAGGGGTTGCTGCCCTTGGTCACGTAGTCGGTCTGGGCGAAGTTGCGCTCCTCCCAGCCCTGGAGCGCCTGGAACACGACGGGCACGATGTTGTGGCCCCAGGAGCCGATGAGGCAGTGCGGGGGCCAGATGCAGTGCGGGTAGCGCCCACCCGCCGTCAGGGCCTTGAGGTAGTCCCGCGAGCGGTCGAGGAAGCTCGGCAGGTGGGTGGTGAACTCCTGGTCGGTCGGGGCCATGTTGTTCGTCGGGTCGAGGGCAACGATCTTGTCACCGTCCATCCCGAGCAGCGTGAAGGGCGCGGGCGGGTTGCCCGCCGAGTCCTTCCACCACTTCGGGTGGGAGATGTCGATCAGCCGGTGGCTGTCGAGGGTGACGTGGATGTCATCGAACTTGTCGCCCACGCGGTCGATCATCGCCGCGAGTCGCGTCATGTCCTCGTCCGCGCCGGGCACCACGAGTGCCCCCTGGTTGCCGTGTCCGTCGTCCGCGATGCAGAAGTCGTTCTGCGGGTCGATGATCAAGAGCTGGATGTTCATGGTCTCCTCCTCACCCCTCCGTTGGGGCGCTTGGTTTCACTCGGGCACCTGGGGAAGCTCATCGGTCAGGAAGCCCGCCTTGACCAGTTCCGCTCGCGTCCCCAGCATCGGGATGTTCGGGTTCGCCTTGTGTCTCGTCTGCGCCTCGGCCCGGCGGGCAGCCTTGAGGAAGTCCAGCACGAACGCCTTGGGCACCGGCTGCCAGAGGGCGCTCTTCACCGCGAAGCCTTCGAGGGACTTCCAATCCGGCTCCGTGAAATCGAACAGCACCTTGTCCACCTGGACGAGGCTGCTGTAGCGCACATCGTAGTAGGGGATCTCCACATCGAGGAACCGGCTCACCCGCTCGATGGTGCCGATACGCATGATGTCGCCCGTGTCCGGGTTGATGCGCCCGTAGGTGAAGGGCATCCCGAGCCAGTCGAGAAGCTCCTTCTCGTCCGAGTGCCCATCCCCGGTCCCCCACAGGTCGGGCGACGGGGTGGCCTCGATGATGGGCCGGACGACATCGTAGATGCCCAGCTTGTTGCCCAGGTAGAAGGCAAGCTGGTACACCTCGGTCTTGCTCAGCATGGCGAGCGGATTGGTGTCCACCTCGCCGTCGCCGCCCTTCTGGTAGAAGCGCAGCCAGCGATCCTCGCACTCGTTGCCGGTCCCGTGCCGGATGCCCCCGCCCATGATGCGGTTGTAGGCACGACCGATGGGTGCCCGCAGGGTCGAGCGGATGCTTCCGAGGATGGTCGGGTCGGCATCCATGCGTTCCTTGATCTCGGTGCCGATGTCGGTGCCGAAGTGGGCGTCCACGAGCGACGTGATCACCTCGTCACGGACGTTGTTGAAGATGTCGTTGAAGTGTCCGATGGCCAGAGGCACCTGGAGAGCCTCGCACAGCTCCCGCGCACGGTCGGTCTGCTGGAAGCTCGTGTGGATGATGGTGTGGTCGAAGATGCAGTTCTCCGGCCCCAGCGCCTTCACGAGCAACATCGTCATCACGGCGGAGTCGATGCCCCCGGAGATGTCGAGCTGCGCCTTCGGAACCCCGAACTCGTCGTGATACTCACGGATGGACTGCATCCGGTCACGAGCGAGTCCCTTGGCATCAATGACAGGCATCACATACCTCCCCGGACACGCGCCCACTGCTCCTTGATCATGGCCTTCAGCGCCCTCGTGTGTTCCGACACCTCGGGCTTCACGGTGTCCGTGTGGGTCAGCCGGTGGAAGCCCTTCGGCTCGGACTCCCACTCCTGGCCGACGACGCTGCGCTTGCCATCCTCACTGCGGAAGATCACGGGCTTGCCGGGCAAGGACATCTTGCCCTCGACGGCGAACTTCATCACGTCGCGCTCGCCCGTCCGGCACAGCTTGTAGACCGCCGACACGGCGTTCCGGGTGAACTTGTGCGGGGAGGGGTCGCAGACGAGGAAGCCGCCAGAGCCGTAGCCCGACTGCTCGGGAGTGATGCCCAGCGACTCGCAGAGCACCTCCTGCGCTCGCGCCTTGAGGACGTTGATTCCGTCCATGAACATGTAGAAGGGATTGACGTGTTCCTCGGCCTCGGCCTGGACGTACTCGCGGAGCTGAGCCTCCTGGTCGCCCGAGTCGAAGCGGACACCGTGCTGGATGTCCGGGCGTTCCTTCATCGCCTGGACGGCGGCGGGGATGCCGACCTCCATCGCGTCGAAGGTGTCGAACAGGTAGGAGGGCCGCTGCGGGCGCATGTCCCGGATGGCCCGGAAGGCGTCCAGGTCGTTGCCCCACCGCTGCTGATGCTCGTGGCCCGTGGTGCCGACCGGCACCATCCCCATCTGCTTCGCGCCCCAGACGTTCGATGTCCGGGTGATGCCCGCCTCCTTGCAGGCGGACAGGGCGATCTCGTGCATCTGGAGGCAGGTCGCGCCTCGCATCCCGACCTCGAAGATGCGGTCGCCGCCGACGATGTTGACCAGCCCCTTGGCGTTGTGGAGCACCTTCATGAAGTAGTCGTCCTGCTGGACGGTGATGTCCCGGTCATCCTCGCGCTCGATGGCCTCGCAGGTGAGCCGGACGATCTCGGCCTCATCCTCGCAGGTGCAGCGGAACTCACGGGTGTCGTTGGTCAGCACCTCGGTTGCGATCTGGATGGGGAAGTGCAGGGCGATGGCCAGCGGCTCCAGCCACGACACCAGGAACGAGGGGCCGGTGATGGTGGCGATGGGTTCCCGTGCCATGACCCAGGTGCCAGGAGGCGCACAGGTGACCTCGATGTCCTGCTTGAGCGCGACCTCCATCGACTGCGACATGCCGTAGCCGAACATCCGGAGGTAGTCGTTCTCACCGGGCCAGATCTCGTCCGGCAGCAGCTCGCGGATGAGCAGGTTGAGGTCGAAGGGGATGTAGTGGGTGCCACGTCGGAAGGACAGGTAGAACGTCTCGCGCCGGAGGGGGAAGCCCGCCTGGGCCATCGAGAACTTGTAGCCGTCCGACATCAGCACGGACGGATCCTTGCCGTTGAGCATCCGCCCGGCGACATCGAACTCGATGCACTGGTCGGTTCCGACCCTCGCCAGTCTGCTCTGTCTCTTTGCTCTCTCGTTCACCTTTAGTGTCCCTCCGACACCTTTATAGTGTCACCCGCACACTTTGTCAAGCACTTTCTTCGTGCCACCTAGACTACTCTCGCGGGAACACAGATAAGCCTGAAATTCCCGGCTCCCCTCCCATCCTCGGAGGGTCAGGCAATCCGTTGTGTTTCCAGATGAGTCGCATCAGTCGATCCTCGGCGTCCGCGACAACGGCCCAGGTCATGGCCACCGAGGACACCCCCTCTTTCTGGACGACTGCGGTGAGGAGCTTCCGGGCGTTCTCCTTCGCGTGACCCTGGAACAGGTTCCACAGGCTGCCATGCTCTCGTCCGGCGTCCATGAGGCGGTTGTATCGTTCGTGGCCTCGCAGGTAGCCGATGACGTGGACCAGGAGGTAGCGCCGGGGGTTGTCGCTGGGACGCTCGACACCAAGCTCCTTGTAGAGCCAGGTGAAGTAGAACGAGTGCTGTATCGACACCGTGGCCAGGCCGAGAGGCACCCTCTCGCTGATGAGCCTGTATTGCTCATCGTGAACGTCGCTGATCTGGAGGCACTGCAACATGAACTCGGGGTACACGCCCCTGATGTTGTTCAGCACCTCCTTCATGTAGATGCACGCTTCGCCCTGACGCTTGAGGTAGGCGTCCATGTCGAGATTCTGTGCCCACTCGGGCGGGGACTTGGCGGGGATGTTGAAGTCGAGGTCTTTCATCAGAGGCATTGGATGAACCCATGTCCTTCGATGTTGAAAACGGGGCCGGGGATGATCCGGTTGTTGTCGCGGACGGTGCCCGGCGGAGCGTGCGGCACAGTCGGCACGTCGGGAAGCTGCTCGTGCAGGTGGAGGACGGCCTTGGACTCGTGGGTTTCTCCGACCGCGATGAGCAGCGGGGCGTTGAGCGTGGCCTTGGTGTTGCCCTCAACCAAGATGGTCGAGCCGTGTGTGGCACACCCCTCCCACCCCTTCACCAGCACAGCATCCTTGCTGGTGAATCCCACACCCTTCTCCCGAGGGCTGCACAGCCATCCGAACCCCGGCAGCTTGACGGCGAGGGAACCGAACACTCGATGTTCTCCTTCGATGGGCTTGATGAAGCGGTCGAGGTTCTCCTCCACAATGCGGTCGAACAGGCGGAACCGATCCGGGAAGTTCTTCTGCGCCTGCTCCATGAGGATGTAGCCCCCGCTCAGTTCCGTCCGGTAGTGCTCGTCCTCGATGACCGCCAGGAGGTCGGCGTAGAAGGCGTTCCAGTCGTCCTCGTGGGTCACGACCGTCCTGTCCTTGTGGACGAGGTACTTGGTCTTGAGGCCACGGCCCATGTCGTTGGCGATCACCAGGTTGCAGCGAGCGTTGAGCAGGACGTGGTACGCCGCCTCGATCAGCGCCTCGTGATCCGCGTTGACCAGCATCTTGCAGCCGATGAGGGTCAGCTTCGGGTTGTTGACCTTCATGTCCTCGATGACCCGAGGGGCGAGGATGAAGGGCACCCGAATGATGTCTCCGGGCTTGTACCCGGCGGTGGGCATCTTGCCCTCGTAGGGTTCGGCGGGAATCCAGTTGACCACGGCTGCGGCCATGATGGCGGCGTCGTGGGTCTTGGCGAGTTCCAGGGCCTTCATGTGGTACTGCATGAAGCCCTTGTGCCGGACGACCTTGATACCCACAGAGGGCTGGTGCTGGAACGTGTCCGCCACCAGGAGCGTGACCTGGTGGCCTCGCCGGACGAGGTAGTGACCGAACTTCACGGCCCAGATACCCCGGATTCTGTTGCTCACGAGCTTGTTGGCGTCTAGCGACCCGTAGACGGGGCCAGCAGTGATGAGGATCTTCTTCACTTCGCAACCTCCAGATGCTTCGGCTTGGTGCAGACCCAGCGCAGCCCCCGCCCGTGCTCCTCCAAGAGCACCTTGAATCCCGCCAGGCAGAGGAGGCGGCGGATGTCCTGAGCCGGGTGATACCGGAAGTGGGTCACGTCCCAGCCCGTCCCCAGCCGCCACTGGAGATGGACGACATGCTCGCCCCAGGCGTAGTGGCACTCGAAGTATCGGGAATCCCTGAACTTGTAGGACTTCCATGAGTAGGGCCGGGGCTGGATGAACGTGCTGAACACGAACTGACCGCCGGGCTGCAGGACGCGGAAGACCGCCGGAATGACGAGCGATGGATTGAGGTAGCCCATCGCCTGTCGGCAGACGACCACATCAAAGGTGTCACGCGGGAAGTAGATGGCCAGGTTCTCGGCCCGGCCCCGGACGGTCTCGATCTCCTTGTGCTTGCAGCGAGGGTTGATATCGAACAGCGTGATGTCTGAGGGATTCTGGCGACCGGCTTCCCAGCCTCGGCAGTGAGCGGCCAGCGACACGGCTCCCGTTCCCCCGCAGAGGTCGAGCAGCTTGAGGCCCGGCTCGTAGTCCACCAGGTCGAGCAGGTCGTGGGGCTGTTGCAGCCAGGGGGCGTAGATGTCGGCGTACTTCTCGGTGGTGCAGTTCAGCAATCGATGACCTCCAGGGCTGCTCGGACGCGCTCGACACGCTCCGGGTTGGAACCCCCGTCATAGGCGGCAGCGACCAGGGCGGCAGCCCCTCGCAGGAGAACGCGGAAGCCTTCTCCCAGGACTCGATCACCGACCTTGGCGTGGGCCATGATCTCGCGGACGACTAGGTTGAGGGTCTGACGGGGTTGAGCCATCTGTCTATCTCCTTCCCCTGCCCGAAGTCGGGCGGGGAGGTCAGCACCAAGTCATGCTACCCGATCTCCTCCCAGCAGCGCTTGAACTCCTCGAACTCCTCGTCCATGAACAGCATGAAGGTCAGCTCCTGGAGCCGCCACTGCTTGCAGGCGATGATGGCCTTGACCGTTCTGACGAAGTTCTCGATGGTGCAGCCGAACACCCCGCACGAGATCGCGGGCATCGCCATCGTGCGGAGGTGCATGGCCGAGGCCATGTCCAGGCAGGCGACGATGGACAGCCCGAGCATCACCTCGGGGGCAGCGAAGTACTTGCCCTCGCCCGGATGAACCGGGGCGCGAGCCGTGGGGCTGTCGGGGAAGATGGGACCGACCGTGTGGATGATGAAGTTGGCGGGCAGATCGAAACCCGGCGTCACGCGGGCGTCTCCGGTCGGACAGCGGACGTGGATGGACACCTCGGGGATCTTCTTGCAGCACTCCAGCAGTTCCGACCCGGCAGCCCGGTGGATGCAGCCATCCACTCCCCCGCCGCCCAGGAGAGTCACGTTGGCGGCGTTGACGATGGCGTCACCCTCGAACTGTGTGATGTCGCCTTGCTCGATCTTGATCTTCATGTCATTACCTCCACCTAGACTACTCTGCCAGGGTGGAAAGTAAGCCCTAGTCGATGGTCAGGCTCCATATCGCGTGCGGGTTGGCCTCCCAGGAGCGGCAGCGCCGGATCTCCCACCAGCCCTCGACCAGCCCCGCGATGTCGTCGTGCTCCGGGTGGCTCACGGACAGCCCCGTGGGCGCGTAGAGGAAGCCCAGCCGGTTCTTCGGCGTCTTGGCCTCGCTCTCGTAGAGCTTCATCGGCCCACCCACACCCAGCGGCGAGAAGCGGTGCGACTCGAACTCGATGGACATGGACTCCTGGGGCTCCTTGACCTTGGCCCCCTTCTCCACCGGGTCGTGCGGGTGCTTGATGAAGATGAGGTCGCCCTGCTGGGCCGACACGTCCGAGGCCGGGATGTTGCCCGCCATGTACTGGTAGCACGCCTCGATCAGCTCGCAGCCCGGCGTCTTGCGCCCGTTCTTGCTGCGCTGCGGGCGGACGCGGTGGAAGTGGACGCGGGTGCCCGCCGCGAGGCGCTCGAAGATGATGAGGAAGGTGGGGTAGCCCCGCGCCGTCTCGGTGCCCGTCAGGGTGTAGTAGCACAGCCCGTAGTCGTCGCGCCCGTTGAGCTTGATCTCCAGTTCGTTGACCACGATGCCGCCGCTCTCCGGGTCGGTGAACCCCTCCTCGAAGAGATGGTAGTGGCGGGCGTAGCACCACTGGGTACGGACGCCGGACACGCTCACGGCCACGTAGGGAACGGTGACGATGCCGGTCTCGTTGTCCGCGACGGGCGTGAAGGCGGAGCGCCGCTTGGTGGTGCCACCGTCGTCGGCCTCGTCCATTTCCAGTTCCCACTGGCTCTGGACGAACTTGGGCATCGCGGTCCACTTCCGCTTGCTGTGCTTCTTGAGGTACTTCTCGATGCGGAACAGGAAGGCCAGGTAGGGCGTGATGTCCTTCTCGTAGGTGCTGCGACCCGAGGCGTTCACGGCGATCTCGTAGATGACCTCGGCCCAGCCCTTGCGCTTGAGGGCCTTCTCCCAGATGGCGAACTCGCGGTTGACCGGGTTCTTGTCCGGCTGGCGGAACACGTTGGTCGGGATCTCGCCCGCCTCGACGGCCTTGCGGAGCTTGGGGTACTTGGCCTTGTCGATGCCCAACGCATCGGCCTGCTTGCCGTTGCTCTTGGCCTTGGCCCAGTCCGCCTTGGCGTCCTGCTCCTGCACCTTCTCCTTCGCGCCCGGCAGTTCCAGGCAGATGGCCCGGCGGGACTCGAAGAAGCGACCGTGCTTGTCGATGTCGTGGTGGTAGCCGTCGAAGGCGGGGGTGGTCGGGGCGATCACGTTGCGGGCGTGCTGGAGAGCCTCGGTCAGCTTGTAGAAGTCGTCACCGATGGCCCGGAGCATCGCAGCCAGCAGGCTGTTGTTCGACCGCTTGTTCACGGTCTTGCCGCCTGACAGCCACTTGAAGAAGCGCCAGTCGGTGGGTGCCGCGACCCGAAGCTGGTCGATGGAGGGCTTGATCTTCTTCTGCTTGAGCACGGCGGCGAGGCCCTTCATGTCCAGCTTCTCGTCCGTGGGCACGACCGCGTTGGAGTCGAAGAACCGCTCCCACCAGGCGTCCTTGCCGTCCGGAAGCTCGCTCCCGGTCAGGTGCCGGTAGAGCACGCTCAGCGGCTCGCTGTTCAGGGTGTCGTGGCCCCGGTAGTTGCCGGAAGTGAGGCGCATCGTGTGCGGGCCGAGATGCTCCTCCCACTCATCCTTGACCCCGTAGAACTCGGACTTGATGGTGATGATGTCGTTCGTGGGGGCGAGGGTGGCGACGCCCACGTCCGGCTGCTTGGTGAGGAACTCGCCCTCGACCGAAGTGCCGTCCTGGGTGGTCACGCGGATGGTGAGGTAGATGAACGGGGTGTAGCGACCCGTGGCCTCGCGGTAGTTGTCCCTGTTGGTGTAGCGGTGGCCCCCGTAGCGCCCGTCGAAGGGGGCCGTCCGGATGTAGCCGTGAAGCACGACCTTGGGCTCGCCCTTCTCCTTCTCACCGAAGGGGAGCCTGACCTTGCGGGGCGAGAGCTTCTCGGTCTGGATGGCCCGCGTCTCGGCCTTGAGCACCTCGATGGTGACGAAGGGTTCCACGGTCTTGTCGGGAACGTGACCGTAATCCCGACCCCAGAGGTGCCACTCGTCATTCCCGTAGTGGCCCCCCATGTTGCTCTGGCCGATGAAGACGTGATTCCCCAGGGCCGTGACGGGGATCTTGATGCCCTGGCCCAAGTCCACCTCACACCGCTGGAACCGCGAGGTCTTGGGCGGCTTGTCATCGGGGAACTTCTTGTCGAGGAAGTCCTCGACGTTGGGGAACCGCCCCGGTTCCTTGAGGAGATCCGGGTAGTTCCGCATCATGTGGATTCTGGTCTTGGTCGGCTCGGTCTGGACTGCGGCTCCGCTCATTGTTCGATCCTCCTTGGATCCTCTACTCTTTGCGGAAGGGATTGGGCCTACCCCGTAGGGCTGTCAGGAACCCCTCGTACCAGACCATCCCCATCGGGCTGTGGGGGTCGTAGGGGTTGTCCTTTTCGTGGTGCATGTAGATGCCCTGGTCGAGCTTGGGCAGCGGCCACGACACCCCGATGTCTCGGAGCATCTTCATCAGGTGCTTGTAGCCCTCGATGTAGAACGGTTCCAGATCATCCAACCGTGGACGCACGACAACCTGGTATCCGTCGTTCTCCAGGTGGTAGGTGGTGACGCTGGAGTGCCCCTTGTGCTGACCGAACGGGACGCCGAAGCCGGACACAAAGCCGATGGTGTCGATCCACCTTTCCAGCTTCTCGCCCTCATGGTTACGGGTGATACGGGCCTCGTAGTTGACATCGGAGAGGAACTTGAGCATTCGCCAGGCTCCGGTGAGGACGGGAGTGCCGATGGGCATGAATTCCAGGTCGTCAGCGGTTAACGGTTGGAGGATGACTCGGGGGAGTTCCATCGGAGCACCGGCTACTTGCCGTCCCGCACCTTGCAGATGGTGGCGACCAGGGCCACCTTGCCGCCCCGGATCTTGCTCGCGCCGACGATCTCCAGGTGGCAGGTCGCGTAGCGCCGGAGGTGGTGGAGATCCTGCTTGAGCAGGCCCGCCGAGTCCTTCCGGTTGAAGCGGTGGAACCGCTTGCGCTCCGTGGACGTGGGCGGCGTGACCTGGCCCCGCGTCTTCCCCTTGGCCTTGACCTTGGTGGTCTTGCCCGGCTTCTTGCCGTCCGCAGCCGCCTGGGTGACCGTGCGCTTCGCGGGGGCGGGCACGTCGCGGGCCGGGATGGTCGTGCTCCCCAGCTTGGCCCCGTGGAAGCCGATGACCTCGTACTCGCAGACGCGCATCTTGCGGGCGGACTCGTCGTAGGGCACGCTGACCACGTTCTCCGGATCCACCTTGCAGATGACCACGCGGGGGCCGAAGGTCTCGGCGTAGGACAGCGCCCCGACGTGGAACCCCTCGTGGCACGCCTCGCGCGGGTCGTCGCTGATCTTGTTGCGGGGCATCCGGTTGGTCGCGCCCGGCTTGTTGTTCCACTGGCCGGAGTGCAAGTCCTTGAGCCTGTGGGTGACGCCCTTGTACGCCAGGAAGCACCCATCCTCGGTGATGGGGTGCCCGCCGTGCTGCAAGAAGGCGAAGAGTTGCTCCACCGACCGCTTCGACGGGTTGCGGGCCAGGCGCTCGAAGAAGCGGCAGAGCGGCTTCGGATCCTCGCCCCGCTGGAGCATGGCCGTCAGGCGCTTGCCGAACGCGGCGGGGACGGACTCGCCCTGGTAGCGCACGGCGTCGTCCTGGAGGGTGAACTCGCCCTCCGACCAGGACGCGACGGCCCGCTTGACCGTCAGGAAGCCGGGCACCTCGTCCCAGGCCTTGCGCTCCAACGCCGACTTGAGGCCCTTGAAGTGCGGGCTCGACTCGGCCACCGTGAAGGGCTGGCCCTTGTACACGATGCTGATGGAATCGGTGGTCATCGTGAAGCTCGGGATGGTACTCATGGCTTGTTCCTCCTTCTCCTCTTCCCCTAGCCTACTCTGTCGAGAGCCGAAGTAAGCCCCCCGGCATTCTTCTTGGCCTCGCGGGTATCGACCATCTTGATGTACTCGGCCCACTCGTTCGCCTCGACCCAGGTGGGCTTGTCCGCGTACCGGCTGTCCGGCTCCCACAGGGCCTCGACACTCGCGTGCCGGGTGAACAGCGGGTAGCGATCCCTGATGCGCTTGAGCGCCGGGCCTGCGGTCGGATGCTTCGGCCCGCCGAACCGCTGGCGCAGAGTACCCATGATATCGCGGATCTTGCGGGGGCACTTGTTCATCGTCTTGATGCCCCGCAGGTGCCGCTCGAACAGCTTGACGATGGGGTGATCCTCGCCCAGGAGCTTGACCAGGTGCTCCTTGACGGCCTCGGCCTTCGCCGCCTGGGTCTTGCCCTTCCAGGGGTTGTGGTAGCCGCTCGTCCAGCTCGTCCGGAGCAGGTTCGCCCACTCGTTGTAGGACATGTAGCGCCACAGGAGCGGGGTCATCTTGCCCTCGAAGAACTTGTCGCGCCACACGCGGTAGTTCATCCCGTCGCAGTCCTTGTCCGTGACCGGCTTCTTGCTGGTGGTCTTGTATCCGTAGACCTCGGGCATCTCCAGCCCCAGGGCGTCGGCCAGGTACTTGTCCTGCTCGTAGGCCCGGTAGAAGTCCCCGAAGTCCACGGCCTCGAAGCGGCTGATGATGACGAACACGTCATCGTCCGTGGGCTCCCGATCCACGATCTCCCAGTTCCGCGAGCGGGAGCCGTAGGTCGAGGTGCCCACCAGCCGGAAGCTGCGGACGCGGTGCTTCTTGTTCGGGGTGCGCCCGTTGTTGGCCTGGACGACCGAGTAGGGCAGCGTCGAGATGTCCACCACCTCGATGCCGACCATCCCGGCCTTCTTGAGCAGCTTGGCCAGGAAGTCTCGGACGGCCTGCATCGACTCGCCGGGGTTGGGATTGACCACGTAGTCGTACTGGCCCAGGCGGTAGCCCTTGATCTTCTTCTTGTCGTTGCGGATGACGATCCGGGTGTCGCTGTTGACCATGACCTGCCCGACCGCCGAGCTTCCCCGCAGGATGGTGAACGGAACCTTCGTGCCCTTCTTGATCTTGTCGTAGAGTCGGACGTTCTCGGCCACCCACTCCTTCGCGGAGTCGGGGAACGGCAGGCCCAGCTTGCCCATCCCGTGCAGGCGCAGGCGCTTGGCCCAGGAGAGCACCTTGTCGTCCTTGAGCATTTTCAGGGAGTGCTCGACGTACTCCTCGAACAGCTTCTCGAAGCGGGAGAGGAGGATCTCCTTCGTCCGCTTGGAGTACTTCAGCTCCTCGCGGCTGGCGCTGATCTCGACCTCCCCGATGTCGAACTTGAGCACTCCGCTCATCCGGTTCAGCGGGAGCCACAGCCCCTCGGCCTCGTCGCTCCCGCGAAGCTGCTCGATGTTGATGCGGTAGGGGACGCAGCCCATGAGGGCCAGCCACTCGCCGTCATCCTCGTGGACGACACCGCTCGGGAGCACCGCCGCCGCCTCCTTCTCGGGGGCCAGCGTGACGTTGATCTCCGGACGCGGGGTGTAGTAGCTGTAGAGGTTGCGGGCCTTGCGCTCGAACTCCCACAGGTCTTCCGGCCTCACCGCGACCTTGACCTCCACGCCGGTCTCGCTCTCGTCGCAGGGCTCCTCGTGGAGCCGCTGCATGACGCCCAGGTCGGAGTCGTCCAGCGCCGCCACGTACACCCGCTTCATGCCCCCGTGCCAGGAGGTGATGGTGAAGGTGTCGCTGTAGGCGAACGCCGACTTGGAGCCGATGCCGAGCATCCCGACCGCCAGGTCGGAGCCCCGCTTGGTGGACTTGCCGTACTGGGTGTAGACCGTGAACACCTCGGCGTCCGAGAGGCCCGGCCCGAAGTCCCGGATGGTCAGCGTCGGGTCGGCGTTGGTCGGGACGTGGATCTTGAGCGGGGTGTCGCCCCGCCCCGCCTCGCGGTTGGCATCCCAGGCGTTGGCCCCGTACTCGCGCAAGACCGCGAGCACCCGGTCGGTGTACAGGGTGTCGCGCAGGATGCCCATGATGTGGGCGGTGTCGTCGGCGGAGATGCCGAACGTCGCCTGCTCGCTGACGCCGCTGCTCTGCACGTTGCGATCCTTGGAATTGGGAATCATCGTCGTCTCCCTCTCGGTTCTACTTCGGTCCCGTAGACTCGGTGCCCCGGCGCTTCGACTTGAACCCCGCGTTCCACAGGGCGTAGCGCCGTGAGCCGTAGGGGTAAGGGTTCATGCAACCCCGCGCCCTCTCGCTTCCCCCGTCCGAGATGCCCAGGTGAGTCATCTCGGCGGCAGCGGTCTGACCATTCTCGTAGGCCACGTTCCCGCCCGGCCAGTCCATCACTTGCGCCCCCGGCGCTTGCCCGCGTGGAGCTTGACGCCGACCGGCCTCACCACCTCGGGCGGGCGGCTCGGGATAGCCCCCGCCGTGAGGGCCACCAGGAACAGGGCCAGGGAGCACAGTGTCATCGTCTTCATCGCTTCCTCCTGGCCCAGACTACTCTCGTCCCTGTCTAAATAAGACCTACGCCGCGTCGTGTTCGGCGGGGTCAACCTCGGTCTCGACCTCGGCGTCCGGCACCACCTTGACCTTGGTGAAGTTCGCCGCGTCGCGGGCGAGGCGGGCGGCGGTGAACACCGCGTACTTGTCGCCCTTGAGGATCTTCAGCCAGTGGCCGATGTACTCCTCGTGCTGGAGCTTGCCCTCGATGGCGTAGTCGGCGCAGAGGAAGGCCGCACCCAACTCCGCGACCAGCTCCTCGGCGGCGTAGCTCGCGTCCCCGAACCGGCCCTTGAGGTCACGGTCGCAGCGCCCCTCGGCCCCCGTCCAGTGGATGACCTCGTGGAAGGCCGTCGCCAGGTAATCCTCGGGGGTCTTGAAGGCCTCGACCGGCGGCAGACCGATGCGGTCGCGCTTGGGGTCGTAGAAGGCCTTGGCCCCGCCGTGCTTGATGTCGGCCCCGCAGGTGGCGAGGAACTCGACCGCCTCGGCGTGGAGGGCCTCCAGGTCCACCGGCTCCGCGTCGGTGAGCTTGGGCTCCTTGTCCGCATCCTCCCACTTGACCTGCTCGTGGTTGAACACCGTCCAGACCGAGAGGCGCGGCACCTTGCGGTGCTTGCGAGCCTCGAAGTCCTCGTCGGTCTCGTCCTTGCGCTGCTTCGGCACCACGAACCGCCAGTGGACGATCTTGATGCCGTGCTGGCCCCGCAGGTTCCCGCCCAGCGCCTTGGCCTGGTTGAACGTGTACCAGCGGGGGTCCTGGTATCCAGCGGCCCAGGCGGCGGCGAACGTCAGCCAGGTGTTGATCCCGTTGTAGACGTGCCCGTTCGCCCCGTTCCGGCTCAGGCCCAGGGTGCGATCCCAGGGGCAGGTCCACGGCGCGACTCCCTCTTCGAGAGACGCGATGATGGCGTTGGTGATCTCCGCGTAGTGATCCTTCGGCTTCCAGTTCTTCTTGCCCCGTGCCATCGTATCTCTCCTTTCCCTTGCCTCACCTAGACTACTCTGGCCCAGGGCGAAATAAGACCCCATCTGAAATAAAAAGTACGCGCCCGCGTAGGCGCTTTTTTCGCGCGAAAGGGTCTTATCTCGGGCCGGGACAGAGTAGTCTAGGTGGAACGAGAGGTGCCTCCCGCATCGACCCCCGGCGGGAAGGGAAGGCGCTCCTCCGACGTAGCTGGGATAGCCTGTATCGCGTCCCGCGTTAGGCTGTCCTGGCAGAAGGCCTGCGGAGGGGAAGGGGGCTAGCATTACACGGGGGCTCACCAAGTCCCCGATAGCGTAGAAGGGTCAGAACGGAGGAAGCTGTGGACGTTCGGAAACTCGCCGTCGAGGCCCATGCTGGTCAGCTCTACGGAGACCGGCCCTACGCTGTCCACCTGGACGACGTGGCCGCTGTCCTGCGGGAGTTCGGCTACGTTGACGCAGCGCACCAGGACGGGGCGTTCTGCCACGACATCGTGGAGGACACCGACCTGACCGCCAAGTCGCTGCTCGACGCGGGCGTATCGGACGAGGCTGTGGCCATCGCGCTGTTCTGCACCGACGAGTCCGGCCCGAACAGGAAGACGCGGAAGGCTCTCACCATGAAGCGGGTACACGCGCTCCTGAGCCTGCACCTCAAGGACAAGGACGCCTACCCCTACGTGCCCGCTGGCATCCGGGTCAAGGTGGCCGACAGGATTGCCAACGTCCGGGCCTGCCTGCGGGACGGGGCCGAAGGCCGGGGCCTGCTCAAGATGTACCGGCGCGAAGCGGTGGCCTTCAAGGAGGCCCTCTACCACCCCGGCATGGCCGACGCCATGTGGGAGGAACTGGACAAGCTGATGGAGGGCTAGTGTCCCGAGAGAAGAAGAACACAGGGAACCGGCCCGGCAAGAAGAAGCCGGGCCGGTCTTCCCCCATTGGCCCAAGTCCAGAACCTCGGACTGCCCTGGACGAAGAACCTGGCTCCAAGGCCCGCCTCCGACTACAGAGGGCTGCGTGCGAAGAGATTGCCGAGCAGATCGAGGAGGCCGGGTTCCAGGCCGAGTGCCGGTCGGGCACCGTCTACGTCTGGTCTGACAGTGACCACATCGCCACATTGTCCTGGCGCAAGAAGCAGGGCTGGTGCCTCATGGTCAGGCAACCGGCAACCTACACCCGCCATGACCTCGGACACGCAATCGAAGAGATGCGTCGTTGTCAGGCGGGTATCTTGGCTGTGAACAAGGCCTGGGAGAGATACAAGAAATCCAAGACGAACAAGAACTGGGCCGAGTATCAGGGTGCGCTGGCGGCGCACTTCTTCCGGCTCTACACGGGAGGGAACGAATGAGCCTGCTCGAAGGCAAGTCCAAGGCCGAACTCGACTTCATCAAGGAGTCCGCTCGCACCTACCTGGTGAGCTGGGCCGACAAGCAGATCCGGCGAGGCCAGATGCCACAGGAATTCGCCAATGCCGATGTCTTTCTGGAGTTCGCCCAGAGCAAGGGCTGGGTCTCCAAGACGGAGCCGTTCAAGGTGCTGGCCAAGGGCTTCCAGACGGCGGCAGCGTTCCTCCGGAGGTAGGTCATGGCCGATGAAGAAGCTCCTTGCTGTCGGAAGTGGCGCAAGGCTCGCGCTCAGGCACAAGCCTGGGCCGCAACTACGAATGTCCTGGTCGGGGGCATCCCCCGCTACATCCACCAGATGTTCGACATCGCCTGCCGACACGACCCGAACTTCGCAGCGGTGATGCGTCTCGGCACACGGGACAGGTGCCCGTGCCAGGAATCCCCCTACCCCGAAGCCATGCGGGAGTTGTTCCGCAGGATGGTGTCCAGCGGGATGAAGTACAACCCGGACGGCCCACGCGCCCTCGACTTCGACAAGATGTGCGACCTGGCCAACGACATCGCACGCGAGAGAGGTCTCATAGATGAGTGAGAAGAAGATCGTCATCCCGACCCCCGAGCAGGTCGAATCCATCACCAACCCCTCACCCCCTTCGGGGGGCTGGATGATGTGCGAGTACTCGGGCATGGAGATACTCAAGGTGCCCTCCGACATCCAGGACAAGAGCTACGACGACCTCACCGACCAGGACTCCGAGTGCCTCCGGCAGATGATCAAGAAGCCCCAAGACCACTGGGTCACCACACGCGAGGGCCTGCGGGTCGGGGACAAGATTCTGTGCTTCATGGCCCTGGAGCACTGGTACTGGGCGACGGTCTCCGAGCTTGACGAGGATGGTGGTCTGGCCATGTCTCCCGATGCCGGGCTGGCCTTTGAGCTTGAGTTCTCCGACGATGACCGCCACTGCTGGGTGACTCCGGGTGCGATGAACCTGGAAGCCCTGGAGAAGTGCCGATGACCGACGAGAAGAAGCCCACCCCTCCGGGTGACGATGAGGAAGACGACGATCTCGACCTCCTGAACCTGGGTGAGTTGCAACCCGGCGAAGCCTACGTGGCCGATGAGCCCAAGTTCGTCGGAAAGATCCCGCCTCGCAAGGATCTGCCCATCAAGCCCAAGAGACACTTCCACCACTGCAAGGCTCCCGATCATCCAGGGATCGACTTCCCCGACGATCCAGAGCCTCGCATCCTCGGTCCGGACGAGCCGAAGCCCGAGCTGTTCGGCTTCGAGGCCGTGGAGGTTCAGGGGACACCCATCGTCCGGGTGCCCGAGGATCTCCAGAATCGTGACCCCGACAGCTTCAGCGAATCCGAGCGGGCACGCCTGAAGGCGCTGGTCGATGACCCCTACGAGCATTGCCTCAAGTCCTTCGATGACCTGAAAGTCGGGGACAAGATCATGTCCCTCGGGTTCGCCGGGTGGAACTGGTCCGTCGTGGATGAGCTTCGCCCCGAGCGGAAGAACGGCTCCGCGCTCAGCCCTGGCGGCAAGACCCTCTACATGCTGATGTTCGACCAGGACGACCGCCACTGCTGGGCCTGCATCGGGTCCGGCAACCTGATCGGTCTCAAGCGCCTGCGGATACAGCGATGAGCAAGATCACCTGGGAACCTGTCCACCCCATCCACCACAACAAGCGAGCCGGAGGCAAGCTCCCCAAGAGCTACACCGAGGTCGCCCATATCGGGGATGTGATTCTGTTCAAGAGCAAGACCCGCATCCGAGCTGGACTACCGCTCACGGGCTGCGACATGACGGCCACGCCGAAGAAGGGTCAGACCCTCAACGAGGTCGCCAGAATCGTGGCCCGGCGGGTCCAGGCCGAGGTGGACATCCTGGCTCAACGGTTCCAGAGGGGCTTACTGCGGCCCTGAATGGAGTAGTCTGGAGTGAAGGGAGGGCCACAGATGCCTGCTAGAGTCTATTCCCGAATGAAACTCTTGACCCGATTCTTGAAGTCTTCAGGGATGGATTCTAGGGCGCAGACTTCTTCCAGAAGCCCTATGGCTTTCGACACCCGGTCCTCCAATCTGGCGACGGCATGACGACGTTTACGAACCATGTCACGGGAATTTTGGGCTTTGGTGCCCTTCCAGAGGTGATCTGGATTGCAACAACGAGGGTTGTCGCAAGTATGACAGACCGCGAATCCTGTGGGGTACTCCTGGTTTTGGATAGCCCAAGCAGCCCGATGGGCACCGATGGGTTTACCGTTGATCATGAACTGCCCATACCCGTGCTTGTTGGTGCTGGCAGTCCATTCCCAACACTCTTGCGGAGAACCTTTTGCCACCTTACTCCAAAATCTCTTCTTCAGAGCAGGGTCACTAAGTTGTTGGGGTTCATTCCGATAGGGAGTCCTCCCGTTGTAGCAGCTTTTACAAAGTCCCTTGCAATACAGCTTGATGATGCCCCCGAATCTTCCTCGGGAACCCCACTCACGCCCACACTTTTTGCAGCTCCCACCCATACCAATAGGATAGCCCCTTTTATTGGTGTTGTCAAGGATAGTGCCTGATGGAAACCTACATCAGTATCGATGTCGAAGCGGACGGACCCATTCCCGGAGAATTCTCAATGCTTTCCTTGGGGGCGGCAGCATTCTCTCTCGGAAATCGAACTCCCCTTTCTACATTTGGGGCCAATCTGAAGACCCTTCCTGATGCCTCGACCCACCCGTCAACGATGGCTTGGTGGGACAAAAATCAGGAGGCCTGGAAGGAAGCCACCACAGACCCTCGTGACCCTGAAGAAGTGATGAAGGACTTCCAGAGGTGGATGAGAGGGTTGCCTGGTAAACCCGTTCTTGTGGGCTATCCCATCACTTTCGATTTTTCCTTTGTTTACTGGTACTACGTCCGCTTCGTCGGCTTCCCGGCCCCGTTCAGCTTCTCGGCCCTCGACCTCAAGACGATGGCGATGGTCAAGATGGGCACCGGCTTCCACACGGCTGCCAAGCGCCGGATGCCGAAGAAGTGGTTCGAGGGCGCTCCGGCCCACACACACAGGGCGCTCGATGACGCCATCGGCCAGGGAGTCCTGTTCGTGAACATGATGCTCGACAAGGAGTAGTCATGGCCAAGCCGGACGCTCAGACAGGGACAGTCATCCAGGAAACCACCTACGCCGAGTTCCTTCATCCGGACGAAGAGAACCCCGGCCAGGTCGAGTACTCCGAGCGTGAGGTGGATGACCGCAACCCCCGCGTCCCGCCGGGCTGGCCCGCTGATGCCATTGGTGTCCGCTTCTTCGACCGCATCACCGTGACCTTCACCTACAAGGGCGAGGAGATCACCTGCACATCCGAACGACGCAACCCGAGCGCCGGGACGACCTTCTACAAGGGTGAGGTGCTCTACCGCTCCGACTTCGACCAGAACAGCGGGCGCTTGCTGGCCGTCAAGATCCCCACCATCGTCAAGCAGACCATCGAGGCCACGATGCACCGCAACGGCTGGGATGCGGTCATCTACATCGACGGCCTGGCACTGCCGCTCGACCCCAAGACCGACAAGACGCTCTGATGTCCCGAGCACTGACCCAAGAGGAGCGCATCGCCCGCGAGAAGAAGCGTATCAACGCCTGCACCAACCCCATCCACGGACTCGGGTTCTACGGCAAGATGGGGTGCGGCCTGTGCGACGCCTGCAAGGCCGTCCAAGCCGAGTTCGACGCCGAAGATGAGCGCGAGGGAATCGTGTATCCGAGGGTGTACGTATGAGCGAGTTCCGACTCATCCTGAGCTTCGCCTACCTCGACCCCCTCGTGGCCGTTATCAGAGACGAGCCGGAGTGGGAGTCCGTTGAGCCTTATGAGGAGGACTTCCGGTTCGCCAGCGAGGACAAAGCCCGAGAGATGTACAACGAGGCCAAGGCGATTCTGGCCGACCCGAAGGCGAGCGATGATGACCCTACCCAGGCCCAGCAGGACTTCGTCACGAAGCACGGGATCGGGATGCGCGACTTCGACGGCAACGACATGGAAGACGCCAAGCTCGCTCTGATCGAAATCGTGGACTTCCTGCGGGTCGAGAATCTGATCGAGGAGGAGGAATGATGAGTCAGTTGACCGGCGTGCATCTGATCGCCGCCGAACGTGCCCGACAGCGCAAGGACGAAGGCTGGGACGAACATCACGACAGCGAGCACGCGGATGGTGAGATGGCCCTCGCTGCTGCGTGCTACGCAATCGTGGACGCCGATGCCGTCGCCCACAAGGGCTTCCTCGATGACCTCTGGGGAATGCTCTGGCCCACGACGGGATGGAGCATCAAGTGGTGGAAGCCGAAGGATCCCCTCCGCAACCTCGTCCGGGCCGGGGCGCTCATCGCCGCCGAGATCGACCGACGACTGCGGGCGGGCGAGAAGATGCTGCCTCGCCGTGGTGAAGTGGAGGATCTCATCCTCGACCTGCTCCGACAGAAGGACGGCACCCTCCGCGAGAGGGGCCACTTCTGCACCAACCTCCAAGAGGAAGATGGACACTCGGGGCTCGTCGCCTGCGGCAAGTGCGATGCCTGTGAGGCGTTCGACGCTCTGACGGCTCTCGTGGTAGACTGAAGACCTACGCGGCCAGGGACCCCACCTAGCAGGCAGCATGGGGTGTGCGGTGCCCTTCCCCCTATCCACCGCCTCCCTGGCCGCTCTTCCCCATGCCCCAGCATCCACCAATAGAAGTCCTTTCACGACGATCTAGCAGGAGGGTGCTGATATGCCCAAGTTCCGGGTGCTCCACCTCAACCGCGTAGGCGACGATTTCGTAGTCTCTTCCGGGGTGGGACGCATCATCGAAGCGGACTCGGAACACTGGGCTATCCGAACGGTTGCGGATGACCTCGGAATACCGCCCCGCTGGTTCAAGGCTGAACGCCTCATCCTGTCTGATGCCGACCGTCAATGGTATCTCTCCTCCACTACCAGAGTGACGGCTCCCATCCGAAGAATCTGACAGACAATCTCTTCGAGGGTCTTATCTCCCCGCGTGGGGGAGTAGTCTAGGTGTCATCGCCTCCTTTCTCGGTTCGGGGGCGAGGCCACCGGGGCAATGCTGTCAGCGGGGCCTCGCCCCCTTCCTCTTGGGGGTAAGATGAGTAGGGACGAACGATGAAGCTGGAACGCATCACCATCACGGGACTCGACAGGAAGACGGACGTGTTCCGCCTGGAGAGGATCGCCAAGGGCTTCTGGCCCCTGCCGGAGTTCGGTATCCTGGCCAGTCCCTCGCGGGCGGGCAAAGACCCGCGCTACCCGAGGATGGATGAGATCAAGAGGTGGCTCGGTCACGCCCGGCTGTTCAAGATGGCCGTCCACGTCTGCGGACGTTTCTCGCGGAAGCCGGGGGAGTTCTTCGAGACCATCGGGGAGCACTCCCGCTTCTTCGAGCGGATGCAGTGGAACGTGGCCCCGTCGCACCTCAAGCCGAAGGCGGTCACGGAGATGGCCATGAGGGCGTCGGAGGGGCAGCACACGGTCATCGTCCAGATACGGGACGAAGCCAGCGTCGAGCTTCTCCGCACCCTCCAGGACAACCATGTCTCGGCACAACCGCTGTTCGACGCCTCTGGTGGTCGGGGCGTGCCGTTCGAGACGGTGCAGGAGCCGCTTGACATCCCCGCAGAGGGACGTTGGACGGGCTACGCGGGTGGAATCACCCCCGAGACCGTTTCGGGCGTCCTGGAGCGCCTGGAGGCCGAGCTTCCGAAGGACCAGCCGGTCTGGATCGACATGGAGACCGGCGTGCGGACCGACGACTGGCTCGACCTGGACAAGGTGCAGGAGGTTCTCTGCCGCTGCTTCATCTTCATGCAGGAGCAGAAGCGATCATGAGCAAGCTACGCGACTGGTGGGCCAAGACCAAGACGGCGCGGGACATCATCGTCTGCGTCCTGATCCTCGCGCTCATCGCCATCTTCGGCTATGTCCAGTACGTCAAGCAGGACTGCCGTGACCTCTGCAAGGCGGAGGGTTTCGACAGCGGTGAGGGCTTCCACGCCGAGTGCAAGTGCATCACCTACACGCCCTACGCGGGAGAGTGGTGAACAATGCCCGTCGAACGCAACCCCGCCTACACCCAACTCTCGACCGAGGAGTTGAAAAAGTCCCTCAACGAAGCCCAAAAGGCCCTGCTCCGCGACGAACGCACCAGCATCTCTTCGGATGACCCGGTGTACCGGAGATGGTCGGAGTTGTGCTGGGAGGAGCGGTGCCGGAGGGCGCTGGCCTAGCTACGCGAGATTTCGATGAAGGGCTGAGCCTCAAAGGGCTTCCCGAGCCTTCCGCCCTTGATCATGTAACCCACGATCCCACTGATACCCCACTCGCTGGTCGTGCTGTCTGCCACCCACGAACGGGAAGGGGATAGGGCATCCCCCGAGATCCCAGAGCGCATGTTCCATCTGACAGAACCTCGGACATAGCCCCGGTCACGACCATGCTTGATGAGGAAGGCATCAATCTGTTTGAGGTTGATGGAGCCACCCTGCGACCCCAGAGGGACACGCGCAGCCTCCAGATAGCGTCGGGCTACCCGGTCTGCCATGTTCATCGGTCGTCCTCGACCTCGACCTGGAAGTCTCTGTCGAACAGGCCGTCCTCAAGGATCACATCCACCGCATCATCTTCCCGAGTCGTGACCGTGAACTGTGCGTGGACGCGGATACCACTCCTCTCGGGCTGGATGACGTTCCGGTCACTCGACGTGTCCAACCTGGCGTTGATACGCCGAGGAATGAGGTCAGCAGATTTCTGGATGAGATCCCTGGCATCGGTGAGAAGTTCGATCAGCCCGTCAGTGGACATGAGATCCCTGAACTCGACCATGATGTCGAAGCTGATGTAGAACTGACGGGAGTGGGGAATGTAGATCTTGCACTTGTTGCTCCAACGAGTCGCCGTCTTGGCGATGGTTGGCCCCCACTGTTCGCCCAAGCCCATGTCAAACCCCGCTCTAGACAGACGTCACATGACGCCTCCTATAAAATCCCCCCCTATAGCCTATCCACCGAAGATGAACCGACACCACCCGATATTTGCATGGTAAATAGCGATTATTACAGGGAACACTACACTTAACTTTCGACCCCCTGCAAGCTCATCTAAGTGCCTTGTAACCCCCACTTCAGCTCGACATCGTCTTGAGGGGGCTTACCCGTAGGTCCAATGGAGTAGTCTAGCCGGAGGACGTGAGATGGACTTCACTGGCTACCCCTGGGACATCACATGAGGGTCAGAGAACTCAACCAGGCATTCATGACCTTCAGGAAGCTCCTCCGGGCTGCCGAAGCCGACGAGACGCTCGATGAGGGCACCCGCGCCAACATCCCCGAAGTCAAGGAGTCCTTCAAGGACATCCTGAAAGAGATGAGCGACCAGCGCCGGGAGATCCAGAAAGAGGCCCGCGAAGAGGAACAACAGGTCATCGATGATGCCACCGAAGAGATCAAGCGGGTGACCGAGAACCTCAAGTGGTACCTGGGCACCATCGACTGCCCCCGATGCTGGGGTTCCGGCATGGATACCGTCGCCGTCCTCGGAGAACACACGACCGACATCGAGATCGACCCCGAGGAGGCCCGAAGCCTGACCTCGCTGGCCAAGATCATCGAGTGGGTACACGACCACCGGAAAGACCCCACGGTCGCACCCGTCTACGAGAAGATGAACCGACGCTGCCAGCTCTGTGAGGGCAAGCTCCGCCTGCCTCGCAACTTCGACGTGCCCCTCGACAGCGCCATCAAGGGCTGCTGGATCTACCGGAAGAACGCAGGCTCCCTCCGCATGAGGAAGGACGCCCCCGAAGCCTTCACCAAGCCCCTGGTCGAAGCCGGACTACTCAAGCCCTCCGAGGCTGGAACTGGCATCCTCTTTTTCACCCAGGAGTTCCGGGACAAGCACCTGGAGAAGGTCGCTCCGGGGAAGTCCAACCTGCAAATCGGGGACGACTACTACTGCCTCGACAGGACATCGCTCAACAAGGAGACACCGTGAGCCAGAACCCAACCCTCATCATCAAGGGGAGCCACTACCCCCTCCAGGTCTATCACCACATCAAGAAGGGCTGGCAGCGCATGACCGTCGTGCGAGTCACCTTCGATGGCAGCCTCGCCAGCCAGAAGAAGGCAATCTTCTCGGCACCTGGGAAGGGGAAGATCGTCCTCCACGGGATGAACGCCAACTACGACGCCGCCGTCGAACTCCTCATGGGCGAGATCCAGAAGGCTTTGAGCGACGGTCGCCTCGTCTGCCGGGACAACCAGACCCGGCTGGACTTCCCGGCATGAGCTTCCCCGAACGACATCAGACCATCCACGTCAACTACCGAGGCTCCTACATCGTGGTCAAGGTCAAGCGGGAACTGGACGACCGCAGTTGGGGCATCCTCACCACCTGCGAAGCACACTTCGACCGCCACTGCGAGAAGTGCCACAAGCCCGGCAACGGGGGACTCGTCCTCCGAGCCACGTCGGACCGGGGCCTGAGCTTCACGCTCCAAGACCTCATGAACAAGGTCAAGGAGGCCATGCGGAAGAAGCGCCTCGCCTTCAACGACCAGAGCGACGACAAGACCCCCAAGGGCTTCTACGTGCCGACCGTGCCCCCTATCATGTGCATGGACTGCACCCACTGGCCCCACGACAAGGCCAAGCGCCCCGTCTACGACTGGCACCCGGCTACGTGCCCCGGTGGCGCGGACATGAACATCTTCGACGGCCAGCCCTACCTGCGAGCCGAATACGACGCCTCCGACTGCGAGCACTTCGCGGAGCGGGAGCGGAAGAAGTGAGCGACCACGATACCAAGGAATTCTCCATCAGCGGGTGGGAGATCGACGCCCCCCTGCACATGGCCATCGGCATCGCCGCCATGCTGCTCGGTGTCGGCACGGGTATCCTGATCGGATGGGGAATCTGGGGATGAAGGAGGAGTCCAATGGATAGCCGCACCCTCAAGTTCAAGAAGACCTCCATCACCGTCCACTTCAGCGAGGAAGTGAGTGAGAACGGCCTCGTCCTCACCACGGCCCGCACCGACTTCTTGAGGAAGTCACCCGGCATCTGCACCCCGCTCACCGTCACCACGAACTGTAACTCCCGAGAAGACGCGCTCCAGGCACTCATCTACAAGATCAACAACATGATCGCGGAAGGCACGCTGGTCTACGAGGAACACCCCTACGACCCCACGACGGCCAGCATCTACAAGGCCGAAGGCGTCAAGCCCATCATGCCAGGAGACACCGCCCCGCCGCTGCCCGTCATCACAAGACCCCTCGTCTCCAAGCCCAAATACGAGGGCAAGCCAGGCCAGAGAGTCCTCATCCTCCAGAACATGGAAGACGGACGCTCACCCTACGTCCACCAACACGTCATCCCCCCCAACCGGGACTTCTTCACGGTGCCCGAGATCGACATCTGGGGCCACGGCTGCGACCGCGAATCCGCCGAACAAGCCTTCAAGCGCCAGCGACGGAGAGCACTCGAACTGGTCGAGGAGTTCGCCCACGGAACCTACGGCTCCGACCAGTTCGTCATCTACGAGTACCGCTGCGGCAGCGACAGCCCCGTCCTCTCGGAAGGTGCCTACTCCAAGAGCGGATGGGACGCCCACCGCAAAGCCGTCATCTTCGCCCTGTCCAACAAGCACGAGGCCGAGTTCTACATGCTCAAGTGCGGAGCCGATGACCCCACCCGATTCCGCGAGGTGCTGACCCTCATCTACAAGAGAGTGGAAACCTACCTCCGGGACAAGAGCGAGATCCGACCAGGTGACCCCGAGAAGGAACTCAAAGAGATCCAGACGCTGGCCCAAGCCTACCTGGCGTCATGCTCATCCACTGACCCCGACAAGTACAAGTTCCAAGACCCCAGCCCCATCAGTGACCCCAAGAAGGCCCGCAGCATCATGGAACTCATCCTCCGTGCCTGCATGACGACCGAGAACCGCCCGCCCGACCCCCAACTCGCCCTGGATACCATCAGGACAATGGCCAAGGAGTCCCTGGAACCGGCGAAGCCCGAGCCCAACCCCATGCTCGACATCCTCCCCAAGCTCATCGACTGCTTCAAGACCATCACACAGGACATCAAGGACGATCCCGAGGTCAAGGAGATCGAAGGCGAGCTTTCCAACTGCATCAAGAAAGCCAAGGAGAAGATCGAGACCCCCGACCCCTACACCGACGCCATCAACCACATCATGAAGACCATCGAGCAGTCGCTCGACCCCCACCCGCAGGGTGCCAACCGACCACCCGCAGCCATCCTCGATGAGATCATCCACGATGCGGCCAAGGCCCTGCTCACTGCGGGCTACTACGCCAATGCACCCACCCTGCGTGACCACCTCGACAGCATCGTCCGGGTCATGGAAGCAAGAGAGAACCAGGGGTAAGGAAGAAAAAAGGCCCCTTGTCTATATAAAGGCCCCTCCCCTGAGAGCATACTTCTTTAACTTTCATCAATGTTTGCAAACTTCGGCCCCCCATAGCCCCCAAAGAACCCGTTTCGGATTCGGAAGTGAGATTTTCAGTACAACTTCAATTTGAGATTTTTGACTACCGACCCCCTCTCGAAAAGTTTTTTATCCGGTTTTCACACCCCTCCCCCTACCTACCCCACCAGTCCTCCCCCTGGTAACGCGAGAGATCCATGACGCCTCACCACGAAGTTGTCAAACTTCGCCTCACATGTTATACTCAATGTTTCACCTAGACCCATAGTAAGCAAACTCGTAGTCAGCCCAGCCCCAGGTTTCATTACTTCGGGCAGCCGGGCTCAATCTTTGGGGCTGTCGGGTCGTGTGAGGTCGGCTTGGGTCGGCGCGGGTTGGAGGCTTCGGGAAGAGTCATTCATCTAAGTGGCCTACAAGGGCTGTGTATCTAAGGCTACAGGCGGCCCGAAACTGCAGGTGGCCGCCTGCCTTAAAACAGACTGGTTTTTCTTGACCCCCCGCTCTCACACGGGGGAGCTACCCCACCCAGGAGGAGGAGTCCTCCTCGTGTCGCCTGCGGGAAGTGGACGCTGCCCCGGAGACTCTGCGGGGTGGGGTAGCTAGGCTTTCGTCTGCCTGCGCCAGTCAGCCGCCACCTGACGGATGAGACTCATCCCTCTGCTCACCATGTTCATGCTGACCTGAATCAAGTCCGACAGCTCTGCCCGTGTGTACCCCTCCTCCACATAGGGCAAGAGCCGGAGAGCTACCTGACCGTCCCTGGTCTGCTGTACCCGTGGGTCTGCCCGGATGAACTCCACCAAGGCGTTGGCTTCCAGACACTGGGCCTGACTGGGCTCCTGGCACCCTGTAGGGTTCGACAGGAGACTCGCACCCGAAGCCACGTCCACAGAGGTCAGGTCACCATGATCCCAGCCCGGTGCCCCTACCTGCTCGACAGCCCTCCGCCGGGTCATCCTCCGATGGTAGTTGGCCACGATGCAGCCACAGACCATGTGGACGTAGTGGCCGAAGGAGGACTTCCTGGAGTCCCAAGGGCACCGACCCTTGTTCCTCGACAGCAGACCCTTGTAGACCTCCTGCAACACGTCCTCGGGGTCATAGCCAGCAGCATAGACCCGCTGACCGAACCCAGCATAGAACAGCTTCGCCACCTCATGTGACCGATTCACCAGGTCAATACCCAGAGGTTGAGTCGAAGTTACGAAACTCGCGTCCGGCGCAGGGTCGAAGTTTGGAACTTCCGTGACCGTGAGGGCCGGGGAAGTTTCGATAGGCATCCCGGAGGGCGTAGTTGCGAGGTCATCGGGAAGAAAGAGGTCGAGAGCGGGTACTATGGGTTGGTTGTGAGCGAGGGTGAGGCTTGGGGGGGCATGGCGGCCTGTCTTGAAGTATCGGTCGAAGGTCCAGTTGCGAGCGTTGGGGTGGCCGGTGATGGCGATGAGCAACTGGCGTGCTGACGTGAAGGTCTGGACGGGGCCTCCCCCTGAAGCCAGGGAGGGTCGGAGTTGGAAGTCCCCGTCCGGTGTCAGAATCACTTTGTCTGCACCATCCCTCCACCGACTGTAGAGATACTTCGACTTCGCAGTGCGGGTGCCTTCGCTTCGTTTTGCGCGAAGGTTTGACTTTCCGGGCATCCCCTGACCCCCTTCGGTCTAGCGACCCTCCGTTTTATGGCACGTCATTCATTTGCTCCCTCTACCATTCCTACGGATAGGGCGTTGGGCTGTCAAGAAATACGGTGTCATCCGGGTGGGGTTTTTTGTCGCGTGGGGGTATCTTGGGCGTATGGAGGTGCATGGATGGAGTCCAATGTTCATCTTCATGGGCTGTGGGTTGGTGACACGGTGAAGTATCCTCTCCGCCGGGGGGAGTCTCCTCCGGGTGAATTCTCGCGGGTGAGGTTGATCGACAGTCCGAATGACCTGGAAGCTGAGGGCGAGGTCATTGGTGTTCGGGGGACGATGGTTCAGGTTCGGTTGGTCGAGGAGCCTCGGGAGTTCGATAGAAGGGTGTGACCAGGGCTTTAGCACCACCCGCTGCAATCCCGCAGCGGGCTTCGGGTAGAGGAGGTGCTGACACTCCGGCCCCTGGTCACGATTGGAGTGCTGACCTCTATGATACCCCACTGGACGCTTGTGCGGGTGGGCAGGCCATGAATTTCAGGGTGTCGTGTATATGCAGGGCGATGGAGTCTGCGTCGTGGGTGATCTTGTTGAGGTCATATCTGCCCGTGTCGGTGACGATGGGGCTGTGGAGGTAGAAGATGACGGCCATGTCAGTGGTGTCGGTGTCTTGGACTTCGAGCACCCAGGGCAGATGAGGGCCTCCGTATCGTCTATCGATGCAGCGGGCGATGACGTAGAGGGCCAGGATGGAGGCCGAAGTCATCCAGATGCCGAAGGGGTGCTTGCCGTGTCCACAGCAGGACTCGAAGGTCTTGATGCCGGGTACGTGGTTGAGGGCGTCACAGAGCCTTCGGCACTCGGGGTCGAAGTCGGGGTCGTGGTGATAGTCGAATCGGCCCCCCTGGGGGCTGGCCATTTGGAGGCCGTGGTCACGGCGTAGTTGCAGATGGAGCTTGTAGAGCCACGCTCGGTCAATGGCGTTGAACGTGGTGCTGGGAGCGTCGTCTTGGTGCTCCAGTAGGAAGTCGAGTCCGTTGCGGGTCATCCTGTAGCTGTAGGGGCCTCTGTCTCCCCAGTCTCCTTTGCCTGTTCTCATGAGGCATCCTCTGTCGTGGAGGCTCTTGAGGGCGGCGGAGACTTTCCGGGTTGGGAGGTTGAGCTTCTGGGCGAGGCTTCGGGCTTCGATGGCCGTGTCCAGGGCCGACAGTGCGAGGAGGACTTGTTCTTGTAGGGGGGTCATGTGCTAGGGGCCTCCCGTGATGGTCGCGCCACCGGGCGCACCCGCGCTAGGGGCATCGCCGTCGAGGTTGATGGACAGGGCTTCTTGGATACCGAGGGCGATGAGGTTGACCACGGCGTCAGTTCGGGAGACGTGTTTCCCTGGCCCTGCGTGAGCTTGGAGTCTGGCCTGGTGGAATTCGATATCCCGTAGCAGTGGTTCGGGGATACGGACGGTGACTTGCTTGGTGCTCATGGCTTGCCTCCCGTGCTCTATGCTACCCCGAAGTCGGAGTAGGTGAGTCCCCCGACTTCGGGAGGTTGCACGAGGTTGCTATAGACAGATGAGACCCCGGCAGAGGGCCGGGAGGGAGATCACTTTTTCTTGGTCTGGCGCTTCTTGGCGACCTTGAGGTGGGTCTTGCAGAGCTTCTGGCCCTTGGCCTTGGGGCGTGTACAGCGCCGGGTCTTGTTCCCGTAGGCGGGCATGGGTATCTGCCAGGTACAGCGATCCTTGTTGGCGGGCAGGCTCCGACTCTCCGTGTAACCACTCATCTGTCCTCCCTCTGACTGGGGGTGCTTGACTTTCTTGTCAAGCCTAGCTCACTATCGGGGGTATAGTCAAGCTCGTGTTGGGGTAGGACTGGGTGGAGGGCTTCGGGATGGATGATACGGCAGAGCGCAAGCAGGTCGCTCACGAGGTTGCCTTCGAGGAGGCCGCTTCGCGGGCGTATGACAAGGGTCAGACGAAGATCAAGCTCGATGTGGACATGGCCTACGCGGTGGCGATGAAGCTCAAGACGCTTCGCCGGGAGAAGGAGCGTCGGGTCTACTATCAGGGCATCGTGTATGACGTGTGCAACCTGATCGACGTGAGTGGGCCGGGCGACCGGAACTCCGTCGTCAGCGGCACGGTGGAGCAGCCCTCGAATGAAGTCCAGAAGCACGTCCGGGCGCTGATTCAGCGGACATCCTCCAAGCAGGATACGGTCTGGCTGGCGATGCACCAGGCGGTCGAGGACTTCGGTGGCGAGGAGGAAGGCATCTTCAATGCTGCGGGCTTCGGGGCAGCCTTGATGCGAATCGCTGGTCTCAAGGGGGTCATTGACGGGCATCTGGTTCGGGCTATCCTGTCCGGGCGCACGGATGTCGAGATCCTGAAGCCGGGCGACGCTCATTTCAGGCTCCTGGGAGAGAGATGATGGCCGTGATCGCGTCGAAAAAGGGTCTTGAGCTTCTGATGAGTAACATGGCCGAGATCAAGCCCGGCGAGTGGGTTCCGGCCAAGCCCTTGCCCGGCCCGCTTCGGGGGCGTCTGCGGGATGCGTGGGCCGTCCTGTGGGGCCGGGCGGAGGCGCTCTACTTCAAGGGGCAGCGATGAAGGAGTGGGCGTGTGGGCCGAAGCTCAAGGAACTCATCTTCGAGGTCTGCGGCTTGACGGGCTCACGGGAGCACCTCGACCCCCAGCAGTGCCTCTTGCACGTCAAGAAGCACATGGGCGAGCAGTTGGGCTGGATTGCCCGTCAGGGCTGTGAGGATCCGAGTCCCGACGAGATGGGCCATAGAAGGGGCGTCTGCGGCCACTGTCCGCCCTGTGAAGCCCGTGACCGACTCCGCGAGGCTGGACTGCCGGTGCCGTTCCAATGTGCTGTCTGCGGGGCGACGAAGCCCTGTCGGCACGTCACGGTAGGTTCTCCCGAGGGTCCGGCGCGGGGCGTCGTGGAAGTATCAGGGGTGTCACCGCCCTTCAAGGAGCCGTGTGATGACTAAGGACTGCGACTTCCGCTCACCGACAAACTCGGATGACACGATCTACTGCCATCGGCGGCAGGGCCAGCGTCCGGCGGCGACGTGCAACGAGGAGGCGTGTGGCGGCTGGGAGCACCAGGAGCCAGTGCCCGACTACGAGGGCGACCTGAAGAAGCTCCGCAAGGGCTTGTGGAGCCTCCTGCCGGACTTCGAGAATACGGTCAGGCGCATGATCGATCTGCGTAGTGCCTCCCGCGACTTGCGGGATATCATCACGAGACTCAGGCTGCTGTTGGGGCCTCCCCGTGACGAAGATGAGGCAGCCTGCTACGGGGCGACGACCATCCGGCAGGCCGAGGATGCCCGGATTCTGGACGAGCTAGACCAGGCAGCGACGAAGGGCAACCACGTCCCGGAGGGCGATCAGTGCCAGTTCTGTGGGGTGGTCAAGCCCGTGATCGACAAGGAGCCGTGTGATGGATAGCTGCAAGACCTGCCTGCGTCTGTATTCGTTGTGCAAGGGGTGCGGGCCTGATGACCCCGGCTGCCAGTGGCACACCGACCTGGACGGCACAGAGAGAATGGTTCCGGGGCCGGGCGGCAAGCCCGTGCGCTACGGCCCGGTGAAGCCGCCCGAGATGGTGCTAGTGCGGGCCGCAGAGGGTGGCCCGACCGTGGAAGCCCCCAAGGAAACTTGGGAGGAGATGACCGCCTCACCTCCGATGTCGATGGGCTGCCAGGTGGCCGGGCCGTCGCCGTGCCGTATCTGTGCGGAGAGCGAGCGTGTCGTAGAAGAGATGACGAACGGCCAGACCACCCCCTCGGGGGTTGACCAGGAGGCGGTGACTCGGGTGATGTCGGAGTTGCCCCCTGCAAAGCGGACTTCGGAGGAGTGTGACCGTGTGACTCCCACGGTGGGCTGGGAAGGCAAGCCCGCCAAGAAGGGTGAGGGTGAGCTTGAGCTTCCGCCACCCTGTTCTCCCGAGGAGGTTGAGAAGCTGCTTCAGGAGGGCATCGAGGCTGCTGCGGAGGAGCACAAGAGGGTGGCTCCGATGCGGGCGAGACCGAGCCGGATGCCCCTGAAGTCGGGTCAGAAGACTGTGGGCGGAGAGATCATCGAGCACCTGGACAACTACCAGGCAGCCATTGACAGGATCGTGGGCGACGTGCGGCCCGAAGGTCGAAGGGACTTCACCAACATGCCTCCGTTGACCCCTGTGGAGGTCATCAGACGGTATCCCGAGCAGGTGATCGTTGTGGTTCAGAAGCTCATGGACGAGAACCTCAAGCTCAAGGAGGCGCTGAGGTTCTGGGATGACCTCGGTGTCCGCATCCGACGCGAGGGTACGGAGCCGGATGGCCCCGAGAACCTGCCGGACAACTGGCCGTGGATCTGCCAGTTCCTGAAGGAAGGCCAGAGACTCGCCCACCGCGCGTTGGGCAAGGAGAAGTAAGATGGGACTGCTTTGGACGACGAATCACAACCACCCGACGCGCACGGAGTTCGTGACCCGTGAGGTTCACGAGCATCGGGCACCCACGGATGAGAGTGTCCGGCTGCTCAACGAGATGCAGCAGAAGGCGGCGGAGAACCTCATCCGCACGGCGCACATCGAGGACAACGTGCTGCGGGACGCCATCGTGGGGGTGTCACAGGACAAGTTCGAGGACTACACCGTCTGGTACCGCCTCACGGTCAATGGTCGTGAAGTGATGGGCGACTTCAAGATCCCCAACTACGACTTCAAGGTGGCCGGGGAGCAGATCATCTACGAGCGCATCATCGAGGAACTGACCCACCACATCATGGCGGGCCTCCGTGGCGGCATCGCCACGGAGATGATGAGCCTTCAGGCCCAGAGGACCCGATGACCGGAGACTCGACCAGTAAGGAAGTGCTCAAGACGAGAATTCGTCTCCTGGAGCGCAAGTGCGAGCGGTATCACGATGAGGTCGAAGGCTACATGGATCTCATCAACACGTTGAAATCGAGACTCGGGGAGGCCCTTGGGGTCGAGGAGGGTCTTCGGGCGATGGAGCTTGTGGACCGGGCCGTTTTGGCACTCAAGGAGAGGGGAAATGGCGATGACTAGCACCGGAGCGTTGATCTGCACAGCCTGTCAACAGGAGATCGGCGGGGCCTCGATCTGGGAGGGGAGTCTCCCCTACCATCCCGCGTGTGCTCCCTCGTCCATCCACATCGACCCCTCGGGGGTCTCACCCGAGGATGCGATCATGGCGGCAGCCTCGGTGGTCTGGGAGGCCGAGAAGGCGGACGTGATTGCCCGACTGTCGAAGGCATTGGGGGTCGAGGGGCCGGTCACCCTGGAGGGCTTGCTTCAGCAGGTCGAGGGGCGACTGGACGAGCATCGGGAGTTCACCCAGAAGCTCCGCGATGACGGTGTGGTCTGGAAGGGAAAGAGCTGATGGCGTGGCCCGCGACGGTGTGCCCCCACTGTGGGCGTGTGCTCTACCCCTGGGTGCAGTACTGCTCCTGTAGGGAGCCGTGAAGATGGCCGGTGAGTTCAAATGCCCATTCTGTGGGGCTACAGAGCCGTGCGCCCATGCCATCATGACCCGAACCTGCGGCGTGTGCGACGCCTTCATGCGGTATTCGGGCGAGTGTACGATCAAGGGCATCAAGGTTGACCCCAAGACCGAGATCCGTGTCCTGACAGACACGGGCGAGTGGAACTGCATCCGATACCCCCGCAATGAGAACCCCTGCCGGACGTGTGATAGGGGTGCCTTTTGTCGAGAGTGGCCCTATAGCCTTCGATGTGAGAAAGAGCGACGCCCGATGCTCGACATGGACAAGATCGCCAAGGGCCTTGGCGCGGAGCGGCGGGGCAAGGTTCCCAAACCCGGTGGGGGCTACTTCGGGGCGATGCAGACAGCGACGGAGCGTGTGACCCGGCGATACAGTCGGCACGTCCCGACCCCGGACGACTGGTATCCGACGTGGGCGAACGGGACGGCCAAGGGGTCGGTCATCCAGAATCCTCCGTGGCGGGGGACGATCCTGGTTCGGATGTGCTTCTGGGGTGCCGACGACTTCGGACTGGAGAAGGACTTCCTGTTCGCGGAGGAGGATTCGTTCGGGGCGACCCAGCGATTCGAGTCGCTCAAGCGGCAGCTTGATGGTATGGCCATCGTGACCCAAGAGGCCCTTCGGGAGATGGGCTTCGTGAACGCATAACAAGGAGAGAGTGATGACGAAGGCAAAGCGGACGAGAGCGAAGAAGGCGCACAAGGCCCGGCTTAGCCCGGCGATGCTCCTGTGTGCGGTGGGCCAGCGGGCGGTCAACTCCAAGGACTTCGAGTACGTCGAGATCCTCGACGCCAAGGGGCCTCTCCTGGCTGCGGAGATGAAGCGGCTGATCAAGGCCCAGGCCCCCTACCTGGGTATCGATGACTTCGCAGACCGGCAAGAGATGATCGCAGCGATGCCGAAGCGGTATCGGCAGACCTTCCTGTCTCCGGGCCTCTGGGTTCTGGGGGGTATCCCCAAGGCGGTCGAGCACGACGAACACAAGGGCAACGAGTCTGTCCCGCGTGTCTGCTTCAACGACAAGGAGAAGCTCACCTGGCGGCGTCCGCGAGAGTCCGACCAGTGGCCCAAGCGGCTGCACTGCGCGGGGAGCCTCTGATGGCTGCCGTAGGTATCCGTCTCGCCGCGTTGGACGATTCCAGGACGTGTCCCGGCGCTTCGGTGTGCCACGAGGCTCCGAACTGCATTCTGGGGGATGGTGACCGGCTTCCCACCGTCACGCTGTCGCAGCCCGACCATCCCGATGCGACCCTGGAGATCGTCTGCACCGAGTTCCAGATTCCGTGGCCCAAGGGGGTCGAGTGAGGGTCATCACCCTGGCCAGGAAGCCCTTGGTGGGGTCGGTAGCAGACAACGTGCTCCGGCACTCGACGGGCGGCTTGAACATCGATGCCACCCGCATCGGGTATCAGAGCGACGCTGATAAAGCGTCTGCCACGCCGCAAGGATCATGCACGGCGATGAGTGGGCGTCTAGCTGGGAAAGTTCAGGGAGGTGGAGATCGGTCGGAGTTCGAGCGGCCCCCCCAGAAGGGCCGTTGGCCCGCCAATGTCATCCTTGAGCACACTTCGGAGTGCCGTCAGGTCGGTACGAAGAAGGTCGAGGGATGGGACGACATTCGGGGCGGCAATGAAGTCGGGGAGGGTGGCCAGTTCGGGACGGACATCTATGGCGACTCGAAAGGCCGGACAAAGGCTACCCCCCGAGGCTACGGGGTCGAAGAAGTCCCGGCCTGGGACTGCCACCCCGAGTGCCCCGTCAAGGCCCTGGACGACCAGAGCGGCCCCGATAGAGGGGCCTTCGCACCCGTCAGGGGGTCAGAGCCGAGCGAAGCCGTCAAGACCGTGTACGGGCAACGTGAGCGCATAGAGGGCGTGTTCCACGGCGACACGGGTGGCGCGAGTCGGTTCTTCAAGCAGGTCGGAGGTGATGACCGTGCTGATCAGGAATGACAAGCAACGAGAGAAGTCGGTCAAGCTCCTCGGTGAGATGCAGGCCGAGGCGAAGGCCTTCAAGAAGAAGCTCCAGAGCGAGGGTCACACTCGGAAGGAGATCAAAGAGCTTCTCGATCCGATGATCAGCCAGTACGAGGATGTTCAGGCCGACATCGACCAGTACGACCGCTGGAAGGGTGGCGACCTCACTGACTTCGAGGCAGCAGACCTCGACCAACTGGGCATCTTCCTCATCGCTGCCCGAATCGCCAAGGGCGTGACCCAGCGCGAGTTGGCCGAGAGGTTGGGGGTCAACGAGTCCAGTGTGAGCCGGGACGAGCGCAACGACTACCACGGCATCACCATCCAGCGGGCCGTCAAGATTCTGGCGGCGCTCGATGTCAGCGTCGTGATCGACATCTGGCCCCAGCGGATTCTGCCACCTCCTGCCGACCACGCCGTGCCGTGAGAGTCTTTGAGGGCGGCGAGCACGCTGCCGCCAAGGCCCGCCAGGTCGCCTCCACCAAGGGCACGATCACCATCTGGTTGACGGTGGACAGGGACGGCAAGGAGATCGGCTGGCTATACGGCCCCGAAGAGAAGTTGCTCCACATCGGACGCATCATCTACAGCCGGACGGGCAAGGTGTTCGTTATCGCACAGGTCGGGACAGAGCACCAGCACATCACCGTCTACCAGCCGCAGCTTCAGAATGCTATCAAGCTCTGTCGGTTCGGTGAAATTTCCGACGACCCCTACCGCCGTCGCCGTTAGATTGTCTATGAGCCTCCTCTCCATAGGAGTAGGAGGCTCAAGATGACCACACTCGCGGACTGGACATTCGTCAATAAGACCGCCGCCGCCGATGTTCCACAGATCAGGCAGTGGGTGGACGAGTGGGAGACCGACGACTATCCCTACGGGCGTTTCCGCACCACAGCCCGCTGGTGGGTAGACAAGAAGGGCAACAAGGCCCGCGTAGGCCGCACCACGGTCAACCCCAAGAACGGGCGGGTCAACAAGCCCAAGTACACCACCTACGGGGCTGCAGCGAAGCTGGGCGTGGGTGCTGACGGTCGGGTGTACATCTTCGTCGGTGGTCCGGGCCAGATCAGGGTCATGGGCGGAGACATGAAGTATAGCCTGGGCAGTGTGTTCACCGATGACCCTCGGTATGCCGAGTTCGCCAAGCGGCTCAAGATCAAGACCGTGGACAGCCCCAGTGGCGGGACGGCACAGGTCAAGAAGGTCCAGAATGGGGCTCTCATTGATGGTCTCCAGGGGACTTCGATGAGACTTCGTGAGCTTCTTGACCTGGCGGGGCTGAAGTCGAGAGATCAGGCGGACATCGACAAGGTCAAGCGGAAGGACACGATCACACACACCCTCTGGACGGTCATCTTCAAGTCTGACCGCCCCGATTACACCATCCAGGTCAAGACCTAGTGCAGCGTCAGGCTGTGACCCACCACGCGCTTCTCCCCCTGTAGCATCTTCGTCGCCACTTCCAGCGTCGTGATCTCTTCCAGCGTCAGCTCTCGCTCGGGCCGGTAGAGGGCCAGCTCGATCTTCTGGGCCACGCTGGGCAGCGCCTCGGGCTGCTCCCGCTGGATGCGGTAGAGGAACTTCTCGGCACAGTCCAGGCAGATGTGGACGACCGTGTTGGGCGGATGGTCAGCCTCGATGACCCACACGTCATCACCGACCTTGAAGGCCTTGTCGCACTCGTCGCACTCAAGGTCAGGGGGTAGCTCGGGCCACCCCTGCCACTCGCCGGGCATATCCAGATTCACTGGCACACCGCCTGAACGACTCCCGTGGCGATCATCACCAGGGCGAATCCGATGGTCAGCACCATGACGGCCTTCATCGCACCGGGCTCTCCATGCCCTGTCCCGAGCTATCGACACCCGAAACGCAAGGGCCGACCCAGTTGACGACCGCCGTGGCCACGATGCCCACGATGGCGACGGTGATGAGAAGCTCGATGAGCGTATATCCCTTCATGGATTCTCCCCTGTCAGCTTACGAAGAGTGCTGTAGATGGCGTCCAAGGCCCTCTCACGGGCCTGCTTGGCAACCTTGTCCTGATCCATGCCCTCACCCACGGTCATCATGGCCCCATGCAGCGTGAGGGCTGTTCCAAGCACCATCAAGGCATCGAAGCGTGCCAGCTTGAGGATCTTCGCCCGGATTCTCCGGGGGAGCTGGCCGAGATGCTTCTCGGAGCGCTCGACGTATAGCTCAACCTGGTGCCGATCATGTTCGATGGCATCCTTGATGAACTGGGGCAACGAGGCTTCCAACTCGCGTTCGCGGCGCTTGACCGCCTCGGCCTCCCTACGAGCCTTGTCAAGTCGCTCTTTTTCGGCTTTTTCGCGCTGAGCAGATACGATCTGCTCCTCGGTGGCGAGTCCCGATTTCGTCAGAGCGTCTTGAAGTGAGCCCATTATTTCGGCCTCTTGAAGTAGTAGCGGGTCACACGGATGCCCTGGTCACGGTCGGTGAACTCACGGGTGTCATAGTGCTCCCATCCAGACTTCCCGTACTCGTTGAGGAGGGCCACGATGCTCTTGTTCGTGGCCTCGGGGTCTTCACTGATGATCTGGTATTCCCATGCGTTCATCGCTTCTCCTGTGCAAGCTCCCATGCCTGCTCTGCGAGCTTCCGGGCGTCCTCGACCGGCGCTCCCTGCATATAGATACCTGCCTCACCCCGGAGACAGGCGGATTCGTGATGGCTCTGCGCCCAAGCGGCCAGGAAGCTGATCACGAACTCCTCCACGAACCGAGCCTTGGACAGAGACTTGCCCTCCATCCACGGGGAGAGCATCCCTGACAAGACTACTCTAGGAAGGGCGTTCAATAAGCCCTCTACCGTCTGGGTGATTCGCATGGACACCTCGATGAACGTCCTGTTCACGGCGTCCAGGAGGGCCGTGAGCGCCTGATCGACCGTCTTGCGGCCCTCACACCCCACCGGGAACATCGGTTGCCCCAGAGGCATATCGATCCCCGCTCCCCAGCCGTTCGCCCGCTCGTCGCCCGTGATGGGGCAGAGGTCTGGCTCCTCATACCAGACGTGGATGACGGCGACCTTGCCCCCGTGGGGGTCGCCCTGGTCGGGCCAGCCGTGGAAGCTCTGGCAGCGAGGCTCTCCGGGGCCGGGGCCGGTCACACCGGAGTATTTCCACTTCATCGCCATCGGGGTCAGCTTCTGGAGCTTCTCGATGGTTTTCAGGGCGAAGTGGGCGTCCGCCTCGGCCTGGGCATCTTCCTCGGTTCCAGGGTAGTTTACGGGCATCATCTCCTCCCACTGCCGGGAATACGATGTCTAGGGCACGGAGAAGGATTCTCGGGGTTCTCGCCTGCTTGGCATTTCCAAGACCATACCCCGCTCTTGGACTTGGACGAAATCCCGTAGTCACACGCCGGACACTGGACACTCTTGCGGGTGCTGCCCTCTGCGGGCTTGTCCTCGTAGAAGTCACAGTCCTCGTACCCGGTCATGTTCACGTTGATATGGCAGTCACCGTCATCCTTGAGGTGCTTGCACGTCGTACACTTCGGCCACACTTTCGTTGGTGTCTTCTGCGAGTACAGGTTGCAGATCGGAGCCGTTCCCAACGCCTCGTCCACCTTGCAGGTGCCGGGGCCTCCGTAGTTCTCACAGTTCTTGCAGTTGCGCTCCGAGGGACGGGTGGCCCGAAGTCCTGTCCCGCCCGTGGGGGCGATCCCGGCCCACTTGAAGTCCGCGCAACTGACGGGGTTGCCGATCACCCAGTTCAACCGACATCCGGGGACTTGGGCGTCGAAGTGGACGCACTGGGGGCAACTGGGCTTCGGGCCGGGGCTAGCCTTCTCGGCCTTGGTCTTGAAGTCTTCACAGTCCCGCGACGGGTAGTGGCCCCGCTGGCACTGCCAGTCCCAGTCGCCGTCCGACGCCTCAACACGGGTGCCATGCTGGCAGCGGCCACAAGGCACGTTGCGTGTCTCGCCCGTGGCCTGGAGGGGTTTCCAGTCGTTCGCCAGGGTCGGCTGCTTCGCCGCCGCCTTCGGCGGCGGCTTGGGCAAGTCAGTGGGATGGTCTGGCTGCTGGGCCTTGGGGACGTTGTGGAGGTGGTAGCAGCTACGGGTCTTGTTGGGGTCGCGCTTCTCCTTGCTGCCGCAGTTGATGAACTCCGCTGCACAGCCCCGACACGGGTCCGCATAGTCGTAGCACCGGACGACATAGCCCTTGGCCAACCACTCGCGGAGCTTGTCCGGCGTCACGTCGGCGGTCCCACTCTCGTCGGAGAACCGGATGGTGGCGTAGTCCTTGTCCACCGCGAAGAGGCTGCCCGCCCGGATCTCGCACGAGTACACCCCCCACGAATGGTTGAACGTCTTGACCACCATGTAGCTGTGAGGCAGCGGGAAAATGGCTCGGACAGAGGACAGCCATCCGATGAAATCGTCCTTGAGCGGCTTGATGACCACCCGCTCAGCCTCTTCCACCGTCCGGGCGAACGGATCCAGTCGGGTCACGATCTGACAGACGGCCCACTCGTTCTGATTCAGGATGATCTCCAGGCGGAGGGAGCGGTCGAAGTCCGCCTGGAGGATCCAGTGGATACCGTCCGGTGTCTGCCGGACTTCCCAAGCATGGGCGGAAATCTCGGGGAAGATTTCCCGCGCCAGCCGGACGATGCCGGTGATCGTCATGCCCTGCTGGGCCGCAGCCTGGGGAAGTGCGCTCACCCTTCGCCCACCGTGTAGGCGTCACATTCACCCGTCCCGCAACAGCCAAGGCACGAGGTTCCGCACACGGGGCATGACCCCTCCCCGTAGCACACGGGGCACGGGTCGCCTTCCTTGAGCGGGCCATCCGTGAACCAGAAGTCTCGGAGGTCGAGTCGCCACTTGCACCCGAGCTTCTCATCGGCCCGGTTGGCGAAGCAGTCGTAGCACCACACCCCAGCGTCGGAGCCGATGACCTCATCCCAGAGCTTCGGAGGCACCAGGAAGTCGTGGACGTTGCGGCCACAGTCCCGGCAGCGAGCACACTCCTCGATCAAGGGATACGTCTTGAGCGTGTGCCGGTTGACCCACTGGGTCAGGTTCCACAGGTGGATACGCCCGATCTTGAGCAGGTAGCCCACCATGTTCCGCCACCCGGTCATCTCTTCGCGGAGGTCAGTCATTGGGGAATCCACAGGCCGGGCACTTGTCCTGCCAGCTTGCGTTGTAACAGACCTCGCAGTTGGAGCACACGCGGGAGTGCTCGTGGCTGGCGTGCTCCGGGCAGAACTCGACAATCCGGCCTTCCTTCCAGGTGCAGGCGACACAGGCACAGGCGGAGCAGAACACACCGCCCTGCTCGCCGGGCTTGGCCCCGCAGATGTGGCAGGGCTTGTCCTCATCGCCCAGCGATTCGAGAAAGCGCATGACCTCCCGGTATCGGGGAGTCTCCTCGCCCCGCCACTTGGGGAAGTCTCGCAAGGCCCACTGAAGCTGTCGGATGGCCTCGGCCCGGCTCCGGGATAGCTCCAGCATCGCCCGTGGGAGCACGTCGGAGGGCTTGATGGTCGCCCCTGCCAGGCTGACATCCCGAAGCTCGTGAAGGTGGTCTTGGACGGCCAGACAGAGCCGTAGCACGGTGGTCTTGTACTCGTCGTAGGTGATCATGCCCATGTTGGCCAGTTCCCAGGCCAAAGCGTGAGCCGTCTCGTGCGGCGAAGAACACCGCTTCTCCAGCCACTTCCGGTCGCCCTCGTTGATGAGGGCGGCGAGCTTCTCGCGGAGCATCTCATCGGTCAGGGACAGGTTCATTCGGGCACCCCCGGCCTCTTGGCCTTCCAGTCCCCGACTACTTCGTAGGGCTGGTCGAAGTAGCGGAAGCCCTGGAAGCCCTTCATCTTGATGGGCTTGACCCACTTCCACGAGTCGGCTCGCATCATCAGCCGGGCACCTTCGCCCCAGTCCCGGTTGGTGACCTCGCAGGTGTTCTGCTCGCCCCAGTCGATGCCCAGCAGGGTGCAGAAGCCCCGGACGTAGCCGTCCTCGACGTAGAACACCTTGTCGCCGGGTCGTAGTTCCTGGGGAACACGCTTCATCCGCCGGAAGTAGAGCACTCCCGGCCCGCCGCCCTGGGCCTTGGCCCACTCGGCTTCGGCCTCGGCGTTGACCCGCTCCGACTTGGGAGTCGTGACCACGATGTCCATCAGTCCCCCTCCTTGGTCACGAGCCGGAGCCGCCTCGACCGGGCGACTTCCTCCTCGAATCGGCGCTTGTCCTCCTCGTTGCAGAGGAGCATCACCTCATAGGCCAGCTTCATATCGAGCGGGAATCGCAAGTGAATGCAGATCTGGCCTCCGCCTTGGAACTCGTTCCGCACCTGGATGGACGCACAGCGCACGTTCTCGTAGCGGTCGGGGTCTCCGTTCACCCAGAGGCGCTCGATCTGGTTGAGGAAATGGCCCAGACGACCCTCACGGGGGTTGTCAAGCTCCTTGAGCGTCACGTCGAAGCTGAGGCCCTTCTCCAGATCGCCCACAGGGGCACCTCCTACAGAGACTACTCCGCCGGAGTGCCGGGTAAGCCCCCTAGTCGTGCCAGCGCTTGACCTCGAAGCCCTGGAGGTCGCCCAGCAAGAGCTTCTCGCCGCAGTCGGGACAGGGCTTGCCGACCTTCACGTCGTCGGTGCAGGTCTTGGCCTCCTGGCAGGTGTTGCACCAGACATCGAAGTTGGCCGTGATGAAGCCCCACCCCACCGAGTCCGTCCCGAACAGCCCGTTGAGCAGCCCCAGAATCCCGACCTTGAAGTTGCCGGGCGTGGGCTTCCCCGTCTGCTCATTGTAGGCCGATACCTGGATGGTCGGGTGGTCGGCCAACGCTTCGTTGCAAGGCACGCGGGCCTCGACCAGCGCCCGCATCGCAGCGGGATCGAGCTTGACGGCCTCGTTGAGCAGCTTCACGACATCTTCGGGGGTTACAGAGGTGATATCGGGCATCCGGGCCTCCCTTCTAGTCGCAGTGGATGCAGAGGTTGTAGCGGTCGATGGTCTGCCCCTCGTCATCGGTCAGGAACAGCCGGGTGTTGCACAGGACAGACGTGGACGGCCCCATGTCCGGGTCATCCCCCCGCAGCCAGAACTCGATGAGGTAGGCGTGGGTGTCCTCCACGGGGATGTCCCGGAGACGGGGATGCTTGGCCCGTTCCTGATCCCGAGAACGGACGTGCTTCAGGTGTCGCCGGGCCTCGTCGTGGCTGAACTCGGACTGGCTGAAGTTGACCTGTCGGGAGGGGTAGATGATGGCCCCCTGCAACTCTACAGGCTCGCCCTTGTCATCAACGTGACCCTCGGGATAGAGCAGGATGGGGCCACCATCCTTCCCCATCGCACCCGGTTCGGCCACGACACACCGGAGAACCCGGCACCGCCGGATGTCCTCGATGTAGGCCCAGCCCTCATCACCAACGGTCTGCATCTTGAGAATCATGACGTACCTCCTTCTGACTACTGACTACGCACTACTATTAGCCAGATTATACCGTCAGAAGGGGATGTCATCGACCTTCTCCTGGTGGAGAAGACAGTCGTCGGTCGAGGTCGTGTCACTACCCTGGACACAGGTTGTGGCTCCTGAGCCTGGATCAGTGCGCTTGTATTTACACCCCCGGCACAGGGACTCGCTCCGTTTCTTGGGCGGCGGGGGCGGCGGCTCTTCCAGTGTCCAGTCCTCACACTTCGGGTCATCGGCATACCGCTCGGGACGGGTGCAGCCATTGTTGTAGTGCCAGCATCCTTCGCAGCCCGTGATCCCATGCTCGAAGAACGGCACCATCGCCCCGCTGGCGACCAGCTCGCGCACCTGATCGTCAGAATCATCCCCCATCATGTGGATGATATGGCCCTTCCCCCAACGATTCTCGCCAATCTCGACCGTCTGGGTGGTCAGGAACTTGTAGCCCTTGACCTCGACGGGGTGGGGAACCATGCCAGCAACGACCGAGAGCCAACCCACGAAGTCATCCCAGGAATGACTGCCGAAGACGACCCTCGACTTCTCCCGATAGACCGGGTGGCTACCCCCGTCTGTTTCCTCTCGGGTCAGAATCCCAACGGTATCATCCACGCCGATCACGAACTCGACGTACCAATCTTGACCGAGAGAAGCGAAGATATCGGCCTTCGGAATTCCTTTCATCGGAGAGGTGATGTTCCAGTCGTGACCTGGCACCCACGGAAAGACCTCCTTGATGGTCGGCAGGATGTTCAGGGCGATGGCCAACGGAGGGCCTTCCAGGTCGGGTGTCTCGGGCGGCGGCTCCTCGGGAGGCATTGGGACCAGCCAGCCCCGCAGGTGGTCAGGATCGGCGCTAAGATGATTTCCCGACCCCTTGTGTCGGATGAGATCACCCTTGACTTCGACCTCATCATCCTTGGCAAAGCCCACGTCGTTCACGAAGAACGGCACCGTCACCACACAGGGAACCCACTGGCCTCCGTTCTCGACCTTGACAAGCAAGCCTTCCCCGATGGCCTTGGAAAGCTCATCGGCGGCTACCGTCCACAGCAGATGAGGGTCTGTCCGTATCCCCCTCGCCGCCCCGTTCCGCAGGTTGATCTCCACGATCTGACCCTCGGTCAAATCGAACTTCGGGACAAGCTCGAAGTCACCCGTGACTACGAACGAAGAAATCTCTTCGACGGGGACGGGCGGCTTGGCGACCTTCATCGGCTTCATCCGGGTGTCGAGGACTTCCGAGAGATGCTTGTCTGCGGGGAGCCACTTGCCCCCGGTAGCCCGGCAGCGGAACTTGCTAGCACCCGCTCCCGAGAACAAGACCTCGATGGTCTCCCCGATCTTGACGTGCTGCTGGCCGTCCTCCGTCTGTAGGATGAAGTTCCGGGTGACATCGTAGTCCCTGACCTCGGGGGTCACGTTCCCGGTGGAGGCGAAGCCGTGGGGCATGTCTTGGCTGGCCACGGATTAGCCCCCATACGCCTTGATCAGATAGTCCGCCAGGAACCCAGCACCGATCAGAATCCACGTCGCCGCGAGGAACCACCAGCAGGCCTTGAGCACGTCCTCGGGGATGTTCGGGACTCTCACTTGCCCATCCCCATCACCACGCGGGGCTCGGGCAGGTCATCCCTCACGAACTCACAGCGACCATAGGTTGCCTCCGAGATCACGAAGGTCTGCTTCCCTGTTCGGATGACCGGGATGCCAAACAGCATATCTGGCTGGGAGTCAGGGGCATACTCGTGGCCCAGCGCCTCCTGAACCTTGTGTCTCATCAAGTGCCAGGAGAACTTGCCTCCCAGGTAGATCGTCCCCGGAGGGATGTCGGCCCTCTCCAGGGCGAGAACGGCCTCTCTGACACGCATCAGGGCGTCCCAGGTGCATTCCCGGAGAGCCTGCTTGCGGTCTCGACGCTTCTGGGCCGTCCCATCCTCCTCGTAGCTCTGCTGGATGAAGGGCTCGATCTCGTCCCTGAACTCCCCGTCGTAGGCGAAGGCGGTGGTGATGTCGTCACGGGTCAGGTGGGGATAGACTTCGTGGACGGCCTGGAACCAGTCCGCCTGGGTTCCCACGTCGCGGGTGATTCTGGCGATGCGCCAGATGTAGCAGCCCTTGATGTGAGCGATACCCTTGGCGTCCTTCTGAACCTCGGGAAACAGGTCTTCCTGGTCGCTCATCTCTTCCTCCCGTGGCCCAGGATTCCGTGGAGTTCGTCTCGCAGGGACTCCGCTTCCTTGATGATCTCGATGGCCTTGTCCACGCACTCGGCGTGGGTCGGGCTGCCGGGCAGCGGGACGGCCTCGGCCAACCCCTGCAGCAGGTTCTCGTAGTGATGGAGAGTGGCCCGAAGCTCTCGCTCCGACTGGGACTTCCCTGCCGGGGTCTCGCTCTGGTCGGCACCGAGGAGCGCGATGATGTTGTCAGCGGCCTCCTTCAGGTCGGAGTGGTCGAGATAGCCCTCGGGAGTCCGCTTCTCGACCAACTTCATCTCACCCGGCCCCAACGTGTCGCCCGGATCCTCGCTGTCGAGCCACTCGATCAGGGCCTCGACGCACTCCTCCGAGTGCGGGGCCTCGTTGCCCTGGGGACAGTCGTGAAAGAGCGGGCAGCCCGTGAAATGAACCGGACAACCTCCGAACCGGCCCGCAATCGAGGACTCCCAGGTGAGCCGACACGTCTCCACCACGTTGCGAACCAGGATGCTGTCACGGCGGCTCATCCAGCACCTCCTCTGGGCTATACTACTCCGACCAGGGGGTGCGTAGCCCCCCCACTTCGGGGTATGATGCACGGGGAGGATACGATGGCCAAGAAAGTCGTCAACTGTCCCTACTGCGAGAAGCCCGGCGTCCTGAAAACCCGCGAGTCCACCTTCCGCCGGGAGGACAAGTTCGTCACCATCCAGGTCAAGCACTACGAGTGCCCTTCGGGCTGCGAGATGCCCCGAGGCCAGGGTGACCCACCCCTGCCGGAGAAGTACCGGGTGTTCGGCTGGGAGGATATGGAGTTGATGAAAGAGAACTCGGAGCAGGCCAAGCTCGCCTGGCTGGCCAAGTACGGCGAGGAGATGCCCAAGCCCCGTAGGATTCGGCGTAAGCAGCCGTGAAGGTCATCGCGTTCATCGGGATGACCTTGGTGATGCTCAGCATCCTCTGGTTCGGGCTCAATGGAGAAGACGATGGAGAGGAATGACCGCCGGACAGGGCCACTGACAGCCCGAGTGTTCAACGTGGAACATCCGTTCATTTACGTGGAAGTCTCCGCACCTGGAGAGTCCGGCCCCGCTGACAATCCCTTTCCCTGGAAGGACTCACTGGGCCTCGCAGTCCGGCTCGGAGAGGATGCCTTCCTCAAGCTGGCCAACTCGCCCGAAGCCACGCCGCCCTGCGTCATCGTGGACGTGCCTCCGACCACGAGGGGCAATATCCTGCCCAAGATCGAGGGTTGGGAGCAGGAATTTGCTCGGGACATGGAGAAGGCGACTGACTTCACCCAGGAGGATCAGAACTTCTGGACGATGGACAAGAAGATGGTCGTCCTCGTCCCGGCAGCCCATGTCCTCTACCACGATGACCGGAACGGCAAGTCGGGAGCCTACCTCTGGATGCGAATCCACCTGCTCGGCTCCGAGACTCCGGTCGAGGACATGGAGAGCCTTCTCAAGGCGCTCGGGTACAAGCACTTCCGCGATGAGGATGCCAGCAACGGCATGTTCACCCGCTGCGGCGAGGCCTACTGCTACATCAGCCCCGAATGGCGCTCCGGCTGGTGGCAGAATCACGCCCTGGCCGAAGGAGGCATGGGGCGCTACCACTGGCGAGGAGAGCCTTGTGAGTAGAGGTGGGGGCCGGGCCTGTCAGGAGTCGAGCGGCGACCCGGCCCCCTGGCTCGCAGGCCGCTCACTCTACCTATGTCTGCGACCCCCGGAAAACTTGCAGGAAAAGTGACCTATGCCCGTATATGAATACGAATGCCCCAAGTGCAAGCACCGCTTCGAGCGCCTCGTCAAGATCAGCGACCCGCTGCCCGAGTGTCCCGAGTGCGGTCACAAGCCCGTCGAGAAGGCTGTGAGCGTATCGACGTTCAAGCTGAAGGGTGGGGGCTGGGCCGAGGACGGGTACTAGCCGTAGGGCTTGTGCTCGACCACGATGGTCACGACCTCGGTGCCGTCGTTCCGGCGCTTCGGGCGTCCTCTGACCTCGGTGACGAACTGATCACGCTTGAGTTCGGACGAGATCGCACGAACCTTGTCCTTGGGGATGTTGTAGAAGACGTAGCTCTCCTTGCGCCCCGAGAACTCGACCACGAAGTCCAGATCCCAGTCGTAGTCGAAGCCCCTCGGAAGATGCTTCCTGACGACCTTGACCGCATCACGACCCGTTGGCCCACGCTCATCGAGATGCAGCCGCGCCTGGCGCTGAACGAACGTCCAGTCCTTGAGGTCCATCGTTGCTACCCTGGCCTGTAGATGTTGTGCTTCCGCGCCCAGTCGAGAAGCTCCCGGTCGAAGTCGTGGAACTCCCGGCGGTGATTCATGAACCGGATGTGAGCCATCTCGTGAATCATCGTCCGCATCACGGCAGAGTACTTCCGCAGCTTCATCGGGTTCTTCTTCTGTCGGACGTTCAGGGCGATGACGCCCCCGCCGCCCCGGTTGAAGCCCAGCGACCCCTCGGCCACGGACTCCTTCATCTTCTTCCAGCGGAGGCCGAACTCCTTTGCAAGAGGCTTCACGTCGCGCTCGATGCGCCCCATGATGGCCGCGACCTCTTCCTTGCCCTCGACATCGTAGACCGAGTAGCCGTTGATCACGGTCCGGGTCCAGTCCTTGCGCTGCTCGACCCGCTGCTTCTTGCCTTCCAGATGCTTCTTGCCCCACCTGACCCACTTGGGCAGATACTTCTGCTTGACGTAGTTGTCGGCGTCCATCCCCCACAGAATCAGGAGCTTGTTGCCCTTGATCTTGGCCTTGGAGCGGCGGTTGTCGGTGTTGACCTGGGTGACCTTGATGCCGTCGATCACCGAGTCCTCGTAGGGGCCGATGGCCTTGGCGGTCTTTCCTCGGGCCTTGATGCAGGCCTTGCAGTTGGCCTTCGCCCGACCGTCGTTCGACAGGATAGTCCAGTTCTCGTCCACACCCTTCCCGCACAGCGTCTTGTCCTCGTTCTCGGCCCAGTGGATTGGCCCGTAGGGCTTGCCGCTCTTTGAGCGGACACGCTGAACCGTGTAGAGGGGATACTTGCCCTTGGCACCCAGCCAGCGGGCGGCGATGCGTTCGGCGGTGTTCATGTGATCAACATGTCGAAGCCGTCCCTCTGGACAAGGGCGGTGATTCGCTCCAGGGTGACGTTGATGACTCCCTGCATGGAGCCTCTCCCGCTCCAAGTGGCGGTGCCCGTCACCTCGGCCTTGATGCTTCGTCCATCGGCCCACATGATGACCTTGCCGTAGTCGGCCTTCGCCCGGCCACCAGCCTTGCTGATGCCAGTCTTCAGCTCGGTGGTGACCTTCTGCGCGACCTTCCGCAAGAGGGCGTCCCGCTTGACGATCTCTTCGAGGACAGTCGTGCCACCCATGCTGGAAGTGACGATGATGTCGGCGCTTTTGTCCCGGGTACGGACTTCGACCAGCCCGTAGAGGCCCACAGCGGTCTTGGTGACGTAGCGGGAGGCGACTCGGCGGCGCATGGAACGGTCGGACTTCATCTGGGCCATGAGAATCCTCCACAGGTTCTACGGAGGGAGTCTCATAGAGGATCTACCGAGTTGGGAACCCCATTCCCCAGCCACCTTCGGGCAGAGCGCAGATCCCGACCCCTTGCAGAGCACCCATCAGGTCGTCAAACCGCTCTCGCAGATAGGCTTCCTGCTCGGGATGGAGCTTGGCCGCATGAGGATCGTCCCCGGTCAGCATGAAGCGGAAGAACTTGAGCGACCGAAGTGCCGCCTTCATCTCTTCATCACCCTCGATGGGTTCGCCGGTCAGGTGGATTTCGAGCAAGAGGGCTTGCTTGTCGTCGTAGTTGGATCGGGCGCACTTGTCGCAGGCAGCGACGGCGGGATCTTCGGGCAAGATGCCGAAGGACTCGCCGTTGGTGAAGGGGCGCTTGCAGAAAGCGCAATGGTCAGGGGCCATATCGTGACTGTAGTGGGTGTTGCTCATAGGATAGATGCCTCCTCCTCGGTACGCCAGGTGTGCCACTCGGCGGGGATGTTCTTGTCCATCAGGTCATCCCCGTCGTACTCCCGTTCCAACACCCCGTCGTGGATGAGCAACTCCAGTTTCGGCCCACAGCCGTTCTCCCGGCCTGGGAACCACGTCCAACCCACCCGGAACCAGCAGTCCGGGTGCCTGTTGGGATGCGGGACGACCCTCGCTCCCATCCAGGGTGTACGTTCTATACCGAGTCCTCCTACGCTGGTGTAACTACTTTCCAGGTCGCAGAGCAGATGCGAGTTGAGAATGGCCACTAGACGGCCCTGGGGCAGCCAGAGAGGCCCTTCGTCGGTGTCGAGGTGGATATCACCCGCCGCCCGGTAGATGCCCGACAGACCGCTCTCTGGAGCACTGAAGCTCCGGTCGAAGATGGTCTGGGCCAGGGAGCACCAGCCGATGAAGTCCTGTTCAGTCAGGTTGACCCGTCCACAGAGGCTCCGCAGCAGGTAGCCGTTGATCGAAGCTCGGAGGATGACGTACTCGCCCGTTTCGTCCAAGACCATCGGGCCTTCCACCACGAGGTTGCGGGCGACGATCTTGGCTTCGAGATACCCTGACCGAGGTTTCTCGAAGTGCGGCTTGCGGCCATGCAGGACTTCACCGAAGGTCTCCCGCATCGTGCGGCAGAACAGGTCACGCAGCGGGTCGTCCAGTGGGATGGTGACGCTCATTCGCTGATGGGTCGGAGGCAGCCCAGTCGAATCATGCGGGGGATGTTGGAGATGCTGTCGCTCTTGCTCGGGGTAATCCACGGCCCCCGGTCACTCCCGAAGTGAAGCCGGATACGGCGACCGTGACCGTATCCGGCCACCTGAACCCGGTCACCCTTCTTGAACCGCACCGATGTCTGGGAGGGCTCGTCGTAGATGCCGAAGGTCTTGACCACATGAAAGAGCTGCCCCTCGGTGGAGATCCGGTCATACTCGGTCTTGACCTTGTAAATCCACCCCTGAAAATCCGACCAAGATGAGTTCCGGAGGGCCGAACGGTCAAGCTCCTCGACCCGCTGTGGGGAGGAATCCCGGCGATAGAAGATGGCCACGGCGGCGTGGTCATTGATGGAGATCTTCACCTTGTACTGGTCATCCAGGTCGCCCCGGAGGATGAACATGCCGCTCTGCCCACCATCCTCCCACTTGAAGTCCCGAGCGCAGTCATCCCCGAACACAGAGCACACCAGGTCAGCCACCTTGGCCAAGAACGGCTCCATCGCCCCCGGATGGGGCTTGATGACCAGACCTGGATTCAACGCCAGGGGCACCATTGTCACTTCGACACCTCCCAGAGTAGACTACTCTGTCGGAAGGGAAATTAAGCCCCTGCTACCAGGCTCTTGGATAGCGATACCCAGCCCACGAAGTCATCCCAGCGGGCGTTGTCGAGGGTCGTATCGTCCAGCATCGGTTCATCCTCGGCACCCCGCACCATGCACCGGGACGAGTTGGGCCTGATCTGGACGAGGATGTCCCGATCCCTCTTGACCCTGACCAGGACGCTCACGATGAGACTGCCACTCTCAAGATCCTGGGTTTCGTTCAAGATCCAGAGCTTGTCCGGCACCTCGGGGAACACGTCACGGAGAAGCTCCATGACCTTGCGGATGAATGCCGTGGAGGCCCTGTAGCCGCCCGCATCAGGCGGGAGCTTGCGAAGGGCCACCTCGGGGCGAATGAACTGAGGCAGTGTGTCGTTGTGAGGGGTCATATCGCTCTCCTCCGAGGGCTTGCTGAAGCTGTCCTCGGGCATCGGATTGCTCTTGAGCACGGCCTCGGCAGCGGTCACCAGAGCCAACAACGCTCGATTATCCCGTCCTCCGCCCCCCTCCTGCAACCTCTCCTTGACCTCGGTGAGTGCCTCCTCGGTCAGGGGCGGCGGGTCAGTTTCCGGCTTGGCGTCCCAGTCAACGGGCCGGGCAGCCTTGGGGTCACCTACGGGGTAGCCCTCCTCGGTGTCCGCCGGAGGTGGAGTGAGCATCTCCGAGTCCACCTTGCCTGCGAGAGCCTGTGCTGCCTCGGTGTAGGTGGTGTTGTAGAGTGAATCACGGGTCGAACCCGTGGTGCTCATAGGCCCAGCGATCAGCCGACCATCACGGATGGCCTCCTCGGTTTCTGCATCAATGTCCGCCCGAACTTCCGGGGGGAGATCCCTGACCTTGACCGTGTGATTCGCAAGCTGATCATCCAGTTCCTTGAGGTCATCACGGAGCTTCTCCGTGTCCGGTTCCGTGACTACGGTTCCCGTTCCCTTGACCAGCTTGTGCAGCCATTCACGCAGGCTCATGGCCCTTCTACCCCACTCGGCGGCATCACGGCCCCCTCTTCGGGGGTAGAATACCCCCGATGGATAGGCTGAAGGAACACCGTGACCTCGCTCTCAAGCTCCTCGTGGCCCGCAGCTTGCCCTCGGGCTTGCCCTGGTCGGTGGACGAGGACACCAAGTATATCGCCCGTGAGCGGGTCTTGTGGGCCGCTCTGTCGGACACCGAGAAGGAGCAGGAGCAGAAGTGGTTGCAGGAGTTCTGGGCCGAAGAGAAGCCCCGGATGTACTGCCCCGACCCCTGCTGGGGTGACTGGGCCTCGAAGATCGAGGTGATCGAGATTCTGGACGAGGCGTTCGGAAGCCCCTCTGACGCCTTCAGGCCCTATCAGAAAGGGCCTCTCGGCCCCGACGTGGCCCCGAACCACCACAAGCTCTGTGACTGGCTCTGGACACGCGGATTCCATGCTGTCAGCGCCTCTGACCCCCTCACCCTCATCATCCCTCCACACCGGGTCAATCAGGAAGCCGACCGGCTCCTGGCGCTCCTGGCTCGCAACTTCCCGAAGCTCGACATCCGCCCCTTCGGTGACAGGGGTGGCCCCGTCCAGTTGCGCTCGACCTATGATCCCGTCATGGGAACAGCCTTCATCGAGCTACACGGGCTAGATGATTCGGACTTCAACTAACCAACTACCTAGATTTTTCGGGGTCTAATTGGTTGGGGCTTGTGGCAACCCGTCCCGATTTTTCGGGCGATAATTCGTCAGGTGGATAGAGTGAAATGCGTCGTTGTTCGCATTGGAGAAGATGACGGTGCCGTCCTCCACAAGGTCATTGGCGGTCAGCTCGATACCCCGGAACGTGACCCTTCCTTGAGCGGGCCTGAATGAGTCCGATACGTGCTCGGTGCGTTCTTTCAACAGGGCATGGAGCATCAGAGGGTTCATCTGGATGCGGCTCGGCCACCCGTTCGTCTTGGTGACTACGGCGCTGACCCCCTCGTAGATGGCTTCCGAGATCGGTGTCCGGGTGCCCAGCGGGGGGTCGCCCCAACCCAGCGGACTCGCTGCAGGGGGGACGTGGCCGTGCCCCCGCAGAATCTCGACCGCCTTGTCCTCCATCTCCGCGACAGCCTTCTCCACGATGGAGGTGAGCAGTCCTGCCTTGTCGCTACGCTTGCCCGTGGGGTCGGGGAGGAGCCGGACGTAGGCATAGGGGTGCATCGCCCGCCAAGGCCGGGGGAACGTCACAGACCAGCGAGTCGTCGGGGCGACCTCGTAGGTGGCCTTGCTCAATGAGATCTGGTTGAACGGCGGGATTCCGACTGGAGCCATTCTCCAGCAGAGGGCCTGGAGGTTGGGCATCTTGTAGCGGGAGTGGGTGTCAAGAAGCAGGTCGTAGGTCAACTCGGGCAGCCAGTCCTTGACCCAGGACACCCAGCCGATGACCTCGCTCATGTCCTTCGCCAGGTGCTCATCTCGGATACGCCAGTCGCTCTCATGGGAGCCGTCCGCCCAAGCGATCTCCTTGAGTGACAGGTAGATCTTCTTGTCGCTGTTGAGCCCCCAGAGGTGTTGGATGTCGAGGCGGAAGTCCTGGGTGTCCGCACTGTCCAGTTCTCCGGCCCTGATACGAACCGTGATGGGGGTCATGTCCTGATCTTCAGCGTCTCTGCGCTGGAATCCGACTTCGACTGGGCTTTCAAGGAAGGTATCGAGGAGCAGTTCCACGACACCTCGGAGGTCGAGGCCGTTGCACCGTTCCCGCAAGGCGCAGTGGCTCATCTTGTCGAGGGCGCTCCGAAGCGTGACGTTCGCGTCGGCCAAGGTCACCTCTTGATGGCCACCGGAAGTAGCCGAGCACCTTGTTCCGTATGGTGCTTCATCACGTAGATCTGGCCCAAGTCCTTCCTCTCACCCCACTCTACCCAGAACGCTGCACCCAGCGTGTCCAGATCGTCACCGAGCTTCTTCGCCCACTTCTCGGGCGTGTCCACCTTCTTCGCGGGCTGGGCCACGGCCAGAATCCGGGTCGTGGTCAGGCGCGATAGCTCGGGAAGCCGGTCTTGCACCTTCTTGGTCAGGATGGGGTCATCGAGGACGACCAGGTGGGGCTTGTCGAGGCCCTTGATCCAGGTCACCAGGCTGTCGAACACGTCATGCGACTTGCCCTCGGTGTCGAAACTGTGGACGGACAGCACCTTGTCGCTGTCGCGCCACTGGGGGAACCGTCTGGCGAAGCTGTTGAGGAACTCCACTGGCTCTTGCTCGTTGGTCAGGACGTGAACCGGCCCCTCGTCCAGCGCCGCGTAGGCGATGTGCAGGGCCACCGAGGACTTTCCGCCGCCCGGAGGCCCGGCGATGATGGCTGACCCGACCCAGAACAAGTCGGACATCTCGATGAGGTGCTGCGCCCGCCCACTGGGCCGGACGTAGGCAGGCTTGCTGTCCGCCCCGTGCTTCACGGACAAGGGCGGCAGCGGGAAGTCGATGCCACAGGCGTCGAGCATCCGGCCAGCCTCCATGATGATCTCGCGGTAGACGCGCTCCATGAGCCAGGACTCGAACTTCTCCCAGTCCGGGTCGCCTGGCAGTTGGAAGGTCGAGATGGGGGTGGACTCGCACTGCTGGGAGAAGAACACGTCGATGATGTGGCCGTTGACCTCCTCCTCCAGCACGGGGGCGACTTCGATGTAGTAGCGGTTGGCTATCATGCCCTGATACACGTCACCGTCCGGCTCGTCAGGATCCCACTCCAGCTTGACGAACGGGAATACGTCCGCGATCAGAGCGGCCACGCGCTTCATCGTCTTGAGCAGTGATTCGTCCATGATCTTCCTCGACGTAGTGGTTCTACAAGGCCATCCCTATAGGGCAATCAAGGGGCAATCGCCCTGGGACTCACCTTGACCGGATCCTCACTGAGCCGAAGATGGTCAAAGATCGCCTTGATGTAGAGCCGCTTGAGCAACTTCTGGGCTCGCTCGATGAAGGTGTCGTCCGACCCCCGGAACGTGATCTCGCCCTTCCGAGACAAGGTGTCCGTCCCGACCATAATCCTGTAGGCCCACTGGAAAGGCTGTTCACCCATGAAGCGGTTGTGAATCCGGCCCACGACGTTACCTTCGACGGCTCCGTTGACCTTGAACAGCATCGAGACGGGCTTGGTCGTGTCGTCGGTGTGGTTGAACATCCACTTGACGGTCATGTCGTCAGCCACGTAGCGGATGATCTCCTGCGGGGCCTTCCCGCACTGGCGGAGGACTTCCAACGCCCCTCGAATCATGGCGTCGTTGTGGTGTCCCTGGTAGCCGTCCGGGAACAGGTCTGCCGGATCCATCATGCCGATCAACGTCTGCTGGGCCAGTTGGGCGATGCTCTCCCAGATGTAGGACAGCCAACCGATGAGGTCGGCCTCGGTACGGGGCCTGTACGCGTCGAGACGCTTCGCAGCCTCGACGTTCCAGCGCCAGCGACCACCCGCCTTCCACTCGACGCGGGCGACGTGGCTGGTCAGGTCGGTGTGCAGCAGGATGAAGTGCTTGCCGACGCGGAACGCCTCCGCGCCCTCCTTGTATTGATTCTTGTCGAACAGGGCGGTGCCGTCGTCTTTCTCGGCTCCAGGGAAGATGCTCCGGATGATACGACCACCCTCGTCCATTCGGATGGTCATTGCTCCGCCCTCCACAGGCTGTCGAGGCGCTCGATCTCCGGCTTGGTGATCTGGCCCGTCAGGCGGCTGTTCTCCCGCTGGTCCTTGTACATATCCGCCCACTGGGGGTCGGACTCCGCCTTCTCCTCCGGGTCTGCCAGACCCTCATCTACCGCCGCCTCCATCGGGGACTGGGGACAACGCCAGCCGTTCTCATCCGTGAGCATCCACAGGAGCTTCTGGCGCTCCTCGGGATCCTTGACGTGCTTGATGTCGGCTTCCATCAGGATTGGCCATGCTTCGCCGCAGTCGTAGCACATGTAGGGCACTGGCTTGGTGACGTGCCCGTTGGTGATGCTCCGGCACGTCCGGCGGCGTCCGCCCCGCAGCGCGAGCCAGTTGAGGATGACCCGCTCCCACTCCCACTCGGGGCCACTCACGCTGTAGTTGAAGCCGATCTTGGTCGTGCCCTTGCCGTCGTGGTAGAAGATCTCCTTCGGCCCGACACAGAGGATGCTGGACGTATCCCCCCGCTGGATGGACGCACGGACATCATCCAGGGTGCCCCCGTTGTCGAGGATATGGCCATACATGAAGTTGGTTTCGGCCCACCTCTGGAAGTGCTCGCTCTCGGCCAGGATCTCCGTCCAGGGGCGCATGTGTTCGCGCAGGAAGGCGGCGAACAGGTCGCGGGCCTTCTTCGACTTCATGGTCACAGAGATCGAGTAGCCCATGTGGACACCTCCACGTAGACTACTCCGAAGGCAGGTCCGATAAGCCCCCTACTTGATGCCCTTGAGCGCCTCACGCGCCTGCTCCTGGCATCTCCGCAACGCCTGGATGGCGAAGGTCCCGTCACTGGCCTTGACCAGATCGTCCTCTCGGGCGATCTCCTGAAGGGCATCTCGCATCTTCTCGTACTGCCGGGCCTGAATCCAGCGGCCCATGCCCGGCTTGGCCCGTGCCTTCTGCTCCTCGGGAGTCAGCGCACCGAACTTCGCAGTCCCCCAGTTGCAGTCTGCGACCCAGTAGTTCCACAGGACTCGGAGCCAGTAGCGCATCACTTCACCCTGTTGGGGCCGAGCAGCTTGCCGATGAGCCTCTCGGTCTTCTCGTCCAGCGTCCCTGGCTCGTCCTCGTAGAGCAGCCCGGCCAGACCCCGGAGCAGATTCTGCTTCTCCTCGGGGGTCATCCACTTGACCCTGGCCCGGAGCCGGGCGGATGCCTTCTTCTTGGGCTTCTCGGCCATCAGACCTTGCCCTTCCCGGCCCGCTTGAGTTCCTCGAACTGCTCGACCGTTAGGTCGGTGTTGTCCCACCCTCTCTCCGCACAGTAGTCCCGGATGAAGTCGGTGCGCTCCTGCTGGACTTCCTCGCGGGTCTTGAAGTGTCGGGCCTCGGGCGGGTGAGCAAGCTCCTCGTCAGTCGGGTCGGCCTCTCCACAGCCGAGCTTCATCACCTTGAGCTTCTCCGAGGTCGGCACCTCGTCCCGATGGTAGGCGAGGTAGTGGATGCAGAGGGAGTTGGTCTCCAGGCCGTTGGGGAGCACGTAGTCGCACGAGGAACTGGGGATGTCACAGCCGGTCTTGTCGCAGCCGGTGCAGCCGTGGAACCCGAGCCACTGGGTTCCCATCTCGGCCTGGCGCAACGCTGCCGCCATCTTGCGGGTCAGGCCGTCGATCACAGGCATGTCGGACGGGGGTTGCTGGGGTTCGATGTACAGGACGTGCTGGTCGTCGGTGTTGATCACGGGCCACCCCCGATCCCGTCCTTCTGGCGCATCTCCTTGATGTCCACCCAGCGGACGTGCTGACCACACGCGATGCAGTTGTCGAACTCCAGCAACTGGTAGGGCGGATTCTGGTTGCGAGACACCAGGAACAGACCGTCCTCGCAGAACGGACACTCGACCTTCCAGTCCGACTCGTCCGAGATCCTCTCCTGGTTGGCGTGCCGGAGGTCGATCACGTTCTCCCCAGCCATGCGCTCCCGGACGGCCTCGTCGGACATATCCACCGGCTCCGGCCCCTGCTGGTTGGGTTCTGGCTCCACGTCGCTGTTCGCGGGCGCACCGAGGGGCCAGTCGTCGTATCCTCGACCGCTCATCTCCGCCTCCCCGCACCGTCCTTGCCATAGTGCTCTACACAGAAGTCGCACTCGTTGGAGCCGCCGTAGTTCTCATCCTCCAACACCTGCTCCGTGAGCCGGTCGAACCACTTCCGAAGGGCGTGCTCGGGCTGTCGCCGGAACCGAGAGTGCTTGCCTCCCGTCATGTAGCCGTAGCCCGCGATAGACAGACCCCGCATCACGCCGAACGCTTCGGCGTAGTAGCCGTCCTGCACCCGGAAGGTGATCTTGGTCGTGTCGTCGCCCCGGTTGCGGAGACAGTCCCGGCTCGCGTGCAAGAGCATCTTGACCTCGGTCTCGACCTTCTTGACCAACCTGGGTGGAATGTCCTTGTACTTGAAGGCCATCGGCTACCTCCCGTGTTCCTTCTCGAAAGCATCCATCTCTTCGGGCGTCGGTGGCTTGTCCCGCCACTCGTTGAACAGCGTCGAGGGACAGCCCATCCCGATACCACCCATGTCCGCCTTGGCCTGCTCTTTCTCTCGCCCCTCGGGCATGGACTCCAGGATCTCGCACCACCACCGCTCATCGTGGTACACGAGGAACTTGCACCGACCGTAGGTAGCCCCGTGGCGGTAGCCCTCCATGCAGGGCTGCGTGTAGCAGCACCATCCGCAGCCCACACAGGGCTGGATGGGGATGCCGTCTATTGATCCAAGAGGCGCTTCGGGGGAAGGCCCTCGGAAGCCCGTGTCGTGGTCGTCCACAACAGGCGAGTCGGGTGCAGTGTCGGGAACCTCTCGCACAGGGCGAGCAGACGCCCCAACAGTTCCGGCTTCCAGTCCGAGGTATCCTCCGGGAATCGGTGGATGACGTTGCCCTTCTTGTTCAGGATGAGGATCTCGTCCTCGGGGAACAGCTTGTCGAGCATGGTCTTTCTCTCCCACAGCAGCCGCTCCCATAGCTGGCTGCTCTGATTCAGTTCTGCTTCAACTTCCAGTCAGCGTGCAGTACTAGAATCAGAGCTATCTAGAGTATCCTCCCGATCCCCGTGCCGGTCCTTGAGCACCATCTCCTGGCCTCCGATCCGCAGCGTGATGGCGTCTGCGGCCTGGAACAGGGCCATGCCGATCTTCTTGAAAGTCGCTGCGGTCGCGACATCCCTCAGATCCGTTCTCCCCTCCGGGTTCAAGTGAAGGGGGATCTCGATCACCAACATCGGCGGCTCGGGGGCGTTGGCCCCCCACTCCGCCAGCGCCTTGACGGCTTCCTCGACCTTGCTCATGACAACTCCCACGGCGATGCGAGAATGACCCGCTCCTCGGGGTCAAGTCCCGCTGCCAGTCCTGCGTTCCGAACCCACTCGGCCATCGCGTCGCAGCCGATGGGCGTCCCCCTTCCCCTCTCCAGGGGCTTGCAGAGGATCGTCTGGCTGTGGCGGCACAGCTCGGGCGGGATGACCACAAGCACCATCACGTCTATCGGGGGCTGTGTGTAGCCCCCACGCTCGTCCTCATGCCAGTGGGGGTCCTGGTAGCTCATCACGACGCCCTCGTACTCGGGAGTCATCGGCTTGTTCCGGTCTCGACCCTGCACCGCGCTCTCGATCAACTCCTTCTTGATCCCGAGACTCGCTATCTGGCTACGCTCAAAATCCTTCAGAGCCTCCTCGAAGCTCTTGATGAGCTTGAACTCTCCCCGCCCGTGGCTCTGGGGTCGCCCCAGGGGCCAGCCGTCAGTCTCCATCTTCCTCGTCTTCCATGCACGGCAACCGCTGCTGCCCGACCTTCTCCAGCCCGGCGTAGTCGATGGCGTCCGGGTTGCGAACTCGCGGGTCACTCGACGGCTCGACCTTGTTGCCCTCGTCATCCGTCAAGTCCGAGACGTGAATCCAGCCCCGGTTCTTGGTCACGGCCTGGTCGTCCATCTTGTCGTCGGCGCACTTGGTGAAGCTGGCGTGAACGCTGATCTCGGCATCTTCGAGGAGGGTTCTGGAATCCTCCTTGATCGCCTCTTCGGCCAGCTTGAGTGTCGCCTTGTCGTTGCCTTGATCCTCGACCCATACGTGCATCATCTGGATGTCCACGTCCGGGGTCACGCACACCTTCCGCATGAACTTCTTCTCGGCCATCGCCCTTACCTCCGCAGGTTGGCTGCCTGGGCGACGAGCCTGTCCGTAGCATCCTGCTTGGACTCGAACGGAAAAGAGTCCGAATGCGTCGGGATCATGTTCCACGTCGCCGCCCACTTCTTCGTCCTGGGGTGACGGGACACGATACCGATGAACTCGCTCCCCCGGAACACGTCATGGGCCTCGACGCCCTGGGCGTCCACCTCGATGCGGAGCTTGAACGTCAACTTGCCGGGCATCACGATCTCCGAACCTCGGAGCCATCGGGCAGGATGACGATCACCTTGCGTGCCCCGCCCGGCGGCTTCTTCCCCAGCTCGCCCGCCGAATACCGCACCGTGGCCCACGTCCCACCGCCCCGCTTCTGCTTGGGTTCCTCCATCTCCTTCGGACAGGCGATGACCCACACCGACTCGTCCGCGATGTCGTGGTCACGGGCCAGGAACTTCTTCGGAGGACGTTCCTCGACCGCGTGGCGGCACTCGGCCCGGAGGTCACGAACGAGCGGCGGGTGGAGAACCACGTCACCGCCGAAGGCCAGGACGAGCGTGTGGAACTCGGCGTCCGCACCCTCGCAGTCGCCGTGGTGACCCCGGATCGTCCGGTGGTTGAAAGGCTCGACGGAGCCGTCCGGGGAGCCGCCCGCCGCCATGCGCTGGAAGATCGCTCCCAGCGTGCGAAGCTGGGCCGCAGTGCAGCCCTGGCGAGTCCCGGTGAAACCAATGTCGATCACGCATCACCTCCACCTAGACTACTCTGTCGGAAGGAGAAATAAGCCCCAAGAAATGACGAAGCCCGCGCCTGGCGAGTCTTCCGGGGGTCGGAAGAGAGCCTGCTTGCGCGGGTCTCCGTAGCACCGGCATATCCAGAGAAGTCCAGATATGCCCGGCAGTGCCCTACCGGAGGGCAGTTTGTCTCATCCGGACTGCCCTCGCACCGACCCCCAGGCGTGTACGACCTCTCGCTCTAGCCTGGGGGCCTAGAACCGTGGGCCGGGACTTGCTAGAACCAGCGACCTCCGTGCAAAAGTAAGGCACCCTTCGATGAGGTGGGGGTTGGCAGCCCTTCACCTCGTGTGCTTGACGCCTATACTACTCTGTCCTGACAGAAAAGTAAGCCCAAGAAAACGCGATGCCCGCCGTGGTGGGCCTTCACTCAGGAGGGGTTGACGACAGGGAACCGACCACGCTCACGTCGGGAGCCTGCCGCCAGGAAGCCTCCGGCGAGGGAACCTGGGCGGGCACCGAGGGATGGTTTTGTTTAGGGGGTCATCCACCCCCTCATCAAACGTCGCGCCTCATGGCGCTTTTGAGAATACAATCTTCGGCCTAGACCCCCACCTCCATGTCCTGCGGCACCCCGCAAGGCCCCACAGGCGGTCAACCTGGTGGGGCTACACCTATACTACTCTGAAACCGCTGCGATGTAAGCCTCTAAAGATTCTGCGACCCTCGACCGTCACAGTTGGGGCGACAATTTAGAGGCGGGTGGTTTTACTTCTATCGGCGTAGGTATTGTGACAGTGCTATGAAGGGAGCAGAATATGAATGACTACAGCATCATCGAGACGAAGCCGGTCAACGTGGCCGTCATCGTCATCTTGTTCATCTTGCTGTTGTGCTTCGCGGGAGCGTCAGCGGTCTACTACACCAAGAGCCACCTGCTCGAAGTCGAGCTGGCTCACGAGCGCAGTGAGCACTTCAAGATGACCGACAAGGTGGAATACCTGGAACGCAAGGCCGAAGCCCTCCAGCACAACTACGTTGACCTGATTCTGACTGGCTACGTCCGGGTCGGCCCGAGTGACATGCGAGACCTGGTACAGCAGGCGCAGCATCTCCGGCAGGCTTCTCGGGAGAACTACCCGACCCATGAGGGTATCGGCGGCGGCGAGGATGAACTGGTCGCGGATCAGCCCAAGAAGGTCAAGCGGAAGGGGAAGAAGTCCCGCAAGTCCAAGCGCAAGGCCTCCCGCCGCCAGTAGAACCCGAACTCACCTTTCCCCACCCGCAGGGTGACGCGCCCGTCAGGCCCTCTGACGACGATAGCGTGGTCGGTGACCTTCTCCCGCACTCCGGCATAGGCCAGGAGGAGTTTTCGCACTACGGGGGACATGGGGGCGATTCTCGGCGTCCTGTGGATGGAGTGGAAGTTGAACTTGAGGAACGTCCCTTGGCGCGGGTCGAGGGGCCACGCCTTGACGGGGCCAGCGCCGGACAGCTTCTCGACCAGGATGAGCGTGGGCTTCTCGCCCTCGGCCTGGATGATCAGGTCGCCCGGCTCGGCCCGCTGAAGGGCAGCGTTGATGGAGTCCTTGCGCTTGTGGTAGGCATCGTTCTCGGCCTTGCGCTTGGCCTCCTCCTCCGCATACTTGTACTGGGCGTTGATGCGCTCGAACTCCCGACGCATCTGGAACGCAGCCAACGACACGTTCTCGCCGTCCCCCTTCGCCTGGTCGCCCCTCTTGGGGTTGTCGTACTTGACGGGCGTGAGCGAGAGCCGGACCCTCCTGAACCTGTCCTCGTAGTGGGTCTTGCTCGGCGTGCGGTAGCGGATGATGACGGTGCTGCCCTTGGGCATGTTCAGCGCAGCCGCCTCCGACGTGTTGTAGGTCGCGGCGTCGAGGTCAGCGAGAAGGCGGCGCACCTTCTTGTTGAGCGACCCGCTGGGCTTCCGCTTCCACTTGCACAGCGGGATATCCTCGATGACGTGCTTCCACGCCCCGTGGATAGTGTCCGCATCCTCACGGGCCTTCTTCCCGTACATGTAGGGATACTGCTTGCCCAGCGCCTTCCCCTTGTGGCTGTTGCGGGGCCACGCCTCGATGCGGAAGGCCTCCTTCACGTCACCCCGCGCGTCCTTCTGGATGATGCAGATCAGGTCGAGCCGACCCTCGGGCCAGAGCGCCTGGAGCGCCTCGATGACCCGGTAGTCATCGTTGATCTTGGCGAGAGCTTCAACCAGCTTGTTCATAGCTCCACGTCCTTCGGCTCGAAGTGCGAGCAGACCGGCTCACGGTCGTAGAAGCACTTGGCGTTGGCGCAGTCCCCGCAGCGGGCCTTCAGGAGTTCTTGAAGCTGGTTGGAGCATTCGCCCAGGACACGCCTCGCCTCGGCGGAATCGAGGCGTTCGATCATCTCCTCGCGGGTCATCACGTCCCCTCCCAGCCTTCCCACTCCTTCGGGTCGAGGGTGGCCGGATTCGTGTTCACGACCTTCTCGGCGGGCCAGTACTCCGGCAGTTCCTCCCACTTCTTGACCCACTCCTTGACCTTCTCCAGGGGGACGCCGTGCTTGTTGCGGGCGGCGGCGACCTCGGGAGCGCACTGGATGTGGATGACCTCGGCCTGGTAGCCATAGGCCTTTGCCGCCTGGTGGTAGGGCGCAAGCTCGGACATCCGGACGTTGGTGTTGTCCACCACGACGAACTTGTCGTTGCGGTCGCCGTTGAAGTTGGCCTGGATGACCTCGATGAACTTGCGGCAGCACTTGCCGTGGGCCAGGTCGGGATCCCTGAACTCGTACTCACCGGCCTCGTTGATGAAGTAGTGATCGGCGGAGCACACCACAGCGTCCGGGAAGTGCTGCTTGCGGTAGTGACTCTTGCCAGCACCGCTGAACCCACGCATGACGATGACTCGGAGCATTCGGTTCCTCCGCTCTGCGCTACGCTGCCCGCTTCGCTTCGCGGGCCTTGCGCTCGGCCTCCATCTTGGCGATCCGCTGGGCCTTGGTCATGCCGCCCTGGGTCACGTCGATGTGATCCTCGATGGCCTGCCAGTTGGGCTCCTCGCCACGCAAGTCCACGATGTTGAACAGGGTGACCACCCCGTCGAGCCACGCGCTGATGTGCATCTGACCCTTGCGGTCGATGGCGTACACGTACTCGATGTCACCCTCGATGTTGTCCTGGGTGATACGCCAGTCGTCCCGCTCGTTGCGGTCGCCGTGGCAGAAGCACTGCGGGGAACGTGCCCACAGGCGATGGGCCTCGGGGTCGTCCTTCTCGCTGACGAAGTTCCGGTAGCCGATCTCCAGGTTGAAGTCGGCCACGGGCTCGTCCGGGAGCGAGCTGAGGATGCTGCTCCACCCTCCCTTGTGCTCATTGATCAGCAGCCGGAGCATCGCCATGTGGTCGCCCTTGAAGTGACCGTGACAGAGGTGCCAGAGCGCCTTGCCCAGCCCCGTGGGGTAGGCGTCGTAGTGGTGGTAGCGCCCGGAGAAGCCCCCCTTCGGGGTCACGCGAGCAATGCAGCCTCTCGTACTCATGTCATTACCTCCACCTAGACTACTCTGTGGTCACCACAAGTAAGACCACTCCCGAGGGACACCGAGACCGAACACGTCGGGCTTGACCTCGATGGTTCCCCGGCCAGGTCGGGTCATGTGCAGCCACTTGCCCGCCGGGCGCATCTTGGTCACACGCAACGTCTGCGCGGGCTTGTCGCGCTTGTACTCGTACTCGATCTCGATGGCCTCGCCAGCTCTCATCGGTCAACCTCCGCTGTCCGGCAGACGGCGAGCCGCTGGAGCGATCCACCCGGCCTGTCCTCCCGCAGGTCGGTCGAGGCCCGATCCTCGGAGGGGAACAGCAGGCAGACGTAGACGGTGCCCATCTTCCGAGTCCCCACGAACGGACAGAACACCCCCGGAGACTCAGCACAGGTGTTCTCGCCACAGCGTACCTTGACCGTCAGAGTCTTCATGTCAGATCCTCCCGGAAGGCGTCGATCCACCCCGCGACCTTGTTCTTGAACCTCTGACACCGCTTGGAGTAGTGGCGCGGGAAGCGGAAGTAGGCAAGCTGCTGAGCTAGCTCATCCCAGTACGAAGCCGGGGGAAGTCGCTCGTCGTGCCAGACATTCTTCTCCCGCAGCCGGATGGCGATGCCGATGCGACGCTCCGAGATGTAGTTGACACCGACGCCTCCACCGGGATGCGGGCGGCGCTTGTGCTCGATGACCTTGACGGGCAGGTCGAAGAACTCGGCAGCGGCGAGCCCCGCTTCCTGTAGCTCCATCAGGATGCCCACGTCGGCGGGATGGGCCTCACCGATCTTGCCGTCGCCGGTCTTCCAGTCGCCTTCCTTCATCCTGCGGAGCAGGTCGTGACAGGGCTTGCACCAGCCTTTCGTCCCCGATGCGGAGAGGCGGGCCAGCTTCTTGATGCCGCTGCTACCGCAGTTCTCGCAGTAGGCCATCAGTACCAGCCCCCCGCAGTCCCGAAGGAGCGGTAGCCCTGGCGGCGCAGGGAGCGGTCGAGGCGGCGACGCGCCTTGGTCGCGGCGGCGCTGAACTCCATCGTGACGTAGGAGCCGCCACCGCCCTCGTAGTGCTTGCACTCGTCGCGGTTGTACTCGTCGTTGCCGACGATCTGGCCCCCGCTGCCCCGCGTCCACTCGATCCGGCGCAGGGCGGCGAACAGCTTCTTGGCGAACCAGTGGTCGCGGGCGTTCTCGACCGCGTGGTTGTTCTCGGGCACGTCCCACTCGACCGTGCGCCCCTTGTTGCGGAAGTGGACGCTGGCGTCGGGCAGGTGGATGTCCGCGTCCTTGGACACGGGCTTGAGATCGAGGGCCAACTTCTTCGGCGTCACCAGCTTGGTCCGGTCGTAGGCCCCCGGCCCGAGCTTGGGGTCGAAGACGAACAGCAAGCGGCGCATCGTGTCGAACCGCTCGCGGACCTCGTCGCTGGGGCACTCCCAACCCCACGACCGCAGAGTGAAGCCGCAGTGCCGGTAGAGCGCGGCCTTCTGCTCCTGGAAGCGCTTGTCCCCGCGCTTGCCCTTGGCGGCGGCGCGGAGCTTCGGCACGAGCGCCTTGGCCTCCGCGAGGATCCCCTCCTGCTTGGCGTTCCACGCCGCGAGCAGACCCTTGCGGAACGTCGCCCACTCCTTCGCGGGAATCGTGATCGTCCCGCTCTCCCAGCAGTACTTGGACATCGCATCACCTCCTGCCGCAGACTACTCTGTCAGCGACGGAAATAAGCCCCTGCTGTCAGCGACCGATGAAGTCGCGGAAGCAGCGGCGGTCGGCGGCGGAGAGGGCGGCGCGGGCACGGCGACGGGAGACCCGGCGCAAGCGGCCCCGGATCGACACCCAGACGAGCTGACCATCGGGGCGCTGGCACTCGGTCACGGTCCCGGTCTTGAAGGCGTCCATCTCCCTCTCCCCTCCCCGGTCGCTCCCGTGAGCGACCGGCTAGCGGTTCTCGCAGCCGCACTCGTCGCAGTAGCCGAGGGTGTCGAGCGCGTTGAGGTGCGCTCCGCACTCCTCGCACACGATGATCGTGTGGGCCAGCTCGTCCTCGGTCAGGTCGGCCATCTCCTTGTCCACGGTCGCGGCCATCTGCTCCCGAGTCATTCCGTTCGCCATCGTGTCCTCCCTCCGTTCACCTAGACTACTCTGGGCCGGGGCGAAATAAGACCCCTATCAAAAGAAAACGCGCCCGCCCTCGCGCGTAGGGGTATGCCAAAATGGTATAGGCACGGGGGTCTTATCTTGAGTCCCGACAGAGTAGTCTAGGTGAGGAGAGGAGCACGCGATGAACACTCACGAAGCCTACGCCGAGGAAATCCGCCGAGGTGTCTGGGCCGACCCGAACCCCGACCGCTGCGGCTGCAAAGGAACCGGCCTGTGGGTGTCGGACTTCGACAGCTACCACGAGTGCCCGTTCCACGGCGACCCCGACATCCCCGACCCCGAGTGGGATGACGAGACCCACGGTCCCTGCACCTTCGACTGGGACGCCCACGAGCGCCGCATCTGCGTGGATGCCTACCGGCACTTCCGCGATCAGGCCGTCGAACTGGGCCTCTCCGCCGAGGTCTTCGAGGCCATCTGCCGCCGCGACCTGGGAGCGGGCGAGCACACCCCCCGCGAGTGGGTGAACGCCGCCAACGCCGCCGCCGAGGAGCTGGCCCACACCCTGGAGGAAGCCAACGCCCGCGCCGAGGGCTTCTCCTGCGCCCTGGAGCGCCGCCTCGAAGAGGAGTACGAGATCGAGATGCAGGAGTACGAGGAAGAAGTCCGAGCCACGGGTATCCGATAGGGGGCTTACTTCCGGCCCGGTGAGAGTAGTCTGGTCACGGAGGTTTCGATGGCCAAGTCCAAGATCGAGAAGCTCGCGGCCCTGATCGCCAAGGCCAAGGACGCGTACTACAACGGGAAACCCATCATGGGTGACCCCGAGTATGACGCGCTCGAAGACGAGCTGCGGAAGCTCGACCCGAGCAACCCCGTCCTGGCGATGGTCGGTGCAGACCCGACCGGGAGCGGCTGGCCCAAGGTCAAGCACGAGATCCCGATGGGGTCGCTCCGCAAGGCCCAGGACTCCGACGACATGGACAAGTGGTTCTCGACGCAGAGCGTCAACACGCCGGTCTGTGTCTCCGACAAGCTCGACGGCATCAGCATCGGCCTGCGCTACGAGAAAGGCAAGCTCGTCCAGGGCTTGACGCGGGGCGACGGCGACACGGGTGAGGACATCACCAGGAACGTCATGCTGATGCAGGGCGCGGTCAAGGTGCTCCCCAAGACGGTCAAGGGCAAGCCCCTCCCCGACGTGGTGTACGTGCGGGGCGAGGTGGTGGTCAAGAAGTCCGACTTCGCCGCCAACTTCAAGGGCGACTCCAACCCGAGGAACACCGCGAGCGGGACGGCCAAGCGCCAGAGTGACCCGAGCAAGTGCAAGCACCTGACCATCCTCGCGTACCAGTGGCTCCCGGACGGCATGGCCCCGGAGTTCAAGTGCGACGAGTTCCACGCGCTGGTCGAGGCCGGGTTCCAAACCGCCAACTTCAAGGTCTGCAAGAACGCGGCCCAGGTACAGGCCTTCTACCAGGAGTACGTGGACAAGACCCGCGACTCCCTGGACTACCTGATCGACGGGCTCGTGGTGGACATCGATGACCGGGACGTGCGCGAGGGCAAGGGCACCACGGACGGTCGGCCCAAGGGCGCGGTGGCCTACAAGTTCCCGCACGAGAAGAAGCCGACCACGCTCCGGAACATCCGCTGGCAGGTGGGCAACTCGGGGCGCATCACCCCGGTCGCAGAGTTCGACACCGTGAACCTGGCGGGCGCGAACGTGAGCCAGGCCAGCCTCCACACGGTCGAGCGTGTCAAGAAGTTGAAATTGTTCAAGGGATGCCGTATCCTGGTGTCGCGGCGAAATGATGTGATTCCAATGGTGGAGGCAAACCTGGATGAAAACATCAACATCAGCGACTTCGAGTAGCTATCTGGTATGCCCCGTCTGCCAGCGTAAGATGCGGTCTATCACCACACAGCACATCAAGAAGCATGGCTTTGAGGATGCGAAGTCATTCAAGAGACACTTCGGACTAGATTCTCTCAAGTGTGATGAGATGCGAGGACGCCAGTCCAAGTTCATGTCGTCACACAACCCCACCGCAGGGAATGGACACACCCCAACGTCCATCAAGAAGATGAGGGAACGACGCAAGGGGAAAGGACTCGGTGTGGCCGGGAAGTACGAGAGGACTCCCGAGATACGCCTCAAGATATCGAAGGGTGTCACCCGAGCATGGGAAAAGGGGAAGAGAGGAAGAGGATGGTACGTTTACGGTCGCAAGGCTGAAAAGAAGGTATGGGTTCGGTCTTCCTGGGAAGAACGGGTGGTGAGAGTCTTGGACTCCCATCCCTGTGTCCTTCGGTATGAGGTAGAACCCTTCCAGATTCCTTACTGGCATAACGGAAATCCGCATCGATACACCCCTGACTTCTTGGTGATGTTGGAGGGTAACATCAAGGAACTGTGGGAGGTGAAACCACAGGAACTCCTGAATTTGCACCGTAATCCTTCCAAGATTGCTGCCTTGAATGAGTTTGCGGTAGATCACGGCATCAACACCAGGGTGGTTACTCTTGAGCACATAGAGGGGATGGAGAGACAGGTGGGAATCCAGCCGTGGACGGGGGCTGGAGGGCCGTGGGTGAAACCGGATGACCCTGACTTCCGACCCCGAAGCCCCCGAGAACAAAAGGGCTTATCTGACGACTCAGTGGAGTAGTCTAGGTGAAGGAGAAGATGATGACCGTGTCAGCAGCGAGAGAGTATTTTGAAGCACCGACCCTCTGCCCCTCCTGCGGGGGCCAGCTCAAGCGGGACGGCGAGTACCTCATCTGCCCGAACACCGATGGCTGCGAGGCCCAGGCGACCGGCGCTATCAAGCGCTGGTGCAAGAAGATCGACGTGAAGCACGTCGGGGAGAGCCTCATCGTGGTGCTGGTCGAGGAGGGGCTGGTCAAGGACATCGCAGACCTGTACACGCTCGACCCCGCCGAGGTCGAGAACCTGACGATGGGCGACCGCCGGGTGGGCGGTACGGGTCGCAAGGCCGTGACCAACCTGCGGAACAAGATGGCCCTCCCGCTGCACGTCTTCGTCGGGAGTCTCGGCATCCCGCTCATCGGGCGCAGCATGGCCAAGACCATCGTGGACGGCGGTTTCGACAGCCTCTCGAAGATGCTCAAGGCCAAGATCTCCGAGGTCGCCGCCATCCCCGGCGTCGGCCAGAGCAAGGCCGACAGCTTCGTCAAGGGCTTCACCGCCAAGGCCGGGCTGGTCGCCAAGCTCATCTCGGTCGGCATCGTGGTGCAGAGCGCCACCGGGCCGCTCAAGGGCAAGGTCTTTTGCCTCACGGGCTTCCGCGACAGCGACCTGACCGAGGCCATCGAGCGGGCGGGTGGCACGGTCAAGTCCAGCGTGAGCAAGAAGCTGACGCACCTGGTGCTCAAGGATCCGTCCTCGACTTCGGGCAAGGCGAAGAAGGCCCGCGACTACAACAAGCAGGGCGTGGCCGACATCGAACTGATAGACCCGGACGAGGCGTGGGATCTCGCGGGAGGTCGTCCGTGAAAGCCGTCCACCGATACATCATCCTGGGCGGGAGCTACGCCGACATGGCCCACCTCCACACGCTCGCACAGAGCAGCGCGGAGGCCCTCCAGAAGTGGCGCGACCATTTCGGAGACAAGGTAGAGGGCTGGCCCGATCCCCCCGTGGACAACATCGACACCGACCGGCCCGACCTGGCCAAACACTGGAAGGGGAACGGATACGATTACTACTACCGGGACAGGGGAGTGTCAGTGTGAGCAGCGCACGCACCAAGGTCAAGCGACTCCCGTGCGGTCTCCTGCTCGTCTACGGGCGTGACCGTCACGGTTGCCCCCACGTCGAGGTCTGCCGGGAAGACAAGAAGTACTCCCGACCGGCATACCCCGTCGCCATAGGGCCGAGCCTCACCCTGACCTGGGGCGGCTGGTCGGCCACGGGAATCGACTACGACTCCCCGACCCGATGGGGTTTCGGGGTCGGTCGCCTGTGGGTCGAGGTGGTGTGATGGGCCTCTACCTGCACCCGCCGGGCTTCCTCCCCGAATGGCTCAAGGAGAACGCCATCGAGATCACCCGACAGGATGTTCTCGACGCCGACCTGACGGACGAAGATACGCTCCCCGTCTGTCTCGTCCCCAATCCCTACGCCGAGGGTGTGTGGGCCGCAGGGGTCATCTACGACGACATCGAGCGCGCGGAGTTCACACGGGAGGATGACCCGCGACCGAAGACCTGGTGGTTGCTCGAAGTGGAGAAGATCAAGGAGTTCGCGGGGGAAGTCCACCGGCTTACCAGGCGGGGTCCCCGAGTAGTCTAGGCGAGGAGGAAGAGATGCCAACCCTGAAACGCGAGTGGATCAAGGTAGCCGACCTGCCGGGCGCTCCGTTCCGGGGAGCCTTCCCGGACTACAAGGCGAAGCTCCTGCCCGTGCAGGCCGGGCAGACCATCCGTGTGCCGAAGGACACCAAGCTGTTCCGCATGAAGACCGGCGCGTTCCTGTCCAAGCGCACCTACCGGGTCAAGGTCGATCACGTCCTGACCGGATCCGACATGACCCACCTGGGCCACAAGAACCGCGTGACCAATCCGCAGCCCCGCTGGCCCGGCTCCGGTGGCTACTGGACCGAGGCCGACATCAATGACGTGGAGGTCGAGGGCGCGTGGGTCTGGTGCCAGCCCTGGATCGAGCGTGAGCGTGGGTGGGGGGTTCGCCCGGACGGGTACACGCTCCACACGGACAAGGACGGGGCCAAGCGGATGCTCGCCAAGATGCGGAAGCGTGAGGCCAGCGAAGGCTACAGCGCCGCGAACGTACCGGACGAGTACTCCGAGCCTTCGGGCAAGCCCTACCGCTGCTTCATCACCGACCCCGCCGAGCTGGCTGCCATCGAGAAGGCCAAGGACGGCGTGTGGGGCAAGAACGGCAACACGACCCCGCCGGAGTGGAGGGACTAGCGATGGAACGCCTGCCCCACGCGGTCTACCCCGGACACCCACTCGTGGTCGCGCTCTACGCGATGCGTGAGTACCCGAGCGCACGCGAGGCTCTCGCCAGGACGGAACACGGCTGGCCCGAGATGGTCGGCAACTCGGCCATCCCTGGAGCGGGTGACGGGGCGCACGCGGGAGCGAGACTCCTGCGAGGCATTTGGGAGAACCGGGTTCCCATCCAGACGGCCCACCAGGTCGCCCACGGGATATGGGCGGCGATGGTCGGGCCGGGCAGCGGGAACCACGAGGCCAAGTATGAGCCGGGCCTCAAACAGGCCGAGGAACTCCGCGAACTGTTCGAGGAAACCGCCCGCGAGTGGGACTGGAATCTTCCCGACTAGGGGGCTTATTTCTCCCCGCGACAGAGTAGTCTAGGGGAAGGGAGAACAGGACGATGGCAGAGAAGCTCAAGAGACGCGAGTTCCCGTCCGGCTACAACCCGGACGACTTCGAGTACAAGGGTCGCCCGGCCAACGACCAGGGCGACTTCGGCGGCGACGTGGGCATCGCGGACATGGCCTGCGTCGATCAGTTCGGAGAGAAGAACGCCAGCAAGTTCTACCACGGCGGCGTCGTCCAGGCGAACGACGGCACCTGGTTCCTCTACACGGAGTGGGGCCGCTGCAAGCCCGGCAACTCCTGGTCGGGTTCGTCCTGGACGGGCAACGCCCAGGACTTCCAGTTCGTCCGCTGCGGCTCCGAGGATGAGACCCGCGCCGAGTTCGCCAAGAAGATGGCGAGCAAGAACACCAAGCGCCTGACGCAGATCGACGTGGGCGGCAAGAAGGTGTGGGCGGGCAAGAAGGGCAAGGACGGCTACATCGTCCAGCAGCTTGCCACCCGCGAGAAGGGCCTCCCCGACGCCCTCCGCATCAAGGACAACTCGGGCGTCGGCTCCGCCGCCAACGGTGGCAACGGCAAGACGGCGAAGCCGAAGGCCAAGGGCAAGAAGGCCAAGGCCGCGAAGCCGACCCGCAAGTTCGACCAGCAGGTCGTGTCCCTCGCTTCGTCGCTGGTCGGCGGCACGCAGACCTACACCCGGTCGCTCTCGGCGGCGTCCGGCGTCACGCCGACGATGAACGCCATCGAGGAGGTCAGGAACGACCTGATCCCCGCCGCGATGGAGCGCATCAAGACGGTCGGTGACGACGTGAGCGCCCAGGTGCGGGACAACAAGCTCGTCGCCATCTCCAAGATGGTCGCCGCGATGGTTCCGCGCCCCATCCCGCGCAAGGGCCAGAGCGAGGAGGACGCGATCCTCTCCGGCGGCAACATCCTGGTCTTGCAGCAGGACTTGGACGCCTTCGAGGCCGCGCTCCTGAACGAGGACTTCGAGCAGGAGGCCCCCGACACCACGGTCAACCCGGACACGCTGCTCAACGCCCGGCTGTCCTACCTCGACCCCAAGGGTGACGGCAAGTGGGTCGCCCAGGCCTTCGCCAAGATGACCGCCAACCGGCACGGCTACATCCGGGGCCGGATGAACGTGCGGCACATCTTCGCCGTCGAGCGCCCCGACCGCGACGCCCGGTTCATGAAGTGCGTCAAGCAGATCGCGGCCAAGCGCAAGGGCCGGTTCAGCCTGACGGCGAACCTCCAGCCCCGCTCGCGGAACGACCTGAACGGCATCGGGGACGACTATGGCCTGGCGAACGTGGTGCTGGCCATCCACGGCACCCGGCCCGTCAACATCGCCCCCATCATGGGGACGAACTTCCGACTGCCGCGCAGTCTGCCCGGCGCGCAGATCACCGGGGCCAACTTCGGTCACGGGGTGTACTTCGCCACGGACTGGAAGAAGTCCTACGGCTACACGGGGCGCGGGTACTGGGGGCACTCGGGCGGCGACATCCGCAACCGAGGGTGCTTCATGTTCCTCTGCGACATGGCGATGGGCGACCCCTACCGCGCCCCCTCGACCGGCTCATGGAGCCAGCCCCCGCAGGGCAAGGACTCCGTGTTCGGCGTCGGCGGCGACCGAGGCCACCGGCTGGAGAACGACGAACACGTCATCTTCAACCCGGACTACCAGCGCATCCGCTACCTGGTCGAGTTCGACTGGCTGACCTAGCCCGACAGGGCTAGGGGGAGGAAGAGATGACCCTGCTCGACGGCTTCTGGTGGCTCTCGACTCCGCGTGCGACGTTCGGTGCCGAGGTCAAGGGCGGCATCGTGACCGAGTGCCCGATGGACGCCTACCAGGGACAGCCCTTCACCAAGGTACTCACCGAGTTGGTCGCTGGCCCCGGCGAGTTCCGCTGCGCGAGGATCTGATGGACGCAAGCTGGACAACCTGGGTGAGCCACTTCGGCGTCGTGATGCTGTTCTTCGTCGGCGTGAGCGTCGGCTACAAGTGGCGCGGGAACGTGGAGCGCAAGCGCCAGAGGGACGGCAACTGATGGCTGTCATCGCATCTACTCTCACGATCTGCGGGATCGCCATTCTCCTCTGGCTCTCCGGCTATTGGCTCGGTCAGAAGAGCACAAAGGACAAGTATCGCCACCCGAAGAAGGTCACCGAGGAGGAGATGCCCATCCTCCACCCGAACAGCGGTCGCTTCTGCCACGTCTGCGGCTGCGACACGCACAAGTCCACCGTGTTCCACGACCAAAAGCAGCACGAGATCCCCAAAGCCCGCTACTGCCACATCTGCGGGGCCGGGCCAGGAGAGAACTGCGATGCAGGACTTCACGGATAGCCCTGGCTGGCACAACATCCCCAGGCCGCAGAAGATGATCGCGGTCGGTCTGGTGCTCATCGGGCTGTCCCTCGTCTGGTTCGGCCACCTCACCCCCCTTGGAGACAAGGGACAGAGCCTCGGTACCGACCTGATGCTGTTCGCGGGCATCTACGGGCTAGTGCATGAGCTGGCTGCCACGAAGAAGCGGCTCCGCAACATCCAACAGGTCATCAAGACCGAGAACGTGAACGTCGCCTGCCAGACGGTCAACATGATAGAGGGGGGCTTGTCGGAGCCTCCAAAGGAGTAGTCTAGGAGAACAGGGTGCCAACCCACAGAGGGAGAGGAGATACCTATGGCACAAATGACACCGGATCAGCTCGACCCACACAAGACCTACGGGCTTTACGAGGTGACCCGCCTGTGCGGGCTGTCGCAGAACCCGTTCTACTACCGAGCGGTTGTGCAAGGAGTAGCCTCGGAGAACTCCAAAGGTCGGATGGAGATCAAGGGCAAGGACGCGATTCCCCTCCTTCAGGAGTGCCTGAACTCCCCGAAGCGGGCCACGAAGAAGTCGGCGCTGGATGCCCCGATCAACGTGGACAAGACCCTCGTGAAGCCGATCTCTTCGGATTCCAAGGTCAAGCACAAGCGACGCATGGTGGCTCCCCTTCCTCCGGGATTCAAGTGCTGGGAGGATGTGATCAAGGCGGTCCGGGCCACCTTGAACTCCGACCGCTACTACCAGATGAGAGGGCTCAGCAAGAAGTTCGGCATCATGCAAAACGGCATCTTCCTACGTCCCGAGAACCGGCGTCACGTCCGGGAGAGCGACGGGGAGAAGGTCGTTCGTGGCGATCACGCGAAGCGCATCCTCATCAAGGCGCTCCGTGGCCGGAGCTACTTGGGTGCCCAGATGAAGGCGATGAAGGCCCAGAAGAAGGCCCAGAAGTACCAGAAGGACGTGGCCACTCCGCCCGCCGCCCCGAGCCAGCCCTCGACCCCGGCCACGCCGAAGGACTCATCGCCCGAGAAGCAGCTCGCCCGGATCACATCCCTCGTCAACGATGTCAGGGAGTATCTCAGCACGGAGCCTCGTGAAGATGCCCTGATGATCGCCTGTATCCTCAAGAACTACTACGAGAAAGAGTAGGTAGCACAATGAAGATCGAAGACCCCCGCAACGCCCAGGCCATCGCCCAGTCCCCCGACTGGCGCACCGCCGTCACCGACCTGCTGACCCTGTGGGCCAACGAGAACCGGCCCTTCTCTTCGGGCGAGGTCGCCTCCGCCCTGCGGACGCACCGGCCCGACCTGCGGTTCAGCGTCCTGTCGGTGGGCGAGCACCTCCGCGACATGTTCTACTCGCAGACGATGCCGCCCTACGCCGGGGGCCAGCCGTTCCAGGTGCCCCGGCTCACCGAGGGCCTGTACCCGACCCGCACGACCGCCGGAACCGAGGTGTTCGTCTACGCCCCGCAGCCCGACGAGGGCGACTCGCACGACTTCGAGGTCTACATCCCCGAGCCGGGCGAGACCATCGCGGACGCCCCGGCCCAGGCCATCCCGCAGACGCAGCAGGCGCAGCAGACCGGCGGGCCGACCCCCGTGACCATCTTCGGGGCCAAGGTCGCCAACGCGGACATCAAGGCCAAGGTCCACGACGACAAGCGCCTCTGCGTCCCGCGCTCCGCCTTCGAGCTGTCCGTCCACCTGGGGGCGCAGCCCATGCGGGGCGGCGAGCCCGTGTACGTCACGATGGAGCCGGACAAGGTGACCGTCAGCCTGTCCGACCCCGGCAACGGGGCCAAGCCCTACGACCTGTCGCAGACCAGGGGGCGCGTGCTGTTCCCCTCCCCCGACCCGGCCAAGCCCTTCTCGCCGGGCGCGGTGTTCCAGGTCAAGGTCGAGAAGGGCGTCCTGACCATCGACCTGCCCTAGCCCACCGCTTCGCGAGGGGGCCACCATGCCCGAGTACGTCCTCAAGATCCTCTTTCGGTTCGAGGAGATCGATGACGCCGAGGCTCGCGCCGACATGCGCGACATCCTGGCCCGACTCGACCCCGACAGTCATCCCTGCGAGTACACCCTCCGGGCTCTTGCCCGGAGGCACGGGGGCAAGACCGGGAAGGTCATCGATTCTGGTGTGTTCCCCGAGGAGAAGTGATGAGCTGGTTCCTCGCCATCATCTTCGGAGGGCTGGTTCTTGGCGTCGTCCTGATCTGCCTGTTCGTGCAGTTGTTCCTCGTCTGGATCCCGCGCTGGCTCCAGCACCGCGACGACAAGAGAGTCATGCAAGTCCGGCATGAGCGTGAACAGGCCATCCTACAGCGCATTCAGGAGGGCGAATGACCCCCGCCGAAGAGATGCGCCTCCAGTACGCCGAGCGCCGGGCCGAGCGCCAGAAGCTCAAGCTGATCGACATCCGTGACCGCCTTCGGGCCGCGACCGACCCACACTCCCTCACCAGTGTCCTCATGCTCATCCCCGATGAGATCGACGCCTTCCTGGCCGAGGAAGTCTGTCCGGGCGAAGGTCCGGTGGACAAGTGCCCGGACTGTGGCGAGCCGTGGTGGACGGTGCAGAAACGGTGCAAGTGCTGGCCAAAGCATGAGCAGGGTAGAGTGGACGCGGAGGTCAGTGATGAGTGACGGACGCCGGCGATTACTGATTCTGGACGCGATGGCCCGGATGGATGTCAAGGACAAGCAGACGTTCTCCCAGACCGTGACTGGCCTGGTCAAGATCGTGCCCGAGCTTCTCGCAGGGCGCATCCGGGAGAACGGGCGAGCCCACTTCGTCTTCGAGGGCGGCGAGGAAGTGTTCCTGACCATGAAGGAACTGATGGGCACCGATGAGCCGGTCGAGCCCACCATCACGGCCCAGGTGATCGAGCTAGGTGAATGCCACGGCTGCGGGAAGCCCGTGGTGGACGACAAGGGTGCAGCGGAGCCGGACGCCAAGCCCCCGGAAGGAAAGGTCTTTCTGGGGATGCAATACGCTGTTCGAGGTGACAGAAAGGCGCTGCTCTGTGAGGATTGCTTCGCCAATGGCCTCGTGTGGGCGGCGAAGGGTGCCTTGGGAAAGGTAGAGGTGGGTGACTGATGAGGGACTTTCTGACTTCACTATCCGTCAACCAGAAGGTTGCCCTCTACCTGGGTCTGCTGCTGACCACCATCGCCGTCCTGTGGTCTCTCGACTTCGTGAGCATCACCTACACGTTCAATCCAACGTCCTTCCATTTCCAGATGGGAGGGGTCGGTTCAACGGTGGTAGCCCTTGTGACAGTGATCTTCTGGATTGGGGGGCATACGCCCAAGGGAGACAAGTGATGGGTTGGCTCAGAGACAAGCTCGACGCCTGGTGCCGGAGTCGGCAATTCAACAAGGCGACGGGCAAGAAGAAGCGGATGCTGTTCTCCAGAATGCGGATGCAGGACTCCACCCTGTTCATCTCCAACAGCAACCTGGGCAGCATCACGGTGGACACCAACAGCAGCACGGGCTCGACCAACGTGATGATGACCGACCCCGACCGCCCCCGTCCCGAACCGCCCAAGGATGAGCGCATCGAGGTCAACCCCACCGAGGTCGTCGCCTTGCTGGAGACCGACGTGGATATCCCGCTCGATGACATGGAGGAGAAGCTCGACAAGCTGCGGGAGCGGGCGCTGTTCTACTCGACCACCCTGCACCAGTCCGTCCCCGCCGAGATCGGTCATGCCATCACCCTGCTTGAAGCCCGCAAGCAGTACACGAAGCTCCAGGCCCACATCCCCTGGCGGACCACGACCAAGGAGAAGATCGACGCCCTGTGCAAGAAGTACCGCCTGGAGCATCACGACATCGACCGCTACATCCCCGAGCTTCCCGAGTACGTGGTCGAGGAGGTCGAGCGGTTCAAGGGTGTCTTCGAGAAGGCCGTCAAGAAGGTCCGGCACACCGACCCGGAGATGAAGCTCTCCCTGATAGCCAAGCCCGAACTGTTCACCAAGCGACCCAAGGGCGACCCGATTCTTCTCGCCCGGTCGCCCTTCGGCCCGTTCTTCTACGTCCTGTGCGCCTGGGACGAGGAGGTCAACTTCGTGGGCGACCTGCTGGGAGGCGGCATGACCCACGACATCGTGGACCTCGCGGACGACGAGCACACGGGCGACAACGAGAGTTCCGATGGCTAAGAAGCGCATCTTCGGGGCCGTCAACGAGCACTGCCGGAAGCGGCTGAAGTCCTTCGTGGATGCCTTCGACCCCGAACGGCTCGACTACACCGACTACGGGGAGTCCGAGTCCATCGTCTTGACCCTGAAGAACGGCAAGCGCGTCAAGCTCAACGCCAACTCCAACACCGTGGACGGGGCCTGGATCACCGTGGACATCCTTGACCCCGTTACGCCGAAGTCGTAACGGCGGAGACGTAATGGCCAAGGACAAGGTGCTGGACGTGAAGAAGGGCGGCTTCTCCATCGGTGACGCGGTGATGTTCGAGGACAACCGCTGCAAGGTCGTCGGCTTCGGCACCCAGACAGAATCCGCCATCGTCCGGGTCACAGTGCCCGGCAACAAGACCGGACGCCGCCTCGCGGTAGCGGTGGTGCCCATCGACCAACTGAAGAAGGTCAAGAAGTGAGCAGCGACGCCTACAACAAGTACCTCCAACTGGAAGCCAAGCGGCACGTCATCCTCAAGACCCACAAGGGCACCCAGGACGAACTCGACGCCCTCGAAGACCCCATCCTCGAAGCAATGGACCCGCTCTGGTGGGAGATGACCGAGGAGGAACGGGCCAGCATCAACGAGGCCACGAGGAAACGAGCCACCACCCCTCGCACGGATGTCCCGAAGAAGTACACCTGTGCCTGGTGCCGGAAGAAGTTCGTCTCCGAGATCCGACCCCCTCTCCGACTCCCGGATGGGGCCAAGCATGGTCGGGTGGGGGTGTCCAACAAGGTCGAGAAGCTGGGCGAGCCCATTGTCATCCAAGGCCATGCCGTGAGCCCCCCTGGAGGCGCTCTGTTCGAGGGTTCCGAGTTCGCCTGCTCGGTAGAGTGCTACGAGAACCTGACGGGCCAGGAGCCACCGGATGGCGCGACCCATAGCCAAGGTGCAAGTTCAGACCAGTCTTGACCGCTGGGCCTGGAAACGCCTTCAACGCATCCTGAAACACCGCGAGACCACGAAGAGATACGGCGAGGAATGGCCCAATCAATCACTGATTCTGCGCGAGATCGTGCAGGCTTACATGGAGGAACACCCCGAAATGGATCCACACAGCGAAGCCCGGAGTCGTCTGATCGTCGCCCTCGACATGCCCCACCGGGACGCCCTGGAGGCTGCCCGGAGGCTCAAAGGTCGTGTCGGAGCCTTCAAGCTCAACTCCGCCTTCGTGGGTGGCGGACCGGAGATCCTCGCGGATTTCTTCCAAAACGCCGGACCAGTGTTTCTGGACATGAAGTTCCACGACATCCCCAACACCGTGGCCAACCACGTCACGGCGGTCACGGAGATGGGCAGGCACTACCTGGCCGGAAAGCCTGGAGACCCCTATGTCTCGATGATGACCATCCACACGGCGGCAGGCGAAGCGGCGATGAAGGCGGCAATGGAAGCTGCCCGGAAGGCCGCGACTCACGCGAACCGCCCCCGGCCCAAGATTCTGGGTATCACCGTCCTGACCTCGCTCTCCGCCGAGGACTGCGAGGCGGTCGGGATGTCCGTCCACGGTGAGACTGATGCCGCTGCCGTCACCGATGTCGTCCTGAAGCGAGCCAAGCTGGCCCGTGACTGTGGCCTGGACGGACTGGTCTGCTCCGGCAAGGAGGTCGAGGCCGTCCGCGAGGTGGTCGGGGAAGAGATGAAGCTCGTGGTGCCGGGTATCCGTCCGGCTGGGGGGTCGGAAGATGACCAGGCGAGGGTAGTAACCCCTGAGAAGGCCATCAAGGCCGGGGCAGACTACCTCGTCGTGGGGCGCTCCATCTACGGGGCCAATGACCCCGGCCAAGCCGCCGATGAGATCGTGGCCCAGATCGCGGAGGCTCTGACCGGATGAGGATCTACATCGACTGTGACGACACCCTGTTCCCGTTCACCAAGGGCATCTTGGAGGCCTGCAACCGGGAGCATGGGACGAATCTGACAGTGGATGACGTGACCCAGTGGGCGGTCAACCCCGTGCTGCCTCCCGGAGTCCAGTGGTGGGAGTTCACGGACAGAGAGGGCTTCTACAGGGACTTGGAGCCGTTGCCCGGTGCCCGAAGCCTGGTGAACGCCGTTCGTGCGTCAGGGAGGCCCTGGGGCTTCCTGACGAGCCTTCCTGTCAAGCACACCAGCAGCAATCTCATTGAGGAGCGCCGGATCTGCCTCGACAATAGCTTCGCAGTGGACGGACGGGATATCCCGAGCCGCAGGCTCATCGTGGCCAAGCGCAAGGATCTGGTCGTCCATGAGGGCGACGTGCTGATCGATGACTACATCGAGAACATCAAGGCGGTCGAGGCGGTAGGTGCAAAGGGCATCCTCGTGAAACAGCCCTCGAATCGTAATACCGCTAGACCGAGATGGACTCTCCCGGAAGTGACAGAGTGGGTGAAACAACTCCCGAGGTGACCGAATGGGTGGAGAAGCTGCCGAGTCTCCCCTGAAGCCCCTCGCAGACCTCGAAGAGATGACCCAGAATCGGGTCAACGAGGCGCTGCTGGACCTGCTACCGGGGAGCCTGATCTCCGAGATAGTGGAGCAGAGAGTCCGGGACTTCATCGGACAGTCCCTCGATGCGATGGTCGAGAAGGCCGTCACCGAGCGTTTCGAGGAAGCGATGTCCGAGTGGCTGCGGGACGCCGGTTTCACCGACCGCATCGGTGAGATCGGCCAGCAGTTCATCGACAACAACATCCCCAAGGATCGCATCGAGCGGGAAACCGAGAAGCGGGTCGCCACCCTCATGGGCGGCAAGGTCGATAAGATGATCTACGCTGCCGTGGAGAAGCGGTTCCAAGAGTGCATTGACAACTGGGTGACCAAGAACCTCACCGAGCTTGAGTTCGGAGACAAGTACGAGGATATCGTCGCGGAAGCTGCCCATGAGTATGCCCGTGGGATGGGCCAGAATCTCTTGACCAACGTGATGAAGGCATTGCAGATGGTCGGCTCGGGGGTCATCGCCACGGCCAATGCGGCTATGCACGATGACTTAGCCGTTTGCCCGACGTGCAAGATCCTGGTCAAGAGCAACGAGCAGTGCCCGATGTGCAAGCAGTATGTCTACTGACGACACCAGCAACGACGCCGAGATCCAGGGCCTCACGATGACCCTGGTGAAGCAGGCATTCCGACACACCTTCCCCGGTGCCCGGTTCAAGCTCACCGACCGCCTGGGTGGCAAGGTGCTCACGTCCGTCATCTGGCAGTTCGAGGTCGAGCTGTCCGTGACCGAGAGGCCGATCTCCTACGCGGATACGGACGGCGAAGCCACGGTGACGATCACCTTCCGGCCTGCCGCCAAGAGGCCGACCATCGTGGTTCACCAGGAGAGCACAACGAGTCCGACGCGGGTATGGACTCTGGTGAAGGACACGCGGAAGTACCTGGAGGGCATCGCGGCAGCAATCACGATGGCCTGCGAGGAACAGTACTACGACGACACGAATGATGTCCGTGACCTTTTCGGAGAGTGAGGGAGAAAGCGATGCCCGATGTCCAGCAGATCCAGGTCGTATGCCGGTCAATCGACCAGGCCCACTTCAACTTCATCAGGGAGCTGTTCCAGCGGGGGCGCACCTACGTCAACCTGCGGGGCAGCTACGAGGGTCACCAGCGGCTGGAGTTCGGGTTCATCAACTTGCACCTGACCCATCCGGGCGAGGACACGGTGCCGATTCTGCCCCAGGGTGTCCCGGCGATGAGCACCCTGGAGGGCAACGAGAAGTACTTCCTCGACAAGCTCATGAATCCCGACCCCGAGCCGAACGAGCAGTACACCTATGGGCGCTTCATCGCCCCGCAGCTCCCGAAGATCGTCAAGATGCTGCGGGACACGCCGGACACCAACCAGGCCGTCATCTGCATCGGCAACGAGCACAGCGTCGATCAGGAGCATCCGCCCTGTCTCCGGCTGATCGACTTCCGTGTTCAGGGCGACCGGCTCCACATGTTCGTCTACTTCCGCTCCTGGGATCTCTGGGGTGGCCTCCCCGAGAACCTCGGTGGCCTGCGACACCTTCAGGAGTACGTCGCCACCGAGATCGACCGGGATGCGGGCGAGCTTCTCGCGGCCAGCAAGGGCCTGCACCTGTACGACATGGCGTGGCCCGTCGCCTTGATGCGCCTCGCGGACAACATGCCCGACAACTCGGTCATCACCCGGAAGCAGGCCGAACTGGGTGAGGGCTGGATGTCCGTCTGCGCTGCCTGTGGGGAGTCCATCGCGGAGGGTGAGGGCCACCGGGCGACGCGGCTCAACCCGGAGACGGGGCAGGACGAGTACGTGATGTACTGCAACGCCCACAAGGAGCCCTAGAACCTCTCCGTATCGGGTAGATCTAGTCGGAGGTGAGAAGATGGCACGATGCAACGGGTGTGGGAAGTGGATGGGCGCGTTCGAGACCGCCACTTACTGCGATGATTGCCGGGAGGATTCGAGCAATCAATGCTGTTCGGTCTGCGGGAAGCGGGATGATGGTCACCGGAGCGAATGCACCTGCGAGACGAACAACTATGACCCGGACTTCGACTGATGGCGACTACACAAGATATCGCAGACCGCATCACTTCGGGACGCCTCTACCCGCTAGGAATTGCTTTGGAGAGATGGGGCCAAAGTCGTTGGCCGGATTTCCCAGAGGTTCTGAAATGGCACCCTGACCCAACCCTCAATCGACTTGGGCGGTTGCGTGACTATCTCGTGTTCCACTCGATTCAGGCTCCGTTCAAACGTCGCTTCCATGCAACCGTCCTCAACCTCCTGTTGACGGCAGCCTACCGCTTGCAGTTGTTCGGTGTGGCTGATTCCTACCGACGCAAGTTCTTGCGGAGTGACCAGCCCATCGGCATCCGATAGGAGGGACAGATGGCGACCGAACACCTGCTCTATGAGGGCATCACCTACGAGGTCGAGGCCCGCTGGGAAGAGTTCAACGGCGGCATCGTCTATCAGGTCGGGGTCATCTTCAAACAGGCACGGAACATCGCTATGGCCCCTCTCCGAGTGAGCGACCGGGGCAATGACCCCCGTGAGGCGATGCACCATCTGGTGATGCTCATCAACGACCTGAAGCTGGCCGGGGTCTTGAAGAAGATCGAGGGTCGCCAGGGCCTCTACTTCGACCCCGAGGCTGAGGTGCCCATCGACCTGCAGAACCGAGTCTCTTCGTGAGGGACTGTCATGGGTGAGACCGCCTACCTCCTGTTCCTCTGTCAGATGACCGACAGACCCCCGTATATCAAGTTCCTCGAAGCGGACGTGTACTCCGAGCGCCACCCCACCACGATGTCCGGCTACGTGTATCTCTACCTGTCAGAATCCACCGGCACCTCCTTCAAAGAGGCCAAGGCCAACGTCTTGAAGAAGGCCAAGGCCAGGTGGGGCGATGACTGGGTGCAGGGGGTCTTGAGCGCCGGGATTGGGGTAATCAGGTAGATGACCCTGAAGTGCCCAGAGTGCGGGGCTCCGATGGAGCTTCGACCCAGCCAGTTCGGCAAGAACCGGGTGTACTACGCCTGTATCGCGGACGACTGCCGAGGAGCGCACGGGGCACACCCGGACGGGACGCCGTTGGGCAAACCCGCTGACCAGGCGACCAAGCGGATGCGGATGGCGGCTCATGCGGAGTTCGACAAGCTCTGGAAGCGGGGCGACTTCACCCGCAAGCAGGCCTACGCCTGGATGCAAGAGACGCTGGGGCTGACCAAGGAGGAGGCGCACATCGCCAACTTCGATATCCCGACCTGCAAGCGGCTCATCGAGGCCGTCTGGGCGAAGCTCGAAGCCAATGATGATTCGATACTCCCCGACGAGTGGAGGTAGCGACGATGGCAGACCTGGCAGACATGATGGATGAGAACTCTGTCCGGCTCGAAGTCGAGGTCATCAAGATGGATGACCAGTCCATGCTGGTCGAGTATGAGGGCGAGCAGGAGTGGATTCCCTACAGCCTCATCGAGGAGGAATCCGAGATCACCGAATTTTCCGAGGACGGCGAGGAGGGGGCGCTGGTCATCCCTCGCTGGAAGGCCGAGGACGTGGGCTTCGTCTAGGCCCACCCACGTCCATAGAGCGCACTCATGATCTTTTTCACGCACTGGGACACCGTATCTTGCGGTGTCAGGCGGAGATCGTGTCCTTTGGGCTTCTCGAAGGGGTCGTCAACCCCGGTGAAGTGAGGGAGATCGCCCCGTCTGGCAGCCTCCCACATCCCCTTCACATCACGTTCCTCGCAGACCTCGGTAGGGGCGTCCATCCAGACCAGAATCACCCGGTCGAGCACCCTCTGAATATCTTCGCGGTCCTTCTCATAGGGTGTGATGTTGGCGGCGACAACACAGATTCCCTGACGGTTGACGACCCCAGCCACCTCACGGACACGCCGGAGGTTCTCCCTGCGGTCAGGCAAACTGAAGCCCAGGTCAGAACACAACCCTGTCCGCACAGCGTCCCCGTCGAGGGACAAGCACGGGGAGGGAAGAGAGGGAACCAGAACGCGGGCAATCGTGGTTTTGCCTGAGCATGGAAGGCCCATCAACCAGACGGTGAATCCGTACTTCACTCGGACTCTTTCCCCGCCAACTTCAGGTCGTGGGCCACCATGAGCCGCACGAGTTCCTCGAACTTGACGGAGGGTGTCCATCCGAGGCTGTCCGCTGCCTTGGAAGCGTCACCCAGTAGCTCCACGACATCCGTGGGCCGGAAGTATCTCGGGTCAACCTGAACGCGGACTCGCCCACGTTCGTCAACCCCGTGACGATGAACCCCCTCACCCAAGAACTCCAGGGGCATCCCAGCACACGCGAACGCCTCCCGGCAGAAGTCCTCGACCGAGTGGTCCTCACCCGTGGCCAGCACGTAGTCCTCGGGTGCGTCCTGCTGGAGCATCCGCCACATGCCCTCCACGAACTCGGGAGCGTATCCCCAGTCCCGGCGGGCAGCCAGGTTACCCAGGTAGAGGCAATCCTGTAGGCCGTGCTTGATGCGACCCACGGCCCGAGTGATCTTCCGGGTGACGAAGGTCTCGCCTCGACGCTCCGACTCATGGTTGAACAGGATGCCGTTGCAGGCGTAGAGGCCGTAGGCTTCCCGGTAGTTCACCGTCACCCAGTAAGCGTACAGCTTGGCCGCAGCGTAGGGGCTGCAAGGACGGAAAGGTGTGCTCTCGCTCTGGGGTGACTCCTGCACCTTGCCATACAGCTCCGAGGTCGAAGCCTGGTAGAAGCGGGTCTTGATTCTGGCGTCCTTGATCGCGTCGAGCAGGCGAATGGTTCCCAGTCCCGTGACTTCAGCGGTGTACTCGGGCACCTCGAAGCTGACCTTGACGTGACTCTGCGCCGCCAGGTTGTAAATCTCGTCCGGTTCCAGGCGCTCAATCAGGCGGGAGATGTTCGACCCATCCGTCAGGTCGCCGTAGTGCAGGAACAGCGTGCGGTCGTTGACGTGGGGGTCTTGATAGAGATGGTCGATGCGAGCCGTGTTGAAGGAGGACGAGCGACGGATGATGCCGTGAACCTCGTAGCCCTTGGCCAGCAGCAGTTCAGCCAGGTACGATCCGTCCTGGCCGGTGATTCCTGTGATGAGCGCCTTCCTCATGCGTGCCTCTTGAACCAGTCGTAGGTCTTGCGAATGCCGTCCTCCAGCGAGGTCTGTGCCTGCCAGCCCAGATCCCGTAGTCGGCTCACGTCGAGCAGCTTCCGGGGCGTCCCGTCCGGCATGTCGGTGTCCCAGAGGATGTCACCCTCGTATCCCACCACTTCCTTCAGCAGGGAGGCCAGTTCCGCAATCGTGAGATCTTCACCCACCCCGACGTTGACGAAGTTGTCCCGTCCGTCCGCATCGAAGTGCTCCATCAGGAACACCAGAGCGTCGGCCAGGTCATCCACGTAGAGGAACTCCCGGCGGGGTGCCCCCGTCCCCCACAGAGTCACCGAGGGCAATCCTGCGACTTTGGCATCGTGGAAGCGCCGCAGTAGGGCGGGCAGGACGTGGCTCCCGTGGGGGTCGAAGTTGTCGCCGGGGCCGTAGAGGTTCGTGGGCATCGCGGCGATGAAGTTGGTGCCGTGCTGCCGGTTGTAGCTCTGGCACATCAGGATGCCCGCGATCTTGGCGATGGCGTAGGCGTCGTTGGTCGGCTCCAGTGGCCCGGTCAGGAGGTGATCTTCTTGCATCGGTTGCGGCGCGAGCTTGGGATAGATGCAGGATGACCCGAGGAACAGCAGCTTGCGGACACCGTGGCGATAAGCTGCATCGATCACGTTGGTCTGGATCTGGAGGTTGACCCGAAGGAAGTCCGCCGGGTAGGTGTCGTTGGCCAGAATCCCGCCCACCTTGGCTGCTGCGAGGAATACACCTTCGGGCTGCTCCTCGGAGAAGAACTCATCCACCGCCTGCGGGTCGGTGAGGTCGAGCTGGTCACGGTCGCGGACGAGGGGCGGTGTTGGGAGCCTCCGACACAAGGCGGACCCGACGAGGCCCTTATGACCGGCTACATACCACATCACAGGTCTCGTGGAGCCTGCGGGGCGACCGGTTTCTCCCGGCCCTGTGCCCTCTCCACATCCTTTGCACTGCTCAGCATACACTGGTCACAGTGGAGCGGGAGATCGCCAATCTTCTCTTTCCAGTCGGGGTTGTCCTCCAGCTTGAGGCCCTTCCCGAGCGGAACACAGCAGGGATAAACGAACCCGTCCAGGCAAATGGTCGTGGTGTACTTGTTATTGCAGTCTCGTGGGTCTTGCCCAGGAGCCGACCAATGCACCGTCTTGGCCTCGGCTAGCTGGACACGCCCCTCGCAGTAGTGCCGGAGTTCCTGGATGGTGTGAGTGTTGCTCTTGCATCCTGGGTGGGTCTCGGAGGTGAGGACAGGGACTCGCACGGCATCGAAGTAGTCGAGGATGTCCAAGTGATCAAGGATCAGATCCCCGTTGGTGGCCAAGAAGATCTTGTCGTAGGAATAGCCCTCACTGACGGCCTTGACCACCTCCTTCAGGCGAGGGTGAAGCAAAGGCTCCCCTCCCGTGATGCAGAGGTTGGGGATGTGGCCGATCAGGGGGGCCAGCTTCATGAGGAAATCCACATCCCAGTGCTGCGCCTTCCTGTGAGGGATCCGAAAGCTACACGAGGGGCATTTCCTGTTACACGCGGTCGTGATCATCAGAGCCAGCAAGTGGAGGGGTGCTGTAGCCACTTCAGCCCTCCTCGACAGGGGCATTGAGATCTTCCACGATGGCTACCACCTCTCGATACAAGAGATGGGCGGCTCCCTTTCCAAGGTGTATTCCATCCTCGGTAAATCCCTCCAAGATGGCCCCCTCGGAGTCCACCACCTTGCTCCAGAGATCGCAGTAGCTCACTCCTCGGTTGCGGCATTCCTGCGCCAACAAGTCGTTGACCTTGATCGTCAGTTCCCGCCGTTCCTCCAAGCTGCCTTCACAGGGGAAATTGCGATTACGGCTGTTCATCGCCGGACTCACACTTAAAACGAATGACTGAGACTTGGTAAGCCTGGAAAATTCGGTGATGGTGTTCAGGTAAGGATGGACGAGCTTGGGCAGGGTTTCTGATCCCTGCTGTTCTGTGATACGGACGAGATGGCACCGCACATCAATCTCTCCGGACACCCATGCGATAACACTACCTGGGACAATCCTCGGGAGCCAGTTCCAAGAGTCCTCGCCAATACCTGCTTCCTTGATGGAAGCAAGACCTTGAACCCCATCTCGGCCCACCCGGTGCATTGTCACAGGGCCAAGATGATGGACACACCCCTTATTGGCCAGGGGGAGGAACAACTGAGTATGACTATCCCCGATAGCATGGAGATTCTGGATTCTGGTGTATTCCTGGCTCAAGAGGTACCTCTTACTCGAACTTGTAACCGAACCGCTCCAAGTCCTCTGCGAAGATCCTCTCCAAGAGCGCCCGTGATTCGTCGTCGTAGTAGTCCCGGTAGTCCTTCTTCCGTTGGGTGATGTTGACGTGGGGGAACTCGATCCTCGGGAGGCCCATCCGCTTCCGAAGATCGTGGACACAGGTGGGCAGCTCCTCGAACTTGAGCACCACATCCACGATCTGCTGACCATCCTCGTCCGTGACGAACTCGGTCAGCGTGGCATAGGAGTTGACCCCGTAGACCCGAGGCTCCTTGGTCTTCATCTCGTACCAGCGCAGGTACTCTGCGAGGCTCTTGCCCTGCATGAACTTGTGGAAGTTGTGGCCCGGCTTCTGGACGATGTAGAAGTAGGTGGAAAGCATCCAGTCGAAGGGATTGCGGACCATCAGGAACTTCAAAGCATCGTTCCACTCTTGAATCCGGCCCTTCGACTCGAACCACTTCTTCACGTCCCGAGGCAGAACGTGCCCACCCAGGATATCATCGCCACAACCCTCGAACACCTTCCGAAGGGACATCCCCCCTGTGCGGAAGATGTGGAAGAACAGGTAATTGTCGTCAGCATTGAAAAGAGCCACGGGTATATCCTTTCGGGTTCTCGGTCAGTTTGTCGTCCACCTTACTTCCGAATGAGCACGAACCCTGCACTCAGATAGGGACGCCTCGCTGACGGAAGGCTGTTGGTCTGTATGTCATCGTAGAACTCCCGAGCCTGCTCCCGATACGCCTCGGTGTCCGGCAGATCGGTCGGCTCGGCTACCGTGGCCAAGTCCTCCACGGCTGCGAACAGATCACGGAAAGCGTCCGCATCGAAGTTGAACTGCTCGGGCCAACTTTGGTGGGGTTCCGGCCACTCCCCTTGCTGGTAGTAAGTGGCCACCTCAAAGGCCGGGACAGTCACCACGAGGGGAGCACCGGGCTTCAGGAGTGACAGCAGGTTCCTGACGATTCGCAGAATCTTGTCCCAGTCGTTGTGCTCGATGGCACTGAGGCTCAGGATGCCATCGAAGGAGCCGGGGTCAAGCATGGGAGTATCTTCCAGATCCGATTGGATCAGGGTGGCCCGAGTGATGCAGTCCTGGTGGTGATGCCCTGGCTTGACATCGACGTTCACAGCTTCGCCGTAGTTCTCAGCCAGGAAGTGCTGCATCGAACTCTGACCACCTCCAGCATCCATCACACGGGCCTTGTCGTGCGGCTGCTGGACGTAGGTAGCCAGCTTCTCACAAGCCCAGGAGTACTCTGCCGTGTAGGGCCAACGATCTGGCCACTTATACCCAGGACGCCGCTTCTCTCGAATCACAGCATGTTGCTGAAGAACGTCTTCCACACGGTAGTCGAGGGGGATAAGCATGAGATTTACCTCTTGATTCCGAGAAGATTCAGAGAGACGGTGTCGTAGGATGACCAGTCCCTCACCGCCTTGATCTCCGGTACTTCGTTACTCTTCCATTCCTTGATATCCTTGAACCCTGCTGCGATCAGCAGCTTGGTCAGGGACTCCTTCACGAAGGTCTGCTTGTGGCGGTCGGGTTCCTCCGCCGCCTTGCGGAAGTCTCCGAACAGGGGAGCGTTGGGGTCTTTTCCGAACTTGTGCGACTCGACGCAGTTGGCCACGATGAGTCGCAGATCAGGAACCGCGACCCGAAGGATACCTCCAGGACGTAGCGCCTGGTGCCAGTTCCGTAGGATGTCGAGGGTTTCCTCGGCGTAGAAGTGCTCAAGGACATGGCAGGCGTAGATCTCGGAATAGGCCGCGCTCGGGAGAGCTTCGTGGGCGTCGAGCACCTGATCGACTGCCGGGCCGGGCCTCAAGTCCGTGTTGATGTAGCCCTTGATGTGCTTGTCGCCACAGGCGATGTGGAGCTTCAGTTCTTTCTGGGGCGGGGTGGGTTCCACGATGTCTACCTCGGGAATCGAGACAGTTTCATGGTTTCCGGTTGGGAGCGCCAAGCCCCTCTGTCGGCGTTCCTCCCGGACGATGGCGAGAAGTTGTTCCATTGCAACGTCCCACGTCCAGTGGTCACGGGCCAGTTCGTATCCGGCCTGCTGAATGACAGCCCTGTCCGCATCCCGTTCGGGTCTCAACCAGTCCCGGAGTAGCTCGACAAGCTCCTCGTTGTCCTTCCAGATGACGCAGTTGACCCCATCTTGCAGACCGTAGCCTTCCATGTCATCGAAGTACTGGACGGCACAGAAGCCCTTGGTGATGAGGGAGTCGGGAAGTCGGTCGGAAGTGTAGCGGCGGAGCTTCTGGAAGAGGGACTGCACGACCACGACGCGGGCGACGGAATGAAGCTCTGCACGCCGAGCCCGTGCGATAAACGGGTGTGATAGGATGGGCTGGCGGAGCTTGTTCCAGGAATGTCCGTAGCAGACATACATCCCCGGAAGGGCCTTCTCGATGTCCAGCGCCATCTGAACGCGAGGTGCCACCCCCGGCCCCTTGTGGAACCCAGTGTGAGGAGACCCTGTGAAGCAGGCCTTCCCAGCCGCTTTCCAGTCCTTCGGATTCCCCTGACGAGGCCCGTTGACGGTGGTGTCCGTCCCGATAATATGGTGCCCAGTCTTGGCCCGGACACCCATCTCTCTGAGCTTCTCGGCGTAGGTACACTCCGACGAGAGGAACAGGTCAAGTTCCTTGCACTGATCTGCCTGCCACGCCTCAACCGGCTCGTCAATGTCCGTCCGGACATCCCCCGTCCACGACACGATGAGGCAGTTCGGAGGGGCGAGCTTCCGCATCTGACGGATGATGCCCGAGTTGAAAGCCCTGTTCCCCTGCACCTGCATCCAGATCAGAGTTGGCTGGTGCGTCCTGATCAGCTCATAGACCTCTTCATACATCCGATTGAGACCGACCTTCTGCCTTCGTTCGTTCCAACGGATCGTCTGATATGGCCCCATCCTTGCCAAAGCCAGACAGTGACCATGTTGGGCTTCATGCGACCCGGCAAGAGAGACGTGCAGGACTCTCTCGGGAGGCCCGGCTTCAATCGGTGACCGCCGGTGAGGCATCCCCCGCTTAGGGTTGTACACGTTGGGCCAACCCATCGGGTCTCGGGTGATAGGCCTCGCGTACTTCTTGTTGTATTTCTTATGCCACGCATCCCGGTGCTTATTGAGGCGCGTTGAGTTGGCTTCCCTGTTGGGATCGTCCAGAGTCTCATTCACCAGGTCGATGAGCGTCACATCAGGCTTACGCTCCATCTTCCAACCCAGCCGATGTCCTCGCAGCCCCCAGGCCGAGTCTCCCCCGTAGGTGTGATGTGTCCGGGTGTTTTCGTCGCCCCAGAAGGCCCCGAAGCCTTCCGCGATGATGTCCTCGCACATCTCCCGGCGAGCAACGACCTGGTTGGGGTGAGGAAGACCAGGGGCTTGAGGGAAGTCCATCTTCATGTAGGTCTTACCCCGGTCACGGCTCATGTGAAAAGCCACGGCCCCGAGAGTTGGGTCGGAGTCCAGGTGCCGTATCGCGTTCGCTATCGACTTCCCTTCGATGATGATGTCGTCGTTGATCTGACAGATGAACCTGCCCTTGGACGCTTCATACGCCCGGTTGAAAGCCGGAATCGCCCCCTCCATCCCTCCCAGGATGGGCCGGATATCAGACTGCTCCTTCATCCACGTCATGGATGTGTCGGACTCATCGCCGTAGGCGATGACGATCTCGTAGGTGTAGTCGGAATCCTTGAGGCTCTCGCGGACAGATGCCACGCATTCCTTGAGCATCTCCGGTCGGTTGACTGTTCCCAGAATCACCGAGCAGTCGATAGGAGCCGCCGTGACCATGCGAGAGATATCCCGCTGCAGATCAGGATGGAGGGGGGGAGGGGCAGGCTCGGGGATAACCTCGGGAGGCTTCTGTGGATGCCTGTTCTTCCACTTTCGCACGGAGTCCCGCATCGGCTTCCGACCGATGCGGGAAGGAGCTTCCTCGACCGGAACCGGAGGCTGATCCCCCCGGAGAGACTTCAGGAGCTTCCTCATGTCCTCCGGAATGTCCTCTGCATCATCGAGGCTACCCTGACCGATGATCTCGAAGGAGCCCTTGCGTGAACGACCTTCTCGCTCCAACACCGCCCGGTTCCAGATGTTGTCCGCGTGCTGCAAGCAGACGATGAGGTCGATCTCCTTGGTGATATCCTTGAACACCGGGCGGGTGTTCATCCCCTTGCGGAAAGCTGCGGCCATCGGGCCGTCTTTGCCCCGTGCCCGCTCCGGCCAACCCCCGACCTTGCGGAGATGCTCTCCTGCGAAGGAGATGCTCGTCCCGATGAGTCCCTGCTCGGCCCGGCCTGTCCACCGCATCACCCGATCTTCGGCCAGCGCGTAGAACAAAACCTCCGCGACACCCGACCAGTGAGCACCCTCATCGTGAGCCCGACAGGCTGCAGCCAGGCGACCGATGGGCTGGATGTCGTCATCGTCAGCCAAGAGCACCAGGTCAACGGTCGGACCCGCCGCCTGAAGAATGGCGTTGAGCTTCGAGGTCACCGTCTGACTGGTCACCTCAACGTAGCGCACCCGCTCCATCTTCTGCACGAGGCCCTTGCCTGCATCGGTGGGCTCCCCACCGACCAGAATCTCGTAGTCCCAACCCGCAGGCACAGTCTGCTGCTGAAGTCGCTTCAGGCAGGCTTCGAGCAACTTGGGGCGATGGGTCGTGGCGACGAAGAACGCAGCCCTCTTGCTACGAGTGGGCTTGGTCTGTCTTGGACTGGGCTTGACGGTGGGTGTCACCTTGGGGGCAGTTTGGGGCTTCGGCTTGGGCTTCTTCTTGGGAGCAGGGACCGTCCGGTCAACAAGGCTTCGGGCCACTCGATAGGTGGCGAGGTTCTTGATATTGGGCCATTCCCGCAAGTACTGCTCGGAGACCATGTAGCAGTGGTCGAGCTTCCCCGCGTTCTCCAAGGCCACCACGGGCTGGGGGAGGATATCCTTCGCTTCCGCCTCCCCTACCAGATTCAGAGCACCCAGCTTGTCCGGGGAGAGCTTGCCCCACGTCTTGATCGCGCTGGCGAAGAAGTGTTGCGGGAGCGTCAGGCCCGAATGCAAGAAGAAGTTGTAGTCGGCAGGGTGGTCAGCCCACTTCTGATGGCACCACTCCCGGTACACGGGGGCTGACAGCTTCCGCTTGGACAGGAAGTAGCCCCACCCCTGCTTCTGGATGATCTTCCAGGCCGCGCTGAAGTCGCTCTTGAGCGCATTGTTGCAGACGATGACGTGAACCTGATAGAGCCGGGTCAACGTCTCCAGGTGGGCCAGCAGATTCTTGAGCCCGTTGGCCCCACTCCCTGCCGACACGAGGATGGAGATCGAAGGCTTCTTGGTCATCAGAACCAATCCAGGCCGAACACGGCGTTGCGGACTTCATCCCAGTAGGCGAACTCTCGACACTCATCCAAGGAGTACGTCTTGCGAAGCTCCGACCCGAACGTCGTGATGCGGGCCAACAGCCCAAGCTCGTTCTGGAAGTGCCACCACTCGGCTCCGCCCGCGTTGCCCGAAGTGAAGAAGCTCCGCCGGGCGCGGATGCGGTTGAAGCCGTGCTTGAGGGCGACATCGGTGAAGCTGAAGAACACCCCCTGCACCCGCTTGGTTGTCGGGATGTGGACGGTATTGCCCCCCGAGTCCTTCTGCTCGATGACCTGCCATGCCTCGATGGTCATCTTACCACCGGCCACGGAGCCGCCGTAGAGCTTCTTGATGAGCGCATCCTTGTCCAACGAGGACCGGCACCAGACCTCCCAGTGTCGGTCGGAGTGCGGGTCGGCTTCGATGATGTAGGGGTCTGTCTCGGGATCGGCCATCCCTGACAAGGGAGCGAGGTCGAAGGCCCGTCCGACATAGTGGAAGGACTTCTTCGAGCGGTTGGCGTTCGACCCCGCCGTGAGCAACCTCCGGCCACCCGCCGAGGTGACGATGCCACCGAGGTCGTGAACCTCGTCATAGAGGGCCTGGTAGAAGGGTGCGATGTCTGACCGGAGAACGGTGCCCTCGTTGCCCTGGCCGTTGAACTGGTCAGCCGGGCAGGCGGGCCAGTAGGGCTTGGTCAGGTTGAGCTGGCTGCCGTCATCGTCGCTCGGCTCGATCTCGGTATCGGGGGTCACATCTACGTTGTAGTCGATGTGGTAGGCTGCTCCCCCGTCGCCCAGAGCGAAGTTGTAGGCCGAAAGGGTGCTGTCCCCCACCTCACCATCCGAAAGGAGCCCAGAGGCCGTCTGGAAGGCGCTGACGGCTCTTTCTGTCCCCTCTCCGAACACCCCATCTGCGATGCCGGGATGATAGCCCAGGTAGGCGAGTCCTAGCTGGAGGTTGCGGACATCCTCTCCGCGTGATCCTATCCTCAGAATCATGGCCCCTCCACGGTCGATTCTATCTACCGATACGCGATAGACAAATCACCATACCACCGAGGGGCTTGTGAGGGGTCAGTTGATGTGGAAATGAACCTCGACCCGTCGAGGCTCGGGACGGGTCTCTCGTTCGATCCAGTTGATGAGCGTCCCCCTGTACATGGACATCAGTTCGGCGGCGTCCTCCCAGGTGCCACCGGCCTGCTCCACGTCCCGCACGAAGTCCAGAGCTTGTTGGCGGGTCTTGTCGTGGTAACGGCATCGACGGCCCCGCGACCGGGCCTCCTTGGCGATGCGCTTCATCTTGACCAGGAACCGAAGGTGCTCCGTTGCGTCCATCCGAACCTCCTCTGTATAGACTTCGGGGTGTTGCAGGTGGCGTGCCATCACTATTATATGCTCCCCACCCCCGTATTGATTGCAGTTTTTTCAAGTCGCCCGCTTAGCCTCATGGCGTTTACCACAGAGTAAATGGCGATTGACTCCAGAGTAAACACCCGTCCCGAAGTCGGGTATGGCTGATACAAGCCCATCTTAGCTATAGTGCCGGGCCGTCTCAGGGTCACCCCCTTGGCACACCAGGGGAGCGTCTGAGCCAAAGAAAGTTCAGGTGAGGTCGCGGGCGTCCCGCAGCTTGTCGAGGGTGTCCTGCATCAGATCTACGGCCTTCTGGCTCCGGCCCTGTCGCAGAATGTAGGACGGGTGGTAGGCCGCGAGGAGAGGAATATCTCCCGCGTCGAGGTAGGTCAGATCCGTCCGCCGGGCCAGTGACCCCATCGTCGTGAACTGAAGAGACAGACGGCAGCCGGAGAAGCGACCCAGGGTGATGATGGCAGCGGGCTTGATGACCTGGATTTGTTGTTCCAGGTAGGGCAGGCAGGCGACAAGCTCGCCGGACTCAGGGTCTCGGTTGCCGGGCGGACGGCACTTGAGCATGTTGGCGATGAATACGTGGTTCCGGCTCATCCCGGCCTTCTTCAAGAGCTTGTCGAGCAGATGCCCCGACCGGCCCACGAAGGGGAGGCCCTGCTCATCCTCATCCTTGCCCGGAGCCTCGCCCACAATCATGATGCCTGCAGCGTCGTTGCCCGCTCCGAACACGGGGTTGGTTCGGGTCGCGTGGAGCGGGCAGCGGGTACAGACGGCTATCGCCGTGTCGATCTCCTTGAGTGACTCGGGCATCACTTGGCCCCTTCCACTTCGAGCCAGTTGCCGTTCTCATCCATCATCTTCATCTTACCCACCACCGAATCGTAGTAGAGGTCGCCAGGCTTCGCCCCAGTCGGGTCGGAAAGGACATTGGCGGTCTTCGGGAACGGCTGAAGATTTACCGGGAATTTCTTGGGTTTCGGTGGCTCCCACCCCCTCGTCCGGATGTCCCCGTTGTTCTTGAGCAGGTCGAGCGCACCCTCCCTGGTCATCTCGAACAGAAACTCATCGTCCTCCGCGAAGGCGTGATACTTGGCCGGGGCTGCCGTTGATTCCCAGGAGCAGTCTATCAGCCGGATCTCCCGCACCATCGAGAACGGCCCCTCGGCCCGGCGGATAGCCCGTGTCTTCCAGAGAACATCCTCGTAGGCACGGGCCTGGATGCGACGGGTGCCCCCGACCATCCCAACCACCTGGCCCTGGCTGTTCTTGTTCGTGCTGAAGTAGGCGGAGTGCCCCTGCGAAGCGAGCACCGTCAGGCTGTTGCGGCGCTCCCAGGCCGTTGCGTGCCCGAGGTTCGCCAGAATGTCGTTCAGGAGGTCTTGGAGCTTGCGCTCTATCTGGTGGTCAGGGGCGACGATGAGGACATCCTCCTGCGCCATGCGGAGAGCAGCCGAGACAAGCATCCAGGTCGTGGCCCCGATCCCTCGGAACTGGTAGGCCATCGTCCCCCGGCGAGGGTCGGGATCCTTGGGGTCAATGATGCCTTCACGATTGAACGCGAGCCGATTCTGGATGAACGTGTCGAGGGGGGTGAGACCCAGGCTCTCATAGGCCTGGTCGAGGGTCATGCTCAAGGTGCCTCCCACCCGACCGTCTGGATGTCCTCATTCATCCGAATGAGGTCGAGGGCACCACTTCCAGTCAGCTCGAAGAGAAACCCACCGTCCCCACCGAAGGCGAGGAACTGGTCACGGCCTGGCTCATCCCACGGGGCGCTCTTTCGCCGGATCTCGTGGATTCTCCCGAACGGCCCCCGTTCGGCCTTCAGGGTGGCCTTGGCCTTCCAGTCGTAGTCGTGGAACTTCGGGCCGAAGAAAGGCCGCTCTCCTCGACCGTTGCTACAGAAGGCCCGGCTGTTGTTTACCGACTTGAGGCACCTGACATCCATCCCCTTGTCCCAGGAAGCGAAGTAACCCAACCCCTTGAGAATGCGGCGCAACGGGTTCAAGAGGTCTTCTCCATTGGGGTCAATCAGGAGCACACTGCCCCTTCTCATCTTCAAGGCGGCGGACACCAGCATCCAGGTCGTGGCCCCGATGCCCTGGTGGAACGGTCGCCCGTCTCTTCGGTTCCAGGAGGCCCTCTGCTCGATGAAGTCATCGAGGGGTGTCAGACCGAGCTTGCGGTAGGCCTCGTGGAGAGTCATGCCCCTACTACCCTATCCAAGCAGATCCTTTACCGGGTGAATCCGCTCTTGCTTGAATAGAGGATACCCGGCCTTCCAGTCTTCGAGGAAGGACGCAGACATCTCGGTGTCGATCAGACGCTCGATGACCGTCCGGCGAGGGACATCGAAGCCGAAGTAGACCCAGCCTTCGGGGATGACCCCGATGATGCGGTCCGGCAGGCGACCTCGGTGATTCGGCTCCTCGGTGCGCCAGGTCAAGTCCACCACCTTGCCGTTGATGGCCAGCCAAGCGTGCAACACGGGCATTCCTGCCGGGCCACAGGCATAGCCCTCGCAGTAGGTCAGGGTCTCGGCCTGGTCGTAGAACAGGAGCACCTGAGCGTTGTAGAAGCACTCCCCCAGCTTGAACCGCTTGCCCCAGTTGTCCACAGCGGCGAAGACCTGCTTGCGCTCCTCGGCGGTCAGGGGCGCGGACAGATACTCGTGACCACGGTCGAGGAGGTAATCCTCGGCACCGAGATAGTTGTATCCCTTCGGGGGATTCATGATATACCGCTTCATCTCAAGGATGGCCCGGAGGAAGTCACGGAGCCGGTCAGCCTGGGTCACCTTGAGTCCTCCTTGCGACGCTCCCAGCCTCAATCATCTGACGGGCGCGAGCAAGTTCGTCGCAAGGCCCCAGGCGCTCGTCCTCGGTCACGGCGGATTCCATGTCATCGAAGTACAGCTTCTCGTCACAGTTGATGAGAGTCATCCATCCCTCCAACGGACGGAACTGCCAGATGGGGCTACAAAAAACCCTCCCATCCTTCATCTTGACGAGGGTGTCGTGCATGTATCCTCCCGATCAGTGCAAGCCCTGCTCCCGTCGCTTCTGGAGTTCGACGTTGATCTCGGCCAAGAGGTAGTCGGTGTCGGGGATCTTGACGGTGGCCCGCTGGAGCCTGCGCCGCCATCGCCGCAGCTCGTCGCTGGAGTGCCTGATCACGACGCGACACACCACGTCGCGGGTGTAGCCGCAGGCCTCGTTGAACACGCGCTCATGCCTGTCCGCAAGGCCGTCCGTGTCGGTGACCCAACACCGGAGGACGCGCTCCAGCACGTCCTTGGCGCTCTGAAGCTCGATGCCCTTGATCAGGACAGCATCCCGGACGAGTCTCTCGACCTCGGCCTGGGTGTAGGTGCGTTCGTCAGCCATCGCCGTCCATCTCCTTCTGGGCCTCTGCGACGCCCTTCGCATAAGCCCGGATGTAGGTCAGGATGGCGTTGAGCTTGTCGTTGATACCCACGAGCAGCAGGATGGTGACGGTCCAGGCGAACCCGACCAGGAAGCCCCGGAGGCCCACGTCGAGAACCCACCAGCCCACCGCGAGTCCCACGGCCAGGGCAACGATGGTACCGAGGACCATCAGGATGCCGTTCTTGATGCGCTCACGCAGGTACATCTTGGCTCCCCCTCTCAATCCCGGCCCCCTTGAGCCAGCCGTTCTCCCACTGCCGGTGCTTGCGGGTGCCGGGCTTGTGGGGGTTGATGTCCTCCATCATCACGAGGCAGATGTCGCGGCTCCGACCCTCGAACAGCCCGAACTTGGCCAGCTCGTGGTAGGCCGCTTCGCCCTTCTTGGTTGCCCGGTTGGACAGTCGGTCGAGCATGGTCATCCCTCACTCCCCCCGTCGCGGGTTGCCGGGGCAACCGCTGCAGTAGCCCTCGCAGCCACCCTCACCGCCGCAGATGCCAGCCGCCCAGAACAGACCACGCGGGGCGCGGGCGGGCTCGCGGGCCATCGCGGCATCCACGGCCATCTCGGCGGCGGTGTCCGCGTCCACGCCGTTCGCCACCAGCTCGGCGGCGACCTCATCCCACGGGCGGCTGTCCTGTGCCATCCTCGCGCTCCTTTCCGGGGTGGTGACGGCCCTTGCCCGCTCAGGCTCGGTAACTGTCACTCTCCCCCGTTGTCTAGACTACTCTGTCACCGACCGGGATAAGCCGTTCCCTCGGCCCACTCGCGGTAGCGGTCGAGCTGCGCCTCGGCCTCCGCGATGGCCTGCTCCAGGGTCAGCCAGGGAGGCACCCCGGTGTCGTCGCCGTCGCGGAGCAGCCGCAGGTCGTGCTCGGTCTCGGCCACGCACTCCCAGGGGGTCGGCGCGTCGAAGTTGAGCGGCTCCCGCCGCATGTCCTCACGCGCATCTGCGATCTCGGCTCCGAACACGTTCATCATCTTTCCTCCTCACCTAGACTACTCTGGGCCAGAGAGAAATAAGACCCTTCTTTTCAAAAGAAATCGCGCATATTCGCGCGTGAGGGTCTTATCTCGGGCTGCAGGGGAGTAGTCTAGGTGAGGCAAGAGGAGGATGACGATGAGCTGGGATGACGACTGGGATGAGTGGGACGAGGCCGGTGACTTTCACTGGGTCAAGTGCTCCCACTGCGGGTGGTCGGGCAAGACGGATGGCGACCCCGAGTGTGGCTGCTACGACCGTCACGGCGAGTCCGAGCCCCGTGAGCCGGACGAGTCCTGCGAGTGCGGGGCGTGCCGGTGGGAGGACATCGAGTACAACCCGACCTGCACCGAGTGCGGGACGGGGCCGCTCACCGAGGGCATCTACCGCACCTCGACCCACACGGCCCGCAAGCACTTCTACGCGGGTTCCCCCAACATCGAGATCCGCCCCGGCGACCGCTACCGCAAGACGGTCAGCCGGGACTTCTACCCCGGTGGGGCGTGGGGTCCCTGGCACCTCCACCGGAAACGCATCTCCAAGGGCTGGGGCTGGGCCGACCAGCACACGGTCGAGCCGAAGCCCTCGGGCTGGGACGAGCAACGGGCGTGGGACGGACACCCGCTCGGAGATTCCGCATGACCGACCTCCCCCGAACTCGTGACGCCATTGCGGCCTACGACCGCGAGTGGGCCAAACCCACCAAGAGCTATGCGAAGCTCGAAGAACTGGGCGAGGCGGTCGGCATCGCCTTCGGTGAGGACACCAAGGAGTTCAACAACCCGGCCAACTGCCGGGCGCTCGTGCGACCCGGCCCGCCGATTCCAGGGCCAGGGTTCGAGCTGTCCTTCGTCCGGAGGATGGTCAAGAGATGGGTGGAGGGCCGATGACCCGCAAAGGAAATCCCGGAGATACCTGCCCCGTCTGTCGGGGTGGAGGCCACTACCTGCACATCGAGCGCTGGGAGTCCGGCGAGATCATGTGGGACGGCTTCATCGAATGCGAGAACTGCGACGGCATCGGGGTCGTCCCTGATGACGAGGAGGAGATCGAATGAGCGACGGAGCATCTATCCCCCGCTGGCCCTACGACTGCGACAACTGCAAGTTCAACTGGAACTGCGGCCCTCGCGCCCGCTGCAACTACACCTACCACATCGATGACAAGGAAGCGGGCCAGCTCAACCGCTTCGGGCAGGCCCACAAGATGAAACCCACGCCCCCGGCCCGACTGCGGGCTGTTCGGCGTATTGTAAAGAAGATGCGGGAGGAGCGGGGATACGCATGACCATCGAGGAAGCTCTCCAGTGGTGCATGGACAACGGAGTCGAACTCGGCTTCGGGACGCACCCGCACGACGGGTCACCCACGGTCTCGATGCGACACGGCATCATCACACGGGACTGGGAGCCAGGCACCTCGGCGGAGAAGATCATCCGGCTCGTGAAGCGAGCAACGAGGGACGATTGACCACGATGGCGAAGAGATGGAGTGACGGGGACTGGATCGACTTCTTCGTCCTGCGGTTCCTGCCCGTTGTGGGCATCCTGCTCGGGGGCATCACCCTCTGGGCACTCGGGGTAACCATCAAGACGGTCTTCTGGGCACTCGGAGGGTGACGCTGATGCACAGATTCCTGATGGAAAGCAAGTACGGCGGTGTGATCATCGCCTCCTTCGGGGCCATTCTGATCGCGGGCTTCCTCACTCTCGTCACCTACCTGCATGAGGCCCGCCAGGAGAGACAGGCTCGTCGGATGGAGATGCTGAATCTGTCCCTTGACATCCTGCTGGACTCCGCGAAGCATGAGCAGGAGCGCAAGGAGAAGCTCAAGGAGATCAAGGCCAACCAGCACCCCTTCCAGGAGTTCTGGGACGCACCCTATCAGAAGGGCGGAGGCGACTGATGGGCATCCGGGTCAACAAGGTCATCGGCTACGGGGTGAAGAACCTCAAGCCCGATGACCCCCGCGTCGATTGGAAGGAGCTTCACCATCCCGAGCGCCGTGAGAAGCGATACGACACGGACATGTCCCAGTTCATCCGCTGGCTCCAACGCAAGAAGGTTCAGGAGCGCCTGATGGCACTGAACCTGCGGGAGTATCCTGGCATCGATGACGGGATGCGACGCTTCATCGAGACTGACATCAAGTTCCTCATCCAGAACATCAAGACCCAGATGAAGAACAGCCCAACCGCGTGGCTCTACCTGCGAGGTGGCCCTTCAGCGTGTCTTGTCCACGAGGGCGAAGGCAGCAAGCAGAACGTGATGGTGTTCCTCCAGCCCGATTGCCCGGACTGGCACCGGCACGACGACATCATGGACTACTACGAGGAGACCAGGAGCGACGGCCCAAGTAGCCGCGTGGTGGACTTGACGAACCGAGGGGGCATCCACCCCTACAACAGCGCCATGATTCGCTTCAGGAAGCCCTCCAAGGGCGTCTACGAGGGTCAGAAGAAGCCCTTCGAGAGCAAGCACGACCTCCGGGTGGATGAACACGGTCTCGTCTCGATGGGTGTCGGCACCTACAACCAGTTGGTCGGTCGCTGGGACCCCAAGATGAAACCGTGGGCCAAGGGGAAGTTCCTGGCCCACCTCCGGCGGTCGTGGAGACCGAAGGTGCCTCTCGGTGTGCTCGCTGTGATGCTCTGGCACGACTGCTTTCCGAACCTGGAGAAGTTCATCGATGACCTCCGACCCATGATCTACGTCTGGTGGGGTTGACCATGTGGGAGGGACTACGGCGCTGGGTGGTCGTGTTGATGGGCATCTTCTGGATGCTAGCTGCTGCTGTCTATCTGACGACGGAGAAGGCTCACGTTGTCTCGGGCGTCACGCTCTTGGTTGCGGGAGCCTTGACTGTGGGCATCGGGTTCCTGATGGCGGAGTGGGAGTCTAGGTGAACATCAAGAATCTCCGACCGGGTGTCCGCGTCCGGGTGCAGCACGGCCTCGATCATCGAAAGGCACCCCCGACCGGACAGTCCTACATCGACGCACGAGAGCCGCACGAGGGGTGCATCGGACTCATTGTCAGCACCTACGATGAAGAGGGCCGTGCTGCCTGGGTGCGCTTCGATGACGGGGTGGACGCGCCATTCTGGTTTTACGAGCTTGACCATGCCCCTCATTCAGCGCAAGTGTCCGAAGATACTGGATGGGAAGGAAATCCACCGGGGAGCTGTCAGAATGACGACCTCCCGAGCGTCACAGAGGGCATGGAGGAAGAAACCATGCCTGAGATTCACATTCACGACTTCGTTCGCCGCCAGACCCCCGACAGCCGGTTCTCCCACTGGCTCCTGTCCGACGAGGAGCTTCTCGACCGCATCTACCAGGGCTGGGACAAGCGCCAGCAGGGCTACCGGGATGGTGTCATCCTCGTGCCTGTGGACCCCGAGGGCTTCTTCACGGGCGTCGTGACGCTCCAGGAGGGTGACAAGCTGCGGGGCTCGTTCGTCCCCCGCCAGAAGGGTGAAGACCCCCGCAAGCAGACCTCGCTCGACTCCGGCAAGTCCGACGTGGCCAGTCGGAAGCCTCCCGCCGTGGCGGTCGATATCGTGCTCTACCGGGACGACGTGCTGGCCGAGGACGGCGACGACACGGGCCACGAGTGGAACATCATCTCGGTCAACGCCAATCCCGTGGAAGGGACTGTGCCCATGTCTCCGGGCACCCTGATGGCCAACCACTTCCACGACTCGGGCGGCACTCAGACGGACATGAGCGACGAGGAGTTCGTCAAGGCCCTCCGCGAGGCGTACTTCTTCTGGAAGGACAAGGCCTTCATCGGCTGATCATGGGGTATCATAGGTGAACCGAGGAGGTTCACCATGTACGCCGTGTTCGATGGGATCGATGGTTCGGGCAAGGACACCCAGCGCGACCTGCTCCGCATCAAGCTCCGCACCCACAAAGACCAGACTTCGCTCTGCCTCAACGAGCCTGACGAGGCCAACCCCATCGGAAGGCTCATCCGGCAACTCTTGAAGTCCGGAGAACTTCCCGAGAGTCACGCCCCTCTCTTCGTGGCCGACCGCATCGCGCTCCAGACACTGACTATTGGCCCGGCGCTCAAGGCCGGGGATTCTGTCCTCTGTTCCCGCAGCTTCCTCTCGACCCTGGTGTATCAGCAGGAGAACTGGCCACTCGACTGGCTGTTCGACCTGCACCGGGAGTTGCCGATCAAGCCCGACTTCGTGTTCATCCTCGACATCGACCCCAAGGAGAGCCTGGAACGCGCCCAGAAGCGTCCGGGTCACATGGAGTACTACGAGAAGCTCCCCATCCAAGAGCGGAACCGGGAGAGATACAAGGCTCTGGTGGACGACTCTCGCTTGCAAGACCTCCTGGCACCGGGCGGCAAGGCTGTTCTCCTTGACGCCAGTGGGTCGAAGTGGCAAGTCCACAAGCGCGTGCTCGAAGCGATGGGGTGGCACGAAGCCGCAGCGGAGATCATCGATGGGTAAGAAGAACAAGGCCCGGAACGCCCAGAAGAAACGCCAGAAATCGGCACTCAAGGATGCTCGCCGCCGGGCTGCCCAGAAACCCAAGCCCCAAGGGTCCAAGAAGCCCACCGTCACCGAAGAGATGTTCCCCGAAGAGGATCTGGTGTTCTGGCTGGCTCACGGTGTCAACTACCTCGTATCCGACTACGAAAACGCGACCTGGACGCCGATGTTCGAGGAGATCTACGAGGGGGCCAAGCTCACGCCGGAGGACATCGCCAAGGCCATCGTGGACAAGTTCGGGGAGTCCTACGAGAAGTGGCCTCCGGAGGGCGAGGCTGCTCTGGCTTGGTCGGTTCAGCCGAGGGAGACCGTCTACATCTACTTCCTGGAGATCCTGCGTCGGCTGCGGGAGAAGAAGTACTCTCGGGAGCAGTCCGGGAAGCTGGCTGTGAGTCCGCACAACGGCGTCGTCTGGGGGGTGTTCCGCATGGTCGAGAAGGAGATGTCGGAACGCCGGAAGAAGAGAGAGGGCAAGGCATGACCGACCGGGACGGTGTGTTGGAGGTGCTGGCCGAGGCGGATGCGCTACTGGTGGATGGCTTCGAGGGTGCCCTCATCGGCTACTGCCAGCAGTTCAACAAGACGGTGGCGCTCTACGACTATGACAAGTGCATCAAGATTCTGATGCAGCGGGATGGCATGGACTGGGATAGTGCCGTCGAGTTCTTCGAGTTCAACACGCTGGGGGCCTACGTGGGGGAGAAGACTCCCGCTTTTGCTACGCTGATCACGGTCTAGCTCGGTTCTCTCCCTATCCGGCTCCCCCTGTGAGGAGGCTGTGATGGCCAAGCGACGTTGCTGGCTGTGGCATCGATGGCAGGTCGTGGGAGAACGCGGGCCTGACCGCTACGAAGAGTGCAAGGACTGTGGCCTTCGACGGGTTCGGAAGTTCAAGATGGTCGAGTCACCTATCGACAAGGACTGGCTCTCTGGAAGAAAGGAAACCCTCGATGACTGACAAGGAAAAGCTCCTCAGCCTCCTGAAGACCCTCTCCTACAAGGAAGGCACCTTCACCCTGAAGTCCGGGCGGGAGTCCGACTTCTACATCGACTGTCGCCTGACCTCGTTCCATCCCGAAGGCAGCTTCCTCTGTGGCGTCGAGATGCACGAGATCATCCAGACACACTTCCCCGACGCGGTGGCCGTCGCGGGGGTGCCCACCGGGGCCATCCCCCTGGCCACCTCGGTCACCAATCGCAGCTACCAGATCGGCAAGCGTCCGCTGCCCCAGATCGGTATCCGCAAGGATGCCAAGGCCCACGGCAATGACCCCGGCTCCCTGCTGATCAACCACAAGCAGTTCGATGAAGGGGCCGAGGTCGTCCTTCTGGAAGACGTGACCACCACGGGCGGTAGCGTCCTCAAGGCGGCGGCGATTCTGGAAGCGGCAGGCTTCGAGGTCATCGGCATCATCGTCCTGGTAGACCGCCAGGAGGGGTCGCGGGAGACCATCGAGCACGCGGGCTACGACATGGAGGCCGTGTTCACCCGGAAGGACGTGAAGGGCGAGTGACCCTCGTTGAGGCCATCAAGCACGCCGAAGAGATTGGGGCGGGAGACTGCGCCTGTGCAGCCGAGCACGTCCAACTCGCGGGGTGGCTCCGAGAGCTACGGACGGCACGGGTCAAGCTCGACCTGGCCGATGAGCTGATCGGGGACTTCTGTGACTACCAGTGCGACCGGGCCGAAGAGAACGGTGGCGACCCGTGCCCCGAGATTCTGGACGACGACGGCGAGCCTATGTTCGAGGATCCAGACGACTGGTGCCCCTTCTGCCGGGCGCGGGACTGGGTAGGGACAGAGTGACATGGCACCGCTGATCGAGATCTGGGCGGATTTCAACGCCAAGCTGGAAGATGAGCGCATCAGCCTGATGACCCGAGGCTCCCAGGCAGCGATCAACGACTACTGGCGTGAGGGGAACGCGGTCGGCAACAAGGTGTTCCTCTGCGACGGCGAGATCGGTTGCGTGGCCATCATCGAGGAAGCCGAACCCGGTTACCTGGTGGGTCGGCCCATCACCCCCTACATGGACGTGAACGACTGATGGCACTCGTAGAACCCCGCATCATCAAGCTCACAGAGGACGTGCCCGATGCCTTTCGGGGCGAGATCATCCCCATCGACACGGTGGGCGAGATTCTGGTTCGGGAGTGGGTGGCTGGTCGGCAGGTCTGGTTCGTGGAGTTCGTGGTGGTCACTTCGGTAGGCAGCGAGGTCACGATGCACGCGGACGTGTTCCCCGATCAGGCTGTCTTGTTCGACCCAGGGGATGATTAGAGGGTGAAGTCGATCACGGCGATGCCCCGCTCCGGCTCCTCGTCCTCCAGCGCCTCCGGCGGCGGCTCGGGAAGCGGGAGCTGCAGGGTGGGCTGATTCTCCGCCGGGCGATCCTCCCGGCGGAGCTTGTCCAGTCGGTCTTTCCACCAGGTCATCGAGCACCTCCTCTCATCTAGACTACTCTGTCGAACCCCGAAGTAAGACGGGGGCTTACTCGCGTGCGGAATGGAGTAGTCTGGGTGTGGAGGTGCCACATGCCCAAGTATGGCAACATCCCGACCCGGCTCAAGGTGTTCCTGCGGGCGGCTATCCAGTTCAAGCGGCCCCACGGGGACGCAGTGCAGTGCTGTCCGGCCTTCGTGACCGACCTGGACAGGCCCAAGACCCACGACACCGCCCGCCGATGGGCGGGTCGTGCCCAGTACAACCCCTCCTACGCGGTGGTCTACCCGAACACCAAGGTCGAGGGATTGGGGCAGGACAACAAGCCCATCCCCAGCGTCACGTTGGTCGGTACGGACGCCCGGCAAGAGGGTGGCTTCGCCTTCAAGGTGGTGACCCCGGAGGGCTGGCTCGTGGACCTCCGCAAGGAGGAGTTCTACGAGGTGCTGTTCAAGAAGGGCATCCCCAAGTCCGGCAAGATGGTGGGGCCGTTCCAGTGGGTCGTCAACGGCAGCCAGATGCGGCTCACGCTGGTCGGGTCGAGGCTCTACAAGGAGATCGAGGAACTGTCCAAGATCCGCAAGAAGCCTCGGAAGGGCAAGCTCGGGATTCGTGACCTCGAAGTCGGGGGAGTCTACACGAGCCAGGGTGGCAACAACTACGGATGCGATGCCGTCTTCCTGGGCCGTGCCCGCTTCGACGGCAAGCTCAAGTGCGCCTGGGTCTACGTCGCCGGGCACTACAGCTCGGTAGCCGGGTATCAGACGGCCTACCAGCGGGCGCTCAAGGAGGGGTGGAATCGGCCCGTTGTGGTCCTGACCAGCGGTTGCTCCTACACGGAGTGCGTTGGTAAGGTGGATCTGAAGCCGAACCCGCGTGAGTCTCCGATGACGGAGCACGTCGAGTTCCAGGACGGCTACGGGACGAAGCTGTATCGCCCCCGAGTGACGGAGTGGTAGAGATGGACATCAAATCCAAGGGCAAGTACCCGTCGAACGCACTGTCGAACTTCGCCCCGCATCCGTTCTACCTGGACGGCATCCTGTGCAACTCGATGGAGGGGTTCCTCCAGTCGCTCAAGTTCGACAAGCCGCACATCCAGGCTGAAGTCTGCAAGCTGACGGGTCTGGCGGCGAAGAAGCGTGGGTCGAAGCGCACCAAGACCTGGCAGAAGGTACAGAGGCTCTGGTGGCAGGGACAGATCTACGACCGGCACGGAGAGAGCTACCAGCGGCTGCTCGACCGGGCCTACGCTGCTTTGGCCAAGAACGAGAAGTTCAAGAAGGCCCTCCTCGCCACGGGTGACGCCGTGCTGACCCACAGCATCGGGCACTCCAACGCCCGTCAGACTATCCTGACCGAGCGGGAGTTCGTCCGGCGGCTCATGGCAATGCGGAAGGTTCTCCAGTGGAAGGAGGAGGCCGAGGGATGAAGCCCGCACGCATCAAGTTCCTGACCGCCGAGGAGGGTGGCCGGAAGGCTCCCCCACAACACGACAGGCCCTTCAACTACCGGACTCACGCGGGGCCGACAACCGACCACAACGACGCCTCGTGGACGCTCGTAGTCGAGTTCGAGAAGAATCCAGGGGCCGGGCAGTGGGAGGACTGCACGGTCAACTACCTGGCCTACAACCATCCCAAGTGCCCGCCGCTGACGCCGGGCACCGAGCTTTTCTTGTTCGAGGGCTACAGGATCGTGGCGCTCGTCAAGGTGGCCTGATGCGCCAGAAGCTCATCTTCCTCGACATCGACGGGGTGCTGAACAACTCCGGCTGGTGGGAGAAGCTCTACGCCGATCAGTCACAGAGTCCCTATCTGTTCGACCCCCAGAACGTCACGTCCCTCAACATGATCCTCGACCAGACCGGAGCGAACATCGTGATCTCGTCGGCCTGGCGGCACGGCAAGAAGCTCAACTGGCTCAAGAAACACCTGCGGAAGCAAGGCGTCCGAGGTCACGTCCTCGGTGTCACACCCGATGGCTGGAACATCAAGAGCTTCCCCGAAAACTGGGTTCGGGGTCACGAGATCGAACTCTGGCTCAAGAGGCATACGGACGGGAAGGCCGTGTTCGTCATTCTGGATGACGACGATGACATGGGGCCGCTGATGGACCGGCTCGTCCAGACGGATATGAAGTACGGGCTGACGCCGGAACTGGCGGCGAAAGCGACCCGGATGCTCAAGGGGGTGACCTGGTGAGCGAACCCACGACCTCGGAAGAGATGCGGGTCAAGCTGGTCGAGCTATATCAGGCGATGTACAGCTTGACGGAGCCGGAGTGTGCCTGCGAGTGCAAGATTCCCCGCTCCTGCTGCTCTCCCGAGTACTGCGAGATGACCATCTCCCATGCGAAGGAGAGGTGGGGTGTCGAGTTGGTGAGGACGGCCCACGCCCGGCTGCCCTTGATGGGGGACAAGGGTTGCGTGGCTGCCCCGCACTTGCGACCGATGTGTACCTTGCACACTTGCACGATCAACTCCCTCGGTTTCAAGCCCAACGACCCCGAGTGGAACGACAAGTACTTCGACCTGCGGGGTCAGATCGATGCCCTGGAGTACAATCTGACGTGCGAACTGGAGCGCGTCAAGTCCGAAGATTCTGGGCCTCGTCCGGATACTTCTTCAGCAGCGCCCTGAGCTGTTCCCGCTCCCGCCGCTCCCGCTGCTCCGCCAGTCGCTTCGCCACCCGCTGACGCTCCCGCTCTTCCCGCTCCTTCTTCTCCTTGGCTTCGGCACGGGCCTTGGTCTCCCACTCGTCGCTCCACAGATCCTCGATGTCGAAGGTCTCGGTGTAGTAGTCATAGTCACCGCAGCGCCCGTACTCCTTCCACTCGATGGTGATCCAGCCATCCTCGTCGTGGAAGTCGAGGCTGCCGTCCTCATCATCGTCGGCCAGGTTCGAGATGTTGATGTAGCCGTGGTCGTAGTCCGGGTCGAACTCGCTCCGCAGGTCCACGTAGTCCTGGATCATGTCGGTCAGTTCCCAGGTCGCCTCGTCCTTCTCGCGGGACTCCTTGAGGGCCTGGAGCACTTCCTGCTTGGTTGCGATAGCCATCACTTCACCCCCGCCTTCTGCATGTTGCCCTCGGAGGTGATCACGAGCATCTTCTTCGGAATCAAGGCCTCGAACACCCCGCGCTTGCTTTTGAAGCTCAGGCAGTGGGAGGCCCGTTCCTCGGTGATCGGCTGGCCCCCCTTGTCCTTCTCGCAGTAGCAGAGGGAGCCTTCCTTCCACCAGCACTTCCAGCAGCACACCGGGAGGCCCTTGTAGGTCGAGATAGCCATCACGCCACCTCCGACTTCAGCTTCGTCTCGGCCTCGCGGAGCGCGACCTCCGCAGCCTTGACCTCGGCCTCGGCCCGCTCCAGGGCGGACTCGCACCGCTGGAGGTTGTCCTGCTCCCGCTTGACGGCGGACTCCTTGTACTGCAGCGTGCTCTTGGCGTTCAACGCCCGGCGGCGAGCGGTCATCAACTCGTTCTTGGCCTTGGTCAGCCGGGCTGCCTCCTCGAAGGCAGCCCCCACCTTGGTCGCGGACACGTCCCCGGCGTCGAACCAGAGCTTGATGGCGGACAGCACCATGTCCTTGCTCGGGCCACCGTAGTAGAAGGCGTACTCCGCGATCAGCTTCGGGTCGGGCTTGTTGTCCTCGCGGCACTTGCTCTCCATCTGCTTGTAGGTGCGGCCCCGCAGGTAGCCGTAGGCCAGCAGCCGGTGGCGGCGCTGACGGCCTCCCTGCTGCCCGTGGTCGCGCCAGACGCTCTCCTGCTTCCACAGCTCGTTGAGCTTCCGCTTGTGGTTGCCCTTGTCCTTGAAGCCCTTGTCACCCCGCTCCCACAGGTCGTGGTACTGCTGCTTGGCCTTGGCGGAGCCACGGCGGGCCAGGGTGGTCACAGCGGCACTGTACTTGATCTGGGCCTTGAGGCGGGCCACCCAGTTCCAGTATGCGGTCTTGTCGGTCTTGGTATCCATCTCACGTTCCTCCTGAAACACGAATAGCGTTAGTCCTTCGAGGGAACCAACGCTACTAGGAGGACCGCGAGCCTATGGCGGGTGTCGGCCCTACGTGAAGCTGGTGTAGTAGTTCTTCATCACGCCCCCATAGTAGGGGCCTTCTGGCCCCGTGTCAAGATCCTTCTCCGCCTTCCATGACCGCCAGCATCGACCGGAACGTCGCCCCATCGTCCGTGGGGCCAGGAACGAGAACCTCTTTCCAGTTCGAGCCTATCTGCTTGATGACCCCCAACCGGAACTTGATGATGGCCTTGGCCTCGACCTGGCGGATGCGCTCACGGGTCAGGTTGAACAGCTCACCCACCTTCTCCAAGGTGAGGCCATCTGGATTCCTCTCGGCCACGTCGAGGACACAGCTCTCCCCTCCGATGTGCTCTCCCGCTTCGACCTCGGGGAAGTTCGGCATGATGGAGCCAGCGTGGCTCACGTCGAGGTAGAGGTTGTACTTGCAGGTGACGTAGGGACAGGGCCGAACCCCGTGCCTGCAATGCGCCCGGAGACGGGGGAGATGACGGGGTGTCCTCGGCCCCTGGAGAGGTTCTTCGTTGTTGACCGGGATGGTCTTCTTGAACTTGCGTTTCGGGTTCATCTCGGGATCGATCTGAAGTGCTGTGGCTCCTTCTTCCATCACTTCCTCACGTTCATGGTCGCTCCGACAGGAATCGAACCTGCGATGCGGGTGTCACCCCGAGCGGATTTAGAGTCCGCCTCCTTCGACCACTCGGACACGGAGCGATTGAAGTGTGGCGCGTGACAGGAGTCGAACCTGCATAACCCTCCCCACAAGGGGGAAGGCAAAGAAGAGGCCAGGCCTGGTCAAGAGAGGGGCCTGCGACATCCACGCCGAGCGGGCCTAGCAGGCCCGTGTCCCGACTCATCCCATCTGCATGGCGATCCACCATGCGTGCCCTTCTTCTCCCCCGGTTAAAGCGGGGGGCCTCACCGTTGGGCTACACGCGCACTGTCCTCTATACTACTCTCTAAGGCGGGAGGATAAGCCCAGGAGCATCGAAGTGGGCCATCCCCCCATCCCACCAGCCTACCCGAGCCTTGAACGCAGGATAGCCCTTTCTTATGTCCATGTCACCCGATTTCTTGCGGATCAGGTCATTCGCGTAGGCCGGAACCACCCCCGTGGCCGTCGAGACTGTGACGTGGGGAGTCCGGCCCGCTACAGTCCGGAACTTCGTGGGAGGTTTCACAATGAGCACCTGGGCCTTCTCATCCGAGACCTCCCCGACCACCTTGACCGCGACCGACTTGCCCCACGGGAGACTGTGGGGCCTTGTCTCTTCGCCGTCCTTGAAGTGCCAGATGGTCATGTGGTGAGCGAGTCTGACAGGGAAGCTCGGGGGAAAGGCCCGAAGGAGTCGTTGGCGGTCTTGGGAGGCGATGAACAGGGCGATGTAGATCACGCCATCGTCGGGGTGTCCAGCAACACGTCGCAGCCACCTGGCCGCGACTCGGTTGGCTGCTATCACGTAGTACCCGGCGGAGTGGGGATCACCGAGGTTTCAAGCCAGTATCTCTTGACATCCTTCAGAAGGTTCTCCAGGTCACCATAGTTGATCGGCTTGACCACGTAGGAGTTCGCCCCATCGTAGAAAGACTGGAAGATGTCCGCCTCCAGCTTCGAGGTCGTCATCACGATCACCGGGATGTGGCGCAAGCTCGGATCATTCCGGATTTCCCGGAGGGCTTCCTGGCCGTCCATCAAGGGCATCTGCAAGTCGAGCATGACCACATCGGGTAACTTGCCCGACCGGAGACGCTCCAAGAGCTTCTGACCGTTCTCGACCCGCTCGACTTGAAGCGAGCAGTCGCAGTCCTTCATCGCTTCCTGAATGAGAACCCAGTCCTCACGATCATCTTCGGCAAAAAGAACCAGCGGGTCACTCATTGTGGGACTCCGGGGTCAAAGGGATTCTGATAATGAACGCAGCGCCGACGCCAGGTTCACCGCGAGCTTCGATGGTCGCCCCATACTGCTCAAGCAGACGACGACAGAGGGCCAAACCAATACCCGTACCGGGATAGTCAAAGCGGGTGTGCAGCCTCGTGAACACCTCGAAGATCTTGTCCGCGTGCCCCTGGTCGAAACCAATGCCATTGTCCTGAACCACCACCACCGCGTCGTCTCCCTCGACGGTGCCGTGAATCTTGATCACCAAGGGGCGTTCGGGGTGGCGGAACTTGAGTGCATTGGACAGGAGATTGGCGAACACCTGCCGAATCTGCATCGTATGGGCATGGACGGTCGGAAGTTCCCCCACCACGACCTCGGCGTTCGCCTCCTGCACCCTCAACTCAAGGTCTTGCAGGGCTTCCCGCAGCACACGACCCAGATCGACCACCATGAGAGGTACGTCGGTGTATCCAGCCCGTGCGTAGCTCAGCAGGTTATCGATGAGATGGGACATCCGTTCTGTGGCCGAGAGCATCACCTGGAGATATTCGGCCCCGCGTTGGTCTATCTGGTCACTATACTTCTCTGTGAGGATCTTCCCGAACCCCTTGATCTTGTTCAAAGGTTCCCGGAGGTCGTGAGAGGCAGCATAGGCGAAGCTCTGGAGGGCTCGGTTGGAGGACTCAAGTTGCTTGGTGCGCTCCTGAACAGCATCTTCGAGCTTCTTCTGGGCCTTCTTCTGCTCGGACACATCCCTGATCACAACGATCACCTCGTTGTCTCCCGAGGCAGAGAAGCGGGCCTCGAACACACAGTCGGGGAACTCGTCCAGGGTGTATTCCCAGAGCAGGACTTCGCCGGTCTCCAAAGCTCCGAGGATGTAGTGCATCGCCTGTTCAGTGAACTCGGCGTCAAAGATCTCACCGACGGTCCGACCCACATACTCACTCGGAGAGACAAGCGACGGAACCTTCCCGACATGGGTGTCGAGGAATCGACCTTCTCGATTGAGCAGGTGGAGCATGTCCGGAGTTGCCCGAACGAATGCTCGGTAACGAGCCTCAATCGTGGTCAAGTGATCCATCCCGACCCCGACGCACTCACCATGCTCTTGAGGTCTTTCAAGTCCTTGAGCTTGTCCACGTTGAGTGCATCGAGCAGGAGTACGAACAGAACAGCGACGAGCACCAAGCACAGGAACATGACGATGGCGGCGACGGGATGGGCACCAATCCACTCAAGTGCCCACTTCCAGGCAGACTTGTTGGCGTTCTTGACCTCCTCCAGAATCGCATCGTGCTGGGTCTTGTCCTCCTCGGCCCGACGCTTCATCCCCTGGGAGAAGTCACGTCGAAGCTCTGACATCTCCTGAGAGGTCTTGGTCTGGGCCTGGACGGACTCTCGGGTCAACCCCACAAGCTGCTCGATGAGAACTCCGACACCGGGCGCACCGTCACCATTCTGGCGGCGCTTCTCCTGCACCCCGATGGCATAGAGGCAAGTGCGCTCCAGCAGGTCGCCCCCAAAGGTGCCCTTCTCCAGATACTCGACAGCCCCGATGTCCATTGCCTGAAGCTGAAGGTTCCGGTCTCCATGACTGGTCACGATGATGACAGGAGTATGGAAGTGCAGCTCGTGGAGCTTGCGGAGAAACGTGATGCCGTCACTGTCCGGCAGCTTGTAGTCGAGGAGGACTACATCGTAGCGGTGATGCGTCTGCTGGAGTTGGTAGAAGCCTTCCTGTGCCGTGTGCGCGTCGTCAACGACGAACTTCGCTCGGCTGGCGTCCTCTAGCAGATCCCGGATGAGACGGCAATCGTCCTGATCGTCATCAATCACCAAGACCCGGACGGTCAAAGGAGAAGGCATCTAAGTCCACCCCGCACCCCTGTCAGGAGCAGTAGGAAAGCTGCTTGGTCAGGTAGCGGTTGAGGTTCGTGAGCGCCCGGAACAGCGTGCGACTGTCGTCCACCGTCGCATGAATGGCCTTTTCGAGATAGTTGTCGATCTTCCGGGCCATCGTGCTGTCCTGGCGAGCGACCTTGGCAAGCAAGACCGAAGCCCGGTCAAGGGCAGTCTGGATGGCCTCCGCATCCGGCTCATAGCCGCCCTTGATGAGATCCATCGCCGTGCTGATCTCGACCTGAAGCTGCTTCAGGCCAGGGATGCACACGGTCACGCTCTGGGTGCCCCAGCCGAAGCCCACGTCGCGGGCCAGACCCACCGGGTACTCGCCCTGGGGCAGCTTCTTGCCGTCCACCGGGGAGACATGGTTGCGACCGAAGGCGTCCACGTAGCCGTGGCTCACGCGCTTGGCGTAGTGCTTCTGAAGCTCACGCTTGGCCATGTTGAGGTCAGGGAACCAGAATCGCTGGTCGGTATCGAACTTGGCCCCGTCGATGCGACCCGTTGCGCCGGAGTCCGTCATCGCGCCCCAGCGCCGGATGACCTTGAAGCCACCCTCGTCCGGGACGACCATGCCCTCGTAGAACTTCGACTTGTTCTTCGCGGCATCGATCAGGTAGACCATGAAAGCCTCACCCGCCTTGACCTTGTTCCGGTTCAGGCCCTCCCGTTGCAGGATCGGCTTGTGGGCCACCTTGCGGAGCAGGGCATACTTCTCCATGCAGGTCAGGCCCGCCCACTTCTGGACGGTCATGCCCTGCTTCTGGTAGCAGAAGCACGCGATCTTCGCGGCCTCGACGGCTTCGAGGCGCATCTCATGGGCCTGCTTGAGCAGTGGGATGAGGTGCTGCCGGGTCTCCGGGTTATCGGAGGCGCACTTCTGCATCTCAGCCAGCAGACCCGACTCCTGGGCCTCGCTCAGCTCCACGAACTCATCCTGGTCGAACACGTCCAGGTAGGGCTGATCGGGGGTCATCGTCTGGTGCTTCTTCTTGGCACCGATTTCCTGGGGGTCAAAGTCCATCACATCCTCCCGCAAGGGTATTCGTCTCCACCCCTACGGAAATATCAAAGCCCTACCGAGAATCAGATGGTGAGGAAGTCGAAATCGTCCTCGTCTTCGTCGTCTTCCCCGAGGAGGTTCTCCACGGTCTCCTTGGACTTCGGCGGCAGCTTGTCATTGAGATACGCCTCAAGCTCGGCCAGGTCGAACTCGTCATCCTCTGTCTCTTCCGGCAGACCGGGTGTGGATACGGTCGAGAAGCCGCACATCTGGGTGATGGCGGCGGAGATGCCGAGGAGGTGCTTCTTGAGTTCTTGCAGCACCACCCGGAGAGCAATGGGGTCGCAGAAGTCCTCCTTGTGCATCCACAGAAGGCAGTTCCCGTGTGTGTCCGTCTTGGCCTTCATGTAGGCGGCAATGCCCTTGCCACGAGCACTCCCTCGCTGGACATTGGTTAAGACCGCGATTTCAATGATAATCTCACCGATCTCGATGGTGTCTATCCAGCCGGTCTTGAACTCCTCACGGGATACCACGGCTCCGGGGAAGAACTCCTGCATCTCGGTATCGAAGGTTCGTCTATCCATGCTCCTACTACCCTTTTTCTGGCAAGGGGGCTCCCCCTCCGTCCGATAGGGTATCAGAGGGGAAGGAGGTGCAAGCATGAGCACCGCAGCAGTCGATACGAACACTGGCGACGTGAAGATGGCCTCCGTTCTCTCCGAGATCGGTGACCTCGATCAGGGCACCCTCGTATCCGCCCGGCTCAAGAAGAAGGGCGTGCAGCGGGGCCAGGCAGGCTCCAAGGTCGTGTACGATGACGACTTCGTTCACGTCCTGATCTGGAGTGGCTTCCACTACCAGGCGCTGGTCGAGCGTTCCTTCAAGAAACTCCACCAGTTGTGGGGCAAGGGCGACCTGGCCACCAAGCTCATCGAGGCGACCCGCAACAAGGGTCAGCTCGGGGTCACCGTGGGCGACGTGACCACGGCCATCCAGGAGGTCGAGGACGCCCTCCTCAAGGTCATCCGGTCCGGCCAGAAAACCGAGTCCATCTACGCCGAAGAGATTGAGCAGCCCATCTCGGTCTGGACCCCGCTGGAGGTGGGCGGCAAGCGCATCCGGGGAGCCAAGGTCTATGACGGGGCGGGTGACCCGAACAACCCGCGTGCGCCCAAGCCGGGCACCGTGTACATCGACGGCGTGAAGCTCGGGGAGAAGATTCTGACCCCCGCGCCGAACGGTTCCTGGAAGCCCAAGCAGAAGGCCAAGACGGTCGCCAAGGACATCCTGCGGTCGTGGCTGCCCATCGGGCTGTACGTCCGCTACGCGCTGGAGAAGGAGCGGCTGCTCGACGTGAAGGTCGGGGATGAGGCCGGTCAGTTCGCCAAGTCCGAAGGCGTGCCGGTGGATCCGATGGCGGTCAAGTCGCTGTTCAAGATCGCCCCCTAGCTGTCGGGGTCGTCGGGATCTTCGACCTCGATGAACGTGCCCCCGTCGTAGGCGTCGTTCAGCGTCACCTCATCGACAATCTTGTCCATGTCGATCTCCGACACCAGACGCTCGCTCTCCTCGCGCCAGAGCTTCTCCTTGGCGTCAGCGTGACAGGGAGGACTCACGGCCAGCCACACGTCATCCTGCTCGCAGATGTGCTTGGCCTCCTTGAGTGACTCGGCGGGAGCCAGGGGCAGGTTGTTGTTGCAGTCGTCATCGAACACGCGCCAGCAGAGGATCGCTTCCTCCCCCTCGACCACGAGATGCGTGATGATGGTCTCGAAGTCCTTATCCTCTCCGGGAACGATGTAGATCATCCGGTGGTAGTGCAGGTTGGCGTCGATGCCTTCCAGCACCCCCGGAGGGATGGTCATCCAGCCCCGGTCGAGAGGGATCTGTCCGTTCATGCAGCCCTCGATCTCTTCCAGCGCCTTTGCCCGCTTGGCTTCCTGGCGCTCGACGCCTTCGGCCACATACTCCAGTAGCGTCTTGCCCCGTAGACGGGCGACGATGAACATGACCACGAACAAGGGCCAGCGAATGAACGCTCCGAGAGCCTTCATCAAGGGGATACCCCCCTCGGACTCGCCCAAGACCTTACGGAGCCAGTCACGGAAGCTCGCGCCCCTCGATTGGACGAGGGCGACCTCGAACAAGATCACTGTGGGCAGCGCGAAGGTGCCCACGAAGAGATACCCGAGTGAGATATTGAGGAAGGTGTCCATCATTCCTCCGCACTTTGGCGGCGGCGCATCACCAGGAGGGCGTCACGCTTCTTGTTGATGCTCTCGATGGCCTGTTGCATCTTCGTCCAGACCGAGGCGTTGTCCGAGTGAATCCGGATCTCGTCCGGTATCACGTCCAGGTTCTCGTGGACGGCGATCTGCTCCTCCAACCACGTCAACACGTCGTAGCCCGTGCGGCCTTCGGGGTCTGGTGTCCCGAACCCGTAGCAGCCACCCAGGTCGTGATCGAGCGAGAGGATGCCGACCTCGCCGGTCTCCAGCATGGCGATGGTGTCGGCCACAGACCGAACCACGAGCCAGGTCGTCGGTGAATCCTTGATGTACTCGGGCGGATGCTCGACCCACACGCCCTTGTCGTCCGGCACACCCCGGATGTCGTCCAGGTAGACGTTGACCTTGTTGTCACCCATAACGCTCAACCCTCCCTGGCTCTATTCTACACGGCAACCTTGCGACGTTCCAGTTCCGCCAAGATCGCCTCCAGGGGCACCTCCCGCAGCCCGTAGGGGTCGAGAGGCTCGTCGGGGTCGGTGAGGCACGCCTGGAAGCTCTCGGCCTCCTTCACGGCGGTCTTCGGTCCCTTGGAGGGCATCAGGACGAGCTTGTCCGCGTGAACCTCGGTGATGACCCCCCACATCCGGTCGCGGCTGCGTCGGCCCCCGCCCGAGATGTAGTCCCCGGCGAACTCGACCGGGACTCCGGGTTTGGCCCACTCGGGAATCAGGTAGTAGAAGTCGTCCCCCCGCGCCTTGTCTGCGAAGTGGCGCTTGAGGCCACCGGGGGCGGTCGGGTCGATGGCGATCTTGGCCCACCAGTTCTTGCCCCGCTTGTGGTTCTCCCACTTGGGAACCTCGGTCAGTGCGCCGTGCTCGATGGCCAGGGTGATGGTGTCGCTCATCGCCCGATCCCCTTGAAGTTGTAGTTGCCCGCCCGGATTGCCGCCTCGTCGGCCCTCCGTGCCTCCTCGAAGCGCGGATCCTCCCGCTCCTTGTCGGAGCAGTCGAGGCAGATCTCCTGGGTGTTGAACATCGACATGATGTGGCAGCTTGTCTCTTTCCCGCATCGCTGGCAGCGCATCGTGACCTCCCGGCTAGCTCGCGTTGGCCTTGCGGAAGCGGTCGTAGCACTCGGACTCGGTGACCTCGCGGCCCAGCTCCTTGAACAGCGCCCGGAGCGCCCGGTTGTAGGCGGTGGACCGGCGCTGGACCTCGGAGCGGCTGCACTCGCCGTCGCAGGTCAGGTTCTCGGGCGACAGGTTCCCGTACACCCGGTCGATGTCATCGAGGATGTCATCCTCGTCGCGCTTGCCGGTGAGCGGGGTCACGTCGCTGCGCTTGGGGGTCCGGGTCTCGCCCGTGGTGAGCAGGAGCCGGACGCGCCCGTCGCCCAGGAAGCCCTCGACCGTGCCGGTCTCGGTGCCGTTGAAGGGGTTGGTGTAGGTCACCCGGTCGCCCACCTTGAAGTCGTGGTTCGCGCCGCCGTCCGCGTCGGGCAGGTTCGGAACCACCTGGGAGACCATCATCTTGTAGCGGCCCCCGCGAGCCCCCTCCACCAGGATGGGGTACTTGCGGTTGCGGGGCTTGAGCCCCGTGATGGTGAACTCGCGCCCCTCGCACTGGAACTTCGCGCCGAAGTGCTCGGGCTTGAGGCCGAAGCGTCCGCAGTGCTTCTCGAAGTCGGCCCGCTGGTTGTCCTTCGGCACCGTCAGGGCGACCTTGGTGTGGGTCGCCGTGTCGGAGAACTTGAACCGCTCGGGCGTGTACTCCAGCCCGAACCGCTCGGCCACCTCGCGCATCGCCTTGCGGATGGCCTCGTTGACCTCGCCCACGTTTCTCCGGTCGAACTTGGTGATCTTGGTCGTCATCGCGTGTTCCTCCTGTCCAGACTACTCTGTGGTCGAGTCGAGTAAGACCCCGCCTCCGGTCAGGCGCAGCGCTTGATGGTGTCGAGCAGGTCGTCGGTGGCGACGAAGCCCTGCTTGACCGCCTCGGCAGCCGCCGTGCCACCGGCCCGCAGGATGAAGTCCGTGCCCGGCTCCAGCCTGTAGGACACGTAGCGCCGCACCGGCAGCTTGCTGCGGAGCAGGCCCTTGGCGACCGTCTTGGCCTTCGACTTGGCCTTCGGCACCGGGCCGTTCGGGGCCGGGGTGATGACCGTCTCGTGGATCTTCAGCCCCTGGAGGTAGATGGTGCCCGGCAGCGGGGCCTTGGCCTCGCCGGGGTTGCACTCGCGGCACTGGCAGTTGGCCTTGCCGCTGCACTTGTAGACCCGCGCTCCCCGGACGGGCTCGCCGTCGAGGGTCAGGCCGTCGAACACGTCCTGGGTGGTGGAGGTGGACTCGGCGTTGGGGTCGAGCGTCCGCTCGAAGCTGGCGACCAGCTCGTCCCGCGCCGCCGTGAAGTCGGCCAGCGTCAGGGCGTTGCCCTTGCCGTCCACGATGCCCTTGGCGGTCGCGTCGGCCAGGGCGGCGTCGAGGTCGGCGTCCCGCACCTGCTCCAAGGAGCGGCGCACCAGGTTCTCGTAGCGGAAGCCGGTCAGGATGACGACGTGAACCTCGTCGTCACCGTAGGTCTTCCGGGCCGCGCCCCGCCCGCGCTCCGTGCCGCGCTTGCGGGTGATGAGGCCGGTGAAGGTGCCCTTGCGGGCGTCCTTGAGCAGCAGGCCGAGCAGGTCGGAGTTGCTGTTGCTGCGGGCCGTGCGAGTCGTCGTTGCCATCTTCGTTCTCCTTTCGTCCTCACCTAGACTACTCTGGCCCAGACCGAAATAAGACCGTCCTAAGACGGTTTTTTCTTTCTAAGGAACGCGCGTCCCGCGTAGAGAAAAGGGTCTTATCTCGGCCCACCACAGAGTAGTCTAGGTGAACGGGGAGCGAAGCATAGAGGCAAGCTCCCAAGCTCTGTGAGAAGTCAAGACTATGGGCGGCTTGGAGGGCTCGGTAGGCGGCTCCGAAAGGGGTAACCTCCGCCGGTTGCAACCTGGACGGGGTACCGAGTCGAGGGTTCAATTCCACTCCCGCTCACACACGAAGAAGTCGGTGCCCCGAGGGGGTGCCGATAGGATAGACTGCCAGAGGCTTCAACCAAGGAGGGTTCAGCCGATGGGCTAGAGTCAGCCCTACGATGTCCCTGAACTGGTCCTGGGGCATCGTGGAAAGACGCTCACCACCCTTGAGGAGAGCGTCCTGGGCAACGAGGTTCAGGGGCCTCCCGGAACCCCCCGAGGCCAGCTTGCAATGGGCGAGCTGGGGCTGGTACTCGGGCCGGGGGGATGGTATAGACCAGGCAAGGTTGACAGCTCCGGCCCCAACCCTCGGCGGAGGGATTCGAGCACGGACGACGCTAGGCCCGCTCTGCGTGGATGTCGCGTGACAGTCGGCTCGATACCCGGTGATGTGCGAGGCCCAAGTCGAGTGAACGGTGCCGAGACTAGCGGCACCCTCACTTGCACCCCCGAAGCGGACTGGAGTAGAGTGACCCCATGATCTTCGCACTCATCGGAGCCGACTTCCAACGGACGTTCGCGCGGGTTACGCCCGCGCCCGTTGGAGGTCAACATGGCACGAGGAATCGCGTTTCGTAGGCACCACACCCATCGGGTCTGCCACAACCGCCGAACCCTTCACCTGGCCCTCATGTCGGATCTGACTGAGGCTGACATCGGACGGTGGGGTTACCCCACCTGGTACGACAAACGGTGTCTCTTCGGGTGCAACTGCTCGGCCAAGACTCCGGGCCGTCCCCGCCGGGGTCATGGGGTTTGTCGCACGGGTCAGCGGGATCGCATCTACAACTGGCGTCGTGAGGCCGTCCGCATCGGTCATCTGTCTCGGTTCTACTCGGGTGTGGACTGGGACTCGGATGAGGTGGTGCTGGCTACTTCGGGGACTGACTACAGCTACTGATCACTTCAGGGTGATGTAGGTGTAGATGTTGCTCTTCTCGCCATCGTGGACATCGACGCTCTTGATCTTGTCCTTGAAAGGCCGCAGGGCCGGATCGAGCTTGGAGTGGTACCGCTTGAGTTCCTCCTCGACCATCTCCTGATACCGCTGCCACCCATACTCGGACTCACCCTCCTTGGGGAGCCAGTCGGAGCGATACCCACCCTCGATCCTGAGATTGTCCTTCGAGATGGTGGTCTCGTGACGACTCCAGGACATTCCCATGTCATCGGTGATGCGCTTCAGGACGGCTGCGATGGCCTGTGCCGTTTCCGCCCGAGCAGCAGTGGCATCGGCTTCGCCCTTCATTCCAGGCCAGCCCCGAAGCAACTCAAGGAAGTTCAGGGCGACAGCCTTGGCGTCCTTGACAGTGGCCGCACCCATGCGGCCCACGTTCATCTGGAGGCCTTCCTTCTGGCCCGTGTTCTCCCAGACGGTGAGCTGTGCCGGAATCCCGTGGGACTGGTGCTCGTCAATGCGGAAGGTGACCAGGAAGGTGTGACCCGGCCCGCCGTAGCGGTAGTGCCCCTCGGGCTTCTGCCAGGCTTCGATCTGGAGCTTCTTCGGGTCAACGAGCTTTGCCTTGATCATGCGAGCCGCTGCAGCGGTGACCTTCTTCAGCGCCGGAGGCATCTGCTTCTTGGAGAGCCTCTGGATCATCTTGGTCGCGTCGGTGACGTGCTTCTGGAATCGCTTCACCATCGTCTGAGCGTCACGGAGAGCCCTCGCAGCCGTCTTGTCCTCGGGATAGGCTGCGATGACCTCTTCGACGCTTTGGAGAACGCCCTGCGCCGCCTTGAGGCCCGCCCTGGCCTTCTTGAGCGCATCCAACTGGGAACGCACGTCGGCATCCCCGGCAGCCATCTTGTAGTGCAGGCCGAAGGTGTCGGTCACCTCCTCGATGTTCTGGGACAGCTCATCGAGGGTGTCGAGCGTATCGAGCAGCTTCCCCATGTTGGGGAGCGCCGCCTGCTTGGCGACCCATCGAGCGGCGACGCGCTTCTTCATGTCTACTTCCCCTTGGCCAGATACCAGGCCGCAACCCGACCGGCATGACCGCCCCGGAGCCGCTGCTTGAGCAGGTACACGTTGGTCTCGTGGGCGTTCGCCAGAGCAGCCAGGTAGTCGTTCATCCCGAGCGGCAGGTTGCCCTGGTCTTCCAGGCTCTCGAACATGACCTTGAGAAGCACCTGGAGGGTCTCTTCGGCAGCCAGCGCCCGGCGGATGGGGTCTTCGTAGCCCATCCACATCTTGACGACCTCGGCCTCCCACAGAATCTGGGCGTGTGGGTCGATGGCTTCGGAGCCGTAGTAGGCGATGATCTTCTCACCCAGCGTGTCGATCTCCTCGATGGGCGGACTCTCCTCCTCGTCGTCCCCGATGTAGAGGCGCTCGAACAGAAGGTGGTCGCCGTAGAAGCTGCTCCCCTTGACCTTCCAGTGGGTCGTCCAGTGAAGCCACTGCATCGCCCGCAAGACTCCCAGCAGTTGGGTGTAGAGGCCCTGAGCATCGGCCTGCTTCCATTGGGCGGCGAGCTTGGCCAGTTGCTTCTTCATCGCATCCTCACTTCAGTTCGATGTCATGGAAGCCACGTAGCGAGCGGCTACACGGGCGGCAAACTTGTGGACTTCGAGGCGCAGGTTACGATCCCCGAGCGCTTCCTGCGCCTGGCTCAAGAGTTCCTCGGGAACTCCCATGAGAGAGGCGACATCCTCGGCATCGACGTGAGACATCGTTTCAGAGCCATCCTCGAACTTGACGATCCCGAGGGTGTCAGGGGCCACGTCGAAGGACACGTCCTCGACCTTGACCCCCGGTGAGGGGAAGTTCTTGGCGTCGCTGATGATGGCAGCCCGCCGAAGGTAGCGGGCTGCCACGCGAGCAGCCCATCTACCACTGCCCAGGCCCTCGATCTGTTCCAACAGGGTCTTCTGCTGACTAGGTTTCATCGCCCGCCACTGCCGCCGGTAGTAGGCGTAGGCCTGGCGCTCGGTCATGTCCAGTTCGCCGTCCTGCCAGAAGTTCTCAGGCCCCTGCTCCTTCCACTCACCGATCACTGAATTCAGTTCCGAGTCGCTCATGCGGTTGAACGGCCCTTCCTCCTCCCTGGCCTTCCCCAGTGCCACGAAGACCTTGGCGATCTTGTCCGCGATGGCGGCGACCTGCCGGGTTGTCCTGTCCACGTTGGACTTCGGAGCCACCTTGAATGGCCGCAGGAGCTTGGCCATCTTGTCCCACTCGGCCCGGTCATTGAACCCAGTCGGGTTTACGATCAGCCGGTAGCGACCATCGGGCTGGATGGGCTGGGGTGGATTGCTCATCCGTTCGGCTGTGAAGGCCGTGTACGCATCGTGTAGGGCGAACTCCAGCCGGGCCTTGTTCCCGGCCATCTGCGGGAGCATCAGGTCAGCATGGAGCTTGACGAACCGACCCTCAAGCTCGGGCGGCAGGGTGCCGGGCTTGTACCGCAGCACGGGCATGGGCTGACGGGTGAACTTGGAGCCAGGGAAGGCCCTCTGTGCATCCCCCAGCATCCCACCGACTGCGTTGAGCATCTTCTGAACATCCGGCGCGACCTTGACCGCTGCAGTCTTCTTGTCCGCCGCTTCCATCTGGCCCACCACCTTCTCGGCCCACGCCTGCCCGGCGTCACCACCCCAGAGGAGCCAGGACACGTAGCCCTTGTCATTCCAGGGTTCGTTCTTGTGCTCCGCAGCGACGGACTTGTTCTTCTGATGCCGGGCGAAGAACGCCTTCATCTGCTTGACGACTTTCGGACTCACCGTGTCCCGGTTCTTCAGGTTGGTCGCCCGCTGCACCCCGGAGCCGATGCCCTCCTTGGACGCCTCGGAGGGAGTCAACCCGCCCCTGTTCGACGGGCTGGCCTTCTGGCGATACTCCAGACCCTTCTTCGCTGCACTGGCGACACCCGCAGGGGGCTTGAAGTTGATGTGGTCGTAGCTGGCCTTGGCGGTCTTGCGCCAGCCTCCACCCTGGTCGTTGTACCACTTCACAGCCCACTGGCTCGCGTAGGCACTCGGATACACGTCGAAGCGACTCCGGGCCTCGTTCAGCGCCTCTTGCCAGAGAGCCTCGTCGGTCGGTTGGTTCTCGCGGGCCATCAGGGGGTGTCTCCAGGCTTCAGAGGGTCGAAGTCCTTGCCACCGCAAGGCGGGATCGGCAGGTCTTCGAGCGGCGGGCTGGGAACGATGCCGACCCCGTAGGGACAGGTGTTGTAGTGAGACTTCCCACAGCGGACACAGGCCGGGGGCTTCTGCTCGTCTGCCATCAGATCACCTTCCCCCACGTCACCGGGTCCTGGTAGGGGACAGAGGCCCAGGGCTGCCAGGTGCCTCCCCAGTCGGTCGAGAAGTCGCCCAGTGCGCCCGTGGGTGCGAAATTGGTCGAGGGGCGGTTGACCGTCCGGCCCTTCTGAATCCGGAGGCCACCCCCGGCATTCCCGGCCCCGGTCACGGCCCCGGTCCGCTCGAAATACATGTCCGAGGCACAGCGGATGGCGTCCCGCCCACAGTTCTTGATCTCAAACGGCCCGTAGAAGCGGGCGATGCCTGCCACGTCGTAGTAGAGGCCGTCTCTTGCCGCTCCATCGATGGTGATTGGTCCCCGGAAGTGCGAGTAGGTGGCGTCGGCCACGCTGCCCTCGTGGCTCACACCGATCCCCTGGATGTAGCTCGATTGGATGAAGGTGTTTCCTGTCAGCCAGATGTCCCAGATGGTCGGGACAGTGACCTCTATCAGACAACCTGTAATCCCGGCACCCAGGGATTCGTTGGAAAGCGCCAGAACAGTCGAGGGGGTGTCCTTGGCATAGCAGCCGTTCATCTGAGCGCCGGGAGCGGTAACGCCTCCGGAAGCGTTCTCGAAACGACAGCCGACGAGATACATGAAGTTGTCGCCCGTTGCCGGACGCCAGGTGGCCGGAGGAGTGACGGGGGCGAACTCCACGTCGGAGATGGTCATGCTGCTCTCGGCACGCGAGTTGTACACGCCCCAGTTGGAAGCCAGGAACAGCTTGGTGGCCGGACGGTAGAACGTGATCTCACTGGTCGCGTCTGGGCGGTCGCCCCAGATGAAGTAGGGGCCTCCCAACACGTCCACCCAGTCAGAGCCGTTGTTGATCACGACCCCGACGTAGTAGGCGTTCGGGTCAGACCCCTGGCCCGCCGTGACCCGCCACTGGAGTCCTCGGAGGGAATCCACGGCCCAGCCGGGGTCAGGGGCGAACGTGATTCTGCGAGGCGTATCCGTAGCCGACACTACGGTGCCGGGAGGCATCACCTGGATGATCTCTCGGGTTCCCTCGATGTTGAGGTCAACGAAGGTGTTGAACCGGACATCATCCGCACTCTCGTCCCACTGGCCTGCCCCGACATGGATGGTTATGGACTGGCTGATAGTCGGATCGGGGATGTTCGGGATCAGTTCCATCAGCCGCTTGAAGGTCAACACGGGGTTTCCCACGGAGCCGTCGTTGCCATCGTCGCCCGTCTTGTCCACGTAGAGGTCGGTCATCGTCTGGGTGACAGGAGCGGAGAGCAAGACCGCCGTCAGGTAGCCATTCTGGATAAATGTGGCGATGACCCCCGACTGGTAGCTCATGGCCACGTCATCGGTGAACACCAGGTCAATGAACCCGCTGACCGGCACGTACACGGGGCCGGGCTTCCGAACACCGGAGCCTCTGGGGCCATCCAGCCCGTCCACCAGGTCGGTGATCAAGATCGAAGTCTGGGACAACCCCGTGTGGGTCAGTCGGAGCGTCTGCTGGTTCAACGTGGCCACAGGGTATTCCTACGGGTCAATGGGCACGAAGTCGTTGCCCTTGCATGGCGGGGGAACTCCGATGCCGATCTGGAAGGGATCGTTGAGCAGGTCAATGTTGGCGGGACACCCTACCTCCTCGCGGATGGCCTTCTTGCACCAATGACAGCGCTTCTTCTTCTCATTCATCAAAGCACCCCCGCGAGTGTGGCCGGGTTGACCAAGGGCACCGCAGCCCAGGCATTCCATACGGCTCCGCCGTCAATGGAGAAGTCACCCGACCCTCCTGTGACCACGAAGTTGGCGTTGGGCCGCTTGAATGTTACACCAGAGAAGATTTTGAGCCCACCCTGATTGCCCGTTCCGGACACACGCGCTCCCCCAGCAATAGCCATAGACACCGAGACATGAAAGGCAGCACCAGAGCAGTTCTCGATGACGTGTCCGTGGTGGCCCTCCAGATACATGCTGAACGCTCGGGTCGTCGTGCAATGGATGCCGTTTTGAGCACCATCGATGCGATTGGATCCGGTGCTCGACTGGTACATCACGTAGCATTCCTTGCGATGAGGCACCAGTCGCACCTTGTTGAACACGCAGTTGCCGATGGTCATGTTCCCGGCCATGTAGAACGCTGTCGGGGATGCAGCATCGAACAAGCATCCTTGAAAGCTGCTTGTGCCCGTAGGGGCACTTCCCTGCCAGTGCGGGACCTTGGCGTTCGGATAATAACAGCCGATAGACGATACAGCATCATCTGCAAAGAGCGTGGCCCAAGGGCCTGGCTCTACACGACACCCGTATAGATCAAGGGGACTGTTGGTTGACGTAACCGTATAACCGAAGCCTCCCAAGGTGCAGTTGAATACCCGTATCTTGCCAGCGAGACGCTCGATGGGCAGCGCAACCCAGTTCCCGAGGTGCAACTGAGTGGCTGGCTCCTGTATGGTCACCTCACTCGTGTTGTCGAGTGGCGACCACTGCCAGCTCCAACCTCCCAGAACCTCGATCCAGTCGGCCCCGTTGGCTTCAATGACTCCGATGGAGTATTCACTGAAGGAACCTGACCCCGCTGTCACCATCCACTGCTTGCCGACGAGGGCACCCGGCGTCCACCCCGGATTCGGAGCGAACGTGATCCGACGAGGAGACACGTCTGGGGCCGACACGACTGAGCCGGGAGGCATCACAGCGATAGTGCTCGCCGTGCCCCTGATATCCACGGCGTAGGGCGTCCTGATGGGAGGGCCGTATTCTTCCCACACTCCAGGTCCGAAGTGAACCCGAACCACATGGTCCCATGCTTCTTCACCGAGAGGGTTGAGCGGGCTTCTGATGAGGGGGATGAGTTCCAGAGCACGTCCGAATGTCAGAACAGGCGCGGTCTGGGAACCGTCGTTGGCGTCGTTTCCGGTCTTGTCCACGTAGATGTCCACGTAGCCCGTGTCCGGCCCGACAAGAGGGCTTTCGCCCGAACTGATCAGGAATTCATGGGTCAGGTGTCCTGCCGAGATGAAACCCGCGATGGAGCCGGACTTGAACGAGAGGGCCACGTCGTCCGTGTAGCTCAACTCGATGGTCTGCCCCACGGCGATGTAGAGCGGCCCCGACTTCCGAGGGGTACCATAGCGCCCGTCGATGCCGTCCACCAGGTCATCCAGGAAGATGGACGACGCCGAGAGGCCCGTGTGGGTCAGACGCAGAATGATGGGTTCCGTGGGCATACCCGTGCCTCCAGGCTCTTACCCATGCGTCCCTATGAAGGAATTACCGAGATCAGGCGGCGAGGTCGTCCTCGACATAGTGACGATGGAACTTGTCCTCGGTGGCACAAAGCTCCAGAAGATCCTCGGGGTCGGTTGTCTCGCGGTCGAGTTGCCGAACACGCGGAATCTGTATTGCTTCCGTGGCCTTGAGTCCCATGATAACAGCCTCGGAGCAGAATAGACGCTTGGAGTCGCGGAAGGGATTCTTGCGCTTGATGTTGAACCAGCGCAAGAAAAGCACCCAGAGAAAGCCCAGGATTCCCTCGAAATCGTAGCGGGTTCCGAGCCAGTCGGCCACGAACTGGAGGCCCGGTTGGAGGTCATAGTCGCAGGCGTACATGGCGACGAGCTTGTTGTGGCTGGTGAACTGCTTCCAGGTCTCCACGTTGTAGCCGATTCTGGTCGCGTGCATCACCAGCGTCTTGTCCAGCGTCTCATCCCGGAAGCTGAACCAGGTGTGGCTCACTTTCGACCGGGTGAAGAACCGGATGAGCCGGGAAGAGATGGCGTTGGTCGTGCTGAAACCTACTCGGACTTCAGGTTCCATCAGTCGCCCTTGTCCTTGCCCGTGATGAGCACGAACACGGCCTTGATGGTGTTGCCCGACCTGTTGTGGAGGGTCACCCGGAGGGTCCACTGGCGGAGCAGGCTGGAGGGCTTGATGTTCGGGTCGTGGATCTTCTGGGCACCCGAATCCCAGATAGGGAACTCATCGATGTGCTCGGCCAGCCGGATGTCCACATCGAACAGGTTGTATTCCCCTGTCTGGCTGTAGTTCGGGGTCACGTCCCCGCCGGAGTCAATGTCCCACCAGCCGTCGTTGTCGCTGGCGGGCACGGGAACCGCCGTGGTGTAGTCCACGTACTTGTCCCCTGCCGGGTTCGGGATAACGATGTTGAACCCCTGGCCGGTCGGATAGAGGACACAGTTGGCAGGCTGACCGACCGACCCCGGATTCTCGACCTCGGTGGCCAAGGCCCAGACCTCGAAGTCCACGGAGTCCTCGAAGCCTCCGCCGTCCCACTTGATCATGCCGCCCGCGAGCATCAGGTCGCAGTTGAAGTGGGCGTCCAGAACCTTGTCCTCGATGTCGCTACTCTCGATGCGGAAATGTGTGTCCTCGTCATCGACACCCGTGATGTAGAGCAGCTTGCCCGGCCCGTAGCTGTTGATCTGGATGATGGGCCGACCATCGGAGGTCTCGGCAGTTACGGGGTCAGGGAGGGGTTCGCCACTGTGGGCCTCTACGATGTCATCAAGCTCACCCTCCCCGACCGACGAGGGGATGGCGTCCTTGAACCAGATGTTGCAGTCGTCACCCTCGGTCTCGATGTAGTCCAGGGCTACCGTGATGGGACTCGCCAGAATCTCCATCGTGAGGCGATTGATGTCAACCTTGTGGTTGGGGAAGTCGTTGTTGATGCTGTAGGTGTAGTCGGTGGCAGCCATCAGGAATTCCTCCGAATCTCAATCCGGGCACGACGGATGGTGACCGTATCTCCATAGAGGGAGGCATAGCGGATCTTGACCGTCTGCGTTCCCGAAGTCATGTTGATGTCCACATAGGCTGTCACTGGCTGATACTTCGTGGTCATACCCTCCAAGCTGTTGACCTCCACCCCGTTGACCTCAAAGACCACCTTGACCCCAGGCTCGATGGTGACATTCCTGATCTTTTTCTTCTTTTTCAGCGTCGTCGCCATCTCACAGGAGAACTCAATGCGGTAGTTGCCAGTGGGCTGGTGACCCGCCCAGACTGCCTTGTCCTGAAGTGTCGTGCTGTTGGTGGACGACGACTCCTCCACGTCGGCCCGCTCGACGTTCTCGGCAGCGATGCGCCAGATGGCGGCACCCACCGTGCCGTCGAGACACGTCCAAGTGTTCAAGTCCACCGTGTTGAACCAGCACGAGCCGACCCCGAAGCCCCAGGAGTTGTCGTCGTTGACCGTGGGGTCGCGGTCGGTGCGGTTGCACTGGGGGTCGGGCATCGGCTCGCCCGAGTGGACGGCCACAAGACCGTCGAGGGTGGTCTTGTCTCCGGCGGAGAGGGCGTCCACGAACCAGATATCACAGTCGTCATCCACAGTGTTGATGTGGCTCAGGGCAGTCGAGATGCTGCTGTAGTCGATCTCACGGGACAGCCGGGTCGAATCAACCTTGTGGTTGGGAAAGTCGCCCGAGATGCTGTAGGTGTATTTGGTCGCAGCCATCAGAGCACCTGCACAATGGTCATGTGACGATTCTGGAAGCGCATCGTCGGGGGCGGGTTGCCCGTGTCACGACGCCAGCGCATGTCAATGGCCTCGCCGTCGCCCACTGTGACCAGGACACCCGTGAGGGCGAAGGGGGTATAGGCATCGGCCTCACCAGGCTGGAACTCGACCTCGGTAAAGGCGACCTGTGTCCCCCCCGTGTAGACGCTGACCCACATGTTCCGGTTCTTCACGCTCAGGTTGATGGAACCACCTGCGAAGACCATGTAGGTCCCCGCGCCCGGCGTGTAGGTCAGCCCCGAGATGAGGGTATCTGTGGTCGCGGTCGAAGTGGTGACACCCGTGAAGGAAAGCTGCGTCGAGAACTGGGTCACTTCCTCCAAGAAGTTGACCCGCTTGGCCTTCTTCTTGTTGTTCGAGTCCTCACTGTCCTCGATGAGCATCCAGTCATCATCGACTACATCGGTCTTCTCGGTGATAGCTGCGATCTCGCCATCCACGTTGTCGTGGATGGCATGTCCAGCCAGAACCTTCTCCGCACCAGTGAACTGGGTCGTCATGAAGACGCCAGGGGCCAAGACCTGGAGGACACCCGTCTGAGCACTTGAAAGCTCTACCGTGAACTTGTTTTTAGGATCAGCCTCATCAGATACAATGTCTGTGATCAGGTCAGCCCGAACCACATCATCGACAATGACCTGCACACCCAGGTTTTCGCGGTCAAGGTTGTGCGTGACCTCAATCGAGGACGAGCTGCTAAATGACTGCTTGTGGAGAAGATTGAGTACATTAGCCATTTGGCAGCCGCTCCCCGAGAGTCCACTTCACGCCCTCGATATCAGCCGTCCAGACCAACATGTCCTTGTTTCCAGTGCCGTCGTCATCCAGCTCGACCCGGATCAACAGCATGTCGCCTTCGTAGTAGTCGCTGATGTCAATATCGTCACTGGTGATGGAGATGATCTTGTTACTGGTGTCGAACTGAGCCGACACGGTAGTAGTTTGCGCCGCCTTGGCGGTCAAGGTCTCAGTGTTGGCCACCGTGCGCGCTACTGGAGTGAGTCCTCCTGTAGGATCTGCTTCCAGCACTCCCGCGATCTCAACAGGCAACACACTCATGATGACACTGCCGTCAGTACTCGCGCCAGAGGTAGTCACCGAGAAAGTGACGCTTACCTGAAGGGAGCAACTCGTACACGCCCCCTTGGGAATCCGACTCTGGAAATAGATCGCATCCCCATTACCGTTGAAGATGCTGTTCTTGACAGCATGATTCCAGCCCGTAGGAAGCCCACCACTACCGACCGCCAAGGACCCGCTTGTGACACCGCCGGACTCACCAAAGATGTTTCCACCTGACAGCAGAGAATCCTTGTAGCGGGCCAAGCCATACATCGCCAGAAGACCACGCCCCGTGGTCCGCAGACGACTCGTGCCAAGCTGAAGTTGTTCAAATACTGGAGCCGTAGTCAGTGCATTTGTGACACGCACCCGAAGCCAGTAAAGATTCTTGCTGCTGATGGTCTTCTTCGTCCAGTCATCCTGCAATGGGTAGAAGATGTCTTCATTACTGTTGGCCCGGATGAACAGTTCGTTGGCGTAACGGTAAAGATCCTCGACGGACGTTGCCATCACCGGCAGTTCAGCCCAGGCAGCCCCGTCCCAGTATTCCAGAGCGAAGCTCTTGGTCGTTGCCTCTACGGCTGCTGTGGTCTGGAAGAATCGGAGAGATGCCGTCTTGAGAACATCGCTGGCATCGGCCCTTTCGGTCCCGATGAGGATGGTGTGGTTCGCCCCGGTTCCCTGGAAGGTGAACGTGCTTCCGCTGGGGCTGGCTGCGTCCTCCGAAACATCGGTGAGGTTTCCGCCGTCTGTGGTGCTGGTCGCCGTGCTGTCAGTGGTGATGACCACCATGTCTCTGGTGTAAGGTGCCCCCTCACCAGCATTCATGTCATTTGCACTCTCTGGGAGGCCAATGGAAAGCGCACCCGCGATGGTTTGCCCATCTTCTACAGTGCTCTCAGGGTCGAAATAGGTGGCGTTGAAAGTCGCCCCAGGCTCTACACTGATATACTCGTCCCTGAAAATTCCAGTCACGGACAAGACTGCGGAAGCGCTTTCGACCAACAGATCGTAGGCTGTGCTCCCACGACAGGTTACCGCATTTCCCTCAATGGTGGAGCCGCTTCCGGTGCTTCCGATGCGAACGGCGTTGGTGCAGTTTTCCTGTGTGACGTTGTGGGGGTAGATGATGCCCCCATCGTCGGCGTAGAGGCCGTTGGTGTTGTTCTGGCCCCCGCTGTTGTGAACCCAGATAGTGCCACCATCAGCGTAGAATGCGTTGGTGGCGTGCTGGAGTACATTGGAGCAGTCGATGCGACCACTGTTCTCGGCCAGAAGGCCGTTCGTCACACCAGGGAATGTCTTGCATTCCTCGGCCAGCAATCCACTGCCGCTGCCTGTGCAGTGGATTGCAGTCTGCCCGCTGACGAAGTTGCAGGCATTGAGTTGGACGTTGTTCACACCGCCCGCGACATAGACCGCAGCGTCGTTGGTCGGCCCGATGAAAGCAAAGCCGTCAAGGCCCGTGTTCGCCACGGGGGTGACCAGCGGGTTGTTGTTGTCTGTCGCCGCAATGAAAGCGGCACCCGACGAATGGGATTGCAGGATGACGTACTGCTTCAGCGTCAGGGGGGCTTCGGCATAGACCCCTGCATAGACCACGATCTCGTAGGGCTTGTTCACAGAGGCGTCGGTGATCGAAGCTATGGCAGCCGCGATGGTGGTGAAGTCTCCGCCACTCTTGGCGACCGTGACCACCTGTGCAGGCTGAAGCTGGAGGCGCTCCCAGGTCGTGCCTACCGGGTAGTCCGCGTTGAGATACCAGTCGTTGTTGGTCGTGTCCCGGCACTTCTGACCGAACACGCCGTTCACCGCCCCGTCCGGGCTTCCGGCGTTGACGATGGACGCCGCACCGTACCGGGTGCTGGTGTCCGCATCCGTGATCCAGGTTGTCAGCCCGCTCTGGAAGATGTTGGGGCTGATCTCGTTCTCGTCACAGCCGCTGGCGTTGGCGATGCCCACCGTGGCGTTGTTGAGGATGTTGTTCTTGACGATATTCTGGTCGGCGTCAGCCAGGAGGGTGATGCAACTATTGAAGCCCTGGGTGCCACCGTCCACGGTGTTGTTCGTGATGGTGTTACCCGTCGTGTCTCGGATGTACAACCCCTCGTTGTTGTTCGGGGTCGGAGACTGACACTCCACCACGCTGTTTGCGACGATGCTGTTGCCAGTCCCGCCGATCAGGGCGAGGCCGATGCCACCGTTGTTGTAGCCCACGTCACGGGCGCGGTTGTTGAAGATGGAGGAGGCGGAGCAGTCCACGAAGACGTAGCTCGTCTCCAGGTTGTACCTGATGACGTTGCCGAAGACGATGCTGTCGAAGATCCCGTTGCCGTAGCCGTAGGTGCCCAGGGTGTTGTTACCGTCGAGGTGGACACCATCGACCCAGGCGTCGGTGCCATCGGTCGAGGACACGAGGTTGTTCAGACACAGGAAACGGCTGCTCTCTGCCGTGGTGGAGTCCGTGAACAGAATGCCGACCCGGAGGCTGGACTTGAGGGCCGTAGAGATGGCCTCGCAGCGTTCGACGTGGTTGTCGTCTCCGCCATTGACCTTGATGCCGTGGATGTTCGGCTCGACCGACACGTTGACGGCGTTCACATTGCAGTTATTGACCGGAGAGGTTCCGTCAGCCGCCCCGAGCTGCACAACGGCGTCGGCAGTGGTCGTCCCACCTACCCAGGTCGAGTTGAGCGCCCGGATGGTTGCCCCGTCGAGGCTCGACAGGTGCGTGTCATCGTAGTTGATGAACACGTCGGTCGTGACATCGTGGGTGCCAGGCAGCAGCATGACCGTGCCACCACCGGCCTGTCCAACAGAATCCAGGGCAACCTGGATGCTCTCGCCCGGCGCGACGTAGAGGACGCCCTCGGGGATACCTGTCAGGGTGCCAGAGGTGCAGTCCACCCGAGCGGAGTCGTCCATGTAGGGACTCTCCTGGGCGAACTGGAGGACGCCTGCGAAGTTCGTCCCGACGCAGATCCAGAACGGACTGGTGAAGGACGAGGCCGCATCGACCATCGTGCCGTTCTGGTCGGACTGGCCGCAGTAACGGAAGAACGTCGAGACGAATGCAGCCGGAGCCGTACAACCGAAGATGCTCTTACCCGTGTCGGGGGCGAAGTCGCACCCGATCAGGTCATTCCCACCCTCTACGACATCGAGCAACCAGTTCGGGGTGACCCCAGACGAAACGAGAAACTTGGTCCCCTCGAACTTGGTGCCGCCGATCTGGAGCTTGCCGCCGTTCTGGCATCTGACGACCGGGCGACCTTCTCCAACCGCGATGAATGCGGTTCCTCGGATGTCGATTGTGGTCGATACGTCGTGGTTGACGCCACCCTTGAGACAGAACACGGCCCCGCGTGAGCGCACCGCATCGGACAGGGCCTCTGCGATGGTCAGGTAGTCGCCGTTCCCGCCGGGATCGATCAGCGGGTGGAACCCTCGCTGTGGGTCATAGGCGGTGGTGAGGGGTTCCCACCCCCCGCCTCCGATAGACCCCTGGTCGTTGAACACTCGAAGGTGGAACTCGGTGGTGTTGAAGTAGAGCATCCCGTTCTGAGGGAAGCCCGTCCCGTCACCACTGGTGTCCCACTTGTCCGTCTGGATCTGGGTGTTGACAGCGGAGTCGCTGGCGAATTCACCGAGATAGTGAAGCTGCTCGTATGGAGTGGTCTGGCTCATGTACCCTCTCGGGGCACTCTACCCGCTAGATGACGCGCCAGTCAGCGTTCGTGAGGCCCACCGCGATGTAGCGCCGGAATGGTGACGTGGTGCTGATGTAGATATCCCCGATCAGCGTCGGGGTCGTGACCCCGTTCGGGTTGACCGCTGCTCCGGACAGAATCTTCGGGAAGTTGGCGTCGATCTCGGTGAGTGCCGTCTCCACGTCGGTCGCGTTGTTGAGCCGGGTCTTGGTGTCTGTTCCGACGAGGGACGCACCCTCAGAACCACCCGTGGTCGAGCCGATCTCGGTCTCGGTGTAGTAGCGGTCGTCGTGGATGTGCTCGCCGCTCGCGTTGACCACCCCACCGTTGCTCGTCAGGGTGTTGTACTCGGCAGAGGTCATGTGGTAGTACTCGCCGCCACCCGCAGGGGTGCCACCCTGCAGACCCGAGAGAGCGTTGTGACTGACGATGCTGCCGAAGCTCACCCAGGAGCCCGCCGGATAGGCGTCGTTGTACACGTAGGCCTTGTTCTCATCCTCGACCCACGTTGCGGTGCCCTCATCCGGAACCGTGAACTCCCAGCCGCTCCCACCGATGCTCGCGGGAATCCACTCCGCGATCTGCTCATCCTTGCCGTTCCAGGCTCCCGAGCCACCCGCTGCGACGATGTAGCGGGCGTTGTCCACCGGAGCGAGAGGCGGCGTGTTCAGGCTCTGGGTGATGACCGACTCCTGCCAGTCGAGGCCCTGGATCTTCTGATCGACATACGCCTTGGTCGCCGCGTCTTGCGGGTTGAACGGGTCAACCACGTTGACGATCTTGTTGGTGTTCATGTCCAACTCGTCCATGATATCGACCTGGCCCGCCGTGGCGTTCGAGGTCGAGATCAGAACGAGGTTGTCACCCGCATCCGTGCCACCGTAGAGTGTCTGACCGCCGGATCGGCCCGCCAGAAGGGCGTACTGGGTGTGGTCGTCATCCAGGAGGGAGGCGGCGTTCAGTTGGCCGTGGTCGATGTCGCCCACGTCGATGAAGGAGTTGTCGAGCTGTCCATTGGCGTCGAGAACGATGGGCTTCCCGGCGTCCCCCGCTCCCGCCGACGAGTTGATGAACTCGGTCTCACGGAAGTAGAGGCTGTCGTGGTGGTGCTGGCTGGACGCATCCCCGATTCCACCGTTGTCCGTCAGGTCATCATACTGGGTCTGACTCAGGTGGTAGTACTCGTCGCCACCGACCGAGGCCAAACCACCCTGCAGCCCGGCAAGGCTGTTATGGTTGCTCGTGCCAGCGATGGAGGCCCACTGGGTTCCGTCCCAGAGCAGGAAGATCTTGGATGTCGTGTTGTAGTAGAACATTCCCGCCTGGGGATTGCCGGTGCCATCCCCATTGGTGTCCCAGTCGTTGGCCTGGACTTCTGCAGTCGCTGCCGCATCGTTGGCGTGCTCGCCCATGTAGTTCTGCTGCTCGTAAGGTGCGGTGAATCCCATCTTCGTTCCCCTTCCAGCCGTCCCTGCCTAGCGGCAGCTATTAGCAATCTACCGAACTTCGGGGTCTAAACGACTCTCCAAGTCGTCCCTGGCCCCGGATCATCGATGTTCATGTACCAGCGCGTGTTGATGGTGTCCCAGTATCGCTGCCCGATCTCTCCATTCGTGACACCGTTCGGGTTCCCAGGCCCAGTCAGAATCAAGACCTGGCTCACCACCTGGAGAGCTGTAGCCGTATTCCCCGCCCCATCATCCACGCTCTCGGCAGCATCCACGATGCCGTCATTGTCGATGTCATAGACCGACTTGAGCATCACGTCCGGGTCTTGGACTCCGGCGATGGTGAGGAACAAAGTCCCGTTATCAGTCTGGTTTCCGGTCAGATGGGTCACGAACATCCGAAGTTCGGCCCCGGCATCCACGATGTAGGCATCGTTGGTGACCAGGTGCCCGACTTCGAGGTCAGCGTGTCCGCTCCGCGACCAGATGCCGAGAGCGTTCCCGACCGCAGGCCCAACCTCCTCGATGGTGTGGATATGACCCACGGTGGTTCCAGCTCCGACCCGCGACACGCCGGTCAGGAAGCCCGGCCCGGCTCCCGAAATGGTGATGGTGCCGATGTCAAGCTGCATCGTGCCCTGGTTGCTGGAATCATCCCCAACCGCGAAGCCGTTTTCTACCTCGATGCGACCGGCCTTGTAGAAAAGTGTCCCGTTCAAAGCCGTGTTCAGCGCACCAATGCCCGTTCCGTAGAGCTTGACGTGCCGGATGTCCGCCCATGAAGTCCCAGTTCCCATGAACTTGAAAACGCCAATATCATTCGAGACAATCTGACGCCCAAGCTCGATTCCGGCCTCATCTGCAAGGGTGATCGTCCCCGACAGAGTGGCGTCCGGGGCCAGGACTTCAATCCACTGGGATATATTGAGGTTCTCGATATATCTCCCGCCGTCGAGACAGACGATGGAGAAACGATTGCTCGTGGTGGGGCCTTGTGCAACAGCGGCGGTGATGGCTGCACTGAGGGTGAGCTTCGCATCGGCCCAGGAGCGACCGCTCTTGGCATCGTTGCCGTGCTTGCCGACGAAGATACTGTTCTGGGAGACCCATCCCGCCGTGGACGCGGTGCCGAGGATCTGGTTGCCCGACCGGATGAGGTAGTCGCCGTCCGCGATGTCCCCGATGTCGAGTTGAGTCGGCCCGCTGGTCTCGGTGACGCCGACGACGATGGGGTCAGGATAGGTTCCGTCAAGCTGCCCACCCGCCGGGCCAGTAGGGGTCGTGCTGATCGCGGCCAGAAACTCGGCGCTGAGGACGAACTCGTAGATGAGGTAGCCCAGGTCAATGAAGCCCTTGATCTTGCCTTTCTCGAAGGACAGGGCCACCTGGGTGGTGAAGTTGAGGTCGATGGTCTCGTAGGGCTTGATGTAGATTGGGCCGGATGTGAGTTGCCCGAACGCAGGGCCGTCCGTCGCCTCGTAGAGGTCGTCCAGATAGAGGAGATCTTCCTTGATCCCCGTGTGAGTCAGCCGCAGTGTGATGGCGGCAGGCATTCAGGCCACCCTATTCCGCACGTCGTCCAATGATACCCGTCTTCAACAGGATGGTGTTGGCAGCCTCCCCGAGGTATTCTTTCAGTTCATCGTAAGCATCGGGGTCACCCTCCGACATCCCGATGTACTTCTGGGCCGACCGAGGAATCCGGAAGGCCTCCTCGAACTTGCGGGCAGGTATCCATCCCCGACTACCCTGCCGGGACAGTTCCCAGAAATACCGGGTGTAACGCCGGGCTTCCACCGGAATATCGGCGTCTTGAATCAGCTTGGTGAGGAGAGCCGCGACTTCATTCGCCGCCTGCTCAAGGAGGCCAGCCTGGATGAAGCGAGCAGCGACACGGCGAGCAGAGGGCGCGGGCATACCTGTACCTCCTGCAAAGGAGGCGGTATAGAGAAGCTATCGGATAGGGAAGCGCCCCCGAGACATATCCCGAATGATCCTCCGGGGGTTGCGGGGGTCATTTTGATGGGCAAGCCCCTCCAGATGGAGGGTCATCTGGTTCCAGAGCCGGAACTTGGCGGGCGGGGGAATCTCTCTGGCATCGGCCATCCGGCGTAGTTCGGCGGGGTCGGGCACCGCTCGACGGTCGCGGCCACCAGGAAGCAGGTTGGCGAACTCCAGGTCGTCAGCCGGGTGCCACCTGTGACGTGACATGCGCTGAAGGCGCTCGATGCGGACAGCCAGCCGTTGCAGGTCAAGAGGACTGATCATCGGGCTCCTCCGTGGTGTCGTTGAAGAAGGAGAGGATGTCCTCATCCAGGCCATCATCGTCCGGGTCATCCCCCTCCGGAGGCTCGGAGTCCTCCTCCGGGGCCACGTCGGACTCCAGCGGGAACGCCGCCTCAAGCTGGGCGTCGATCTTGGCGAGGTAGTCGCGTCCGTAAGGCCCGTTCTCCAGGCCTTCGATGAGATGGTCGGGGATGTCCTGCTCGATATCCGGGTGCTGCGAGGCTGCGGCCATCCCGATTGCCGCTACCGTGTCCACGTCACCACTCCAGCCCACGAACGTCCGGAGCAGCCCGCTCATGGTTCTCTTGTCTCCCCTGCGTGTGTTGAACGGCATCACCACCGCGTGCATCACGTTCATCGCGTCCGTGGTCACGGGGTTTTGAACGGCACACCCGAAGCTGGAGAAATCGTGGGCTCCGCACTTGCTGTCCATGTACTTGACCAGGTTGTCGTGTTGGGTCAGGTCGAATCCCCGGCGGCAGAGATGGGTCAGGAACGCCGCCCCACTGGCAGCGACCATCGCTGTCGGAGTCGCGTGGGTCAGAGAAGCCTGCCATGCGGCTCGGTCGATCACGAGCCTCTCGTCCGGCAGCAGGCCCAGGACGGGTGCCCGCATCGCGCCCCCGCACTTGGCACTGTGCGGACGCAGGCGGCGAAGTAGCTCGGTGCCGTCCTTGATCTCCATCAGGAGCTTGTAGAAGCCCCCCGAGTAGCCCGTCCGGGGGTCGCGCTTGAACGCTTCCACGAAGGCGTCGGCCAGGTTGAGCGTGGTCAAGGGCTGGCCCGACAGCATGAACTCCGCGAGGGCGAGCGACATCTGAGTGTCGTCGGTGTACATGCCGGGCTTGTGGTCGCCCTTGGAGAGCTGGTGGGGGTAGTACTTCTCCAGGGTGTTGTGCTTGTCCACGAACTCCCTCGGGCGGAACTCGAAGCCCGCCCCGTAACTATCAGCGACAGCCATAGAGACCAGGAGTCCGTGCTTCACGATACCTCCGCCGGGGTGCAGACACCGGCCTCGATGAGACCCTGGGCCGTGCGACCGAACCAGCCCTGCAACTGCCAGCAGACGCCCGTGTCGATCAGGGTCTGCCACGCCTCGCGCTGCTTCTCCTCGTCGGCCTCGTCCACGCCCTCTGCGATCATAGTCGCGGTGAGCACGTCCATCTCTCACCTCCGTCCTACATAGACTACTCTGTCGCGCCCCGAAATAAGACAGTCTTATTTTACCGCCCCCCGGAGTAGTCTAGGTGTGATGGAAGCGCCGAAGATACATTACGACCACTTCCTCGGGGTGCGACCCGAGGTGAGACGGGTCATCGCCCAAGCCCTGAATGGGGACATCTCCTCGCTGCAGCGGTCGGTGATGATCCAGGGCAGCTACCGGCCCTCCCTGGCGATTTCCCTTCAGGCGTCCTACCAGTATGCCCACTGCGGGCAGCAGGTGTACGTGGTCGGCCCGAAGTATCAGCGCATGTTCGCGGACACGCCCTGCGACCACATCCCCGACGTGTTCTTCAAGCTCCCGCACGACTGCTTCTACATCGCACTCCCGAACAGTGACCTGATGACCTGGGAACCCGAGTTCGGCTACCACCAGGTCGCGGGCCTCTACGTCTATCGGGCCACACCCAACGACATCCTGTTCATCATCTGGGGCAAGGAGAACGAGAAGGCCAAGGAGGTCGGAGACGACACCCTGTTCTGGCTGCGGTTGGAGCCGGACAAGACTCCGGCGACTGTGCTGGATGACGGGGTTCGCATCCTCGACCTCGACCAGCACGTCGAGGACATCATCTCCGACCGGGAGAACGAGGTCTCCGATCCCGGCCTGTCAACCCCCGATGAGAAGCGGCCCGAGCAGATCGAGTTGGCCCGCACCATCTTGCGAATCGCCATCAATACCATCCTGCACCTGAACGGTGACAGCGCCGACACAGAGCGGGACACGAGCCGCCCAGCCCGGAAGAAGGCCAAGACGAAGGCTCTCCGAAAGAAGCTCGCCCGGAAGAAGAACCTCCGGGCGCGGGACAAGAGGAAGGCCCAGGTCAAGCTCGACTCGATGAGCGAGGCCATCGTCATCTGGCTTGGCCGGAAGATCGAGAACAATCCGAAGATCCGCGTGCCCCGTCGAGGGAACGGCAGTGGCGGAACCTGGCTGGCTCGCAAGGGCCACCGGCACCACTACTGGGTCGGGAAGAGACACGTCAACGAGGAGGGCAAGCGGGTCGGAGAGCGCCTCATCATGAAGTGGGTCGCCCCCGTTTACAGGATGCCCGGCGACCCGGACGCACCGACTAGAGAGCACCGATTCATCGGGGAAAAGGAGGACTACACCGACGCTCCAAAGGGGTAGTATCCCTGTGGAGGTCACCATGCAGGTCGTGTATGCCCCCGAACGTCCGCCCGCGTCGTTCCCATCGTCCATCTTCCTGGCCGGGCCGTCACCCCGTCAGCCGGAGCACCCCAACTGGCGCATCGAAGCCCTCAAGCTCCTCAAGGAGATGGACTACGATGGGGTGGTGTTCGTCCCGCTGACCAGGGACAACCAGTGGGAGCACTCCTACACGAACCAGCTTGACTGGGAGACCGAGTGCCTCAACATGGCCGACATCGTGCTTTTCTGGGTGCCTCGTGACCTGGAGACCCTCCCGGCCTTCACGACCAACATCGAGTTCGGCACCTGGATGCACTCGGGCAAGGTCGTCCTGGGCTACCCCATCGGTGCCCCCAAGATGGGAGCCATCACCTACCACTCGATCAGGCTGGGCATCCCGACCGCCCACAACCTGTCGGACACCTGCTACGAGGCGCTGGAACAGATCGGTGACCAGGGCCACCTCGTAGAGCGCACGGGTGGTGAGAGGGAGGTTCCCCTCCACATCTGGCGCACGGCGAGCTTCCAGGCGTGGCTCACAGCCCAAAAGAACGCAGGGAACCGGCTCGACGCCGCCCGTGTCGAGTGGGTGTTCCGCGTCGGCCCCAAGGGGAACATCGTGTTCTTCTGGTGCCTCCATGTGGACGTATGGATCGCCGCCGAGAACCGGAACAAGACCAACGAGGTCGTGCTGTCCCGGCCCGACATCTCGACCATCGTGGCCTACTGCAACCCGGACTCCTACCTGAACCTCGACAACTTCCTCAACATCGAGATAGCCATCGTCAAGGAGTTCCGCTCCCCCGCCGTGACCCCGGACGGCTACATCCGCGAGATTCCGGGTGGCTCATCCTGGAAGGACAAGGAGAACGCCGAGGACATCGCCGCTGACGAACTGAACGAGGAGACTGGCCTGTCTGTCACGGGCGACCGCTTCAAGTTCATCGGCTCCCGCCAGGTCGCCGGGACGCTCTCGGCCCACCTCGCCCACACCTTCGCCGTCGAACTGACCCCCGAAGAGATGCAACAGCTCAAGGATGACACGAGCGTCCACGGGGTCGAGGAGGACACGGAGCGGACTTACGTGGATGTGGCGACCATTCGGGATCTGATTGGCCCCGGCGTGGACTGGGCCAACCTGGGCATGGTTTTCGCGGCTCTGATGAAGGACATGTGATGGGCAACCTGCGGGTCATCGAAGGCGGGGGTGCCAGGCCGACCGACATGGGGTTGGCCACCTACATCTGGGTCACCCGGACGGGCAACATCGACTCTCGCACCAAGGTCGTCTCCATCGCCCAGACTCCCGAGGGCGACAAGGTGCCTATCATCGACCGCTGGAAGATGCGTGATCAGGTGCAGGCGACGGAGAAGTCGCGGAAGATGGGGGTCGAGGGCTGGGAGGAGACCGAGGAGTACAAGGATGCCCTCGCCTACCAGGAGTTCGTCCTGAGTCCCTGCTACTACATCCCCGACCCCATGCGTCCACAGCCCAGCTTCATCGTGCTGTGCGAGGTCAGGACGCTGGAGGACAACCCGGACGGGTGGAACACCAGGGCGATCCTCCGCAAGTTCAAGGAGGGTGAGGCCCTTCTCCCCCACTGGGGCGTTCAGCAGCCCTTCCCCTATCTGGGGAAGGATGTCGTGGATGCGGACATGAAGGAGGAGTTCACCCTGGCCTGCTTCGACGCAGGCATCCGACTCCACAGCGCCAACGACTTGTTCTACTGGATTGGCCCCCGGAACGTCTCCCAGGAGATCGATGCAGAGGAGCCTTGCTCCCTGGTCATCGCAGACCATGTGATTCTGGCCCGCTTCATCTACCAGCGTGTCCTGAAACGGCGAGGCCACAAGGTCGGAAAGGACGACTGGGGACACAGCGCCGTCTGCCTGTCCACTGAGAAGTCGAGGAGCAACCCCGAGAAGGTCAAAGACCTGGAGGTCGAACTCCACAACCTCCAATTCGCCAAACCTGGGGTCACTGTTGGAGGGTCGGAACAATACCGGACGCTGCTCACCCAGTCCCGTGACCTGCGGGAGTGGGGGCATCAGATCACCAAGGAGATCTCGGTCAAGAACCAGGCCCTCAACTACATCCGCGTGACCAACCTGCCGGGGAATGTGGACATCTATGAGGCCATGCACCGCATCCTTCGGGTGATAGTCGCCAGCCAGCCCAAACCCTCCGAGAACCCTGACTCCACAGAGGGTTAAGGGGTCAACCCTAGAAAGCAAATGATCTTGGGCCTCTACGGGCCTGCTTCCGAACATTTCTCCTACTTCGCGGCCCGATAGGGCGAGAAACGGTCATCGAACCTCGATTTATCTAACTTCAGTACAAGGCGCTCATCTAAAGATGCGAAGTTCCAGCCCCCAGAAACTTGAAAGTTTCGGAAGGGGCCGATTATTCGGGGTTTCAGAAGAGAGTGTCTGGTAGATGATAGGTGTCTTGGAGGGGTATCTAATCGAGGTGGAAGGGCCTGAAAGATGCCCTGGCAGCCCACGAGGGGCCGACAATTAACCCCCCTGTTCGCCCTTCCGACGAAGAGAAATCGGGTCTATTGATACTGTGATTCCGGTTACTTCGGAACTATCCAAAACCCTATCGAGAAATGCCTGGCCGTCCACCTGGCCTCCGCCCGGATGGGCGTCGAGCTTCTTCTCGATGGCTTCCAGTCGGGCGGCGATGGGGGAGAGCAGTTCCTGGAGCTTCTGGGTGACGGCATCTTCCACGATGGAAGCGAGGGTGAGCATGTCCTCCTCGGAGGTCGAGGGAACCTGGATGATGCCGTCCGGCATGTCGGGGATCTCGACCGGCTCGGGCACCTCCAAAGACTCCACTTCAATCTCGGAAGCTGGCTCCGGTTCCGGCTCCTGGGGAGCCGGAGCCAGGATCTTGTCAGCCCGCTCGGCCAACTCGTCCACGGCCAGCGTCGAGGTCATTGGCATCTTGCCCGTGGGAACGGACTGGAGCAGGCCACTCTTGATGAGCCCCCGGATGTCGAGGTCGAGACTGGGATAGGTCGTGTTCGCGTACTCCTGGGCCTTCTTGGCGTAGATCAGGTGGCGAGCCCACTCACCCAGCGCCTGCGCCCTGGCCTCACGGACCGCCTCCCGAGATGGACGGACACCGAAGATCTGTTTGCAGCGGTTGTCCACCGTCCGGCTGTCCGGATAGTCCTGGCCCGACTGACTCCACCGCTTGAACCAACGACGGAGCCAGCCCGTGATGAGCCGCTCACGGAAGGCCTTGTCCTCGGGCGACTTCCGTGTCCACCGGAGAATGGTCTCCTGGGCGATATCCTCGATCAACGTCTGCGCCTTCCCGTAGCGGGCGTCGGTGCGCTGGGCCACGAGCTTGGCCAGGTTCCGAGCATCATGGACTCGGGAGGGATCCTCCTCGATCAAGGAAATCGTCCAGTCGCGGATCTCCTTGGCAGCGTCCGCCGGAGGAGGAACAAGGTCGCGGGGCTTGACGATGGGAGTCTCCTGGGCAGCCATGCGCTTTGCCCGTGAGTACTCGTCCTTGTAGAGCTTCGTCTTTGGCCCATGCGCCCGCTTCACCGCAGCCTCGACCTCGGCCTTCTTCGGATTGCGCCCTGTCTTGCGCTCCTCGATGATGTAGGCGAGGGCGGTCTTCTTGATCGTGGGGCGACTGACCGACTTCGGTACGTCTCCGTTCACAGCAGGGTTCAAGACCCCCTGTGCCCGGAGTAGCCCCTCGGCTATGCTCCACTTGCGGGGGACACGTCCGATGGGTATCTCGGCCTTCTTCGCGGCTGCTGCGACCTTGTTGTTCAGCGGGTGGCTCACCATGTCTATGAGGACGATCACCCCATCACATCCGGCAGGGATGCCGGTGAACGGTGACCCCTCCCCGTTGAAGTCCGAGGCGTGCCCGATGATCTCGATATCATGGCTGGCTAGCTTCCTCGATAGGTTCCCGAACACGAAGTCATCCGGCCCCCCAACCACTAAGACGTTCTTCCCCATGCTGTCCTCCTGGGCAGTCAGTCCATAGAGACTACTCTATTGGAACAGGAAATAAGCCCCCTGCTAGAACAGGGAAAGGACAGATTCCTCTGTATCTTCGTCAGCTTCAGGGGCCGGACGGCCCGTCAGCCGGGCTCTGGCAAGCTCCAGATACTCGGGATTGAGGTCGATGCCGATGTAATCTCTTCCGTGCCGAAGGGCGACCATCCCCGTGGTGGCCGACCCACTGAAGGGGTCGAGGACGATGCAGCGTGCGGTGGGGTGGCTCCCGCACTCGCAGGTCGGCTCCCAGTGGTAGGTCTTCTTCCGCAGGCCGTCGAGGATGCGCCGCTTCACGTCGCTGGGGTTCTCGGCCCCGGTGCCCTCGTAGTCCTTCACGGCCTGTCCGGCGTAGCCGCCGGACTTGTCGGCCCCGCACGCCTTCTTGTGGGCCTCGTCGGGGTCGCCCTTGGTCACGATGCGCTGCCAGGGCGCTCCACAGGCTGCACACGCGCCAACCTCGCTGGTCCCGGCCAGAATCATCGGTTCGACTAGCTCGGGAGGCCAGACGGCGAAGTGAGCGCCCTTGTAGGGTCGGGGGTTGACGTTCCAGACGGTTCTCTTGTTGCGACCCTGGCTCGTGTTCCACTGGGAGAACCCGCCGTCCTTGGCGTTGCGGTTCCCGCACCCCTTCTGCTCGTTGCGGGCGGCTCGCTGGCGCTGCCAGTCGGGGTTGTTCTCCCTGCCCCACGAGGAGGACTCCCTGATGGCCTCCTGGTCGTAGAAGTAATGCTGATTCTTGGTCAAGAGGAACACGTACTCGTGGGCCTTAGTTGGGCGATCCCGCACCGCCTCTGGCATCACGACATTTTTCGCCCAGATCACGTCACTCCTCAAGTACCAGCCATCCTCTTGGAGGGCGAAGGCGACACGCCAGGGGATGCCCACCAAGTCCTTCGGCTTGAGGCCCGGTGCCTTTCCCCCACTGCGGTTCTGATAACGGTCGTCCACCTGCTGGAACCCACTCGACTTGCCGCCGGGGTGGCCTCCGTCCCGCCCGGCGTTGTACGAGTCACCCAGGTTCAACCAGACGGTGCCATCGTCGCGGAGGACCCGCCTGACTTCGCGGAACACACTGACCAGGTTCTCCACGTACTCCTTGGGCGTCTCCTCCAACCCAAGCTGGCCCTCGACGTTGTAGCTCCTCAACCCCCAGTAGGGTGGAGAAGTGCAGACCGTGTGGACATGCTTGTCGGGGAGGTACTTGAGACCCTCGATGACATCGAGCCCGTAGAGCAAGTCGGCGCTGGGCGGGTTATCCCCGAGAGGGTATTCGACAGTCTCGGGCTTCATGTCAGGAACTCCAGCACGTTGGGTTCATCGTCCTCTTCCTTGACCTTCTCGGGAGCAGCCCGTTCCTGCAGCCTGGCTGTCGCCAGAGCGAGATACTCGGCGTTGATGTCGATGCCGATGTAGTTGCGACCTTGCTTCATGGCCACAAGCCCCGTCGTGGCCGACCCGCTGAAAGGGTCGAGCACGGTGCAGGGGATCGTGTGGGCGTCGCACTTGCAGGAGGGCTTCCAACCCACCGTTCGGGCATCATAGCCAACCATGCTCTGACCACCCGGGATTGCCGACTTGTGACGTGAATAGGTCGGCCCATGTAGCTCCTTGCGGTCGTCGGTGACCACCGGGTTGTGACCCTTGATCCTCTTCTTCTCGATGACCCTCACCCTCGGAGCACCACAGGATGAGCAGCAACCCTCCTCGCTCGACCCAGCCAGAATCATCGGTTCCACGAGCTTCTCGGGCCAGGTGGCGAAGTGCGACCCCTTGTAGGGCTTCGGGTTCACTGTCCAGACCGTCCTCTTGTTGCGCCCGCCGGGAGGATGGAATCCCGTGGCTCCCCCCCGCAGCAGACTGGTCTTGCCCGCCTGCCCTTCATACTGGGAATCGAGTACGGCAGCATCTTCGATCTTGCGGTCACTCCAGCGGTTGAACTTGTGTGGTTCCTTGATGGCATCCTGGTCGTAGAAGTATCGCTCGTTCTTCGTGAGGAGGAACACGTACTCGTGAGATTTGGTTGGGCGATCCCGAACGGACTCTGGCATCACGGCGTTCTTCGCCCAGATGACATCCGACCGGAGGTACCAGCCGTCCGCCCGAAGGGCGAAGGCGACCATCCAAGGGATGCCCACCAGGTCTTTCATCTTCATCCCAGCCGGGACAGGTGGGCGCTGGGTTTTGGTGTACTGGGTCTTGACTGTCTCGGCGTACCGGGTCGAACCGGACTTCACCCCGTCGAGCCCGCACTTCGTCCCCATGTTGCCGGTCGGAGTGGAGACATAGGAGTCGCCCAGGTTCAACCAGACGACCCCATCGTCACGGAGGACTCGCCGGACTTCCCTGAACACCGAGACCAGATTCTCGACATACTCCTGGGGTGTCTCCTCTAGCCCAAGCTGACCCTCGACGTTGTAGCTGCGAAGGCCCCAGTAGGGCGGAGAGGTCGCTACCATCTGAACAGACTGGTCAGGAAGGAGCCGGAGGGCCTCACGGACATCGATGCCGTAGTAGAGCTTCGACTGGGGCGCGTCATCGCCAAGTGGATATTCTACGATGACAGGTTTCATACCCCTCCTACTCCATGCTGTCGGGATCTACTCTACCAGGATGCCCGAAACTCGGCATCCCGACACTGTGACGGGATATCTGTCGGGATCACTGTCGGTGAGTGCAGCCCACGGCCCGGTGAATCACGATGGAGGCGATACGCTCCCGTGACCCCCTCGGGTCGAAGCACAGAGCCACCAGCGCCTTCCGAATTCCTCGGATCTGGCTGGCGACATCCAGCAACTTGCTCCCATCGGTGAGAGCTTCAAGCCACTGCCTCGCCTGCTCCGCCAACGCCTCGGCCATGCCCTGGTAGACCCCGAGCTTGTCGAGGGTGACCGCCTCCTCGGAGAGCGCCTCGATGGTCATCAGGTGCTTGCGGATGCAGTCCGGGCAGACCTTGTAGGCGTGGAAGAGATGATCTTCCAACAGGATCATCTGCTTGGCGACTTCACGGAGGTTGAACTGGGGATCCATCACCGTCATGCGCCCGCCCGCTTCGTGTTGGGAGGCGACACGGACGGCCAGAGCGGCTTCACGGCGACGCTGGATTCTGGGGTCCATCAGTCTTTCCTGGTCGCACCGGGAAAGGTGTTGACGGTGGTGTAGCCTTGGCCGGTACGGAAGATCTTGACCAGAGGTCGAGGGCCACGCTTGTCGAGGAACACCGAACCGTCAGGGGGGTTCTCCGGCAGGTCGCCGGAGGTGACCTCGGTTGCGTTGGCCTGCCGTGCCAGTTGGCGAGTGAGATCGAGGCCAGGATTCAAGAACATAACCTCTCCGTCAGGGGATGATATTCCCCAAGCCATCCGTCCATTGGCCAAAGCCCATAGGGGGCGACCCACTCCATGTGAGCAGCATTCCGACACCCCCCGCACCCAGATCCATCGCATAGTACTGGAAACCGATGGGGACATTGGAGCCTGACGCTGTAGGCCGCTGATCAGGGCCTCCCGCTCCCGTAGTCCCGTAGCTCCTCAACCCCCGCCAGAGGGGCAGGATGAAGCCCTGGATGTTCCAGTTGGCCCAGGAGGCACCCATGAAACCGTCGAGTTGCACATCCCCGAGAAGAACGAACGAGGTGTTGTCAGAAAACAGAGGGACATCCGGCACTCCACCCAGAGCAGCGAGCTTCGGGGCGAACATCACCGAACCATTGACGAGCCTGATGCCATTATCCCCATTGAGCATCATATCTACCGCGATGACCGCACTGGAGTCCGCCTGGACAGCCCAGGAACCAGAACCTCCGCCGGGCGCGGAGTATCCATTGATGGAAGTGCTGCACCCGACCATGATCGAGGAGCTATTCTGGAGGATGAACCCGTTGGCTCCGGGGTCTAGCACATCACAACCCCCGATGAACCAGGACAACCCGGCACCATCCAGGAATCCGCAGAGGCCCCCTGCTCCCCTTGTCGTGAGTCCAGCATAGGCCACTATGACGTTCCGGATGTTGCCGCCGGGATCGAGACCGAAGTTGTCCCCGAAGATAGCACGGCCATTGTTGGAGGTGTACTGGACAGCAATGGTGAACGTCTGAGCATCTGTGAGCAGGTTCGGGGTACTTGCATCCACGATATGGATTGCCGAATCGGTCACTGTGGCAGAGGTTGACTCGGCCTCGATGCCATAGACGAGCGAGTTCTTGTCGGGGATGGTCAAGGTGTGACCCGATGCCGAAACGATGGACACCTGTTTCGTGGGGCCGAAGTTCGAGTCCCCAACGAGGCCGATGTACTCCGGCAGAACGACGTTCTCCGTGTACACGCCAGGAGCCACCTTGACCACGTATCTCTTCGTGGGAGCTTCGTCTGTGATGCTGTCCACGGCTGCCTGGATGGTCAGATAACCCCCAGCCCCCGCTGGATCGGTATCATCCCCGCCCTTGTGGACACGCACGACATTCTCCGGCGGATTCGCCCCGCCGATACCTGCGATGAACACCGGGTCGAACACGAATTCGTCGGTGACCTCACCGTTGTCGAGGAACGCCCGGATGACACCCTTGGAATAGGACAGAGCCACGTCAGAGGTGAACTGCAACTCGATGGTGCCGCCGACCGGAACGTACACGGCCCCGGCCCGCTGCTGGCCGTAGATCGGCCCATCGGTGGCTTCCCGCAGGTCAGTGATGAGGATGGAGGAGTTTCGCAACCCCCCGTGGTGCAAACGCAATACGATGCCGTAAGCCATGACACCTCTCCTACCAGAGAGGCAAGATAGGAAAGCTACCGGCCCGCACCATCCTCGTCGGCCTTGTCCTCGGCATCCGCGAGCTTCGCAGCCTCCTCCGCCCGAACTTCCTTGGCCTGGCTGTCCACGATCTTGAGCAACCGCTTCTTCTCGGTGTCGAGGTGCATCGTCCCGGTATCACTACGCTCTCCGGTGTCCTTGTCGATGCGTCGGGAGGTCAGGCCGTGGGCTCCGGGCTTGATGGACTTCACGAAGGCGGGATCCATGTGGTCGATGGCGATATCCCACTGGAAGTCGAGGAACACCCCGGCCATGACCTGCACAGGCGGGTTGATCGGCATCTTCTGGCGGAAGATGCTCTGGCCGTTGGCCCGCCGTAGTTCCAGGTCGAGGAAATGGAGAGGGACGGGGGCGGACGGGCGGTTGAAGTCGAGCCGGAACTTGATGCCGACCCGAAGGTCACCCGCAAGGAGGTTCGGGTTCTCCAGGATGGCCCAGCCGTGGATGACCAGGACGAGATCCTTGGTCTCGATCAGTCGCTGGATGACCTCCTGCTCATCCTCGGACATGGGGACATAGAGGCCGTGGGGGTTCTTGCCGCCGAAGGGGTTCTGATCCTGGCTCATGTTGGACACACCTTTACGTGACAGGCTCGGGGTCGTCCTTGCCGGGTGCCAGCGTAGAACATGACCCTCCCACCTACGATAGGGATTCGGTCTTCGAGTAGCTCGCTCTTGTGGAGATGATAGGATATCCCATCATCACCCATAGCGAACCCAAAGGCCCTGGAGATATCGAACGCCTCAACCTTGCCCTCGACAGCAATGGGAGCCGTGATCCGAACAACCTGGGAGGCCCTTGGTGCCCTCCCAGGCTGGGCCAGGGTGAAGTCCACATCCACGTCAACAAGCTCACCCAGAATCGGCGGTGGCGGCTTGGCCCAGGAACAGCCCGAACGGGGACAGACCTGGCACCGACGGTGCTCCATCCATCCTACGCCCGGCTGGAAGGCCCCAAGATGAAAGAAGGCCTGTTGGCCCGTCTCAGGGTCCGTAGTGAAGCCGTAGAGCCGAGCGGGGACATACTTGCTCACCCGCATCGATACGGGCACTTGAGCCCCCTGCTACTTCCAGCTCTTGGCTGCCTTCTTGAGCGCCTTGAGGATGTCCACCTTGGTGTTCCGCATGGTGAGGCCCTTGGCTTTCATCCTCTTGGCCACCTTCAGAAGCTGCTCCTTGGTCATGTCCTTGTCGAACTTCGGGACAGGACGCGCCTTGGGCTTCGGGGCAGGCTTCTTGGCCGGAGCAGGCTTGGCCTTTACCGGGGCGGGCTTGGGCTTCGGCGGAGCAGGCTTCGGCTTCGCCGGGGCGGGCTTCGAGGGCTTGATCTTCACCTCGTCGTCCGCCGTGCCCAGCTTGCCGTCCGGCCCCGCTGTGACGGTCGCGGTCATCGCACCGACCTTGACCTCCACCTTGGGCTCCTTGGCGGCCTCGACAGCCTCTTGCTCGGCCTGGCGGGCTTCAGCTTCGACCTGCTGTGTCCGCTGCTGCTTGATCTGGCGCATCCGCGCCGAAGGGGGTCTGTAGCCTGGCATGGCTCCTCCCTTGCTAGGCGCTGAGAAGGCCCTTGATCAGTCCGGCAAGGATCTGGCCCAGAATCTTCGAGGTCTTGGCCAGGAAGTCGTTCACTGCGGACTTCTGGTCGGCCTCGGCGTTCTGGAGCTGTGCCACGATGTCACTCGCAGTCCGCAGATCCGCCCAGTCGATCTCGGGCAACTCATCGCCGTCCATGAGCTTGTTCACGTAGTCGAGGGCGAGCTGGATGCCGTCTACGCCGTGGCTCTCGATGGCGTTGATGAGCAGGTTCATCACCGTCTTCTTCCACGCCTCGTCCATGCCCTCGGTCAGGCCCTTCAACTCGTCAGCCAGGGCATCCACCCCAGCCTGTCCGAGAATCGGCACCAGTTCGTTCAGCATCTTCATCAGGGCGTCCATCACTCACCTCCCTCGGTGGCCGGTGCTTCGGGGGCCGCTTCCGGTGCGGGTGTAGGCTCCGGCGCTGCCGGGGGCGGCGGCTCGGGAGCCGCCGGGCAGAGGGTCTCGATGGCCGGGATCTCCGGAGGATCCTTCGGCGGACGCTCCTCGGTCAGACCCGCATTGTAGAGGGACATCGCCTTGTGCCACGGTAGCCGGGTCTCGATGACCAGCACCAGGTCGGCAGCCTTCTCGCAGTCCTTCGTGGTGAACTTGCCATCCGCACAGGCGCACTCCAGAGTGATGAGCTTCTTCAGCGATGCAGCGCTCTGCATCGACATCTGACCCATCAACTCCAGTTCGGCCTTGTAGGCGTTCGCGTCACGCACCACGGTCTTGTTGCAGCTCGACCCCAGCAGCATCGGCACCAGAGTCAGAACTGCGAGCAACAGAATCCAACGTCTCATCTCATCTCCCTGTTTGCCCTCTCCACGGGGCTGTTGACACTCTACCCAGGCTTTTCGGTATCGTTCTCACTCTCGGGCTTCTTCCCACCCTTGAGAGACACACCCTTCATCACCACATCCTGGCCCGCGTTGGCCGCGATCTGAGCCACCTGGATGTAGCGGTCAAGAGCCGCCTGGCCCCCGATGTACAACGCCTCCACGAACCCAGCCACCAGGATAACGGCAATCATGATTGCCCAGACCTGGTGCGGGATGGCGTCCTTGCCCCAGAACAGAACGAGGAGCAGGACAACCTTCCATAGCACTTCCGAGATCAGGAAGGCGATGAACTTCTTCGACTGCAAGGGCGACTTGGAGTGCCCGTTTCCCTCATCCATCACGAACCTCCTCTTCCACCACGAGGCGGAGGACGCGCTCCGGCACGTCCATTTGCCCCACCACCCAATCCACCAACCCCGCCCTTCGGCCCCTTCGTCTGGATGCCCACGGTGTTCTGGCTCGCCTGAAAATTGTCCTCGATGAACTTGGGGTCATCCACCACGTAGGTCACGATTCCTTGGAGGATCTCATCCAGGCGGGCTCTTTCTTCGGGAAGCAGCTTGGGGTAGAGACGGTTGAAAGACTCTCGGGCCTCGGGGATTTCCCGCAGGATGTCGTAGATCATCGCAGCTTCAAGGCGGGGTGGATTACAGTCGTCGCCCTCGACGCCCTTCAGCGTGTTGTCTCCGATGTTGTTGATCCACCACTCATTGCCCCAGTCGATGAGATCGACCGCACAAGAGCCAATGGAACCGCCCCCGACACTGCCACCCCCGACACTGCCACCCCAACCCGCTCCTGGATCTGGGCACGGAGGAAGGGGCGGAGCGCCGCCGCCACCCCCACTGCCGCCGCCGGGACTACCCGGATTTCCGGCTTTGAGATTGGAGCAATCGGCCATGCCTGTCGCACCCCCGTCCTACTTTCGGGGGTGTTATAGGCGAGCAACCGAGAATCAGTCCTTGGATTCGTCCAGAATGGCGTCCAGATCGAGGCCATCACTCTCGTTCATCGCGGCCTGCATGTCGGGCTGCTGGGGAGGGTCATCGAGCAGGTCAGCAGGGAGGTCGGAGGACTCATCGAAGGGGAGTTCGGAAGGGTCTACCACCCGAGGAGGCGTGATGGCATCGCCGGTCTTCATCCGCTTCTTCTTGGCCTTTCGCTTCGTGGGAGGCTTCGACGCTTTGGCGTCCTGCAAGGCAGCGAAGATCTTGCGCTTGGATCGACCCAGGCCCGAGATGTCCACCCCGAGCCTCTCGGCCTCGGCCCGGAGTTCCTTGATGGAAGGGAGGTTGGACATCCAGGTGCGCTTCTCCCCAGCCTTCTTCGGCGTGACTTCGAGGAGGATGGTGCCATTCGAGTTGACCGTGATGGTGCAGGAACCACCCCGGCCAGCCTCCCGAGCCGCCGCCTCGGCTACGACCCCGGTGAGCGGATTCTCTTCCAGGTGCTTCTGGCAGCGCCGGATGGAGTCCGCAAGCTCATCCTTCTTGGCCTGGAGATAGGCGTAGAGGGAGCCCCCGCTGTGCGGGTCACGTTCTGCGAGGAGCGACTGAGCCCATTCCTCTCGGAGGGGCTCCTGGTGAACTTTCTTCGAGTACTTTTTGCCCATCGGACTCTCCCGAGGCAGTTTGTCCCGAGATGTTTACCCTACCACCCACCCCGACGTACCCCCGAAAGTTTCCGGGCGAAACTTTCATAGCCCCCCATGTCGCCTCGTGGGTGTATTATGACCCAGGAGGTCAACGCATGAGCCAGTCGAAGAAGGTGCCCCTACAGGACAAGCCCCTGGTGTTCGTGGACGTGGAGACTTCGGGCCTTGACCCGCAAGTACAGGAGATACTTGAGTTCGCAGCGGTGAGGGATACGGGGGAGAGCATGGTCACCAAGATCAAGCCCAAGCGCATCGAGACCGCCTCGGAGTATGCCCTCAAGCTCAACGGCTACAACGAGGATGACTGGGCAGACGCCCCGGAGATGGCGGACATCCTGCCCGAGATCGTGGAATTCCTCAAGGATTCCGTGATTGCGGGACAGAATCCTCGCTTCGACGCGAGCTTCATCAACGCTGCCAGCAAGGAGCATGGCATCGACCTGAAAGTGGACTACCACGTCATCGACGTGGCCACGTTGACCTACGAGCATCTCTTCCCGTGTGGAATCGAGAGTCTGTCTCTGAAGAACGTCTGCGAGTTCCTGGGCATCCCGCCGGAGCCCAACGTCCATCGGGCCTTGAACGGCGCTCTGACGGCCCGGAGGGTGTATCACATCCTGTTGCGGGCGAACTGCCTGCAGAGGCTACAATGGCGTGTGAGGGGGGCGCTCAGGAAGAGACAGCGAGGAACGAACCCCTAGACGGGACCGACTTCCTTGTCCAGTTCGTCCATCATCTTCTCGATAGCACCCATCCCCTTGAGGGCCTTGTCCTTGCTGTTCTTGGCGATACGGGTGCGCTCCACGAACCCCTTGAGCCACTTCTTCAGGTCACCCGTGAACCCCAGGATGCGCTGCATGATGGAGTTGGTGCCGCCGACAATCCACTCCTTGATGGAGACCACGGTGTCCACGAGGCCCGCGTTCTTCATGATGCCCGGCGGGACACTGGCGGTCTTCGCCACGATGTCGATGGCCTGGCCAGCCTTGGAGTAGTGGGTGCCGTCCTCGATGGCAGCCTCGATCACGGTGAGGATCTGATCGGCCACCTCCTTCTCGAAGGTGTTGAGGATGCGGTTCCGCAGGTCGCCAGCCTTGCCCGACTTGATCTCATCGGGAGCCGCCATGAGCTGCTTGGAGCCAGGGCGCTTGCGCTGGAGGACGACCCGGAACTTCAGGAGATACTTCTCCAGTTCCATCATGTAGTTGGTCTTCTCCGCCAGATTCCCACCGGCTTCCTTGATCTTGGCGAGGCCTGCCTTCTCCTCCTTCTCAAGCTGCTTGATCCGCTTGTAGTCGTCTCCGACACGGGCGAGGATGGTCTCGGACTCCTGCCGGATCGCTGTGAGGCTATCCAGGAGGGCCACCAACTGGCTGTTGCTCATCGGTGGCAGAGCCTTGATCTCCACGGTCGGGTTCTTCTTCGCCGCCGTCTTGGAGGTCTCGGTCGCCATCACCTCACGGTGGGTGGCGATGGCCTCAGCCAGACCCGCCCGCTGCTCGGAGGACAGCTTGTGGGCCTTCTTCTTGAGGACGGGAAGCAGCTTCTTCCGCAAGCCCGGATTCTCGTAGGCCTTGCGGACGAGCTTGCTCCGTAGGGACTTTGCGGAAGCGCTCATTTTCTTCTCCTCGGGTTAAGGGCGACTCACCCTACCTATTCGTAAATGGCAGCACTATAGAAGGGCTATTGAGAATCAGGCCGTCCCTGCAATGCAGCCTTCTCCCTACGCATTTCTTCGGTCATCTCTTCAGTGAGCAGCCTGACCTGGACTCCAAGGTCGGTCAGACCCTTGAAATATGCCTGTGCGATGGCCTCCGAAGCGACGATCTTCCAGAACAACTGACCGTGACCGGGATAGTCGAGGGAGGGGTTGTCCGGCAGACCAACCGATATCTGCGGCCCGGACGTGATGTGAAACGTCCAGACCTGCTTCAGGCCGAGATCTTGAACGTCTTGTCTGCCGCTTCCTGCCACTTGAGCATTGCCTCCACCCGCTTCTCCCCCTCCCATCCCACGAAGCTCGTCGTGAAATGGGTGTTATCAGGGAGGAACACGGGTTCTGTGGCGGCACAGACAGACATCCGCCCACCGCCAGAAAAGATTGCCGTGCGGCCCGAGAACTTCGCCTTGTCAGGGAGTGCCGCCGCGATGTAGCGGGAACACTCCGCCGAGACCTTCGTTGAAGGACAGACGATGACCACCCACTCGCTGGACGCCTGGACATACTTGAGGATCTTCTGGAGCACGAAGGAGCGATTCAGGAACTTGAGGTCGATCACCATCGAGCACCTCCCCTACTACTACCCTATCTCGGGAAGAAGTCGAGCCGCCCACCCCACCCGGCGGTCAGGCAATCGATCCACGGTGTTCACTTCCAGAATAATCCCGCTAGGATAACCTGTGGGAAGCTCCTTAGCCAGATGGATAGCCAGAGCCTTTGCCGCCATGTCGATCAAGGAGAAGGACACCTGGGTCGAACCAGGCCCAGAAAGCTGGACTGTCCACTCATGGTGGGCCAGGATGTCCGGGGCAGCCCGCTTCTTGTCGTAGTCCCGCTCGGTGACGGAAATGCCCTTCTTCTCTAGCTCCTGGACGACGATCTCCCGAACTGTCACCACCGCTGTCCGGCGTCCATGCGAGGTGGAGAGGAACTTCCAGGCATTCTCCCGCTTCTCCTTGTCCATCATCTTGAGCAGGGTGGCCCCTCGGACTCGGCTGACCTTGACGGGCTTCGGAAGCTCACGCCGTCTGTAGCTGGGATGGTCGGTCTCGGGCGACCCATGAAGGAGTGCTCCAATCGGAGCCCCCTCTGCGGCCTTGGCGACAGTTGTGGCGTGCTTCTTCACCAGGGACAAGTCCTCATCGCTGGCATTGATGGGTTCGAGAGCCGGACGGCGTTCCTGACCTTCCTCGTCCCCTCCGGCTACGTCGGAGATGACCTTCCGGCGCTCGTCCTCATGGGCATCGATTTCCTCCCGCACCCTCTTGGAAGCGGTTTCCATCTGCTTGCCGATGAGGGCCGGGTTCCGGGCCTTGGTGTCCACAGGGACAGAGGGAGCCACACCCTCAGCCAGTGGCCCTGTCCGTAGCTCGGGCATGTCGCCGTCGAACTGGGCTCGCTCGATGAGGTAGGACTCGAAGAACGGGTTGAGCTGTGGGAGGCCGTTCGGCTTGAGTTGAACGAGCCACTCCGCACGGGGATCCTCGGCCAGATTCACGGCACACTCACCCGCAGCGGGGACCATCGTGGTGTGAGCCGCTTGGAGAAGCCGTTGCTCCAGTTCGGGGTCGTTCTTGATCACCTCGGCCATCTTGGTCAGCGCATCAAGTTCGGTGAGTTCACCAGCCTTGGCCCTGTCCAGAATCTCGCCTATCTTGGGGGACTCATTGACCACCTTCCCCAGCAGAACCGAGAGTGCCTGATACGTCTGGTCGTCCATCACTTCTTCCCCTTCGTAGGGGCCTCGCTCATCCTGATGGTTGCCCCAGGCTGCACCTTGCGCTCACGGGGCTTTGGCGTCCAGTCATCCTCGGATGGAGCCGGAGTCGAGGATGCCGGAGGCGGAGGCCCCCCGCCGACCATGAGGCCCTCTGCCGGGGCCGGGGTATTTCCCATCGGGTAGAGCTGAGGGGGTTCCGCTGGAGCGGGCGCTGGCTCGGGTTCGGGCTCCTCACAGTGAGCGTTCTCATCCCCCATGATCTTCTCGGTTTCCTCGATGAACTCCTGGGTGTCGGCCTCACGGGCGTCCGGCAGGGTGGGTTCCTTCTTGCCTTTGCTCCGGGCCAACTGGCGCACCGCATCGTCCACCCCGTCTGTGATGGACACCGCACTGCTCTCGACCTTGCCGTCCACGATGGGGACTTCGGGGACTTCCCAGTCTCCGCGCTTGTTGGCTATCTCCAGCTTCATCGCCTCGCGGAATCTGTCCGCGAAGTCCACCACATCGGCGTACTTGGGGAGCCGTCCATCAGCGAACTGGGGGTTGAAGAATCGTTCGGGCTGGGTCGCTACACGGGCACCGAACTTGTCCTCGACCCACTTGGCGTGGATGCAGTTGGAGTTGCGACACCGGAGACAGAACGTGTCCTGGAACGCCTTGTAATCCCGATCAGCACCTGGAGCTGACAGGTCAGAGATGCACTCTTCAAGGAGATCAGTGCCGCCCACTGGGGGTTCCTCTCTTGACATCACCCTGGTGGATGGAACGATGCCCCGACCGGCCTCGGTGAGATATCATGTCCAGCGTCGGGATGTCGGTCGTGGGGATGACCCTCTTGTCGTCCAGCGAGATCATGCTGGGGACTCCCTCCCTCGTCTCCAGCTTCCCGGCGTGCTCGCACTGGAGACACACCTCGGGGGTCATCTCCATCTGGCCGCAGACCCGCTTCCAGACCTCATACTGCTGGAAGCCGGTCTGGCCCAGCACCTGACGCATCTGAACGTCATCGGGGTCGAGATTCTGGGCCTTCGCCTTCTCCGCCAGGGCTGCCGGGAAATCGCGCCAGTGGAAGCAGACGAGAACGATGCCCTCGCCCCTGTGTTCAGCTTTGATCGGTCTGAGCATCGTCTATCTCCTTGATTCTGGCGCTCACGTCATGCAGCCGCTGCACCAGCCGCTCCTTCTTGGCATTCAAGACCTTGACGACTTCCTTCTGGCCCTCGGCTTCCTTGAGCGCCATGTCGATCTCATACATCTCTGGAATGATACCGTCCAACTCGACCCGGAGCTTGGCCCGTCGAAGCATCTTGTCGGTGACCACCCCAGCATCGCACAGCTCCTCCACCACCATCTCGGTGATGAGCACCTTCCTCTCCAGACGATTATAGTCCCTCACCAACCGTTGCACCAGGTTGTTCCGCATGGGGCAGCGTTCGGCGTTACAGGGGTCTGCAGGGCAGTCAAGGGGATCCCCGGAGCAGTTTCCTGCCGTGTCGAGGTCTATTCCAACCGCACCTTCGAGGATGCGGAGGCGGCGCTCGATGTCCTCGTCAGAGTCCACGTTCCTGCGCCAGATAGTAGAACTGCTGGTGACTCACCAGAACCTCGTCCACCTTGGCTTCCCGCATCCACCCATCGAGAGAGACCCCATCCCGAGACTTGAGCCGGAGCTTCCGGGTGCCACCATTCCGACAGAGATGGATGACCTCTGCGAGCTTGATCACGGTGTCCATCACGAGCGGGGCCGAGAGCTTGTAAGTGAACTCATCACCGACCGGAACTTCGGGAGCCTGGGCTCCAATGGCCTGGGGCGTGGGAGGCGGCTCACTCCCCTCTGAGGGAGGGGAAGATGGAGGCGCGGGGGTCGGACCAGAGGGGGGGGAGCCCTGGCCCGAAACAACACCCCGCGCCTCCGGGAACAACTTGATCAACTCCTCGGGCCAGGAGGGAAGAGCGTCCCAGTCCTCGCCTTCGGGCAGGTCGTCGGGCTTGTAGTACTTCTTGTTGCCGACGAAGCGCACTTCCTTGAAGCGCATCGCGTTGAGATCCCACGGCACCGTCCAGTTGCGGCCCATCTCCACGTCGCAGGTGAACGGGATGGGCCAGTTCATCTTCATGATGAAGCTGTTGCTGGTCATCAGGGGCAGGATGACCTCGATGGCCTCCGCGAGGATGTCGCCGTCGATCTCGAAGACCAGCTCGTCGTGCATGGTGGCTATCAACATGCACTTGTCCAACCAGCCCCGCTCCTTCATCGCCTTGTACACCAGCACCATAGCGATCTTCATCATGTCAGCGCCCGTCCCCTGAATGGGGCCGTTGACGCTGTTCCGCTCGGCCTTCGACCGGAACCCGCCGTCCGCATGAGTGATGTCCGGCACCGGATACTTGCGGTTGAAGGCCGTCCGCACGAAGCCGTGCTGCCGACCGAAGTTGTGCTGGTATGCCCACCAGTTTCGCAGACCCCCGTAGGTACGGTCGAACTGCCGCTTGATGCGCCAGCCCTCCTGCTTGTCCACGCCCGTCGAGCGCGACACCGCCGACCCGCCACCACCGTAGGACAGCGCGAAGTTGGTGCCCTTGGCGTTGCCTCGCAGCGCCTTCCAATCGACCTTCTCCTGGGCCTCGGCCCCGTACAGCTCGATGCCCGTCAACGTGTGCAGGTCACCGATCTTGTCAGACCCGCAGTTGGGGCACCGGGGCGGGGGCGGCTCGGGCGTCGTCTTGCCGTCGCCCTTCGGGAACGTCCGGTCGCAGGAGGCACAGTGGAAGAACTCTGCCATCCACTTCGGCTCGCGGGACAGGTTGGTGATGAGTCGAAGCTCCTCACCCGCGTAGTCGATGGCGACAATGTAGGCGTTCTCCCGGCGAGGCGTGATGCACTCCCGCAGGCGGTTCATGCAGGCCGGGCGCTTGGGGTTATACGTCGAAGGGATGGACTGGAGGTTGACCTGCGGGAAGCCGATGAGCTTGCCACGGGCGGCGTCCTTGGCCGGAGTCGAGAAGCGCCCCGTGTCCGTCCCGTCCTGCCGGAAGTTGATTCGCATGGTGCTGTCACTGGGGTCAACGTCGAGAAGCATCGGGAACAGGTAGGACGACAGGGCCTTGTTCACCTCGCGGAATCGCTTGATCTTGCCCATGAAGGGGAACTTCTGTCCGGCCACCTCCACGATACGGTCAAGCTCGGCCTTCGAGGTCTGTACCTGCCCGGACTTCTCCGTCCGCTTGAGCCCAGGCACGCCCATCTCATCGAACATCTTGCCAAGCTGCTGAGGCGCGTTCACGTCGTAGATTGCAGGCCACTTCTTCCCGTCCGTCTCGACCTGGGAGAGTGGGTCAGGATGGGTGGACTTCGCCTTGGCCTTGGCATCATCGATCTGTTGGGGCAAGAGGTAGTCGAAGTTGTCGCCCTCGAAAGCAGCCCTGAGCACCTTGTAGGCTCCGGGCATGATATCTCGGCCCAGGATCTTCGATGCCTCGTCGTACACCTCCATGATGGACTCGAACCACTCGTCCTGGCCCAGCCGGACAAGCTCCTTCACCTTGTCCATGTCCACATGCAGGCGACACCGCTCCATCCAGCGAATCGCGGCGACAGCGGACTTCTCGATGACGTAGATTCCCTTCTGGGTCTTGCCGTCCGAGGCCGCGTCCAGCACCGAACCGAGGAAGTGGCCGTAGAGCAGGAAGGTGAAGATGCCGTCACCCCCGCCGTACCAGAGCACGGCCTGGTCGGTCGGGTCGAGCACAGAGAAGTCCCACGGCCCCTTGTGGTCTTCAGGGAACAGCTCCTTCAGTTCCACCTGGTCGAAACCAAGCTCCTTCTCGGTCAGGAACTTGAGTTGCTTGTTCCGGCGGCGCGAGTCCGCGAGATAGGCCAGGAGCATCGTGTCCTCCCAGCAACTCGCCCTGTCCCACTCAAGGAACGGCTCGCCACCGGGGAACTGGAGGAACTCCTGGTCGAACTTGCCGTGGTGGAAGATGGCTCGGGTCTTGCCGTCGTCGGTGGCCTTCATCAGACGACGGAACTCGGCCTCGAAGACCGTCCACGGGACGTTGCACTCCCGGAGCACCCGACTGCCGTCCGCCTTGATCTCGACGTGCCGGACAGGGACGTAGTAGCCCCTCACACCGTCCGGGGACAGGCAGACTCCAGCGATCTTGTCCTTGGTGTGGCCGTTGGGCTCGACCCGGTTGTCGAGGCCCGAGGTCTCCAGGTCGAGCGCATAGAGACCGGACTCGATACAGGCGTCGATACACTCTGCGATGTTCTCTTCTGTGACAAGGATGAACTCCTTGTCGTCCATCCATTCCCGCTTGCGGACTGTGGGGCTTTGAGCCTCATCGAGGAAGTCGAACAGATCAGCGCCATCACCCATGCCATGCACCTCCTCTTATCTATACCCCCTCAGAGGGAGAACTCGGCCCCCTTTGAGATGACCACATAGCGGTCATCTCGCCAGGCCAAAGCGACCAGGGCGGCAGCGGCCTGGGCTTCCTTGGAGGGCAGGTTGGGAGGCACGTAGCAGTCCGGCATTTTCTTGCAGGGGTGGCAGTCCTTCTCCACGAACATGATGCAGTCCTTGTGCTCTGCACACTTCCGGTAGGGGTCAGGCACCATCTTGAGCAGAGCATCCGGAGGAGGGCCAATGACCCGGATGAGAGGGTCCGCATGACCGTGGGCCGCATGAGACAGAACCAGGCCGGACACGACCGGGAGGAGGTCACCCCAGACGGTGTCCCGAAGAGGGGCGAGGTGACCCCAGTATTCGTCGCCCAGTGGTAGCGGTCGAGCCAACAGCACCTCTCCCCAATGCTGGGTTGAGAGGGTGAAGCGAACCAGATCAATCATGGTCGCCTCTCAGAGCTTCCATAATCCTGGTTTTGATACCCAGAATAGCGGCCCTGGCTCGTACCTCGGGGATAAGTTCCTGGCCCACCAGATACACCAGCTTGTCCAATCCCTCCCAGAAAGCCGTGACTTCCTCCATAGATAGGTCTCGATCTCCGGTCACCGCCTCCAAAAGTGTCGCCAGGATGATCTTGTCGTCCTCGAAGGTCTTGTCGGGGTCGAGATGCTCCCGAATCTGCTCCCCCTGTGACTTCTCACGAGGAGTGTAATCCCCGGCTTCCCAGGGCAGCGGAGCAAGGTTGTATTTCTCTTCCAACCACTGGATGGCCTCGATGAATCCGAGGCCCTTGATCTCGCGGACAGTCTCGATGGTGTCCCGCATCTTGTCGCAACCGAAGCAGTACCAGGTGTTGTCGGGATAGACACGGGCGGAGGGCTTGTTGTCCTGACCGTCGCCGTGAAGGTTGCAGGGGAACTGCTGCTCCCGGTCTCCGGCCTCTGGTCGAACAAGGTAGCCGAAGTCGAACAGGAGTTGGGTGACGCTCACGTCGGCCTTCACTCGGTCGGCTCGGCGTCGTGTGCGGGAGGGCGGAGCAGCCATGCCTCATCCTACCCCATTGTGGGGGCTTATTTACCCCCGCCGGGGAGTAGTCTGGGTGAGGAGGGTCAATGGCTACGTTCAAGGTCCGGGTCACCCAGCCGAAGGAAACCGACTGGGTTGAGGTCGAAGGCGAAGACCTGGTGGCTGCAATCCAGCAGTATCACTTCGACCAGATCGGATTCAACTACCGGCACATCCCGACCGTCACCCTCTGGGTCGAGGGCAAAGAGAGGCAGCACTTCACCGAGTTCGAGACCGAGGACGGTCAGAAGCTCATCAGCCGCATCTGCCAGACCGGCATCTGGCGCAAGGGTGGTGTCCACGCACCCGGAAGGCCCCGGTCGCTGGCGGACGTGGAGCGCATCTTCGGGGTCGAGGAAGGCCACTTGCAAGGAGAATGGATCGGAGAAGAGGAGTATCAGAGATGACCCAACTCATCGACCGTGACTCGGCCTACGACCGCGTGGAAGCCGATATCGCCAAGCTCGAACCGTCAAGCTGCCCGGACACCCGCATCACACGCACCCAGATGGACAACACCCTGGCGCTCAAGGAGGGCCTGGATATCAACCCCGACCGGGAGTTCACCTGGGGCTGGTGCGTGACCGTGGGCCGCTCCTACGAGGTCAAGCGGTTCTTCTACGGCAACACCATCCGGCAGGCCGTCGCACGGGCGCTCAAGGCCGTCGAGGAGGATGCAGCATGAGTCTGCTCAAGATGAACGCCGAAGAAGCCATCGCCACCCTGGTCGAGACAGCCCTGGAACGCGGCTCGGGCAAGGATGGGCGTGGGCTGCACATCCGACTCGACTGCCGGATGTCCAACTACAACTGCTACCGCGAGGTCGGCACCGGCAAGCTGGTCGAGTGCGACTCCGGCGACGGCCCCTCGGAGGAAGTCCGCGAGCAGGTCGATGAGTGGCCCATCGAGGCGTCCCTCAACCTCCACATGCTGTTCTTCCGGCCCACCAACTACACCCAGGTGTACTCGTGCATCACCGACTCCTGGGACATCCCCGACCCCGACGAGTGGGTACTCCAGAGCGACCACGACTCCTGCTGGCGCACGGACGGGATGCACGACATGCCCATCGTTGCCATGAAGCTCCACAAGGCCGTGGCCCGCGAGGGCATCGACAATTTCCGCGACCTCAGTGAGCACTGCTGGCCCCACCCCACCCGCGTTACCATCGAGGTCAAGAAGGGGCCGGAACAGTTCGGGCCGAAGCGGTGGGAGGTCGTGAAGGTCGAGCGGGGCTGGCCGGACGGCACCGAGGCCCGCCCGATGTAGTCACGGGTCTTGGTGATACCGGGGCTTGGCGCACTTCTTCTCTAGCTCCTCGCACTTCTCGATGGTCACGACACAGGAGGGGGCCAGGGCGAAGCCGTCCTTCTGCGTCTGGATGCAGAACTCCTCGCAGGTCGTCCCGTCCATCAAGGGCATCCCCTCCGGGCAGCCCAGCGCCCGAAGGTGGTCACAGGCAGCCCCGCACTGGTCAGTGTCATCCGGCTCGATGACGATGGGCGGAGGCTTGACCTGGCAGTGACTCCCCAAGAGGAGAGGCGACATCACCAGCAGGGCCAGCAGAATCTTGAATGCGCGCATCACTCGGCTCCCTTGCTTCGCACGAACGGCTCCCAGCCGCCGACCATCACCCAGAAGTCGTGAACGTGGTCGTCACTGGCGATGTAGTCGGGGTCCATGAAGTAGAAGCCGTCATGGCCCCAGGACGACCCCCAGGAGTTCTCCCCGATGAACTGCCCGTCCTTCCAGCCCAGAATCACGGTGGCGTGCCAGCCCGTGATGTCCTTGGGGGGCCGGAGCGGCTCCTCGTGGCCCTTGATGAAGCCCCGGTAGGTGTTCCAGTTGCGGCCCACCGCTGCGCCGAACACCACCGGGCACCCTGCAGCCAGAGCGAGGATGACGCTCTCCACCCGGTCGGCCCCGCGCGCCCGGATGGTATAGAAGGAGTCGATCTTGTGGACGAACGCCTTCCGCATCGCCATCCACGATGGGGGCGTGTACACCTTGGCCAGGTCGAAGGGCCAGTCCTCCTCGGTGCAGACCCCGTAGCGCCGAAGGACATCACACGCCAGTCGGATGAAGGTGCCGCCGTCGTCGTTGGTCTGGGGCGGGAACATCAGGTTGCGGGCCAGGTAGTAGACCGCCAGGCGCGACAGATCCACATGGGCGTTCGGGCCGTGCTTGAGAATGCGCTGGATCTCCAACGCCTTGACCGTAGCTTGGGCGACACAGGAGGACGAGTGCCGCTGGTTGTGCCGGGGCGACGTGAACGGTCGGAGGTCGATGTCCACATCCGTCACGATGCTCGCAGCCTTCATCTTGGGCCGGAGCTTGTCCTCGAAACCCCAGAAATCAGGGGAGTCTTCTTCGGGCAAGAAGCCGCTGCCACTGATCGGATAGTCGTTGTCAGCCATCTTCATCCCTCCTCACAAGAACAGGAGGGAAAGGCTAACTATTCAAGGCATGGGGGCCTCGGGATACTCGAAGGTCACGAAACACAGGGCAACGAAGCAGGTGCCGAAGTCCTCGTCCACGACCATCTCACGGACGGAGGTCTTGAAGCTCGGCTCCAGGCGATACTCGGGCTGGTGTCCGTAGCGGCGCTCGAAGATGCCCCGAAGGTCGGCTTCGAGAATCTTGCTGGCCTTCTCAATGGAAGCGTGACCCTCGTACTCGGCAGCAAAGCCGCCGATGGTCTTCCAGGAGCCGTCCCCCTGCTTCTTCTTGACCCAGCAGCGGCCTACCCCGGCGCAGAGGTGGTCGCCCTGGACGCCATCGATCTGGGCCTTGATCGTCTCCAGCACAGCCCCATGATGGAACAGGGCTTCGCGCTTGGCCTCCTCGATGCTGATCTCTTCCGACTCGGGCGGCAGGACGCTGGTGTACATCATCACGTTGAAGTTCTCGATGCCCGCGTCGAGCAGCGCGATGTCGTAGCACGAAGTCTCGTAGTGGTCAGAACCAGTGTCCGCCGAGGACTGGCCCACACCCGAGGTCACGAAGTACTTGCAAGGAATCCGACAACCTGTAGCCATCTTGGCCTCCCTTCAGTTCAGCCTGACCAATGATATCCGTGGCATCAGATTTCTGGTTTCCGACCCACCACGAAAGGCTCCCACGCGGGCTTCAGGGCCGTTCCATAGCCCTCGTAGCGTTGAGCCTCCTCGCTGACAGGCACCTCGCCGTCCTTCTCATGAAAGCCCTTCTCTTCAGCCTCTCTCATCCAGGGACGATCCCCCCCTTCTATGCCATGCCCACTGTTGATGCTCTTGGGGTTGCGAACATCCTTCGCCGGAATACGAATCTTTTCCCGCACAGCTCCGGCCTTCTTGTCCAAAGCCTTGGAGATGTTCAAGGACTTCGGGAATCCCGAGTTTCCCGTGATGAAAATCTGATCCTTGCGTCGGGCCAGGAAGGCTCCCGTGGGAACACGGACACACCAGACAGGCCCCTCGTAGTGCTCTGTCACAGCGGCCTTGAGATGTCGGGCCTGAAGCTGGGTCATCGGGTTCATGTGCAGCCCAACAACGGCCTTCCTGAAGTTGATGCGACCCTGCCGATTCATCAGGTGCGCCAACGTCTGGAACCACACGAGGTCTTCAGGATCCTTCTGATAGAATGCCCACCGACCCCGATCACAAGCTCCGTCACCTTTGAGAACGGCATCCACGAAAGCGTGCTTCTCTTCACGGGTCATCTGCCACAAGAGGTGCCAGGAAGGACGCTTCCCAGGGAGCATCTCTCGGACGTGAAGTGCCATAGGCCCCGTGAAGAACCAGGTGTGCTCGATGTAGTCCCTGTCCTTGTAGGTACGCTCCCGCTCGTAGTGTCGATACTCGGGAATAAGCTCCTCGACCAAGGAGTAGATTTCCTGAACGTGCTCCATGTTCACAGACGACTGGTAGATGCGAACGCCCGTGCCGTTCTGGTCGAATCCACCCTCTGTCCAGACCCAGCCCAAGAGTGCCGCCAGCTTGGTGCCTCCGATGCCAGAGCCGTCATGAACTCCAGCGAGAGGAAGTCTCAGGTTGTTCCAGCGGTCGATCTGACCAGCTTCCTCGACGTTCCACTCCGGCTCATCCCACGCCTGCCGGACACCATCGATCATCTTCCGAATGCGGTGCTTCTTGTACACCCGATGGTTGGGGGTGAGAAGCTGGTCGGTGTTGTCATTCCTGAAACAGATGAGGTCACCCTCGAAAGGAGCCTGGATGACTTCCTCGACCGGCTCCAGACGGATATCATCCGTCTTGCTGTCCCAGCAGGCGACCTTCTCGCCCACCTGGACTTCCAACCCCGACTTCCATCCTGTCTCGGTCAGGATCTCGGAATCGTCGGGGAGACAGCCGTACATCCAGGCTTCAAGGTCGAGGTCAACGAATCCGACCTGCTCCATTGCCGCAGCCATCCGGTGGAACGTCCGGGTCGCCCCGAACACCTTGATGACACCTCCCGGTTTGAGAACGCGGAACACCTCCTCCAGCCACTGCCGATGCCACTCCTGCATCGCCCTCGTCTGCTCCAGGCGCGTGTTGGGGAAGGAGGGATTGTCACAGCGACACCGCTTGAAGCCCTTACGGTCGTTGCCCCGCTTGCTGCCCCCACAGTTCTCGCAGATGGGATTCTGATCGCCTGTAAAGGACGGGAGGGGGCTGTCACTGAATCGCTCCGACCCACCCGTCGTGAAGGACGCCCCGCCTGTGGCGACCTTCTTCCCTCGACGTTTGCCGACCGGCTTCCAGTGGTCATGAGGCTGCTCGCAGGTACACTTCTTGGCCCCCCGCAGACGGCCACCGCACTCGGCACAGGTGGGGTTCATCCCACCGTGCGGCAAGCTGCCCCCATGCGAAGGCCACGGGATGTTCCGGTCACCGATGCCCACCTTGGACATCCCCGCCCCGGTCGCCCAGAGTCGATCCCAGTCCTTGCCCATGAATTCAAGTCCGTGGTATGCTAACCGTAGGGCGGGTCACAGACGACTGCCCCGATGGACTCTTCATCCATCACCTGGAGAAGCTCGAAGCTGTCTCCAAGTCGGAGGGTGATCGTCTGGCCTGCCCTACGGCAGCCAGTCTCCTTTGTCATGTGAGTTACTCCTTACCACAAGTCCAGCACATCGACTTCTGGCTCGGGCTCGGGGATGACGAGATCATCCAAGGGACTCTCCAATCTCCTCATGATGACGCAGTTATTCTCCATCGTGGTGGTCTTCTCGCCATCCTTCATCGCCCTGGAAATCTTCGACACCAACTCATCCTCGAAGGAGTTGGTGACCATTCGCTCGACATGCAAGATACCTTGGGCGGCCTCTACGACCATATCACTGAGCTTCTTGTCACGTTGAACAGGGCCAACCTCGAAGATGATGCGGCCTGTGGGTTTCACCACGCGGGCTAGCTCCGTCAGACAGTCCTTCAAGAACTGCAGGTATTTCTTGGCATCCCGGATGAACGTGCTGGGCTCCTCGGCCTTCAAGAACCACAAGCGCAGCCAGTTCTGGTCCGCGTAGTCTATCACGTCGAGAAATGGCGGCGATGTCACCACCATGTCCACAGAGTCATCGGGGAGGGGCAGTCTACGGGCATCCCCCTCCTGGATTTTTCCATCGCCCTTATGTCCCTCAACCGGAATGAACTTCACGGCTGCCTGCCGCAGGATGTATTTCACGTTACGGAACTCGGGCTCCGTCTTGTGCTTGGCCATCGCGGTCAGCAGACTTTTCGCCCGTACCGAGAACACGTTGTAAGTTTCGGTGGAGAAAAATCCCGCAGAATGTCCATGTAGACGCCCCATCGCCAGAGCCGTCAAGGTCGGAGAACGATCCGCCTCCCGTAGATGATAGACCTGGGGCCAGGTATCAGGATGGTAAAAGGGCTCGACCTCCGGAGGAGGGGGTGGAGCCTCCCCCTCCAGGTTCAGAGCCTCTATCTCTTCCATGACCTTGGGTTGGGTGTCACAGTTGAGCTTGACGCGGGACAGGGCGAGCGCCACAGGGTTCACGTCCGTCCCGTAGAAGGTCTTCCCCCGTATAGTCGCCTCCAGTGCAACCGTTCCCCGGCCCACGAAGGGGTCGAGTACGGTCTGAGCCTCGGGCACTAAGTCGAGGAAAAATCCAGGAAGTTGAGGAGGGAAGCACCCCTGATAGGAGCACACTTGGTGGAGTTTGTGCCCTCGTTTCGGCTTGGTAGGCCAGAGAGTCATGGCTATCTGGTAACTGGGAGGTCAACGGTCTTGACATCTCCCGTCAGGGACACCTGAAGATCTCCTTCGTGGTTCTCAATGAGGACGGACGATTCCTCGTCCCCCACCTTTCCCAGAGAGATATGGTCATGACCCACATGCACGATTACCTGGAGCTTCTCTTCGGACTCCCCTTCGATATCAGGAAGCCCCGCGACTACGGTGACATCAGACATATTCACTGCCTCCTTCTCCCTCTAACCAAGCAATTCGTCCAAGAAATTCTCCAACGAGTCCTCATTATCCCGCGAGCGGGATGGGCGATAGGGGTTCCCGTCCCTGTCATGGCCCCTGTCCACCCGAGGCTGGAGATACATGTGCTTGCACTGACCCTTTTTTGGTCCTTTGTAGAACTTCACCATCCGGATCCCGGCCTTGTGCTGAGCGACCTTGCGCCATTTCGTCCTGCCCTTGGTAGGCAGGCTCCAGAACCCGATGAGGTTCCCCGACGCATCGCGGAGCTTCCGGATTTTCAACGCCAACCGCTTCATCTGGTAGTACGGGATAGGCGAAGGCTCCGGGAAATGACGATAACACTTCCCCGCATCGGGACCAGTCTCGATACCCTCCAAGTAAGAAACCCCCGTGGCCTCGACATGAACATGCCGGATCAGAAACTCGAAGGGATTGCACAACCGCCCGCACTCAACACATCGGCGGTACAATTCCTTCACGTCGCCGCCCTTGGGGCCTATCACATTTTTTCGGGAGGCCACAAGGTCCAGAAAGATGACCTTGCCATCTTCCACCTCTACGGGGAAACTACGCCAAAAGCCAGAACGTCCCATATCCAACCTCCGGCTATACTACCCCATCTGCCTCAATCATCATCCCCCCAGCCGAACATCGAGTCGAGAGACTCCATCTCGGGCTTCTCCACCGTCCGGTCCGAGACGATCTCCGGGCTGTCGCCCACGATGCCACCTCGGGCCTCGCGCTCCCAGTGCCGGACCCTGGAATCTGCGATCTCCAGATACTCCTCCTCGCGCTCGATGCCGATGAAGTCGTGGCCAGTGAACACGCACGCCAGGGCCGTCGTCCCGCTGCCCATGAACGGGTCGAGCACTGGCCCCTCGTTGGTCGGGACATCTTCCAAGAGCCGCCGCATCAGGCCGAGAGCTTTCACGGTCGGATGGAAGTTCTTGACGCGCTCCGCTGTCCGCCCGGCCCCCGCCGCAGGGCATTCCAGTCCATCTGAGCCCTCTTGCCGGTCAAAGCACGCCTCGGCCCCCGTCTTCCCGGCCAGGTGGTCACAGCCCGCTTCGCGCTCGCTGCGGGCTGCCTTGGCGACATAGTGGAAGCCGTCCGGCTCATCTACCCACAGGATGGAGTCTCGGATCTCGAAACCGGCGTCCTCGATCATGCAGGCTCCGGTGTGGCCTGTGGGCTCGTCATCGGGAGCGACGAGCATCAGGTGTCCGCCGGGCCGGAGGACACGGAGGAACTCCTCGATCTGCTTCTCGGTCGGCTCGCCTTTGACCAGCAGCCCCGTGACGGACTCCTTGGCCCACTCGCCCGTATCGTAGTCGGTGCTGTCCAGGTCGAGGAACATCGCTCTGGGAGCAGGCTCTGGTGGGGAGATCATCGTCAGCAGGTAGTCGATCATCTCCTGTGGCATCTTACTCATCTCTGCTCCTTGGACTTGCCGGTAGAACCGGCTCGCGCCGCCCTCATCATCATACCCGACCATCCCACCATGCCGGGTCGTGATGCTCCCCCAGCCGTCGTATCCCTTGAAGTTGCTCTTGATGTGATGAGGCTTGCAGCCTTCGCGAGGCCCACTCTGATCATCCAGCACGACAATGAGGCACTCGGGATGACACTCCCAGGCGGGGACTTCTTCGAGGCCGTTCTCGTCCGAGTATCCTCGACGGGTCGCCTCGGTTGGACGGAATCGCCATTGGCTCTTATCCGCCCGTCCGGCATCCCCTTCGGGTCGGGTGTCTACCCGGATGCCCTTGACCTTCTTCGTCCCGACCTGACGACACTCGGGCCGGTGTTGCAGAATCACATTCGGGGGCCAGCGGCCCTTCGACCCACACCGCTCCTGGACTTCCTCGGCACTCATCGCGTGGATGCGGAAGGTGCTCTCCCCCTGGTAGCCCTTGGTGCCGTCAGCCCCCGACTTGTACCAGCCGGGGATGTCATCGGGGTCACGGCCAACCCGGCTGGCATCGATGTTCAGCCCCCCAGCTTCGTGGCGCAGCACGTTGTCTGCGACCGACCCGATCAAGGGCTTGCGGGCCAGGGCGATGGTCCTCACGACTCGTCCTGCGTCTGCTTGTAGAAGCGAGATGTGTCGTCCTGGTCATCCAGCGCAGCTACGGGACAACACTCATCGCACTCCCATGCTTCGACCACCTCAAGTCCATCTGCGTCGGCGTAGTCAGTGCCCTCCCGCTCGACACCGCCCCCATAGGCCCCCGTCCCTCCCAGGCTGGTCTTGCTGTGATGATGGTTCACGCTGGTCGGGACCCGCTTCTCACCGACGCACACGCACTCGGGACGGTGGTGCAGAATCACGTTCGTCGGCCAGCGCCCACCTTCATGTTGCTGGCTCCGGTAGTCGTCGCCCTCTGGAGAGGCGTTGAACACCCGGCGCTCTGTGTGCAGGCCGGGGTTGGTCTGACACGTCTGGTTGCTCGACCCCCACACCCCTGCGCCCTTGGCACCACGGACTCGGCTGGCATCGATGTTCAGTCCGCCCGTCGAATGTCGAAGGACGTTCTCCGCGACAGAACCGACGAGGGGCTTCCGGGCCAGGGTAATGACCCTCATGATCTCTTGACCTGCTTGAAGAAGCGGGAGGCTCCTCCTTCATCAGCAAACCCTCGGACGCTCGTATCCCTGACCTCATTTGGATTCCAGGTCATCGAGACACCGGATGTTGGATAGATCGCTCGTCCTGTAGGTTGCCGGACAGTCCCTTTGATCTCCCCACTCTGGTCATCCAGGGCATCAACGGGGCATCCATCCTCGCACTCCCAGTCGGGAACCTCCTCAAGCTCCGAGTCGCCCAGTTGCGTGACCTTCTTCGTCCCGACGACCTGGCACGCGGGCTTGTGCTCCAAGATGACGTTCGCCGGGAAGCGACCCACTCGCTGCTCGTTGATTCTGTCGATGGGATAGAAGGAGTTCTTCGGGCCGTAGTATCGCTCCCCACCACCCTTGATCAGCACGTCCTTGACTCCGATGCGGCAGGCCCCGATGTTCAGCCCACCCGTGCCGTAATTCAACACATTCTCGGCTACGCTCCCCCCCTTGGGGAGAGGCTTGCGGGCCAGGGTGATCACTCTCATTCCTTGACCTGCTTGAAGAAGACAGAGGTGACATCCCCGCTCTGGTCGTCCAGAGCCAGGACGGGACAATCCGGATGGCACTCCCAGGCTTCGACTTCCTCCTCTACTTGATCGATGATTTCCGTCTTGGGAGGCTCACCGCCATAGTCAATCTTGACAACCTTCTCGGTTAACTTGACGGTCTTGGTTCCGACACAGATACAGTCAGGATGGTGTTCCAATAGAGCATTCGGAGGCCAACGCCCCATGACACTCTCGGGCCAACCAGGAGGGGGTCTCCGTGGGAGGTTTCCCCACTTTGGCACTTTCCTTTGTCTCCATGTCCTCGACACGTCTCGGGCCAGTAGGAGCACTGAGTACCCCCACCTTTTTTCCCTACCCGGCAACCATCGATATTCAAGGCCCCCACGTCTCTCTTGAGCACGTTATCGGTGATCGAGGAATCCTTCGGGAGAGGCTTCCTAGCCAGGGTGATTACTCTCACCTCGCTTCCAGTTCCTTCATGTCATCTTCGTCCAGGGCATCGCCCACGGATTCCTTCTGCTCCGTGGTCATCGGCACCTCGTAGCACGTCAGGATGCGCCGACAAGGCCACTCTACCCGTGAGAGGAACATCTCAAAGGGCTTCTGGTCACGCGATTTCAGGCACTGGAACTGAACACGGTTCTGGTCACGGAGGTCATCATCGACCCAGGAGGAAGTCACAATGTCAGCCGAGTTGTGCGACAACAACGGCCCCGTCTGATACTCGTGATCCCCCTCCACCTCCAAGTCCATGACCGGAGCATCAATCCCGGTGTCCCGAACCGACTCAACCTGCATTACCTGAAGCTCCAAGAGCTTTTCCAGGAACCGCGTATCCTCGTTGTCGATGCCATCCTCGGTGGCTGCCTGGAGAAGCGTCTCAATAGCCCCGCGAGGCACAAGACCCGTCCGCTTGACCTTCCGGGGGTTGTTGTAGAACGCCCGCTTGAAGCGCGTCTGCGGACTCCCAGGGGGGTGGATGAGCTTGTAGACCCGCAGGAACGTCTCGGGAACCGGGTAGACCTGCTTGTCACAGGGGGTCTGCTTGAGCGAGTCCCACACCAGACCCATCTTGGCATCTTCAGTGAAACCGATCTTCTCCAAGAATCTCCGACGACCCTCACGGGAGACCACCCGCAACGTGTAACCGCCGTAGGTCTTCCCGGTCTTCTTCAAGGAGGTCTCGTTGTAAGACAGGTGGGAGTCGATACCAAGACCCGTCAGGAGCATCTGAATCTGACGGAGGAAGGACTCACTCGCCTCCTTCATCTTGAGGCCAATGATGTTGTTCTTGTTGACCCACCCGTCCGTGTCGAAAAGACCCCGCAGGTAGGCGCATACCGTGCTCTCTGTCCCTTGCAGGATGCACTCCGGGACATCTCCTGCCCGCTGACCAGCGACCTGCTCGAACCATCGCTTCAAGGGCTTCGACCACTTCACCAGATCGAAAGACCCAGGGCGAGAGGGGCTTTCCAGGAGAGGAAGCTCGTGACCGAACGTGGCCTGGAAGGCGTACCGGATGGCTTCCCGAACCTGCATCTCCAGCCGGTTCCCAGTCCACGCGAGACCGCCCGAATGAACCTTCCCATCACCATCCCACGCGCCGAGGAGGTAGGCTAAGGTGGGGGTGGTGGAGAATGGGGCGTCCAGTTCACCCTCCCCCTTCCGACCCACCAGGGTCTCATACCTCCCAGCTTCAAGATCCGGGAGCCGGGTATCCTCTTGCGCCCATCGAGAGCCCCCCTGGGACGATGCAAGATAATCCTCAGAGGTCAAATCCCGAACAGCCTTCCATCCCAACAACCCGTCCTGAACCACCCGGACGCGATGGGGGGCAGTAGCCTCCAGGATGGAACCCCGACTGGTCTTGACCTCCCAGATACGCCGAACGCCGTTATCGAACTTGTTCAGCACCTTCTTCCACCCACCGGAAGACCACACCGAATCCCCGATACTTATGTCCCCGATGTTAATGTAACCCCTCAAAGAAGTGACGTAAGTGCTTGAAATCCTTACACAACGCTCTGCCTCGTTAGCGTAGCTCAAATGGGTCAGGTCGTAGCTCGCCGTGCCGGTCTTCTCCTTGCGCTTGGTCGCGGCCTTGTAGCCCTCACGGTTGATCTGGAACAAGGCGATGACGGCCATGCCCATTCCCCGCTGGAAGCTCATCGCCAGGCGCTTGCAGTCACGGATGATCTCATTGAGGCGTTCCGTCGTGCTCGACACCCACTTGCGAGGGGCCATCAGCCCAACGTGGTCGATGTAGATGGACGAGAACGGAGACTTCGAGTAGACCAACTCGGCCCGGTGCCGGAGGTCAGCCATCGTGAAGTCGGCCTTGTCCGGGTCAGCGACCTCGATGTGGATCTTGCCGAAGTTCCGGGGGTCGGGCCACGGGGTGTTGTTCTCGGAGTCGAGGGTGTGAACCATCTGCTTGCCCATGAAGTCTGGCTTTACGAAATCCGCCAGGAACTTCTTGGCGTTCGGATGGAACTCATCCAGCGTGCCGTCTCGGACGTTCGTGTAGGGCAAGCCCACGCTGTCGTTGGGGTGCTTCTGCAAGCCCAGCTTGTAGCGGATCTCCTTGAACTTGGGATGCTGGCTGTGCATGGCGAACAAGATGCGACGGCATTGCTGGTAGGGCATCTCCAGGGAGAAGATCAGGCTGCTGTGGTTGTAGAGGATGGCCTGGTTGTAGGCCCAGTTGAGCATGAACGTGGACTTCAACCCACCCGTGAACCCCGCGTGTATCCACAGCTCGTTCCGCTTGGCTCCGTTGAGGGCGGAGTCCATCTGGGTCAGGCCCGTGTGCTGGCCAATGCCCGCCAGGGGATCAGCCTCGACCCGCTCATACTCCGCCATGAAATCCTCGCCGTCCTGGGTGACTTCGCCCGAGAGGCGACCACCAAGCGTCGGGGCCACGATGTCGTGGCTCTCATCGAGGATGTGGTGAATGGCGGCATACGGCCCCTGAATGACCTTCTCTTCCTTGCCGTCCGTGACCTTGATGCCCTTGCCCAGGATGTCCGCTGCCTTCTTGAGAAGCTCGCTCACGGCCCGGACGCGGCGCTCCTCGGCTTTGGCTTCGAGGCGGGTCTTGAAGTTGCCGTCGATCAGGACGGGAAGAACCTCAAGGGCCTTGACCCGGTTGACGACCGTTTCTTCCTTCTTGATGGTGAAGTGGGTGACTATGGCGTTGATCTCGGGCACATGGTTGTGCGTCTGGACGAACTCCTGGATGAACGTCCAGATGATCACGTCGTCGGGAACATCGAACTCCAGCCGGGACTCATGCAGAATCCTGAAGTTCCGCAGGAGGTGGGTGGCGTCGTCGTCCTTGGCGTTGACGATGAACGTGGAACGCAGGAGGGACTTCACTTCCCACCTCCATTCTTCGGCTTCCAGCCACGACTCTTGGACTCTTTTCGTGGCAGTCGATGTTCCTCGTAGGCCTTGAACCCGTCGTCATCCACTTCCGTCTCGGGGGTGTCGGCTTCGCCTTCACCTTCGGGGGCATCATCGCTGATGGTCATCATCTGAACGCCTGTCGCCTGGTTGGACACGGGCTTGGGCTTGGCCCGTTCCAAGGTGATGTGCTCCCAGTCTTCCAGGAAGTCCTCGACCTGGCCGCTATACGACCGATGACCATCTTCGAGCACGTTGGTCGGTTGATCCGTGATCCAGGTCGGCTTGCTCTCCTGCTCCCGCAGGAGGAGAGCCTCCATGAAGACCTCGGGCATCGCCGCGTTCCGGGCAGCCTTGACCCCCAGCCGGATGATGAGCAACTCCGGCGGCACTGCGATGTCCGACAGCGCCATGAACTTGCCCGACACCTGAGCCTTCCGCATCTGGTCAATGTCCGGGTCCAGCACCTCGATGCCCCGAGACAACCACGCATCCATCAAGTCCGCGTCCGACACGACCACGAAGTTCCATCGCGGCCCCATCCGACTGGCGACCTTCTTCAGATGAGACTTGAACTTCGGCGTTGAGCCGGTTATCCACAGGTTACCCCCCTCTTTTCCACAGAGGGGCGACTTCTTGAGGGGTTCGGCACGGGAGAGGCTTTTCCATCCTCTCTCCATGTTGAACACGAGGTCGCGGACGAGGACACAGCTACAGGGCTGGGTGATCTCTCCCACCGCGAATGGCGGGAGCTGGTCACGCGGGACGGGTACTACTCCTCGACCTCGGCACTCGGGGCAGTCGGGCTTGCCATCACCTTCGGGATAGCTGCTCTCCAGTTCCTTCTCGGCCATGCTAGTTCCCCGCCGCCTCACGGGCATCGTCCCGGAGGGCATTGAACAGATCAGAGATGTCGTTCTCGACCTCGATCACCAGGTCGTCACCCTCGCCCTTGATGCGCTTCCCCAGCACCGCCTCCACGAGCGTCATCTTCCGGCTCAAGACCTCCATGACCCGGTGGTCAACTGTCCGGCGACGCTTCCCTCTGGAGATCAGGTGGATGACGTAGCACTTGTCATGGACGGAACCAATGCGAATCATGCGCCCTATCAACTGAAGGAAGTCACCCGCCGACCAGGGCGTATCGTAGCACACCAGGGCCTTGGCCGCTTGCAGATTGATGGACTCGCTGCCCGCCGTGGTGATGCAGCAGACCCGCACGTCCGAATCAGGGTTCTGGAACTTCTTCATCGCCTTGTCGCGCTGATCTTCGTTCTCGGTGCCGGTGATGCGGACAGCTTCGATCTTGCTCTTTTTCAGGATGGGCATCAGGATGTCCACCATCTTCCGGAACCGGGTGAAGATGATGACCTTCTCTTCCGCGAAGTCGCCCTCGGTCAGCAACTCAAGGAGGGCCTCGACCTTCGATGACTTGCCATCACAGTCGATCAGCCCCAGGTCGTCCACGATCTCCTGACAGTAGGCGATGGCCGTGAGCTTCGTGACCTCCTTGACCAGTGCCTCGCCGGTCTCATCGTCCATGCCCATCTCCAGCAAGCCGGAGAGGGCCTCGGCGTACTTGTCCTCCTGTGCGGGCGACATCGTGACGGTGATGGTCTTGCTGGTGAGGGAAGGAAGCTCGGAGGCGACCTGGTGCTTCGGGCGACCGATGAAGTAGGGGTCGATGACCTCCTTGAACTCACGAATCTTCTGCGGGGCGTAACCGACGATGACGGGAACCTGACGATTGCTGCGGGGGAGCCTCTGCATCCGGGTCAGGCAGTAGTAGAGCATGAACTGGTTGGCTGTCATGCCGAAGAGACCAGGCATCACCACCTGGTAGATGCCGTAGCCCTCCATCAGATGATTCTTGATCAGCGTCGCCGTGAGCCCCCACGTCCTGTCCGACTGAGACGCCATGTGAGCGCAGACCTGGTGAACCTGGGTGCGGGGGTTCTTGAAGGCGGTGGCCTCGTCGCAGACGAAGATGTAGCCGCCCCACTTCTGCATCTTGGTGAAGTCCTGCACTGCCGAGCGGTAGCCCATGATCATCACGGTCGGGCCGGTCGCGTCAGTCCAAAGCTGCCGGGCCTTCTCCCGCTGCTTCGGGGTGCCCTTGCAGAGAACGACCTTGACTCCCAAGGTGAACTTGGCGAACTCCCGCATCCACTGCTTGGTCGCACTCTTGGTGGTCAGGACGATGACCTTGCGGTTGGGGTCTTTCTCCCAGATATAGCAGAGGGCAGCGATGGTCTCCAGCGTCTTGCCCAGGCCCGTGTCGTCACCCAGGACGAACCGCTTCATCAGGACTAGATGGAGGATGCCCTGAACCTGGTAGTAGCGCACCTTGAGGGGCTTCTCCTGGCCGTCGAAGTCGGTGAATGTCTCCTTGAGGTGCTTGGTCGGGCGGAGCTTGAGGTCGTCGCGTTCCCGAAGGCCCTTGAGCTTGGTGTGGACTGCTTGAAGCTGGGGGTCACTCATCGTGGCTGTCTCCCATCCCGAGAGGGCTTTGTCCTTCTACACTATACGGGCAGGGAGAGTACCGGGTCAGGAGATGATTTTGTTGAAAACGAGATCCATGAGGTTGCTGTGGGTGTAGAGCAGCTTCGACCGCAGCGAGTCCTTGAAGATGTAGTCCAGCACCGAGAGCGCCTTGCCCTTCGGGGTAGCAGGCGAAGCCTTCGCCCAGGCCCGAGAGTACTTCTTGAGCAGCTTCATGTATTCTCGGAGCAGGATGGACGCGAACCGGGAACGCCCCCACAGAGCGAACTTCTGAATGGTCGTATTCACGGCGTTTTCGCTGCCCAGAGTGGAGGGAATCTGCAAGGCGCTCATGTAGCGAGGCACCTTGATAGCATCGATCATGACCTTGAGCATCGTGTAGACCGCACTGGTGTCCTGCTTCGACATCCGGGGCCAGTTGGGCTTCTGCTCGAAGAGAACGTAGTAGAGGTAGGGGAGATACTCCGACTCCAGGCCGTTCTTGTTGGCGATCTCGATCAAGGCCTGCTGGATGGTCGGAGCATGAGCGAGAATCGCGTTCGTGAAATCCTCGCCCAGTGCAGCCAGCACCTTCTCTTCTTCAGGTCTCATCAGTCTCCCACGTCCAGAATGACCCGACCCGGACCTTCCACGGTCAATGTCGCTCCCTGGGTCGTCTTGGTCACCTTCACCCCACCGAAAGAAGAGACCGTCAGCTTCCGGCCAGGCAACGCGATGTGCCCGACCTGTCGGGGCTGTATCTCGACTCGGGGTACGTCCATCCCTTTGAGATGCTCCAGCACCTTCGGGAACGCAGCCCGTTTGAGTCCGAGCATGTCGATGCACTCGGTTGTCCGAGGGCCGATGACCCCATCCACGGGTCCGCAGTTCCGACCAACCCGATGAAGCTGGGCCTGCACGAATCTCTCTTCGGCCTTGTCGCCCTTCCAGACCCCGGCATCCACCTGGGCAGCACAGCACATCGAGGGCCACGCCAGATGGCCACGCCCCTCGGACATGAGGCGGTCATAGACGATGCGCCACAGCCCGCAGAAGTGGAACACGTCGTCTGCACCCGACCCGGCCAGGGGATAGCGGTTCCAGGGGGTGAACCCGAGCGGAACAGCATGACCCCAGGCTGCATTGAGCGCCTGCTGGGGGCCAGCACCCTCCTGGTGGAGTCGGAGCACCACCTGACGGCCTGCCTGGCAGAGGGAGAGAGGGCCTTCCGGGGGCGGCACGGCTGGTGGAGCCGGGATGAGACTCACCCGCCATCCATTCTCGGTGGCGTTCTCCTCCAGGGTCTTGAGGGCTTCGATGGTGTCCGCAGCGAGGGCTACCCCTTTGTGGTTGTAGAGTTGCTCTCGCATCACGGGCCTCCAATCAGGTGCGGCTGATAGGCTAGCTACCGCTCACACCTCGATGACCTTCTTCCAGTCGAACCCAGCGTTCTCCTCCCGCCGGAGATAGCCGAACGGGTTGCAGATGAGCCGAGTCTTGCCGATGGTGAAGTCGTGGGAGTCGTGGGTGTGACCGTAGACCCAGACTTCGGGCTGGGCCTCCCGGATGACCCCCTCCATGTCACAGGTGAAGAAGTAGTTCAAAGGCTCACCCTTGAACCGAGGGTGACTCCCCTTGGGCGTCGGGACGTGATGCGTGACCACGATGTCGTCCGACTGGACAGTTTCCGCGAGAAACTGGCGCGAAGCCTGATTAAGTGCCGGGAACCAGTCGGTGAACCCTCCGTTGATGATATGGAAATCATTGAGCCTTACGCGATAGGGGTGAGATTCTGGTTTGTCCTCGAACCAGAGAGTGCAGCCAACAAATCTCTGACCCTCGATGGTCACCGTGTCGTTCTCAAGGACGTGGAGGTTGGGGAGTTCCTCCTGTGCCCTTTGGAGGATACCAAGGATGCCCCGGCGGGTCGAGTGATAGAACTCGTGGTTCCCCATCACGTACACGACATGCGGCACCCGCTGACAGAGAAGGGTCAGGCAGTATCCGAGGTTGAAGTGGATACCCAAGTCCCCGGCAATGACCAGGACATCGGTGCCATCGAGAGGGATCTCATCGCAGAAGTACTTTCCCCGATCATGGTGGAATTCTGCGTGGATATCGCTCACGATTTGGACTCTCATGTCGGCCTCCTCGACCATTCTACCCTATCGAGAGCAATAAAGCGTCTATGCTCGGGTATCAGTGAGACTTGAGGAGAGGGCAATGAACAAGCCGAACGCCAAGCGGGTCAGCAAGCGATACCTCAAGGGCACCATGAAGCGGACGGCTGCCCCCAGAGGGGGAGGCGGTCGTGTCACCCCGAAGATGATGGTGGACTTCATCAACTTCGAGGTAGCCCTCGCCACCTACATCCGGTGGCTCGTCAACCAGGACAAGAAAACTGACCCCCTGGCCGCCGAGGGAAAGGCCATCCTCCGCAAGATCTTTGGCAGGGCCGTCTCCGGCATGGAGAAATACCTGGAGAGCGTGGCCCTTGAAGCCAATCTCAAGCAGATCGGCATGGCGTACCGGAAGGCCCGTCGAGGGAAGGACGTTCGTGCCGTCCGGCTGCACGCCGAGTTCTACTCCACCCTCCTGCCCTGGCTCAAGAAGAACCAGAAGCTCAAGACCACCCTGGATGACCAGCAAGCCGTCGATCTGGCCCGTCGCATCGCCCGTATCTGTCAGGAGGAGGGTCTCGAATCCAGACTGAACCAGGCGGCAGGCACCAAGGCGGTGTCCTCCTTCAAGCAGGGCTACAAGTGGATTCGGAAGGCAGCCGAGGCCGTGGGTGCCGGGCTGACCGAGACCGAGCGCGTGTTGGCGGACGCCTCCCTGGCGAAGTCACTGGGTGGTGAGCTGCAGGACATCGAGGCCCGCATCGCTCTGACCGACCCGAACACCCCCGAGGCAGCAGACCTGGAAGAAGAGCGTCTGAGCATCCTCGACCAGATCGAGGATCTGGCGGCGAACACCCCCGACAAGAGCGTCGTCATGGCGACGGCTGCTTCGGCACAGGATGCCGGGGGGCAGGAGTTCGCCACCGCGATGGGCAAGGAGATGTCGCTCTCCGAAGATCAGGAAGACGCGATGATGGTCCGGGACCGGGGCATCATCGCTGCCGGAGCGGGGTCGGGCAAGACCCGCGTGCTGGCAGCGAAGGTCGGCTATCACGTCAAGGAGCTTGGCGTGCCTCCAAGTGCCATCCTCGCTACGAGCTTTACCAACAAGTCCTCCGCCGAGCTGATCAAGCGCATCGAGGAGAAGGCCGGAGTCAAGATCGGGAAGGGTGACAAGGGTGGCTTCGGCACGACCCACTCCATTGCCCTGAAGTTCCTCTACAACCAGGCCCGTCCGTTCCTGAGATCCAACGGCTACATCGGTAAGAAGGAGACCTACAAACAGATCAAGCTCATTCGTCTGGCCATTGAGCAGGTGCAGATGCCGGGCGGCGGTGAAGACCAGGCCCCCGAGCCGGTGGGATTCTGGGAGGGCAAGGCGGTCGGCAAGAAGTCTCCGGGCAAGACCCCGGCGGATATCTCTCAGAGTCCGGACGTTGACCCGCCTGACCCCGATGTGGCGATGGAAGCCGAAAGGCTGGATAACTTCCAGGATGCCATTGATGATGCCAAGGGCTACTTCCGTTCCATCATCCGCAATCGAGACAGACGCCCCGCAGGGATGGTCGCATGGGCTGAACGGGCTATGGACCTCCTGGAGCGCCTTGAGAACATGGACCCGGAGAGCCTCTCCGCTGCGGACAAGAAGGATCTCAACTACTTCTTCGAGAAGGCCCAGAACAGCCCATACGCCAAGGTGAAGAACTACCGGGTCGCCAAGGACAAGGACGAGGACGAGGGCGGCGAGAAGAAAAAGAAGAAGCACCAGCTCGATGATTACGTCTACTTCAAGAAGCCCGCAGGGGAGTGGTTCAACCTGAACCGCACGCTGAGCCGTGGCCCGGAGGGCAAGGAGACTCCCATCCCCCTCGGTGAGTTCAAGAATGCCATCTCCATCCTCAAAGGCAAGGGCATCAGCCCCTCCCAGGCATGGGCCGGTGAGGGTGGATACGGTGAAGGTTCTGACCAGGCTGCCGTCTATGCTGCCTATGAGTGGCTCAAGGGCTCCAAGGGAGAGCCCAAATTCGCGGGCAAGGGCGACATGGATGACGCCCTGATCGATGCCGTGACCGCTCTCGTGTCCAGCCCCAAGATCCGCCGCCAGATGCAGAATCGCTTCAAGGTCGTGCTGGTCGATGAAGCCCAGGATCTCAACCGCGTCCAGCACAACCTGTTCGGCCTCATCACGGGCTATCTCGACCCGCAGACACTGGAGCCTGCCGAAGACAAGGGGATGACGGCAGACACCTACACCCTCATCGGTGACGACAAGCAGGCCATCTACGAGTTCCGTGGGGCTGACCCCGAGGAATTCATTGACAAATCCGACATGACCGACGGTGGTGACGACTTCCAGACCAAGCTGCTGGAGACCAACTACCGCTCGGGAGCCGCCATCGTGGATGCAGCACAGCGGCTCATCGACCACAACGAGAAGCAAGTTCCGATGGTCTGCAAGGCCCACGAGGATCGGACTGGCACGGGCCAGATCCTCTCTCGACCGATGGAAGACATCGAGGAAGCCGCCATCAACGTGGCCGAGGACATCGAAGAGACCATGAAGATGGGAGGGGGTGAGGACACCAAGTACGCCGACTTCGGTGTCGCCCTCCGTTCCAACGCCGAAGCCTACGAGTACGGCCTGGAGATGCTCAAGCGGGGCATCCCATTCAAGTCCAACGCCCGGTTCTTCAACGACCGGAACACCAAGGCGCTCATCGGCTGGATGACTGTCGTGGAACAGGGTCTCGACTCCAGCAGCAAGGAAGCCCTGAAAGCCTTGGGTGACGCAACTGCAGCCCCCTACTCGAAGCTCAAGGGTGATACCCTGGTCAAGATGCTGCAAGACCGCGTTCCGAAGGACGTGGGGTGGGGCCGCTGGCTTGTGGAGGGAGGCTACCTCCGCATCTACGGCAGGATGCAAGACGAGATCAAGAGCTTCACCAACAACGTCGAGAGAGTCGCAGACATGGACGGCACCCCGTCCTCTCTCGTGGAGCGACTGCTCGTAATCGAGGGCCTCGACGGCGAGAGCATGATGGAAGCCCTCGTAAACAACGTGCGGAACGACGATGAGGTGATGTCTCAGTTGGCGGCAGAGTCGGAGAACGGTGTCCCCTCCGAGAGCCAGATTCAGAACATGGCGATGGCCCCCATCCAGCCCTTGATGGGCCTGGCGGAGAGCCAGGAAGACCTGAACGGGGCAATGCGGTATGTCCGCCAGCTTCAGAAGGTCAACGAGAAGATCACTTCGGCAGACACCGAGGATGAGATCGACCGGGATGCGGTGACCATCGGCACGATGCACTCGTGGAAGGGTCTGGAGTGCCCGCAGATGTTCGTCCCGATGGTCGGTGGCAAGTTCCCCCGCACCCGTATCGGCGTCCCCACATCGCTGGGCATTGAGGAGGAGGGGGCGGTCGCGGAGCAGGAGGACTTTGCCGAGGAAGGCCCGGATCTCTGGTCGGAGCGTCGGCTCGCCTACGTCGCCATCACCCGCGCCGAGCAGCGCTGCATCCTGCTCGACATCCCGCATCCGAAGTTCGGCACCCACAGCCAGTTCATCACTGAGGCGTGCGCCCCTCTCGATGACAGTGATGAGGAGGGGGCCATGCCCAAGCTGGGCCAGGAGATCCGAGAGATTCTGGCCCAGTGGCCGGAGGAGTTCTGATGGGCACCTACGTTCAGATCAGCCGTGATGAGCTAGAACAGTGGATCAGCGGCCTCCCCCTCAAGGGCAAGTGGCAGGTCAAGCCCGGCTATGCTGGCGTCTACCTCCTTCCGCTGGGCCAGAATGTCGGCGTCAAGCTCTCCTCGACCATCGGGTCCAAGGACGATGCGATGGGTCGGGGCCGGGCCTCGATGCAACTGGCACTCGTGAGCCTGGTGACGAACCAGGTCTTGAACAAGAAGGCTCAGGGACAGAAACACTTCAAGCGCACCACGAACTGGAAGACCACCTGGCGCAAGGGCTTCGACCGGCTCAAGCAGGCCTACCTCAAGGCCCAGGGCTTCTACGACGCCATCGCGGTCATCGAGGACCGAGAGAAGTACAAGAACGATCTCCTACGGGAGATCGAGACCGCTCCGGCGTGGGCAGGTCACAAGACCCTGGCTGACTTCCACGTCCGACTGGAGAAAGGCGGAGTCCTCACAGCCAAGCAAGTTGGCCTTCTCCGGGCCGAGGTCAGCAAGGCAGTGAAGAATTCGCCGGTACCGGCAGTGACTCCTGCCGAGCCGTCAGGCTCGCCTATCGATGATTCCCTGGTGGCTCGTCTGCGCGAACTATGGAAGGTCGCTCAGCGGTCAGGCGATAGCTGGCTCATGGACTTCGCACGGAACATCGGTGAGAAGGTGAAGGCAGGTGAATCCCTCACCCCTCGTCAGGAGGCGGTGATGGAGAAGAATCTGAAACGCCATCGCTTGGCTAGTCTGATTCGGGAGCGTCTGGCCGTGGTCGAAGAACTTCCTTGATATCTCCGAGCTGAAGAATCTTCCCCCGACGAACAACGGCACCCCCATACATCACAGGCTTGACCTTGACGCGCTTGGCGAAGTTGCCGGTCACTTTCTCCACCTCGGTGGTGCGGAAACCGTTGTCGTAGTAGGTCACAGCATCCCCGGCCTTGACCTTCTTCACGTCCCCAACAGCAGGGCTCCGGCCACTCGCGGCACGGTAGATGACTTCGTATTTCTCATTAGTTTCCATTGGATACCTCTCCCTTACTATACTCTATCCAATGGAAATTGAACCCCCTAGCGAGTCATCGGACGCAGCGGACGTGTCTCTCGTTGTTCTTGTGCGCCGTGAAGATCCACCCGTGAGAGAAAGACAGCCCCCACAGGGCCATCTCGTTATAGGAGGTCGAACTCCAGTGGATCTCACCGTCCAGGCAGTTTCCTCCGAGTCCCCCGGCCCAGTAGCAACCGCCCTCGGCACCACCCCCGAAGTTGCAGACCCCGTTGCATGTTGCATCCCAACAGTCTGTATCGTCCAATATGTCCCCGCTGTAGAACTTGCACTCGTGCGTGAGAGGGCACGACCCACCGGCCTCTACTGCGGGGCAGCCCCGCACCAACGACCGAAGCTCATCGATGGTGGGAAGCCTCATGCCCATGCCTTCGCAGTAGGTCTCGGCATCCGCGTAGGCGCGATCCTCGTCCGGGGTCTGCTCCCACTCCAGGCCCGTCGCGGGGTCGATGCAGGTCGAGCCATCGCACTCCAGGGACGTATCCGCGTCCGTGTCGGCGTCGGTGTCCGTGTCGGTGTCCGTATCGGTGTCCGTATCGGTGTCGGCGTCCGCGTCGCTATCGGCGTCTCCGGCCCCGCAGCTTCCTCCTTCGGGGATGCAGAAGCCCTCGCAGCACTCGAACCCACCCGGACAACCCTCGCTGGCATCACAGGCGAAGCGAGTCCCGGTCAAGTCCGTGTCCGTTCCACAGCCCGCGAGAGCGAAGCTGAACGCGATCAGGATGGTCAGCCAGGTCTTCATCAGAACGTCCCTCCAACAGCGAGACCCTTGAAGTCTCGATCCACTGCGGGAGCGACTGCGAATGCCGGTTCGTCCACCTCGAAGAAGTAGAGCAAGAGGGCCGTCACCGCCGCCACCCCACCCACTCCAAGGATTACTCCACCAGCGATCTTTTCAGACCTACTTTTCTCTTCGATTTCCTGCACTTCGCTGTAGAACGTGCGGGTCGAGGTGCTCCGGTCAGCGAGACGCTGAGCTTCCGCGTCATCGGCATAACCCACACCTACCAGGACAGCCCCCGTAACCACGAGAGCGCCCGCCGTTCCTGTGGCCACCCACGTCCAGAGACGCTTCGGTTCCTGGGCCTCCAACTCAGCCTTGAACAGTCGGCGGAAGAGAACCGCCACCGCGTCAATAGCATCTTCCTCTGTGGCCCCCCGCAGTCGGCCTGCCTCGCGTCGCTCGACCTGGGCCGTCCGGATGTTGATGAGCTTGATGGAGATCAAGAGGGTCTCGCCCACCTTGTCCATCGAACCCGCCAGGAGCAAGTCCACTCCCAAGGCCCCGCCGATCTCCGCGAGGCAGGAGTCCTCGTCGCAGCCGACCATTTGCTTCTGTTGCTCGTGGTCGAACATCCTCTGGATGTCGTCGCGCCCGATGACCTGGTAGTCCCGCAGCCGGGCCGTCTCGTTGGCGAGGAACTCCTCGACCACGCGAGCGATCACCGGGTCAACGCCCCGGCGCACCTTGATCTCCGTCACGGCCAGCTTCGCTGCCCCCGCAGTCAGCGGGATGAGCAGTAGGACCAGGATGGTGAGGATCTTCTTCATGTCAGCCCCCGTCACGCGAACTCGATGTCCACGTCGTAGTCGCGGGCGAACTCGACTCCGCCCTTGGGGTCGAACTTGAGCAGTTCGTCGCCGTTCTCGTCCACCGCCGAGTAGCCCTTGACCGTGGTGCCGTCGCGGAGCACCTTGAGGCTCCGGATGAGGCTCCAGGGCTCCCCCAACGCGAGGAGGTCGCTCGACACCTGGGCCGGGGTGTTCGTCGCCTGTGCGGGCGCTGACGCCGCCTGGGCCGGGTTGCCGAGCGGGTGGTTGGACACCGGAGCGGGCTTCGGCTTCTTCGGGGCCTTCGCCTTCTTGCCGGGCTTCGAGGGCGTCGCGCCTCCGAGCTTGGCGATGGCCTTGGCGCTCATCCTGACGTACCCGTGGTCGGTGTAGTCGTAGCCCTTGGCGAGCTTCTCTTCGGTCTTGTCGCGGAGCTTGTCCCAGTCCGCGAGCATCGAGCCGTGCGGGGGTGCCCCGTTCTTGCCCCAGGCGATCTCGACCGGCTCGCCCAGGCCCCTGCCCGTGGCGTACCAGTACTTGGACGACCACCCCGACTTGTTGGCCGCGTTGCTCCCGACGTACTCCAGCCGGAACGACCAGGGGCGACCCCGGCGGGCGATGTCCTCAGCGTCGTGAATCGTCATCCGTGCCATCACTTGCCTCCCTTGCGCTTGCGCCGTCCAGAGAACGTGCGCTTCCGCTTCCCCGTCCAGCGCCGGACGATGGTGACCTTGCCGGGCACCTCGACCAGCACCTCGGTCTTGACGCACTGTGCCATCACGCCTCCCCGGAGAAGCGGCCTCGGCACGCCTTCTTGTTGGCCTGGTGCTTGCGGTCGCCCATCGTGACCGCCCGTCCGCGCCACTCGGCCAGGGTGCCCCCGGCGGCGAAGTGAGCGGCACGCGCCCCGCCCCGCTCGACGGAGGTGGCCTTGCTGTTGCCCTGATGCTGCCGTGCCATCGCACTTCTCCTTTCCTCCCCTAGACTACTCTGGCCCAGCCCGAAATAAGACCCTTTCTTTCAAAAAGAATTCGCGCGCGAGGGTCTTATCTTGCCCCCCGACAGAGTAGTCTAGGGGAAGGGAGAGAGGCGATGAACGGCATGGTCATTCACACCGCGAAAGTCGTCACCGAGCTGAAGGGGCTGACCTCCTGTGGCGAGGCCCGCAGGCTCATCGAGCGCGACCTGACCCCCGAGCAGCGGGAGCGGGTGCTGGCGCAGGAGGCCCGGTGGGAGGACTTCGAGCGCCGCGCCTGGGAGGGCGAGGACGAGGACGACGAGCCCGCCCCCGAGTGCGAGGGCTGCGACTGCCCGGACGGGTGCGAGGGCTGCGTGGCGTGGGAGCTGGACGAGAGCATGGACGGCGACCACGAGAGCGGCCTGGCCAGCGCGGGCTTCGGGACGGACGAGGACTACGGCTGCTTCGACGGCGGCTGCGACGAGTGGTAGGGAGGACGTGATGGACCTGCAACTGATGAGAGCGGACATCGAGGCGGTTGCCGCCAAGGTGCTGCGTCGGCCCGTCAAGGTCAAGGTGGGCGAGATCACCGACATCGAGGGCGAGTCGGTCGAGGGCCTGACCGTGGACGGCGACATGTTCCTCTACGCGGTCAAGCGGACGCGGAGCGGTCTGGGGGGCAAGCCCATCGAGTTCGAGATGGTCGCCATCGACATCCTGTTCGGCGGCGACGGGCAGTTCGTGGAGCCGGACGTGCGGCGTCACCCGAGCGACGGTGAGACGTTCCACGAAAGCGACGCCATCGCGGAGGTCATCGCGGTGCTGGCCCGTGCGGAAGCTCACGGGCACCTGGAGGCCATCGGAGAGGCCCGGCACATCGCAGAGATGAACGAAGCCGCGAAGGGACTCGACGGCAAGACGGTGCCCCTGGTGCTGCCGCCGGGTTACCCGGTCATGAAGATCGTCATCCAGCAGCGCACGGAGTGCAAGCACTGTGGCAAGGAGATGCCGAAGAACTCCGAGGGCTGGTGGGTGCGGACGACCGCCGAGCACAAGGGTGGGCTCTACCACACGGGCTGCATCAAGATCGAGGAGAAGTGACGTGAATCACGCTGCTATCCACACGGTCGTCCACACGAGCCATGAACCCGACCGGCGACGCAGGCGTCGTCGGGCAGCCGATGGGATCACCCCCCGCGACAAGACCCGAGCGCCAGTCATCCCCGACCTGGACACGCTGCCTCCGTTCATGCTCGTGCCCGACACCGACGACCCCAAGGTCAGCCTCGTGTACGCCCTGGTGGACGGCATCGCCCGCTTCAAGGGTCGCATCTGGTTCACGGAGAAATACCGCTACGGGGGCCGCGAGTATGGAGAGGGCTGGATGGCCGAAATCGCGGGCCGCGAGGATCCCGCTCAGCACGAGCACTTCTCCGACCGCACATGCACCAAGAGCGGCAAGGCGACAGCCATCGGGAGGCTCGTGTCGCACCCCATCAGCCCGGAGATGTTGAAGAAAGGCTTATCTCGGGGTCGGGCAAAGTAGTCTAGGTGGAGGGATGATGATGGATACCACAGCGACACCCAAGACCCCGGAGACCCACGCTGCCATCGCCCAGATCACCGCGAGCCACTGCTGCGTGTGCCGGGCGGAACTCACCGACGCCGAGAGCGTCGAGCACGGCATCGGGCCGGTCTGCTCCAAGCGTTACTACAACCCGCTGCACAAGCCCGACGCGAGCCAGATCAAGAACGCCCTCGGGCTGCTGGCCTGCTCCGACCTGCCCGAGCACATCCAGGACGGGTTCCTCAAGCTCGTCAACACCAAGGGCGGCGAGCCGCACGCCAACGCCCGGCTCGCGTGCAACCTGCTGGTGTACTGGGCCTCGGCCCACTTCGACAACCGCGACGAGGTGTTCAAGTGCAGCGCCATCGTCCGCACGTTGGGCTACACCGAGCTGGCTGACAAGCTGGAAGCGGACCGCACGGTCGCCATCGTCCGCGAGCACTCCGACCACATCGAGGCCTTCATCCCCGACAAGTACCGCTTCCGGGGCGACATGCGGGACATCCCCGGCGCGGAGGCGCTCACGACCACCGAGTCCAGCCCCACGGGCGACACGGTGGAGAAGCCGCTCAAGGTCGGTCGCAAGGTCGGCTGGAAGGTGCCCATCGCGGAGAAGGACTACTTCCTGACCGTCCTGGGCTACCACTGCGGCGGCGACCTCGCCTGCGGTGACGGGCGCATCTGGAAGATCCCGAACAAGCGGTGGGCAGACCTCCGACCCTTCAAGGCCCCCGCCCAGGCGACCACGGGGACGGCCCCGGCCAACGGGAGCATCCGGCTGGAGGACACCCCGAACGGTCACGTCCGCGTGTTCACCCCCTACAACACGGACTTCATCACCGACCTCAAGAAGATCCCCTGGAAGCAGCGCCGCTGGAACCCCAACGCCCGGTGTTGGGAGGTGGGCAAGAAGTACGAGGGTCGAGCCAAGGAGCTGATCAAGACCCACTACGGGGTGGCCCTGTGAAGCACCTGCTCACTTTTGTCCAGCCCCGAGATGAGTGGCGCACCCAGGGCGATTACATGGTGCTGCCCCCGCGCCCTGTCCCAGGCCGACTTGTCAAGAGCCAAGACACCCGACCCGGTGCTTGCCCGTGGTACTGGCAGGTAGGCGAGTTCGTGCGAGGGTTTCGCAGCATGGAGGAAGGAGTGGTCTTCCTCGGGCGTGTCTATGATCTACTGGTCAAGGGGGTCGAACCGGAGGAGATCGAAGACGACCGGAGGGACTAGCCCTCGGCCTTCTTGGGCTTGGGCAGCGTGTGCTTGCCGAGCATCTCCCACAGGCCGACCGCCGCAGCGCCCGTCAGGAAGCCCTGGATGAGCGCCGTGGTCAGGTCGAGCCCCGACGCCAGAGCGACACCCATGTAGCCCACCATGCCGATGGCCGCAGAAACCCAGGGCACGGCCTTGTCCGGCAGGAACGAGATGACGTTGAACTTGCGGAGAACCCAGACGATCAACGTCAGCAGCAGGCCCACGAAAAGCTGCCAGTTGCCGCCCTTGGCCGCATTGATGAGCTGCTCAACCAGCAAGATGACCTCCTCCGGATCCTCCGGAATCGGGGCGGTCTTGTCGGCCTCGGCCTCCTTGACGACCTTCAAGACCTTCTTGGCCTCGGCGGGAGCGGGAGCCGCGTCCTTGACCTCGGCAGGCTTGGCCTCGATCTTGGCCTCCTCCGCAGGAGCGGGAACCGCTTCGGCCTTGGCATCGGGGGCCGGAGCCGGGGCGGCTTCTGTGGCCTTGGCGTCAGGTGCCGGAGCCTCGGTGGGCTTGGCCCCCTCGTCGGCCATCGCTGCCAAGGGCAGGGCGAGCAGGGACAGAACCAGGATTGCGCGTCGCATAGCGACCTCCTTCTAGTCGGACTTCTGAACGGCCCGAATCTTCTTCTGGATGGCTTCCTTCTGCTCCGGTGGCAGGCCCGGATTCCGCAGGGCTTCGCGGAGCCGGGCGATGTACTTGCGCTCGTAGGGAGCCCGGATCTTCTGGCTGATGTCACTGCGTCGGATGAAGGGCATCAGCACGGCCCCCCGCCCGGATCATCCGGCCCCTCCTCGGGGTACGGAGCGAGCACCACATTCGCCGGGTTCGGGATCTCCCGGTTGAAGCCCCGGAACATCGGGCGAGCGCCCAGACGGTAACGGTCAGCCGCAGCGAAGCCTTCGCCGTAGCCCGCCGGGGAGATGTCACCACCGAGGGTGACACCATCCTCCTGCGTCGTGTCCGTTCCCAGAACCCCGTAGGTCACGATGACCATCTGGATCTCATCACCATCGGTCAACGTGTAGGATCCACCGATCAGGTCGGCCTCCTCGTAAAAGTTCCGCACCAGGAGCGCCCGGCAGACCAGTGCCCCACCCTTCATCACGGGCTGGAGCGAGTCCGAGAAGGTCTCGGTCACCCAGTCCACCGGCCCGCCGGGGTGCTGGCCATCGAGCACGTACACGGAGCCACCGCCCCGGAAGAGACGGAAGATGCGGGAGCCGCCCGTATTCTGTTCCGTCCAGGCCGAGTAGTCCGTGACCGACACGGAGCCATCCGACTGAGCGAAGAGAGCGCCGGGCTCACCGAAGAAGCGGTCATACTCATCCCGCTCGACCAAGGGCATGAGCGTCTGGATGGGACGCGGCCCGGTCGGGCTGGCCTTCATCGCAGAGGCGTCATCCCGCAGCGGGTTCTCGCAGAGGAAGTCCGAGTCCTGGAGCAGGGCACCCAGCGGCAGGCGTTCGGTCATGCCGGTGATGTTGACCTGGCTGGTGCCATCGCCCGCGTTCATCGGACGGTCAACACCTCCCGAAAGTGGGCTGCTGGAGCGCAGGCTGAAGGGGAACTCGTTGGTCGTATCCGCGAACGGGATGATAGTCTGGAATGGTGAGTTGACCGTCGGTGGGACGCTCTCAGTGTACCACTTGGTCTCGTAGGTGACCTCGTTGCCCTCGGCACCCGTGGGGACAGCGGCGATCCGAACCTTGTCCGGCTTCTCGGGGATCGCCAGGCAGTTCTGGCTCAGCGTCGAGTGCCTGTTGATGGCCGAGGCCAGATTGGTCACGGTCTCGTTGAGGTCACCCGTATCGTGAATGACCGTGATGTCCAAGTACTTCCCATCGAGATCAACGGTGTGTGCCGCCACATCCTGTGGTTGCAGGATCGCAGCCAGGAATGGCATGATCGGCCCAGGGCCAACAGGAGCCGCACTGGCGTTGTAGATCCAGTAATCCACTGTATCAGGAGCGACCACTGCAGCCGTCACAATCAATGCCTCATACCCAGGAGGCGGAGGCACGGTATGATCCTGTGACAACACCACCACATCTCCTGGAAGGACACCGGACAAGGTCTGCGCTGGAAAGGGAACCCCTGTATTTGCTGGGATGGCAGCCACGGGGATAGATACGGGGACGATGGTGTAACCAGGCACTCCCTGTGGCCAGTCGTAGGCGGTCGGCGTCCAGGTGTTGAACACACCCACTCTGACGATTCCATCTGTCGGGACATGGCCCTCGAATACGATGTGTTCCAGATCTTCACGGGCGTTGATGATCACAGTGTCCCCGACCGTGACCCCAGAAATCGCCTTGTTAGTGAAGGTGTAGAATCCCGGTGCGTAGGTGCCCACCAGTTGGGTCGAATCCTTGATGAACGACTGAATCGAAGTGGTGTCGATGTCCCAGACATCCTCCTCGGGAATGCCCAGGCCAGCCGGAGGAGCGTCAGTGAGCTTGGACTTGTAGGCAGCCTGTGCCCCGTAGAGATCGACGTAGGTGCCATCCAGCAACCCGAAGCGACAGAACACGTAGTTCTCATCGTCCGGATTCAAGGTGTCCACACCCCCCTGCACGAACAGAGTCAACTCGGCCCGTGAGTCGTTGGTCTTCTGCCCTTCGGTGAAGGCCCGTGTCTTGATGCGCCAGGCAGGCTGGTCATCCGAAGAGGGCTGCCGCAGCGCCGCCGGAGGCTTGTTGCAGGTGAAGCCCACATCGAGCGGAGTGCCAGGGAACAGCTCTCCGCCGATCTTGCCCGTCCCCAACGTCGTGTAGAAGTCCATGCTGGCCAGAACCTCGAAGCCACGGGCGTTCGGGGTCTGCGGGATGTACTCGCCATCGAAGTACTGCTGGATGGGCGTCTCCATCGCGTACTGGCCCGAGATCGGCACCTGACCATAGCGGTGCTCGTAGTCCGACGCCACCGTGACTTCGCCACCCCGCGTCATGTAGGGGTCGCCCTGGTACACGGTACGGTTGAAGTCGTTGTAGAGCTGATCGTTGTACCCCGCCGGACACGGGATGCAGAGATGGATACCTTCGAGTTCCTCTTCATCCGAGTCGTCGTGGGGATCTCCCGAACCGTCGTGCCAGCGCACGAGCACGTAGTTGTTCTGGTCGATCCAGCCCTTGGCGAAACCGAAGATGCAGCACTCGACCACGTAGTCGAGATCCTCGAAGGTCTCACCATCCGTGTAGTGCGTCGAGCGCGTCAGGTCGAGGATGTTGGACGGCACGATGTAGGTGTGGTCACCCTCACTCTCCGTCATGGAGTCACTGCACAGATCCTTGGCCCCGTCCTGCAAGATGAACAGCGTCTGCTGGTCGGCATCCTCACGGATGAGGTTCGGAGCCGAATCAGAGAGCATCTCCCAGCGATTCCCCTGGAAGGTACGCCCACCGAAGGTGTCCCAGTCCCGCTTGTCATAGACCCCGTAGAGCCGGGCGATGCCCAGGTACGGCGGAAGCTGAATGCCCTTGAGACCGCGCCCCAGGTCGGAGGAGTTGACCGCGTTGAGCGCCTCGATCACCTCGTCCGCGTAGAGCACGGTGTCATCGATGTCCGTGGTCTTGCGGGCCTTGTAGTAGGGCAGGTTGTTCCACGCGGCGACGAAGGTACCCGACCCACCGTAGTTGGACGGGGTGTCAGTCGTGAAGTACATCGAGTAGACGCCCGGCGACGGGCTCCCGTTGTTGTCCGAGCCACCGATGATGTGGAAAACGTGAGCGTCCGTATCCGTGGTGTCCACGAACAGGTGGTTGATGCCCGGAAGGAACGGCCCCTGACCGTTCGAGGTGTCCGTGTAGTAGGGGATGTCCTGCCGCCCGAAGCGAGGCATCCACTCACGCGGCATGGCATAGGCCGACTGCTTGCCATTGCCGCCGATGGAGCCACCCTGCGTGAAGAGATTCAGGGCATCCTTGTAGCAGCCGTTGGGATACTGGTATGACCCGAGCAAGCAGTCGGGAATCTCCGCGAAGTAGGCGTCCTCGAAGCTAAGCTGCTTGAGGGTCATCTCCCGGTCGCGGAAGGGGCGGAACATGATGGTCTTGCTGCCCCGGTCGATGAACAGCTCGTGCTCCCGATCCTGCTCCGTGAAGCCGACCACCTGGCCACCCGCACTCGGCATGTTCGGGGCATACCAACCCAGCGCCGGGAGCTTGTTCCAGAGCTGGATGTGGGCCGGATCCCAGTAGGTCTCGTTGGTCGGCATGTTCGGGAAGGTCAAGTCCAGGGACGCCGGGCTCTGTCGGAGGTAGGCTCCCAGCGTCTCTCCGAGGCCACCGACCATAGCGAAGCGGACGATCTCATCCGGAACACGGGCGCTGCCGCCCCGTCCGGGGTGGTACATGAGGGTGAAGGAGATCTCCAGCTTGGACTGGAGTGGATAGGTGAATTCGACCCCTCCGCAGGGGAGCGACAGGTCGTAGGACTCTCCGAAACCGAGCCGATACCGCTCCCACGGGTAGTTGTAGATCGGATTCCAGGCATTGATCCCGTAGAAGGTGCCCGAGCTGAGCATCTTGCCGCAGATGTCCGTGAACACGATCACCAAGTCCGCCGTGTTCGAGTCGTAGTCCGAGGTGTCGTCCGAGTTGTGCTCCTGCGACCGGAACTCCACCGTGATGTTGTTCCCGGTGGCGGTATCGAAGGTGGTGAAGTCCTGGCTCATCGGCTCAACCCGAATACGGGTTGCTGCCGAAGCCGGGCTCGAAGTCAGACCCAACGAGGCCGTCCCCGCCCCGATGACTCGGAAGGCACCGTTGTTGTTGCGGGAATCCGTGTCTCCGTAGAGTACCACGTAGATCTCGGACTGGCTCCCGGTGGAGTTCTTCCCGTTGTTGGTCAGCATCCCATACAACGTCCGGGTGCCTCGCAAGAGGGGCTTCGAGATAGCCGTGGGGTCATTCTGGAAGTTGGGGATATCGACGGTTCCCGGCCCCGTGTGGTCATCCTGCGACCACCAGATGCCTTCTCCGTCATCGAAGTCGATGCCCACATCAATCTCGTAGATGTCTCCGGATAGCTCCTCCAGGTCAGAGGCGCTCCGATTCTTCGTCAACTCGTTGCGGAGCAGACCTCCGAGCGCGATGAAGGGATACTCGAAGTTCGTTGCCCGCCACGGGTACATCGGCCCCGCGTGCCTGGCGGCTTCCTCGGGCAAGATGGCCTCGGGAGCAGGCTCGAAAGCCCGGAAGTCGATGAGTCGGAGAGAGATGGGATACTGGTTCCCGTTCTCCGGATCCACATCCGGGTAGCCGGACTTCCAGTACTCTCGGGGCATCACGGCCCGAACAGCCCGTGTGCTTCCATCACGGAAGGTTCCTCGTGCCCCGTGCGTTCCGTCATCCCCACCAAGGAAGAAGAACAGCGACGTGCCGTTCACCCAGCCGTCAGTGTCAGCCAAATTGGCCACGTTCATGAAACCAGAGGGCTTGAAGTCCGCACCCACGTCCCAGTTGGTGTTGGTGTCGAAGGTGTCCGTGACGTTGAACCCGACCTTGTTGTCGTCCTGGCTCGCCTCGTTGTCCAGCAGGAGAGTCACCTCGGGCTGGATGACCGCCCCGTCCGACCAGATGTAGCGGATACCGTCCGGCCCATCGAGAGCCTCGGTGTGGTTCGGCGGGTCGAGGGGGCCAGGCCGACCAGCCCAGAGGTAGTCCACCTCGTTGACCGTGACGCCCTGGGTGTCGCCCGCCGCCGCGTCCTTCCAGGCCGACCGCAGCTCGTTCTTCGCCAGAGCCGCGACGTTGTGCTCCAGGAGTCGCTTGAAGTCCCAGTCGTTCGCGTTGACACCGTGCCGCAGGTCGAGCACGTCCTGCTGAGCAATCTCATCCGAGTAGAGACCGTCCGGGCGCGTGTTGAAGAACTGGAGCGAAGCCCCGGCAGAATGGCCCACCGCTGCGGTGCCCCACCGTCCCCGGCCACCTGCCGGGATAGTGACGGTTCCTGCCACGTCATCCACGGCGGAGATACCCATGATCTCCCCGTCGATGAGGATGAAGATGTTGGACAACGTGTGCTGGGGGTCGTCCCAACCCGACCCCTCCAGGTTCGAGACGCTGATCGTGGCATCGCTGACCCCCGCTGCCGCCGTGGGGCTCAAGTCCTCTGCCAACGTGGCGACCGGCAAGGGCTGGGCTCCGTCGAGCGGGATGGGCAGATGCTTGGAGTTCGGGGTGCGCTCGAAACCACCGTTCTGCTCGGGGTCACCCGCATCCGTGACAGCCTGATACACCTTCGAGTTACGCCGGAAGATGGCCGCGATGGGGATGGCGTAGGTGTATCCGTCGATGGTTCCCAGAGCGTTGCCTGCGTCTCCGTCGCCAGCCCGCCAGAGGCCGGGATCACCCAGATCCTCGCGCATGTTGTCGAAGGAGAATCCAGGAATCGGGTCGTCCGCCGTTCCCTGACCGAGAATGTTGGGATCACCCAGACCGTCCGGGTGGACTTCGAGAGCCACGCTGCCCCCGACTCCCGCAGCGGCCCCGCCGAACACGCGGAGGCGATACTGAACCTGGATGCGACCCGTGGTCTCCATCCCGATGCTCGGGTCTTCGAGGTCATCCGTCAGGTTCGTCCCGCCATAGAGGACGTTCCCGTACTTCCAGAGGGTCGAGGCGTTGGGCTTGTTGACCTCCGAGGGATTCGGGTCAACCCGGCACTGCCAGGCTTCGAGGAACAGGAAGTCGATGCGCCGGTCAGTCTCGGGCGGCGGGTAGAGCTTGATCCAGTTGGAGAGGTCACCCTCCTCCGTGACCTGGGTTCCGACGACGGGCAGAATCCAGCCGTTGACGTTGGCCCAGATCACGGGATCTTCTTCCGGAGTCTCCAGCTCGCCCTGCGGCACTCGCGGGTTGCCGAACTTGAACAGGTTGGCCCACTGGGGGTCGAACTGGAAATCCTCCAAGGAGCGCGTCGGGTCGAGAATGAAGCCCGAAGGCATCATCGCCCGGACGAGTTGCCGGAGGTTCTCCCAGGCGATCTGGTTGCCCAGGTTGGCCTCGGAATCGAGAGGCGGCTTCCCGGCCTGCCAGACGACAGAGGAGAACTGCCGCTTGATGGCCGTCAGGGTGCGAGAAACGCCGTTACCAAAGTCCAAGCTCATGTCGCCCTCTCAGAACAGCACTGCGAAGTTCGCCAGGAAGATCTTGGCGTCCGCCGTGCTCTTGAATGCTACCCGGAACGTGGTCGTGGGTGCTGCCACCGTCACCGTTTCCAGCAGATTCACGGGAGTCCATGTGTATGGAGCCCCACTATCGGTAGTGATATAGGCGAAAAACTCATCCGGCTCCTGGTCTGTCTCGTAAACCCGCCGAATCGCAGGGGTATTCTGTCCTGTTGTGGCCCCGTACTCGGATCGGACATCGTGGCTCACGTCGAAGTCGAGGAGCTTCCAGTAGACCATGAAGTCGGTCACCCCGGTCGGCTCCAGGGCGCTGATGTCGATATCCTGGGTGACCATGAGCCCAGGACGGGCGTAGTCCCCCGCATCGTTCTGGGGGAGGAGCGCCGTGTGGGTCGGCATCTGGCCTTCAAAGGGGTATCCCGTCTGGAAGCGGGGGTAGTAGACCGCTGGGATAAGGGGGTCGGTGAACAAGAAGAACGGGTCGAGTTCGAGAAGCTGGGTGTCCGTGATGAGCGGGTTGAAGTAGATGTTGGCGAACTCGGGGAACATCGCCAGGAGATGGCTGAACGAGATGCTGGACAGGTCTCCGCCGTCCACGGGGAGGATGTAGTCGTCCGAGGTGATGGGGAACTCGACACTCGTGACGATGGGGAGCACGAAGCGCCCGTTGATGGGCGTCCCCTCTTCCGGTGCCGGAGTCTTCTCCACCTGGGTCACCTCTGGGGTACCTGTGGTGAAGAGGGTCTTGAGGTCAGCGAGCACGCGCATGGTTCACCCTAAGTGTTGTTGTCCACGATGTTCGCCGGGCCAACGGAACCATTCGGAACGGGGGCACCGAAATAGCCGGTGGCGTTGTCCGAAATCCGATTGCCTACGATGGTATTGCCGCCAGGATCTCCACCGGCCAAGCTGTCGATTGAGTTCATCCGATTCCCCATGATGATTGCCGTGGTCTGGGAGTTTGACAGAGTGATCTGATTGAACACGCCATTGCCAACCACTACAACCCCCATACCACTACCCGCGACCCCAAGGAGCATGTCATTCTGGACCCGGTTGCCGTTCACTGTGGAAAAGTCTCCGTAGATGGTCATGTCGTTTGCGACGACATTCCCGGATACAGTGGAACGCACAGCACCGGAACCCACAAAGAAATCCCCTTCGGTGTTGTTCCCCGAGGCAGAATTCTCATCCTCAAGAATACTGATTTTCAGGGCGCTGTTCCCTGAAACCGTATTATGCACTCCATCGCTCGTAAGCTCGTTGAGGACACGATTCCCAGTAATCGTGCAACGAGGCCCCTCGACCAAAAGATCTGCACAGATGTTATCCCCAAAGGTGCATTGGCTGCTTGAATTCGTCCCGTGGATGATTCCCTCCACTCGGTTCCCCGAGACGGTGATGTTGACACCCCCAACAACGATATCGGAGGCATCGTTGTCTCCCACCGTGACCTTGAGGCTGGTGACCGTGATGTTCCCCGTGACCTTGTTGTTGTCCACCGTGCATTCGTTCGCGTTGACCGTAACAGTCAAGAGAACACGGTTTCCTGTCACAGTGCAGCCCGAGGCCCCCGCCGCGATAAATATGGATTCTCCGACGACATTGTCTCCAATGGTCGAATCCGCACTGCCCACCAAAATCTCTTCGGCCTCGTTGTCCCCGATGGTGAGAGATGACCCAGGCCCGGTGCTGATCGCATTCTGCACCCAGTTGCCTGTGATGGTAGTGTCCTGTCCGCTCGATTGGATGTCGCCACCGACACGGTTTCCTGTGACCGTGGTTCTGGCCCCGAAAGTGCTGATGTTGTTGACAACATTGTTGCCGGTAATGGTGCAATCGGGAACATTGACCGCGACATTGAGGGCTCCCACCCAGTTCCCGGTGATCGTGGAATAGGGGCCACCGTTCATGACGATGTTATCGCTGTGGTTGCCGTCCACCACGATGACCCCGGAGCCGTTTCCAACCACGATGTTGTTGTCCCCGTAGTTCCCAGCCACCATGACATCCGAACCCGTGATGGAGATGTCAGACCCCACATTGTTGCCGGTGATCGTAGACTCATCCCCCAAGTAAGAAAGGGCCGCATCAATGGTGTTGCCAGTGACCGATGCCCGGTCACTGTTGATAGTCATATTGGTCGAAATCTTGTTCCCGGAGATGACAGACCCATCACCGGCCCACTCCAACTCCTCACACACGTTGTCAGCGACCACGCAGTCGTCCACGCCAGCCGCATCATGGAGGCGGCCCTCGACCTGATTCCCCGTGATGGTGTGGTTGGATCCCCCCGTAAAATCCACGAACACGAGTTCGCCTACGACTCGGTTGCCGCTTACGGTTGCCTTGTCCCCAGTGACCGCGAGACCCACCTGAATTTCATTGTCTCCAATGACGCAGTCGTCTCCCTGTACGATCACACCATCCATGAACTTGTTGCCGGTGATCTCCCATTCCTGTCCGAGTCCCGTATCGAACCCCCCGCCAACGATGTTCCCCGTGACGGTGCATCGAGAACCCTGGGATAGGATGTCGCCTACGATGTAGTTGCCCGTGATGGTGTGGAGGCCACTGTCTGCGGGGATCGTGAAATCCCCACCAATCTCGTTGTCTCCGATGGTGCATCGGTTGGGTGCCCCGGTCAGAGTGAAGTCTCCGTCAACCCAGTTGCCCTGGGCGATACAGGCGTTGCCGCTCAGGATGAATCCGGCGCAGTGGTTCCCCTCCGCGATGGATTCATCCGTCAACAGGTTGATTTCCCCGTTGCTCTGCAGGGCGTCATTGTCGCACACCGTATTCCTGTCACCGCCCGTCACCAGAATAGGGATGTCCCCTGGGATATCCCCATCAAGGCCGACGATGTTCTCCCGGCAGACGTTGCTGTTCCCCGTGATGGAGATACCAGTCTTCGGGGAGGGGTCGCTGTAGCAGTTCAAGAGCCCGTTCTTCAGGACACGGTTGATGACCCCCCGAGTGATGATGGCCTCTTCTTCACTCTCCTGGCAGAAGTTGTTGTCGATGGTGTTCCCGTTCCCGAGCACGTTCACGCTATGCCGATACCCGGTGAAGGTATTCTCCCCGATCACGTTGAGGTCGGACTGCTGTACCAGGTTCACGTCATAGGCCATCACCCCATCGAAGTGCTGGTATGCCGAACCTTCGATAGTGAATCGGTTGCGGGTGATATTGCAGTTCCCCATCCTCCCGTAAATGGGAGGATGCAAGAGGCTTCCGCCGTTCGTAGTCGAGATACCGAAGGAGCCAGTGTTGGCCTGGTTGTTCACCACCGTCCAGTTGATGATGTCCGTATCGGAAAGGATGAAACCATGAGCAGAGGGACCCTTACTTCGGCAGTTGTCCACCACTACATTTGAGGACGTGGTCACGGAAGAATTGCGGAAAACCACCCTACTGAAAGGAGGTATGGGGGTAGAGACTCCATCCCGATCACTGTTGAACGACAGATTCCGGAAGATGAGGTCACTGTGCCCGTCAATATCGAAGAGAGGGACATTGCCTCCCCTCCAGGTGATCTCCACCGCCGGGGGAGGGCCTCCGTCGTTCGTCCAGGCAGCACCCTCGATGATCAGTCCGTCCGTGGGGATGGTGATCGGCACACTGCCTGTAGGCTCCAGGGTCGGGCCAATGACCCAGATGCGGACGTTACGGCCAGCCGCATCCGCCTGCGGATCCATCAAGGCCCCTGCCGCCGCCACCGCCTCGCCCAGCGTCGCGTAGTCCGGGGTCACACCCGTCCAACCGGGATGCAGCGTCGGGTCACCAACCGTGAGAACCGTGTCCTCGACCGAACCGCCCCCACCGATGGAACCCCCGCTGCCACCGGCTCCACCACAGGCCCGACACGGAAGCGCAGGGTATCCGGCTCTCGGCATCCCACCGCCCGGCGGGATGTGGGCACCCTCTCCGGCTCCGCCCGCGTAGCTCCGGAGAACAAGCTCATCCGTATCAGACGAAACCGTCTTGCCCGGCCCCGTGGTGATGTCACCTGGGTTAGTCTTCCGAGGCATCGTCAGACTCCCTCGTTTCGCGGCCCTACGACGAGCAACAGGTTCCGCGTCCGGTAAAGCGCAGCACTGGTGCGGTTGTCGGTGTCCACGAACCGGACGGTGTTGTCGTCGTCCAACTCCGCGAACCGGCTGATCACGATGAGCAGCAACTCATCCTTGCGATACAGGAGACCACCATCGCTACCTTCGACCTCCTCCGTCGCCCGACACAAGATAGGCACGATGACCTTGTGCCTCGTCGCCCCATACAAGGGCTGCGACATGATCGTCGGACGATACGAGGTGTCATCCGCGAACGGATAGTAGGCCCGGAACTCGGCATCCTTCTCCGGCCCGGCTCCGGCACCGATGCTGCCGAACTCCAGGTCATTCTGGACATCGCCCTGGACGAAGGGGTGGAGCGCCAGGAGTCCCGTGTCTGCGTCGAAGTCATCGATGGCGATAGAGGCAGAAGCGCAGAAGTACCACTCCTTCGTCGTGTTCATCGCCCCATCGTTGACAGCGATCTGGTCAAGCGGCGACCCGTAGGGGAACGCCAGGTCGAGTGAACCCATGCCGACCTGTCCCGACCAGACATTCTGGCCCATCGCCAGAGGCTCGACCCGCAGGATGGTCGGCAGCACCCCGTCGCCCGCAGTCGTGATGCTCCCCTCCTTCACACCCGCCGTCTGCGGAGCGTTGGAGCGGAAGTACACGCCGATCTGGTAGCCCGCACCGATGGGGCCGTAGTTCGGGATGGCGTCCTGCGGGAAGTACTCGATGTAGCACAACTCCTGCGGAGAGTTGAGCGGGGTGAAGTTGCTGATGACCATCTTCCGACTGCTGGAGCCGAACTCGCACTGAGTGAAGTCCAGGGACACCGCCCCCGCGTCATCACCCTCGACATGAATCTGCTGCGGCCCCCAGACCCGACGCGGGAAGTACAGCTCGTCGTCCCGGCTCACGAGACTCTCGGTGTGAACCTCTCCAACCGGAGCCCCCTCAAGCCGGTCGCCCGGCGTCAAACCGTTCGTGTCGTTGGCCACGTACTCCAGCATGACTTCGCGGTAGCCCTGCCGGAACGCAGGCTCCATGAGATCCTCGAAGTCGTTGGGCCGCTGGTTCGTGCTGTTCTCGATCTGCGGGCCAGGCCCTCCCTGGCTGCCATCGTAGATGTCCGGGTCAGGCTCAATCTCGAAGTCCGGCGTGTCCGTGGTGCCGACGCCCAGCGGATACGTGATCTCGACTTCGAGGAAGATGCGACGCGGAGACCCCGAGTCTCCGATGCTCCCGTCACTTCCGACGAGGGGGTAGGTCGCGGCTCCCCTGATGCCGCCGTTGGCCCGGCGATCATTGACATCGAGTTCCACCCGCAGATGGTCAGTCCCCAGACCACCGATGGTCTTGATCTCGACCCGCTGGTCGATGGGCAGCTCGAAGTTTCCATCATCGTGATAGGCCGACAGGACATCCGTGATCTTCGTCCCCGGAGGTGCGAAGTAAGTGAAGCTCGTGTCCGGCATCCCCACACCCGAGGAGCCGCCTCCGCTGATGCCCTGGAACACACCACCCAGAGAGGTCACATCGAGCTTGGTCAGGTCGAGATGGAGGATGTCCCCGTAAGACCACTGCAGGACACTCGCCCCCATCGGGTTCTCGACGTACTTGCCAGGATTGACCGTGCCAGCCCCGATGGACGGCCCCGTCTCCTGGTCAGACGGGTGGTAGGCGACCACCAGGCGCTCAACCACGGGCTGGTCACCGAAGCGCCGGGCCACATGGTCGAAGTTCCGGATGGTCTCTCCACGCTGGGTGTCTCCCGAGAAAGGAGGGGCTCCCTGCTGGGCAGCCTCCCGACCTACCTCGTTGCAGACGAGGAAGCGGGTGGACACGTCTCCCGAGCCACCACCCAGCGTCTGCTTGCTGTCGGTGTCGATGGCCCACGTCCGTAGCGAGCCGTCCAGCAGCGACTGAATCTGGTAGAGGGCCTCGGCCTGCAAGTCGGCCCCGGCGAACATGACGTGCCGCCGGAGGTCGAGGAGGCGGCTCTGGGCAATGACATCGGCCCACTCACCGTCAGGACGATCCGTGTGCCCAGCCCCGATGGAGCCCAGAGCGCCCGTGTAGGCCGTGTGCTGGTAGCGGGGGGCTCCGTTGGTGTTGTAGACGGGATTGAAGCCCTTGGCGGCTGCTGCCGGGTCTCCCGCGTCGTTGTAGCGGAAGATGAAGCAGATGGGGATGGCATAGACGAAACCGTCCACAGTGCCCAAGTCCTTCGCGGACTGGGACGACCCATCTCCGGAGACCCAGAGTCCGTTGTCCTCGACACCGTATTCGACAGCCGACGACTCATCCCAGGTGCTCACCTTGTCCGCCGGGACGAACGGGTAAGAGCGACCGGAGACATTCGCTGCCGGAGTGGCTCTCGCCCCCTGGGCGAAGATACCTGCGTTGGGGCCGAGAACCTTGGTCGAGAAGCCGTCCGGGTGGGTCTTGAAGTTGACGCCTTCGGCGGCTCCCGTGGCCCGGATGCGATACTGGAACTGGATGCGCTGGCTGGTCTCCGACCGAAGGACGGGATCCACCATCACGTCATCGAGGTAGCTGGCAGGGGCCGAGAGCACGTTCCCATGCCGGAACAGCTTGTCCTGGGCGTTGACGGGCTTGTTGGGCCGGTCTTCACCGCCCGTGAGGTTCGGGCCAGAGATGGACATGGCTCCGATGACCGCCGTGGTCACCGCGAGGGTGATGTAGTTGCCGGACGGGGGTGGCCCCACTTCACCGTAGCCCGGTTCGTAAGACCAGAGCTGAACGACGTTGGCATACTCCTGGGCCGTCACGGTGGTCGAGAAGGAGTTGGCCGGGTTGTTGAGTGCCGCTGCCAGGCTCGTGGCCGTCGCGTTGTCGTCTCCGGGCACGATGAGGAACTCATCCAGGCCCGGAACGGCCAGCGTCGCGGTCATGTCCATGCCGTTGATGGTGATCTTGTCACCGGCCACCAGGCTGCTCGAATCCGCGATGGTCGCGGCCCCCGTTGCCTTGGGCGACGGGGCGACGAGGGCCTGCCAGCACTCCAGAAACACGAAGTCGGTTCGGTGAATGGTGCCGCTCGTCCCATCGTAGATGGTCGGGGGATCCAGGGTCACCAGGTTGTATCCCGCAGTCCGGGTGTTGGTGAACTCCACCACCACAGGCCGTCCGGCAACAACGGCTTCGAGACGGGGCAGCAGAATAGCATCGATCAGGGTGCGGTCATCGAGGATGTGAGCGCCATCCCCCACCGAGCCCAGTGACTCACCGATGGACTCGACCTGCTCCGAGTCGTCCACGACCTCGGAGGGGGCGCTCCCCAGGATGTAGTCGTTGTACACGTCGTGATGGGTCTGGCCTCGGAGCCAGCCCGAGTGAACTTGCCAGCGACGCAGGAGGTAGTTCTCCCAGAAAGACGCATCCTGGGCGGCGTCGAGTTCCGAGTCGAGGACAGGCTTGCCGGATTCCCACACCATCGTCTGGAAGGAGCGGTCTCCGACCCGAAGGTTGCGTGACACCGAATTGGGCGTCTGCGCGACGCTGTCGGGCTCTGCGAGCGCCCGGTAGTGCTTGTCTCGGTCCTTTACAGACATACTCGCGTCCTAGCTGATAGTCGCCATCAACTCGCCCACATAGGGCAACTGGGCCGGGTCAGCCATCGGATATTTCGCCTTTGCTGATCCCACGGCATCATTTGCTTCCTCATGGACGACCTTCAGAGCTTCTGCCACCGACTGTTCGTATTGCTGGGCGATACCCTTGAAGCGCCTCTTGACGAAAGCGATGGCCTTCTTCGTCTGGTCGGCCACTGCTGCCATGTCCGGCTTGTCCGAGATCACGATCCCGGCATTGACCAGCTTCACCACTGCGGAGGCACCCCGCTTCTCGGCTTCCTCGACCACATGGTTCCGCGCGATGGCGCGGTTCGCATTCTTCTTGAGGAGAATCAGGCGCCCCTGGTACTCCGCAGGCCCGTCAATGGGAGCGATGATGCCCTTGATGTCCTCGATGGACTTCGCCTTCCGGAGAACACCCAACTGCTGACGCATCTCTTCGAGGCGTTCCTTGAGCTTCTCCTCGGATCCCACCAGGCTGAGCCAGTCATCCCACAACCGGCCCCGGCCAGATGACAGTTCCTTGACCTGGCGCTCCCAGCTCTTGACGTAATCTGCGAAGGCCTTGGCTCCCGCCTTGGCCTCGTCATCCCGCACGTATCCCTCGGTCGTCCGGGCTCCAGACCCGAATGGAACGTACAAGATAGTGGCGGGGTTGTATGTCCCCGGCTTGTCGAAGGCCGAGATGTCGAACCCGCGAGCGGATTCATGGATCGTTGGCCCCCACTGATCAGCCAAGTGTGTCATCGTCCTTCTCCTCGAATCTTGAGCTTCCGGCGAGGAAACTCCCAGTCGGGAATCTCGGTCGAGTAGATGCTCTCGATGGCCTTCCAGAGCACCGTGCTCTGGCTGATGATGAACACGTCCTCTCCCGTGGCTTCCTTGAAATCCTGGATCTTCTGGGCCAGTCCCGAAGGCAGGAACCCAGCCCGCTGCTGCCAGCCCACCACCTCAACCCATCCCACGGGAGCCAGGTCATAGAGGGACTGAAGCAATCGGAACGAAGGCACCCACGAAAGCCCGAAGATGGTCGGTCGATACTCGTAGGGCACCCGCTCCCGAAGAAGCACCCGAGCGAAGTTCGCCTCCATGATCGACCGGCACGGATGCGGGATGCCCTTCCTGCGCCCGGCCTTCTTCCGACCCCCGTGGGGCCGTGGTCCGCTACCACTGCGGGGCAAGATGGCTTCGGAGAACTTCGACACCCGCTGACCGAGCCGTCCCAGGCTGATCGCCCGGCGATGGTCATCCGAGAGCTTCTTGCCCTTCCACGGGGCCGACTTCTTCAGCCGCTTCGACTGGGCCTCACGCTCATCGACCGAAGCCCAGCGACGCTTCGCGGCTGCCGACTGCTTGGCCCGGCACTCATCCGAGCGACGACGGCTGGCAGGCATGTCAAGGGCGGCTCCGGGGAACATAGCCAGATAGTTCGCCGGGGTCATGTCGTGAGCGGTTCGCAGATGACGCCCCAACTGCCGTCTCATCGCCCCACAGATACGACATTCGACCGCAAAGAGGCCGTTATCCTCCCTGGTCTGGGCCACAGCCCCTCCATTCTGGGCGACAGTGGCCAGCATCAGAAGGTGAATCTCCAGGTGATCGTCAGAACCGCCGTGGCGGGCTTGGTCACTACGCTGAAAGTCAGGTAGTTGGCCATGATGTCCTTGCCCGTCACGTCGATGGTCGGGTCGTAGTCGGTCGGCCCGTTGTTGATGGGGTTCTTGTTGTTCGGGTTGAGCGAGTAGGTGCTCATGAGCCCCATCTCGTTGAGCGGCCCGACCGCCTCGGACTCCCCGAAGGTGCAGGTGAAGTCCACGATGTTCGTCGGGTAGCTGACGGCCACGCCATCGGAGTTCCGATACGTCGTGGCCGAGAACGCCTTCCGGGCGACCTCGCTGTTGAGCTTCCGCTGCTCCGGCTGCGGAGCGTCCGGGTTGAGGATGTTCCCCGTGGCTCCCGTGCCCACGCCCAGCATCGTCAGGCCATTGTTCTGGGTCGGGTTGGGCTGAAGGCTGTCCTTGAACAGCCTGGCGGCCAGAATCCCAGCATCGAGGGTGACCACGTTGTCCACTTCGTAGGACAACAGAATCTCGTCGGAAGCAGCGTCCCGCATCTCGATGAAGACCTGGCCCCTGGCATTGGCCAAGAGTCTCATGATCTCCTGGTTGGGACCAAGGCTCATGCCGAGTTTCACGGCTGTCTGGGCTCGCCTGATTTTCTCCTGAAACTGGGACATATCTGCTCTCCAGCGAGTCCTGTTCCCTACTCTTGCTCCATCATAGGCGATTTACCGACTAGAAGCCGGGCAGGACACCCCCGGCCCTTGCCGGAAAATCGCTCTCTCCTCTACACCATACCGAGTTCCGGGGCCGAATCACCGATATGAGCCAGGCGGTGCATTTTTGAAGAGAACGGCAGAGTTCAACTCGCCGCCCAACGCATGTTGCCCGATGACCTTGCCTGTATCATCTACCACCGGCCCCACATAGTTCCCGCCGCTGGCATAGAGGTAGTTGTTCGGAAGCTCGACGCCACCCACGGTGGGCAGAAGCTCATCCACAGGGGTAGGGGGCTTCTCCCAGAACGCAGACCCGCTCAAGGTCAGAAGGAAGCCACCAAAGGGGCTCCCCGTAGTCTGACCTGTCTCATACAGCCCAGCACTGGCTCCGGTGCCCCCCAGAGGAGGCCCCGTGCCATCGGGACTGTAGATGGGGTCTCCACCCACATCCGAGTAGCCCGATTCACCCAGCGGAAGCCCACCCTCGCACATGGTCGAGAGCAGCCCCTCATCCCCAGAACTGACCTCGAAGAAGTCCAGTTCTTCATAAAGAGCTTCGGGATCATTCGTGAAATTCAGGATGCGGTAGTCCAAGCTGCCAATCGAGGCCCCGAGAGAAGCCCCGAGAGAAGCCCCCACCGAGTCAGGAACCGTGGCGATCTCCCAGTGGTCGGTGCCCTGCTGGCTCTTGGGGACCGGAGGGGTGCCCTCGTTGAGCAGCGTCACGCTGTCCAGGAGGGGCTGAGCTTCGAGGTAGGTGTTCGTGACCGGCTTGCCGGGGATGAAAACGATGGTGACGGGGACGTTATCCCCGGAGAACGTGTAGTCGTTCCCCTCGTCGTCCTGGCCTAGCGTGATGGTCTGGCCGTCCGCCGCGAGGGTGAACATCTCGTAGGTGAAGATGGTATCCCCATCCACGATCTTCCAGATGCTCTGGGCGAAGAGATGGGCGGGCTTCAGCGTCACCCGGCGGCTATCGAGGGTGGTGACTACCACGCTCTCGTGGAGCAAGTCCTTGGTCATCTCACCGCTGGTGATGACGTTGCTGTAATTCAAGACCATGTGCTGCGGTGCGGTGTAGTCGTTCGTGATGGGCTTGAACAGCTTGTAGCGAACGAAGTCCCACCGCTGCTGGGTCACGGACTCGGGATTCAAAGCACCCCAGGAGACCTTCCCGAAGTTCGATTCCACCCTCGGCAGATCGGGGTACTCGACGTTGATCCATCCCGCCGAAGGCTCGGTCGTGTAGGTGGCGAATCCGGTGCCGGGAACGCCCGGAGTCTCCGGCTTGTAGTAGGGCGGCAGCGGGAGGTCAGGCCGGAATACGGTGACACCCCAGTCCGGCGTCTGGAACACCCGCAGATCCACGTAGTCGCGCCAGTCCATCTCCTCGATGACGGGGCCATACTGGGCCGAGTTCTGGGCCGATGAGTTATCCGTCCGGGGGATCTCCCAGGAGTTGATGTCGGTCTTGTCTCCGCCCCGCCAGACTCCGAGCGTGCGCTTGCACTCGTCGGTGGGCCGGAGGGAGTAGCTCAGCGACCGCCACCGCGATTCGCTAGCCAGACTCTGCGTAACGCCGGATACCGTGTTGTGCGCCCCAAACACGCAGGTATTCTGTCCCGTGTTGCCGGGGAAATCGAAGAGGTTGCGTGGGGGTGACTGCGCCTCGTCATCGATGTAGAGCGTGACCGCACTGAGCGGCGCGACGACACGGTAGGTATGGAACTCCCCGTCGTCCCACTCGAAAGGGTATTCCTGAACCACAAGGTCATCGATATCGATGAGTTGGACGCTGCTGTTTGGTCCGCCTCGAAGACGTACTCCGACATGGTGGTCGCCGCCCACGTCGGCGTGGAACCGGATGCCAGTGTTGCCATTCGCATCTCCCGTCCATGAGTCCACAGCAATCCGGGCCTCGATGATACGCCCGCCCTGGTCAGAGAACGGCAATCCCGTCTTGTCCAGATGGCTCGTGAACTGGATGGTCTCCCCGGCACTCTGGCTCACCACCAGGTCTTGGGCCTGAACCGCCCTCGACCCATCCGAACCCGAGACCACCTCCCAACCCTGCTCGGTCGGGTCGAGGATCCCCGAGATGCTCTCCACGGGCAGATCAACAAGCTGACGCCAGCTTGTGCCAGGTTGGTTCTCCACGTACAAGAGCGTCGCCAGGCGAACCTCGCGCTGACCATCGTTCAGAATCGCCTCGGCATCTCCAGCACCCAACGTCCCTGACTCAACTTTGAACTTCAGTCGGAGGTCGAAGTTCGAGTCCGGGGCGAAGAATGGCTCCAATCTTTCGTAACCGAAGCTGAAATCCAAACTTTCGGAGGCCGTTGTGCCCTTGAGAAGCAGAACATCGCCGCTGGAGTCAACTTCCGAGTACCCAAAGGGCTGGGTGATGAACCACAGTTCCGCGTCTTCCTCGCACTCGGGCAACTCGTCCATCTCGGTGTACACCCGGAGGGCGAAGTCCCGAAGGTTCGTCTGATCTGGCACCACAGCGTAGCGGGTGAACGACCAGACCGACTGGTTCGTCCCTCGGCGGCTCAGTGACCCCCAGAAGAACTGCCCACCCTGGCCGATGACAAGGTTCAAGCCCGTGTTGGCGGGCTCCTCCAGAGTGCAGACCGTCGAGGTCAGGTCGAGGAGGGTCGCCGTAGTCAGACCCGACATCGTGAGCTGAATACGCTGGGTGTCGGGGTCAACCACGAAGCGGTAGGACGAAGCCGTCCCCTGCCACTGGGTCTCGAAGATGACTTCGGGGTAAGTGTTCCCGAACAGCTTGGGGTCAGCCGGGAAGGCCGGGCTCACCGTGATGGTCGTTGTCCCGTCACACTGGGCCACGACATGCTCTGCCGTGTACACCCCAGCCTGGGTGCCCTCAAGGATCTGGAACCTGTCACCGTCTGCCAGGTCTTGTGGGGCCTCGGCGGTGTTGACGATGAGGGTCGTGCTGTCCTCGATAGTCCCGGTGGTCTTGGAACCAAGCTCCCAGGACTCGACATTGTGGATGTAGCGGGCGTCGAGCAGCATCCCGACATGTTGTAGGCCATTCACCGACAGTGCGCCGACCAGGTAGAGATGCTGATCGTTGTGGAAGCCGAACCCGACTCCAGTGAACACACCGTCAGGAGAGAGGTTCTCTTCCTCGACATGGAATCGAGCGACCATGCTGATCGAGGCCGGGAAGGTCAGGTCTTCCAGCCTGTAATACTCGGCCACCTGGGGGTCGTCGGGGTCGAAGGAACCACTCTGGAGATCGATGACGGTGTAGGTGCCCTCGTTGATGTTGACCTGGCCCGTATCCGTCCCCAGAAGCTCCCAGACGGGCGAACTCGCTATGGGGGTCTGTGTGCCCTCATAGGAGACAGCATAGCCCGCCAGCGCCCTCTCAAAGCCCTCCTGCTGCCCTGCGTGGGGACTCTGGTTCATCAGGAGCGTCGTGGGGCTGTTCAGGAGTGCGGAGTACTCCCTCTCGAAGCCCATGTAGCGGTGCCCGATGAGCTTGGGCTGAGGCCGACTGATCGGCCCCATGACGAGACCCATCGGGAACCGGGCCGTATCCGCTGCCCCCAGTCCAGCATCTGTGTCACCGTGCCAGGCCGGGTCGTGGTGCCCTCGGGCTCGGTTCCACTTGTTGAACACCAGGCCCAGCGTGTTGAGGCCCTCCATCACCATGATGGGGGTGTTCATCCACTTGTAGTCGAGCGACACGTCGAAGTCAGGGGTGCCCGGTGGCATCAGTGGGATGGGAATGGCGGTCTTGATCTCCCCGATGTAGGGATTGACCGATGCAACCTCGACCGGGACTCCATTGACCTCGACCGTCACGTCCTGGTCTGTCGCGGGAGTCGCATCACCCCAGCCCTTGACCAGCGGCCCCCGCTTGGTCAACACCGAGTCATTGGCCAGCGAGGGGTCACCGATGAAGGATGACCCGGCGTTGTGCATGAAGTTCCAGGCTGCCGAGAACACGGTCTTGGTCGCCGTGTAGGAGATACCCCGGACGGTGAAACCCTCGACACTGAACGCCTCGTCGTAAAAGAACCAAGAAGCCCCACCATCACCCATCGAGGGCTGGTCGAAGAGAGCCTCGGCCCCCGAGGTGAGGGGAAGCTCGTTGAACAGGATGGCGTAGATGCCACCCTTGCGGTTCCTGACCACCGATACGGTGTTGGTGCCTGTGCTCCACTCGACGTTGAGCGTCGTATCGAAGGTTCCACACTGGATGCGAAGCTGATCAGCTCCGAGATTCTGCTGGAACGTGATGTCCACCTGGACACCCATGCCAGGCGGGCCACTCTGCACCCGGAACACCCCGACGTGAGGGTTCGGGAAAGATGAGAGCGGCGGAACGTACTGGGTCGTCTCGGCGTTGAACGTGAAGTCCACCCGGAAGCTCGCCGGGTCGAGGGACGCCTTGCCCGTCGTATCCCAGAATCCCCAGCCGTAGGGTTCGTTGGCGACCTTGGACATCCACAGGTAGTTCGACACGATCTGCGATGTGCCGTTGGCCGGGAAGATCTCGATGCCGTCGAAGGTCGGGTCATCGCTCGGGAGCACAGAGCCGTCGTAGCTGATGGCTGTCGCAGGAGAGATGCTGGTTGCATAGTCCAGGGAGGTCATCCCCGTGACCTGCATGTGGACTTGATGCGGATCCCCACCATAGGGGTGCGTCACCGTCACGGGCGTGATGTCGATGGGGTAGTCCGGCGTCGGGGTGAACCCGTAGGACTCGGGGGCCAGGATGCCGTAGAGGTTCCCGACCGGCTCCTCTGCCTCGGGGAGCATGGCATGGAGGAAACTGAAGATCAGTTCATCCCCACTGATGGGGTAGACCACATAGGGCGGAGGCTCACCCTTGGTGTAGAGCGTCACCGGCACGTTGAGGATGGGGTTGCCCGAGATGTCGGTCGGCCCAGAGCAGTTGATCTGGTAGGTGCCACCCAGCATCGTTCCCGTGTGGGTGAGGATGACCGATGTAACCCCCCGCAGGTAGTCTCCGACCGAGATGCCCAGCGAGCCCATATCCCCGATATCGACGCGGGTGACCACCGAGGGGCCACCGATGAGCGGTGTCAACGTGTAGCTGGCCGGGTCGGTCAGTGCGGGGTTGTTCGGGTCCATCGGCTCGGAGAAGAAGACCTCGATCTCCCAGCCGTTGAGGCTCAAGGCTGAGAGCATCCGGGGTGGGATGTGCTCGATAGACCCGTAGGGGCCTGTCCCGAAGGCGTCGCCGCCGTAGCCGCCGTCCACCTCGATGTCGGGAGCCGGGAACATCCGACTGCCGTAGGAGGCCATCCCGTAGGGACTTCCTACAGGAGAAGTCCCCTGCCCGCCTCCGGGAACCCATCCCACGCCGCCGTAGCCAGAACCTTCGGGGTAGGAAGGGCAATCGTAGACCGCCTCCTGTCCCGGAGGGGGGAACGGCCCAGACCCGAACACGCTCCACTGGTAGCACTCGCTCGGGTCAGTATCAGGAGTCCAGCCCAACTATGCGCCCCCTAGCAGATGAACCAGTTCAGTCCATCTGAATAGAGTCGAATCGCCTGACCGTTGACAGCCACCATCACGACGGGGGCTCCATCGATGGTTTCAGGGCCGCCGGGAAGGATAGCGAATGGTGCCAGTCCCGCATTCAGGCTCTCATCCTTGATGGTGACCTCTCGCCCCGGCGGGGGAGGAGTTGGAAGTACCACAGCGTAACCCGGCAAAGCCACTGGGTTAAACATCCCGACCAAACGAGCCGTGGCAGTCACAGGCACGGCGAATGGGGGCGGGGGGAGCAGAGTGCAGTCGATCTTCTGATAGACCAGCGTCGGGCCACCACCGCCACCACCGCAACAAGAACCTCCCGCCGTGATGTCGCCGGTAGCGTGCAGGTCACCAAAGATCGTCAACTCGTCCGTGTCGGTACAGCCGATGTCCACGTACTTGTTGTAGTCACCGGGCGTGAAGGTCGCCCCCGAGGCCACTCGAAGCTCACCCAGGTTGGCGGTGTTGAGTGTGGGGGGTTCCGATGCGATGAACAGCACATCGCCATTCGGCCCCGGTGTCAGGCTCCTCAACCGGAGAGCGCCGCCTTGATTTGAGGCTACGAACTGATAGCTCGAAAGATTGATCCGAGTAACAAGAGCATTCAGGTCATCCGCAGCATCAACCAGGAACCTCTCAACGCCATTCAGACCCCCGACATAGAACACCCCGGAACCACCCGCGACAAAGGGGTTCGCTGCGTCAAGAGAGGCCCACGAGATAGTGTTGTCCAAGAGACAGACTCGAATCGTAGAGGCAGTCGAATCCGCCAAATTCGTTGCCATCCCTGGAGCCAAGAAGATAGTGCCGCCCAAAGCCGGGAAAGGCGCGGCACCCGAAGGCTGATAGCACGTCCCGCCTTGGACATAGACACTGCCGCCCAACGTGTCCCCACTGCCCACCGACCCGAAGTCCGGGTAGGACTCACCACCACCCAGAACGATACGACCAAGCTCGTCCGTGTCGGACTCGTAGTTGTTCCGTGTCCGCAGGTGCAGATTGAACGGCGCATGTCCGTCCGTGGCATTCATCGCGTTCGGATTGCCACCCATGATGAGGCCAGCGGGCAGACCCCGGTGAGTGCCGCTTGCTGCGAAGTCATTGGACACGACCGAGCGGCCCAGAGACATCGAAGCTGCTCCGGCATAGGTACCCGGACGCAGATTGATCTCGGAACCCAGGTTGTCGAGGGCTCCGTTGGGGGCACCGGACACGAAGGGGCCGATGTCCACGTTGCCTTCGACCTGAAGGCCGCCGGTCAGAACCTCGTCTTCCAGCCAGTCCTCGACGGGCGTTTCTGCCCCGCCGATCTGTACGGCCCCTGCGTCGGCGGTGATCGTCCGCCCGGCTCCGTCGCCGTAGGTCAAGGGCTGCAACGAATCGAGGCCGTCATAGGCCGAGTCCAGCGAGTAGTAGGGGGAGGTACCCAGCGGGAGAGCAGCCCCCACGAGCATGTCGATGGCGTTCTGCACCTTGTTCGTGGGCAGAAGCCCCGGCACACCACCCACGGGATCCACCGGGTCAACGTAGGCGTTGTCGTAGAGCAGCGACTCGCCCCTCGTCAGGGGCTCCCACTCATCCGGGGCTCCCGTGGGGAAGATGTAGTCGCCACCGAACCGGATGGACGACGGATAGAATCCCACAGTGTTCGAGGTCTGCTTCGTCCGAACGCTGATGTCCTCCTCGACCCGCGTGTTGTTGAGGAAGATCTGGACATCGTAGCTGACCGCACCCACCCCAGCGAGCACCCCCGATGTATCGGCCAGCTCGAAGGCCAGGAGGGGATTGACCGAGGTTTCCTCACCGTCGAACTCGCAGTTCGTGCCGTAGAAGATGCCGGGCAATCCACGGAAGGCGTAGCCGTTCACGGCCATTGCCCGAACCCAGGACTGCTCGAACCTGACCTCGGCCCCGTCCGGGTCATCCTGGAAGTTCGTGTTGTACCGGACACCCGAGTCACCCCAGATGTTGGATCGGAGACCGTAGATGACTCCGATATCAGTCATGGTGACCGCATAGTTGGTCGGGTCATCCACCTGTGCGTACACGAAGCTGTCCCGGAAGAAGATCTGCGGGGGAAGCGCACCATTCGCTTCGGATACGATAGCCCCGGTTGCCGCCCCCGTCTGAACGACGTTGCAGCGGTCGAACAGCATCAGACCGCCGATGTGACGAAGGACTGGTTCAGTGCTGGGTGCGAAGTTCAGAAGTTCGATTCCACGGAGCACCACGAAGTCTCCGGGATTCGTCCCCGTGAAGAAGTGGTGCGCCCCTGGATTGGTGGTGGGGAAGATTGCCACCCCGATCATCTGACCGGGATTAGGTTCTGTGACCACCACCTCACCGGGGGTATCCGCGATCAGGTGAACGTGTGGGATAAGCCGCAAGTCCTCCTGATACGCACCCGGAGCGATCTTGATGATGTAGGGGTTGAACTCATCGAGGGGAGCTTCCCCCCGACTGACACAGTTCTCCGCGTAGGTGATGGCCAGGTTGATGCTGGAGAAGTCCGCGAAGCCCTCGCAGGCAATCCGCATCCCTGTCTCGTCCTCGCGCCCTGTCTCCGGCCCTGGCATCCTGACGATGTTGGTCGGATCGTTGGGCTCGATAGGACTTGTGTAGCTACGCCCCCTGTTGTGATCGACGTAGAGGACACGCCCGCTCATCGAAGCACGCCGCACAAGGAGCATCAACCGCTGGAGGTTCGAGTTCTGCTCATTGGCCCAACCCTGGGCCGACACGTCAGCGGGGATCGTGCCACTCTCGTCTCGCCGCTCACCCGCCGAGATCAGGAACAGCTCCGCGAAGGTCGTCTTGACCCGGAGCCGGACGAACTGGACATCCTCGGTGGCCTCTCCTGCATCTGTCACCAGGCGGATGAGGTAGGCCCCCTCATTATCCACCGTGAACTTGGTCTGCTGGGTCACCGTGCTCGTCAGGTTGGCCGTCGAATCCTCACGGGTGTAGGCATCGGCGTCCGGAGCAGCCGCCTCTGGCCCCGAAGTCTCGGGGGTAAAGGACAACTGCCAGCTATAGCTGACAGCCGAATGGACGGATGTGCAGGTGACCTCATAACCCTTGCGGAGGTCGTTCCGGCTCGTCCCCTCGGTCATGGGGCCGATAGGAACACCCGTGGGCGAAGTCTTCAGGGTTACACGGATGATGGCGGGCATGTGACCCTCCTTCTAGCGCACGCTCTATGTAGTCGGGCCTATACCCTTACTACCGGAGGAAAAAGACGGTCGCATCCTCGTCTTCGACCTCCTGGGGCACCTGCACACCCAGCCGGTCAACCACGACCTCGTATTCCTGGCCCGTAGCGGCCTGGGCCATCCTGCGGCGTACTCGCAGGATGCTGGGTGCCACTCTCACTCTTGTCCCCGGCCCCGGAGCGAACCCCACAGGCCCTCCATCGTTGCCCAGCACCATCTTCAGCCGGTAACTCCCAGCGTTGGGGCCGTCCGAGAACACCAGAATCTCGCCCTCGACGGCCAAAGCCCAGTTCTGGCTGTCATCCTCGACCACATCCCCTGTGACCGTCGCCGTCCCAGTCAGCCCAGTCGGGATTGTCGTGTATTCCCGCGCCACTGGGTCAGTCCCAACTGGGAAGGCCAGGATCTCCTCGACCCGATACCGACCGATGTGTCCCTCATCCGTCGAAGCCGGAGTGCCCTCGATGCCCCCGACATGGATGGAGTTCGGGCCGGACAACACTGTCAGATAGGCACCTACCTGAACCGATGTGAAGTCCCGATAGGGGTCGCTGAACAGCGTGCGGTCAGTCAGGGTCTCCCCTTCCGTTCCTGCAATTCTCTTGGCCCCGAGGCAATAACGCCGAAAATCCTCATAGTAGTAGTTCGACCACTCGAAGCTGTAAGACTCCGAAAACAGAGGGCCAAACGCCTCCCTGAACAGGAATCGGAAGTCATACAAAGTGTGGGCAGGCTTGAGGGCTCGCAGGACAATCCTGACGTTGTTGACGAGGGTGAACGGGTCGTCGGGGAAGTCCGGCAGGATGACAGTGGTTTCGCCCACGGTGAGGGTTCGGGTGTCCTCGACGTTGATCTCGAAGGAGAACTGGTCATCGAAGCCCCAGGCCGAAGTGCCCTTGAGCTTCCGGTCTTCGATGACCTTCTCGATCACCTCGACCGTGGCGTCGGTGAGAAGCTCAACACCCTCCTTGACGGTCTTCTTGGTGGCTCCCTGGAGCAGCAAGATGACCATGCGCTTGAGGAACTGGCGGTAGGAGATGTCACCGTCGATCTCGGGCCAGCCGTCCGTCCGGGCGTCCGGGAACACCAGAGCACCGAGAATCTGGTAGAGGAACTCCGACCGCGTGTAGTCGTACACCGAGTCGGCATAGACCTCCTGGGCCGAGATCTGGAACTTGGCGATCTGCTCGGCTGCCGCCTGGTAGCGCAGGGTGTAGAAGGGACCGGGGACATCCGACACGTAGTTGGACGGCAGCAGTTGGAGGAACACCTCCATGATGCGGTCAACCTGACTCCGCTCGGCGTCGATGCGATCCTGCGAAGGCTTGTCTACGGGAGCAGGGTTCTGCTCCAGCAGAGAGGGCAGCATCGTCTTGTCAGAAGGCTGGTCTGCCATCAGACTCTCCGATTCCCTCCGGTCAGCAGCCGCGCCCGGTCTTCGTCCTCATCGTAGCTGAAGTCCAGATCGCCAAGCTCCAGGAACTCGGTCGGACCCGGCTCGATGTTCTTCACACCCTCGTCTCCGTACACGACGTAGGTGGCCGTGTAGTCGTAGTTCTCGGGAGTGTCACCCTTGGCTAGCGACACCAGAATCCGCCGCTGGGTGATCTCCTTCCGCTTGTCATCGATCTCGGCATCCGTGGCGAACGGATACTGCTCCTTGAGCGTCGTGTCGTCACTGTATCCGGGGATGAACAGACCGTCGTTGCCGATGATGAATGCCCGCCCCGCTGCGTTCTTGATGGGGATGCCATTGAGGTTGGGCGGGTCGTTGTAGATGATGAGAGGTTCCTCGCTGGCGAAAACCCCACGCGGGTCGTTGATCTCGCCCCCACCGTTGACCGTGCCCGACTCCAACGGATTGACCAGCAGATACACGTCCACCAACTCGGTAGACCAGTCCGATATCAAGGAGAAGTCGATGTCCTCGTCCGTGGTCACTTCCTCCCGGATGACCAGGGAACCGTCCGTCTTGGCCAACCTGACCAGCGGAACCACGGTGTAGGACACTCCAGCCACCGTCTCGATCACATCGATCACGTCACTCTGCCGGACAGGCTCACCCAGCACCAGCGACCCGAAGAACCGAGCCAGTGCCGTCCGCACCGCGCTGTCCACCGTCGAGGCCGTCTGGTTGGGCTGAAGAACGAGGGTGCCCCAGATGTCCACCCCGACCGGAGCAGCCTCCTTGGTCAACACGTCTGCCGTGACGTGGCGGGTGTCATCCAGGTCATCCTGCACCACTCCGACCAGGGAGTTGTAGGTGTAGGTGACCACGAAGTTCTCGTCATGCTGGTAGTCCACCAGCACCGTCTGGCCTTCCACGATGCGAGAGCTGGCTGTCGGAAGGATGCCCAGTGGAGTGCCTTCCGACTCATCTACGAAGGTGAAATCGGGAGCCACGTTCGGCTCGTAGGGGCCATAGTACTCGATGGTGCGCTCGTCGTTGTACACCCGGACGGTGATGGGATTGATGCCGAGATTGTTCAGGTATTCGGCCCCATCGAGGATGACGTGCTCCTCGTTCTCGACCGGGATGGGGTCACCAGAAGGAACAGTCACCGGAGCCGAACCATCTGTGGGCTGGATGACCTGTACGTAGTCTCCGGCCTCGTTCGAGCGCCCCATGTCGAGGGGCAGGCTGCCAGGGAACAGCTTGTAGGTCGAATCGAGCAGCGTTCCCGACACGGTGCCGGTGAACTCGGTGACCTCCCGGACGGGCTGCCGGGTCATCACGTAGCGGTCGCTCGTCCGGAAGCGGTAGGAACCCGTGAACACGTCCGTCAGGAAGATGTTGGTCGGGTCGTTGTAGGTCGATGAAAGCTGAATCCCGTCCGGCGGGATGATGGTCACATCGGTCAGGTCGAACACCTTGCCCGTGGTGATGTCCTTGAACTCGAAGCCCCAGTCGGGATTGTCCAGCATCTCGATGATGGGGTTGGAATCGTTGATATCCGCATTGATGGCCCGGAACTTCAGGTTGCGGATGTCCCCCACGGGCTCGAACTGACCGTCCTCCACGATCTCGAAGGAGAAGGCAAAGGCATCGGTGACGTTGGAGAGGTTCTCTCCACGAATCCACACGTCCACCTTGCCGCCCACATGCTCCCCGGTCGCGGGGTCGCGGTCACGCTGCATCAGGACGTTGCCCGCGTCCACCACGATAGTCTGGAGCACGCCCGGCACATCGATGGCATTCTGGATGTAGCCCTGGTAGGTGCCAGAGTCCACCGAGGCCAGCACGCGGTCAGCCCGAGCCGCCAGGTCGCGGTTGCTCTCGACATCCCGGCCACCGAAGGTTGCCCCCTCGTTGACCACCTGGACGCCCGCCGGGCCGCTGATGATGCTCGTGATCTGCCCCGCAGCGAGGTTACCCGCCAGGCCCGGCTGCTCGGCCTGGATGAAGGCTCGGGCCGAGAAGCGTCCCGTCTGGGGGTTGTAGGTGGTCTGTGCTCCGCTGGACGTGATCTGGGCCGCCGAAGTCGTGCGGAAACGGACGCTGCCGCCTCCGGTGATGGTGCCGATGGGCATGAAGCGGGTCGTGTCGGGCCGTCTGGTCGTGTAGAAGGTGACTTCGCCCCGAGACTGGGTGCCGGGGCGACGGGTGATACCCCGCCTGGCAGCAAGCTGGTCAAACATGTTGTCGATGAGATTCTGCACATCACCGTTCGTCTGAAGGAAGAACGCCTGCTTGATGGCCAGCTTGTAGGGAGACTGCTCGACCGGGATGCTTGACCCCGAAAAACCGGGGTCATCGATCACCAGGAGGGTGGCGAAGGACTGGGCTGCTTGCATGAAGTTGACGATGAAGCGGACACGCTCCGCCTCGGTCGAGAACGGGTCGATGTAGGTGTCCCGCTGGACAGAACCAGGCTTCACGTCAAGCTCAGGGTGCGTCCTGAAAATGGAGCGCACCGTGTCCCGCACGATCTGCTGCCGACTCACGGTGGGCAGGGCCGAGATGCCGGGGGTCACCGTCAGCGGACTGGCAGCAACCTCGGGCGAGAAGGCCGACTCATACTCCTGATCCTCGATGAGATACACCGCCGTCGCCACGTAGTAGAGCGGGTCTTCGTCCGGCAACGCATTGAACTCGGAGTTCGGCAGGGCCGGATAGGGTGTCGAGGTCGGCGTGGCCACACGGTCATGGGTGAAGGAGAACTGCTGGGTCAGCCGGATCGAGTCCACGTTCACGACGGTCTTGACCCGTGTGACGGTCTCGGGCACTTCGACTACCTGGTCGAAGTCTGTCTGGATGATGTTGCCAAGCTGGTCGGTCTGCTGACCGACGTAGCGCAGGTAGAGCGGGTCGGCTGCGGGACTGCCATCCTCATTGGTGGCGATGAGGTCATCCACGGTCAACTGGCCCAAGGAGTCGGTGTCCTCAATGGTCTCACTGGAGATGACCATCGTGGGGTTGATGCGCTTGAACCCTGTGGTGCCCCCACCGGGGTCTGTGGCAGCGTAGAAGTGGTAGCCGACGACGTTCTGATCCTCGATACCCTCGACGGTGATCGTGACCACCCTGTCCTTCCGCTCCACGAAGATGCCGGAAGGGGCGATGACGCCCGCCTTGATATCCCGCTCCAGGGAGAGTTCGGCCTGCACACGACCAGAGGCCGTGACCTCCCCATTGGTCAGAATCGACCGCACCTCGATGATGTTGTCGCCGGGGAACAGTTGCAGGCCCTCGGGATAGGCCGAAGGGTTGGGGACGGTGAAGGTCTCACCCTCGAACACGATGCTGTCCGGGTCAGAGGTGAATCCGCTGCCCCTGATGGATACCTGCATGTCTGCCGTGTCGGGCGACATGACACCCCGGAAGAATCGGGTCGAGATGTCCGTGGTGAAGATGTATTCCGCGCGCAGCACCCCATCGGGTCCCATGAAGCGGGGAGTCTTGCTCGCTGTCGCCATATTAGCTCCCGTCGTTTAGCAGAAGCCGAGCACCGTTCGGGACATTGATCCGGCTCTGGCCAAGTCCGGCGGCCTCCGTCCCGAGCATGAGGCCATTCGACCCCATCAGGGCCACCACATCGGGCACCGTGAACACGATTGTCAGCTCGATGGGTTCCCCCGAGGCGTTCTGCACTGTCAGGTCGATCATGTAGGTCGTCGGATCTTCCTCATGAGGATAGACATCCACCGACACAATCGAGTAGAGGCGCTCCTTGAAAGTGACTTTCTGGTACTTGGCCTGGTCCTCCTGCAAGCTCTGGTAGCGACCCAACGCCTGGCGAACATCATCGCTCAAGACGGAAGCCACTCCAGCCAGCGCCTTCTGGCCAATACGGGACCGGAGAGTTGTCCCATACCAGGCGTGGTATGGGTTGCTCCCCTGGTCGGTCAAGAGGATCTTCAGGGCCGCCTGATAGAGCAGGTTCTCATCTTGGATGAGCAGGGACTTGCCATCAGGAGAGAAGCGGAAGTCGTTCTCGATATAGGTGGCCTTGCAGCGGAGACAACGGTTCACCGGCACCGAGTAGGTCACCTTGAACATCGGGTTGCCCCGGACAGCCTGGATGAACTGCGGGAAGCGGTTGGTGATGGTGTCCGGCCTCTGGGCCAACACCCAGCCAGGATAGATCATCTTGCCCTGGGCTCGATACTGATAGCCCACCGTCGCACAAGGTCCGGCCCCGAACCCCAGCGTGGCAGCCATCGTGCCGCCCACCTGGACATAGGAGTCGGTGCCCACCGTCGAGGTGTCACTGAACAAGAGGTGGCCGTTCGAGTTCTCGGCCAGTACTACCGAGAGATTCTGCTGGAGCATCGCCTTGATGATCTGGTCAGTCGTCATCCGCTGGGTGCCTGTGACCCCGAAGGAAAAGGTCTCAGACCCCCGAGGAGATGTGATTGTCAGGGTGTCCTCGTTCTCGGTAACGTCGTAAGGCCCCGAGATAGATGAGAAAATCCGACCGACCGAGTATAGCCCCGCCTGGGGGATGAAGACCTCGTTGTTGACGAGGATACGGACTGTTCCCGCACCAGCCACGGGTTGCCGGGTCGGAAGAGAGCGCCGGTTGCTCCCCAGGTTGACCACTTCCTCCATCGTCATGTGAGGACAGGGCCAAGCTAGCTGAAAGTCCTGCGACACTACGTCACCTCATTGAAGGAACCGTATAGCCTAGACACCGGCCCGCCCGCACGTCAGCCTCCCAAAGGATCTCTGATTTCAGAGGGTTCGTCCTCAAAGGTGAAGTTCAGGAAGGCCACACGGGGAGCCGCCTTGTAGGCCTGGACTGTCCCGTCGCTCCGCATGTCATAGATCTGCTCGTACATGTCCTGCACGAGGTTCTGCACCTGAAGGTCACGACTGAAGCGGTCTTCGTTGAACTCCCCGACGCCCGTGAGGGCTCCCCCGAACGCAGACACCAGGACTTCATCCACCTCCTTGAGAAGCTGCTCTCGAAGGTCGCAGAGCTTGATGATGCGCCACTCGATATCCTGCACCCGCTCCTTGATGTCCTGCTTGGCCCAGCGCCGGATCGAGTGCATGTAACGGACGATGGTGTTCGAGTCGAAGGCCCCCCGGCTCATCCGGCCACCCATCCGAGCCGGGTAGTAGCGGTCGGTGTTCAGATAGCCCCCCTCGTAGTCCCCGAAGCCCGAACTGGTGCCCGTCTTGGGCTGCGGGTCGTTGTATTCGACCGACCTGGGAGCCACGACGCCACCGTGGGGGTATCGCTGCATGGACTGGGTGGCATTCCCTCTAGCGTCCGCCTCCAAGACCTCTGTGCTGTCCGGATACATGAACGGGGAGATGTCGAGAGGATTGCCCCCCTGGGCGACATAGGCCCGGCAGAGGCGCTCCAGGGAGGAACCCTTGGTGACCCCGAAACCCACCCGCTGCTCGGTCAGGGTGGTCTGCCCGTCCTCCGTCTTGGATGCGTAGTAGACCGTGATGAAGCCAATGCGGGAGATCTCGGCCTTGATTGCAGCGATACGGGCTGCCACAGTCCGGCGGTTCCGGAGGAGCCAACTGGAGTAGGCCCGGAAGTATCCGACCGGCCAGACTGCGAGTTTCTGGAACGAAGCCATGTGTCCTCCTAGAGCACGTCCGGCGGCGGATCCGGCGGCGGTGGTGGCGGAGGCGGCAGTTCCTCGGCATTGATCGCATCGGAGGGGGTGCTCCCATCCGACAGGGTAGCTCCAGGCTGCGGAGACTCTCCGGGCTCCACTTCGAGAAGGGCCTTGATGATGTCGTAGGCGAAGGCCGGGCCACCGGGAATGACGATGGCGATACCGGCCCCGAAGGCAAGAGGGCTGTCGCTGGGCTTGTTGTCCGCTGACACGAGATCGGAGAGCACTCCCGCCGACCCGTCAGAGATGAGCATGAGCGCCGAGCACTGGGGGATCTGGAACATAAAGCCCAGGATGGTCTGGATGAGCGAGTTGATGCGCCGAATGAGCTGCTGGATCTCGATGACGCGGGCCTCCACGAACTCGATGTACTTCAGGATGGTGTCCACGATGGACTGGATAGACGCCCGGATCTGCCGCATCCAGTTGACAATGGCCTCCAGGAAGTCCTCCATCCCCGGCACCGTGTCGAAGAATCGGATGACCTCCCACGCTCCGTCCTCGGGACTCCGGCTCAAAGCCGCAGCCGCGACGTTCAAAGCCGTGGCTGCCTGGCGGAACAGGAGGCCGTCCTGATACTGGTAGAGCAGGTTGCGGCAGAAGTACATGGCCGCCTGGTCAGACGGCGTGTATTGACTGTAGTAGGTATATTGGGACTCGATAGCCCAGCGGTTGATCACGAACACAGGCGAGTCATCCGCCGACCCCTCAAGGAACTCGTTGTCCCGGTAGTAGAGCATCGCCTCATACTCTGACTCGGGAACAAGGATGCTGCCGTCCTCCTGGATGAACTTCTCGTAGAAGATGCGAAGGCCAGGAGCAGCCAGGGTCATCAACTCCTGGGCCTGTTCGGGGTCTGCCGTGGACAACAGGTAGAACGAGTCGTCCGGCGGAGTCCGAGGAGCCTCCATGAAGTGCGGCTTGCGGTCTCGGATCACCGCGTCTCCCAAGTAGAAGAGATCGGTCACCGTTCCTTCTGGCAAGCCCGCACAGAATGGGTTGAGGGCCAGCCCGAAGTCGGGGTTCGCGCCCTTCCTCTCACCCGACTCGACGGCTTCCCAGAGGGTCATCTGGGCGACCTCCTCGGGGAGTGCCCTCTCCATTCCGGGATGCACTTCCTTGAAGATATCGCCCCAGGTGATCGTCCGGAGAAGTTCGGTCTGCTCGACAATGGCCTTCTCGACGCCGGGCATCGGCCCCGAAGTCGAGAAGAAGTCATTGATCGTCCGCTCGATGCGCCTCCGCAGGTCGCTCCTGAAGGAGAGAGGAACGCCGTCCTTCTGCTGTCGCTCCTTGGCGTAGTCGTCGTAGAGGAATCCCAGGAGGTGCTTCAGGGTCTCCAGGCCACCGGGTTGCAGGGCCACACCTTCGAGAACGAGCTTGTCATCGATGATGAGACCAAGTTCCTCCGGGGTGAGCGTGTCCTCGATCTCCGCCACCGTGGTCAGGTCTGGCCGGGTGAGGGCCAGAATCAGGAGTGCCGACCGCAGCGATTGCATGTAGGCCAGCGTGTTGGCGTTCGGGAAGGTGATTTCCCGTGGAATCGAGAACTCGCCCACGTCCGACACACCGACTGTTGCATCGGTGAGTCCGACCGAGAGCGGGATGCTGGTGGCGTCCTTCTTCCCGGCAGCGGTGGGGAAGTCGAACTTGTACTCCTTCTCCCCGCTGGAGATGGCGTTGGTGCAGGTGGCGACCCGGACATAGACCGTGGTGGCATGGCCGTCCGCGTTCACGACCATCTTGTTGTCCTCGATGGTGATGTCCGCTTCGAGGGGCATGTTCTCCAGATTGAGGACGATGGAGTACTCCTCGGTGACCCACTGGGAGCCTGCTACCGTCATGGGCACGAAGTGGGTCGCCTGGAAGACCGGCTTCCCTCCCTGGGTGAGTTCTTCCAGAGGGATGACCGCATCCTTGGCCGGGTTCTGGAGCCCGTAGACACGGGTAACACCGTTCTTGATATTGCCGTCACTGTCGATGGAGTCGTTGTACGCCATGCTGGGGGCGGTCTTGAGCATCTCCGCCCCACCGAACAGAATCAAGGGCTTCCCGTCGAAGGCCCTCCGCACCACGTCATACTGATGCGGCTGAACCTTCTTCTCGGGGTCCGCCACGCTCGGTTGCAACTCGGTGTTCGCCACCGTCCGGTCATAGACGATGGGGATACCGTCCGGGAACGTCGAGAGAGTGACCAGGAAACCGCCCGGCATGTAGAGGTCAGTGAAGGGCAGGAACGGATCCTTCCTGCCTGGCGGGGTGATCTTCCACTTGATCTCGACCAGATTGGGCGGAGTCCTCTCGGTCCCGGCATCCCCGTCACCGTCGAGGTAGGGGGCCAGGAAGTAGGAGGCCAGCGTCTTGGGGTAGAAGATGCTCGTGGCGCTCATGTCGTAGCGGATGTCCGTGATGAAGGGGACAGGGAGCCCGCTGGTGGGCCGGAAGGTCATCTGGAAGTAGGCCATCAGCTTGAGGATGAAGTCGATCAGCCGCTCGATCTCCGATACGTCCACCGACAGGTAGAAGAAGAAGCTGAGCACCTTGGTTCGGGCCGACACGTCAGGCCGGGTCGGATCCGTCCGGTCGGTGAGCCGGGCGATCATGCGGCGCTCGTACTCGGAGAAGCCACCCCGGAGCAGGTCGAAGGGGTAGCCGGGGTTCATGATGAGCCCCCAGTCCCCGGTGACGTAGAAGCCCAGCTTCCGCAGATCTTCGAGCAACGCCTCCAACTCATCAATCACGGCCTGGACAATGGCCAGGATAGGATTGAGGTAGCCCGTCAAGAAGGACTTGGCCAGATCCATCGCCGCCAGCACCAGATCCAAGACGGAGACGAGGAACTCCGCGATGTCGTTGATTCCCTCCCGGAGATCCTTGAGGAAATCCGGAATCTGGAAGGATACTGTTCCCCACTCTGACATCAGCGCCCTCCGCCGAACTGCAGCCGATTCAACTGCTCACGGAGCTGAAGGATCGTCTTTCGGTCATCCTCCACCGCACCTTCCAAGAGGGTCTTCAGCTTCTCCAACGCCACTTTCTGACGGTCAACCATCGGCAGCCGGACGGTACGCTCGGGGGAATCGCCCCACTGGCCTGGGTCGAGGCCTAGCTTCTTCAGAAGCTCCTGGATCTCCTTCAGGTCAGACTCATTCATTCGCCAATTCCCTCAATCGAGTCTTCAAGGAGGAGCAGACGCTTCTGCTCCTCCAGGCGCTCGGGAAGTTCCTCATCAAACCGCACGATGGACGCCAGAGTGCCCAGCTTCACATGGGTACGGTAGGCCAGCCACACGAAGCGGATGGGCCGGAAGCGGTCTCGGGTGTCGAGCACCTCGTCCACCCGCTCGGGCAGCACGGGGCGCACCACCCCTCCTGTAGAGAAATCGGTATAGGCCGTGTAGGCAGTATCACCGGGGCTGATCCTGACCATCTTCAGCGTCGGGTCAGCGGGGTCGGGCTTCAGGAAGTCAAGCCGCCAGTCCTGAATCCAGAATCGACGGTCGAGCAAGGACAGGCAGCTCTCGTTGTTGATGTAGGGCACCACGTCCAGGCGTCCCAGGATGGACGTGATGTAGTCGTTGGACAGCAGACCCAGACCGGCCTGTGGGTTGGTCGTGTTGCCCAGGTCGCTGATGTGCTCATCCCGCTGGAAGATGAAGTAGCTGCCGCTCTTGTAGCCCGAGATCACCGCCCGGATCATCTCAATCCACGAGAGCATCCTCTCCCTGGTCGAGAGCACCAGGTCGATAGTCTCGTCTGTGAACAGCCCGGAAGCCCGGATGACCCGGTAGCCGAAGGGCCGGATGGAGTAGTACTGAAGGTGGTTTGTCGGGTAGTTCGAGAACGTCCCGTTCGCCGCCCGCTCGTAGGTCGGGCGTAGATCCATCTGGCCCTCGTCCGCGTCCTGTCCGAAGTAGTCCCGAAGCTGCGAATCATGGATGGTCGGATACACGGCGTACTCGTAGGCATCTGTCGGGGGTGTCCCGAAGATCACGTCATTGTCCACGTCACCCGTGAATGTCGTCACCGGGTCCACTTCCAGGTAGGGCGGGTTGCTCGCATCCGCCAGACTGGTGACCCGATAGAAGCCCCGGTTGTCATCCAGGTCGTCAGGAGTCCCCGCCGTGTAGATGTTATTGGGGGGCGGGGGGCCAGGACGACTGGCCACACCGTCATCTCCGATAGGCCGGGCTCCCTGCTCCTGAGTCGAGGGCAGGCCACTCTTCCTCGGAATCTTGCCCACCGGGTCAACGATCACGATGTCACCCGGCTGGATACCCAAAGCACTGAACGGCTGGTCAGGAGTCGGGGCATGGAGGTCGTCCATGAGTCGGTTGGCGACATCTCCCCAGTCCGGTGTCGGGGCACCCTCCATGTCCGGAACATGACCACCGAGTTCGCCTGCCACGTCGCCCCAGGTGGGGAACGTGCGATGCACCACTCGGTCGGTGATGAGTTCGAGAAGCTGCTCGTTCGACTGCTCATGTGGGACAGGAGGCCGCCGGAGGTAGATCTCGAACCGCATCCCGCCATCCGGGTTGCCACTCTCGGTCATCTCCGCGACCGTGTACTTGGTCAGGCCCGGCGCAGCCAGGAGAATCTCCCGGTCGCTCAAGATGCTTTCGATCTGGGCCTCGTCCACCAGGTCACCGAACTCATCGAGCAATCGAAGCTGGTCGCCTGCGTTGACGTTCACATCCTCGTCGTTGAACGGACCGAGGTTCGTGCCCGTGTAGGTGTAGCCGTCGTTCCAGGGGTCAGCCTGATGCGGGGTGTGGGAGTCGTCCCAGTTCATCACGAAGTCGTTGGCTGTCAGGATTCCGCCCTGCTTGGCCGTGACCAAGTAGTTCTTGATGCGTCCTCGCCGGATCTCATAGGCATAGCGGAGAGGCTTGAGGTTCGAGTCGGCCTCCTCCTGAATCTCGTGCCACCTGCGGATACGTCGAACCTCGTAGTTGACCTGCTCGGGCTGATTGAGGAATCCAGGCGTGATGTTGTAGCTCCAGGCGTCCCGCATCCCCACCTGACGGTCTTCATCAACAAGGGGCTGGGGGTCGGGCAAGCTGTGGGACGTGTCCACCACCTTGGCATCGCTGTTCGCCAGGTCGAGGGTGGGCCGGGGCACCGAGGGCTCCAGGAAGATGCCCGCCTGGGCGTAGTGGCCGGGTGCAAAAGGAGGCCCGATGGAGAGTGGAACGCTATCCCGGATCTCCAGGGAGGTGCCCGGCAAAATGCACTTGAGCTGTGTTCCGTTGAAGCCGTTGAGGTTCCGCCAGCTCGGAGAGGGTGCCGCAGCACCCACGGTCGGAATGGAGTCCAATCGAATGGTGTGAACCACGTAGTCATAGACTGGCGCAAGCTCATCGTTCTCGAAGATCCAGGGTGTCGGCGGGTTGTCTGTCTCAATCCCCAGATGAGGCGGCGTAGGGGCGACCGGGTAGGGGGCGACGTTGAGTTCGATCTCGCTCGGCCCAGCCGAGGCATCCCAGAAAATACCCGTGCCCGCGTTCAAGGCAGGCTGGAACGTCACATACTTGAACCCTGCGACGCTTCCCACTCCAGAGGGGTCGTGCCAGCCCACCGTGTTGTTGTCTGGCAGCCCGTAGGACTCGCCGGACACGTTCACAGGCAGGAACATCATCCCCGACACCTGGTAGGGCTTGTCTGTGATGAGGGCCTTAAACTCATCGGGCGTCATGCCGGTAACGGTGCCATCCGAATATCGGACGGCGGTTAGTCCCTCGATGACAAGCCGTTCGCCATCGAGAGAAAGACCCGTGTAATTAGCCATGATCACAGCCCGGCGGCGGGTCTCCAGGTCGCTGCTGTTGAGGTCATTCACGCTACGGATGATGTACACCCGCTCGCCCGCTATCGCCGGGAGGAAACCCGTGGTCGTGCCTCCTACCGGAGTGCCGCCCCTTGCGGGAGCCGGGTCAGAAAGGGTCAGGTTCCGGGTGGCCGTATCGAAGTCCACCACGGTCGGGAAGTGAATAGGACACCACCCCGACTCCGAGCCCGCCAACGTCACGGGTGCGTCACCACCCGAGTCCTGGGAGATCCGATAGTCCGAGTGGAGCCCGAAGTTATCGGACTCCACGACATGCCGGACAACGTAGGTGCCCGCCTTGGTCGAGGCCAGATGATTACCACCTGGGTTCGACTCAACCACCAGAATGTCCCCCGACTCGATGTTCTCCAAGAGCCCGTTGGTGGGAGCAACCGAGATGATCACCCGGTTGTCCACCAGGAGGGGGTCATACGGACCCGCAATGATGTCCGGGTTGTACTGACTCGCCATTCCACCAGCACCTCGGCAGATACGCCCGCCAGAGAAGCGTTCGTCGGAAGGAATGGCCGAGAAGGTCACGTCGTCGGACGTGGTGATCTCGGTGTTGTTCCAGCCCTCGAAGGCCATCGCCTTGATTGTCCCCTGCTCGTAGTCCAGCAAGAGATCGGTCTTCCTCTGCCAGTCGCCGGGGGTGCTCCCTACCGTTCGGGTCTTGAACGTGAACGGGTTGGGGATGACCCCAGTGAAACCATTGGCTGTGGCGTTGACCCAGCTCTGAATCGCTCCGACCGAAGGGTGGTTCATCGTCACCAGGGTCACGACGAGCCCAGCTTCAAGCTGCAACTGGGTGTAGGGTGGAGGTGGAGGGCCTCCCGAGTAGGGATAGACCGTCCCACGCTCCTGAGCCATCCGCAGGTCAAACACCTCATGGAAAGTGAGCCGGTCGTTGTCCACCCAGGCCGTGTCCGACTCCCCGGTGGCCGCATTGAAGGTGTCGATGTCGAAGGTGAACTCGAAGCCGTAGTTCATCGTGTAGGTCGGGCCTGCCGTCACCGTATGCGGAAGGAACCACTCGGCTGTCGTGCCCGGACCAGGCCCCCAAGGAATCATCCCGATCTGCGGGATGATGATCTCCTTGTTGTCGAGTACAGCCTCCGCAGGTGGCCCGTTCACCGGAACCGGCCACTTCGTCCCGAAGGCCACATCGAATCCAGGGATGAGCGCGAACGGCCCGTAGATATTCCCCTGATAGTCCGTCAGGGTGATGGAGCCACCCTGAATCTGGATGGTCAAGGCCACCACCCCACCCGAAACGCTGGGCAGCGGGTTGCCTCCCAGCGGCCCATTCAAGATGGCGGGGTCGAGCCTGGAGATGAGCTTGATGGTGATGATGTTGTTGGACTTCGGCCCTATCAAGCTCCAGATCCGGTTCAGATTCCCTGTGGGAGTGCCTCCAGGGCTGGGGCCATACACAGGAACCGGAGTGAACCCGTCATTGAGGGCGAACTGGCCCAGCGAACTGAAGTCGAGACGGGTGATGTTGTTGGCCTGATCCTCGATGATCTGCACACCGGGGCTGGCAGGCGGTCCGGAGTCGGCAGGAGCCCCGTCCGCATAGGACATGGCATTCGTGAATATGTAGCTGACCGGCGAAGGGGTCACCGGGACGCCACCAGGTGGCGGCGGTGTCGTCTGAGTGATGAAACGAGGCGGCTCGAACTTCGACCCCGCCGGAGGCGGAGTCAGAGTGTCAATCTCCCCGATAGACTGGATGCCCATCGGGCCTACCGTCGTTGCAGGGCCACCCGAGACCTCGAACTTGCTTGCACTCGCCTCGGCGGCCTGGATGAGAAGCAAGTCGTAACGCTTGATGTCCCCGATACCAGGCTCAGTGATACCGTGGAGCCTGGGCTCCGCGTCCTCGTCCGTGAGGAGAGAAGCCGGAGTTGCAAAGCCCGGCGGCTGGGCTGGCCCTAGAACCGCACCGTCCGTCCCCAAGATCTCATCGGGATAGATGTATCCGCCCAAATCGTCCACCTCGGTCATCACGGGCGAGATACCGATCATCGCCTCATCGAAGCGATCAAGCTCGGTGTTGGCAGCCTTGATGTAGGGGATCTGGTAGTCCCCGGAATCATCCACAACCTCGCCCCGCAACGCCGGGAACTGGAATGGGTTCAGGCCGTCGTAGTAGAACCGGACATCCGCTTCCAGGTAAGAAAGCGGGTCCGGCGGATGCTGCCCGAAGATCTCCTTGATGCCGAAAAGCGAAGGGTCGTAGAAGGACGGCCAGGTCTTGTCCACCACCCGACCGCTGCCCGTGACCCTCACATCGTAGCCCGTCCGGTAGTCATCGAGGCCCTGAGCCAGTTCGATGATGTCGTCCTGAGTCGCAGCGTTGCTCGTCCCTCCCGCGATAGGCGCATCGAGGCTCTTGAGCGGAGGCCCTGCGAAGATGGTGTCGTGAGTCTCCACCGGGAAGTCCGCGAACGGGATGCCGACATCCGTTCCCGTTCCTACGAGGATGTCGTTCGGGTTCGTGATGGGTGCCTTGGGCGGCACGACCCCAAGCCCCTGGGGGGACTGGAAGCGAATGACACAGCCATAGCTGATGTCATAGACCTGCAACCCCAGAAACGTCCATGTCGGGTCGAAGGGGTTTGCGAGAATCTTGCGGTTCCAGAACGCATCGTAGGTCGTCCCGTCCGGCTTCCCCAGAGAGACCTCATCCCCCCTCTCAAAGCCAGGTACGACCAACTCGGGATCACCAGCCACAGCGTCCGGGAGCCATGCCTCCGAGTTGGAGAGCCCGAAGCCCTGCGAGATGAGCTGTGAGTCGTCCGGGAACCCTGTCCCCGGATCGATAGGGATGTCCCTCAAGAGAGCCGGAACCGCGATGAGGCATGGCTCGGTGATGGACGGGTCTGCTCCGCCGGGCTCCGTTCCTCCCTGGAAGGAGAAGTCAGGGATGCCGTTCGGGAAGTATCCCCAGATGCGAGCCCGTGCCCGGCGACGCGACAGCTTGACGTTCGACACCCGCCGGTCGATGTCCCCCAGCGCCGGGTTCCAGAGCTGTCCAATGGTCTTGCCCGTCGTGCGCTTCTTGTCCCCGAAGAAGATGGCCCCATAGGTGTAGCGGCCAGCACTCCAGGCATCCGGATCCTCTGTCTCCTGGTTGCCCCCGACGCCGGGGTACGACATGAAGAAGGCCCGAGTCTCGGTCGGGAAGATGCGGGAGAACCGGCTCCGCTGATAGAGGGTGCGGAAGCGGCCCTTGACCTTGTAGTAGAAGAACGGGTAGCGCAGCTTGAAGAACAGCTTGGGCCTCGCCAGGCTGGTCATCACCATGTCGTCCACGTCGTTCTTGATGAGCGGACGCTGCTGTTCCAGAAGGCGTCCCACACGATCAGGGTTGGGGAAGGAGCCCTCCACCACCCCGCCGTCGAGGTCTTGCGAGCCCGGCCTGACAATCCAGTCCGTGGTCAGGTAGAACAGCTCGGCTCCAGGGTCGGCCTGATTGAACACCTCTGACCAGATGTTCCGCCGCGTCAGGTCACCCGAGATGTCGTCCTCGTAGCCCGGAGTCGGGTAGTCCTTCCCCCGACCGACCCAGAATCGGAACTTGCCATCCCGGTCACCGATGAAGCCACCGGAGATGGTCTCGTTGATCTGCTCGAAGGACACGATGGATGAGTTGTAGAAGTCGAGGAACGCCCGTGCCGCCCGATCCTGATCCTCCAGGGCACTGCGCTCCGACTTGAGCCCGATGCGACCCTGCTCCCAGTTCTCCTGGCCAGGGCCAGAGGTCAGGATGGCCCCGCCAGCGGGCTCCTGGCTCCGGATGTCCTCGATAGCATCCTGGGCCGCTTCGACCAGGAACTCCGGCATCGAGACCGCCCGGTAGTAGAAGCTGTCCGGGTTGCGGAAGGTGAACGTCCCTGTGAGCTGAGCGTTGAGGAAGCCGTTGTCGTCGCTCGGGGCGATGTTGTAGAGGTAGCTCGCCGCATAGCGCGGGAAAGACACCGTGCCGCCGTCCCAGAAGGGCTGAAGCACCCGGAGCCGGGTGAAGGTGAAAACGAGCTTCTGGGTGGGCTCCAGGGGCTCCTGGAGGGGTTCCAGGAGCGTGATGGCACCCGTGTCCGGGTCGAGGGTGTATTCGACCCCCTCGATGAGCGTCCGGCCCGGCAGTTCGTTGCCTGCGGTGTCCGTCTCCCCGTAGAGGATCAACTCGTAGGGTTCATCGATGACCAGCGGCCCAACACCATTGAACTCGAAGCTCTGTGGAGCGTAGATGGGCCGGTAGGTCAACTTGATGGTCGTGGCTTCCTCGACCGAGTAGCCCGTCTTGAACTGGTTGGTGACGGTGATCTTGGTTCGGGTGCCGTCATCGGTCAACTCGGCCTGGCCGATGGTGTGAGGCTCCCCGCCCACCTCGATGATGTGCCCCGGCTGGGCGAACGCCAGGAGGTTGCCGAGGAAGATGACCTCCATCTGTCCCCGGTTGATAGGCTCGAATGGGAAGTCCGTGAGGTCGATGGCCGACATGAGCCCCGCAGCGGCACTGGTCGGGATAGGGCTCGACCCATCCGGGTCGATGACAGACGTGATCGGCAGGTTGGACACCGCGCTGATCGAGTCGTTGCCCGGTGACCGACTACCGACTTCCGTGACAGTCGAGGGGAAGATATTGACCGCCGTGACATCCCCGGTGCCTTCGTCATTCTGGGGGTAGTACTTGGTGCTCTCGATGTAGAATGTCTCGTTGTCCACCCGGAGAATCTGCCCCGGCTGGAACTCATCGGCTCGGTCTCCTCGAAGGCCGAAGCGGGACTGGCCCGCCTCGATGAAGAACGGGGGCCGATAGAGAGGCTTGGTGCTCGCGTCATAGGCCCGCTCGCCCCCGATGGCTTCAAGGACAGCGTAGGACACCTGGACGGTCACATGGTCAGGGATTTCCCTGGTGAATGAGAGCCTTCCCTGACCGTTGAGGTAATCCGGGTAGTCGAGGATGTAGTCCAGGGCGTTGTAGTTCTGCATCACCGCGCCGATGTACACGAGGGGCTCGATGCGCTGATCGATGGTGCGCCGAGGATCGACGTTGAAGTAGAACACGCTGGGGGACACAGCATCTTCGTCCCGAACCGCCTCCTCGTCCTGGATGTACACCGGAAGGAACTCGGTGATCTGGTCGCCAACCTTGCGACCTTCCAGGTCAGCCGCCCAGTAGGACACCTCCACGGTCGAGTTCTCGGACACGGGCTGGTTGAAGGCGAACGACCCCAGAAGCGGGTTGATAGCCACGTCCTCCCGCTCCTCGGTGATCATGCGCTCCACGAAGTAGGCCGTCGTGGAACCCCCGAAGGTACTGATCTCGGTCGCGGAGAAGTTGAGCCGACCGTTCGTGGGGTCATACTCAACCGTCAGAGCGGCCAGATCCGCCGGAGGCTGGAACGCCTGGGCATAGTGAACCACCGAGGACTCGTAGTTGACCAGGAGGTTCGAGCCGAACTTGAGCCGACCGATGGGGTTCACCACACCATCGATGGTCGCCTCCTGGGTCAGATACTCAATGCCGTCACCACCACCCGGATTCGAGCTGAAAGTCGTCACACCCTTGAGGAGCACACCATCATTCTCGAATACCGTGGTGCCGATCTTGATGGAGAAGGAGCCCGTCGTGAACCGCTGCGAGTCCGTCTCCGGCACATCCAGGGCGTTGTTCGCCAGGGTGCCAAGCTCCGTCTGAGTCAGAGCGATCATCGAAGCCGTGTTCGCCGCCGTGGCTGCCACAAGCCCGAAGCGGATACCGATGGGCCGGTTGCTCGCCAGGGCCTTCTCCATGTAGGCGAACAGCCGAGAGTTCTCCTGAGCAGTAGAACTCTCGGGCACCGTACCCACGGGCGACAACAGAAAGACCTCGAAGGGCTCTGATTGCAGGTGGTTGAACGTCTTGTAGGACATATCAGCCACGATGGACGGGTCGTACACGTCCTCGGTGACGCCCTCATACAGTTCCCAGGTGACCAATCGCTCGGGTGTCCCGGTCGGTGTGGGAGAGATCCTGATATTCTGGGCGTCCACCACCTCCTGCACGACGTAGGAGCCTGCCACGGGCTCTCCGCCGGACAGCACCTTGAGCCGGTAACCGGGCTCGGCCTGGGTGAAGTCGGTGTCGGTGGAGTCGTCGGAGAAGGTGTCACTCCCCTCCGTGATGACACCTCGGGCACCCGAAGAGACCACCGACCCCAGCTTCTCGACCAGAACCGCGATGCCCGGAATCCCGTTCTCGGGAAGCAGGTAGTCGGTGTCCTGTGTCTGGAACTCGGCAGAACCACCACCCTCCGAGACGTACAGACCCCCACCAATCTCGGGCGCACCCAGCATGGACTCTGGCACCACCACCGACTGTTCGAGGTTGATGCTCGCCGCCGGGGCCTGGAGAGACTCCGAGATGGCGTTGCTCACCACCCAGTCGAACTTGGACTGGCCGAAGCGGTAGATGATGTCGTCGTAGTGGTCGAGATACCTCTGGACGATGGTGACCGAGAATCCATCATCCACCGTGGTTGAGAGGCTGAAGAAGATGTTCTCATCGAACCCAGCCACGTCCTGCAACGGCGGGTTGTCGAGGAACTGGAACGGGTTGGCCGACACCGCCTCCTGAAGGATCTCCTCGTCCAGCCGGTTGGTGTCCTTGAAGTCCGGGATCGCCCGAGTGCGATCCAGGTTGAGAGGGCTTCGGAACAGCCCCAGGGACGTTCCACTGTCCGGCAGCCAGTTGGTGAGCCCCCCTCGCGCCTTCCAGCCCGGCATGAAGCCCAGCACGGCTGCCCCGGAGAGATCCTTCTCCCCTCCCTCTCCCCAGCCGATCTCGACGTTGCCAGTGGCCTCATTGGTGGCTCCCAGAACCACACGACCGTTCATCTCGTAGGCTGTGCCAGTGATGAGTCCCGTGCCGGGGCCAGGGAGCTGCTCCGAGTCATTGGTGATGCTCTCGGCCACCTCGGTGGCCGTATAGAAGTCAGACCCCGTGAGGTTGGAGGACTCCCACTTGTAGAGCTGACCGTCGATGGCGAAGTAGAGGATCTCTTCTCCGTCGAAGCGGAACACGTCCCGCGTCTTGGAGAACAACCGGGCCGTGAGCGTATGAACCGCCGGAGTGAACGAGGACTGAAGGAAGTACACCTTGTCCCCAGACCAGGAACGCAAGTCCGACCGGCTCAAGGACACCCGCGACGGATAGATGGTGACTGGCCCCGGAAGCGTGAGAGGGGTGTCCTCCTGGGCGATGTAGGCCCGGCCTCGCCGTACCTTGTAGCTCGGGAAAGGCAGGTCGCTGTTTCGGGGCTCATCATAGACCGTATCGGTCGAGCGTGTCCGCCCGAACACGATGATGTCACCCACGCCATCAGAGATCTGGCGGAGCCGCCCTGTGGTCACATCACTTTCGTCATCCCCACCAGGTCGAACACTGCCTGGCACTCCAGGCTGGGCCGGGAGGGCTCCTGTGCCATCTGGCGCGTCGATGACGCCAGAACGGCCCAGTCCTCGGTAGAGGTCGGTGCCCGAGTAGTCATCTGGCAGCGTGACCGCCTCGGGCAAATAGAACGCATCCGAAGTCCCGGCGATGGCGTCATCACCATCTTCATCGATCAGGGCGACCGGAGCCTTCGTGGGCTGGGGCACCTGATTGAGAGCCGTCCCGTCATAGACGAGATCCTCGCCCAAGAAGTACTTGTCGAAGGACGTGATGTTCGTCGGGTCGGCCTTGGCAATGTCCTCTGGGCTGAGCTTCACCCGACCCGTAGAGAGCGCCACGATGGCCTGCCCCGTGGACGGGTTGGGGAGGGCCGCCAGTTCGGCCTCCGTGTCGGTCATGGTGATGCTCAGATACTTCCGGCTCCCCAGTCGGAGGAGAGGGGTGTCGGTCGGCCCAGGGACAGGGGCGATGAACAGCGGGCGGATATCAGCCCCGTTGAGCTTCCCGACGATTCCGTCCTCTTCCTCGGAGAAGCTCTTGTAGACGAACCAGACCGTCTTGCCTGCATGGAGCTGAACGTAGGACGGGTTGAACTCCAGCTTGCCCGTGGTCTGGCCCATGACACCGGCCAGACCTGGGTCGGTGCTGAAGTCGAATCCATCCTCGACCTGACTGTCCGACTTGACCTGGATGCCGGTATAGCCGTCCGGGTCTCCTGTACCGACCGGGGTGCTCGATGCTCCGGGATTCGGACCCAACCTGATCATTGCATAGGCGTCCGGGTCATTTCCGTCACCCGGCAGGAACGCATTGACCGGCAGGTTGGTGATCTTCGGGGACATCTGGTAGCTCTCGTCAAAGAGCAGAATCCCGAGATCCTTTGGTGCCGACCCCTTGATGGGAGCCCACCGCTGCTGCTGGCCGTTCCAGGCGAAGCGGGTCTCGTAACGGTCGTTCCTCGTCCAGTAGAACCTGACCGGCGACAGGGTGTAGGTCACGCTGATGATCTGGTCACCTCGTTCGGCGGACAGACCCCCACCCAGTTCATCGAGGATCTGCTGACCGTCCCAGGGCGGGAGGGCCTCCAGAGTATCCCGAGTCAACCTGACGATCCCTGCCTGAGTGTCCTGGTCTTGCTCGGTCAGAACCACCGTGATGTAGGGGCGGAAGCCGTTGCGGCCCTGTGTCGGGTCTTCGGAGTCACGCCACCCGAGATCGAAGTAACGCACGTCGCCACGGGCGATGACGATGGTGGTGATGATTCCGATACTCCGGCCACCATTATCAGTGACCACCGCCCGGTCGGTCCCATCCTCATAGGGATTGGGTTCATCGTCGTCGGGATCCGCGTTCTCCACTTCGAGGGTGCCGTTGGGGATAGACCCGGAACCTTCCTCCACCCACCAGTCGGGGTTGTCCACCATCGCCAGGCTGCCAGTATTCTGCGCCCAGACGAGATACTCGGCAGCGGTTGTTCCGGGGGCATCCAGGACGGAAGCCCTGTACTGGTCAGCGTAGGCATCCACGAACGCGGGCGCGTCGGCCTGGCTGTCATATTCGGAAGGCACCGGCTTGGGGCATCGGGTGACCCCCGTGGTCGGTTCCGCCGTGGACTGGGCGTTGGCCGGAGAGACCCTCGGCCCGCGCAGTACGTATCCCTCGAACTTGTCAGCCATTACACCACCTGCGAACTCGTCGCCCCAGCACCCGGAATAGTCGGAACAATAGGCCCACCCTGAATCGACCCCGCACCTGTCCCCTGAAGTAGCTGGCTCGCAATACCGCTCCCCAAAGCTCGGGCCATCATGGGCAGAGCAGGCCCCGACGAAGCAGGGGCCGCTGCTGCAATCGTCCCCATCAGGATCTTGGTCAATGTCCCACCATTGGCTGTCGTGATCTTGGACACGTCAGCCCCCACCGCTACGCTGGCGGACGGCCCCGTGTAGTTCCCTGACCCGCTGAAGGCCTGGGCGATAGCCACAGCCGTCACCGTCGCCAGGCTGGTTCCCAGCGGGCCATTCAATCCAGCGCCCTTGAACTCAGCCAGCACGATCCCCACGTTGGCAGGCACCGCGAGCTTGGACAGCAAGGGCACGATGGTTCCTGTACCGGCGAGACCCGAGGCTCCCCCTGTCAGTCCCAGATTGGCCTGGTTTCCCACACCCCACTGGGCCACTCCGTTGGCAATCCCGATGGCGAGCTTGTCATACTGGCTCCCCAGAAACGGGTAGGGAGCGGCTGCCCTCGCCGCCTGAAATGCCTGGAGAATGGTGCCCGCGTTCAAAGCCATCAGAACATCATACCTAGCCAGTGGTCACGATGTGGTTCTTCGCACCCAACCCCCAAGTGGAAAAGGGCAGGTTCGTGAACGGCTCCAGAGTGCCTGCACAGATGATTGGCCCCTGATCAGGCCCCGTCACGGGAGCCGAAAGGACGATCTGCTGGGTGCTGCGGAGCTTGACGGCCCCGGCCAAAGAGGTCACCGTAACCCCCGTGAAGCCCTTCATCTCGACAGAGCCCGTGGTGGCCGAGAGGGTCATGTTCCCAACCTGTGCCTTCTGCTCGATGCCCTCCCCGTCCATCTTCAGGGAGGAAGTCATTGCACTGGCCTTCCACTCGCCCAGTGCAATGCGATGTTCCAGGTCACCAGCCAAGATGGTCGTCTTGTGGTTGCCGATGACGAACTTCTCTTCGCGGTCGCCCTGGTTGTAGGTGACCTTCTCGCATACGGTATCAGGCAACGTCGGCGTGTATGTCCGCTCATGGAGAGGGCCGTTGGTCGGCATGTTGGTCTTGGGGCCAGACCAGGTTTCCTGCGACTTGCCGCTGACGTTGCTCTGGAAGCTCTCGGTGGTGACCGACACCTTCTTGACGCCGTTGATCTCCACGTCCTGGTGACCCTGGAGCTTGACCGAACTACCGTTCAACTCGACGTTATTGCCCTTCACCAAGATCTTCTTCTCGGCTCGGATGCGGGTGTTCGTCCGAGACTGGATATCCACCGCCGGAAGATCGCCCTCTCCTCCATCAGTCCCGGTCATCCGGGATACCGTGGTCTCGCTGCTCTTGATCGGCCCACCACCGTAGATGACGACCGGCCCGGACTCGGCTCGCAGATCGAGACTCTCCTTCCCCTTGGTCTCCAGACCGACATGCCCGTTGAAGCTGAGGTTGAACTCCCCCGCCACACCGAGCTTCAGGCCACCTCGCAGGTAGGCCTCGACCGAGTTCTCCTTGGGGTCTCCCCCGATGGCTGCCTTGAGCTGACCGGCCTTGTTGACCCCCCAGAATGTCGGAGGGCCTCCTGTCGGCGGTGAGAGCCGGAACAGTGACGCCAACTGATACTTGAGCGGGGTCGGCGTCAACGGGGCGTTCTCGGTGACGAGCTTCGCCGCCGTCAATCGGGGATTGCCCTGATCCCCATCAAAGATTTCCGCTACCAGCGGAAGGCCATACTGTTGACGGCCCTGCTGGGTGAATGCGTCGTTGCCCACGACGGAGCCCATGACGAACTCCATGAACGGCCAGTTGGGTGGGAGATCCACCGAACTCCCTGTCTCGGGATCCGTCGTGGGGAGCCTCTCGGCGTCGAACAGGTCCGTCTGTTCACTCACAGGGAGTCGCCCATCCGACGTGTGGGCCACCTCGATACGATGCTCGGTCAGCGTCGGGGCGTCCGGCAACTTGGCGGCGTTGTCACTCCTCTGGGCAGCCACCCGGAAGATGGGCTTCCCGCCGTAGGTGACATCAGACTCCCAGCGGTTGTCCACGACGAATCCGGCGTCGGTGATGAAGCCGCCATGTCGGAGGAACACGTAGGGGTCGATGTTCTCCCCCATCGGGATGACGCTACGGCCCAGATAGCCCTCATCTGACGTGCCCTTGCTCTTCTTCCGCAGGATACGGGCGGGGGTGAGGAAATCCTTGGGGGCTGTGGAGTCAACCGGCAGTTGGGTCTCATCGAGGGGCTTCCCCTGCATGGACTGGATAGGGCCATCCCACTCGTAGCCGTCCGACACCATCATCGGGTTGAGGAACGTCGCGTCCCGCTGCACCATGCCCGCGTAGGTGCGTGCCCCGGAGAGGGCCTGGAAGCTCTGACACGCCCGGAGCACGGCGGCCTGATCCTGGTCGCGGAGCCGGAACTCGTTTCCTCGACGGTTCGCCAGGGTCACCCCCTCGTCCAGCACCATGTCAGAGCCCTGGGAGGACGATGCGACGATGTTGCCCGGCTGGATGTGCCGGAGCTTGAAACGTGTCCGATCATGGACGCCCTTGACGAACTCCTGGTCGGTCGGGGAGTCGAGGTCGTATTCGTCCACCTCGAAGTCCGCACCTGTGACCCACTCACGACCCATCCAGGGGCCAGGGACGGCCCAGGCCAGGATGACCGGAACCTTGGTTCCTCCGTGGGGGGAGGCGGTCTCCTGGGGCATCCAGCCGACGATGCAGTAGTCCCCGACCTCGGGCATGGCTCCGAAGAAGTGGCGCTTTCCGGCTCCGGGCACCGTGAGTGGAATCGGAACGCGGTCATGGGTCTCCGCAACACCCGTGAGGGTACGGAGGGTCACCATGAAGTCCTCGTAGTCGATGACCATGACCTTGGCGACACCCAGACCGTAGTTACGATCTGGCCCCATCTGACTCAAGTCCATCTCGGCCTTGAGTGTGGACTGACGGATCTGTCCCCGATTTACTTGTCTGAGCGCCGAAAACGGAGGGAGTCCGCCCCTTTTAGCCATCAGAGTTCTCCGTCATCTACGACTTCCACGTCGTTCCTGATTCGCCGGGCCTCCTCCTCAATGGACTCAGCCTGGGCGGTCAATGCCCTTGTCTGTTCCGAGATTCTGTCCACCTGGTCACGGAAAGCCTCTCCCGTCGAGAGGATGGTCGAGACAATCGTGCTCTTTCTCGTGTCAGGCACCGTCCCCCGCAGCGCATCCTGGCTGACCTTCCAGGCCCCAGACTGTCGCGCCACCTCGGCCATGAGCCACTGAGTCGGACGATCTTCCTCACCCGTCCCCGCCGTGTCCGCCGTCTGGTTGGCCGGAGCGGCGAAGTCAAGGAAGTTGTCCTGCCCAGCGGCGTCTAGCATCACCTCGGCCTCGGCCATCTTGCAGGAGCAGATGCGCTTGCTCGTGTGCAAGGTCATGTCGGCCAGCGAATAGGCCGCGTTGTTGATGGGCAGCTTCTGGACACCCTCCTTGCCCTTCTCCGAGAACCAGTTCATGAAGTTGATCTCAAGCATGTTCGGGTCACTGGTCTTCTCCGCCAGGCCCAGGTCGAGAAGCTGCTTGTCTGTGTATTCCCTCCGGAGAGCTGCGATGACCTGACGGGACGCCTCATCGTAGGCATCCTGGCCTTCCAGCAACTCCTTGCGAGTCACCGGGTTGCCGTTCTTGTCCGTCTTGACGCTGCCGTCTGGATTCTCGACAGGGACATCGGCGTAGAGGCCCTCCTTCTTCACGATGACTCGCAGGATGAGATCCATCTGGTGTTTGTCGAGGATATCCAGCGGGGACTGGTTGTGCAGGGCATCGAACACCCCGTTGGGATCGATGTCCACGTCACGCCCGTAGCGATACGACCCGAAGACTTCGTATCCACGGGCATCCGACACGGGGAACACAGGCGTCTGGAGCCTGAACGGACGCTTGGCCTCCGTGCTCTGTTTCGCCTTCTCCACGGTAGGCATCGAAGCATCGTAGTGCCCACCGAGGGATTGCTCGAACAAGCCGAGCCGATACTTGGCCTCTGTGAACGGAAGACCCATGCTCCGCATCGAGTCGAACCACTCATACTTGGCTGCCGCGATCATCACCCGATATGCCTGAGTCCCCAGTTCCACCGCCATCCTCTCCCAGAACGCTCGGAGGGTGGTGTTCTTTGATGACCCAGGCCACGCCTCGGGGAGACCTGTGGTGGCCGAGTTCACGTCCGAGAATCTGTAGCTGGAGCCGATGGGGGTCTCGAAGTCGAATACCGTCCCGCCAACGGTCAGGCTCAATATCACCGGGAGTTGGGGGAAAACGGGAATCGAGGAGGGGTCTATCCCAGGGGTGTTCTTGGTGGCTTCTGCGGACTGGTTTACGTTGGTGTTGAAGTTCACCAGCCACGACCCGAAGATATCTTCGAGGGTCTGGCTTGTGTTCCCCTGCTGGTACTGCTGAACCTCGGTCAGTGCCGACTTCTGAAGGGCCTCTCGAAGCTGGGCCTCTCCGTCAGAAACCTCCCGGCGGCGTTGCGTACTGATGATCCTCCGGCTGATGTCCGCCGAGTGGGTGGCGAACATCAACTCCCGGATCTCACTTGTCGGAAGGATCTCTCCATCGGCCTGCTCTGGGTTGTTGGTGAGCACCCTGATACCCCACTTGGGCGTCACGGGGGCCAGCCTCGCCTCGGGCCGGATGCTCCCCACGGGCTGCGTCACCTGGTCTGAGGGGACGAAGCCCTCAACGGTGGTGTTCTTCCAGAGCCCCTCCAGGTAGGGGCTCCGATACTTGGTCGTGCTCGTGGTCGCCGTATCCGTGGAGGGTGATTGATCGGCGGCGTCTGGGCTCTGGAAGCTGACTTCGAGCTGACCCTGGTGCTTCGGGTCGGGGTGTGACGCCGAGTAGTAGCGGAAGTCACCGGGGATGTTGCCGCCGATCATGGCAGCTTTCTTGTTCGAGAGGATGTCCAGCAGGTTGTTGGTGGTCTTGAGCTTGCTCGACCTCCCCTGACCACGGGACGTGTATCTCTCGCCGTATGCTTCCCCAAGGCGCTTGATCAGTTCGATGAGCCAGCGAATCCCCACGTTGTCCTCGTTCGACAGGTAGGTCTCGAAGTCCTGCTGGCTCTGGGTGTACTGGGCCATGAGTTCCCGGCGCTGTTTCTCCAGGTCAGAGATCTGCTGCTGCTTCTGAAGAATGTACTTCTTATAGTCCTCGTAGGAGTCATACTTCTGTGCCTGTGCGCGCTGGACATTCTGGGTGAGGAGGATGATCTGCTGATTGAGGCTGTTGACCTTTGCCTGCTGTGCCTTGAGCTTCTCGACCTGAGTATCCTGGGCAGCCACGAGGGTCTTGGCCGCAGCGAGAAGATTCACCGCGCCACTGGGGGTCTCTGGCGACCCCGCCTGCGGGTTGGATGCCTCATCAAAAGGATTCAGGAAGTAGAGGAGCTGTCTCTCCCGCTCCCCGATGTCCAAGACGTAGAGCCCTTCAGTGCCCTCCGAACGATCTGTCACGTCATCGATATTGGCCGGACGAATGACGTGGAGTTCATCCACGGCGATCCTGATCAGGTTGGCCAGTGTGTCCGGGTTGTCGATCATGTCCACGTCAGAACCGACGATCAGGAACAGCGGGTTGAGCTTCTTCATGTCGAGAGCCATCACGACATTCGGGAAGCCAGCCAACCGAGGACGCCCGGCGTTATCCAGAACCTGCAAGGGTCGCGGAGGCAGAATGGAATCCCCCAGGTCAATAGCGTCAATACCCCGGCGGGAAGGGTCACCGGGGGCGTAGAACTTCGCCCGCTTCGCCTGAAGGGTCAGAGAGGTCGTCGCCTGGCCCCCCACCCCATAGCTGTGGGCGAAGGAGGGGCAGTAGTAGAAGCAGTCGAGATACTGGATGTAGAACGGGTATCCGGGTCGAATCTCCGGACGCATCGGGATACTCAACTGAGCCCCGTTCATCGGGGCGTTCATCACATCCATCCGGTTGATGGAAGCGAAGAACATGCTCTTGGGGTCGTTGAAGTAGTTGGCCTCGAAGTCTCCAGGTCGCCAACCGAACTGGGCCACCAGGCGGTAGTCGATGTACTGACCCTGGACGCCCCACTCATTCTCCAGACCCGAGCCAAGGAAGTTCTTGAACCCCGGCCCCTTGCCGGTCATGTAGGTGACCTGGGGCTCCTGTTCGTTGAAGTTGATGTTGATAATGTCGATGTCCTCGATGCGATAGACCCGTGCGCTCGACGTGTCGAGGTTGTACATGGGTGGCTTGAACACGAAGTCGCCATCCACGTCCTGGAAGAACTCGAAGCCCGTCACCTCACACACCCGCTGGGCGATGTCCATCTTGGACTCGTAGGTGGACTCGAAATCGTTGAAATTACCCCAGTTTCCAAGGTTGGTCACGAAAGCCTGCATCTCGATCATGTTCAACTCGAACTGGGGAGTGCTGGATGCCCCGGCCTCGGTATCCCGAGTCTGCCGCTGTTGGATGAGAGCTTCCAGGCGTCGGTTCCGAGTCAGCCCGAGTGCGATGGACTGCTGGAGGATCTCCGGCCTCACGCTCTGCTTCAGGTTGAACCGACCCCGGACGAGACTCGTGAGTTCCGTGCTGCTGGTCGAGCCCAGAAAAGCTGCCTGGGCGGCACTGTATAGCTCACCCGTGACCCCGTGCATCCGGAGCTTGGTCTCCTTGGTCTTGAATCGCTGCTCCCAGTACTTGATGTTCAAGGAGAACAGCGAATCCGAGTTGACTGGCGAGCGGGCATCCTGGTTGGTCTTCTGTGAGAGCGCCCAGGAGACACCCGCCGCCGATCCCGCCACGTCATTGTGGAGGGTGTAGAGGATCTCGTAAGGGTGCATCCCCGTGTAGTTGTGGCCCACCACCGACGCCTTGAGCTTTGAGTTCAAGGGTCGAGCACCGAACAGCGAGGCATTGGTCGATACCCGGTGATACTGCCAGAAGTGCAGCATCGAAGAACATGACACGGAGATGCTCTGAACACCTGTGCTGTAGGAGTGACCCACCTGGGTCACCACGCCTCTGAAAACGTGGTAGTAGGGGTAGGCCAGCACATCTTCAAGCCCGAAGCCCGCCAGACCCACCTCGTCCAGCAAGGACTGGTTGAAGGCCGGATCCACGACATCCTCGTTCGGCTTCTGCTCGATGGGATCTCCGGGCAACGACTCGTTCACCACGGCCATCGGCTCCTGGCCGAGCTGCTGCTGGAGGTTCGGGATGCCCTCACCCACCGAGGGAATGAATCCGTCTCCGGCCCCTCTGTTCTCGAAGTAGCTGGCCACATCGCCGCGACCATTGTTCCGGAGCCATGCCAGAGCGGCCTTCGTGCCCGAAGTCCCCGGAGGCCCTATCTCATGCCCACCCCTGCCATCCGTGTTGACCCACAGCCAGGAAGCCGTGCTGCCCGGCTTTGTCCCTCGGGCATCGAACCCATAGGAGCCCCGGAAGTCGTAGTGCGTCCCGGAAGACCCGCCGGGAGGAGCGCCCTTCTTGCCCGTGGGAGCCCCCTGGTCAGAAGGACTCGTGCCGTTGCAGGTAGCCCCATTGACATAGAGGCCCTGTCCGCCCTTGGGGAGACGACCCTGACGGGCCAACTCCTGCGTTCCGGCCCACGCCTGAAGGGCCGGCACCGTGCGACGGTTACCTGACGCATCGGTGTAATTGATGGTGTAGTCGATGGCCGCCCCGTCCGGATGTGACGAGCCCCCGCCCGGCCCGCGATGGTGATCCGCGATGGACACCTCGGCGTTGGGGTATTGCTGCTGCCAGTACTTCTCGATGATTTCTGCCACTCCGGCAGCGATGACGGAGTTCTCCGCCTCGGGACCAGCCCCCAACTCGTCCATCCCACGACCGAGCCACTTGTTGAGGAGCCCCTCGGGCACATTGTTGAAGTTGACCCCAGACTTCGAGGCCGGGAAGCTGTCCTTCTTCTCCCCAATCTGTCGCTGGGCGATGATCTCCGGGGGCACCTCGCCTGCCGGGTTGATGCCTCCCTCGACGTTACGGGGGTCATCGAGGTTCGAGAAGAGACCCTTCACCGGGAAGTAACCCCGGAAGTAGATGTGGACTTCAAGCCCTGGGCGAAGGATGAAGCGAGCGTCACGGGCGAACGCCTCGTTGTGATGGACTGGCACTGACAGGGTGAAACTGGCCGACATCGCACCGGGGTCGGTGCCTGCATCAACGGAGACCTCGGTGATGAACTGCTGGATGTCGATCTTGCCGTTGCACTTGGGGCAGCCGGGGATGGACACGTCCCCGTTGATGTACACCAGGGCATCAGGGGTGTGCTGCACCAACTCGTGCTGGCCGAGCCGCCAGCTTCCCACGTATGGTCTGTTCGTGATGCCCATGCCCTATCCCGAGAACGTCTGCGCGATCTTGAACTTGTCCACCCGCACATTCTCTGCTTCATCTACCGGACGGCTCCCCGGTGCGGGTGCTGTCACGGGAGCCTGGAACCCACCCGGCGTCGGAGGCTGGCTCGGAGTGCCCGTCTGCTGTCCCTGCGACCCCGGCGGAGCCGGAGGGGGTGGGTTGAAATCGGGATCCCCGAAGAACATATCGCTGGCCTCCTGGGGGAGCAGAGAGGAGAAGGCATCGTTGGCGCTGACCTGCTGGCCCTGTGTCGAAAGCTGCAAGCTCCCGTCATCGTTGAACCCGACCGAGAAGTTCCCCGGCTGGTTCTGGGCCTGGTTGACGAGCCCCCGGTAGCGAGGGTCACTCAAGCTCGGGATGGGTGACCGCATCGGGGTGACAACGAACGGCTGCTGGGCGGTGTCCTGCATCGCGGAGACCACAAAATCCATCGAGAACGCGATGCCGCCGCCCGGCAGGGACTCATCGTAGGTGTAGTTGAAGCTCTCCAGGTGACCGTAGTACACCCACTGATCGTAGTGGATGGACAGGGCTCCAACGAAGTGGTGGGCGTTCGACTTGTCCACCGTGTTGTAGATGTAGCCGTTGTTCCGGTAGAGGTGGAACAGGTTCATGAGATTCTGCCAGGAAGCCGAATCCCGCTTCGACGCGAACTGGACGCCCTTGCCCCCAGCCAGGAACGCACCGCACTTGGCCTCGATAGACAGACGGGGCTGATCCTCCCCCCACGCCTGAAAGATGTAGCCGAAGCGGCTGCGATCCTGGTACTGCTGGATCTTGGTGATGGCCAGGTTCAATGACTGGGGGTTGATCAGCAACACCAGCGGCGGTGTGTTGATCGCCACCGAGAGCTGCCAGGCGATGTCCAGCGCCGCCATCACGTCCGCAATCGCGGGCTGCCCCAGTCGAGATGAGTCCTTCCCCGTGTCGTCCGCCCGGTCGCCCTTGGGGGTGGGATTCTGACGGGGGCTGTTGGCGTTCTTGACCACCATCTCTTGGCCAGAGGCCGCGTTGGTGGAGATGCTGTTGAAGGCCGACTGGGCGAGCTGCGAACGGGCCGCGTCGTAGCCCGAGTTGCTCCCTTGGGCTGCCGAGTAGATACCGACGTTGGTGCCAGTCTTCTTCGTCGGGGCCGTGAAGCTCCCGTCGCTGGCGAACACCAGCGGGGGCTCGACCTGGATCATGAACGGCGAGAGTGTCCGTAGCAGCGACTGGGCCTGCGAGAGTGGCATCGCCTGGGGTGGCTCGTAGCCAATCTCTAGTTCCGGCCCAGTCCGAAGTCCCTGGAAGGCCAACGGGGGTGGAGGAGACTTCACCGACTGGGCTGTCGTGAAAGCCCGCTCCTGCTCGTAGTTCTTGTTCCCCGCCTGACTGGTGGGGACGTTCACAGGGACGTTGCCCTCATTCTCTCGATTCGCCTGGGCCTGCTGTAGAAGCTGGTCAGCCCCCTCCCGACCACCGGGAGCATTCGGCCCCGAACTCTGCGGGGGAATAGGCACCAGCGGGATATCGAATCCCTCCGTCTGGGTGATGGTCGGCTCGCCCACAGTGATCACTACATCGTCAGCCATCATCTACCCTCATAGCCCAGAAGGGAGACCAATCCCGAACGAAGGCGTCTGGCTAGTCTCAGGCTGCGGGACACCCGCCCCGAAGGACTGGGAACCCAGGTTGCTGTAGGGCATCGAACGGAACCGCTGAACCTCACTGTCCACCATGAAGTTGGCTGACAGGTTGAACTGGTAGGGGCTCTCCACAGATTCGGTCACGGTGAAGCTGGTGAACCAGCCCAGGTAGACGCCTCCATCGAAGGTGACCTTGATGATCCCCTGGAACACCACCTTGCCCGTCGCGTCGTAGACCGAGCCGTTGTTGTGGAACAGGGCCAGGAGGTCGAGATACTTGTCGTAGGCGATGGTCTCTCGACGGTTGCCCTGTGTCTCATAGGCTCCGGGGCCACCCGTGACATTGGACAGGCCGGAGTAGAGGCGCATGAAACCACCCGTGGCGATGTCGAAGTCCATCGACCGGATGCCTTCCCCCCAGTGCTGTTCTACGAAGCCGCCCTTGGTGTTGATGCGCTCGATGACCTTGGTGTAGCTGAACGACATCGTTTTCGGGTTGACGTGCAAGACCATCTTCAGGTCGCTGGGCAGGATGCTGGTCTCCTGATCGGGAGCCAGAATATCGAACACCACCGGACGAACCCCTCGATTCGGGTTGTACTCGTCCTCCCACGACCGGAACGCCGACCGGAAGAGAGGGATCGCAGGGGTTCGCTTGAACCGGGGCATCAAGACACCATCTGGGGTGCGACAGTCCTAATCGTCTCTTCCGCTGCCTTCTGCTGCGCGGGGGCAGCACCGTGAAATTCAAAGGACAGGTGGCCAATGGGAGGCTTGTCCTTCGACCCTGCTGGGGGAGTTTTCGCGGCCTCACTCCTCATAGAATCGATGAACTCCTTGGCTCGCTGACCTCTCTCGGACGAGGATGTCTCAAGAACACCCTCGGAAATCTTTTTCAACAGCTTCTTCTCTTCCTCCCCGAGCATCTTGGCCAGTCTCTTGGCCTCCTCGCGCCTCCGATCAGCCTCATTCTGGCGACGAATTCGAGCGTCCTCGGCCTCGGCCTGTTCCTTCGTTGCGCCTCGTGCTTGCAATCTATCGGCTGCCCTCTCCAGATCCTGCTCCAGCTTCTTCTTGAACTCGGCCTCGACCTCGCCAGATATCTTTGCCACGGACTTCTTGTCGAACATGCCAGAGAGGATCATCTTGATTTGTCCCAATTTTGCGGGGGAGACAGCTTCCTCGTATTCACGAGGTATGCCGTGTGCCCGCCCCCTCGGGCCGATACCTGGAACACGAACAGTCCTGGGAGCGGCCACTACATCCAGCACCGTTTCTGCGGCACGTTTGATGTAATCATCCGTTTTGTAATCGGAGATCGTCCCTCCGGCTTCATCCTTCCGGGCAATCTTGGCGAGGGTTTTGCTCATCTTCTCCTGGCGCTCGATAGCGGCCCTCTCCTCCGGAGTCTTGGCTGCAGCTTTCCTCGCAGCCAGCTTCTTCGCATTCCGGTCGAATTGTTTCGCCGCCTCATTTCGCGCCTGACGCTCATCTGTGTTCGCCCCTCCGGTCAGCCAGACCTTGATGTCCACCACCGCATCCCGGATGTCCCGCAGGAACTCCTCGACGTGCTGCTGGATACGCTTGCCAATCGTGAGGGTGTTCTCCGCAATCTTCTTCGCAAACTCCTCCTGCTTCGTCAGCTTCTCAGGCATGTTGGCGAGGGCCGACCCCTGGGCCATGATAGCATCCGTCACATCCTTGATCTCTCCACCAAGACGGACATTGCCCTTGTCCATAGTGGCATGGAAGATCTTGTCACCCTTGATGGCCATCCCGAATGCCTTGGCAAAGACCTTGTTCTGTTCCTTGGTAACCTTCTTCCCTGACGCTTGGAGCGCCGCAAGCTCCTTCTGCATGTCACCGAAGGAGGACTGACGCTCTCGGGCGATACGAATGTACTGCCGGGTCTGCTCGTTGTTCCAACCCATCTGATCTTGGAGGATCTTCCAGTCGATCTTCTGGCTCTTGGCCAGCTCCTTTCCTGTCCACCTAGCGGCCACGGCAAAGTCGGCGGCGAGCTTCCCTCCAGGCCCCATCACCGCCAAAGCAGCGGCCTGCTCGTTGATGTCCCCGGACATCCCCCGAGTCAGGTCGATGAGATCCTCCAACTCACGAATGAGCTTCGGGTCGGCACCGGCTTTTCGCATGTCTGCGATGGCAGTCGCAATCTGGCCGGGGTTCATCTGCTGGAGCTGATCCGCGACCTGCTTCGCCAATGACTCACGGGCCTTCTGAGCCGCCGGACCCCCTCTACCGATGGTTCGCAGCAGATCCTGGCTCACTCCCATGTCGATTCCGAGAGCAGCGAGGGCCTCCGAGCCCTTCTTGAAATCCTTGCCGAAGATGTCCGACGCCTTCTGCGCCCACTCACGGGAGGTCGCGGCGATCTGCTTGGTCAGAATCTTCCCGAACTCCTCTGGCCCCAGGAGCATGACCTTCTTGATACGGTCCTCCTGAGACAGATCAGAGAAACCCTTGGTCAAGCTCTGGAAGAACTGATCGCCTACACGCGATCCCAGAACCTTAGACAGATTGAGCATCATGCCCGCAGCTTCTTCCAGCCGGACGTTGTACATGCTCAAGCCCGAGGTGGCCTGAAGAACCATGTTGAAGAACCGCTTGGTGCCGAAACCACTCATCTGAGCAGCCTCGTAGATGTTGGCGAAGCCCTCGCGGACACCTCGGAGAGACAGACCCATGTCCTCCATTCGGTCGGCCATGTCGGTCGCCGGCTTATCGGCGGACTCACCGAGGAGCTTCGAGTAGGTCAGCGCTGCCGAGGTTGCCTGCTGGTAGGCCTGCATCTCGGTCTTGGCACCCTTGATCTGCGTCCGCATCTCCTTGAGGGTGAACCCTGCCCCGGAGAAAGCACCCAGAATCTTCACCTGATCTTCGGCCAGGGTATCCCAGACCTTGTTGAACTCGCTCTGCTGGGCCATCTTGGAGATCCTGTCAAATGCCCCTTCCAAAGCGTGTACGTTACTGGTGATGTCCCCCGCCATTGCACCACTGTCGATGAGAGTCCGATTCAATTCCTTCGTCTTGGTGTCCGCGTCAATCATCACCTTGACGACACCAGCAAAGGCCATCGCAATCGCACCCACAGCGGCGATGATCCCACCGAGCTGTCCGATGATGCCACCCAGCTTGCCCTTGATGCTACCAGCGGTCTTGTCGGTCTGCTTGGCCTGAAGGGCGAGACCACCCTTTTTCGTCATGTCGCCCCAGCGCTTGAACATCCCACCGACGCCACCAAGTTCACCTGATAGAACATCGTTGAGGGACTGCCCCATCTCCTCCCCGACCTTGGCTGCAAGGGCAGCAGGCTTCTCTGCCCCTATCAAGGCCCCCTTGTCGAGATCCCTGCTAGCTTGCTTGCGACGGGATACGATGTCCTCTAGGTTCTTCTTCTCCTTATCAAATTTCTCCTGGATTGCGGCCTCTTGCTCCTTGTTCCCTTCGGCACGGGCCTTGGCGATTTCATTACGGATATCACGCATCTTCTTGGTGATGCGTTCCAGATCCTTGTCGGAGTAGCCGACTTTGGCCAACTTGCCCACCACACCGGAGATCTGCTTGGACACCTGATCGATGAACTTCTTCACCGACCGGACAGTCTCGGGGCCAGCCTTGATGGAGGGAAGGAACTCCCACTCCGTCAGCATCTTGGCCATATCATTCGTTCGGCCCACGACTACTCCTCACCAGGTCCACGTCGGAACGTCAGATCCCTGTCTTGCAAGGCTTCCGTGAAATCCCGCCCGCCCGGCTTCATCTCTACGCGACCATCGCTCCCTTCGAGCATCCCCGCATCGGGGACACTCTCTAGGTACTTCTCATAGAGATAATCGCGGTCGTCACGGTCACTCTCGAACACCCGCTTCACACCCGGCGCTCCAGGCTTGCGGTTCTTCAAGATCTCCTGCAACTGGGCTGCCGTATAACCCACCAGCGGGCGCTCCATATCTCCGAACGTATCCGACTGCTCATCCAGGCGCTTGCGGAGCATCGCCTGGCGCTCCTCCCGAGCTGCCTTCTCGGCCCGGTAGTTGGCGATCACGCGCTGCTTGTAGTCGCTGACCACCTTGTCGTGGTGATCCTCCTTCCCCGTGACCCAGTTGTGCATCTCCTCGGCCAGTTCGTCCGGAGTCTTGGAGAATGTGATGTAAGGCGAGAAGTCCTCCTTGGCCTTCCCGTCCGGCATCAGGACACCCATCTGGATGTAGTAGAAGCGGTCGCGGACGGCCTGACGGCGTTCGTCTTCCGCACTCCGCATCTGCTGTTCCTTCTGCTCCATCTTCTGGACGCCCTTGGGGGCTGCCGCCGATGCCACGAGCTTGAACCCGTCCCAGAGATTCTGATCTTGGACGCGCTTGTCCTCCATGTCGTTGAAGGCCGTCCACATCTGCTGGACGTAGTTCAACCCCAGGTGTTCGGCCCCAGGGACACCCGCATACCTCCCCGGTGCGTGCCCGTTGTAGCCCTTCCACTTGAAGCGGGAGGTGGCTTCGTAACAGTAGGGCTCGACCGCGTTGATGGCCTGGTTCTGTCTCGTATAGAGACCCATCGACAGACTGAACAGAATCTCCCTCAACGGACGGGGAAACCGCTGGACAGCCTCGAACATCCGAACAGGAGCGTGAGGCTCCGTCAAGAGGTTGACTCCGTTGACCATCCAGATAGAAGTGGCCAGCATCCAAAGCTGCCAAGAAGAACCAAACACCTCATTCCCGGCTCTCATCTGGAGAAGAAAGAGATCACCTGGCCCCAACGACCGAAGAACGAAGGTGACGCCATGAGCCCGAAACGTGTGGGTGAGAAACCCGACCTGGATCAGGGTCTCCACATCCTCGTAGAAAGGACTACGTTGCTCGAACGTCGTCTGAGGAAGGGAAGCCATCGTCCTCCATCACTTCTGGCCGGGGCTGCGGAAGCGGGGGTTCCGTGACCCCTGGGGCTTCACCTGGTTGATTCCCGCGCTCGACGGCGGAGGGGCCGTCTGGGAAGCACTCCGGGTCAAGGGCTCCGGCGGCAACCGGAACGCCTGGACACCGTTCACCTCACCCGCGTCGGTGAAGCTCCCCACAGCGGCGTCGATCTCCGCCGCATCCGCATGGGGGGGCCGCCGAACAGACGCAGGGTCCGCCGGACCTTCGAGAGATGCCTCGGCCTCGACCTGGGCTCTTGCCTCGGCTTCGGCCTGTTCCATCTCCTGCTGTTGACGGCGGCGAGCGATGATGCGGGCCTCTTCCTCGGCCACAGCCGACCGCAGGTTGTCGGGGTCGGAGGTGTCCACCAGGGAGCCCTCCATCTCGGGCGGTACATGCGTTCCTGCCGCCTGTGGCGGCAGAACGTCCTCCGGGATGGGTGTTGGCCCCTCTGGGGGCTTCGGAGGCTCCTGGGGGCGCTGAGGCGGCGGAACGGCTGCGGCCTGGGTCGGGACAATGGGCTCCCGAGCGGGGGGAGGCGGCGTGGGGGCTTTGGGGGTGGTCGTTTCTTCTTCGGGGGGCGCTACGTCCTCATCGTCGCCGTGGAGGGGCTTCTCCATCTCGTTGATGGCCTCGATCTGGGACTTCATGCTGCCCTGGATAGAAGACCTACCCTTTTCCTTCTTCTCCCGGAGCTTCTCCAGGCGCTTCTCCAGGCGCTCAATCTCCGTGTCGATATCGGAAGGCTCGAACTCGATGGCCTCCTCTGCCTTCTTCTCCATGATGTCCAGAAGCTCGGCATACTTCTGGAATAGCAGGGTGCGGAGAGCCCCCGACCACTTGTGGAGGATGCGACGCATGGCGACATGCTTCTCGATCTTGATCTTCTGGCCGTTGTCCAGTTCCTCGCCGGTCTCAACGAACTTCAGGTCACGGAAGTCTGCCTCACCTACGGCCACCAGGGCATGGGACAACACGGCAACCTTGAACCGCTCGATGTAGTCAAGCTGATCAGTGCTGGTAGCTTCCCCACCGCCCTCATCATCCCCCAAGGGAGCCGGAAGGGCCTTGGTGGCGTATCTCTGAACCTCGTTCTCCTCCTCGGGGATCATGACCCGAAGAGAAACCTTGACCCCATCGGCCTCGAAGGTCGTTTCTTCACGCCCAATGTGCTCGATGGGAGCTAGGGCCTTCTCAAGAGCATCCAGTGTCGTCTGCATCGTCCGCTTCCCTCTCCGTAGGGAAGCAGCACCCGAGTAGCCCTAGACAGCGCAAGAGATTCTATCTGTCCGTTTCCATTCGACCACATCTGACCATCCCACCCATTCGGGGGGAGGAGCACCAGCTCAAGCTCTAATCTCTCTGTCCGTTCGTCTGTCTGTCTTCAGGGCCACCGAGAACTGCTCCCGGTTGCATCTATCCTATCTAGCTATACCGCTAGACGGGCACGTTCACCGCTTCCTGGGCGAACAACGAAATCGCACCGCCGCCGCCAGCACCCCGACCCGCCTGGGCGATGTCGAAGCCCTGCTCCGCGAACCGGATGGAACCGAGCTGACCGACCGTGGGGTCGTTGCCCGTGGCGAGGAACTCGCCGTAGACCGAGGCGAAGTCGTGAACGTCGGAGATGTTCACGTCGCCGGACTCCATGACCACTCCCGCGTCCTTGGCGAAGGAGGTGCTCCAGGAGATGAACCAGCACGCCTCGTTCATCGTGATGATGGCGCTGTGGCCCCGGTTGTCGCCCGGCTGACCGCCAGGGTAGTCGCCCTTCTTCGAGTCCGGGGTGACCTGGGAGAAGCTCACCCGCTTCACGCCACCATCGAAGGCCCCGCTCACGCCCGCCAAGCCCTGGTTCGGGACACCCAGATCCACGTCAGCCAACGTCGAGAACACGAGCTGCTGCTCGATGTCGAACGGCCAGCGGTGGTGCTTCAGGGAGCGCACCGGCCCATCCACGCCCGCTGCGTAGCCCGTGGCCTGCCACAGGTTGCAGAGGTAGAGCAGCGCCCGCTCGAAGGAGCCGCTCATGGGCTCCGTGACGCCAGGCACCAGCTCGGCCACCTGGTCACCGAAGCCGATGCCACGGACGGGCTCGACGGCACGGGACTCGGACGGGTTGAAGGTCGAGATGACACCCATCTGATGGAGGGCCTTGACCTCTCCGTAGTGGGGCGTCAGCAGACGCACCTTCTGGGACACCGCAGTACGGGTGTTCGGGGTCGTCCCGAAGTCGTACATGTAGGAGGTGCCACCGACACCCGACTGGGGGTTGAGGTCGAGATTCTTCGCCATCGTAGTCCTCCTCCGCTCGCGGAGAGTAGTCCTCTATCACCTACTGTCGGATTATAGGCTCATTATTCGGGAGCGTTCTTCTCCCATAGGTCGTTGAACTCACTCTGGAACTCCTCAACGATGTATTTGAGTCGGAGAACAACGAAGTTCTCGGCGTCCTTCTTGACACCCAACACGAATTTAGTGTAGGATAGAGGCATGGATGAAGCAACCTTCTGGGATACGACCATCAGGGAACCCAATGGCTGTTGGTTGTGGGCCGGAGCTGTGGCCAGGGATTATGGGGTGGTGCAGTTCAAGAAAAAGGCGTGGCGTGCCCATCGCCTGGCCTGGACTCTCGCCAACAAAAGACCTATCCCAGAAGGTCTTTATATCCTCCATACCTGCGATGAACCCCTGTGCATCCGGCCCGATCATCTCTACGCCGGAACACAGTCTGACAATATGAAGGACGCCTATGCCAGAGGCCGGTGGGTTCGGAAAGGACAGCCTGGTGGGGAAGCCCATGCGATGGCCAAGCTCACAGAGAATGATGTAGAAGTAATCAGAAAGAGGCTCCTTGCAGGCGAGTCTCAGGCTCGGCTGGCCCTTGAATATGGGGTCACCCAGTCCAACATTTCCTGTATCGCAAGGGGGGTGTCCTGGCAGCATCTAAAATTGGAGCCCCTCCCCACCCGATGTGGAAGTGCGAAACCCGGAGCCAAGCTCACAGAAAAAGACATCCCTCTCATCCTCAAACGGATTCAAGACGGGGACTCGATTTCCCGTGTGGCCCACGACTTCAAAGTGGGGCGGACTCTCATATCTGATATCTGGCATGGGAAAAAGTGGAAACACATCCCACGTCCTCAAGGAGCATTCAACTCCCAGAGTGCCTCAAACTCCTCCTGAAACTCCTGGATCACGTACTTCAATCGGATGACCACGAAGTTTTCTGCATTCCTCTGATCCGCGTTCTTCGTCCAGTTGAATGACCCCGTAGCTACTGCACTTGCATCACCAATAACAAACTTATGATGGAGCGAACCGGACTGGTTATCCCGGCGGACAGGGATGCCCACCGCCTCCATCTTCTCGTCGTCCGCCCACTTCATCCCGGCCTGGGACTTGTCCATCAAGACCCTGACACGGACCCCTCTCTGGTGGGCCTCGATGAGAGCCTGGGCGATGTCGTCGTGGGTGATGGAGTAGACGGCGGCGTCAATGAAAGTGTCACACCGCTTGATGAAGCCGATGACCTGTTCTGCCGCACCGCGTCGAGGAGAGAAGTAGACGCTGGCGTATCTTCCCATGTGACCTCCCTACAGAGAGGGAGGCCAAAGGAGAACTACCGGGAGGTGCCCACCGAGATGACCATCTGCCAGCCCTCGTCCGCCGGGGTGTTGCCCGCGACGATGGACGTGGCCTTGACCAGGTAGTCGTGGGTCATCATGTAGGGCTTGATCTGCCGGTTCTCGATGAGGGTGATGACCCCAGCCAGGATGTCCTCGTTCTCGGCGTCCTTGTGGGCCTCCAGGAAGGCCACCATCCGGGTCAGGTGCATGTCGTAGGCCGACGTGTCCTTCTCGATGGACACCTTCAGCACCTCGATGGCCAGGAGCGCCGTCAGGGTGATGCGGGTCTCGGTGTCGTCGGCGTCCAGGCCACCGTCGTCCCGCAGGTTGGCCAGGACGGTCACGAGGTCCGCGCCCGGCGGGATGGTGAGGTTGCACATCTCCTCGCTCAAGGAGTCCACGATCTCGCCGCAGGGGTTGTTGGAGTCGAGGAAGAAGCAGGCGTCCTGCACCATGTCCGAACCATCGCTGGCGCTGGGGCCGCTGTCGTTGCAGCAGAGGGTCACGTTCTCGGAGATGGGCGTGATGCCCTTGGTGGTGCTGCCACCGCTGCTGGAGCCGAACACCGGGCTGTCCAGGCTGTCGTGCATCAGCGCCCGGCGCACGCGGGCACCCTTCTTCCGCTTGGCCGACCGGCGACCGCTCATGGACGCCCCGACCACCTGGTTCGTGTACACGCCCGGCATGGACGTGAATCCACCCCCGCCTGCGCTGGCGCAGATGTTCAGGCTCCGCATCCCGAGCGTCGGCTGACCGAACACGCCCGCCGCCTGCATGTTCTCAGGCGTCCCCACAGCGACGATCTTCTGCTCGGGCTGCTCACCCGCCTGGTCACCCAGACGCTTCACGACCGCACAGAGGCTCATCACCCGGCTGGCCAGGCTGTAGGCCGTCGAAATCTCCTTGAGGTCACGCTCGATGGCCGACTTGGCAGGCCCATCCTGCCCGCACATGTCCAGGGAGGACTCCAGATCCTCGATCTGCCGCCCAGCCCACAGGAGAGCCACCAGGCCGTTGGGGGTCTCGTGACCCAGCGCGGGCTTGATGACCTTCTTGCCGCCGTCCCACTTGAGCGTGACCTGGACGGGCAGGAGCTTGCCCTTGCTGCCGTCGTCCGTGATGAGGATGGTCCGACCGTCCCAGATGGTGCCCACGGTGTGCTCCTGCTTCTTCTTGCCGCCCTTGAGCTTGACCGTGGCCTCCACGTCCGTCTGGACGGGCTGACGCACCGCGTTGAACATGTCGAGAGCGGTGGTGGCCACGTCCTCGTTGACGCCGACCATCTTGGAGACACCACCCGACCGGCGACCCAGCGCCTCCAGGAAGCGGTCCTGGCTGGCAGCCCCGATGCCCATGACGTGGACGCGGGTGCCCGCAGCGGCGACCTGCTCGACAATGGGGCCGGTCTGATACACGGCCCCGTCCGTGATGAGGAAGATGTCCCCACCCGGACCGCCCAGCACATCCACGCCCGCCCCGAGACCCTCGGCCAGATGGGTGCCGCCACGGGCATCGATCCCAGCGAGCCACTTGCGGGCCTGCTTGCGGTTGGCGTCCGTGGCCTTGCCCATCTTCTTGTCGAACTTCTCGATGCTGGAGTCGAAGGCCACCAGGCCGAAGTAGTCCTGGGGCTGGAGCGCGGAGATGCACGCCTCACAGGCGAGCTTAGCCCGCTCCATCGTGACGCCACCCATCGAACCGGAACGGTCCACCACGAAGCACACCCGGCGCGGCTCGTCCTTGGCCTTGGGAACCAGGGAGGAGGGCAGCGCGAGGGTCCAGCGGGGGGCCTTCTCGGGGATGGCCGGGTCGTCCTTGTCGGTGGTCTTGGAGACAAGCTCCTCGTCCGCGAACATCGTCGGAGTGGCCTCCTGGGTCTTCACATCCACCACGAGGTCGCGGTTCGGCACGTCGGCGCTCCCCGCCAACTCGATCTCCGCCGCCCCATCCTTGAGGGGGCGCACCAGAACCCGATGCGAAGGCGAGGCCACGGAATCCAGGACTCCGCCGGTCTCGACCCGGATCTTGAAGCTGACCTGGTGCAACCCGTCCGGCACGTTCTTCCACTCGGGCAGGATGAGATCCCCGAAGATGTCGGAGGGAAGCTCCATCTTGCCGCCCGCCTCGGTCGCGGTGGCGTTGCCCTTGGCGTGGTAGCTCGGGGCCAGCGTGAAGGGGAAGCGGAGCCGGAACTTCTCGTCCTCGACATCCACGCCCTGCACGATGTCCAGCATGACCGTGACCATCTCACCGGGGCGCACCTGACCCACAGAGAGCGTCACCATGCCGTCGTTGTAGGTCTCCGCGAGCACGGAGAGGTGTCCTTCGCTGACGCCCTCCTCGTACTCCTCACGGGCCTCCTGGCGGGGCGAGAGGGTGGACTCCATCTCGAAGTCCTCGCCCTTGACGATGAAACGCCGGAGCGTGCCCGCGCGCGGGAGCATGAAGGTGTACAGGGCCTCCATCGGGTTCTCGCCCTCGGCCTTGAAGGCATGGGTCACCCGCAGCAAGGCCCCGGCGGGACTGGCCCTCCCGGACAGGTGAAGCCGCTGCATGGCCAGGGCAATCTCTTCCCCTGTGGCGGCGTTGGTCAGGACATTCCCCTGGGGGGTTGTGTCCAGGGCTGTCGCCCCATCGAATCGAGTCGTCCAGCTAGGCATCTTCGTCCTCCCTCTCCTCCACATCTGTCGTGGTCTGTACGGCCCTGGCGAACGTCTCCAGGGCGCGAAAAACGATGCGCTTCCGATGGGGCGGGAGTGAGTTGTCCACACGAACCTCCACTCCCTTGGTTACCCCGAACACCTGATGGATGGATCCCTTGAGCGTCAGGGGGCGCTCCATCAGGTCGTTCTTGATCTGGTCGAGGGTCATTCCCTCCGCCTGAAGCTCCTTGATGCGCTTGATGATGGTGAGGTGGTCTTCGGTGTAGGGGGCACCTGGCCCCTGACGAACCGGGCCGGGCAGGAGCTTGCTGGTCACATAGTAGCGAATCGTGCGAGCCGGAACCCCCGACTGCTCCGCGAGTTCCTTCATCGTGAGTGTCTTCATCTTGGGCTCCTCATCTTGAACGCACGGACACTATACCCAACTGTCGAGTTACTGTCAACATATCCTGGATAAAAGTTATTACAGTTTGTTTTTATTAGGGAATGGGGCCACTGTCGATTTAATAAAAGGGCTTACTTCGGGGGCTGACAGAGTAGTCTAGGTGAGGGCGGTTACCGGGTTGACGCCAGCGGTTTTAGTGGATTTCTAACTCGGCGGCCTGCGCGACACAGCAGGACGGCTCACCCGGCGGTCGGGGGACTTTGCCGGGTGAGCCACCCCACATCTCTAGTACATCGCCTTGTTCAGATCGGAGAAGGAGAGTCCCACCCCATGAAGGGTGAGCTTGTCATTCTCCACCACGATCTTGTCGATCTGGGAGGTCGCTTCGTTGCTGCGGATCTTGAACTGCATGTCCAGCAGGACTTCAGCTTCACCGTCACTCTCGATGTCATAGCTGGCAGAGAGGATTTTCACCTTGGTCGGGCGACCGTTGAAGCCGGGGAACATCCGGGCCAGGTCATATCCCTGATCCCAGTCCATGATCTCGCCAGCGTTGATCCTCTGCTCCACGACCTTCTTGAAAGGCCCGAGGGATCCCGCTGCTTCCCTGATGATCGGCCCCCACTGATCTGTCAGTTTCGACATCGTTCTCTCCTTTCAAAGCCCTAGAGGCTGCTCCGCAGGTGGAAGGTCAGGACGATGTACAGCAGCGGGAAGACCGGGCTGTAGTACGCCTCGACCTCGGCCACGGTCGGGTCGTCGGGAGCCACGTTGGCCTCGATGCCCGTGTAGGCCGTGATGATGTTCGCCGCCACCAGCGCCTTGAGCATCATGGACAGGTTGCCCTCGATCTGCGAGAGGACACCCGGCAGGAACTTGATGCCGATGAAGCGGTCGAGGGTGACCCGAGCCTGGCGCTGCACCTCGTCCGCGATGAGCACGATGGTCGGAACCTTGGTCAGGATGTTCGAGACATCCGTGGTCAGGCCGTGCCGCACCTTGAGGAACGGAGGCTGATCCTCGACCACCGTGACGCCGTTGACCGCGAGCTGGTTCTGCTCCACCGCGTCGAGCACCCGAGCAAGCTGGGTGAACCCGACCAGACGCCGACCCGTCCACGGGGTCGCCACGTCGAAGTTCGGGGACACGACCGAACCCGTGAGCGCCGAGGCGATCATGGGGCCGTCCACCAGGTACTCCTTGGTGTTGTTCAGGGCGTCCGTCAGAGAGATGGTGGCGATGTCCGGGTACACGAGACGCATCCGGGGGTGCCCCAGAACCTGGGCCAGCGTGACCGCGTTCTCCACCAGCGACCCCGCGTTCATGCCGATGATCGAGGTTCGCTCCGACTTGTAGCGGATGCTCGACATGATCTCGTTCGACTTCTTGAGGTACTGGTCAAGCTCGGTCGAATCGCCCCGCAGCGGCGTGATCATGTCGGGCTTGGCCTGGCCGGGCAGCGTGCCCTCCAGTTCATCGATGGCGTCCCGGTAGCTGGCCAGGGAGGCGTAGTTGCTCCCCTCCGCCCGCTGAACCTGGGTGATGCCCACCAGAATCGCACCGTTGAGGATGCTCAGGTAGGACGCGAGCGAGACCGGGTTGTCCGGGCTCACGACACCGTAGGCTTCCTCGATGGCTGCCATCTTGGTGAAGAAGGCCGTCCCGAAGTTCTGCTTCGTGTACGTGTAGGACACGTAGTAGAGGTCACCGACGCTGGGCTCCAGACCACCGCGCTCGAAGGTCGAGACGATGGCCGTGTCACCCACGCCCACGTTCGCCGTGTTGGACACCCGCATGTCCAGCCCGTTGATGGCGTTGTGCGGGATGTTCGCGTCCGTCACGAAGGTCTTGCTCACGTTGATGCGGAACGTGGCGTTGCTACCCGTGGGGTAGGAAGTCCACGGCCCGGTCTGGTTGTCCGCCCAGTTGCGCGGGAGGATGGTGAAGGTCAGGCCCGTCACCGCATCCCGGTAGGTCTGTCCGACCACGCCGTCCTGGCCCACACCGTCGTTGAGGATCGAGGTGTTGGCCGACCCGGAGCCGTTGGCCACGTTGGAGACCACGAAGAAGCCGTCCAGGGCGTTCTCTCCCGTGGCTCCGTCACCACTCTGGGCGTTGAGCCCGGTGAACGGGACGAGGGCGCTGTCGATGCTCTGGAAGGTGTCCCGCACCTCGATGCTGGAACCCTGGCCCAAGTCCCCGACCAGCGTGGGGGCATCCTGGAGATAGAGGAACTCCTTGCCAGTCTCGTCCTCCTCGACCGAGGCGATACCGACCGCAGCGAACAGGGCAGGCTGCGAGGCCGTGAAGTCGAGCAGCCAGGTGGCGAAGATGGCGGTACGGGAGGCCATGAGCGCCCCTGCCGTGGTCGCCGCCGGGACGGTGTTGCGAAGCGAAGTCGAGCCCGAGATGAACCCGAGGACGCCGTTGGCGCTCTCCTCACCGATGACGATGCGAGCCGACTCGTTGAACTGCCGTCCCGTGATCCGAATACCGGCACCTTCCTGCCGGACCATGCCCTCCGCGAACACAGAACCAGGCCCGCTCCAAGGCTGACCCGGAACCGTTCCCATCGCGTCGATGATCTGATCCATGACGGAGCCGTTGCCCGTCCCCGTCGCCGGGCCGAGGTCGGTCGCGTTGCCCGTGCCCGAGGCGGTGAATGTGACGTTCACGGGAACGCCGTCCACCTCGAAGGAGAACTTGTTGTTGGCTGCCCGCGTCCCGGAGCCATCGTAGAAGGTGACCTGGGGCTGTCCGTTGACCGCATTCTGGCCACCGGAGAAGCCCACAGAGCCCTTCGCCGTCGCCGCCTGCACGGTTGCCGCCCCCGCAGCGTAGGCCACGTCACCCGTCGAGAGAGCGGCCTTGGTGTTGCCCGCCTTGACCTCGACGTTGCCGAAGCTCTCGATGAAGTGGTGGGTCATCGTGCTGTTGGCCCCACCGCCCGGCAGGAGCCGGTTCCGCATGATGAGCCGGTCGAAGTTCTTGTTCGGCGGACCCAGAGCGGGAACCTCGTAGGTCTTGGCGACCGGCCCCTGGAGCAGAGCCGCCTGGCCCCCACCCACGGAAGCCGCACCATCGAAGCCCGCCAGAACCGCGAAGTCCGTGGCGAGACCACCGGCAGCGTTGACCACCTGGATGAAGCCCGAGGAGTCCACGCCCGGAAGCTGGAGGCGAAGCTCCAACTGGGCCGAGGAGTTGGCCACGCACTCGACGCGCAGCCCAGCGTGGTTCGGGCTGCCCGGAACCGCAGCGGCGATGGCCGCGTCGATCTGGGTCTGAACCTCAGCGGCCAGCAGGATGCTGGTGCCGTAGGTGCCCGGAGTCAGCGTGATGTTCAGCGGAAGCACGCCGGACGTGTCACCCGTGTAGGTGATGGTCATGTCATCGAAGGCCCCACCCACGACGGTCACGGGGGCATCGAAGGTCGTCGCACCCGGCATGGCACTCCGGGCGTCCGGCTTGAAGATGTAGTAGGGGTCGCCCGCCTGGATCGCGCCACCGGCCCAGTTGCCGGACACGGTGGCCTGGCCCGTGGTGCCGTCGTAGCTGGTCACGTCGAGGTACTGGCCCGCCGTGGCTGCCGCCGCCCCGTTGCCGACCACGACCCGCCAGTTGAGGTAGGCATCGTCCACGTTCGAGCGCACCGTCGCGTCGAGGGTGATGGTGTTCACCGCTCCACCGTCCGCCGTGCTCTGGTGGCCCGACGCGGCCTCGTTGATGGCCGCTGCGAAGAAGGCGATGGTCTGGTTGGTCTGGTTCGCGGAGGTCTTCACATCCACGTCCGAACCGTCGATCCCGAGGTAGACCTGCTCCGAAGCGGTGATGTCGTAGGCCTGACCCGACACGGCGACGGTGCCGCCTGTGTAGACCACCTCGTCACCGACCAGCGAGCCAAAGAAGCCGCCGTCATGGGCCGGGGAGGGGTTGTCCAGGTCGAGGCCCACGCTCGTGGTCACGTCGATCCCGTGAACCAGGACGCGGAGCCGGTCGGAGTGATCCTTGATGAACTCGTAGGGTCCGCCGCCGGGCACCGAGTACTTGGCCGGAGTGGCTACGCGGCTGGCGAACTGGACGGTGACGATCTCCTCGATGGGGCCGTCGAAGGAGGTGCCACTGACGGACTCGAAGCGGAGGTCAGGCGACAGCTCGGAACCGCTCGGGAACTCGATGGTGACGCCGTTGAGGGCCGTGCCCTTGGTGCCCGTGCTGAAGAAGGCCCCGTAGACATCGTTGTTGCCCTTGTCCTGGATCGTGTAGGTGCCCGTGCCCGACACGCCCGCGATCTGGCACGTCAGGGTGAACTCGTTGTCCGTCAGCAGGTTGTAGTACTGCGTGGCGTAGACGGTTGCACCCGGATCGATGGGCGCGGCCAGGGAGATCACGTTGCCCTCGACCTTGAGCACCTCGACCCGGCCCCGCTCCAGAGCATCCTGGACGCTGAAGCCCCAGTAGGCCCAGACGACATCGGGCCGGTTGGTCGGCAGGTCGATGCGGCTGTTGCTCACCGTCTGGAAGAGGCTCTGACCCAGCGGGGTGTCGCGCCCGTTGCCCAGCGTCGGCTGGAAGGCAAGCTGGAACTCGGTCCGGCTGTCCGTGGCCACGCCGCCGCTGCTGGTGACGACCGGGGTGCATTCCGAGAGGAAGGTCCGGTTGTCGATGAGCGTCCCCGACACCTGGGTCTCATCGAAGAACTCGGAGCCCTGGGTGTTGGTGCCGGACTCGACCGTCCAGGCCGTGCCCCACATGATCTTGTCGTTCTGGAGGATGAAGTCCGCCTCCTCCGTGTAGGAGGTGGAACCGGGGGCATCGCCGCACCGCTCGACGCTGGTGACGTTGATGTGCGCCAGGTAGTCGAACGTGTCCTGCCAGGTGTTGAAGTAGTACTGGATGGTGACGGTCGCTCCCGCTTCGGGGGCCACGGGCAGGGTGACCGCCCGTGTCGTGCCGTCCACCGCCACGGGGATGACCTGGGTGCCGTCCACCTTGACGGTGACGTGGGACGGGTCGGTGGTGGTCACACCACCGTTGGAGCCGTCCACGATGGGACCCTGGAAGGTGTAGAAGGTCGCCACGCGGTTGTCGGCCTGGCCCGACACGAGCCCCAGCGGCCCGTTGGCCGTCCCGTTCTTGATGACGATGCTGTGGTCGGCGTTGAGTTGCAGAGCGGACTGACCGTAGTGGTTGCCGAAGGTCGAACCCGTGAGGGTCTCGGCCTGGGCTGCCGTGATCGCCGCTGCCACCTGGGCCATCGTGTAGTTCGTGCGGGGCGGGATGGTGATGGTGGTCTCGGTGCCGTCCACGATCAGTTCGAGCGTGTTGTTGTTCTCCACGATCACGACACCCTCGTCGTTGAGGATGTCACCGTGGAGGTCGAGCACCTGGGAACCACCCACGCTGCCGGGCGAGTCGGCGTCGTAGATGCCGGTCTGGCCCCGAACCACGGCGGGGTCGGGGTCCACCTGGTCACTCAGATCGTCGGTGATCAGGGTGTCCGTCCGGTTGAAGAAGTACGTGCAGCGCACCTCATCGCCGGTCTTGGGCGGCTGGGCGAGCTGAACGATGCCTGTCGCCCCGGTCACTCCCAGAACCACGATGGGGTCACCGTTGATGGTGACCGTCACGTCCGTCCGGTTGTTGGTCGTGGTACCGGTGCCGTCGCCGGAGACGATGGGGAAGTTCCGGACCTGGAACTTGTCCAGCTTGCCGTTGAAGTCACCCCGAGTCACGACCCCCGTGGCCGAGATGCTGACCACGGCCCGACCTGTTTCGTCCTCGCTGGGGACTCGCTGATCCACCGAGGACGAGGAGCCACGAACGACCTCCAAGTCCTGCTGGAACAGCTCCTCGTTGCCCTCACCAATGAAGACCGGGATCTTCAGGGCATCGATGGCACCAGCCAGGGGGTTCTCGAACAGGGTCTTGGTGTAGGCACCGGGGGGTGCATACTGTGCGCCCGGAAAAGCCATTTTTCCACCTCTCAGGTCGGTTGCAGCTCAACTTCCCGTGTGTCGGTCCGTCTTTCTGTCCCCATTTGACCTTCCGCCCCGAAGGGAGGAGGAAGCGAGCAGCCCAAGAGGTGTGTCGTACTATCTAGCCGTCCACATCTATCCAGCCCGGAGGCTCGGTTTCTCTGATACAGGGAACTTATCAACTCATTATCGAGGGAGGGTCAGGAAGATTCGGTTGAGGCTTTCTCCCTAACCCGTTCCCGGAAGGTCTTCATCGCCAGGCTGTTGATGTTGTTCGCCCGGTCGTGAACTCCCCGTTCTTCCTTGGAAAGAACCCGATAGTCGCCGTCCGGCAGACGGGACAGATCCTCGGGATCCACTTCGGGATTGTCCCGCAAGATCCCCCGCTTCCGGGCTACCCGCTCCCTGACAGCAGCCCAGCCCTTCTTGGCCGAAGCCCCGATGGCCCGGTCTGCCACCACGTCAATCGAGGACACGCCGGTATTCTGGGGTTGGGGGAGCCCGTCAGTCTCCTGGTTGAACACCCCACCGACCCCTTGTGGGAGGTGGCGAGGGGCATCTTCACCGCAGCTTCGGCACTTGACGGGCTCCATGTGGGCCTTCATCGAACCCGTGGCCTCGAAGCGCAGACCGCAGTTCTGGCACTGGTATTCGTAGGTTGGCATCTAGACCCTCACCGGATGGTCTCGTAGGAATAGCCCCTCCCGCCGAAGAACGGGTCGCTGATGACTTCGAGCCCAAGGTTCTCCAACATCTTGATATTGGACTGTACCTGGGCGACAGCCTCGTCCGGGAGCCCGGACAGTCGCTGGGCCTCTTGCAGAGTGAGGGGATTGGCCTGGCGTAGGAATACGCTGACAGGAAGATGAATCGACCAATCCGCCTGCAAGGTCAACGCGAGCGACGACGTGTAGAAGTAGTCATCCCCGTTCTCGTCGTACACCTCCTCGGCCTCCCCGCCCAGAGAGAGATCCAGCATCTCGATGCCCTCACTGGACAGATAAGACCGCAGGATACCGTAGAGGTAGATGATGGTCTGGTCGGTGATCTCTTCCTGGGCGTCCACGTCCCGGCTCAGAATCTCGATGTCGAAACTCACATCCCAGCGACCACCGTATTCGAGAGCGGCGGGCTGGCGGAGTTGCTCGACCACCACGGCCATCCGGTCACCCTTCTTGTTCCGGTTCCCGAAGGCCAGGACGACACCGGGGATGGCCGTGTTGTTGGCGTAGGTCGGATAGAGCCGATGCGGCCCCGTCGAGGGCAGGACATGCCGGTAGTCTGCTGCCAGGTAGCGCCCACCGGACAGGGAGGACTTGAGAATGATCTCCCCTGTGGGCTTCCCCTGCGCGTCGCGCGTGAGCGTGTACGCGTCCGGTTCGTATAGCTGATACCCAGCAGGCATCTCGAACAGCCGGAGAGTGCCCTCCAATGGGGCATTCTGAAGCTGGTAGGTGAGCGCATCCACCTGGGTCGCGTGCTCATTCATGACATCGAGGAGGGGATCCACGTAGAACTCCTCATCCTCGGTCAGTTCGATGAAGTACACGCCCGGAGCTGACGGAAATGTCCCGTCATTATCCTGGATGGCGACCGCATCTTCCCTAACCCACTCGATAGCTACACCAGGGTAATTCTTGAACTTTGCCAGGTGGGTGTAGCTCACAACGACGCCGATGTAGTTGTCTGGCGAGAGGGTGAACTGGCTTCCTCCGCCGACCCGGACGATCATGCCGTGCTGGGGTCGTTCCTCGAAGGAATACTTGCCCTGGATGTTATGGACGAGATCCTCGTACTTGGGGTGATACTCCCAGTAGCGCCGAAGCTCCATGATGAGGCGTCGTTTGAGGGCGGCGGAAAGCTGGAAGTACACGGTGTCCTCCTACCAGTCGATCCTGATAGGCGGATTAGTCCCGAAGGAGCTTGGTTGCCCCGTGGATGACCAGGTACCCCTGACCGCCAAGCAGCATCCCATCCTGACCGTGGAACACGGGACGATGCTGACAGAAATGGACATTGGAGGGATCCATCTGGAATGCCTCGGATGATGCGTTCCCATCCCCGTCCACGATGTTGAGTACCACCTCTACCTTGCGAAGGGGCTTCTTCAGAGTGGGGAGACCCAGCGCTTCTTCGATGGACATCTATTCCTCCAGGAGCCGCCTGCCGGAGACGGTCAGGAAGGCGTGATCAGCACCGACCGGGCGAGATTCCTCCAGATGAACCTCCGCCGGATCCATGTTGAAGACATCCTCCTCGGTCTTGTCGTCCTGGTCGGTCGTGCGGATGATCACTTCGATCTTCTTGTAGGGGGTATCGCTCATCACTCCTCCTCCACAGCCCTGCAACCCGTGATGACCACGAAGGATCGCTTGGCCGGGATCAGTTCCTCGACATTCCCGTCAAGGCCATATCGCTTGTCCACGGGCCGGTGCTCGTAGAAGCGGACATCCGAAGGATCCATGTTGAACACCGAGTCCTGCACCGTGCCCTCGGCATCCGTGGTACGGATGATGATCTCGATCTTCTGGAGCGGGGTCTTGATGGGCTTGGGGGTTTCCATCTAGTCCTCCTTCAAGGCCTTGATCTGCTCCCGCTTCTCACGCCACTCCTCGGGAGTCCACTCCAGCATAGAATTGAGAGCCGAGATCTCCGCTGGCAGGGAAGGCTTCCCCTTGAGTATCCGGGCGTCAATCCCGTACCACTTCCAGTCCGCCACGAATCCCAGGTATCCGTCGAAGGCGGAGAAAGGCTCCGTGTGGATGCCCTTCTCCTTGAAGTCCGCGATGAGGCGGATGTAGTCCTTGACCGTCTCGACTACCTTGAAGCGGTCACGAGTGATCTTCACCCGTTACCTCCCGGCGACCAGCTTGTGCCGCCCCGACTGGGTAGTCAAGAGTTGCCTCGCGGCCTCGGGAGTCTCTCCGAATCGCTGGGCGACCTCGGGAGAGGGCATCCTCTTCAGCTTGCGAACCGAGAGCCAGTACTCCCGGTCACCCACATGGAATCCGATGCGGAGCCGGAGGGCGTCATCGAAGGCCACCACATCCTCACCCTTGTCCTTGTAGTCGGCCAGGGTGGTGAGGTAGTCCTCGATGGTGCTCACCTCGATACTGTGAGTTGTTTCCATCTAGTCCTCCTCGTGCTCCTGCATGGCCTGGACGAGCAGGCCGTAGGCGACCGCGTTCAGCGGCTCCTTGGCGTGGCGGATCTCCGAGACCTCGATGGGGAACTTCTTCCGGCGCTGCTCGAAGACCTTGGTGAAGAACTCCATGAATCCTCCGGCCTTGGAAGTCCCGCCGGACACGATCAGGGGGATGGGCTTGGACAGGGAGAACTCTCCCTCGATCTGCTTGAACCGGGCCGCGATCTGGTCGAGCACCGAGTCGATGAGCGCCTGGTAGTAGAAGGCGATGGCCTGGTGCATCCGGTCTTGGGGGTTGTTCAGATCCACCCCCTGCTCCTTGGCAGCACAGACACGGGCCTGCTTCGCCCCGATGGACTTGGCAGCCCCCGAGTCGATCCAGTCGCCGCCCTTGGCCACCGAGAAGGTCAGACCCTCGATGGTGTTGATGGACAGCGCCACGTTGGTCATGCCCGAGCCGAAGCTCATGGCGATACCGGAGAAGCCATCCTTGGCGGTCTCGGAGTAGATGATGCCCATGCCCTCGTTGGAGGGGTAGGGCGTGTAGCCGCACTCCTTGACGATCTTCTCGAATACCATCCGGTGATAGATGATGTCCTTGTCCGGCTGGTCGATGGGGTCGGCGGGCACCGAGAAGTAGCACGCCTCACCCTCGACCTGTGGAGGCCCGAGAACCTCCTTGATGAGCAGGCCCAGCACATCGAGGCTCTCCGCCTCGTCCGGGGACACGATGCCCGCCTTGAGGGGCCTCCGGGGGTCACGCCCGAACACGTTGGCGGTCTCCAGGGCTGCGTCACCCAGAATCAGGATGTCGTCCTCGCGGGCCACGAAGGAAGTGCCCGAGAGCTTGAGCATCTTCTTGGCGTTGGGCGGGAGATCGATGAACAGATCCCGCATCCGCTTGGTCTCGACACCCTTCGGCCCCCGCCGGGCTGAAACCAGGTTCATCGTGCCGATGTCGAGTCCGATACCGAGGGGAACCGCCACCCCGTTTGTCTCTTCGCTCATGGCTTCCTCTTTTTCCTCATGCGGCGGAGAAGCGCGGTCGCTTCATCCACTGAACTTCCTTCGTCTTCACCCTCTTGCACAGCGATATCGGCCCTTTCTTCTCCCACGAGGCCATCGGGGATGAACATGGGCATCGGCTCATCCGCGTGGCCTGGTGCTACTCTACCCGAGTTCCCGGTCTGAGTTCCACCACCAGAGGCCAGCGTCAGGCCCGAGAGTGTTTCAAGGAGAAGTTCCCGCATATCCCCCTTGAGCATCTTCCGAATGGCGTTCACGTCCCGGCCCATCTTGGCAGCCACCTTCTCGGCCAGAGCATCCAGGTCAATCTCCTCCTTCGTCGGGGGCTTTTCGGGCTCGGGGCGTGGGGGAGGCGGAGGCAGAGGGACGTTCTTCGGGCCGGGCCGCTGAGCCCGGCATCTGCCGATGTACTCGACCTTGACCCCGAAGGCAGCCTTGGCGATGGCCAGATCCTTGGAGGCGTCGGCCTTGTCGGCGTCCAGATGAATGACATTGCCCTTGCTCAGCGTGAGTTGCAGGTCAGGGATCCTGATAGAGGGGCACGTACAGGTGATGATGGCCTCCCTCATCTGGTTGGATCTCCTGCCTTTAGCAATTCGAGGGCCTGTTCTGCGATGGCGTCCAGGCATTGCTTCTTACCCTTCTCCACCGCCCGGCGGGCAAAGGTGAACTTGGCGATGCCGGGATGAATCCAGGCATTCTGCATCTTCAGAGGAGCCGTGCGGAACACCACCTCCCCGCTCTTGGCCCTCATAGGGACAACCAGAGGCAGCCTAGTCCCCTTGGACACCCTACCGGCGGCGGACATTCCTCGTCTCTTCTCACCCTCGGTGCGTGCATACTTGTGCGGAGCCTGATCCTTGGCCTCCTGGGTCAGCCAGGTCATCCGACGTTGGGGGATGTCTCCTGAAACCAACTCGGCCATGCCCCAGAATGAGGACAGCAGTTCGACGGTGCTCTTGCCCTTGATGCGGTAGGAGAACGACTTGTGGATGTCCGGCCCACCCATCGGGTCACGGGTTGACCACCCTCGCTTGTGGAAGTCCTTGAGGGCCTCTTCGGAGAAGGCCTTGACCAGACACTCTCCAATGGCCTTGAGCGTAGCTGGGGTGAGATCGAACTTGCCGAGTTGAGACCACGGCTTCCCGTAGGTGCCCTTGATGCGGTAATTCTTCGGCATCTAGTAGTTCTGGTTATCCCAGACCGGAGTGCGCCCCCGCTGCTCCACCTCGTCCGGGGTGTTGGCGTTCTCCGTCTGCATCTGAAGCTGGCCCCACGTCCCCGGCCCAGTCCACGGACCCTGCGGATAGGCGGGCTTGTCGGGCGCAGTCGAGGGCGGCAACGCAAGCTCGCCGTCCACGGGCATCGAGGGGGCATGACGGAAGCCGTAGCGGGTCTGGGGCCATGCCAGACGATCCGTACCGTCGATGGGCACCTGGTAGCGGATATCGCCCTCATCGAAGTAGGCGATGTTGAAGTGCTGCTGCAGGAGATTGCCCCTGTTCGTCGGACGGCGGGAAGCCCCGATGCTGTATCGCTCGTTGGTCTGCTTGACCACGAAATCCCGCTGGGTCACCACGGGAGATGGCCCCATCCAGACCTCGTAGGAGTGCTCCTTGCGACGACCCTGGGGCGTCTGGGCGATGCGACGCTCGGCATCGTCCGGGGCGATGATCACGTCGTAGGGGCCTTCGTATCCCCCGACGAACCCAGTCCCGAAACAGGTCAGACAGCGGTTCGAGGGCTGCTTGTTGTATTCCCGTGTCCGGGGGTCCATCTTGCAGGTGCAGGGGACTCCGGCCTGACGGCGGATGAAGATCTTGACCCGCTCGCCGCCCTGCTGGAGAATCCACTGGTTGCGTCGAATGGACTCCCGCCAGATGTAGTCGAGCCGCTCTGTCTCCATCAACGACTGGGGCTTGCACCAGTCGAGACTGGTCTCCCGGTATCCGCTGGGGCTAGTCGGGTCGAGGACGACGGTGGTGAGCCGATACCAGATATTCGCTTCGAGCCCCGACCGGATGTGATTCCGGTTGGCGTAGTAGATGACCTTGACCACCGAGTTGGCTGTGGGGAGCTTCGGGGGTTCGGCCTTCTCTGTAGCGACATTGAACGTGCTCTGGTTGATGAGCGTGACCTCGCCCGACATGCCGAACACGTCCTCTACGAACACGACTTCGCCGTCGATGATCACGGTCACGTCGGTCGGGTTGTCGGCCATCGTCTGTTTCTGGAAAGGGGCCAAGTCCCGCTGCTTGGATATCGGGTGCTTGGTTCTGAACACCCAGCGGCGGTCGTTGGGGGCGTCGCCCTTGAACACCCAGTCCTTGTCCCAGTTGACGGTCTCGCGGACCTGGATGTTGTCCGTGCGGTCACGGAAGAATGATCCCCCGACCGGGAACTCGTTGATGCGGAAGAAGGGGCCTCGGTCGGAGACATCCGACCGATAGATGTTCACGCCGACGACGTTGTAGACAGCATTCCGGGCAAGGATCGAGGGATCATCCCACTTGATGTCGAGGACACCCACCTGAAATGGCGTGGTGACCTCCACATTCTGCGGAGGAATGGGCTGGTCTCCCTGTCCTGGTGTCCAGATGCAATTCGCCACTCACTTCTCCTCGGGGTCTCCCTCCGGCCCGGCCCCCTCGTCGGGAGAGGGCTGCGTCACCGTAGCCGCCGCCGGGGGCTGAGATGCCGGACGCGGAGGGGGTGCCCCCATGCCGGGCATCCCACCCTGCATCGCCTGCATGAAGTTCGGAGGCAGCGCACGGGCGTTCCCGTCACCACCGACCGTCCAGCTCACATCCTCGGGGATGCCGAGGCGCTGGCCGATCTGCCGCAGGACTGACTGGGACTGCTCATCGTTGGACCGGATGCGTTCCAGAATCTGCCCCTTCTGGAGTTCGAGCTTGCCGACTTCCAGGGTGAGTTGCTGGGACTGCCGCCGGAGCGTGGTCAGCATCGCGTTCTCCTGGGGCGTCAGGGCTCCCAGGATGGTCGGATCCTGTGGAGGCGGGGCCTCCTGCTCACCGGCCACCGAAGGGGGTGTGTCAGGTGTCGGGGTTCCCTCGGGAGGCGCACCCTCCGGCACAGGTGCCTGGCCGTCACTCTGATCATCGCGGGGCTGGGGGGTCTTCTCGTCTGTCATCTCAGTCTCCATGTGAAGGTTGACCCCTTACTCTACCCCTCGTCCTCATCTTCGGCCATCATGGTGAAAGTTGCAACCTCCCGCAGATAGTTGATGAAGCGGATGTAGAGCATCCCCACCCGATCCTGGAGAATCAGCCGGGTCGGTGGCGATAGCGTTTTCCTCTGTTTCTTGAAGGACCAGTAGGTGTTCCCGTCCGAGTCCTTGTATTCGTACACCCTCGGCAGCATCTCTACTCCATGAGCCAGTCAGGCCTGTACTGCTTCTTGGACACCTGGATGGGCTTCGCAGCGGACTTGGGGCGCTTCTTGAGCTTCGGCTTGAACGGATTCTTCACATCCTCCAGGTTCTCCTTGAGGAACAGCCACTCCCGATACTCGTCCCAGTAGCGACGCCCTTCCTTTGGGATGCGTCGGTTCCGAGTCCAACCCCGCCTTCGGGCCAGCTTGTCGAGGCTCTGGAACCTCTTCTCGATGAGGGCTCCTCGGAGGGCATTGACCTCATCCAGCAGGTCATCAGTCAACTGTTTCTGCTCCTGGATCTGCTGATGCTGCACCTGGGCCTGCTTCATCAGGGGAGCCAATTCACTCACCCCATCAGAATCAGCATCCGCATCCGCGTTGTCTGCGGGCGGAGGAGCCACCATCGCTACCCCATCGGAGGGCTCGGAATCAGACATCAAAGCCATCACGGGCTCAGATTTCTCCATAGACCCCACAGATAAGTTCAGAAAAAATACCACCCCAGCCGTCATACCCAGGATCAGAGAAGTCATTGAACCTATGATGATTTTCCGGCTCATGCTACTTATTGAGGAGATCCTTGATTTCTCCGAGTCGGACATTGGCTGCCCCAAGTTTCTCTTCTAGGCGTCCCAGGGCCATCGTATTCTGATTGACAGCTTCCTGAATGGATTGAGCCTTCTCGATGTCCTGCTGTGCTCTGTTCAGTTCGCTCCTCATCACGGCCAGGTTCACTTCGAGCTTGATGCCCCAGGCGATCAGCGGGATGACCAGGATGGCCAGAATCTTGAGTCCCACGTCCACGAACTTCTGCATGACGGCCTCCGAAGACACCCTTCCTCGTAGAACGGGGATTATAGACGTTCTACCCGATTGTAAGGCTTATTTGGGGCCGGAGTAGAGTAGTCTGGTGGGTAGGAGGTGCGGAAATGCTCGCACTCTTGGGACTTCTGATCATCCCACTCCTGGTGGGTGGGGCGATGTTCCTGATCTTCAAGGCCACGATCACCTGGAAGGAGTTCCTCCTGATGGAGGCGGCTGCCATCGGCATCCTCGTGGGGGGCTTCTTCCTGGCCAGGTGGGGTGCGCTGCAGGACGTCGAGCACTGGAACGGGCGCATCACGGCGAAGAATCACGGCACGATGAAGTGCTGCCACTGCCGCGAGGAGTGTGACACCTGCAAGGACTCGGAGGGCAAGTCCTATTCCTGTCGGTGCCGCGAGGTCTGCGACCACTTCCACGACTACTACTGGTCGCTGAGCGTATCCACGGGCGACCGGGTGATGGTGCGGGACTGTGAGCCGAGCAGCCGCCGGGTGCCCGCTGCGTGGACGAACGCCTACAAGGGGGAGCCAGCCTCGGTCGCCCACCGCTACACGAACTACCTGCTGGCCGACCCCGACAGCCTCATGCACGAGGGCGCACACGAGGAGTTCCTCAACCAGGTGCCTCGCTTCCCCCGTGTCCACGGCTTCTACAAGGTCAACAAGGTCGTCCAGCACGGGGTCAAGGTGCCCGCCGCCTGGGAGAAGGCCTTGCGGGAGCTGAACGCCGACCTGGGCGGCTCCAAGCAGATCGACGTGACCCTGGTGGTGACCAAGGTGGCCGATCCCGCCTTCGCGGAAGCCGTCGAGGTCAAGTGGATGTATGGCCCGAAGAACGCGGTCATCATCGTGGCCGGAGCGCCGGACGGCCAGAAGTTCAACTGGGTGCGAGCCGTGAGCTTGTCCCGGGTCGAGCGGCTGAAGATCGAGCTGCGGGACAAGCTGGCGGGATGGGAACTGGCCAAGGCGGACGAGGGCGTGACCCTCATCAGGAAGCTGATCTCAGCACACTACGAGCGGACACCGATGGCCGAGTGGGAGTACTTGGCGTCGTCCGCAAAGCCCAAGACCTGGATGATCGTCTTGCTCTACATCCTGGCCCTGGTCGGGACAGGCATCTTGGGCGTCGTCATGCACCACAACGACGTGTTCGGAGACGAACGCACCGCGCGTTGGCGCGGAAGGAGGTTCTAGAATGAAGGGCGCACTGATCGCACTCGTAGCCGTCGTGGTCATCGGCCTCGGCATCGTGTTCGGGGTCATGGGCTGGTACGACACGGGCGTCGGCTTGCAGGAGTCCACGCTCGCCCAGTACCGGGACAACCAGAACAAGTACGACGCCTTCTGGAAGTCCGTGCAGGAGATGGCGCAGATCCCGGCGAAGTACAAGGAGGACTTCAAGGAGATCCTGGTCGCGGAGACCGGGGCCAAGTTCGGCCCGCAGGGCTCGCAGGCCATGTTCCAGTGGTTCAAGGAGCGTGAGCTGAAGCTGCCGCCGGAGATCTACACCAAGGTTCAGACGGCCATCGAGGCGGGCCGGGCCGACTTCAAGCGCGGACAGAAGATGCTGATCGACAAGCAGCGGGCTGCCCGACAGCACCGGAAGAATGTCTGGGGCAAGTTCTGCCTGATGTTCACGGACTTCTTGGAGGAGATCAAGGGTGAGCTACAGCCGCCCAAGGATCTCGACGGGGACGGCAAGTACACCATCCTCGACTACGACATCGTGACCAGCAAGCAGACCAAGGAAGCCTTCAAGACCGGCGAAGCCGAGGCCACCAACGTGTTCGGCCCCCGCTAGCCCGGCTTACCCCTGTCATCCCCAGAGTAGGATGGTCAAGGAGGTCGAAGATGAGTAACTGGATCTGGCTGCCTGTCGGCCTGGTTCTCTGCGTGGTGTTCGTCATCTTCTTCTCGATGCTGGTGCGAATCCTCTGGAACACCCCCCAGATCAAAGGCAAGTCCTCGAAGCTCAAGAATGCCACCGTCATCAAGAACTTCATGGGCGCGGATATGGTGGTCGAGAAGCTCCCCGACCGGAACCGATACTGGCTGGATGTCATGGGGCATCCCGTGGTGATGATGGTTGGGGATACCCTCCTGAAAGACTTGGAGGAAGGGGACAAGCTCGGCCCCGACACCCTCGACTTCATCATCGAGAACCAGGGCCTATGTCCGTTCTGCCTGGAGGGGCATCTGTGCGAAGGCCCGCACGGTGGGATGGCCGTGAACTACGACTGCAACCACTGCGGGTCGAAGGTCAACTTCATAGGGCCATTCGGCATCGACGTGATGATCATTCGATCTCGGGCATACAGGACGGGTCGCTCACCCAAGGATGGGCTGGCCCTAGTCCCCGACACCAGTGAGAGTCCCTCGTAGACCACCGCATTCGCCCTCTGCCACGCTTCCCCCGCTTCAGCGCCCGCTCGGCCTTCTGTGCCTCCGACTGGCCCTTGTACGGGCCGTAGAGGGCACGAGGCACCCACGGACGATGCTTGGAAGTCCAACGGCCTCCTCCGACCAACTCACCGTTGTGCTGGCGGATGCGTCGGGGAGGTTCTGTGGTGCAGCCGACGTAGAAGAAGCCGGGTCGTCCGCCAGGCCGAATCACCTCGGATTGGATGACATAGACCCACCAGAGCTTGCTAGACTTGCGCCTCATACGAAGACCATACCCGCCGGAAGACGCCCTGCCAACCCCGCTTGATGAGCTTCTTCTCGGACACCCGGAAGCGTGCCCAGTGCCGGGAGAACAGGCCATCGTCCGTCAGGAACAGGACAAGCTCCTCGACCACCTTCTCCACGTCACCCAGGTTCCGGCCCAGGGAGTGATACAGGTAGTCCAGCCCGCCCTGGGTCATGAGCGCCAGGAGGAACGCATTCTGGTTCACCTCGGCCCAGAAGTCTGGCAGGCCGGTCTTGATGGCCTTGAGCATCTCCATCCAGATCTCCTGGGAGAGATAGAACACGTTCTCGTCCTCGTAGTCTGCCATCTCGCAGCCAGGGAACATGCCCTCCAAGGCCAGACCATTCATCTTCTTGTTGTGGCGCTTCCGGGTGAACTCGTCCTTGGCCCGCAGCGCGTCCTCGAAGGCCTGGGCGACCTCCTTCATGTTGTCCTGCTTCTGCTTGTAGCGAGGGTGTGCCTTCTCGATCTCCCGACGCTGGGACATGCACCCACCGCAGTCGTGGGCACACCCGTGAAGGGCATCCCATCGAGGACAGTCATCGGGAACGACTCTCTTCATCATTCCATCCGCGAGGATGGTCATCACCTTCTCATCGCAGGAGGCACAGGTATGAACCGTCGAAATGGAGCGAGTTTCGTCCTGACCCATCCGGGTCTCGTTCCAACGACTCTCCATGCAAGCGGTGAGGTGTTCACAATCCCGACAGGGGGCGAAGTCCTTTGCCCGATAGGACTCGATATTCTCGATACCCAGAATCTCCTCGACTGGCGGGCCGTTGTCGTCCGTAATGACCGCGTGATACCCGTCCTCGCACTTCACCCACAGCGTCTGCTCACTCAGACTCATCAGCCTTGTCCCCCTCGGGAAGCCCCTTCTTCAGACGGGGATCCTGCGGCCCCTTGACGAACACGACCTCGACCCCGTGCTGTCGGAGGTAGTCCACACCGTTCCGACCCATGTAGCCTCCTCCCACGGCGAACACCTTGACGATGCCCGCATGGTGGATGAGCTTGGAGCACATGAGGCAGGGCTCACCCGTGACGAACAGCCAGGTTCCCTTGGTGGGAACACCATCGTGGGCGCAGTTGCAGATGATGTTCATCTCGGCGTGGACGCAACCCACCTCGACGTTCCCCCCAGAGGGGATGGGAGGATACTTGGCCAGGAGCAACTCACGGAAGGACTCGGCCTCGGCCTTGGGAAATCTCTTCCGCCCGCTGAAGTGGACGGCCTCGTCTCCCTTGGCCTCGACGTAGAACTTGGGCTCCTCGGCGTCGGGTTCCTCATCGCCGTCGAACGCGACCTCCACATCGTCGGGGGTCAGACCGTCCCGGATGCAGTGATCTCCGCCACAGAGGTCACCTCCTCCACGCGGGCCTCCATTGTATCCGTCCATGAGGATGGTGTTGCGGTCGGGGTTGATGAGCACGGCCCCGAACTTCCGGCGGGGACAGTTCGATGCCTGGGCCAACGCGAGGCACTGCTTGACCCGGATTCTGAGATGCTTTTCTTTCACGGGAACCTCCACTTCCGCTCTCTACTTCTACCCCAAAACCGACGCAATGGGGCCACCTTGAATCACCTCCCCCGAGAAATCGGCAGAAAGTGCTTGACAGGTCTGACGGCCTCCTGTAGAGTGACCCATCGTGAGCACGAGAACTGTCGTGCCGGTTCAGTGACATGGCGCAGTTGGAAGCGCATCTGCCTTCAAGCAGAGTGTCGTAGGTTCAAGTCCTACTATCACTACCTTCTTCCGACACGCGACCTACTCGGCTCACAAACCCAACGGGAACTTGAGGGTTGGTTCAGGAAGGCTTCCACAAGGCCATGACAACCCCCGACGCTCTCCTTGCCCGTTGGTTCCCCAGCTAGGCTTACTCAGCCCAACCATAGAGTAGTCATTAGCTGCGGGGACTGTGCCGCCAGTTCAGCTTGGCAACGCTTCTGACGGCCATCCTGCCCGCAGCTATCATCCCCCAGGGGAGGGGGATTCGACCTGGAGGTGTCCCATGACGAGCATGACCATCACGACCGCCGATGAGCTGACCCTGTGGCAGCCTCGGAGCGGAATCGCTCCCGCACAGGCGGGATCCGCCGTGTGCTCGTTCCTCGACACCGCGACCACGAGCATGGGTCGGGCGACCCACTACAACACCCGGCAGGAGCAGCAGGACGCGGAGCTTGCCGCTCACGCGATGCTGCTGGATCTGAGCCGTGATCTGTACACCGTCCTCCTGGCGCTGCCGGGCGTGACCGACCGTTCGGTCCAGGTCGGAATGAAGAAGCTGCTCTCCACGCACCGGAACGGCACCAGCGACGAGTTCCTGACCCCGGCGATGGAGAGGGCCGTCCTCTACCACCTCATCCAGGCGCTTCCGGTGCCCAGGATGATGCGCTTGATGGACGCCTTCCGCTTCGGGAACCCGGAGCTTGGCGTCAGCCGGGCGAACAACGCTCGGACGCGGAAGCTCATCCTGCGGACACTGCTCGGGTCTCCGCGCCTGCCCCTGTGGTCGGTCAAGTACCGCTCCAAGATGGCGTCGGCACTGACCCACGCCTGGGGCAAGAGGATGGCCTCCATCCTGCGGGAGATCCTGCGGAAGGATGGTCGTCGGCTGACGGCCAAGGACAAGGCGATCCTGGGCCAGAACCTCGACAAGTACTGCGAGGCGAAGCCGAAGCAGGCCCGTGAGTGCGTGGCCTTCATCCTGGGTGTCCGGTCGCGCCTGAGCGTCCCGCTGCTCAAGGCCTTCGAGGCTGCCAAGACCGACCTGTCCAAGGGGACGAAGCTGCCGTTGGAGGTTCTGGAGGGCATCCGCTCGACGTACCACGCGGACGTGAGCAAGGACGAGGTGCTCAAGCTGGTCGCCCGTGGCGGCAAGATGACTGACCACCAGAAGAAGGCCGTCCAGAAGCGGGCCAAGGCAGCGGATGTCGAGGTCAAGATGGATCCGACCCGCTACGAGGCCGTCGAGCTGTATCTCTACGCCTTCGAGATGGGCCTCGATGAGTCCATCACCAAGGCCCTGGAAGAGAAGGCGGTCAAGGCCGCGTCGGCGTTCCCGGCTCGCTACGGAGACGTGGGCATCGTCGTGGACGCCTCGGCCTCGATGAAGGGCCACCAGACCCAGGCGCTGCGCCCGATGGCGGCGACCCTGGCCATGCGGGACATGCTCCAGCACGTCGGGGAGCGCCAGTCCACGCACTACGTGGGTGGGCAGATGGGCGACCTGGTGCGTCCGATGGGCGACACGGCCCTGGCGGACGGTCTGGTCGAGGCTCTGGAGGCCAGCCCGGACGTGGTGTTCGTGCTGTCTGATGGATACGAGAACGCTCCGGCAGGCCGCTTCTCGGAGGTCATGGAGCAGGTGCGGGAGATCGGCATCGAGACCCCGGTGTACCACCTGAACCCGGTCTTCGCAGCGGAGCGCACGGGTGTCCGGGAGCTTGCTCCCAGCTTCGTGCCGACCATGCCGGTCAAGTCCCCCACGGGACTCGGTACGACCATGCTCAGGGGCCTCATCGAGGCAGAGCCGGTCAAGGGCATCAACTCCCTCGTGAGGATGGCCCTGATGAGCGGCCCGGTCGAGATGAAGTTCCTGGCCGAAGGAAAGTGAGAGGTGTGCTATGCCGCGTAGGAACCAGGCGACACTGACGGTCGAGGAGATCCTTCAGGGGACTCGCCTCGGGCGTACTCAGTCGGTCGGCCACATGGAGGTCATCCCGATCTTGGACGACGGGGACGCGGCGGACGACACGTTCGCACCCCCATACTTCTCGGCGGGAACCCAGAACTACGGGAGCGTCCGTGTTCAGAACATGGATCCAGACCGTCCGACCATCGTTCCCACGGGCTCGGGGTTCGTCACGAGTCAGCGGGCGCAGGATCACGCGACTTCGGGCGCGAAGTTCCTCAAGCCGGGCGAGAACAAGACCATCGAGGGTGCCATGTGCATCCAGGAGACTCAGGGTGGCCTCATCCGGCAGGAAGAGGACACGATGCTGGTGGTTCTCCCGGCATCGATGCGGGCGTCCATCCTCGCCATGCGGAACGACGGGGACTACTCTCGGGCGTGGCCCTACATCCGGGAGTTCAACGCGAGCGTGGGCGTCCCCGGTGCGGGTGACCTCGTGAACTTCCTGCGGGAGTACGACCGTCAGCTTGACGAGTTCGTGGCCGAGTTCGAGCTTCTGCCGAACCAGATCGGGGCCATCGTCCTGGTCGGGGGCCGGGTCGTGGGTGTCGAGCGTGCCCCGAACGTGCCCTTCTGGGAGAAGCTCTGGGTGCCGCTCGTCCGTGTCTGCTACGGCTCGCTGGCCTTGCGGACGGCCCGTGTGCTGGGTGACCAGCCGCCTGCGACGCGGACGGCGCTCACGGTACAGGACAAGTCGCTCGCTGGCATCAAGCAGGCCCTTCGGGACGCTCGCGTCAAGGCCGAGGGTCTGATCGAGGCCGCATACAACGAGGTTCGCTCGACGCCCCTGCTCTACGCAGAGGGTGCCGAGGGAAAGCTCGGCGGTGCGGAACTGTTCACGGTCGCCAACACCCGGTTGGCTGGCCAGATGGTTCGCCGTGGGGCGCTCGCGTCCTACGTGTCCCTCTGCGCCCCAGGGCTCTGAGGGACTGGCTTCGGGGCCGGGACGGGACACTCCCGGTGCCCGAGGCCGCGTTCTTTGAGAACTTCGGGCTTACTTCCCGCCCTGTGGGAGTAGTCTAGGAGAGGAGAACACGTCGGAGTGTACCTCAGTGGTAGAGGGCCTGGCTCTTGGGACCGGGCTGACATAGGTTCGAGCCCTATCACTCCGACCACATACGATGAGTTGCGGCGTAGCTCAGTGGTAGAGGGCCTGGCTCTTGGGACCGGGCTGACATAGGTTCGAGCCCTGCCGTCGTAACGCGATTCGGAGGCCCCAGATGACCGACTTGGAGAAGCTGTATCAGTCCATCAAGGAGCGGTGGCGTCCGGAGGACGTGGCACAGGTCATCTACAACTCCCACGGTCGGCACATGAGCCCGTCCATGAAGCGGAACCTCGCGCGGGCTTCGGGGCGGGGTGAGGGCTACTCCTCGATGTCCCGCAAGTTCGCGGGAGCGAGCGGCCTGTCCAAGCAGATCGCCATCGCGGAGGTGCTGTTCCCGGACGTGCCGGTTCCGGTCAACCTGGGGGACGAGGACACCGTCTGGGACTACATCGAGCGTCTGGACGAGGCGCTGTGCAAGAGCGGTGAGAAGTCGGGTGACGACTTCGCGAACGACCGCCGGAACCGGCGTGGCCGGGCCGTCAAGGGTGTCCCGTGGCGCGGCCACCGGGCCTACAACAAGCGGTTCCGTCTCGTGACCCGCATGAAGGCCAAGTTCGGTCGCTGGGGCCGGAACAAGGAGCTGCGCGAGATGGCGCAGATCGCCAAGTCCCGGCTCGCCTGCCGCCTGTCCTGGGAGGAGTTCTCCCGTGACGGCAACACGGCCTGCTTCATCGCCTACATGACGGCCCGGCTGAACCTGCGTTCGGTGTTCACCTGCGGCAAGCAGGATCGGGCCTACGACAGCATCGCGGACATGCTGTTCAAGCGGCTGCGTCCGGGCCGGGCGAACTGGTACGCCGTGGCGCACGTCCACGTTCTGCCGGAGGTCACCAACCGCCTGACGGACGAGGAGAAGGGCAAGCTCATCGGTGTCTGGTTCGGCCAGATGAAGCGGTGCTGCGTCTACCTGGACGAGCTTCAGCAGACGCAGGACGTGGATCTCACCGGGTTGGTGGTTCACCGGGGCAACGACTCCTCGACCTGGAACGATGTCGCCGGGGCCTACAACAAGTGCCGGGACGGCTGGATCTCGACGCTCTACGCGATGGGCAAGGAGGCCCTGCTGGACAAGTTCGCTCCGCCGAAGATGCTGCGCCTGATGGCCGCTGACGTGGTCGCCTGGCACCGGAGCACCAACGGCCTGGAGCCGGACACCCTCGTCTGGAACGACCTGCCGAAGCCGTGGGAGGTTGTCCTGGGCCGGGAGTCCTGCACCCGGAAGGATATCGAGCGGGCCTGCCAGCGCCGGGGCATCAAGGGCAAGGGCTGGATCACCCCGCGAGCCAAGAAGGTCGCCCCGTTCAAGCCCACCCCGGAGCTTGTCCACGGCGTCGTAGTGGCTTCGCCGGAGCTTGCCGCCGTGCTCAAGAAGTGCGGCTACTTCTCCGGTCCGTCCAAGGGCGTCAAGGGCATCGCGGACGTGCCGATCTCCAAGCAGCAGGAGGGCGACGTGACGGTCGTCCGCGACGCTCTGGAGCAGACCGCCTGACCCTCCCCGGCTTACTTCTCATCCTATCAGAGTAGTATAGGTGACAGTGGAACTCTCGTGGAGAGGAGAGGATGGGGAGCCGTAAAAGGAATCGGAAGCGCCGCTTGAAGCGGAAAGCCCGTCAGGCAGAGAAGAAATCCCAGAAGAAGGAGAAGCCCGCCAAGGAAGGCAGCAACTAGCTGCGAGGACGGCCTCCGGGCCAGCGCTTCTCCTCGTAGTCCTTGTCGCCTCGGGTCTTGGGCTTGGTCTGACCGCCAGGGCCACCCTTCGTGGTGACGTAGCAGCGGTCGGCCTCATCGCCGGTCTCGTAGTAGCACTTGCCTTTGGCCTCGGGAGTCCAGTTGCCCGGCCCTCGAACGTCGGGGCCGGTCATCCCGTAACCCTTGCCGGGCTCGCCCTTCCACAGACGGCCAGCCATCTGCTCGTCACCACATCCTGCTGCCGTGCGGCGCAAGATGGGGATGAGGTGCTTCCGCATCTCGGGGACATCGTGAGCGAGCTTCATCACAGCGTTCCGCAGTGGCGTCGGCTGAGCCGTGGCCGTCTTGCCTCCCTCTCCGCCTTCTTCCTCATCCATGATCGACTTGAACATGATCATGAAGTCCGCGACGCTCATGCCCTTCATCCGTTCCTTGGTCTCGGGCTTCGCCTCACGCATGAACTTCTGCATGAGCTGAGCATCGGTCATCTTCTTGTAGTTCTTGAGCTTCTTCTTGAACTTGCCGACCTCCTTCTCATCATCGTCGGTGAGGTCGAGTTCCTTCTTCACGTCGGCCACGGAACGCTTGGGCTTCTCACCCTCGTCCTTCTTGCCCTTGGTCTTGTCCTCACGCTTCTGCTTCTTGCGCTCAGCAGTCTGCTCGGGAGTCTCCTTATCGGCTCGGGTCTGGGCCTTGGCCCACTCCATCTTCGTCTCGGTGGGGTTGATGGAACCACCCTCCTCGAAGTAGAGCTTGGACTGAGAGCCGAAGTTCCAGCCGTCCTTGACCTTCTTGGTGACCTTCTTGCCACTCTTGGGATCCTTGAAGGTGACGACATCACCAATGCCGACATCCTCCCAGTTCTTGATGGGAGAACCCGGATTCCGCTTCTGCTTCTTCTGCCTACCGAGCGGACGCTTCTCCCCCGACTCGTACTCCTCCTTCTCCTCCCGATGCTTCTTCTGCTTCTTCTGCTTCCTCCGAAGCCGCTTCTGCATGTCCTCGGGGAGGCTCTTGAAGTTCACCTTGTTCCCGGTGTCCGGGTGGGTGAACTTCTGCTCCTCAAGCTCGAATGCCCGCTTGAGCAGAGGAACGAGATACTTCCGAAGCTCGGGCATGTCATGGGCGAGCTTGATTGTGGCCCGCCGAAGAGAGGCCAGGCGACCGTCCTCGTAGTCATTCTCGTGCTGCTGACCAGCCGCGAGCCAGAAGGTGTACTCGTTGAGGTCGTCCTCATCCATCTCCTCGACGCGCTCCTCCTCGATACCCGCTTCCGTGAGGTACTGCCGGGCCTCGTCCGCCGGGACGTTCCAGCCAAGCTCCTTGACCCAGTGCTTCACGGCCTCGTCGGCACTGCCGGGCTGGGACACGTCCTCTGCGGCTTCGTTCGGGAACCGCACCCCGACCCAGCCGTCGAAGCCGTTGAAGTCCTTGGGGTCGAAGTCCTTCTTGAACGACTCGGTGGACACGTCGTACTCGTCGTCATCGTCTCCGCCGCCGTCGTCCTTCTTCTCGTCGTCGGAGTCGTCTGGCTTCTTCTCGTCCTCGGGCTTCTTGCCCTCGTCCTTGGGCTTCTCGTCGTCCTTGGGGGCCTCGTAGAAGTCCTTGGGGGTCTTCTCGGTGTTGGGGTGCTTCTCCTTGTACTCCTTGTAGAGCTTCTCCGCACCCTCCTCGGTCTTGGCCTTGTCGCCCGCCCACCGGGCGGCGAAACCCTCCGGGAGCGGCTTCTTGACACCGTAGTCCTCGGGGGTGAGTTCACCATCCCGGACCTGCTGCTCGAATTCTCGGGCGAAGTGCGCCGCCACGGCTTCACGATGCTTCTTCGGGAACATGAGCGGCCACTTCGAGTAGTGGAACGGCTCCCCGTCCCGGCTGGAGTTGCCGTTCATGTCCCAGTTCATGTAGCCATCAGTACTCTTGTAGAGCGCCTTGGCCCCGGTCTCGACGGCATACATCCAGAGCTTGACGGCCAGACGAGGGTCGTATTTGCCGTTGACGATCTTCCGCATGAGGTTCTTGCGGATGGACTCCATCTGTCGATAGACGAAGGAATCGTTGTCCATCCACATGACGAGATCATCCCCGTACCCCGGCAGGTTGAGGCGAGATGCTTGCCGGGTCCGACGCAGGATGGGGATGAGATGCTTCCGAAGCTCAGGGTTCTCTTGAGCCAGCTTGATCGTGGCTTCACGCAGGGTCATGAGATCCTCCCACCACTCAGGGTTCTACCAGGGCGGGAGTATAGAGGCTCTACCGACCGGCGAACTTCTCCCCGATGGTCGGCACCTTGGGGGCCTTGACCACCTCGCTCACACTGGCCTTGGGCTTGGGACGCCCACCGCTAGCCTGACGGACTTTCTCACGATACTCCTCGACCGAGCCGACTTCCTGGTGTGTCTCGGCCTCGACGCTGAATCTCTTCATCACAGCCTCCTCGGTGGGTCTTCTATCCCACGACAGAGGGTAGTATAGCTGGAAAAGGGTAGAAATGTCCAGAACTAGCACCGACCACCTCTACATCATCCAGTCCGGCAAGACCGGGGCTATCAAGATAGGGCGCTCCCACAACGTCAAGCGACGGCTCCGAGAACTTCAGACGGCAAGCCCCTACCCCCTCAAGATAATCCTCGTCCTCCAGAATCAGGGGTGGCGGGAAAGACGAATCCATGAGCGGCTGAAGAGAGAGCGGTCAAGGGTCAAGGGGGAGTGGTTCAACTACGAGGCGCTGCCCTTGCTGCCGGATGAGATCTACGAGAAGCTGGATATCGAGCTTGTGGACTGGTGGTGGACGAAGACGGGGAGACCGCCCAAAGGCCCTAGTCCAGGGACTTGACCGCCGCCTTCAGGGCCTTGATCAGCTTGACCTTGAGGTCACGGAGATCCTTGAAAGCGAAGGTGGTCTCGAAGGTCGTGATGAGGCGACCAGGCAGGAAGTGGCCGTCGAAATCGACCAGGGCGAACACGTACATGTTCTCCTCGCCCTTGCGACCCTCCCGCGAGTTGTCGGGGCCGTAGTAGAAGGCCCCCAGACGGAACGTGATGGTCTCGTCGTTCTGGGCCTCCATCTCGTACTCGGACAGATCCTCGGCCTCACTGCTGAAACCCAGTTCGTGCAGGTCGTGGTAGTTCACCTTGTCCTGGGGGATGCCGTTTTCCGCGAGGAACGCCTTGTTGGCCCGCATCCACTCATCCTTGGCGTAGTCGTAGGCATCCGATTCGGCCTTGAGGAGGGGGCCATTGAGCTTGCTGTTGTTGGGCCAGCCACCGCTTCCCGACATGTGACCCAAGGTGGTGATCGCCTCCCCGCCGACTCCGCCGTCCGAACCCGACCCGAATCGGAAGCCTCGTCCACCGGGCTCTAGCGTGTTGGTGGTGTAAGCCTCGTAGCTGCTCTCGACATCCTCGACGGCATCTTCCACCGCACTTGATACGATGCGATACATGTCGAAAGGAAGCTGCGGGCCACGGGCCTCACGGATGGTCGGCCCCCACTGCTTGGACAGGCTCATGGCATCCTCCTGTGCTACCCAGGGCGAAGTATAGAGAAGCTAACGGGAGGCCCGAGGAATCGGGTGGGGCTGGCATGGCTAGACCTCTGCGCTTGGAGAGCCTCCCGAACCTGGCGCTCCTCCGGGATGGTCAGACCCCCGTGCTCAAGGAGAAGCATCAACTCCGAGAACGAGAGCGTCAGATAGGGGTTCTTCCCTGTGTAGAGGGGGTGATCATCGAGGCCATCTCCGGGCATCCGAGCCCCGATACGATCCTCAGCCTCTGTTCGTGGACTCTCCACCGGGGCTTCTTGCCCCACCAGGTCTCGAAGTGTTCGGGACATCAACTACCCCACGAAACTCAAGATACGTCTCTCAACCTCTTGTGGATCAGATTTCACTTCTGACTCCCACACCACAAGACACTCTATCCCAATCTCCTTGAAAGCTGCAACAAGCTCCGACTCGTGATCGAAAGGGGCCTTCCCAGTGAACATCCGGGAGTGCCAGAAGTTCCCGAAGACCTCCACGACCCTAGTGACACCCTTGAAAGGCTTCTTCGGGTCGAGGCCAGGGACGATGAAGTCCGGATTCTTGTACTGGCCCAACAAGGAGAGCCACTTCCAGAATTGACCGTCTCCCGTGAACATCATGCGGTCGCACATCGCAGCTACCCGACCTTCGAGAAGGTTTGGGCCTCTGGTGCAAAGGCCTGGGAATGGAGTGCCGTATCTCTGGATATTCGTCTGCCGTTGCTTCTCCCTGAACCCCTCAAGTTGAAGTGGGTGGTCAACCCCATACCGCTCCCGGAACACCTCCACGAGCCTGTCCCAGTGACCTTCAATAGCCCCAGGAAACTCCACCCCGAACCGCTCCTTGAGGGCCTCCCTGACGATCCTCTTTCCCTCCTCTGACGCGAAGAAATGACTCCCCCAGTTGGCCTCCATCGTCTCCAACTGTTTGCGCCTGATCTCCGGGTCCAGGCACGTCCAGGGGACCCCATACCGCTCTTGGTTGGTCTTCTGCGCCTTGCCCCTTACTTCAGGAGAGCAGGAAGGAGACGGACCACCATACCGATCCTCACAGGTGGCCCTGATCTGTTCTCTGCGCTCGGGCAGTGATAGGAGTTCCTCAGCCCCGTAGACCTCCAGATTCGTGGCCCTCGTAGATGCTCGTATCTCGGGCACCTGCTGAGGGTTGCCCACGCCATGTTCTCGCCGCCAATGCTCTCGTATCTTCTCCTTGACCTCGGGCTTGGCGAAAGGATTGTCCTGACCCCTCAAGACAGGGCGCTTCCCTTCCAAAGACGCCTGCACCTTCGCAAACGTCGAGGCTCCCCGACTGAATGGATTCTCGGCCCCGTATCTCTCCCGATTCGTAGCCGCCCTCTTGGCATCCGCCTCCGGTGTCCTCCGAGCATCCTCTACCCCGTATCTCGCCAGACTCGTGGACTTCCTCCGAGCATTGGCCACAGCCTTCCTGTCCCGACTCTGCCAGACTTCACACGTCCGGCGGTGGCGCTTCATCTGGGTCAGACTCGTGGCCTCATGGCCACAGAGGCACGGGGGAACCTTGGGAGAGGATTGCGGATGACACTTGGAAAGATGACGGGCGTTGAGCTTGTCGCCCTTGAACTCTCGATTACAGTAGGGGCAGGTTACTGACATGCTCCATAACATAGCTCAGAAGATTGCCAAATGTCAAGAGGATGGGAATGACCACAAAATTCCTCGGGCTCAAGACACCCCGGCCCACGTAAGGGCCAAAGGCCGACCGGACTCCGCGACCGAAGCGTGGCTGCTGCAGGCCCTTGATGTACTTGACCGTCCGGGCCTTGGCCTCGGTCGCCTTGTCGAACTGGCTCTCGGCGTTCTGCTTGAGGCTCTCGTACTTGCTGGACTTCTCCAGGTTGAGGCTCACGCCACCGATGCTGTAGTCAAACTCGTCTGCGACCCAGTTGGCCGACAGGGCGAAGGTGGCGTGGGTGATGGCGTCCCAGAGGATTGCGGTGCGCCAGCAGGAGTACTCGTTGCAGAGCTTGTTGATGTTGTTCAGCGTCCCGCAGGTGTTCGGCGGGAACATGTTCCACCAGTCCATCGCCCGCTCGATGTACTCCAGCAGCTCCTCGTCCTCCCAGATCTGGCCGAAGATGCGGTTGTACTGGCCGATGTCCCCCTCATACTCCGGGGGCCGGAAGTGGTAGAACTTGTCGGGATTCTGGTCACGTAGCAGCATCCGCAGGCTGTGGATGAGTTCCTGCTCGCACTGGGTGTACGGCGAAGACCCGGTGCTCTGACAGGCGGACACGATGGCGAACTCCTGCACAACCATCTGGAGCGGCGAGTTGGCGTTCTCTCTGAAGTACCACCGGATGCGATAGGTGCCCGCACAGGCTGTGCCTGGCACCATCAGAGAGGCGTAGTACTCGCCCACCTGGGGGTTGACCGGAGTGCGATGGTCGGAGCCGATGAGGACTTCCTGCTCCGGAGGGCCGGGATCCACGTAGTAGAGGGCGTAGTAGATCTCGGCGGCGTTCGAGGGGTGTCCGTGGCAGTTCTGGAGGAAGATATCCAGGTCGCCCCGCCCCAACGTCTGTCCTGGTGTGAAGGCGATGCCCATGTCAGCCTCCGGGATAGTGGAAGTGGGCGTCCGTGGTCAAGATGATCTCCGTATCGCTGACGGCGAACCCCACTCTCAAGCTCACCAGGTCAAGCGGCGACACACCCGCTTCGGGAGGAATCGGGCTCACTTCACCCTCCACAGAGGACAAGAATACATCACTTCCGGCCCCAAGGGGAATTGCACCCGTGACAATGGGCGTGACCTTCGACCCCCGACCCGTGATGATTCGAGGTGACACCCCCACGGCGGCATCCGTCGCACAGAATCCAGCCCAGTTGGTTGGCCTCCCTGTGGGGAGTGCCCCGCAACGGACGAACACGAGGTCGGGAGACCCGATGGACACGGGACTCGGGTTCGGGATGATGGCAACGGATTCACCGGCTTGGAGGCCGCCCGTGGAGATGTCCACCTCGATACCCGGATACTGGATGAGGATGGCGTTGATGTTCTCGGCAACGCCGCCCTGTTCTGGTAGCCGGGCAATGGGCATCTAGTGGGTCTCCTTGGACACGTTCTCGGGCATGAACTGGACAAGATTCTGTCCAGCCTGCTTGCGCCGGGCCGTCACAACCTCCTTGAGCGTGTTGGTCAGGCGATCCCGAATGGAGGGGAGGAACGCCTCCTGTACCCGGATACGGGCTACGACGGTCGCCGCCCCCTCCGTGGGCGAGTGAACCAGGAAGTCGAGGAACCACTCGTTTCCCGAGTCGTGAAGCAGCCGGAAGGCGTTGGCGAACATCCCGACCTGATGCTCCGCCGGAACCCTGACTTCGGGATTCGCTTGCTTCGTCGTCATGATCCCCGACTCTCTTCCAGCCAGACCGTGAGTACGTCCATGAAGTAGCAGAACACCGTCGAGGCAAAGGCCCAGACGAACCCAGACGCCACCAGGGCGACGATCTCCCCGGACGGGTCGCCCAGGACGGGTTGCCCCTGTGCGAGCCAGGAGAGGCCCCAGGAGGCCCACCCCATCCAGAACCCCAGGCAGTAGGAGCAGGCCAGGAGCTTGTCCAGCAGGTTGAGCTTCCCGTGAAGGAAGGGAACCTTGTGCTGGACTCCGAACACGAGTCCGTAGGCGCACAGGAGGAAGAGCAGGATGTTCATGCCTTCTTCGTCTTTCTCCGGCTGGAAGTCTTCTTCTTGGGCTTCTGGGGCTTCCGCCGATCAGTGTCGAAGGGGAGGATGCGGCAGCAGGAGGTGGCGGCGGACTGCTCGAAGATCTCCACGGTGTCGGGGATTCCGTCCGTGTTGCAATCGAAGGAGAGATCGAGCTGGAACTGGTTGAGGGCTGCGACGATCATCTCCCGCTCTGCCCGGATGTCCTCGGGAACCTGGGCGACACCAGCGGCGGCCATCGTATTGATCCGCATGAGGCGGTTGATAGCCTCCCCAAGACCCATCTTCATGATCTTCTGGTGCGGGGGGTTCTTCTTTTTCGCCATCGTTGCTCCGCGTGCTGTCATCGCTACTTTACCCCTCAAGGCGAAGGCCCCGCTAGGTTTTCCAGGCCTAGCGGGGCCTTCGTTGCTAGGCCCGAAGTGTCAGTCCCGGCTAGGCGTTGCTGTACCGGAACTGAGGCATCCAGATGACGTTCGGGGTCTGGGTCGCGCCATCAGCGCCCACCAGAATCCCGAGCTGCCAGACATCCGTTTCCGGGGCGGACGGCGGGGACAGCGTGGCCTCACCCGGGTCAGTGGCCAGGTAGACCACCTGGCCGTTGTCCGCAGTGCCCGGAGCGGCGGCGAAGTAGACCGGCACCGGCATCCCGTGGATGGTGTTGATCTGGCACTCGGTTCCATCCTTGGCGACCACGACACCGAACACGTTGGCCTGGTCGGGAGCACCGATGCTGTGAGGGGCACCCGCGTCAGCCCGGAGGGCCTTGGTCTCACCACCCGAGTACTGGGCGTAGGCGATGTATCCGACCGCCAGGGCTCCGCCGTCACCGTCCGCCATCACCACACCGCCGCCAGCAGCGCCCGTGGTGGTGTTGACATCATCGCCCCTCGGAGTCCGAAGGAACTGCTCCAGCTCGACCTGCTTGGAGTTGGTCAGGGTGTTCAGGACGAGGTAGTCGTTCGTCCCGTCATCGAGCGTCAGAGCATCGGCATCGTTCGCGTCGAAGCTCCAGGTCGAGGAAGCCTCGATGTCCAGCGTGAGAGCCCCGCCCGTCAGCGTGATGGTAGAGGTGCCATCACCCAACGTGATCTCGGTGCCCGCGATGGCCACGTCCACGCCACCCGTGTCACCGATGTCCACCGTGTCGTTCTCGGCGTCCGTCGAGAGGTAGTTCCCGGTGGTGCTGGTGACGGTGAAGTCCGCGAAGGTGCCGGTCTCGTCCAGGGTGATGGCCAGGTCACCCTGCCCGTCGTCCAGGTCGATGGTGTTGCCCGCCTCGTAGGCCGCCTGAAGCGTCGTCCCGACCGCCGATGCAAGCTGCACCCAGGTGCCGGTGTCGTCGTAGTACCAGACCGACCCGTCACCCGTGGTGTCGTAGCGGATGTTGCCCGCCGTGGCGTTGTTGGTGCCACGGGGGAGGTTGAGGGCCGTGTTCACATACACGACACCGTTGGTGCCGGGGCTCAGGGTGATGTCGTCATCCTCGACCGTGAGGTTGAGGTCAGTCTTGGCGTAGATGTTGACGGTGCAATCGCCCGTCCCGGTGCCACCCACCGAGGCAGAGGGGTTGACCGCACCGAGGTTCAGCTCATGGGCATCGTCGGTGTCGTTGGACATCGTGATGGTCATGTCCAGGCCGCTGAACACATTCAGGGCGTTGACCGCCGTGACCTCGGCCTGGGCAGCCGACATCAGGATGTCGTAGTCGAACCCGGCCCCGATGTTCAGTGCCGTCTTGTTGGCCGCCCCGACTCCACCTGCGACTGCCGAGAAGGCGTTGAGGTTGGCCGTCGCAGAGGTATCCCCCGCCACTCCGATCACGCTTCCGACCACGGCGTCGATGCTCTGCGACCCGGTGAGGCCACCCGAGGTCAGCGTGGAGTTGATCCCGTGGGCTCCCGTGGCATCCGCAGCCGTGGTGCTGTTGGAGTAGATGGCCCTTTCACCCGTCTGGATCGTCCCGTAGGTGACGGTGAACGGGTAGATTGCCTCGATGTCGTCCGTGTTGGTGTCCACCCAGAGGATGTCCTCGGAACCGTCGTTGATCTTCCAGGCAGTTCCGCGACCGTCCTGTACAACCTCCCAGATGTCCGAGTCCGTGCCCGCCGAGAGCTTGAGGAAGTTGTCCGAGTTGATCTCCAGGTCGTTGCCCGGAGCGCCGCCCGAAGAGATCGTCAGCGCACCATCTGCGGTTACCGCCGTCCCGGTGAGGGCCAAGGCACCTGCGATATCGACCTGGGTGGAGACATAGACGTTTCCGGGCCGGTAGTCGGCAGCCTGGCCGATGTCGTGTCCGCCATCGGCATCGAAGTAGAGGTGCGACCCGTTGAGGTAGGTCTCCTCGTTGTCCGGGGCGAGGTAGATGGCACCATCCATCGCGCTCAGGAGCATGTTGGTGCCAGCCGCAATCGTCTGAGCATCTTCGCCACCGCTGTTGCCGTCCAGCAGGATGTGGGTGAAGTACTGGGCATCGTTGGTGGGATTGGCCAGCATCAAACCAGCGCCAAAAGCGCCTCCACCGTTCGCCCCCATGAACACCGAACCGAGGCCGATTACCGCCGCCCCTGCCACGTCAGAGGCATCCCCCTCGAACGAAGCCGCCACCGCGATGGCTGTCGCACCATCATCTCCGACACCATCACCAGCAAGACCACCCGAGGTCATGCTGGTGAGGGAAACAAACTGCCTCTCACCGATGGCGACGTTCCGGCCCACCTCACCAGTGGCGGTGAGAGCGGCGTCATTGGCTCCGTCAAGGGAGTCGGTGACCATCAAGCCACCGCGAACCTGAGTGCCGATCAGCGTGGCCGTGGCCGAAGCCTCGCCCAGCCGGAGGTAGGATGCCTCCCCATCGGTGACGATGTACTCGTTGGACGAACCGAGAGAAGCGCCCTCACCGCGAACGATGAAGTCGGCTCCCGGGTTGGTCTCGTCAATGATGAACTCCAGGTCACCCGTCGAGTCCGCGAGGGTGATGGTGTTCCCGACCTCGTAGGCCGTCTGGAGGCCACCCGATGTTCCAGGGGTGAGCTGGGTGACGTTCCCCGACTCATCCATGTAGTACAGCTCGGTGTTGCCGGAGCCGTCATCCTTGGTGTAGAGGACGCCCGTGTTGGCCACGTTCGTCGGGTCGGCACCTTCCCGCAGGAAGCTGTGGACGCCGTGGATCTCGCCCCAGTAGTTCGTGGAGTTACCGAAGGAGTAGGTGCCCACGCCGTCCGGGAGGACTTCAAGGTCACCACCACCGCAGGTCAGGAGGATGTCCGTGGTCGCCTGAAGCTCCAGGCGACCGTCCGTGTTGATGACACCCTTGGTGGTCTCATGCGACATGCCGATGGCGACCGAGTGCGTGGAGTCGAGGGCACTCACGGTGCCCGCCGTCCCGCTCGGCCCCCGAACCTGGACGTAGCCGTTGTTCGACAGGAGCTTGGCGTAGTCGCCCGCGAACTCGATCTCGACATCGTAGCCGCTGTCGAAGTAGATGCCCCGGCTCTCGGCGGTGCCGCCGTTGTCCGTGAAGTCGAGGTGCAGGCCCGCGATGGTGCCGTCCGAGTCCCCGGCGTTGGTCACAGTGTCCAGCTTCGCCGCCGAAAGAACAGCGCTGCCCACCGACAGCCCCGGGGAAGTCATGCGACCCCGCAGAGCAGAACCCTGGGTGTCGGCCCCTGTGGTGTTGATCCAGAGGGAGGATGTGTCGAACCCAGCAACGAGGGTCTGGGTGAGGGACACCTGGCCGCCCGTACCGGGGCTGAGGACGATGGCCTCGGAGCCCGTCGCCACATCGATGGTCAGTGTGCCTCCGGTGCAGGTCACAGCATCCGTCGTGATGGAGACAGAATCGCCAGCCTTGAGTTCGGTCTTGGCGTACACATGGTCGGGCCGATTGTCCGCCGAACCGCCGATGTCTCCGCCGCCGTCCGTCACCCAGAGAAGGTCGCTGTCCTGCATGTAGACATCGACCGCCCCGGACTCACCCAGAAGGAGCCGGGTGTTCTCGGCATCCGTCTGGAGGTACTGGTTGGAACCACCGAGGGAAGCACCCTCACCCCGGACAACGAAGTTCGTGTAGTCCGCCGCAGTCTCGTCAAGGATGATCTCCATGTCACCCTTGTTCTCGTCCAGTCCGATGGTCTGGCCTGCGTCGTAGGCTGCCTGGAGGGTGACGCTGCCTGTCGCGGCAGCCAGGACGATCCAGTCGGTGCCGTTGAAGTACTGCACGTCCTTGTCGCCCGAGTGGTAACGGATGTTACCCTCGGCGGCGATGGAGTCCTGGAACGGCAGGTTGAGCGCGGTCAGGATATCCACCTGACCGCTACCGAATACCGTGAGCAGGCCGTTGCCGGTGTTGTCCCTGACCTGGAACGCCGTGTCACCGTCATCCGTCCCGAGGCTGAAGTAGGTGCGTGTCCCGGCAGTTGTCTCCTGGTTGTCGAATTCCCAGCTACCAGTGGTGTTGACGAAACTGGCGGCGGCTCCCGTGTGGACGAGGGTGAGTTCCTTGGAAGATCCGAGTTCCAGGTTGATGTTGTCGTTGAGGTGGACATCGCCGCCCGAGAACAGCCAGTCAGTGCTGCCCGAGAATGTGCCCCCCGCGTTGGCCGTGAGTTGCCCACCGGACACATCGAGGCCCAATTCGGCGTCCACGTTACCGGCAAACTGGCTTGTCAAACCGGCATCGGACGCATAGACACTGCCGACACGGAGCGGCATGTAGTCGATGGGGGTGATGTCCAGTCCCGGTGTCGAGGCGTCGTCGTTCGTCGTCACCATTGCGAACGTGTTGTTGGTGTGATCCCAGAACACGGCGATATTGGAGTCCCCACCACCACCGATGGAATCCGCACCTCGGTCACCGATCCAGCCGATGTCGAGGCTGTCTCCGATGTTGCCCTTGGCCAGCTCGATGACGTTATCCTCGACCGTCAACGTCTCGGTGTTGATGGTCGTGGTCGTTCCATCGACCGTCAGATCCTGGGAGATGATCAGGCTGCCCGTGATGTTGATGGTGTCCGAACTTGCCGGGTCGGCCACCAACGTCCGCAACCCGTAGATGTCCACCGGAGTCTCATCCGTGGCGTTGCCGATAGTCATCAAGGAGGTGTCGAGATTCAGGACATCCTTCGACGCCGCCGTCAGGTTGTCGTTGGTCAGCCGAAGAGAGCCGGAATCATCGAAAAGCTCCCACGGGCCATCCTGAGAACCACCAGTTCCGCCGAACTGGAGCTTGGGGATGTTGCCCCCGGTGGCTCCCAACTGGAGGACGCCCGCTGTTCCGCTGCCGTCCCAGGAGAACTGGGGATCACCCGAGAGGTTGTTGAGCCCAAACTCGGCCACCGTGAAGGAGATGGTGTCCGCAGGCAGAAGCGTGATTGCCTTGCCCTGGTGTGCCTGGAGACTCTTGTTGATGTAATCAGTCATCCCTCGACTCCTGCATCCTGACCCCAACACGGGGGGATCGCCAACGTGACAGCGAAGCTCAAGATGTAATCGAATCGAGGGAGGCACACGCGCACGCGCGCCTCTATCTATTATGGGGGATTATAGAGGGACTAGCGGGCCGGGAAAACGGCTAGAGTTCCGGAGGCTCCGGCTTCTTGGTCTTGTCATCCGACTTCTCGGTGGGGATGTCCACGACCTTGCCCTCACCCTCTGCGAGCTTCGGAGCCTCGGGCTCCTTGTCGAGATCGGAGGGCTCATCCTCGAAGGACGGCGGCTCGGGGGTCTCCTCCATCGGAGGGGGGTCGGTGCCCTTCTCCATGTTGTCCCGGCCCAGGAGGTAGTTGCGGATCTTGATCTTGTCCTGCAGCTCGGCCTGGGTCTCATTGAGCTTCTGCTGGGCCTTCTGCTTGGTCTCGCCCTTCTCGACCTCCATGTCACGAACCTTGTCCCAGACCCCGGCCTCGGTCAGAATCGCCTTGACCGTGGCATCGACCTCCTGGGCGTAGGTCTGCCACTTCTTCATGATGTCCTGGAGCTTGGCCTCCAGGGCACTGATCTCCTTGTTGAGGGCCTCGACATCCTTCTGACGGCTCATCCGTAGCCTCCTCTGGTTCCTCTTGCGAGCTTCCCGTTGTTCAGCCCGAGTCTTCGTCTTGCGCTTCCTCGGCTGATTTTTCTTTTTCTTCATCGCCTACTCTACCCGAGTGCGCGGACTGCTTCGCCACTTTCACCAGACCGTGCATTGTCCGACACGCTGCGTCATACTTCTGTTCGGCGGAGCCGGGGTACAGGTTCACCACGTCCTTCGCCTTGGGGTTAGTGGCGTTTCCGAAGATGAATACGACTTCCCCGCGACCATTGATTTCCGTCCCAACGAAGGCGACTTCGCGGGATACCAGGAATCCGGCCATCCGGAAATCCGTCAGCTTGAGGTATTCGGACATCAACCGCCCTTGACGAAGTTCGCCACCAGTCCGCAGCAGCAGGCCCCTCCGATAGATCCCCCTCCGCCCTGTCCCCTATTGGCGGAGATGGCGACCACTTGCTGTTCGGTGATCATGTTCAGGCTCGTGGTGGGATCCACTCCGCCCATCTCACCGTAGATCGAATCACCATCGTTGAAGGTCGTCGGGATCATGTAAGTATAGACGTATCTTCCGGTTTCGGGGGGCACTACAGGCACCATCGGGGAGGACACCAACGTCTGCTTTCCACCCAGCGGGGTGAACGTGAAGATGTTGATGGTCGGGTTGTTCACGTTGATCGGGGTGTTCGTGTCGTCCACGAACAGCACCTCGAAGGTGAACGGCTGCCCGATGACTGCCTGCAAGGCCATCGGTTACCCCTCCATGTGCGTCAGCGCCTTCATGTTCTTGATCTCGTCGGCGTAGGTCAGCGCCGGAACCTTGGCCTGGCGGTTGAAGTACTGGTTCTTCAGGTCACGGAGGCCCTCGACCTTCTTGAAGACGAAGTGGACACGCTGGCCCTCTCGCTGTGTCTCCAAGAACGGAACCTGGGCGACCCGAAGGTAGGCTGCGAAGTAAAGGTCTGAAGTTCGGTAGGTCTCTTCGTCGGCCATCTCATCTCCTCCATCTACATCAATCCACCCGCAAAGGGGGTTCTTCTACTACACTCGCATTATAGGAGAGTTATGGAGGCCGAAGCCCCTCGGCCCAGAGGACCGAGGGGCTCGGTATCGGAAGGAGGGGGTCGGGGGTTACCCCCAGGGAGCACGTCAGGTGATGACGGTACCGACCGCGTCGTAGACCACGACCGCCGCTCCGGCCCCCGTCGTCGGGATGGCGGTGCCGTCCACGAAGAGAGCCGTGCCACCCGCCCCGTAGGTCAGGAGCGGGTCGAGGAACGTGTAGGTCGCCGCCGCCAGCTTCGACAGGACGCCCTGGCTCCGCGAGATGTGCAGGGCTCCCGTCCTCTCGTACTCGCGGAGGTTGCGACCGCTCGCCCCGGTGGTCACGAAGGAGCCCTTGGCGGTGTGCGGAGCAGCGAAGGCACCGGCACCGTCATCGATCTGGGAGTTGGCCGGGAGCACGTAGGCGTAGCCCTGGAGCAGCTTGAGGACATCCGCCAGGGTGCCTGTCGAGTTGCCCACGCCGATGCCCGAGGCCGCAGCGCCCGCCGCCACGATGGCCGCGTTGACGTTGGCGACGGACATCGACTGGCCCGCCACGACCCGCGCCAGCAGGAGCGGCCCGATGGCGTTGGCGATGGCCGGGGTCAGCGGGATGTTGCCGCCGCCGACGTTCTCGATGTTGTCCATCATCCATGCCGCGATGCCCGAGTAGGCCGCGTTGGTGGTGATCGGACCCGCGCCCGTGGTGGCCACGGTGTCGTTCTGCGGGGTCATCGACATGTAGCCGGTCTGACCGAGACCGGGCTCGTAGATGGCCGACTTCTGGGAAGTGTTCGGCCAGAGGTCGGTCACCTGGAGGCCGTTGTCCGCCAGATCGGCGCGTGCGAGGCAGATGAAAGCGGTTGCCATGATTCTTCTCCTTACCGGCGGTTACGCCAGAACCGTTCCGTCGTCGTTGTAGACCGTGACCACGCGGGCGTTCGTCACGGTGGGGTACGTCAGGCTCCCCTGGTAGTGCCACGGGAAGTGGGGCACGCGGTCACTGTCCGGCCAGAGGGTCACTCCGGAGGCGAAGTCCTTGATGTCACCAGCGCTGATGGAGAGCATGAGGGAACCGCTCAGCACCGTGTGGCGGATGCCCTTGTACTCGCGGGCCTGGGGGTCGCCGCCGATGTTGACCGGGACCAGCTCGCCCGCGACCATCTGGGTGTCGTTGACCAGGACGTTGAAGGTGAAGGCACCGCGCTGGGTCGCGTCCCAGACACCGAGCGGACCCTTGGTCGCCCCGGCAGGAAGTCCGTAGCCCCGACCCGCGAGGACGGCGAGAAGCTCGGTGAGAACGCCCGTGGAGTTCGAGCCTGCACCGTCGAAGTCCGACAGCGGGAAGGTCGCCTGAATGGCGGCGTTCACGTCAGCCAGGGTCATCGTCTGGCCCGCATCCAGACGAGTCGTGATGGCGGTGGCCACCGCAGTCTGATGGGCAGCCGTCCACTCCGTCGCCCCGATGCTGTTCGGGAGAGGCTCCACGCGATCCACCAGGTAGGACTTGAGGCCCCTGGTCGTCTTCGTGGTGACGCCCGCCCCGGTGAAGGGAACCACCTCATCCTGCACCCGGTTGACGTACCGGGACTGGCCGTAGCCATCGTAGATGAGGTTCCGCTGGGAGTCGTTGGGCTTCAGGTCGAGGATCTGGACTGTTCCGTCCGGGAGATCCGCTCGTGCGAGACAGATGTAGGGCATGGTTACCTCTCAGTCTGGCGGGACTTCGCCCGCGTTTTCATCTACAAGGGGGAGACTATAAAATGAGAGGGAGGCCCGTTATTCTGCCTATTCGGCAGAGAGGTCGCTGCTCACATCCACCACGAAGTCACAGGCACCGGCTTCACCAGCCAGAACCAGCTCGTAAATGGCCGGAGTTCCGAAGGAACTTGTCTCCGTCAAGGGAGGCAAGGGCGACATCGGCATACCCAGACCGAAGGAGAACAGCAGTGTCTGGGCCGGGTCGATGTTCCGGATGCTCGCCAGATAGGAAGGCCGGGGGAAGGCGATGTGCATCGGGAGCGGGACAGTGACGGTCTCATCGATGTTGGGGGTATGGCCCGGAGTACAGAGCGTCCCCGCCGGAGCTGTGCCCGTGAGGGTCATCGCCATGCCACCCAATCCGAACTGGATGGCGGGTGGGATGGGCATGATCGGCCCCTGGATATCCCATCCTGCGTTGGGGCCTGCGGCCACCTGGAGCCAGGCGTTGGTCGTCTTCCGCATCTCCTGCACCCGGACGAAGAGATACTCATCATCCGAGCCGATGCTGCTGGGCGACCCGAAGTCACGGACATCGAACTGGAAGCTCGTCAGACCTCGACGGCTCTCCTCCACGCGCCACCGCTTGGTGACTTCGAGGGTCTGAGCGATCTGGCCTGCATCGACTTCCTGAAGGATACTGCCCCCGGCTCCACCGACACCGCTACCTACCAGATTACCGTAGGCGTCGTTGAGAGTCCGGGCACCCCAGAGACGCAGGCGCTTCATCTCGGGGGTGGATCTGACTGCGAGATCCACGAAGTCCGTGGACCGCTGAATGATGCCTGCCCTGGTTGCGAACGGTCCGAAGTTGCCGCTCATGTATCACCTCGCTGCTTTCTCTTTCCGCACCATCGGCTCATAGGTCGAAGTGTCCTTGCCCTTGCTCTTGGCGAGCTTCTTGGCCTCGGCCCATGAACCTGTCCGCTCGCCATCCACGTTGGGGGCAAGCGTCACCGGAGGTTGGTCACGCAGGCGCTCGTCCTGTTTGGCCCCAAGCCGCCGGTTCTTCTCCTTCATCTGACCCCTGACACGGGCTGCCTTGCCCGGCCAGTTGTCGCCTCGGAGCACGAAGCCCGTCTTGGAGATGAGCTTCTTGGCCTGCTCCCCACACTCACAGGTCTGGGGATCGTTGGACTCGGCCAACCGCAGAACCCGCTCAAAGACTCCGCACTTCGGGCACTCGAATTCGTAGTTCGGCATCGTCAGACCCTCCTGGTCTTTTCAAGATACCGAGCTGCGACCCGAGAGGCCATCTCACGCTCCTCGAATACGAAGAACACTCTCCCTCTATCCAGAATATCGGCCAGATACCGGGAACCCTGCTTTCCACGGCTCCCTGGCAACGCGAACCCCTTGATGCGCTCGAACACCGCGAGGACATGCTTACAGGCCCCGTGACGGCCCTTCGGATCCTTGATGTCCGGCTTGGTCGCCGTACCCCTCGGCTTCCCCAGCAGGTAGCCCTTCTTCTTCGCCCAGTGCTCCGGCCCCTGCCACTGCCAGAAAGGACACGAGCAGGCCACGAGGACATCCACCTTGTAGGGATCCCGGACGTTGGCCCGGCGCTTCACCACTCGGACGCTGACCTTGTAGGTGCCCGATGTGCCTCGGACATCGAAGTTCCACTGGGCGTTGCGGGTATCCACCCGGCGGAGCTTGATGGGGATGTTCCGTGCCCTGCGATGGATGTCGGGGCCACAGGAGGACATGATCTCGGGGATCTTGACCGCGACCTTGGACGCCTTGTTGTGATGGATGAGCGGCCACCGCTTGTGGTTCATCAGGTCGGTGTTGCGTTCGGGAATGACCTTGGCGGAGCCGGGGTTGTCATCTACCTCTGTGATGTCATTCATCTTCTCGGCCCGCTCTCGGTCTTCGTGAAGATCCTTCATCAGCGGGTCGGTGGCTCGGTCGTGCCAGTTGGACTGCCCGGCCTCGGGGGGCTTCTTGACCATGTAGTAATCGGCCACTCGCTTGGCCGCTTCCACGTCCTCGGGGAGGTTGACGATGCCGTAGATGAGGTCGTCGTCGGTGCGGTCGATCATCTCGTCGTCCAACTCGGATTCAGTCTCATCCTCATGGGGCTCCTGTCCCTCCGAGGGCATGTCATAGACGTACATGCTGATCAGGTGACCCTCGACAGCAGAAAGCTCACTGGGGGTCATGTCCACCAGCTCTCGCTTGCCGACCAGGCGCTCACACTCGTCCTTGAACTCCTCCTCAGAGCAGTCGATGCCCTCCAGGTCGGCTGACCCCTCGACACCTTCAGGGGACAGCTCGGCGTAGCCTTCCAGTCCAAGCTCGGCGTCGATCAGCCGAAACATCGCGTCCGCATCCTCTTCGGTGAGGAAGCCTACGGAGGCGAGAAAGTCCGGCACGTCAATCGACTCAAGCATGTTCTGACCGGGCGTATCCCGGAAGTAGGTCACCATCCCGGTCATCGGGGAAAGCTCGTGGACGTAGCCCAGATCGAGGTCGTTGCCGATAAGGAAGGTAATCTCGGGGGCTGTGAGGACAGCCCCCCGCCGACGCTTGAACCGCTGAGGGTGCTTGCGACGGATCTTCCGCTGTTTCTTGAAGTGAGGCTTGTTCTTGTTCCGGCGATAGCGCATCTTGGCCCGTCTCTTGGCCTTCTGCCGATTCTTCCGGTAGTACTGCCGGGACTTGATGCGAGACTTGCCCTTCTGGCGACGCTGGCGCTTCCGAGGCCGGTGACGGATCTGGATGGCCTGCTTCTCCATAGCCTCCCACCCGAACACGGAGTCCAGGTAGGGGATGAGACGCTCAACCCCATGAGTGACCTCGAACTCATCGAGGAACTGCTCCAGAGGGATCTCGCCCGACCAGTCCACTATCATCAGAGCAACACCGTCTGGGCCAGGCGGGGGGCCAAGCTCGATGTGAACAATCCCCGTGTCCGGGTTCACCGAGAGCAGGCTGCCCCACTGGCCCGTATCAGGATGGCTGATACCGATGGGCGGATTGAGGAGAAGCTCGGTGGCCTCCTTCTCCTTGCGCTCCTTCTTCTTGGGCTGACCCTTGTTCTTGATGCGCCAGTCACGGGAACGCTCTGACAGGGACGTGTACCCTCCGGTGGGCTTGCGCTCGTAACGGTGGGGGTAGTCCCGGCGGCGCTCCTTGTCCTTCTTCCACTGGGCGCGGTTCTTCCACTTCCGCTGCCACTTCTCCACACGTTTCTGGATGGCGTTCCGGTTGCGCTGATAGTACTTCTCGTAGTACTTCTTCGCCTCGCCCTTCTGATCCCGCTGCTTCTCCGTCCCCGGCGGGAAGGGGCGGTAGAGACCACCCTCGATAGACCGACGCTTCGGGGTCGTCCTCGCAGGCTGGTTGGCAGGTGGGGACTCGTCTCCGGGGACTCCGGGCGTCCGCACCTTGTCCTTGTGCAACGTCTTGCCGTCACCACTGGTGCCAGAACCCCCAGGGACATTGTACTCCCACTTGCCCGTGGGCTTCTCGGTCTTCCAGGGTGGCGAGGGAAGGGCTCGCTCGGGATACTGACCGTCCTCGGTCTCTCCCGGCTGGGTGCCGTCCGGGTTGGTCACGAACGTCCGCCAGCCGGACTTCTCATCGATGGGCGGCTGGTATCCACTGGTCACAGGACACTGACCCAGACCTGGCCCCTTGGGATCCTTGATGCCCTTCCAGTAGGTCGTGACGATCTTCAACCCATCTCGGCCATACCGGGTGAACACCACGAACAGACCCACTTTGTCATAGACCCACTCAATAGGCTCCGCTCGGGCGAGCATCTCGGTGTAGTGCTCATACTGCCAGTCCTGACGGGACTTCCAATCCATGAGGTGCTTCAGGAAGTCCTGAACTGCGCCCCGGACGATGGGCACCTGGATACCCCGCAGATCCATCCGATACTGGGCGTGAGGCCCGATGATGAGCTTCTTGTAAGGCCCCCTCGGACCCTTCTCGACCTCCAAGTCATAGACCTTGGCGGCCTCGGGATTCGACAGGGGCTTGCCCTTCTCCACTTCGTCGGTCAGGTGGTCTTTCAAACGAGGATTCTGAACCTCCTCGTCAATGCGTTTGACGACATGGCACGGGCCACCTGGGTAACCCAGCGGGGGTGTCAGGTCTGCCTGACGACGGCCCACAGCTACTCCTTCAGGTAACGATCAGCGATGCGCTCGGCCATCGAGATTCGGGAACGAGGCTTCCCGAAGGCAGCCTCGACGGCCTCCTCGACCATCACCTTGTCCGACAAGGGGAGCCGGGAATCGAGGAACTCCTCACCCATCTTGGCCAACGCGAGGAGAGTGCGGTCGAGATCCTGGTCGAGAGTGTCGAGCAGACGAGGTGCGCCCGTGATGATATCTCCGGCCATCTGATAGAAGTGCTCCTTGTGCTCGGAGCCCTCGATGAGCTTCAGAGCCCGATCCATCATGTGTCGGAGGCGATGAGCGTCCACTCGGGCTCGGGTACTTCCCTCGGTGATGAGCGCCCAAGCGGCCTGACTGCTGGCTGTTTTCGGGGGGTTAGGCACTTCAACCTCCGTAGGAGACACACGGGCTCCTACAGAGGGATACCTATTGACGAAAAAGCGGGACGCTACTCGACCTGCTTGCCCTCACGGGCCAGCATGGAGCGGATGTGCTTGGCCACGTTGGGGGACTCCTGAGAGAGGATCTGTCGGATCGCCGCCGGGTTGTCGCCGTGCTCGTTGACCGCCTTCTGCACCCTGGAGCGCCAGTGGGCCTTCGTATCCCAGTTGATCTGCGGTGTGGGCTCCGGAGCCGGGGTGCTGGCCGCGTCCGGCAAGATGTCGGTCAGATCGTCGCCCGCCTTCGCTTCGGACACGTCACCCGTGGCCCCGTCCGGGCCAGTGGCCTTGATGTCCTGGCTCCCGGCCTTGGTGATCTTCTCGGCCTTGGGTGGAGGCTTGTTGTCGAGCTTGCTGACCTCATGGGCCGCAGCAGAGCTGTCCGTGATGAGGGTCTTCTGCTTGGCCGGAGTGCGGATGTTGGCCACAGGCTCGGCATCCTCGTTCTCCGCCGTGTCCGAGATGACCTCCATCTGCCGACCGACCTTCGTGGTCTGAGGCTCGGTGGCGGGGGCGGGTGGCGGAGCCGGGGTCTGGTACTCGACCTCGGTGGGGGGCTCCTCACTCACCGTCATCGTGGCCTTCTCCGGCACCGGAGTGGAGGTGGCCTCTTCACCCGGAGCA